GGTTGACGAGAACGGAATCCTCAAGTACGCCGAGATTGGAGATTGACGATGCAGGGACAGTTGCCCCAGATTGAACACCGTTCCGTTGATGACCCCGAGTACCGTGGCATCAAGGAGTGTGCCAATATGATGTCCTTCGTGGAGTATATGAAAAGCAAGGACATTGAGGAGCTTCGTTTGCCGGTGAACAACCCCGAAGCCTACAACTACCTGCGTTGGCTCAACAACTATTTCGTGGATGACAACAACTACCTGAATTACCTTCTCAACCTGTGGGATGAGAACTACGCCGAAAAGCCCGTGCGTCCGCCCACTGCGCGTGAGGTTGCCATTTTCAATTCCCGCAGGATTGTGGAAATTGCGGATTCTGACGAAATTGACGATAAAGGCATGTATATTGACTCCAACGCCGAGCTTATACGTGACGCATACCAATATTGGTGCTACCCCATTTGGATTGCGTCCGGACTTGCTGGATGCATCATAAAGTGGGGGACGTTCGAGGACAACGTGAAGCCGGGTGAAGAATTCCTCACATGGGAAGAGTGGAATGCATGATGGTCTTTACAGGGGACAAGCCAGGTTGGTACATACGCAGGGAAGATCCAATATGGAGTTGGGTTGGAAGCCCGTATGTGTCCCTTGAAAAGGAAAAGATGCTTTCGGTGTTGGGTAAGTTGAAGCGCAAGTGCAGCTACATTGTGAGGATATTCAATCTCACCCAGGAATGTTGCCGTGATTGGCAGGACCGTGAATACTTTGAATGGTTCGCGGAGGACAAGATGTACGTGTTGCCAAACTACCTTGACATGTTCGTATCCGACCTCCACGAATTGTCCTTGACGCACAACATAGTTGGGATGGCTACAACCAACAACTACCGTTATCTGGAAATGGCGTTTGTTGAATCCAATGACCATTCAAGCAACATTGACTCTGACATTATCGACTCCATTGTTGGGAAAGTGAAGGGCCGGAAACATGAAACTTCGGAGTGATTTTGTGAGCAATTCAAGTTCATCAAGTTTCAACTTGAAGCCGGGCGAGGTCAACCTGAAGCCGGGCGAGGACGATATGATTTTCAAGATGTCGTCTTCGGAGGTTGACAGAGTTCGCTTGTGGAAGTTCTTGACGAAGGAGGAGATAATGGATTCAATTTCCAAGTGGAAGTTCAAGGGAAATGTAATCCGGATTATTGACATCCTTTGTCCCGATGGAAGTCCCGAATACAAGAAGACAACCGTATATGGCGTTCCCAACCAGATTGACTTGATTGCGTCAAGGTTGATGGAATTGTCAATGACGCATGGCATATTGCAGTTGGGCGAGTCCTTGTGTGGAGACAACGCAATTTGGTTTGCGGAAACGGAACACTACACCACGAACATTGACGCCGACGTTATTGAGGGAATCATCGTCCGGTTGAAACTGGGAGCCTATTATGTCTGACAAGAAACCTTGGATTTTGGAAGCGGGCAACGCCATTGAGTCTGAGTTGCACAACATGTCAATCGCCCTTGGTGCTTTAGGGGCGACGGACATTGTTCAGAATGACGGACACTTCACGCTTGATGACATCAAGTGGATGGACCGGTCGGACTTTCCCTTGGTTGTGAAGATTATCTTGTTTGAGAATGGAAAGCCGAGCCGTTATCTTCCAAAGACCTTTGCGGAATCGGAGCCCGACAAGTTCATTGACTATCTTGCTGGAATATCCTTGACGTACAGAATCATGTTCGTGAGGAACGGCTACATTTTCGTGACCGAGTCGGAAGACCACCAGACGAACATCAACGATTTGGTCATTGATGAGTTCTTGAAACTATATCACAGGAGTTTCACCGACTAAGAAAGGAAGTTGAAATGAATGGTTTTGATGAAAATGAACACGGCGCGTCCGACTACTATATGGCGGAAGACATTATACCAATGGTAAGGCGTGTGTTTCCAACGGTGGTGAACGCAGACGGAACAATGATGGGGAAATTCCCCCTTTCTGACAACGAAAAGCGCATGTTGTGCGACAACAAGTTCTATTCCAAGAAGAGGATGAAGAAGCTCTTCCGTCAATGGAGGCCAAGTGGGCGCAGTGTTGTCATAAACCGCGCCATATACGATGGCGACAAGCCCATTGAAGTTGAGGTGAGTTCGTTCATGCTTCCGGAGGAAATTGATGGGTTCATGGTGAAGATGGGTGATTGCGCGGACCTTCATGGAATAGTCAAGATTACTTCTGGCGGTGTAATGGCGGGTCCTACAATTTGGGTGAAGCCGGCGTCGAATCCCTCCGAGTTGAACATTGACTGCAACATCATGGATAAGATTATCACCGAGGTTGTGGAAAGTTGGCGCAAGAAGCACAACAGGAGCAAGTGATATGATGGATTTTGAGTACATTGAAAAGGACATGTTTAGGCAAAAGTCCCTGTTTCCCCTGTTCCCGTACAGAATGGGAGAGGGGTACAAGTTCCTGAAGATGCCTTTTTGGGAAGGAAGCAAGGAATACATATTATGGGGAATCAAGCAGAACCCGGGCTACATGGTGAAGATGGTGAATGTGGTCTATTGTGGCGAAGAACCTTGCTGGCAGCAGGAGCGCACATACGTAGCATTACCAGACAGGTTTGACAAGTTCCTGCCAGACTTGATGGAGCTTTCCTTGACACACACTATAATTGGCATACGAGGGGAGGCAGTGTTTGTCTCTCAGTCGCTTGATCACAGCACGAACATTGACCAAGACGTTGTTGCTGCGTTCCAATACCTGTTTCTTGATAAGCATTGAGGGACTTGACATTTTTCCAAAAACCTGTATAATAGGTGTAAATAATCAACATACTCATATTCTAGGTATAATGAGAAAACGAAATGAAGACAAACAAGCAAGCAGAAGACTTTGAAGCCATAAGTGGTGTACAACAGATACTTAAACGTAGTGGTATGTGGCTGGGTAGTATGCAGCCTTTGACGCAAAAGATGTTCATGATTGGACAAGAGGGCGTGGAGTATAAGGAGGTGACGTACATCCCGGCTTTCCGCAAGATAATGGACGAGGTGCTTGACAACTCTGTGGACGCTTTGGTGAAGTACAATGGCAGCAAGGGCAAGGTGAAGGTTGTCATTGACGAAGGCTGGGTTTACATTGAGGACAACGGACCGGGCATTCCAGTCATTTGCAAGGAATTAAAGGACATCACTGACAACAGGATGACCGAGGAAGAGAAGAAGAAGATTTCCGAGACCTACCTGCCCGAGATTGCGTGGACGAGACTTTTCTCCGGCTCCAACTTCAAGGACAGCGATGACAAGACAACGGTGGGTTCACATGGACTTGGCTCCAAATGCACTTCCATTTTCTCCAAGAAGTTCGTGGGAATATCGGACGATGGCAAGAACCTTTGCAAGGTGGTGGCGAAGAACAACCTTGAGACTGTTGAGACGGAAGTTTTCCCTTCCAAGGAGCGTGGCGTGAGAATCAAGTTCGTTCCGGACTTCGCCAGGTTTGGCATCGACAAAATAGATTCAGTTTACGTTGAGTTGATGCGCCAGCGTCTCATCTGCCTTGGAATCACGTTCCCCGGCATAAAGTTCTCCTTGAACGGCAAGCAAGTAAACGTGAACGACAAGACGTTTCTCAATCTGTTCAGTGACAACATCACGTTCCAGGTGTTTGACCGCGGCTTCATTGGCGTATATCCAAACGAGTCCGACGAGTTCAATTTCTTCACCTACGTTGATGGTCTGGCGTTGAACCGCGGCGGCTCCCACATTGACTACATTGTGGACAAGCTGGTAACGCCCATACGGGAGAAGCTGGCGAAGAAGTACAAGACCATCAAGCCAGCCGACATCAAGAACCGTTTGAGCATGGTGGTGTTTCTGCGCGACTTCCCCAATTTGAAGTTCGACTCCCAGACGAAGGAGACCTTGACAAACCTTCCATCCGAAATCACGAAATACTTTGGGGATTCTGTTGACTGGGACAAGTTGTCAAAGAACATCATCAAGAACGAAAACATACTTGACCCAATCGTTGAGACGTTCAAGTTGAAGGAGGAAGTCAAGGAGCGCGTTGCGTTGAAGCAGGCCGGAAAGTCCAAGGTGAAGATTTCCGTGGACAAGTACATCAAGCCCATTGGCGGCAACGACTATTTGATGGTGTGCGAGGGGTTGTCTGCAAGGGGTGGTGTTTCCGCCGCCATTGGACGCGAGGGCTTTGGCTACTACGCATCCCGTGGCGTTGGCATAAACGCCTATGACGCGACATCAGCGCAGATTCTCAAGAACCAGGAATTTTCGGACATCATCACAATCCTTGGACTTGACATCACCAATCCAAAGGAGCAGAACCTGAACTTCAAGAAGTTCGTCATAACGTCAGATGCGGACGCCGATGGCATCCACATTTCCTCAATCTACCTTGGGTGGTTTATGAAGTTCGCCCCGTGGATGTTTGACAAGGGCATGGTTTGCCGTTTGAGGACGCCGCTTGCCATAGTGTTCAAGGACAAGGGCATGACGAAAATACACAAGATGTTCTTTGACCTTGCCGAGTTCCGGGAATTTGAGAACAGTAACGATATGTCCAAGTTCGCCATACAGTACTACAAGGGACTGGGTTCTTTCCCCAAGGAAATGTTCATCAAGTTGTTCAAGGAGAATGGTGGCGTTGACCAGTTCATCCAGACGTTCCGCCTTGACGAAGAGGGCAAGGTTTACATCGACAACTGGTTGAATGGAAGCAAGTCCGACGAGAGAAAGAAGCTGATTTCGGACTACACGTTTGACATTGACATGATTTGAGGAGACCGGAACAATGACTACAAGAGAAAAAGCGATTGTGTCTGCGTACACTGGATTTCTAATGTGCGATATGTCAGAAATGCTGAAGTATATGTCGGAAAAACTTGGTTGGCGGATAACAGAGTCCGAGCTGCTCTCCAAGCACAGTGATTTTGAATTCAATGATGAACTTGACCAGAAGATTCAACCCGACTTTCTTGCATCGTGCGACAGAATGACGACAAGGGAAAAAGCCATTGTGTCGGCATGGACTAAATGTTTGATAGGCAGCATGGAAGAAATGCTCAAGTATGTGTCTGAAAAGATGGGACGAACAATGTCAGAACAGGATTTGAGGAAGTATATGTCTTATGGCGAGTTTCATAAAAAATATGACGCGGCCATTCTTCCCGATTGGCTCTCGCTTTGTGAGGGTGACGCAGAATCTACTGACAAGGCATCATGGTGGAGATAATCAAATGAACAAAAGACAGAAACTAATTTCAGACTACACGTTTGACAAGGTATAATGGGGATTGGCTATGAAGATTTTTATTATGGCAATAATGATGGTTCTTATTTTTGTGGTAAGTGGAAAGCAAGAGGATAATAGAATAGAAGCGACTAGGAATCTCCCAAAAGGGGTTCATATCACAGAAAGAAACTGTGAAGATTGTTGTGGTTCGGGAAATAAATGGATTGAACATACTGAATATGTGGGTGGTGGTTCAGCTATTATCGAGTATAGAGATTCTGATGGGTTTCTATTGAGAAGAAGGTTTAAGAATTACACGAAACGAAAAGTTCATACAAAAGACATGGGCAGGGTGAAAGTCCCATGTAAAAAATGTAAAGGGACTGGTAAGAGGTTAACTTATGATAAGGATTATAATGACAAGCAAAAACCAGCCCAAGGTGTTACTCAGGGTGCTGGTTGGTACAATGCAAGGCTAAGAAATTGATGGATTAAGGATGTTGAATAAAATGAACGAAAAGACCGTAACTGATTTCTACAAGGAGGAGGTTCCGTCATATGCCTCCTACGACCTCATCCGCAAGTGCAGTTCGTACATTGACGGGTTCAAGAACGCGCACCGCAAGATTATCTGGACGATGTTGGAGTATTTTGGAAACCCCAACACGAGGACAAAGACAAGCCAGATGTCCGCCACGGTTTCCTTGAAGTCAATGTACTTGCATGGCGAAACAAACCTTGACGGTTCCCTATGCACGTTGGCGCAGTCATTCGTTGGCTCAAACAACTACCCATTGGTGACAGGGCATGGTAACTTCGGCACAAGGTTCTCTCCGGAGCCCGCCGCTTCACGTTATACCTTTGTTTCAATTTCACCATTGGTCGGCAAGCTGTACGACAAGGACAGGCCGTTGTGCAAGGGTCAGGAATTTGAAGGCAACGTGATTGAACCTGCCTATTACGTTCCCGTGTTTCCAACTCTGTTCCTCAATGGCTCAGATGGAATTTCAACGGGATATGCGCAGAAGATTTATCCAAGGAACCCGAAGGACATACTCAAGTACATTCGCGCCAAGTTGAATGGAACCGCGGAACCCCACGTTGAAAACGCCTTGCCTTGGTTCAGGGGGTTTGCTGGCGAGACAAAGCTGGTGAAGGAGAAGGACGCCGACGGAAAGACCGTAAAGAAGGTCGTGAACTATGGCGTGGTGGAGAAAGTCAATTCCAACACCCTGCACATTTCCGAAATTCCCATCACCTACACCTACGCCTCCTACATCAAGGTTCTGGATGGACTTGTGGAGAAGGGAACTATCGAGGACTACGAGGACTTGTCCGATCCAAAGACCGACAGGTTTGAGTTCACGATAAAGGTCAAGCGCGTGTTCTTTGAGAGCAACGCCGACGAGGCAAGTTGGATTAAGGTGTTTGGACTTGCCAAGCCCCTGAACGAGCAGTTGAACTGCATTGACGAGAACAACCGCATACGCGAGTTCAACGACATCAAGGAAATCTTGGATGCTTTTATCAAAATACGTTTGGAATACTACAAGAAGCGTAAGGACTACCTCTTGAAGAAGTATATGGAGGAAATCCAACTTGACGTTTCCAAGTACGTTTGGTGCAAGGGTGTTATCGACGAGACCATCTACATCAAGAACAAGAAGAAGGATGACATCGTAAAGCAGCTTGAAAAGACCGAAAAGATTATCCAAAAAGACGGCTCCTTCAACTACCTCCTGAACATGCCAATGTCCTCAATCACGAAGGAGAAGATGGCTGAACTTACGGAGAAGATAAAGAGCCTCAAGGAACTTATCAAGACAACCCAGAGCCAGACCATAGAGCAGATGTGGCTTGCGGACCTTGAAGAGATTGAACGCGAATTCTGATTCGCGAAAGGAGTTCTGATGATTGAACTTATTGAAACCATCTTGTCTTTCCCAACGCAGGGGCATTATGGCTATCCAATCAGGATAGACGTGTTTGATGACAAAAAGGAATGGGAATGTGGAGTTTGGTCTGACAAGGATTCCGCCATTTCCTTTTTGTTTGATAAATGCGAGTTGTTCGACTATGTATTGTATGAATGGTACAGAGCGAAGGATGAGTTGTACATAGTGTTGGGGAGAAAGGAGTTCTAATGCCGAGGATTGAACTGTTCAATGGCAATTGCCTTGATCTTTTGATGAAATTGGAACCGGAATCTGTTGATCTTCTTGTCACCGATCCACCATACAAGACCATTACGGGAGGGGATTCGGGAAACAGACCAAAGGGCATGCTTTCCGGAAACAGAAAGTTGTTTGATCATCAAAACGACGTTGAGATTTACCAATGGATGCCTCTGGTCTACCGGGCATTGAAGGACAATACACATGCATACGTGTTCACGAATTTTCTCAACTTGCACGAAATGCTGTATGAAGCCACACACGCGGGCTTCAAGTTGCACAATCTTCTTGTGTGGGAGAAGAACAACTGCACACCTTCCCAGTTCTACATGAAGAACTGCGAGTACGTGTTGTTTATGCGCAAGGGAAAGGCGAAATGGATTAACAACATTGGCGCAAGCAAGACCGTACACCAGTTTAACAACTTATTGGGAAATAAGACGCATCCCACAGAGAAGCCAGTTGACTTGCTTAAGTTCTACATTGAGAATTCAAGCAAGGAGGGTGACGTTGTGCTTGACCCGTTCATGGGTACGGGCTCTTGTGGAGATGCCTGCAGGCAGACAAACAGGAATTTTCTTGGAATTGAACTTGACGAAAACTATTTCAACATTGCAAAGAATAGACTGGATGTATAATTCATATGGGGGAAGAAAGGACTAAATCATGAATGGAAAACAGATTAGGGTGAAGAAAACAGGCAAAGTTGGAGTGCTTGACCACACTCAGACGATAAATGGAAAGACATTCTACCTTGTGTGCTTTGATGAAAGCAACAAAAACATTGAAAATGGTGGAACGTTGAATTTGGTTCTATATAAAGAAGACGCGATAGAGTTCATTTGACAATGGGATTCCAATTGTACAATGACAATTGCTTGAAAATCATGCCGACTATTCCAGATGGCTCAATAGACATGATATTGACTGATCTTCCTTATGGCGTGACGAACAAGGAAAGCGAAGCCGGAAAGTGGGACACACCGATTGCGATGGAGCCGTTGTGGGAGAATTTCTGGAGGGTGTTGAAGCCAAACGGCGCTTGCGTTCTTTTCGCCCAGGGCATGTTCACGGCCCAGCTTATGATGTCCCAACCCAAGAACTGGCGTTACAATCTCATTTGGGACAAGTGCCGGGCGTCAGGTTTCTTGAATTCAAAGAGAATGCCTTTGCGCCGACACGAGGACATTTGCGTGTTTTACCGTTCCTTGCCAACCTACAACGTGCAGCTTGAAGACCTTGATGGGCGGGAGCCAACGCATTCACAGGGGAATGGGGAACACAAGGACACCAACCGCTGCTATGGGAAGATAAACAGGAAGTTCCGCCATCCCGAAGAGGGGGCAACGGAAGTGAACCGCTGCTATGGGACAGTAAAGAGGTTTACAACCTATGGCGTGGAGGGCAAGAAATACCCAGGTTCCATATTGAAGTTCCAACGTCCTCATTGTTCCGGCAACCACCCAACCGAGAAGTCCGTTGACCTTTGCCGCTGGCTTGTGAGAACATACACCAATCCGGGAGAGACCGTGCTTGACGCGACAATGGGCTCCGGTACAACCATAGTAGCCGCAGCCTTGGAAGGACGCAACGCCATTGGAATTGAACTTGAGCCTAAATACTACAATGTTGCGGTTCAAAGGACTTCCGGCTTTACAAATTCATTCATAGAACCTATAATTAAACAGGAAGAACAGGAGACCCAAGATGACAGTAAATGAACTCATTGAGAAACTGAAGGAATACGGTGACGAAAAGACCCGTGACCTGGCAACTGTGAGGATTCTCAACCGCGATGGTGGGGTAATCGACGATCACATTGACGCATTTGACGTGAAGTTTGGAATCAAGAGCGTTGACATTCCCCTTGACGTGTAGACCTACACGCCGGCGGAAGTGGATTGTGGCGATGACTGGTCCGCATGGGACGAGGATTATGACGGGTATTATGACGAGGACTGGGAAGAGTATGACGATGAAGAGGAAGAGGAAGCGGGCGAAGATGAAGAGGACTATGGCTGGGGCGACGATGAAGAATCATGGAAACCATAATTGAATTTCTTTCATGTGTTGACGCAACAAATGCCACCTTTCAACGGGTGGCTTTTTCTTTGCAAGGGGTATTGACTTTACACGTCCAATATGATATACTGACAGTGAACAAAGGAGAACTGTTTCTATGAAAAGCGTTATCGAGGTGTATTCTGACATAGCCGCCGCCAATCCCCCGTGGACTGACGCGGAGGAGAAGGCTTTTATCCAAAGTTGTCTTACGCGCACTGGCAAGTGGAAGCGCAAGGAACATTTTGTGACCGAAGCCATGAAGCACAATCTTGGACTTGTGTTCAAGTACGTGAACAAGTTGTCGTTCAAGAAGGACGAGGACGTTGTTCAACGCGCAGTCATTGCAATGGTTGAGGCGTTGCGCAAGTTCGACCCGTCCAAGGGTCACAAAATCTCAACGTGGATAACCAATCCAATCCGCTGGTCAATTTTCCATTCGCAACATGCCTATTCCAAGGAAGGGGACATTGCCGACGAAATTTCCGCGCTCAACCACAAGTATGGCTTGAAGATGAGCATCGTTTCCATTGACGCGGAGCTGGGAACAAACTCCGACGAGGACTCCGAGACTTTGGGCAATATCATTTCAACTGGAAACGTCAATCCCGACTATGTTCTTGCCCGTGGCATCAAGACCATTGAAGAGGAAAAGCAGGAGGCCGACTTGAAGAATGGCGTTGAGAACATGCTTGCCCAGCTTCCGAAGTATCTCAACAAGAAGGAAATGGTTGTGATACGCGGACTTCTTGGGGGAAACACCATGACCGAGATTTCTGTGAAGATGAAGCTGAGCCGTATGCGCATCTCGCAAATCTCCGCGAACGCCTTTGAGAAGATTCGCCGTTCGCCAATGGCACGTCAACTCAGGAAACTCATCTGATGAGCAAGAACAAATTTGACCTCAAGTATCTTGGCAAACTCCGAAACCGGGTTCCTTTCCGTCCCGAAGAGGGCGAGGATGGAATTGGTGGCATCCCCATTGACTGGTATGAATTCAATTTGCTTTACCACAGCAGGCGGCCGGTCATTGTGGAATGTCCCTATTACTGCTGGGGTTTGGGCGACAATCTCATGTCCCTCTATGGGGCGTTGAGGATGTCCCTTGAATGGAGGACGTTGGGTGTTTTCGCCGCTTCCGCGGACGCCTATGGCTTGCTTTCCGACAAACTGTACAACTTCCTTGTTGCGAAATCCAAGTGGCGTCCGAAGGGCAAGCGAATGGCGTTGGTGAGGAAGCGCGAGGAATTCAACGTTGCCATGGCCGATGATTGGGTTTTCTACGTCAACTTCTCCGACACGTTCAACTATCCCGGACTTGAGGACTTGCCATCCTCGACCCTTGCCACTCTGACCTTGATGAACGAGACGAATGGCTTCAAGGACTGGCAAGGCGCGATTGCAAGGGAAATGCGGTGGTATGGAGACACCGTTCCAAACATGCACAAGATTGTGGTTCTTTGGGATAACAAGTATCCCGAGAAGTTGAATGAAATCAAGCAGAGGTATGGAAAGCAGTTCGTGTTCATAGAGTATGGCAAGGAAAAGGCTTTCGTCAATGATTGGTTCAAGGAGAACGATACCATGCTTGACCCGTTGTTCGACATCCGCTTGATGGAGCCTGGAATGGATATGAGGAAAGTCCTGCTTTACGCAGCCACCAACTACCTCTACAAGTTCCGCGAGTGGGCAAGAATCAATCCCGAACTTCTTGAAAAGTCTTTCAGAAAAGACGAGATAAAGGACTTGATGGGAAAGTGAGAATACCAGTTCCAAAGTACCTCTACCATAGGACTTCCAACGAGGCTTATGGTTTGATATTGCGCGATGGCAGGATAAAGTCAACCGGAACGCCGGCGTCTTGCACCAGATACCAGGAATGGAAGTTTGACAAGAAGGGAAACGACAAGTGGCATTGCGTTTTCCTTGGCGATTCCGTGGACTTCACAACGGGAATGACGTGGGGTGGGGATGTTGTGTTGAAGATTCGCACAAAGAACTTGAAGGGGAAGAAGTTGGACATGGATCACAACGTCAGCAAGTGGGACTATGGGCGCAGTTTCAGCTACTATGGCGACATCCCGATTTCCGAAATCGTTGAAACCATCATTGACAAATGGCATTACTTGTGATATACTGGTAAATAGAGTTATGAAAATTGAAGTGTACAGCTTGAACAAGATTCTCAAGGTCGCGGACCGTGAGAAGGGGTGCAACATTCTCTCAATCAGAGATCCCTATGCAGGGGACGATGGCACGACGGACGCGAAACATGCGTGTCTTGACAGGAGAATCGCAAGGAATGGAATCAACGCCAAGATTGTCTATTTCGACGACATAGACCCGTACCGTTTCTATCATGACATGGAGCATCCTTTCATCAAGGCGAAGTTCGTGGATGGAACGCATCAGCCCACGTTTTTCAACGCGCAGATTGCCGGCGAGATAATGCACTGGGTGATGGACTTGTGGAAGAAAGACCACAACTGCACCATCAAGATTCATTGTTGGGCGGGCCGTTCTCGGTCGCAGGCCGTTGGCTATTGGCTGAACATGTACTTTAACCTCATGTTGGAGCGCAACATTGAGGACTACATGGCGAACAACGCCGTCAACGTGACGGAGAAGATTCACTTCAATTGCGAGGTGCTGCGCGTGTTCACGTCAACTTTTGGATGACGAGCCGCTTGAGCTGGAGGACGATGAGGAACTTCCCCCGCCACCTTCCTGCCCTCCCGTTCCAAATTTCATCATGCTCTCGAAGTTTGCAAGGGACTTAACCAACTTGTCAAACTTGTTGCAGGCGCACTTCACCGGTATGCACTTCGGCTCAACGTGGTTCTCGGAAAGGGACAGGTGATTCCAAGGCTTGAGTTCCGTTATGTCAATGCCGCCTTGGCAAAGTTCAGCGGCAAGGCAAGTTTCATTTGCTTCCGACTGTACGCTTGAACCCATGTTCATTTGGTCTTCGTTGGAATACTTGTTTGGTTGAAGTTCGTGCAAGGCAATCTCCTCATCGTACTCCTTCTTGTTCTTCATGTTGTTCACGTCGGAATAGATGCCATACGCCTCTTCAACCTTCTTGAGCAGTTTGTGGTTCTTCTCGCGCAGTTCGTTTATCTCGCATAGTTGGGCATCGTTACAGCAGTTTCCATTCAACGATGGGTCTGCCATGACCGCTGAAATGGCAGCTTGCTTTATTCCAATTGCTTCAACCGCCGCGCACATCCACTGGCAAAGTTCCTTCACGAAAGGTCTGTAGTTCTCCGAGAGGAACGCTATGTTCTCCACCTTGTAGCACACGCAAATGGGCTTTAGCAGGTCGCAAAGGTGTCCGGGGCAGGTGAAGTGACCTATCAAGTCGCATGTGTCGAAGTTGTACGAGTCATAGCCGGTGCTTGCTGCCGTTTCACTGATAAGGGTTTGGTCAACAACAACTGGACTCCAAGGCGAACAAGAACTCATTACAATAGCACCCATTGGGATTTGGTGGGTGTGGTCGTGTTCCGTTGTCACCGGAACTTCCTGCAAACGCCACCAGTTGTCCGGGCAACTTATGATCCCATCCGTTCCACCGCCATGGTGTTCAACCTCTATTCTCCACAGTCTTGTCAAGAACTCCCTTTCCCAACAGTCATACACTTCCGTCCATGCGTCCAACATGGAATCCTCAAATGCGTTTATGCTGTCAATTGCCATTTGACACCAAGTTGGAAGTTCTATTGTCGGGCCTTTTTCTCCGTACTCCCAAAGTTGGTTGAACATAGAGTCAAGAATGTTCTTTCCTTTCTTCGGCAACAGAGCCTGGTTCACCATTACGTCCATCACGCCCTGTTGGATTACGCACTTGAAGGCCGTTATGTGCTTCTTGAGTTTCTTCGGGCACATTCTTGTGTGGGTGATGGAACAGTGCCACCCTGGGTTCTCGTGGTCGCCTTTCTAGTCCTCTATGAGTTCGTTCATTATGTCCAACGCGCCATAGACCGGATTGGCAAGAGTGTCTATGTTGCACCATATCAAGGGGAACGGTCCAGGCCCGGAAGGGCATACGCATCTGCATTGCTTCATCGTGTCAAGGGACTTTTCCCTCAATTCTTGGAACAGCTTTTTCACGCAACTCAACTTGTTCGTAAGGGTGAATTTCTCAACGGCATCCTCCTTTGGCGCAATATACGTTGTACCTTCCTTCTTGTGGTTTTCCACACCCGTGTCGGTTACGCCAAGTTTCTTTCCCATTTGGGAGTCTATTATCTTGGAAGTGAAAATCTTTTCCTTGTCTTGAGCCGCGTCTTGCTCTATCGTTTCCTTCACGTTGAGGAACTTTGAGATTGTCTGTGACACCGCGTCCTTGTTCATCAACCTGTCAATCACGCCCTCCAGCAAATCCACTTTGCGAATCATCGTCTCGATTGCGATTGGCTGCATGGGGAATTCGCAATAGGTTCCGAGTTTCATCATTTCAACCATTTCGCCCGTGAGACCGGGAACCCAATAGTCCTTGCAGTAGCGTTTGGTGCAAGAGTCCGGTCCGCGCTTGATGAACCAGTTGTTCGCCCAATCCTTCAATGCACGTCCAGTCCAAAACACGTTTGTTTGGAACGTCTCTTTGCAATCTTGGTTGGGGATGGAAAGAAGTTTGTCGTAGGAGTTGTTGTCAACCACAGTGTAGAGGTGTTCCATTCGCAGGATGTTTGCCTTGTACTGGTCAAGCGCCGCAAGCACCACGTTCTTGTCCTTTTCGTAGTGTTGCACCCAGCCTTCCGGGGCGAAGAACCTTGGATTGGTTGTTTCGGGATCGTAGATCTTCCCTTCAAGTTTTAGGAAGTCACGGCACGTCTTCTCCATCGTGATGAGATCGTCCTGTGGGGTGAACTGATCTGCAACGTTGTCGCGTTGCGTGATGGGGCAAGAGCTCTGTTTTGGAATGGCACGATACACGGTGAATATCTTTTTGCACATGGAGTTGACGGAATCATCAACGTCCTGCATTCCAACTTCACCAAGATCGGTGTCGGGATTTGTTCCACCCGGATATTCAGCTGCACTGTCCCCATTGGCAGAGCCGCCGCCGCAACTGCCGCCTTTTTTCTTTTGTTGTTCCTCTTCTTTGTCCTTGCCGTCTTCACCACTGCTTTCAGTCATTTGGGACAACTGGTCGAGTATGGCATCCTCTGCCTTGTCCCCTGCCCAAGAACCTACTTTTTCCCCGATATATCCTCCAACCATGCTTCCTATCGGACCGCCATATGCCGCACCAATGGATTCACCTGCCGCTTTTCCAGCTTTACCCCCTATTTGTGAACCCATCTGCCCTCTTTCAACTGGCGTGTTTTCAATGAGATTTTCTTTCAATTCTTCCATCGTTAAACGTTCCTTCCATTGTGGTATTTACCATTTATCCCAAATATGGTATACTGTATATGAGCCATGAAAAGCGAACGATACGGCATAGAGCATAGATACATAGATTCAATTCAATGTCCGGTGGACTTGGATGCCCTCGTAATGTCGAAGGACTGCACGCCGAAGTTCATTGAGGAGAACTTGAACATAGGCGACGACATAATGTGGGATGCCATTCGCCTTTCAACATGCAACTATTGGCTTTTGAAGTTGGACGTGTTGAAGGAGTTTTCGCCAAGGTTCCGGAAGCGCATATACAAGTCGTTGCCGGCGTTCAGTCGGATGATTCGCGTGTACTTCTATATCCAGGCTATGACGAGCAACGAAAAGGAGTTGAAGGACGAGCTGCTGGATTGGGAGAACGAACATGGCATCACCGATTCCAACTTGAACCTGTACAACCCCTTGAACAACTTGAGCAACAACTTGAAGGTGTGGGACTTGAAGGTGTTGGCCGGGCAGTTGACCTTGCGCAAGTACCTTCTTGACCGCATAAAGGCGTTTCTTGACAAGAACGACAAGTCTCAGGTTGATTTCAGCAGTTCGCTGTATTTGACCGAGTTGTTGAATCCAAAGTTCTTCAGCCAGTTGTCGGAGGCAGAGCACATAGTCCTTCTTGGCAACCTTGAAAACTACTTCACCGTTGTTGAGAAGTTCGCAAAGAAGGGCTTGACTTTGCGTACAACCTACAGTCCGCATCATGAGTTCAATCCACCGCAGCATTTGTTGAAGCACGTTCTATCTGGGGAGTTCCCCTACACCAACCGCGTGAAGATGATTGCTTGGAGGCAGTTGTGCAAGGAAGTTGACAGGCAGATGAACGCCTTTACAACGTCCTCTGGTGTGTTCAAGATATTCAACGGCGACAAGATGGAGAAGCAGTTTGAGCCGATGTTGAAGCGGTTGAACGATGCCGGCTACAGTTATGTCAATCTGGCGGAGTGGCTGGACAACGCCGAGGGGGTGTTTGAGTCATTTGAACTTGACTGCACTTTGCACAACCTTTCGGCGACCGACTACATTCTTCCGATATTGTCAAAAAAGGACTACTACAAGATGGCGGATGGTTTGGTGAATTTTCAGGATGATGAAACAAGGAATATGCTGTTCAAGGAAGTCTCCGAAAGTATGGAATCTTTCCGATGATGGTAAATAGAGAATGACAATTGAAGGTGAGTAAAAACATGAGCAAGTATTTTGACAAACTGTTGAAGATGAACGAGAGCCTTGACAAGGAACTCAAGAACAAGGGATTGGTAAAGGAAGGAGATGATGATGCCCAGGTTCCAGTTCCTGCAGATTCATTGACGGATGACCAAAAGAAGGGCATTTTGTCCGACACGTTGAAGGACGCGGGCTTGGAAGTTGACCAGAAGGTTGTGGATGAGTTGGTCAAGAACCCAGAGGAAATGGCTGGCGTTCAGAAGATTTTGGGGGATGAGCAGAAGAACGAAAGTGCCGAAGAGTTGGGGGATATTTCCGAGGAAGTTGTGATTCGCATGGATGACGATGACCTTGACATGCACGGCTATGTTTCCACTAGGGGTGGAAAGGAACTTGTACTTACGGACAACATGGAAGAGGCGCAGAAGTTTCAACATGAAGAACTTGGTCAAAACCGGATTGAAGCCATCTGCAACAAGTTCCATTACGATCCAAGCACGTTCAAGACGGTATCGGTTGATCCAAGGGCGGATGAGCCTTATGAAGACGACGAATCCGAGCAATGGATAAGTCTGAATCCCCTTGACCCTACTGCCACCACCATTGGATAAACCGTTGAGATAACAATGCAAAATTGCGGCATCCGTGAGGGTGCCGTTTTTGCTATATATGGAACTGTCCTCAAAAAATGGTAAATAGCAGCATAACTGAAAATGTGACATAATGGCTCAACCAAGGACACAAGATAACCAAAAGGTATTTCAATCGGCGACATAGAACTTCAAGTCCTTTGTCGGTGCGGTTGACAATGTGTCGTCGTCAAAGAACATCAGTGAAATCTACGACAACATGACAAAGTTGTTTGACGTTTTCACCCAAGGTGCTTTGACGGGTCAGGGCGCAAACTCCGAGATTTTGCTGCGAACTGTCTACCGTTCCTTGTCGGATGACTTCCTGAAGATAATCCAGGACACGGACGCCGTTGAAAAGATAGTGGAACTCATAAAGAGCAAGCAGGAAAGCATAGACCCTGAGCAGGTTGACCAGGCTATGGTTTCCGAGACCACGAAGAAGGTTGTCACGAAGACGCTTGACCCATACGAGTGCGATCCAATGTCCGTGGTGTTGGATTTCGTTGACGAGCTTCAAACGGCAATTCTTCAAGTCAAGCTCAACCTCTCGCGTGAATACGAGAGGAAGAAGCTGGCTTATGCGAAATCCTATGAGGGACAACAGGAAGATCTTGACCGCCTCAATCAGGAATACACCGAGCAGGACGAGGCTATGGTGGAAGTCCTTGAACAGATGTCCGAGGACGAGGAGACTTGGAAAGAGGATTCGCTTGAGAAGTTGGAGAAGTTGCTTGAGACGTTCAATGAGATTGGCAAGGGCAAGGATTCCAACTATGAGTTGTTGCAGGGTGTTGACAAAACCCTGTCCACCGACAAGCAGATTCAGCAATTCTTGAAGGAGAAGCCACCGAAGTTCTCTCCGAAGAAAACGCTTGATGCCATAAAGGGTGTTGGGCAGTTGAAGAGCAAGCCGGACGTCACAACCGTTGAGAGCAAGACCCAAACCAAGACCGTTGTGAAGTCCACGCAAACGGAAATCAAGAACACGGTTGTGGTGAAGGAAAAGGCGAAGAAAGACGGAAAGAAAGTTCCATAGCCGAAGGTTCCTGAAAAACCAGTTGCGAAGGACGAGAAGAAAAAGGAAACGCCTGTAAAGGAAAAGACACCCGAAACGCCGACTCCGGTGAAGAAGGATGAGGCAAAGACGCAGACCCCACAGGTTCCGGAGAAAACTCCAGAACCCATTGGCAAGAAGGGTCCGCCACCAATCCAGCAGGAAAAGATAAAGGTTGCTCCGCCTCCACCATTGCCGGTAGTTCCACCTCAAATCGAGAAAGAAGAAAAGCCGAACGAGGATGAAAAGGCTAAAAAGCCCATTATGGAAAAACCCATAATGGAGAAGCCCATTATTCAAAAGCCGGTAATGGGAAAGCCGATAATAGAAAAGGCGGTTGACGAAAAACCCAAGGTTGAGAAACCAACTCTGGAAAAGGCAACGAAGGAAAAGCCGACAATTGAGAAACCAAAGGTTGAACCAGTATAGGTATAGAAGCCAACCTTGGAGAAGCCAATGGTCGAGAAGCCGACGGTTGAAAAGCCCGTCGAGCAAAAGCCAATTGTTGAAAAGCCTGTAGTTGAAAAACCCAAAGAGGGAAAGACCACGGTTGAGAAGCCCAAGGTTGAAAAACCTAAAGTTGAGAAGCCAATTACAGAAAAACCCGTTGTTGCCAAGCCAATTGTTGAAAAGCCAAAGGTTGAGAAGCCGACATTTGAGAAGCCAAAGGACGAGAAGCCTGTAGTTGAGAAGCCCGTTCAACAAAAGCCGAAAGTCGAGAAGCCTCTTGTTGCGAAGCCGGTGGAGAAGAAGCCTTTGATAGGCAAGCCGTTGGTGAAGAAGCCCATTTTGGAAAAGCCGACGGAAGGGAAGCCCATTGTCCAAAAGCCATTGGTCAGGAAGCCTCTCATACAAAAGCCTGTTCTGTCAAAACCAGTTCTTGGAAAGCCGACAATGGGGAAGCCCATTTTCCAGAAGCCAATCACGCAAAAGCCCCTTCTTCAGAAGCCAATAGTTGAGAAGCCCATAAAGAAGAAGCCGTTGTTGGAAAAGCCGAAGGTTGAAAAGGCGAAGGTGGCGAAGCCGAAAATTGAAAAGGTCAAGTCAAAGGCCGCAAAAAAGGCTCCTGCCAAAATAGTCAAAAAGGCTGCAAATGCCGTTCCAAAGTCCCCAATGGGGAAAAAGACGCCCGACCCGAAATTGGCGCAAAAGAACTTTGCAAAGGAGTTGGACAAGACCTTGAACGCCGGAAAAGTTCAAGAGCAGAAGTACACCAAGCAGTTGGATGTAATAGAGAAGTTTTTGGCAAAGGACGAGAAAGACGATAAGCAAAAGCACGCCGAGGATGCAAAGCAGCACAAAGAAGATGACATCATCTTCAAGAAGATGCAGGAGAAGGAAAAGAAGGTAAATGCTGCGAAGGACAAGGCCGAAAAAGAAAAGCGGGACGAGGAGAGGAAAAAGCAAGCCGCAAAGAAGAAGGAGGCGCCGAAGGCCGTCAAGGCGCAACCCAAACCCGCGTCGGCTCTTGGAAAGAAACCCGCTCCAGAGAAGCCAAAGGACACCAAGCTCAAGGTGAAGCCCAATGCGGGAATGTGTACGTGCCCGATATGCGGTTCGCAACACCTTCCTGGAATGCACTCACATGGCGGGAAGAAAAAGGGTGCAATGCCAATGCCGATTCCCGTTCCAATGGGGAAGGGAAAGCAGGGCAAGTTGGCGCAACCCGCAATTCCATTGAATCCACTTGGAGGTGACTAGTCCGAGGGTGGAATTCCACAGGACAAGATTGTGTCCACCCTTGGCACAATCCACGACAACTTGGGCAAGACGATGAACAACAAGAAGTTCAAGAACTCCTTCATGCTCAACTACAAGCCGATTCAAAAGGGCGTGAAGAAGCAACTTGACAAGGTTGGTTCGGACGAGAAAACCATCAGCCAGGACTTGGCGGAAACAGAGAAGGGCATCAAGAAGTTGAAGAACAAGAAGAAGGGCAGCTTCCTTTCGAGGTTGATGAACGGCGGCATAACCGGACTCATATTCAAGGTCATAGGTGGATTGATTCTCATTGCCCTTGCAAGAATCGCGTTGAAGAAGTGGAAGGAGGCGTATATGCCTCCGACCGACGGCTCCACGATGACCATATTCGGATTCCAGATTCCCGGATGGGACACCATAAAGGCAATTGGAATAGGCATATACAATTTCGTCACCGTGGGATTGATGAACCACTATGACAGACTCAAGTTGTTCTTTGGAAACCTTCACAACCAACTTTTCGGCAAGAAGGGGGCAATACGAAGCATGGCGCAGGTTCGCCACATATTGCGCAGAATAGTTTGGGCGTGGATTATCGGACAGACGAAGAAGGCCGCGCGCGGCCTTTGCGACTGGCTGCTTGACATCTTGGCAGTCCCCTTGAACGCCTTGGCTCCTGGCGCGGGGCTTGTGTTGAAGTTCCTCATCAAGCTCCTCCCGGAAATATACTCGTTCATCACCACCCAGATAATGCTCTTGTGGAGCAAGAACAAGCGCGATGCGGAAGAGGCCGAAACCGCGGAAGCCGAAAGCATTGGAATGGCCGTCAATTCGGGAACAACCACGGCGATGAGCATGATAAGTTCCCAGCTCAAGGGTTTGTCCTCTGGGGTGAAGCCATTCAAGAACCAGGCGGCGAACCTACCCGGTCTTGAAACTCAAAAGGGTCCGAAAGGAAGGGGCCCGAAGAAGATGGCCATAATGCGCCGCTTCCCAATCAAGTATTACAAGTCCTTTGACAAGGCGAAGAAGATGCAGAACAAGAAGTTTGAGTCTGACATGGAGGAGAACAAGCAGAAGGACGAGAAGCGCATAAACGGCGGGGACGTTCTCATCAGCCAGATCGTCGAGGACACGTCAAAGATAAACCAGGCGGTTGACGAATTTACTGGAAGTATTGGAACGTGGATCCATAGTTGGGACAATGAGAAAGTTGCGAAAATAAGGAAGTATGCCCCGAAAGAATATGAAGATGCAGACAATCGGGTGTTGGCAGATAAGTGGAAATGGGATAAAGAATTCAAATAGAAGGTAATTCATAATTACACGTCGTCGATTAGTCAGGAGATATACAAGAGAACCATAGTGGTGGAGCTGAACAAGGTTTCCGCGTACATGAACGCGCTTGGAAAGTCCTAGAGATTCAAGAACGTGAAAGGTCCGCTGTATGATCCAGTCAAAGGGTGGAATCCTGGATACAGGGTGTATGCCTCCGATTTGAAGACGGCGATTCCATTCAATCCGCTTGAAAAGATACACAGCAAGGCCGACATTCCAATTGGCGAGCCTGCGAAGGCCGAAGCCGATTCAATTGGTTGGATGCCCTTCAAGTGGATTTCCAATGGAGTTCCCGTGAACGTGCATCCTATAAACTGGGAATTGGCTAGGGCGAACGCCATATGGAACTTGTATAACTGGTTGATGAAGAACCGTTTTCAGAACAATTTGAACAATTGGAACACAACCAACATTGAAGATTTCAAGAAAGCCATTCTTCCAGACGTGTTTGCCGACTGGAGAAGCTGGAACCAGCCTGTTGGTGATCACAGAAGCGAAGCCACATGGGGCAAGGCATATCCGCCAGAGACATATCAATATGGCGATCAATTCGTACGGTTCATAAATGCTTTCCGCGCTGGCAAGATAGATCATGGGAACAACAATCTTGACACCGCGATGAAATTGAGAGACCCGACGTATCTTGAAAAAATGTTCGACAAGATGCACAAGAAGTTGGGCGACTATGGCACTGCGGCGGTTTCCGGCGCTGCCATAGGTGGTGCTGTCGGTGGTGCGGTTGGAGCCGTTGCTGGTGCGGCAATAGGTACCGCAGCGGTTGGTGTGTACAAGGGCGCAAAGTGGGTTGGACAGAAGATGGACGACTTGCAACGCGCTTTGTCCTACGACCAAGATCCAGACGGAGAGGAGGAAGAATAGACGGAAGAAGTGGAGGAAGAGCAAAGCAGCGTTCCTCTCATAGGTTGGTTGATAAACGGCGTCAAGAAAGTTGTCAAGGTCATCAAGAAAATCGTCAAGAAGGTGAGCCGCAAGGTCGCAGCCCTCAACCGAATCAAGGAATGGCGCGGCAAGACCTATTTTGGGGTTAACTATGGTGACATCCGCGATTTCATGATTGACACTGGCGTTTTGCAGTTGTTCAGTCAGGGATAGATCATCAAGCCAGTCCAAAAGACGATTCCTCTTCTGGACAAGCTCATTGACATGAAGGTGATAGGGAAGGGGTCAAGCGTGGAGGATGGCAACTCGATGCATTCTCTCATGGAGGCTTTCTTCGCATACAACCGCATTGAGGGATATGACTGGAAGAAAATGCAAAATGACGAGAGGGCGCAGGCTGCTTTCGCCCAGTCCCTTTTGGAATATCTCGCCTTGAAGGTCATTCCTCAGTGGAACATAGTTGAAAAGCTCCTTTCAAACGACGTTACGAAGAAAACCGACGAAACCAAAAAGGCGATGGATGAAGGTGTGCAGGTTCTTGCAAACTTGCTTTCATTCAAGGGCATAATGGAACACCTTTCAAAGCATCTCCGATTCCCCAACATGAAGGTCAAGGTCATAGACTTCTCCAATGCAAGGGACGATCACGACAGGGAGTTGCTTGAACAGTTCAGAAAAGACCAGGGAATTCCCAACAGCGATGAAAAGAACCAAATACTTGCACAGTGGCAAGGCGTTTGGTCGAAGATTCCAAGCATGAACGATGAGGAGCTTCAAGGCAGCTTGGATAACTTGAAGAAACTCATTGGGGTTGCGGCATTTGAAGCGAAGTACACCGGAGAGTTCACTTACGAGAAGCAGTTGCGCAAGTTCTACACCGCCATGATAAAGGAGAAGGACGAGCGTTTGAAAGCACAGGCCGCAGGTGACAAGATTGTTCAGAAGCCGGGTGGGATAGAGCGCGTCATGGAAGGTCCGCCGCCGAAGACCATGTTGGAAATGGAGGAAGAACGCAAGGCAAAGGAAGCCGAGGAAGCAAGAAAAGCGGCGGAAGAAGAAGAGAAGCGCAAAGCCGAAGAGGAAAAGAGGCTGCAAGAGGAGGCGAAACGCCAAGAGGAATTGAAAATTGCCCAGGCGAAGATTGCCGCCATGGAAGCCATCAAGAAGCAGGAGCAGAACTACGAGAACATCTTGGAGAAGATGGTGCAAGACCCATCAACGGTGACTGATGAGGAATTGAAGTCACTTGGTGAAGACGTGAAGAACTTGAAGCAGGAAGCAGAAAACAGGATTGCACAACTGCCAAGAGAGGAAAGGGAAATGAAGCTGGCGTTGATTCGCGGCGACAAGCTTTCTGAAAAGACCTTCGCCGAGTTGAAGGAAACCGCAGTGGGGTTGAGTGGAAGTCTACAAGCCTACATCTAGGAAGTGAACCAAATTCCAGTTGGCTCTATAATGGCAATATAGGAAACGCCAGGAACGCCAACAGAAAGCAAGATATAGTTGCAAGACTCCGACAATGTGGATATGGGCGACGAATAAAAAGACTTGGTTGGATAAGCCAAGTCTTTTTAGTATAATTGAATGTGACGATTTAATGCCCTATAGTGTAACAGCAGCACAGGGCAAATTGAATGAGCAGTGGTGTACGGCTTGCACAGACGGTCTCTAAAACCGTGGCTTCTGAAGCGAACGGACTGGGTTCGACTCCCAGCTGCTCAACCAATTTGGAGACTGACATGGAAAAGAAAATTGACTTTGAGTTATTGACTGTAATTGACGAATCCATTGGTGATTCGGCAAGTTATGTTGATGCACTGGACAAGGTTATCAAGTGGGAGAAGGAGAATCGTGGATTGAAGGGATTCCATGTTTCCGCGCCTCTTGACGTGATGTGCGGAACAAGGAAAGTGGAAGACCCCGAAAAGGAAGCCGAGGAAATGGCGAGGGGTGTTCTGTTGATGCATCGCGCAGGGGCGTTGGGGAAATGGAAGGAAATCTCAGGTGACGAATTGGAGAGGATGTAAAAATGTTTAATTTGTTCTATTGGGGTTTGTTTGGAAGTCATTTGGAAGAGGAATGGGAGCGCGAACATCCTGAGGAATCCGCGGAGCAGAAATACATTGAACAGCGTTGGGAACTTCAGGCGCAGTTGAGGAAATACCCAAATGCCAGAACCACAATCCGGATGCTTGACAAAGAGAACTACCGCACGTATGTTAGGCGAATGCTGGAGATTGGCGGTTCAAGGTCGATAAAGCAGTTTGAGGATATTTGAGATATGAGACGTGTGTTTGTAATAAGAAAGGATTTGCATCTGAAGCCCGGCAAGATGGGCGCGATGGATTGATTTTGTAGTAAAAACTACACAGGACAGATTGACTCTAATCAATTTTGGCTAGGTTTGCATAACGCCTAGCCATTACTGTTTTAGACTAAAATGGTAAATACTTATAAACTTGTTAGAGCAAGGTTATAAAAATAAAGGTAATTAAGTTATGCATCGTTATACTCAAGAAGAATTATAGTCTATATTTTAGGACTAGAAATTGGGTGAGGAAATAATTCCTCATATTAAAAACAATAAGATAGATATTGTTTTGTGGAATCAACGATATAAGCAACAATGGAAATAGATTTAGAGACAGATGAAGAAGGGTTTATTGTGTCCGGTTTGTGGCACAATACTATTTAAGTTTTATGAGAAACATTTAGCACAGCATAATCTTACTGTAAAATAGTTATATGATTAGGTATATGGTATAACTGAATCACCCAAATGCCCTGTGTGTGGAGAAGCAACAGAGTTTGTTAAGAACAAATGGTTTTATCGTAAATTTTGTTGTAATGCTCATTAGTGCAGAATTATAAATGAGACTGACGGATTGAGGAACGGATGGACTATTGAAGATATTAGAAATCATAATTCCATGATAATAGAACGTGGAAGAAAAGTATGCGATATAGTCAATAAAAAATATGGAAGTCAGTTTTCAATAAAATTAACTGATGAATAGCGTCTTAATAGAGGGTTAATAAATGATGATGACTATTAGGAGTGGCAGACATAGTAGAAGTTAAAAAAATCAGAAGCCGGAAAACTTGGAGGGAAAAAATATTCTTCGTTATATGGATATAAATTATTGAAGACATGGGGTTACAAAACGAAAATATTTTTGACTGAAAATAAATGGTTCATGCTTGAATCTTAGTAGGAATTGTTTCATTTATTGAAACGTGTATTTATCGACGGAGATAAGATTGAAACTATGAGTAATGCAATATTTTTAGAGAATACGACTAATTTATTTTCTGGAACAAGTGCTTTTACGGATTTGGTTATAGATAATAATGGAATAAAAACAAATTATGAAGTTCATTGTATAGATGATGAAGACACTATAAAAAGAAAACGATATTGTTCTGAATTAAATGGATATGAATTTGTATTGGAAGATATTACTTTATACACATATCCGAATGGAAAATACATTGACCAATTAAGATAGTTTATAAATGTAGATGAAATTTATGAAAAGTTGAAATATGAAAATAAATGTGGTAATGTATTTGTATTGAACTTATATGATTATGTATAATTATTCAATATGAGAAGGGTTATCATAATACGTAAAGATTTACACCTCAAAGCTGGTAAATTAGCTGCTATGTGTATGCACTGTGCAGAGGCATATTGGACTAACTTGATGAAGTCATCCGTTGTCATTGACAACGAGTTCATGACTTTGCCCGCATGGGAGAACTATGGAAATGGAAAAGTGGGACCGGCCCTCTACAAGCACCCAGGACTTTACAAGTTGTCTGAAGAGGCTTACAACCGTGGGGAGAAGTCCTTCACCACAACGAGGGAAAACGCCCGTAAGTCCGTGACGGTCACGATGGAGATTCCAAAGGACATTTGGGAAGGGTATGTAAACGACATCTTCACAAAGACAATTTGCGAAGCACGCAACTTGAACAACTTGAAAACGAAGATTGAGCCGGTTGTGCAGGAACTTGGATTGGTTGAGGGGATTGATTGGGGCTACATCAACGATTGCTGCAAGACGGACTTGACGCCCGAGAACGAGGATGGCACTTGCACGATTGGTGCGTGGTTCAAGCCATTGCCTGACGAAGACGCATTCAAGATTAGCAAGAAGTTCAAGCTTTACAGGGATGATTGATTCCTGTATAATTGGACTATTATGAAAAATATTCTTTTAGTTGCCGCCATTATGTTTCTTGGAATGGTCAAGGCGGAGACCAACATAAAGCCATCGGACACCAATGACCTTCATGTTATCATGGTGTCGAAATCCCAGTGGACAGACATCAAGAACAACGTTGACACGAATGGGTTCTGCAGAATTCCAGACCAACATGCGGCCATCGTGATTACAAATGGTCTGCCTGATGTTGAACTGGTTGTGCCGATGCTGCGTCCAATTGGAAGGGGAGCGGATAGAAATCCCTACTACAACTATCGGAAACAGGAACCACTTCCATATGTGGGTCAATTATATTGATGTAATGGAGAGAATAAATGAAAAAATTGGTATACATTGTTTTTGCATTCTTTGCGCTGGTATTTGATGCAAATGCCATCAGTTTGAACTGTATGAAAATGCGTAGTATAAATTCTGGCGGTAGCTCTAATCAGAAGGGAATTTTCAAGGATTGTTTTTCAAGGCACTTTTACGAAATCAAAATTTCCAATGTCTCCCCAGAGGAATCTCAAAAAACATATTCGTTGCGTGTTCTTCCATTCCTTAAGGTGTGTAAAGGTGGTTTTGCATTTCCATATTTTCCTGGGATAGTTGAATACACAGATATAAAATTTGATTCAAAGAAAAGTTTTACGTGTGTTTATTATTCGCCTTTGACTAAATGGACAAAGGATACTTGGCCCGGAGTTTCTGGGGACTGGTCTAAAGGTCTTGTCAACTACACAATTGCAGTGGAACTCATTGAATCTGACAAAGACACTCCAGTTAGGTTTTGGACAAATAGTGGAATGTCGTTTATTAGAGGGGCGAAGTCCTTTGAAGATGGCAAGTCCAAATTAAAGAGAAAATACATTGAGTGGCTTGAAAATGAAATTGATTCAAAAGTCAAGGAGTCTTCATATTGGGATGAGGATGCCAGAATAGAAGCGGGTGATTGGAAGTCCAAGAATGCAGAATAAACTACATTCAGATTCCGAAAATGAATCACCGTGATTGGTTGAAGTGGGGATTGGGGCTGAAGAAATTGTAAATATTTTTTCAGTTGCTTGGAGGATATTGTGAAATGCGCATTGGAATCATGAAGAAAATAGTTACGGCTCTGCTATGCTTCGCTTTCCTCAGTGGAAGCGGGGATGTATTATTGTGGACAGTCGATGGAGATGCAACAGTTGATGGGGGGGGGGAATCATCTGTATATGCCCTTTTGTCGCCTGTACCTGACGATGATTTGCATAATCCAGCAGCAAGGGTAAAGATAAGCGGTGGCGGTTTATCTTCTCCGATATATCTTGACAACTATTCTTTTCCAGATGAAGATGCAGATACAATGGAATTGGATGTTGGTGGTGGAGAATTTGGTGTTTGGGTAGGAGACATAGGTGGCTATTATGGTGTAAAGCTTCAACAATCTCATGTTCCAACTGAACTTGCGATGGAAGTATTATATTCAATTGAACTTGGTAGAATGGATTGGGATGACGATACATATATGTCTGGGGCGTTTCAAGTTTTGGCTGAATCTGACAAATATACATATGAACAAGTTAGGCAGCATATGTATCCAACGTTTGATTTGTATCCACCAGTTACTGACTGGAAGCCAATGAGGTATTATACTACGCCAGAACCTTCATCCGCCCTTCTTTGTATAATTGGTTTTGGAATGTTAATGCTTAAAAGGAAATCACATGAAGCCCGATGACAAGTTGAATTGGAAGCCGATTGACAACGGCAAGACGGAAGAGCCCGTGAATGAGAAATATGAAGAAGAGGATGACGAGTTCATTCCCTCCACGAACAAACGTGATTGGGTTGCCGTGGACAATATTTGAGGGAGATTTCCATGGGCAGAATAAAGTTCAGGTACAATGACGAGAACAAGATGGAACAGGTCATCGAGTACAACACCAACAGCGTGATGGATGCGTTGAAGAAGTTTGAGAATGACTTTTACGAGGACAAGGCATATCCGCCAAACTCCGACTCTCCAATGATAACGCACATGGACGTGCTTGACAAGAACTGCAAGATTTCATGAAACTGTACACGTCATATTTCGCAAAGGTAAAGCCCTTGCAAGAAGCGGGACACAACAACTTGGTTTGCGTTGCAGGATATGCCCCAAAGTTCTTCTATGACACGCCACACGCCAAGTTTTATCCCGACCTTGCCCCCAAAAGGTGCTGGTGGAGAGTATGGCACGACAAGTTCAAGGACAACCCAAGTTCCCCGGAGTCTATTGAGTGGTACACGAAAATGTACGTCGAGACCGTGCTTTCCAAATTGAATCCAACAAACGTGGTTGGGGAATTGGGTGATGGCGCAGTCATGCTTTGCTACGAGAAACCTGGTGATTTTTGCCACCGCCACATCATAGCGAGGTGGCTATCCCAAAACCTTGGCATATCTGTTGAAGAAGTCAATTTCAGTTGATTTTTCTTTAATTATAAACTTCTGTAATTTCATCAAACCCCATTGACATACGATGGGGGTTTGTGCTATACTGTATGCGTGATGAAGAAAAAGGCTTTTACAAATCCGAGGGGCATACCCTACTCCAACGATGTTGCTTGCAACCCAGCTCTGTTACATTGGCACAAGAGCGGCTACAAGAACATCTATTCGGTGCATATCAAGTACCGCATCCCAAGAACGGACGTTGATGGCATAACGACATTCAAGGACAAGGTTTTCAAGCTGGACTATGGGAAGCATCATCTTGCCATGCTCCGCTACAACATAGAGTCAAGCACTTCCACAACTCCGCAGAAGTGGTTGCTTGACGAGATTCAGATTTTGGTGCAGACCTACCACAACACCAAGATGGTGCATGAGGAATCCCTTTGCCGTAGGGGCTTTGGAACTCAGGCAAGGTGGGAGGGAAAGTATCCGAGGAACCGAGTGGCGGAGGAACTGGACGATGAGTAAGAAGAGCAAGAAGCGCAATGGCGAGAAGTACATCAAGTGCGTCGAGACCATACCCCCGGAGGAATATGAGAAGATTCCCATTTTCCAGAGCATCATGCAGCTCTACCATGAATACAAGCCCCAACATTGCAAGGGCGATGACTTGAACTTCGTGTTCCAATTTGGCAATGACGTGAAGGAGCATGAGTTCCGCGAGATTTGCTGCAGTCCAAATGTTTTCAAGGACAGTTGGAGTTATGCCACCGTCTTGATGGGGGTGAAGTTGATTTACTCCGATGGGACGTGGGAGTATGGCTTCAAGTATTGGAAAGAGAGGGGCATTGTCCAACGCAAGAATTCCGTCCTTCGTTCCCTGTACACCCTCTCAGGTGTCATAAACGAGGAAAGAAAGGTCTTGGAGGACTGCATGGGATATGACGGCGACACCAGGATTCCTGCGTGGATTCAAGCCATGATTCCCATGTACAACGAGCGCATACGCGATGGTGTGCAGAACAAGGACAAGTCCATTGAGACGGATGACTACACCCTTTCAGATTTCGCCAAACTGTGCGACACAATTGATTCAAGTTTCGTCACCGAGAACGCGAAGTACCAGGAAGTTGAGTTGAAAACGGGCAATGTGAAGATGCCCATTGGTCTGTCCTTCAACAAGCAGGACTGGTGGGTTCCGCTCACAACAACTTGGAAGGACAAGATTTGCATCAACGAATGGGGGGAGGCTTCCACTATGATTGACCATACGCAGGTTATGGTGAACGCCTACCGCTACCTTAAGTCAATTTACGTTGACCGCGAGACGCATCGGCGAGTCTATAGCGTGTTTCCCCTGTCGGACCTTTTTTCCATCAGGAAGCGCATTTGGGGAGAAAAGGGGCGCGAGTTTGAGGAAGTTTGGAACAACCTTGACCAGGCCGTAGCGGGGAATCTGTGATGGCGAAGTTCAAATCCATAGCGCATATCAAGGACATAGACCTTGGGCATGAGTTCAAGTCGCCCTTGATGAACAGCATCGTCGAGAAGGTTGGCTGCCGGGACAATGCAACTCAATTCACTTTCCGTTTCATGGAGGATGGAGAGTTCGTGGAGCGGGTGGTACGCAGTTTCCACACCTATCCTCAGTATCTCCCATGGGCTACCAGACGTTTTGGAACTTGCGATATGATGTCTCCCGTCATAATCCAATACAAGGATGGCACCGAGGAATACGCCTTGAAGGAAACCTACAAGCGGAAAATCTACAAAAAGCCCAAGTTGGTGTCTGCATACATACACGATGGTCTGTGGAACGGCATGATGAATAAGTGGGTGAATCCACAGTCTGTTTATTGCGACTCATATCCTGTTCCAGAGGTTATGGAGAAAATGTCGCGTTGGAATGAGAGGGTTGAACGTGCCATGGTAAGTGGGGATGACCCAGCCATAGAGGGACGTACTGGCTGCTCTTATGAATTGCTCAAAACCATGAGCTGGTGGATGCTGGCGGATTCCCGTGGCAGGGGAACGGGATGCATTGAGTATGACACGAAGAACCCCGATCCATTTTGTAAAGTACGGGTTGAAAGGCGCAGATACCTCGGCGCTCCGAAGGAAAACCACCTTTGGGACGGTTACCCTCCCGTGTTCACGACGATGATACGGAGACGTTATTTGAAGTCATTTTACAGGGAGGTTGTGGAGGAGAAGCAGGCTATTAGGCTTCACCACATAGACGATCTTCTGAACGTGGAGATTGGTGGACGCTATCAGGAGGAGGAACCGCTGGAGGTCTGGAATTCCCTTGATGCCACCATACACGAGGGTGTTTACGAATGAGCCAAAAACTGGTATACTGTATTGGATAAACCATCAAGGAGAAAGAAAAGGCATGAAATTGTTTGACGAGTTCAAGGTTCAGAAGCCGGAAAGCCAATCCGAACACTACGAACTGTACGTGGAGGGTGATTGGAACGATGCCGACTACGTGAACAGGAAGGAGAGAATCGAGAAGGATGTCCTTGAGAACGATGACTACCTTCTCTACTTCATTTCCTACATTTCCACATGGAGTGGGTGCAGGTGGGGCGCAGAGGACAAGAGGTTCAACGAGACGGATGACTGGAAGAAGTTCTTCGAGGATTCCGACATCGGATGGGATTACCTGCCAAGCGGATATGATTGCTCCATCCACACGGTGACCAAGGTGAAACTTGAATTCGTCTCCGGAACAACCCGCTACCCGGTCAGCGTCCCAAGTTGGGGTTGTTTGTTCAAGGGCAAGGACGACAAGGAAAAGAAAGTGCTTGAAGCGAAAGAGAAGGACGAAAATGGAGAATACTGAAATGGAAGACGAGAAGATAACTTCTCCCATCAAGGCTATACGAGCCAAGTGTCTGGATTGTTGCTGCGACCAGCGCGATGAGGTGAAACTTTGCCCCGCAACAACGTGTCCCCTGTGGCCGTTCCGAATGGGCAAGAACCCCAACCGTTCGCGCAACATGACGGACGAGCAGCGTCAGGCCGCCAAGGAGCGTCTGGCAAAGGCAAGGGCCGCCAAGAAAAATTCTTGATACCCTCTTGACATCCGAACCAAGGTTTGATATACTGATTGCGTTTTGAAAAACAACCAATAGGAGAATGAAACCAATGGACGAAATCTGGAAATCCGCACCAGTCCTGTGCGAGTTGAAGCGGAGTTCAACTCCGCGAATCAGCAAAGTGCCGTGCGACAAGGCAACAGCTCTTGTTGAGAAGTGCTTTGACTACAAGTTCACCGGCGAGTCAAAGGTGTTTCCCTTTGAGGTTCCGAAGGAGTTGCTTGACCTGGATGTGAACATCATCCAAATCTACGGTCCCTCCGGCGCTGGCAAGTCCACTTTCCTCACTGCCTTCCAGAAGGCCGGCTGGCATTTCCCCAAGAGGGAGTATGACAATTCCAAGTCAATCATTTCCAACTTCATTGAGAATCCCAAGGCCGGGTCGAGGGCGTTCAACGCAGTTGGTCTGCGTTCCAAGCCGCTTTGGTGCAAGCCGCGCAACGTCTTGTCCACCGGCGAGGGCTTCCGCGCCGACATGGCGTTGAACCTTGAATCAAACGTCATGATTGACGAGTACACCTCCGTTATCAACCGCGAGGTTGCCAAGTCCGCTTCCTTCAGCATTGGGAAGCACGTCCGCAAGATGGGGTACAAGAACGTCATCCTTTGTGGTTGCCACAAGGACATTGTGGAGTACCTGAAGCCCGACATCCTTGTTGACCTTGAGACCGAGAAAGTCTATGACTTGCGAGGGTTCAGCCTGGGAAAAACATCGACCTCTCCTTCGAGCAAATTGAGGGCGCGGAGCGGAAGCGAGAGGTCTGGAAAATTTTTGCTCCGCATCACTATTTGAGCCACGGAATCAACCTTGGCGCGGATTGCTGGGTGTTGAAATGGGGTGATGCCCTTGTTGGGTTCTGTGCGGTCCGCGTCCACCCTTCGGGAACCATGAACTTCGCACGTTCCATCCACAGGCTTGTCATTCTCCCCGACTTCCAGGGGCTGGGCGTTGGAACCCGTTTCCTTGAGGAGATTTGCAAGATCTACGTCAACCGTGGAATCAAGGTGCATATCCGCACGGCGCACGAAAGCCTGGGCATCCACATGGGACACACTCCCACATGGAGGGCAACGGGCAGGAATGGAAAGCAGGGCGCGATTTCCAATGGCAAGATCAACGGCAAGAACCAGAACATGTACATCGTGAACTCCACAAGGTATTCATACGAGTACATGGGCGAGGATTGGGCGTTGCCCCACAAGGAAATTGTTGTGGATTCGCTTTCCAACATCGACATCAACGAGATGCGCAAGATGCTTGTGGAGTTGAAGAAGCACAACTACGTCACGGTGGTGCATAGCCGTGTGCGTGAAACCACAGCGTTGAACAAGCTGTGTTGCGAACTTGGAATCCGCACCGAGCTGCTTTACCTCAACAACCACGAGAAATCCGTGTTGAATGGAAAGCACCGTGGGAAGATGAAGCTTGTTTCGCTGAAGCCTGGGCATAAGCCCGTCTACAGGAAGGTGGCGTGATGCCATGCAGGTGTGGGAATTAACTGCCGACCTTACACATCATCCATTGACTGAACCAGGAAAGAACTTCAGTGGGAAAACCGAGGTGAAAGTCGTTGTTGGGGAAAATGACTTGCCGATTGTCGAGTCAAAGTATTCTCCCGAAAATGACACGTTGTATTTGATAGCAAAGGTGGTGTAAAAGATGATGACCATAAAAGACGCAAAGAAAATTCTTGACGAGTTCGACGACAACTACAACATGCCCGTACTGGGCAGGTTGTTTGAGGACTACAACCCCTATCTTGTGTCGGACGATTTCTACCTCTTCATGCGGGACATGAACTCCAAGGACTTAACCCTTGCGGAAATTTATGGTCATCTTGCCAACCTTGGTGACACGCAGGACGATCTTGGTCCGCATTTCATCCACAACCTTTGGGTGTTGATTGAGGCTCTGCAGAAACTTGATGAGAGGAAAGGAGACAGCAAATGACATTGGCCGCAGTTATCGTTTGGACAATTGGCGATATACTCGCTTTGGGCATTCTTGCCGTAATTGCGTTGCTCCTGGTTTGCTGCCTTGTCAAGGAACTTGCTTGCAGTGCGTGGAACAAGATAAAGGGAATGTTTGGGAGGGACAATGAAAGTTCTGTTTCTTGACATAGACGGGGTTCTCAATTGCATGTGTCCTGCGCCTTTGCAGGACAACAACGATTGGATTGACCTTGACGAGTGGCGTTACGGGTTCAATCCAGATCTTGTGGCGAGGCTCCGCTATGTCATTGCGAACACGGACTGCAAGATTGTCATATCCTCATCGTGGAGACACCACGTCAACTATGCCCCATACCGGCCCGACATGAACTGGCGTGACGTGTTGGCTGAAAAGTTGAGGCGCACAAGGGATGAAATCATCGTCGGCGAGACCCCATCCGATCCAAAGGGTCAGAGGGGAAGGGAAATAGCGGAGTGGCTCAAGACGCATGAGGTTGAAACGTTTTGCGTTGTTGACGATGAAGTGGTTGACATTCTTCCATACATTGAAAATGCCAATGTTGTCAAGACGGACATGACAATCGGCTTGACAATTGAGGATGCAAGGCGTATAATAAATGTGTTGAACAGATAAGAAAGACAAAGGAGACACAGAATGAAAACTGAATTGCCGAAGGTTGAGAGAATGACAGACCGCGAGAAGAAGGTGGTTGAATGGGCGTTCAACTTCGCACATTCCATTGTGGCGGGCGACTTCGGTCTGCCCAGTCCCATGTGCTATACCATGAACAACCTACAGGACGCCGTACATGCCTTGGCGGACGAACGTGGAATGACTGTTGAAGATGGATGCTCCACGGACTACCTTGCGTTCAACCGAGGGTATTGGGATGGTGTTGAGGAAAGGTTGAGGGGAAAGAAATGAAACTCTATCACGTCACCAATCCAGAGAACGTAGATTCCATTTTGAAGAATGGTTTGTTGCGTTGCCATGGGGATCATAAATCCTCTTTCATCTGCTTGTCGGAAGATCCAGACAGTTGGATTCACGAAGGGCTTGTCTTACTGGAGGTTGACGTTGATGGGTTGAAATGCAGAATGACAACTTGGAAGTATGATCAAGAGTACCCGATTGACGAGGTTTGTGTTTGGGGTGACATTCTCCCGGAGAGAATAAAGGCAGTGAATTTGGAGAACAAAAATGACAAGACAGGAAGCGAACAGGCAGATAGTTGAGGCTATCAAGGACATGGTTGAACTTTATCCCGACATGAGGTTTCACCAACTTCTTCAGAACATGGGGGTTGAGCAACCTGTGATTGACCAGTGGTACGAGGAATCGGATGAGACTTTGTGCAACATGAAGAAAGGGATGAAGCTATGAGCGAGAAAATTGAACTGGAAAAGACGATAGTGAGAATGGGTGCGTCCCCGTGTTTTGGCATCATCCACTATAACGAGGACAATGACACCAATGAATACTTCGCGGGGTTTTTCAATGAAGTGGAGTGCATTGGGACGGAGGAAGAGTGCCAGTGCTGGGAAATGGAGGAATGGGTGGACAACCAGGACGTCGCCCTTTTCTTCTCCACGCCAGACGAGGCAAAGGCATGGCTTGCGAACATTGATGAGGAAAAGCAGCCCAACTGCAAAATCATGTTGTATGGGTATTGCGAAAAGCCAGGATTTGACGGTTGCCACTATTTTCCGTTGAAGGAGTTCAAGGTATGACGAATTTTCAGCCATTCAAGGACAAGATTTGGGAGACCGCCCGTGATGGGGACAAGTCCGAGTTTGACCGTGCCTGCGAAGACCTAATGAAGAAGGCCGTTGAAGATTTATTCAGAGTTGGGTGGAACATCTATCCCCAGAAGATTGAGGATGTCTATGAACTTCTGGACAACGTGGCCGAGTGGTCTCACGAAAGGTGGAAAGAAGCCATGGAGTGCGGTGACGCTCCCTATGAGGACGTTTCACCCGGTGAGGGGTTTCTGCTAGTCAAGAAGGTGATTCAGGAAGCCATCGGTGGCAAGAAAGAGGAATGAGCAGGTTTTGGGTATATTTCAAGCGGATATTCAACATCCAGATTCAGGAGAACCAGGGCTTTCTCCTGTTTTCTTCTGCAATTTCCGGTTTGATATACACCTATTCCAATCCACCCATAGTCAAGGAAATCATATCCAAGCTGCCGGCCCAGTACATTTCGTTTGAGGGTGCGTGGTTCTGCATGTCCGCTCTCGTCATTGGCGCGATATGGAAGAACAAGACAAGGGAATTCGCCATGAAGTTCTTTACATGGCTTGCATTGACGGAATCCCTTGGAAGTTTTCTTCTTTCAATCTACCTTGTGTTCGTCAGCTACAACGTGTGGGTGTTTGCAATTTTGACTTTGCTTTACGCCAGCATTGTCACCACGTTCATCGGCAAGTGCATAATGATGTTCCAGTCAAAGTTGTGGAACGGCAAGGAGAGGGAAATGTACGACAACACCGCGTCCATATTCAGAAACGGTGTTGCGATGGTTGGATTTGCCCTTGCCATAATAGCCATGCCATCCTTGAACAATGCGATTCTGCTATGGGGAATTGGATGCGTGTTCGACGACATCGGGTGGATAATAGTGTATAATAGAACTAGGGAGAGATTGATTGAACTGGGAGTGAATGAAGATGAGTCAGCTTAAGATTAAAGACGGGATTTTGTGCGTCAAGGATTTCAACAAGACCAACAAGAAAATGGAAACGGGTGACGATGGAATAGTCTACTGCAACTACATTCCAATGACGCTTTCGGAAGAGGAATGGAAGAAGCGAGAGAGGGAGTTCCGAGCCAACAAGACCTATGCGAAGGTTTCCTTGCAGCACCCAAATCCCAGATACCGTGGGAAGCGCGGAATCATCTGGGAGACATACTTTCTCAATGGGAACGAGCAGTGTCTGCTTGAAATCGAGACGGTGAACACAGTTAGCGAAGATGGATTTTCCACCTTGGTTGGTGTAGTGTATCCAAATGGCTACAACAAGATTTGGTTCCCGAAAGCCATACTGGAGAATTTCGAGAAGTACGATGAAAATGGAGACTTGGTGAAATGAACGTAGGTGAATTGAAAGAGGCGTTGAAGGTCGCGCCCGACGATATGCTTGTCAAGGTGTGCGTGAACACTCCAGCGGGCTGGATTTGTCCAGATGGGTGCGCGATTGGCGTAAAGGCCGTCCATCATGGAATTGACTGGCATACGCACGAAATTTTGATTGTACCTGAATTCATGCTGGACATCCACGATGTTGAGGCTTGGGGAAAACCCGTGAAGGAGGAAGGTTGAACATGGAAACGGACTATGCGTACTACCAGGTCATGCGAAGCAGGAACAACGGTGACTTTTGGTCTAACTTGACTTCCGGGCAGGAATTGGATTGGGATGCGGCCAATTACTTTATGGACAAGGAACGGGAGAAGCATCCATCCGACTGGTTGAGGTTGGTGAAGGTTCAAGCGACAACCATCAGGGACTACACGGGCAACGAGAAGAAGAAAAAGGACGTGTTCATGAATGGCATGACCGCAGAGGAATACATCCGGAAAATCGAGGAAGCCCACGAAATCTCAAAGGGAAGCCAGTTGCGCTTTAAGTAAGAAAGGAAACTGAAATGAATATTGAATGGAAAGACGTTAAGGGAATCGTGTACGATCAGATGATTGAGTACATGAAGATGTTTTTGTATGAACAGAATTGCCCTGAGACTTGGAACCAGATAAGCGCGGGCTTGCATTGCATTGTTGCGACCTACAAGAAGAATGGAATCATTGCCGACTATATCGTGAAGTGCGATGACACGATTAACACCAATGAGGTGATTGACAACAACGAGTTCCATTGCGTTTTGGGGTGGAAGGTCAATGCCACCGACGAGTTCACTCTTGTGAATTTTGTACTTTCCCCTGGTGGAATTTACGTAAACGTCATTTGAGGTTCAGAACATGACAATGTGTCTTTGGGCATTGGGGTCCGTTCTATACGTTGCTGTCGCAGTGATGTGCTTCAGGTTCTTGCGTAAGACGAAGCAGCACATTTCGGAGAGCAAGCATTATCGCCGTCATCCCGAACAAATGGAGGAATTTGGTGGAACAATCACCGACGTGGTTGTTTCCGCCCTCTGGCCGCTTCAGGTAATCGGCTTTTTGTTCTATGGAATGAAGGGGTGAACCCTGTACAAATTTGGGCGAAACTGGTATAATATGGGTGGAGAACATTTAAGACATGACTATTATCAGCAAGTACATTGACCCAGGGACAAAGAACCTTGCGATTGGCGAGGAAGATTGGACGGCGCTGAACGCGCAGTACGACAAGGATTTCATAAAGGCTCAGATGATTGAGGAAATCCTTGGTGGCAACGTCAGGTTTCCCCACAACGACATAACCATTGAGGACGCCGCTGATGCGTTCCGCAAGTTGATTGACTACAAGTGCCGGGATTTCCAAATCGGTCAGGTTATGACAAGGTACGAGTACCGCTATCCAATCGGCGACAAGTTCCTTGTTGACAGCACGGTTGGAAACGATGCCTCAAACTTCTTCCAGCAGGAGGCGCGTTCTTGGGCAAGTGGCCACGGAGACCCTTGTCCTCAGGACGTGTGGAAAAGCGAGAGGTACTTGAACTCCGCCTTGAAGCCATTGTGGACGTTGAAGATGAAGAAGATAAACATGCACTCGTTCCATTCGGCGATTGCATTGAGAAGGTATTGGGCATCCCAGTTCCGTCCCGCTATGGCGAAGTCAATCTACGAGAAGTTCAACGCGGTTGACGTGCTTGACTTCAGCAGCGGTTGGGGTGACAGGCTTTGTGGATTTTACTCTTGCCAGAACACGCGCTCCTACATTGGCATCGACCCAAACAAGGCGGTCTATGACCAGTACTTCAAGCAGGTTGACTTGTACAAGACCATAATGCCCAACAAGACAACGACTTTCTACAATGCGCCCGCCGAGGAAGTCATACTTGAACCCGAAATCGTGGACACAGTTTTCACCTCACCGCCGTATTTCTGCGCCGAGACCTATACTCAGGACGACACTCAGTCTTGGGTGAGATACAAGGAGCGCAACGATTGGCTCAAGGGCTTCATGTTCCCTACGTTGAACAACGTGTGGCGGGCGTTGAAGCCGGGTGGACATCTCATAGTGAACATTTCGGACGTCCACCGCAAGGGCAAGGTTCAACAGATTTGCGACCCGATGAACGAATACATCCGCGTCATTCTCCACGGAACTCTGGTGGATTCGTTTGGGATGAAACTTGGTCAACGTCCGGCGTCTGGCGCGTACAAGGGAAAGACCGGCACTTGCGTGGAGCCGATTTGGGCGTGGAGGAAAGAGGCTTGATATGACATATTTGGAACAACACAGAGACGAGATATTCAAGAAGTACGACAAGGAAACCTTGCTACGGGACGTTTGGAACTACAAGAACGGCAAGGGAAGGTTGACGAAGTTCATCAACCAGTTCTTTGAGGAGTGCATATTCAACTGCAAGGACAACCGATGCAAGTTGACGCCGATGGAGGCTTTGCAGAACGATGAGGTGATGGCGAAAATCATTGGCGCGTTTGCGAAGAACCCAAAGCTCTACTATGGGACGGAAGTTGCGAACGTGAAGAAGTCGTTGTCTGTTTCAGGAATCGGTGCAAGGAAAGTTGCGAACTTCTGCCCAAGGAACGCAAGGACAATCTACAATAAATACTTTGACGATATACGTGGATTGAACATCCTTGACACTTCAAGCGGCTTTGGAAGCAGAATGCTCGCCGCCACGTTGAATGGCGCAAACTACTTTGGATTCGATCCCAATCCCGAACTTCACGAAAAGTTGAAGGAGTGTTACAGCTTCTTGGTGGAGAACAAGGAAGTGCCAGAGGGTCAGGTGTGCAAGTTGTATTGCAAGGGAAGCGAGGAACATGTTCCCGAACTTGACGGCAAGATGGACTTGTCCTTCACCAGCCCCCCGTATTTCAACCATGAGACCTATGCTTCTGATTCCGGAACTTCCACAACCAACTACAACAACTATGATGGTTGGCTGTATGAATTCGTTGTTCCAACATTGTTGAACACCTACAAGTACCTCAAGATTGGGGGACTTGCGATGATCAACATCAAGAACATGGTGTCAAGGGGAAAGAAGCCGCTTTACGATGACTTCATGCGCGTGTTCCAGATGATAGAGGGATTCGAGTACGTTGAAACCTTCACGATGGAACATCAGCACAAGAGGACGCTCAAAGAGGGCATGAACTACGTTGGATTCCAGGAACCAGTGATGGTTTACAAGAAGGTTGCTGAGTGCGAGAACGATCCCAACAAGATTGTGGAAATGTTGAAGTCTGGCATACAAGGCGTTGTGCGAATGAAGAAAGAGGATACGCCAAAGGAGCTTCACGTTGTCTCAGTTTGGCGGGAGGATGCAACCCCAGCGCCCCAGCCAAAGGTTGAAGTTGTGGAAACACCCGTAGAAGTGAAGGAAAATGAGCCACCCAAGCCAAAATATGAAATTATCGTGGATTCCCTTGACAACATAGACCCAAGGGCGTTTGCGAAGTTGATGCTTGAATTGAAGGACAAGGTGGATTTGTCAATAGTTCATGGGGACAATTCCACGGATGACGTTGTGGTGAAGCTGTGCAATGGACTTGGATTCAAGTTGAAGGAGCTTTACAATTCCGACGAAAAACTCTATACTGAATATGTAGGAAAGAAGAAACTGGTGAGTTGCCAAGCTGGGCAGAAGCCGGTGTTTGAAGTCATAGAGGTATAAGATGGAGTCTAACGTAGAAGGTAGCAACTTTGGTGAGAAGTCAACGTTTGTGGACTTGCCCGAGAACGACATTGGAAGTTCCGATCAGTTCATTGGAAACTTCCTTGCCGAGCCCGGTGATTTGTCCAACATCGTCAAGAGCAAGATTTGGGTGACGTCCGACACCCATTTCCACCACAGGAACATTCTCATCTACGAGGCCGCTTCCCGTCCTTGGTCGGACCGTGACCAAATGGACAGAGCCATGATTCAGCGTTGGAACGAGAGGGTTGGACCGAATGACGTTGTTTTCCATCTTGGGGACTTTTCGTTCGGGTCAAAGGGACGTGTGCGTGACATCGTGTCGAAATTGAAAGGAAAGATTTTCCTTCTTCTTGGAAACCATGACAGGGAGCAATGGGATTGGAATTGGCTTGACCTTGGCTTTGACCGTGTGTTCAAGCATCCTTTCCTCATGGATGGCAAGTTCATCTTCTCACATGAGCCTTTGGGTGAGATTCCAGAGGGCAAGGTGAACATCTACGGCCACGTCCATGGAAGCAAGTATTACAACACGAAGGACGACAACAGGCTTTGCGCTTGCGTGGAGCGTTGGGATTGCGCTCCAATTGAGTATGAACACATCAAGAGCTTGTTCTGAAGTCGTATAATTGACTGTATGACATTGGAAGAACTTGACGCAGCACTTGAAAAGACTGGACTTGACTTGACCAATCCACCCGACATGGAAGCCAGGAACCAAGTTCTTGCCTTGCATGGGCAGAGCATATTGAAATCAAAATAGGTTCGTTGCGAGAGGTGTTGGTATAGGGAAAATGGGAGATGTTTCCCCGGGTGCAGGTATTATGACTTGCCATCAGATCCTGTGGAAGTCAGCAAGCAATACTTGGCATCCCCAAATGACATAAGTGTATTCTCCTTCTTGTGTCAGTTCATGATTCCTGTGTATGAACAGGTGACTGGAAACAAGGGTACAATGAAGGAAATAACGAAGCATTTTATGAAGATGTGGAAGAAGAAGAAGAAGAAAAAGAATAGTGTGGGTAAAGGGTTATAAAATAAATTCAGTTTAGCTTTGATTTTTACATTTTTTGGCGTAAATATTATCTATAACTGAACGGACTTTACACATACGACCAAAAAGTTGTATAATACAGGATATGTTCAAGGCGATGGGGAGTTCCCATCAACTAAACAAACAAAGAAGAGGAAAAAGAAAATGAAGAAACTAATGACATTGGCATGTTGCGCAATGCTTGCACTGGCCGGTTTTGCCGGAGGTGCGTCCGCTACGCCATGCTGCGGATTCACTGGCGAGTCTTCTTGCCAGATTTGGTTCAAGGGTTCCGCAAACGGTAAGATCTCAACTGGCGTTGCCAATCAGTCCTACAAGACTGTCAAGGCACTTCAGGTCAAGAGCGTTCAGCTTGTGATTGCCGACGATGGTTCTAACGTCGTGGCTCAGGTTGTTCTCTCTGGCAAGAAGAAGGGAGTTGAGAACTTCACGAAGACTCTGGATTGCACCGAGTTGAAGTGGAACGTGTTCGGAAAGAACATCAACAGCACGAAGAAGGAAGTTTCCCTTGAGAGCGAGATTTTCTTCCAGGCTGAGGATGATTATGGAACGACCCAGGTGAGTGGCGTTCTGTTCGGCACGGTAAAGGCGAAGAAGACTGGCTCTGGTTGCAGCCCATGTGGTGAGACAATCACGGCCAAGTACACGCCTGGAACGTTCAAGGGCAAGTATGTTGGTTTTGCACCAGCTACTGGTTGCGCTTGCGCCGCTGAAGGTACCGCCGCCCTTGGCGAGGGTACTTGCTCCGACACGAGCTGCTTGACCTTTGTTGAGCAGACCGACGACAAGCAGGAGTATTTCTGCGGAGACGTGACGCTCAAGTTCGACTCCAAGAACTCCGGCTACAAGGCCCGCTAAACGAAACACACGTTTAGTTTCTTGAACATATGAAGGTGAGGTGAAGAACCTCACCTTTACTTTTTTTGTTGGATGAGGTATAATATACAGAGAAAGGTTTATTGATATGACACAAATGTTTTTAGCATTGCTTGACCATCCTTGGATATTCGCGTTCTTGGTTCTTTGCGTCTTGGCGTTCATCCGAATGACATACGATTTCATTCTTCGTCTGTTTGGGAAGAAGGGGTTTGAGAACAAGACTGATGAACATTGGGTGGGAACAATTAACGATGCTCCACCTCCGCCCCCGGAGCCTGCAAAGGTGCCGAATCCCCCAACGCCACCGGATGACGTGTTGGAGGCGGAAGAGGATTTGCCTTGCAAGGACTTTAAGGACGAAGATGATTATGTTTATCGGGACGGCAATCTTGGCATCTCGTCATGGACTACGGACTTCAAGCCCGTAGAGGAAGTAAAGAAAGAAAAAGAAGGAGTGCATTGAAATGGGATATGACGTTTCAGCATACGTTGAGAAGAAGAACAAGGAAACCGGAAAGTGGGATCTTGTAACTCCCCAGGCCGTGTCGGCAAGGTTGAAGTACATTTTTGACGACTACAACAAGTTTCCCCAGGTGAAGTGGGACGATCTTTCCGATGGAATGAAGGGAATGTACAAGCAGGAGAAGGACGACACCACTGGCGAGGCGCGTTGCTACACCAACTTCTATGTCACCACCCTTCAGGAACTTGAGGACAAGACTTCTGACAAGATCAACGATTGCTTCACAAGGTTGAACATGGTGGTAAAGGCTTTGGGTTGCGAACGTGTGTTTTCGGACGAGGGTGATGAGCTTGAGCCTTGGGGGGATGATGAGAAGAAGGACAAGCTGACATTTCCCATCAACAAGCAGCTTATTGAGGACTTGCAGTATGGGTATGAGAACATGCGCCAAATCGGCCAAAGGGAGGCGTTTGATCTATTCATCAGCGAGTATATCCACTATGACGGCGAATATCGCATAATCTTTACGGTTTCGTGAGTTATGGTTGGTAAAATGAATTGAAAATAATGTCCCAGGGGTCATTGACTTCAGGGACGTTTTTTGATATACTGTTGGTGTTGAAGGAAACAAGGAGTTAATGATGAAAAACCCTGAATACAAGCCCAATTGCGAAAAGGCAATCTTGACAGTCAACTACCCTCTGGGGTTGACCCGTACGTATTCTCATTATGCTTGGAACCGTTTGACCGCGGCTCTTTGGGCTATGTACAAGTCAATGTCAATTCTTCTTCGTTTTCCTCTGCGCAAGACCCATTGGGTCCGCACGGGACTTGAAATCCGTCCTTGCAACGCAATTTATCTGTAAAGGAGAACCATCATGATCAAGTTCATCCTTACCGCTGAGAAGGAAGACGATCTCATCAACCTTTTGGTCAACACGGCGTCTGTTGATGTTCAGCGCGTGAAGTGGAACGTCAACAGCATTACGCGCTCCGACGAGGACGCCCACTGCGAATCCGACTGGGATCTGCACGATCTTGTGAAAGCTGGAAAGTTCCATGAGGTTGACAACGCCATTATGAGCGGAGACGTACCAGTTGGCGGCCTTGTTGTGGTGTGCGATGTTGACACCAACCCCATCTGGGGATACGTTTGCGGCAATGGCAACTCTTGGTACAAGGTGTATCTCTGCCCTGAAATCGTCAAGGCGATACTGCACATAGTCCATCCCACCGCCCGCTATTTCGTGATTGGAACTCACACGGCACATGCGTTCAACACCAAGACCGACGTTGGCATGTGGCTTGAGGAGGGATTCAACGCCTGCGAGGGTTCTGAGCAGCGCCGCTACGCCTCCATGATGAACCAACTTGACTCTGGCAAGATGTTCCTTGACTACGATGCCTAATTGGAAAGGAGAAGATGAAAATGAAGACGAAAACCTATAATGTCTATGCCGACCCAAGCCATGCGTGGGTGAAGGTGAAGATTGCCGAATTGGACAAGTTGGGCATTTCAAGGTACATTTCTGAGTTTTCCTATGCGCGTGGGAACTATGCCTATCTGGAGGAAGACCAGGACGCAAGCACCCTCATTGATGAACTTGAGAGACGAGGAATTGAGCCAAAGTTCAAGTTCCACCACACGGACAAGCAGTCCAAGATTCGCAACTACATGAGTTTCACAAGAAGGTGAGTCTAAATGAAAAACCTGGTGAAGTGGTTCAAAGGTCTGTTTTCTCGGAAGTGCGTTTCGCATGAACATGACACGCGCAAGATGAACAAGTATCTGGTATTATGGCGGACGAAAGACACCGGTTACTATGCAAACGAGTCCCGTGTATGGGCGGCTTGCGAAGAGGACATTCCCGATATTTTGCGGAAGTTCTTCAAGCTGAAGAAGAACGAAAAATTCACAGAGTTTCGGGTTCTTAAGAAAATTCGTCCACTTTGATTGGGAAAGGAACAACAGAAAATGAAAACTTGTTCTTGGGGGCATCCCGCCCTTACCGAGAAGCAGGTGATTGCGATTGCAGAGAACATGATTCCGGTGAAGCTGCGCCCATACTATGTAGGGATTGACGCAATGCGCCAGACATTGGATGAACCTTGGACGGAGTGGAACACAGACATCATCCTCTACTTCAAGTACCCTGTTGCTGGGGGTCTGTCTGACGAACGTTACGCCCATTCAGACCTATACAACCTCAAGGAGGATTTGGATTCGCTTTACATTGACGAGGATTCCAGTGACGAACTGCTTGAGGAATATGACGAAGAGCATGACGGCATGCCCGTCAAGGAAATCAAGCCATTGCGAAAGTCCGTCAAGTGGCACAAGCCCGGATATGAGGGAGAAAATTGCTGATGGGATGTACAGTTCCAAAACCACCAAAGTTCAAATCCATTTACGTTCCGGAAACCAATTTTCCAGTGACGCCGAGACTACCCCATGACATAGCCTTGCCTACGTGGGTTGAGGTTCCAGAAAACTACTATGTTGCGTCATGCAGAATGCAAACTTACAGGAACAGCTATGCCGTGGTTGTGGTGTTTTGGGGAAAGCCAAACAGCTTAAAAGAATGGGATCGTGGCTATGCGAAGGTGTATGTTTACGATGACGATAAAATGCGACCATTTCCCCAAATGAAGGGGATTATACAGGAGATACGCAAGCGCAAGTTGAACTACTCAAGTAAAAGCTTTTATGAGATTTCCGAAGATGGTGAAATACGCGAGAGCATAACAAAGGACATCCCATCCAACGATACCTTGCGCGAAGTGGCCGTTCTTATGATGGAATTGCATGAACGTTGGCGCGACTATCCCAACATTGACAATTTTGACATGGTTGAGAAGTTGGAGAAGGCCAAGGACTCCATACGCCGGATGAACGATGAGGAGACATACGGCTATACGAAAAACCGAATAGAGAAAATCAGAGCGTCAATCAAGGAAGAACAGGAGCAAATTTCCCAAATTGAACGCGGCTTGAATTCAATGTACGAAGAGGCAGCAGATGCCATGAACCTTCTTGAGGAAAATGGCATTGACCCAAACCACTTTGACGATAAGCCGGAAGAGGAAGTGAAGCCAACAGTTGAGCAGCTTCAGCACATGGTTGACTGCCTTAACAACAGGCTTGGGGGAATGCCTGGAGATTCCATCAGGTACATTGGAATTGCGGACATCAAGAAGTTGGGAAATGGCAGCACCATTGTCCAACCAATGAACATAACCGCCAACCCAGAAGCTGGAGACATAGTGCTTGACCCCAAAACTGGACATACCGCCATGCTTGACAGTTATGGCAATTGGCAAGTTGTTTCCTCTTGACAAAAAAGTGGATTTGACGTATAATGTAGTATGAGCATAAGAAAACCATCACACACAACCTATCATCTGCCGAGGGAGTGGACTGCCTCGGTTCCAACCGGTTGGAGCAATGCCTCAAACTGGGCAACACGGGCGTGGGCTTCCGCGGACGCCGACTATGACTGCACCGGAAGCCGTTTTAGTGTGACAAAGCAATTTTCTGTTCCCCTTCCAGATTGGACGAAGAAGTACGAGGGGTTCAAGGAATCTGCGTTCAGCTTTGGAGGCAATCCAAAACTCGTTGTCATCCAGTATGATCCCACAACTACGTTGGGTGTTGGGTTTGCCGTCCTTCATCTTGTTGATCCAAGCACCGATGAGCGGCTTCCCATGATGGATTCAATCTACAAAGTGGTTTCGGAGACATACAAGGGAAGTGGGCGAAAGGAATACAGTCTGTCCGAGGACGGCATTGTGCGTGGTCCGTTTGGAATTCCTGACATTTCCGCAATCACTGCCATTATGGAGGATATGACGTCCGTGTACTATGAGTGGAAGGATTTTCCCAACGAGACTGAATATTCTGTGGTTAGGCAGTTGAACGAAGCCAAGAAGAAGATAAAGAAGATGCAGTCCGAGGTTGGACTCAAGACCATAGAGACCAGGATTTCGGACAGACGCAACATGATTCAAGAGGCTCAGAACGAAATAGCCGAGCTTGAAAAGAAGTTGAACACAATCTACGAAGAGGCAGCGGACGCCATGAACCTTCTTGAGGAACATGGCGTGAAGGTTGACGATCCCGAGAAATGGGAAGATAACAATAAGTTTCCTGACTGTGAAGTAACAATCCCGTATGACCCATCTGCCCTTATAACTCTCAATACACCAGGTGATCAGCATATCTACAAGTTGTGTGATGAGGATATAAACGCAGCTGGGCGCACTTGGAGCAAGGAAGAAATACAGGATATTATAAACGAGTCTCTGGCAAGCTGCGCATATAATTCAATTGGGACAAGTTCAAGTTCGTCCAGTGGGAGTTAATGTGAAAAAGACATTGAAGAAGTTATTGAAGACCGAGTGGGATTTCATGCTTTCAACGGGACCGTTGAAGGTCATGTCCGCGTATTTCGACGCTGTTGCGATAAATGGCCGACAGGTTGGAAGCAAGGCAAATTCTTATGTGGATTTCCTTGAGAACATGTGGTATGAGGAATACGCATGGGTTGAAGTGAAAAGAACGATTTATGTATGATAAAGAGGTATAAAATATGGAAGTTATAACTGGAAAATTGTGGTTTGAACCATGTTGTCCTAAATGTGGAAAGACAATTGATATTGAACGAGGAGAAAGCGGACTTTACGCCAGGTGCGGGAAATGCAACAACGAATGGTCTGCATCTTCATTTGGAGACTTACTTGACGAGCAGAAATGGCTTGAACAGTTCAACCCCGAAAAAACCGAACAAGAATAGACAGAAGAGCCTGAAGAGGGACACGAAGGTAAAAAGGTTATGGGTACGGTTACAATTCAGAATCACACTACGTTGAATCCAATCACGCTGATAGGCGAGGAGGCCGGCATTTGCTGGGGAGCAGATACAACAGACGAGGCGAAGAACTACAAGCGGGGAGTGGATTGCATCAAGTCGGACCATGGACGCGCAATGGAGTTTCCCCAGATTTACCTTGTCCTTGAAGGTTGGTCTGCGAAGGTCATCCGAGAGTTCTACACGCACATTGGCGGCGCCCCGACAAGACTTCAGGCAAGCACAAGGTACATTGACTACTCAAACGGATTCTATTCCGTCACGCCACCTTCGGTTGAGAACAACCCGGATGCACTGGCGGCGTGGAACGAGTTCATGCAGACTGTCGCGCCGAAGATTGAGCAGTTGAAGAAACTGGGAATCCCGAACGAGGATGCAACCAACGTCCTTCCACTTTCCTACATGACGAAGGTTGTTGTGCGCACGAATCTCCGCAATCTCATCGACATGTGCCACCAGCGTCTTTGCACAAGGGCGTATTGGGAATTCAGGCAGTTGATGAAGGAGATTCTTTGGCAGTTGGAGAACTATTCCGACGAATGGGAGGACTTGGTTCACGACCTCAAGGTGTTCAAGCCCAAGTGCGAGTTGCTTGGCTACTGCCCCGAGAAAAGGGGTTGTGGGAAGAAGGGTAAACGTACCGAAGAGGGTAAATGTACAGACGAGGTACAAAAGCCATTGGATTTCATTTGGAATGGAGAAACGCAAACAAAGGTAGTGTCAAGGGATGAACGCTACGATTAGAAGAAAGTGGACAAGGCGTGATGATGGATTGGAACGTTAAATGGGCGATGGATTCCGAAAAGGGGCAGTTGTCTGGTGAGGAAATTGTCTCCGGTGTAAAGGTTGTTGACGCAATCAACGCCTTTCTCCGCAACAGGGAAAACAGATCCAAGAGAATCATCGGCATAAACGCAATCCAGGAAAAACCAATCAGAAAGAGAAGGAGAATCAGGGACTATGAAAGCAACTATTGATGGCATAACATATGAGGGAACAGAAGAGGAAATCCGCCGTATTGTGGAGAATCCGCCGCACAGACCTCCAGTGCAAATCAATTATTGGGACGAGTGGGGAAGGAACATTCCGAGACCGCCAATATATTCCCCAACCGAAGATCCATACAGAGGGGGATATCCGATTGTGATGTGTTCAATCATGTAATGGGAGAAAGAAAGAAATGAGAGTTACTATTGACGGCATAACATATGAGGGTACGCCCTCTGAGATTAGGAACATTGTGGAGAATCCACCCAAGGTGAATGACCAACACATTGACTGCCCCGACAACGACAATTGGAACTATCCACACCACAGTCCCAACCTCCCGGGTTTTGGTTCTGGACTGACGTGGTGGGACTCTCCTGGAATTCAGAGGAACTGGGACGGTTCTCCGAAGGTGACTTGCTGTGCAGCTCTGCCCTCCAACATGTTGTACTGACAAGGGGGTGGTTATGACTTGGCAGGTTATACTGGTATTGATGCTATTGGGACATCTTGTTGCGGACTACACGTTGCAAGGTTGGTTGGCAGATGGCAAGCAGAAGAAGTGGTGGCAAAATTGCTTCAAGGGAATTGTACCGGAAAAATACAAGAGGGATTATTGGGCCGCGCTTTATTGTCACGCCCTCTATTGGAGCATTTTCATATGCGCACCGTTCTACGCATCACCATATTTCATTGTGGCAATCGCTGTCAACACACTGGCACACGCCATCATAGACAACGAAAAGGCCAATGTGATGAGCATAAATCTGATTCAAGACCAGTTGCTTCATCTTGTGCAGATACTCTTGACCTTTGGAATAATGATGGTACTTTAAGGAGAAAACGCAATGGCAGATGACAATGAGAAACCCGGATTGCCGGACTACAACTTTGAAGCGCAGAAGCTGGTTGTGGACTATGTGAAGGAGCATCTTGACAAGTCCGATCCATACGTGCAGTTTGACGTGTATGTTGTGTGGCAGTGCTGCATACTTGGAAACCGGAAGTGGTTGATTTCAACTTCGCTTCCAGATGGTATGTACTATGAAGTGACATACGATTTCAACAAAGGCTGCTACTACTTGGACGCATACAAGAAGTTTGAGAACCGCTGCATCTGGTGCAGTGAAATACGTAAATGAAGAGCAAGGGAATAGCCATATTTCTTGCCCTCATTTTTGGGGGTTTGGGCTTTCACAAGTTCTATCTTGGGAGGCCGTTCCAGGGGTTGTTGTATTTCTTCTTTGCAGAGACTGGCATACCTTCCATAATAGGGTTGTTTGAGGGAATACGATATTGCTTTATGACCGACAATGAATTCTACTGCGAATATGGCTGAGTTACTGAAGGGTACTTGACATCGGGTACCTTTTTGTGGTATACTGTATGCGTATGGAGAAAAAAGCAGATACAAGTCTTGATGTTTTTGACGTGGTGGGCATTGTGCTTGTCACCCTCAAGATAATTGGCGTTGAGCCTGTGGTCGGTTGGTCATGGTGGCTTGTTCTTGCGCCGTGGTGGATTTACATTGGTGCGCTTGCCGTCATGGCGTTGCTTGCGTCATGTGTGAAGTCCGACAACAAAGAAAAGGAAGAAAACTGAAATGAACCTTGGAATACCAGATTGTTGCCCCGTGTGTGGGGGAAAGCTTGAAGTCCTTGAAAGCAAGGATGGAATCAAGAACCTCTTTTGCGTGAACGAGAAATGCCCTTCACGGTTCAACGAGCAGGTCTCCGCGTTCTGCGAAAGGCTTGGCATCATGGGCGTGTCAAACACAACCCTTGAGAATTGGGGCATCAAGACCATACAGGACATTGTTGGATTTACCCCAAATCCGGCATACAAGTCCGAGGTGAAGTTCTCGGAGGAACTTGACAAGAAGATGTGGACTGCAAGCAAGGAGAGCATTTTCGTTGCATTGTCTGCGCTTGTCTATGGCGTTGGACGCAGAGAAATGAAGAAGTTCTGGGACAACTACGCCCCAACTTGTCTGCATGGCAACATTTCAATTTCCGACCCATCTGTGAAGGAGCAGGCAATCCTTGACAACCTCGATGTTGTTGGAGAGGCGTTTGATTCCATCGTGCAGAATTCCAAGTACAAGGAACCGGTTGTGGTTGAGACATCCAAGGTTGAATCCACGAAGGGAAGCATCTGCTTCACAGGCAAGTTGGAGACAATGACCCGTTCCGTTGCACAGGAAAAGGCGAGGAATCTGGGCTATGAGATTGCAGAGTCCGTGGCGAAGGGTCTGGGAACTTTGGTTGTTGCTGACGCCGGGTTGAAGGGAGAGCCATCGTCAAAGTTGAAGAAGGCTCAGAAACTCGGAATCAGGATAATGAGTGAGTCAGAGTTCAACGCCCTGTAAAGGAGAGCAAGACATGTACGGAGACAGGAACACAATCAAGGACAAGTTGCCGAGCTGGTGGAGATATGGCGACCCGCTCTACTACTGCGAAGAGGACGACACCCTTTGGACTTCCCAGGCCGAAGTGTCGATCCATTGGCATGACATCCGCATCAAGAACGTCGTGAATCTTCTCTACAAGGCGCGGAACGAGGCTGCCGAACATCTGGCCGGAATGAACAGATGCAAGAGCATGTATCCAGTATACCAGAAGGAGATTGACAGAGCCAACGAACGTCTCAAGGTGCTTATGGCTTCAAGGGATTGGCGCGAGACGAACGCTTCACATGCCGAAAAGAGGCGCGAGGTGGTGACTCTTCAGTACAAAAGGTACGAGTGGCTTGACAAGCTCCACAATGAGCAGAAGGTGTTTGCTCAGCTGAAGGTGGCGTACAAGATGGCGAAGGAGGCTGTTGCTGACTTTGAGAAGATGCTCAAGGATTATCAGACCAAAAGGGATGCCGCAAGGGAACGCTGCAAGGCGCAGGAAGCCGAGAAGAACAAGGAGAAGTAAGAAATGAAAACATTTATGGTATTCATTGGAATAGTTGCGGTGTTCATCGCAATCCTTGTTGTCAGTCTGAACGTTGAGAAGCGCAACGCCATACGGGACTACAATGGTGGATTCCACAGAGAGTGCGGAGGAAAGTGGGATTTGTATTCTGCCGCTCATGTGTGGAATTCTGGAACGGTCTACTACTACAAGTGCTTGAAGTGCGGTGAGAAGTTCTCCACACGATTCGCAGACTTAAAGGATGGGAAGAAGTGAAATGCACACATACATGAAGAAGAGCCCGGTCTACTACGCCGTTTCCATTCAGGGATTCCATAACAAGTTTGGCTGGTATCTTTGTAATGAAACGGAAGTCGAGTTGGTGGAGTTTGCAAAGATGGTCAATGCTTCCTGGGCTTGGAACATGAAAACGGGGGTTCTTTCATTCAAGGACAAGTCGGAGGGGGTAAAGCTCAACAGACCCGAACATGTCAAGATTGGGGATGTTGTTGTTGCCTATAACGATTGGGAGAAATGGCGCGTTGATGTTTGGACTTCCGAGGATTTTGAGAAGAAGTTTATCAAGCTTGAACGAATGGGAAACTGACAATGGCTACGAAGAAAACTCAGACGATAACCGAGGTCAAGGACTTCAATGGAACACCCGTCCATGTTGGGGACTTGGTTGTGTATATCGCAAAGACCTATTGCACGGCCAACCTTGCATTTGGAAAAGTGTCTGCCCTTTCAAGGGTCTTTGGTCAGGATTGCGTGGTCATCAAGCGCGATGGCTGCGATTGGGTAGAGGCAAAGCCAACGTCCAGAAGCATATACAAGGTGGGTTGACAAACAGAAAGAATTATGATATACTATAGGTGAAAGGACACAATTTATGGATTCAATGTTGAAAGCGAGAATTGCATCTGCGAACTCCGCGTATAGGCGCGGCGAACCTGTCATGTCAGACCAGGAGTATGACGACCTTCTTGATGATTTCAGGAAAACCGTCACTCCAGAGCAGTATGAGGATTTCATTTCCGGGTTGAACGAAGGTGTCGTTGAACTGGATGATGGCAAGGTCAAGCATCCCTACATTATGGGGTCGTTGGAGAAGCTGAAGTACGAGGAGCCCGAAACCGTCAAGAAGTGGATTAAGGAGAATATCGTTGGGAAAATGTCAGTGTCCGCGAAGGTTGATGGCATTTCCTCACGCGCCGAATATCGCAACGGCAAGCTCGTCTCCCTCACCACGCGAGGTGACGGCTACATGGGAATGGATATCACCTCCAAGGCGAAATACGTCAAGGGGCTTCCATCTGAGATTCCCTATGGCGTGTGGGACAATTTCACGGGTTCCATCCGCGGCGAGCTTGTCATCATGCGCGAGGACTTCGAGAGCATCAAGGACAAGTACGCCAATCCACGCAACGCTTGCGCCGGCATCATGAACCGCAAGGACGGCGACAGGAAGTTCAACGAGTCAGAGGCAAGGCTTGTGTCCTTTGTCCCCTACACCGTTCTTGGGAACCAGTATGCCAAGGAAGAGCAGTTTGGTTTCCTTGAGGATGTTGGATTCAACGTGGCATGGAACGTTCTCATTGACAAGAGCGGCATTGACGACACCATCGTTGATTGGCTTTTCAAGACGGCCCAGGACGAGCTTCCCTATGAAACTGATGGACTTGTGATTTGCGATTCCGAATGGAGGAACGAGGACAAGTACCGTCCCGATGGATGCAAGGCGTTCAAGATCAATCAGAGCGCGGGCATCACGAAAATCATCGGCTTTGACTGGGGTACGCCCAGTGCGAATGGCAAGTTCACGCCAGTTGCCCTTCTTGAGCCAATTCAGCTCGCCGGTACGACAGTGAAGCGCGTGACCTGCAACAACATCACATGGATTGAGAAGATGGGCATTGAGATTGGCAAGACCGTCAAGGTTTGCAAGCGAGGAGAAATCATACCTGCTATTGAAGAAGTGTTGGATTAAAAACAAATAATATGGTATTTGATAAAACCGAGTGAATATTCACTCGGTTTTATTTTGTATAATTGTAAATAGTAAAGAACGAGGTTGGATGAAACTCGGAATCTCAACCAACCTCTAACCACAAACAATAATCGAGGTATTGAATATGGCTAATAAAAATTATACTCATTTCACAGGATAGGAATTACTGGATGCGGTAGACTGCATATTTGCAAACACAAATAGAAGACTTCCAGCTACAATAAAGAAATACAATCCTGACTTGCTTTTAGAAATTGAACGCAGAACACAGTTTCTTAATGCGTTCTATGAGCAACGAAAAAGCAATGTTCCAATTGGTGCAAGACTATTTTGCATTGAACACAATTTGAATTCACAACCAATATGTCAAAACCAAAATTGTCCAAATCATAGTCCAGTTGAATGGAGACATGCAACACAATCGTTTGCTCCACATTGTTCTTGCAGTTGCGCTCAATCAGACCCACAAGTTAAAAATCAAATAGAAAAAACCAATGTAGCAAAATATGGCAGTAAAAATGTATTTCAATCTGAAGTGATAAAGAATCGGATACTGAATACTATGCGAAACAAATATAATGTGGATAATCCTTCTCAATCTTCAGAAATACAAAAGAAGAAAATTGAAACCTTTATCAAACATTACAACACAACACATCCATTAAAATGTAAATCAATAAAAGATAAGGTACGAGCAACAAACGAGGAACGTTATGGTGGTCCGGCTCCCATGTGTGATAAAAGTGTTCAGAGAAAAATGGAGAAAACATGTGAATTTCGCTATGGTGGTATAGGATTTGCATCAGAAGAATTGGCGAAAAAGTCTATTGAGACAACAGTAAAGATATATGGTAAAACACCAATTGAATTGGGGCATGAAGCGGCGAAAATAATATCTAAGTCGAAATCCGAAATTGAACTTGACAACTATGTATCTACTATTTGCAATTGTGAAATTGAATTTAATTGTCGCACAATACTTAAGAATGACCGAGAACTTGACATCTACATTCCATCAAAGAATCTGGCTATTGAATTCAATGGCGACTATTGGCATATGAATCCACGATTATATGACGAGAGTTATTACAATTCACAGTCTCAATGTACGGCAAAGGAGAAGTGGGAATATGATAAACTGAAACAGGAAGAATGCCAATCTCTCGGAATCAAGTTGATTGTTGTATGGGAATATGACTGGATTCATTCTCGAACTGATGTTGAAAACATGCTGCGTACTGAATTTACAAAATCCAGATAATGTGGTATAATATGACAAAGGAGAATTTGAACAGATGAGCAAGCCAACAAAGACACAGATTCATTTGACATTGGAAGCCAAGCAGGTAGTCAATCTTGCCGTTGGACATTCAGATGTTCACGATGTCGTATGGGTGAGGAATTACAAGAAGGGTAGAAACCCAATGCAATTTCCCAAGTTCGGACAATGGAAGACCTTTGACGAAATAAAAAAGTCTCTGAAGCAGGAGATTGAGAAGAGGTTTCCGAAGGACGCATTTCCCTTCAAGCAGCCAGAAGGCAAAATCACATTGTATCGCCGAAACGAGGAGGACAAGGAATATCTCTGGGACATGGGAGACTTTGACGTGGAGTGAAATTATGGCCGAGAAGAGAAAGAAGCACAAGAAGGTGAAGGTCTACGAGTGCAAGCACTTCAAGTCAGACTCTGACGATTTCAGCAGGTGGATTCATTGCAGGAACCGCGACCTCCCCTGGAATCAGTGCATTTGCGAAAACGTCTACGCCAGAAAACTTTGCCCTTGCTTCAAACGCGGTGCTCTTCTTGGCGAGTTCGACAGACTTCCTGAAATCAACACTGATGAGTGGAAGGAGAAATTTGCCAATGAGTTCAAGTCCGTGATAAAGGAACTTGAATGGGAAATTGAGGACAAGCAGGAAACTCTGGATATCTTGAAGAAAAGGATGGAGAAGTATGGCTGACCTGGGAAACAAGGTTGACATTTACGAATGCGCCCATTTCGAGTACGAGTACGATGACTTTGGAAAGTATTGCTGGTGTCATTGCCCCGAAAGCGGACATAGGGAATGCCCCAGTGAGAAAATCTACGCAATGCAGTTCTGCCCCTGCTTCAAGAAGGGTGAACGCAGGGGCGCATGGGAACCTGACCCCTATGAACTGGAATACGCGGAGAGGTTCAAGAAGAGGATGAACAGAGAATCCATTGAAAGGGAAATGAAGGAACGTGCCATGTTGCACTATCTGAAGGAGAAATACGAGCCATGAGCAAATTGAAGTACAGAGACATGAGGACAAAGTGCGAATTATTCTACCTGGACAACCCCGAATTCGCGGAAGAGCCGTGGAAGCATCCCGACCCTTCCATTCATGTTGTCGAGGTGTTCAAGGTTCATTCGTTCAACGAGGCAATTGAGTACACGAAGAACTACAATCTTCAGCACTCCGACCACAGGTATTTCTGGAGACACAAGCATGAAAAGGGCGACTATGGCTTGTGGCACGAGGATGGCGTTTGCAGTTGGGGATTGTCCGACGTTGACAACTACTTCGTTGACAAGATAGCGAAGGAACGCATCAAGCTGCGGGAATTGGATAGCAGCAAGATGTTGTATGAAGATGAATACAACGCGAAGAAGGATGCCATTCTTGAAAGGGTTGGACGTATCCGCAGAAGGTCAAGGAACAAAGTCATACGTTTCTTCGTGAAGTCCGGCATGGCGATTTCCGACTGGTGCGGATGGTATTTGAAGGACAAGTGGATTGAGAAGCACAAGGACCGCAAGTGGAAGCGCGAACGTCTGGCGTATTGGAAGAAGAACAAGCATGACATCCAGGAGAGCTGGAATCTTGAACTGCATCTTCTTGGGGACTTGAAGTGGAACTTGAAGCGTCTGAATGAAGAGGGCTACGGCATAAACTCCGAGTTCATTCGGGACATCGTTATGGAAGACCACAAGGACGAACCTGATTTTGACTACACCAAGTTCATGGAGAAGTTCTGGATGGGTGGTTCCGTTGGTGACGTTGAGGACCGTGCGATTCAACGTCAGAAAGAAACTTACGAGCGCATTTGCCATTTGGTTGACCTCTACACTTTCTACTACAACTCCGAGGTTGATGGCGAGGAAGTGAACGAAAAGACACGCACCGATGATATGAGGGAAATCTACATCCCCGAGACCTATGACATGATTGACTACATGGCTATGTCCGAAAAGGGCAAGGAAGCCTGGAACGAGATTTGGGACTTGGTGAAGAGGTACGGACAGCAGATGAACGATTAATGGTAAATATCCGTATGATTTCATACGAATATGTACCGCACAACATCTGCACCCAACTCATAAAGCTGGTGATAGACGATTCCAACGACACCGTGAATTCAATTTACATTCTTGGTGGTTGTCATGGTAATTTGACCGCGATAATGAGGATGATGAAGGGAAAGTCCGTACAGGAGTGCATAAATTGCTTTCAGGGAATAATCTGTGGCCGCAGGGGAACTTCTTGTCCAGACCAGATAGCAAAGGCTTTGGAACTGTATGTGAAAGGACAATGCGAAAATGGAAAAAGATATGAAGGATAACAAGGACATTCGGAAAGACGCGGAAAAACTTTCTAAACTCATAGGTTTGACTGTTGTTTCCAAGGAAGAGTGCTGGGACGAGACGCGCAAGATGTTTCGTAAGTTCTATTCTATCAAGGGGATTTCGTGCGTGGAACTTGAAATAGAGCCAAGGCCGCACATATATCTGAAGTTCACGGATGGAACTGGACGTATCATATGCTCATTGGGGGAGTTTGAGAAATACACCGCGAAAATAGACGAATACGGTTCCATTCTTGAATACCTTACATGTGTGGGCTTTTCCACGCTTGACCTTTGATTTCTTCCCTTAAATTGTAAATATTACCAATGAAAGAACACATCCAGATTTTTCAGGGGTAATATCGCAATGGAAGAAGATTTGACATCAAAGACAATTGGCTATGTGGTTCCGCCTTACGTGCAACCACCTCCACCGCCACCTCCTCCACTACCGCCGCTACCACCTCCGCCACCACCGGCTTTCGTATAGGGGTGGATAACGTACATCAACTCGTACATGGACATACGTCTGAAGCAGATGTATGACAAAATAGCGCGTGGTTATTTCATAATCGACGAGGCGAGCTTTGACCAGATGAGGGTCAATGACATCATTCTTGGCGGCAAGAGCCTGCGGGCAATAATACAGAAGTTGCTTGGTATGCAGCCGTTGCCACCACCTCCGGCACCTCCGCCACCTGCCCCAATACCTGTTCCTGTGCCACCTCCACCAGTTCCGGTGCCATATCTTCCAATTGCACCGGTGCCGCCACCTCCATATGCTGCATATCCTTATGCACCACCTCCGGGGATGGATATTGATGGCTTGATTGCGTATTTCAACCAGTACGTTCAGGACGTTGGAAAGAAAATTTACGAAAAGCTGAAGAGCTACGAAAAGACCCCACATACGCATATCTGGTTGAAGGACAGGTCAACGGCGCACATCCACGAGCTTATTGTTGAGAATGGCGTTATCAAGACCAATGACCTTGGTGAGATTAATTGCGATGATGATTGCACTTGCACTGATTGCGATTGCTCTTGCAGGCACAAGGAGCGTGACGACGTTGCGTTCAACCGTCTCTTGATGACCGACAGGTTGACAAAGAACGTATACGAGATATTCGTGGACAACGGTGTTCTTATGACAAACTTGTTCAGGGGAGATTAGGAAGATTCTTCTGGAAGTGGATTGATTGATTCTACGGATGGAAACATAATAGATTCAATTGACGATCAACAGCCTTGCTCGCATCGTCCTCATCCACCACCGTATCCTCCTTTCCCTCCGCCTCCTCCACCGCACCCACATCATCACCATCATAAACAGTGAGGTGAAACACAATGGAAGGATATACTGACACAAGGGTATTCGGCTATTATGGACAGCCTTATGCGTACATTCCCGTACCGTAGCCACCGGTGCCACCACCTGTGGCTCCGCCTCCCCCTCCTCCCCCGCCGCCGCCACCGCCTCCATACATATATCCATATGCGCCGCCGCCCGAGGTGAAGCAGCACGAAGAACCAGATCCACCAATAGGAAGTGTGCCTTTGTTTTCGTTCTCCGTCATTTCGGATGTGCATTTGAACGATGAGACGGATGAATCGGGTTGCGATGACTTGAAGCATTTGTTCTACTTGCTTGGGCAAAGGAATTATCTTGACGATTTCAACCTCAAGTACATTTGCTGTTGCGGTGACATTGGAAACAACGAAGACCACGAGTTTCCAACGTTTCAACGCATTGTGAAAAAACACTGCCCGATAGAGTCCGACAAGGTGTTTTCTTGTGCAGGCAATTACGATTAGGAATTGACCGCGGCACAATGGAAAGAGCAAATGTACGATGCAAGTTTGCATGAGAAAGTCACGTCCGACAAGAACTTCTCGTTTACGGAAGACAATTTCGTGTTCGCGTTCATGTCTTTGGCTACGCAAGAGGACACTTTGTCCGACGTTCCTGAAAGGAAATGCTATTTGGATGACGTGAACACGCATACAAGGGAATGGTTGACGGAAGTTGTTGAAAGCGCAAAGGGCAAGACCTTGTTTCTGTTCATGCACTATCCTCTTGTCAACCGTCAGTGTGCGGACACCACCCAAGTTGATGTTCCCGTGTATGATTGGACAAGTGGAAGGTTTGACAGCCAAAGAATGAACGTTGCTTCAACTGCGGTTCCCTATGCGGGTTCCTTGGATCGTTGGTCTCTCCAAGAAGTGCCATTGCATTTTGGCTATGGCTTCCACACGCCTGTTGGAATTCAAGACTACAGCATAAAGTCTGAATCAGAGTAGATAATTGAAATTTTGGACAGGCACGAAGAAGGAAAGACTTTCGTGTTCAGTGGACATTCTCATCTTGTGTTCCAAACGGAAAAGTACGATTACTTCAGTGCAACGGGGTATCCAAACTTCAACGTTGCTGCAATACCCGACACCAACATCGTTACGATACACGTTCCGGCGTTGAATCACCCAAGAATGTTGGCTGTAACCGATCCCGGAAACATAGCTGGATGGGATACGGTATCACCAGCTTCCCCCTATCGTCAACCTAGCCAGTCTTGGATAGTGACGGTATATGATGACAAGCTTGTTTTGAATGGGTTTGAATCCAATCTTAACCACGACAAGAAGTATGGGGATTTGCTGACTGACTACACCTATACCTTGAACTTGAATGATTATGTCACGCGGGATGAATAGCCCGGCGACGATGATGAAGGTGGTCATGGTGGAGATTCAGAAGTTGAACACTGGATTAGGACACCCAAGAAGTGAAAATAAAACAACCTTCCCAATCACGGGAAGGTTTGTTCATTTCTGTCATTTCAATTTCCAATCATCCCAGATGTAGGTTGAACTGTCTTGAAACCATTGGACGTTTATATTGATGTTGGTGCTTTGTGAAATCTGAACCACGTTTGTTTTCGTGTGGTTGGGTTCGGGCGTTGGTTCATCAGTTGGCAAGCAGGAAATCCCGCTAAACATCAAGACAATTGACGTGACAAGTATTTTCCAGTTCATGTTGTGTGTTCCTCGTTGCGTGTGTATGTTATTTACCATTTGGTTTTTTGTTTGGAACATGGTAAATAATAGCAAATTGGGAATACAATGACGGTGCGAGGATATGGCAAAGTTCACTAAAAGAGAATCAGAAGAGGAAGAGGACGAGAAGGCAAAATCCCTTCGTTGCTTTGAGAATCAGCCAAACATCAACATGGTGATTCCCTGGCTTTACGAGATTAGCAAGTCCATGTCAAGTTCAAGAGACAGTGATGATGATGACGACAAGGCAAAGTCCTTGAAGTGCTTTGAAAACCAACCGAACATCAACATGGTGATTCCGTGGGTGTATCAAATATACAAGTCCGTGAAATCTGGTGGTGGCTCAGGTGGAGAGACGATAGAATGGGATGAGGATTAAGAATATGGGAACAAAAGTCACGTTCAAGATAGTTTCTTCGGGAAATCCATTTGTTTTTTCTACCAAGAAAAACGATTTGGTTCCTGATTATAAGGATGGTCAGATAATTTTCGTGGAAGATTAGTGCAAGATATACCTTGACTTCCACGATGAGCGCAAGTGCTATACCCCAGACGTTCCTGTTTCATCCGGTGGATTGCGTTATCTGGGTATATTTGACGATGGATTTGATCAAGATGATGAAACTACATGGAAAATTGGTGGAGACAGTGTTTCACCCAATGAAAATGACATGGCAGTTTATGGCAACAAGGAGTTCATGTACCGCAAGGGCGAGGATGGGAAGTTTGGTTGGTTTGAAATCGGTGACGAAGACGCTCCTGTGTGGAATTGATTGTGGTTTTTGGGGGATTTATTGTAAATATGACACAGGATTGAATTTTCCCGTTAGACTGTGTGTCTTATGGGATTTGCAAATCAAATAACACACAAACAAAGAGGTAAAAGAATAATGGCACAACAAATTAAATTCTATGCTACAACTTCTGCGTCCTATGATGCTCTTGTGGCTAGTGAATCAGTGAATGGTGCTGGCATATATTTCGTCGAAGGGGGCGAACTCTACAAGGGAACTTCACGTTTCGGTCTTGGACGAGTTACACTTGCCAGTTCCACCGCGGGGGTTGTAAACCCAGCTCGTGGTGATATTGTTGTCACTGGCTCCGGCGCTGGTTGGGTCTTTGACGGAACCAATTGGCAGAGCATTGGCGGTGACATTGGCACAATCACAAGTGCTTGGCAGTCTGACATTTCCGCAGCGGTTGAGGCTCTCGTTTCAACCTTCACAACCGGTGACGCAGAGGGTCAGGTGAAGCTTGGTGATACCAATGCAACCGTCAATGGATGGTCTGATTTGGTTGGCAGCGTTTCTACAAATGCGACAACTATTGCAAGTGTTTCTGAAAGGGTTACAGCCATTGAGAACATCGTGGATGCTTCTACCAACACGGTGACGGCAACTACGGGTTCCTTCTCCAACTTGAGCGTAGATTCTGCAACGTTCAATGCAACCACGGTTTCCGCTGGAACGCTTACTGTTGGTGGAAGCGACATCAGTGACCTGATTTCCGCTGGTGCAGATGCAAGGATTTCTGCTGCCAAGTTGAGTGGTACTATTTCCACTTCTGACGGCGCGGGCCTTGTCAATGAAGGACAGGTTGTGAATTATGTTTCCGCCCAGCTTCAGAGTTTTGACAACGCGATGCACTTCAAGGGAGCTGGTACGTCCCTTCCTGCAAGCGCGGAGGCAGGTGACGTATATGTATTCACTGCCAACGCAACAGACGAGTCTGGCTACAAGGCTGGACAAGAAGTTGTTTACACGGGTTCCGCCTGGGAAGTCATTGGCGACCAGAACACCTATGCAGTCGCGGCAACAGTTGACGCTTCTTGGTCAACCCTTGGAACTGCTGCGTTTGTAAACACGGCTGACACGGTTACGGCAGATGCCACCACGCTTCCTACATGCAGCGCAGTTGCGTCTTATGTTTCAAGCGAAATCGCTTCTGCAATCGGAGCCCTCGCAGGTTCTTCAAGTGACTCCGATAAGGGCGTTGCAGTTGAGGTTGTCACAGCCGACGGTGAGGTTTCTACCGTTGACGTGACGGTAACTCTTGACACCACGCTCAGTGCAAACGATAACAACGCTCCAACCACAAAGGCAGTCTACGATGCCCTTTGCTGGCTTGACGCTTCTGGTTCTGTCATCAGCTAATGAAACGACAAAGAGATAGCAATATCTCTCTTCACACAATGGTGTTCGGGGATTTCTCCGAACATCATTTGTTTTTAGTATAATTGTCATAGTATATAAAGCAAAGGAAAATCCATGGCAACCAAGAAAAAGACTACCGCTACGAAGAAAACCACAACTTCAAGGAAAAAGAAGTCAACAGCAAAGGCAAAGAAACTCCAAATTCTAGTTCCACAGTACAAGGAAACTGAGGAAGTGTTGAAGTCGCTTCTTGATTCAATCGCGCTTCAACAGGGCATTGATTTCAAGGACGTGGGCGTTATCATCGTGAATGACGGCTACCCGAAGTCAAAGCTTTCCGACGAATTCATCAAGTCCTATCCTTTCCAGATTGACTACTATATGGAAGAGCACCGTGGGGTTTCGGGCACTAGAAACTCCTGTCTTGATCACGCCACTGCGGATTATGTCATGTTCTGCGATGCGGACGACATGTTCTTTTCCATGGTTGGATTGAACGTGATGATGGTGGAAATGGACAAGGGTTTCAACTCCCTCACCACGAAGTTCTATGAGGAAGTTCTGCGTGGAGACAAGTTCTGGTTCACGGAGCACAAGCAAGACAGAACGTTCGTCCATGGAAAGTTCCACAAGAGGCAATATCTCATTGACAAGAACATCCGCTTCAACGATTCCCTTATGGTGCATGAGGATTCCTATTTCAACTACATGGCTACAACCTTGGCAGACGACCCCAATACCATAAAGTATTCCGACGTGCCAATCTACCTTTGGAAGTGGCGTGACGAGTCCGTTTGCAGGCATGACCCATTGTACATGCAGAAGACCTACAAGAACTATCTTGATTCTGTCACCGCGCTTGTAGAGCAATTGATTGTAAGGGGGAAACTGGACAACGCAAAGATTCTCATCTGCACACAGATGTTCGACACCTACTATCTGATGAACACGCCAAGCTGGTTGAAGCAAGACAACCAAGAATATCGCATTGACACGGAGAGGAGATTCAAGGCGTTTTACGAGAAGTACGCTTGCATATTTGACAACGTGGAGAAACCCTTGAAGATGAACATTTCCAATCAGGTCCGAGCCAACAAGATAAAGGCCGGCATGGAACTTGAAAACCAGACGTTTGAGCAATGGATTGACTACATCAAGGGTCTGTAAAATACATATCGTAGCGTGGAAAGTGAAGATGGGAATGTGAGTTTCCCATCTTTATTTTTATTTCAATTTGTGGTATAATGTATCTGGACTATATTGAAAGGACATATGCAATGAGCAATTCGACAAAAGTTTCCGTGGGTGGAACAAGTTTCACGAACCTTCTTTTCCTGGTTTTTCTTGTGTTGAAACTGACGAAGGTTATTGACTGGAGTTGGTGGTGGGTGACCGCTCCGCTTTGGATTCCATTCAGCCTGATTCTGGTTTTTCTGATTTTGGTTGCTATTGCTTCATCTTCTTCAGGAAGAAGATGGTAAATACCATCATGGAAATTGTGAAGAAGATAAAGGACAAGTTGTATTAGTTGTGGGCGAAGTTCCTCACGTACTTTGGGAAGATAAAGATATTGAGCTTCAATTTCTTTCCCGTGCTTGTATATGATCCCGATCCATTTCAGGTTACTGGATATGACATCACCGAGATAATGAAGTTGATAAAGCCGGGTGACGTTCTCATACGCGGCTACAACAAGTACCTTGACGGGAAGTTCATTCCAGACGAGAGGGGGTATTCACACGCAGGGCTTTACATTGGGGGAAACGAGGTCATACATTCAGTTGCACCGAAGGTTTGCATTACGCACCTCATAGATTTCTGCGAAGCAGACCGCATAATGGTGTTGCGTCCGATTTGCGGACAAGACGAAGCCATAACGATAGCGAAGAGCAAGATTGACGTTCCCTATGACTTTGACTTCAAGTCCGACATAGGGAAGTTGTACTGCTTTGAACTTATAGCCAATTGCTATCCACAGGCGAACATACAGACATACACACTGAAGAAACTGTTTGGTATAATTAAGAGAAAGTGCTACATAGCGAAGTCGATATACCTGAATCCGTACTTTGACATTGTATTTGAAAGGAACGTCAAGAATGAAACTGGAGCAAGATGTTTGTGGGAAAATTGAGAACGCCCCCACGTTGCTGGAGAAAGTCAAGATTTTATTGAACGAAGCTCATATGTCTGACGTGGTATATGAGACAAAGGAAACCGACAGTTCCAAGGTTCAAGACATTGCGTTGATTCAGTGTTTTTACGGAACCGACATCCGAAGGATAAGGGCAACAACACAGGCAATTGAATTCAACTTGCACATGACAAGCAAACCATCATCTTGGGTTTTCGTTGAATGTCAAACAAAGAAGTCCGAATGCGCCTTTACTTGGTTGAAGAAGTATGGCATCAAGCATGTGTTTGTTCCAATGAAAGCGAACAGCAAGGGAATCATGCTCAAGAACCCCTTATGGAACATTGGGGCTATGAATTGCAAGGAGCAGAAGTTGTGTTTCGTTGACAGTGACGTTGTGTTGTGCAACTCCGATTGGGTGGAAAAGACGGCCCGGGAATTCGAGTCAGGCTATGACGTTCTTTCCTTGGCATCGCATCAATACTACCAATCGGATGATTCTTGCAAGTTGTATGAAACCATTGGGTACAAGTGGAAGAACAAGTCAACGGTTGAAAACGGACATTGTGGATTCACCCTTGGAATCACGCGAGGTCTTTTTGAGAAGATTGGGAAGTTTGATCCAACGTTGATACTTGCGGACATTGACACGTTCCACAAGATAATAGGGGACAAGTATTTCAAGCCTTTCCAGAAATGGTGGTTTCCAACCAATCCCACGTTAGTAAACAGGGGATTCAACTGTCAATTCGGGTATGTTGACAACATTGCCTGTCATGTTTGGCATGGTGATTGTGAATCAAAGTATGATGACATAACCACGTTGTTGCGAAAATGTGGCATGAAAGACATCCTTGACTGTCTTGACAATTGCAAATTGCCGACATGGAACATTTCAACGTCAAGAAATATGGCACTAAAAAACGTCATGTTGCGGTATCAAAAATATATGTCATTGGATGAAGAGACACGAAATGGAAAGTCCTTTGATATGATGGGGGAATACTATTCTGAATTGGAGAACTTATCTGGAAAAATAGATGATGCTCATCCGTTGATTATATGCACCGTGGTTGAAGATGGATTCAATGTCAAGTTGACGGATTTTCTTGAGTTTAAGCAACATGTGGAAAAGGAATTTTCCCATTCCAAATTGAAACCCCAGGTTTTGTTCTTTACCGACTGTGATGAATTTGATTTTGCATCTGTTGAAGTGAATATAGTTCCTATACAAAGTGGACTCTCAGAAAATGAATACATTGAATTCATAATGGGTAATGCACAGATATATCCAAAAAATGCCATATTGTACTATATTCCATTTGATTTGCAAAAGTTCAATGTAAAATTGGGGATTCCAAGCCAGAAGATGGAATTTTATGATGGAACTATTCTCATTCCAACATCAACAAATACTTCAATACAAAACAATAAGAAATCAAGAAAACTTATGAAGTTGATTTCCAAATAACCCAAATATGCTTGTGCCTTTATTTGTCTTTTTTGGTAAATAATGTATATTAGGCGAATGAGACACATAGAATGGGCAATTTCTATATAAAAACATTGAATGTAACTGGAAACAGGCTGTTTTCCAATGAGAAAAATCCATTGGACATTCCTCCGTTGCCAGAGCCAGAGAAGGTTTAGATTCCTGAAGCCAAACCATAGAGGTTGTCTATCGTATGGTGGAGGCATCCAAAGGACGAGCCGAAGGATTGGAAGGAACTGAAAAGCATTCCACCACCGCCCTGGGCGCCGCCGCCACCACCTCCTCCCATTCCTCCACCTACACCGGCTCCGACTCCTCCGCCAAAACCACCTACACCATATAGTCCATATTCCGACCCGGATACGGACAAGCCTGGTGTCATTCCATACATAAGGCCGATCAAGGGTGTTTTGCAGCGTGGCACTATTCATTGTGTTTGGATTAAGGGCAAGAAGCCACCACCCCCTCCACCTCCGCCAATTCCACCACCACCATTCCCGGTTCCCCCTCCTCCGCCAGGACAATCCATTCCTTTGGTGAATCCAATGCAGCAATGGGGACAATATATGTACTAGGCGTTTCCAAATCAACCACGTTGATTTGTGTAAATACTTGAAAGGAATCTGAACAGTGGTTAACTACTTTTACATATCGGACGTACATTTTGGCTATCAGACAGACACAAATCCCATAAGGCGGACGTCCTATCAACTTACTTTCTCGCATTACAAGTTGAACGGTCCAAAGGACTATGACAACAGATTGACAAACAACTGGAACGCCATAGTGAAACCAACGGACCATGTTTTCATTCTTGGGGACATTTCCTGCTACGACACGAAAACCACGGTGAACTTGTTGAAGAACTTGAAGGGGCAGAAGCACCTCATATTGGGAAACCACGATTATCAGTTCCTTCACGATAATGACTTCCGCGGCCAGTTCGTTGAAATCAAGAACTACAAGGAGCAGAACATTGGGGATGGCGTGAGACTTATTCTCACTCATTATCCATTTTATACGTGGAATGGACGTTACAAAGGCAATCCAATGTTCTACGGTCACGTCCACAATACCTGGGAATATGACTCCTTCAAACAGTGCCAGGAAGCCCTGTACAAGTCATAGAACGAAAACTATCCCTTGAACTCCTTGAACGTTGGCAGCATGATGCCTTGGATGAATATGACGCCGAGGAGCTTCCAATTCTGCATGAATGAAATGCAGAAGCAGCAAGACGAAGAAATTAGGCAGTTTCACATCTAGGGAATGAAATGAGGTATAATTGTTGTGAAGGAAACTTTGCAACATGACACAAGTACCATATCTTGAGGAAATCATATCCTCCGTACCAAACCGAACCTATCGCCGTTTCAGAAAGCCAAAGGATGAAGTAATTTTCGTTGACTTGGACAAGGCAATCGCGGCGCGTCCATACAAGGGCAACACGGTGTCTTCCGGAAACGATGGACATGAATATGAGAAAACGGAAGAACTCATTGACATATACTATCCAGGTGGGGTTGTCATAACAACACTATACACTGGATCGATAAGGGGTTTCTGGTTCACCAACAACAAGTCAATCAGTCTTGACCAATACCACGATGCAACACGCAGCTTGGGCAATAACTACAGGCAGTTGCCACACAACACCAACGACTCCGACCAAAGCGGTCTCATTTGAAAGGATATACATTTATGGAATTGAACGAGAGAGAGAAGAACATCGTAAACCTCATCAACCAATTGTCGGAAGCTGCTTCCGACGAGGCAACTACCCAAGATGCCATTGACAGGATTTTAGGGAACATCAAGCAGGAAACGGCTTCTGACATAAGGCATCAGATGGAAAACGTTGACAAACTCCCAGAACGTCCGAAGATTCCAATACCGGATGTCGGCCACACAAACGACTTGGCGAACATCATAGCGAACGATCAAAAGAGAATGGCAGAGGCTATGGCGCACCAGCATACCCACGCCACGCCAAGGAGTCCGCTTATATTCACGCGCATAAGGGAGGTAAAGGCGCCGGTGAAAGCGCATCCAACCGACGCGGGAATAGACTTCTTCGTTCCAGATGCAAAGGCTTGGACTGACGAATACAAGTCAATGGTCAGGACATACTCCAAGAACCCGGACAACCAGGATCTTGTGTTCATAGGCGTGAATGGCGTTGAGGTTGCTCCGGGTGCGCACGTTGCAATTCCATCTGGCATCAAGACAATCATTCCACCAGGTTTGGCTATGATGATGGTGAACAAGTCTGGGGTTGCTACCAAGATGAAACTTGATCACTCCGCTTGTCTCATTGACTCGGAGTACCGTGATGAACTCATTTTCTGCTTCTTCAACAACAATCAGGACAGAGTTTTGATTGAACCTGGAATGAAAATCACCCAGGGGCTTATAGTGCCCGTCATAAATCTTGGAATTCAGGAAGTTTTGAATCGAGTTTATGAAGATATGGGCAAGCAATCCGACCGGGGTGGCGGTTTTGGCTCATCTGGACAAAAGTAAACTTTTAGACAAAAATGAAATAATTTCTCAAACCCCCTTGCTTTTCTGACGGCAATATGATATACTGTTGGTGTCAAGGGAAAACAAGGAGTAGAGAAAATGACGAGAAAAGAGTTGGTTGATTTGTTGGTTGCCAACTACGCCGAGGATGACGAGGTGTATGTTCGCTATCTTGACGACCAAGGAGAGTGCGTTGACAAGGTGAAGGGCGTTGATGACGTGATCCAGACCTACTGCAACGGACACTATGAGGTTCGTGGCGCGAATGGCGAATGGGAGAAACTGAAGGATGGCGATTCTTTGTGGAATTACACGACAGACAACTCCAGATATGTTACTGACCACAAGTATGACAGGACGCGCAAGTGCATTGTGGTTTGATTAAGTCAAGGAGTTGAGTGCAATGGACATCCGCAAGCATCGTTTCGTACCAAACTTCTCCACCGCAACCCGCGTGATTGTGGACAAGAAGCGCAAGCAGAAGTCCCGCAAGTTTCTGAACAATCCCAAGAACTGGAGGTGAAGACAATGGATGACAATGACAATGAAATACCAATCCCCCGTACTGTGGGGGAAATGATTGAGTTCCTTCAGAAGTTTCCGAAGGACCGCACACTTGACATCTACTATGTGGAACACGACGATGGCGGAGATTACGAAACTTCCGCATATTTCATGGAGTTTCAGGAACTCACGGACTATGGTTCGCTTGAACTCACCATCAAGTAAAGAAGGAGAAGAGAAAATGAAAACCAATGGATTCATTACCCGCAAGTTTGGCCGTCTGGAGTGCGACCGCAAGATGCTTGAAATGCGTCTGCGTTGCATTGACGAGACCATCGAGGAACTGCTTAAGGAGGCAATCAGCCTTGCACGTCTCAAGAAGCGTTGCAAGCGCAATCTCACCAAGGTGAACGAGAACCTGTCCAAGCTGGCTCCGCGCCTCAAATGCGAGGAAGTTGTGGCCGAGAAGGTGCTTTCCCTTCCCGGACTTGAAGTGTCAACCGAAGGACTGGCAGAGTTGTTTTGAGAAAGGAGATTGAAAAATGCCGATGATAAGTGAAGAGGACAAGATGAAGTTGCTTGAGGAAATCAGCGACATGACCTTTGTTGCGAGGTGGCTTGACAAGCGCATTGGCATGGAGTGCAACGCCAAGTGCAAGGAACTTCTCAACAAGACCCGTGATTACGTCAAGACCTCCATTGAAGTGCATTGGGCAGACATAAAGAACTTGACCTGAAAAAATCTGAAATTTTTTCGGAAAAGACTTTACAAGTCCCGTTGTATGACGTATAATAAAGTATGATTTGGAAGACCCAATGATGGGGAATCCTATAACAAAGAAAGAAGAAAACAAAATGAAGAAGACCATGAAGAAGTCCACGAAGTCCATCACCGCGCCCAAGGCCGTTCTCGTGAAGCCGACCGCCTCCTACACGAAGGATGAGGTCCGTTCCATCCTGCAGCTTTCCAAGGGCACCGCCCTCACGCGCCGTCCTGGCATGAATGGCCGTGGCAAGATTCCTGGCACCGCCGTCATCGCTTACCTTGAGAGCGCGAAGCGCGTCAAGGCTGGCCGCCGTTATGCGTCCGGCACGGTCACGGTTGTTGCCCGCTAATCTAAAGTTCCCTTGACCTCCATTTATTATTGAGGGAACGAGGTGGCTCCGAGTGGAGTCACCTTTTGTTTTACATATTGCGTACTTTGTTGTATAATGTGGTATAACCAGAGGAAACATTTTATCATGGAACAGACAACAAAGAAACGTGGCAAGAAGCCGAACAACGCAAATTCCAGAATGTACGTCAACGTCAACCGTCAGAAGAAGGGGTATAAGGACAAGTACAAGGTTGAGACGGACAACGCGCTGCGCAAGTTCAAGGCAGATATGGGAAAGCCGGAAGACTATGAATTGACGGAGCAAGAATGGCGCAGGTTCTTCACGACAATTTTGATTCCACTTGACCGCGAACGCGAAGTTAAGATGATTGACATGTTCAGAAGCGACCGCCCCCAGTTGAACAACCTTCTCATTCTACATAACGCCAAGGCCGGGGAAAACCTTGCCGAAGTCTATTTCAAGAAGTACCTCAAGAACTGCCCTACAAAGTGGTATGATCTTGAGGACTTCAAGCAGTTGGCGAACGAGGGACTGGCAATAGCCGCAAAGAAGTTCGACCTTGACTACAAGAACCGCTTTCTGACATATGCAACGTGGTGGATATTGAACAAGGTGAGAAAGCCATACCAGGACAAGGGCGCAATGCTTACGCATACTTCCCTCTCCGCGCCAGCAGATTCATCGGACGACACCAACCAAACAACCGTTGAGGACATTTTGGCACCCGACAAGATTATGCCTGGGTGGGAATCCTCCAGTGATGGGGATGACAACTCAAACCCATTGGACGTTCTTGAACGCAGGGATTCGGAGGAGAACCACAACCTCTACGCAGCCATAAAGACTTTGAAGCCAAACACATTGGAAACATTGGACAAAAACAAGGCAAGGCAAATGATGGACTACCTTGTGTCCATCGTGGAGCAAAACGAAAACTCCTATGACAACAAGCAGATTTTCCTATATCTGTTCAGAAAGATATTCAACAAGTGTTCCACCATCTTCAAGGACTCCGAACCCCAAAGCAGAATAACGTCCTATGTGTCGGAAGCGGCCAAATCCAAGGCCGAACTGTTGAAGCGGTTGAACATGGATGAGAAGCAATATGAGATTGCCTGCCAGAGATTGACAAGGGGTGGCTACAATGGCGTATAAGAAAAAGTCTGATGGTTCAACAAAACCCAGTCTTGACCTCTTCATGATTCTGGGAAACATTCTCGTTGACAAGGACGAGAGGATATATGAAAGCCACGTCCAAAACGAACTGTTCCAGTCCGTGTTCTCAACTTTCATGGTGGTGCGCTATCTTTCCATGAACTCAAACCCCAATGTACGGAAGATTGCCCTTGACTATCTGCCTATGTTGGAAAAGGTGGCGGACAAGCCAGAAATGGTGTATAAACTTCTGCTTAAGGTTGTGCCAAAGACCTACAACCGGTTCACGCCATACATTAAGTCCGGATTTCCAAGGGCGAACTAATATGTTGTATAATGTAATTGAACTACGCAACAATTGGAGGTAGTTGCGATTCAGTTTGGTTCTTTATGAACAAACTGCTCTACCCGAAGTTCCTTCGGTGATAAAAATGTCCTTCAAGTTTTGTGCAGCGTTTTGGTCACGGTTGTGTTCCTTGCCGCACTTTGGACATAGCCATGTTCTATCTGATATAGTCAAGTCCCTATTGACATACCCACAAACATTGCATGTCTTTGACGAGGCAAACCACTTGTCCGCCTCCATTACTATCTTCCCATGTTCTTCGGCCTTGGCTTTCAACCGTTGAACAAAGGTGTACCAACCCAAGTCATAAACAGACTTGCCATGATTGGATTTATCTGGTGTGTTTTTTCTTTCGATCCATTTCTTGAACTTCGCCATGTCCTTCAATGATAGAGATTCAACAACTATGACATCATTTCCTTTCACCAATTCAGTTGAGGTTTTTTCTATGAAGTCTTTGCGCTTATTCTTGATATGTTCGTGAATACGAGCAATTCTCATTCTGAGTTTTTCTTTCAATGACTTGTTTTTTACCGTAGATATTTTTCTCTAAAGTTCAGAAAGTTTCTTCTCATAGGCTCTATAATTTCTATCGTATTGGGGTGAATTTCCTTCGTCATCTACGAAGAAGTTTGTTAAGGACATATCCAGACCCTTGACTTTTAAGTTTGGTTTATTGACATCCTTTTGAGTTTTAGTTGTAATAGCATCTTCGTACAAGATTGAGACATAATACTTCATAGATGGTGTTCTGGAAAAAGTCATGCTATGTATTTTTATGTTTTTAACAACACGATTATCTCTGAAAGTTATCCAACCCAGTTTTGGTGCTTTGACTTTCCTTTTATCAAAATCTATTTTCAAGTTATTGTGGTTGCAAACAGTACGATATGAATTCTTAGCAAACTTTTTCTTGAATTTTGGAAATCCTTTTTCTGAGATTGGTACTTTGGGGTCTTTACATTTTCTCCAAAAATTTTCATATGCTACTCCAAGATTCATTCGCGTTTGTTGAAGTGCAACAGAATCCACTTCTTTCAAGAATATGTTTTCTTCCTTTAGTTGTTTTTCAGTTTTGTACTTATATTCGTAAAGTTCTCTCGGGGTGTTCTTTAGTTTTACATATACATCTTTTCTTTCTGAAAGCATAGTGTTGTATAAAAATCTGCAACATCCGAATGTTTTGTCCAATAGACTTTTCTATTGAACATTCGGATATATTCTAATCTTTAATGCTTTCAATCTCATACTTTCTATCTATGTTCTATTATTATTTACATAAATAGAAATAAAAACTTTACATACTTTGAGGTATGTTGTATAATATATTTGGAGTAAATAATAATGTAAAACAAACACTTCTAAACGGAGGAAAAGACAATGAACAAGAAACTGACTATTATGGCACTGACAATGTGCATTGGGCTTGTGGCTTTCGCCCATCATGGCTGGAATCATGCCCTTGGCATTGAGGCAATTCGTGGATTGTCCTATGTAGTTGGAGGGGCAGTACGTCCCGCTCCGGTGGTTGTGACACCCACGCCGGTTGTCACTACAACTCCGGTTGTTACAACTACACCAGTTGTTACAACCCCAGTTGTAACCACAACTCCAACGTATTCCTATGGGTACTACAACAACGTGTATTGCCCGTATTATGATGGATATTACTACTACAATAACGCATGGATTTGGGGCCGCCCAGGATATGGGCATCGTCCTCCACCTCCTGTGTGGCGTCCGTCATTCCATCACAGACCACCGCCTCCAATCCATCGTCCCGGATTCCATCATGGCGGTCCAGGACATCATGGCGGTCCGCGTCCAGGTGGACATCATAGAAGGTAAGGTTGCTGAGAATCACCGAGAATGAAACAGGTTGTTGGAAATATCCAACAACCTTTCTTTTTACTTTTTGTTTTCCACTATCCATGACGTGTCCTGAAATGTCATGTCGGGTTTCCCAAATTCCTCATCTACGGCTTTCATAACTCCACCAAAATCTATAGACGGAACATAGTCGTGTCCAGAAGTAAACATAAATTTCAGTTTTTTTGAGTTTTCTATATCGTGTTTAACGCCATCGTGCGTATGTAAGCCATCAATATAAATCAAGTCGATATTTTTCAAGTTCTGGTTTTGTTCAATGAAAGTGTCCAATGTGCCTTTGTGTTTGACAATCCGGGGTTCGTCCTTGAAACGTCTGTCAAAGTCTTTTTCAATGCTTGACATTTGGTTGTGTTCAACTTTTCTGCCACCAACCATATAGCTGTAGCCATTTTCCCAGGGGTCTATGCAATATATCTTGTCAACTTTTCCCGTATTGAGCATGATTTCTGCTCCTTCCCCACGGAACGTTCCAACTTCCACCACTGTGAGATTATGGTTTGTCTTTTCATATACATAGTTTACAAGGTCAATCAAACCAGCAACGCTTTTATTTTGTCTACGCATTTGGTGAAGTGGTTTGATTGTGAATATGCCCTTGTATTCGTTTTCCCCAAGTATTGCATTGACGATGTTCTCGCATGGTGTCTTTCCGTTGGGATAGTTCAAGCAATATTTTTCCCTGTACTCCCGGCGCAGTTCTTTTTTCATGTCGTTTCCATTCACCACGTTTTCAATGAACTTGTCCAACGTTTCACCTTTTTCAGCCCAGCAAAGTTCATGGCAGTCAATGGCGTCCTTTCCCATCTTTGACCATATTTTTGGATTCATGTTGATGGTGTTCGCCATATAGCACACCGGTTTGTCCATGTAGAGATATTCGCAACGGAACGAGCCGCAATCATGTATCATCGCATCTGACCATTTCATCAACGGAACGTAGTCGTCTTCAGTTGATATGGTAAGCTCGTTGAACAACTTTATCACATAGGAGTTTTCCAATTTGCCACGCCTGTATTTCATATACAGATTTGGATGCGGACGCCATATGAATTCAACTTTGTCCTTCCATTTCTATACAACGTCATAGACCATCTTTGCGCATTTCATGAAACTGGAATAGTTTCCATATTTGTTCTTCTTATCGACCGTGTGGTGGAATGACAGAAGTATTCGTTTCTTCCCGTTGCTTTTCCATGGATCGTTGAATTGCTCCTTTGGCGTATTCAAATATTCTTCCTGTGGGTGTCCAGTGAATATGTCATTGACATTGACGCATACATCTTCTGAATCTTCGCAATTGATGTATGCTTGATCATACTGTTTTCTTTGGGTGATGTTGTGCCACGCCAAGGTGTATCTGACGTTTATCAGTTTGAAGTTTTCAACGATGTTCTTCTTTATGGATTCATCGCGCAAGAACAATTCATTCTCATACTGCATTGGGGGAACAACTAAATCCGCTTGCTATATGTTTCTCCTCACCTCTTCAACAGAGTCTGCCAGGATTGTTTTGAATCTTCCGTCTTTGTCCAGGAAATCCCGGAGTATCCATGTCTTGTCCTTCGTTGTAATCAACTTTGCGTTTGGCAACTTTGGTTCAGTTCTAAATATATTTCCTGAAAAGAACATGACCTCAATTGGAATTCCATCTTTCACCTTTTGCCGCAAGGCTTCTTGTTTGTCAATTCGCGTTCTCTTAAGCAGAAAGGTTTCTATGTCAGGCATTGTCGCTTGTGTTCTATAGTATGGTATGCCCAGTTTTCTTCTATTGATTAGTTTTACCTTGTTGGGGTAGGGTGTTTTCATGGTTTCTCTTGAAATCACAATTCGTTTGAACCTGCAATCGCAGTTCGCCAAGTCCTGTAACGTCACGTTCTGGGATTTTGCATAACTCGCTGGACTGAGCAAAAACACTGGCTCCTCGTGTGATTCAATCATTCGCCTTACTCGCAAAAGATATTTTTCCTCCACTATTCTGGAAATGTCGTTGGAAATGTGTTCATACGGCCATTTCCCATCTGGATATGTATCGTATGACGTATGAGTTTCAGTCAGCTTCTTGTCTTCCTTGTGGTGTACATAATGGATTTCTATGTTCCCTTTGTCCACTTTCACAACGAACGTGTTCGGGCGTATTGTGCTTCTTTCCACAGCATAGTCCATCCAATTGATGTGTTCCCAGTTTTTCATTATATAAAGAATGGAATGATACGGGCATATCATCCCGCAAAAGGGGTTGTTGTATTGAAGATGCTTGAATCGGTACACCCAAATACCACAACAGTTGTTTGAAATCAATAACATGGTTGTCTCCTTAAAGTGAATTTCCATATCTGCGCAAGAAGTCCTCTCTTGCCGCTTGTTGCATTTCCATCATCTTTTGCTGTTCATCCGTTTGCGGCAATGGGGAATTGATTTGGGATTCCAATCCGCTTCTATCCAACAACACGAAATGGGAATAGGCGCATGTGAATGAGTGCTGGATTTCATCCGCTTCCGAATAGGACAACTGCAAGTCGGAGAAAGCCTTTATCCATGCGTTCTTGAAGCGGAATCCCACAATGGGCTTCTTGTATGGTGAAAGCAATGTCACGTCGATGTCGCAGGCGTTTATGAGTCCGTCGGCGTTCACGTTTCCAGTGTCAAGGGCGTTTGCTCCCTTGTTCACGGGGGCGTTGTTCATACACCAGTTGTACAAGGCACGGTAGTCTGTCCAATCCGCCGACACGAAATAGTTGAACGTGATTTCCTTTGAGCCCGGGCTCATGGTATAGGTTGGTCGTTCAATCTCGATTGAGCGATACATTACCTTGTCAGTACCCATTTCAATTGAAGGTATGGTGAAGGTGGAAAGGCGAAGATTCACGTTTTGATATGCAGTACCCAATACCAAGTAAAGGGGAATGTCCGCAATCCACTTGTTCTTCGCGGCATATGTGTTTTGGTTGGAAATGCCGTCGTTGGCGTTTACGTTTATGCCAGGATAGACAAGTTGCTAATCCCTATTCAGATTTCTCGTCTGATGGGGATGTTGGAAATGATTTATGCCACTCGGAACTGCCATTACCCTTTACCTCAATTGCTTTCCGTCTTTTTCTCTTCAACAAAGAAAATGCCATGTTCCAGTTCGCGCTTTCTTTGTTCCGCTTCCTCAGAACCATCTACGCCCTGTTCAAGTTGCTTGCGCATTCTGTCATATTCCTCCGGAGTCACGGAGTAGAATTTCACTGGAATTGCCATTGTCTTGTTATCCTCATTTACGTATCAATATTTACCATCTGAAGGTTGGAATGGTAAATAACTGTAAGGACAATAAACACACAAACTATATGAACAGCAATCCAGCAAAAGACCATGTATATCATTACTTGAAGGAACTTTCAGATGCAATCAACTGGGATTCCTTCAACTTGACACGTCATCAACAGGATTCCCTGCAATGTAAATTGAATCTATTTAAGGAGGAACTGGACAAGGCATATTCACGGGAAAAATCTGAACAGCCCCTTGACAACGGAGCGGGTATTTGATATACTGTCGTCGTTAAATGAATTGTTCTACTCATTTGACTCCTTTCTTGGTTTGTGAATAACAATGAAGACCTCCCGTTTGGGAGGTCTTCTTGTTTAATCTGTCCTTGACGTGGATTATCTGCGCTTCACGTCCTTTGACATTGGATAGTCGTGATCCTCAGGATATTCTGCAATCTGAAGGTTCTCGGCCCAGATGTAGTGCGGCTTTTGCGCTCCCTCGGTTGTTGCATCAACGTAGGTGAACGTCTCTTGGAAGTATGGGTGTTCCTCGGCCTCTTGCGTGTCTGCCGCGTCACCATCACGAACAAGTTCTTCAAGATAGTCGTTTGCGGAATCGTCGGTCATCTTCAAGATGTCCGGGTCGGTCTTCTCGATGTACGCCACAACGTAGTTCAGAGCCTCTTCGGCGCTGAATGCGTATGCGTTGTAGTTGTCGGTCATGTAGCCAGAACCCCACCAAAGTTTCACGATGTAGAGTTTGTCACCGTCGGATTCTGAATTCACAAGGGTCAAGTCCTCGTCTTCCAGCTTCCAACCTGAAACCTCGTTCACAGGTTCTTCTTCATCTTCAAGTTCTTCCTCATCTTCTCCCTGGTCAAACGTGCTTTGGTATCCGCAGTTCACGGCGTCGGCCAAGTCTGGGGCATTGAGTTCAATCTTGTCAATGCTGCCATAGAACTCGCTGTTCTCAACTTCAACATGGTCTGCTTCAATCTTGTCCCTTGAAAGGTCTGCGTGTACCCAACCATGTCCATAGTCGAAGCAAATGTCCATCGTGCGTCTTGCAACTTCGTGTCTCAGCTCCTCTTCGGCCTCGTCCTCGTCATAGCTGTTCGTTGAATATGAGATAGTGGCAATTCCACCATCAATCTTCGCCGTTGGGGTTTCGCCAAACTCATGTTCTTGCCAGAAGAAGTCGTTGTAGTAGTCCTCTGCGGCAATTTCATACTCACCTGGCATGATTTCAACCTGGCACTCGTAGTAGCTCTCATAGTCCTCCTCCATCTTGACATACTTCTTTTCCAAGATGCTTCCGAACTTCAAGTCCTTGATGTGGACGGTATAGCCCGCACCGGCTCCTTCCTTCACAAGTTTCCTGGATTCGGCTGCCATCAACGGAACCTTCTCGCCAATTTCCAACATCTTCAGTTTCTTCGCAGGAATGTCCTCTTGCTTGTGGCTGATGAGGAAGCTGTGGATATGGTTCATAGTTGTTCCTGACAAATAGTCGTTCAAAAGCCAGAAGTCAAGGTGAGAACCATCCTCGCTTCTTTCAAGCCTTGCAACGGGAGTGTTGTAGGAGAAGAGCGTGAAACCATCATCGTCCTCTTCCTCTGATGCCTTATGCCCAAATGACTTGCGTCCATTCTGTGGCACAAGTTCCTTTCTGATACCACCCTCGGCGTAGTAGTCGTCGCCCTCGTATTCGTCATCATAGCTGGCAAGATGCTCCAACTCACTCTTAATCAAGTCCGTATTCTTCCAGCACCAATCGTCAAAGCCCTTGTGGTTGGTGTCTTCCGGGTGTTCCTCGTCATAGAGTTCCCCAAGGTTGCCATAGAACTCGGTTGGTTCAATCTTGCATCCCTTGTAGAGAATTGCCCAGTCAACGTCCTTTGCTCCCTCTATTCCATAAAGGGATTCGTTGACAAACTTCAACACCTTTCCCTTATTGGTCTTGAACAGTTTTCCGCTCTCGGAAACGTATTCAAGTTTCCCGTATTTGTTTTGGAAATAGTTTGAGCGGTTGAACTATTCCTTGGTGATGTTTAGCTTTTTCATTGTCTTTTTGCTCTCGGTAAAAGTTGGATCTTCATTCAAGATGAGTTCGCCTATTCTGACAAGTCCATTCAAGTATCTTCCAAGTCCCCCAAGATGGGTTCTCTTTGCGCGTTCAACGTCTTTCTTCAACGCAGCTGTTGCAGGGTAGTCCCCTTCCCATGCGTCAAGGATTTCTTCGCATAGATCGTCCAAGATTGCGGCGTTTTGGATACCCCTTCCGGTTCTCAAACAGAATTCATGCCAACGTCTGACGGAATCTATGGTTTCTTGGTTGAGTTCAAGCCTCTCCGGTGGAACCTCGTAGAAATGGAACTCCGATTCCCGAATAACTTGTCTGGATTTGTTTTTCTTCATAGGGCAAATAACCTTCTCTTTTTGATTATTTACCAAATCAGCCCATAAATCAGAACATGGCTGCGGCCTTTGTGCCAATCACGGTGACGTAAATTTCGCTCTTGGCGTTGGCAGAGGACATTTCCAGGTTCATGTGCATGAGGTTTGGCTTGGAAATGACAATCTCGATGTCCTTTGCCTTTGACGCCGAAATGAAGCTGCGGCAAGTTGACGAGAGCATGTCAAGGATTGCCTTGTTGCAGAGGAACACGAAATTCTGCGTGGTGGAGGTTGTGCAGCAAATGTCCTTGTAGTTTTCCGCAGCGAAGGTTATTTTGCCAAACTCCACCGACACCTTGTTGCCAATGTTTGACCTCACAAGTTTCTGGTTGTCGGATATGGTGGCGTAGAGGGTGTTGGGCAAAGCCTCGGAAGTCACGTCCTCTTCAATCTTCGCCTGTTCGGGGATTTGGATTTTGATGGAACTTTCGGTGGTCTCCGATAGGGTTGTCATCAAGTCGTTTATCTCAGTGAACTTTCCAGCCCCAATGTTCGCCGTCAAGAGGAAATTGGATTGCAAGTCCTCCGGGTTTGCGGAGTGGTGAAGGACATCACCGTACCTTGAAGGGACAAGCACTTTCTCAATGTTTCCCATCTGCGTTTCCATGATGGCGTTGGTGGAAAGTTGGAACTTTATGTTGTACTTTGGCGACGCAATCCTGATATGGGAATTGCACACAAACAGCTTCACCTTTCCTCCAGTGAATATGGAGGTGTCCTTTATGTCATAGTATTTGCCGACGTTCTTCAACACCAGAATCAGCTTCTTGACGTTGGGGATGAACAGCGTGATTCCATCGGGAACAACCGTCCCTTCTTCTTGCTCATCGTCAATGCAGATGGAGTTCGTGAAAAGGTCCGACTTTCCCGTAGCCCATTTGTTGAACATCGTGGTTTCCACCTGCGTTATGGTGGCTTGGCAGCATGACTGCTCCAATGTGGTGTCAAATGTTGTGAGCATCCCCACAAATTGCTCAAAGTCCTTTATCTTAAGTCTGTATTCTTCGTTTGTCATTGTGTTCCCTATCAATATGATGAAATGAGCCAGACGCGGTCGCCGTCCTGGATGCCGTTTGCGACGGTGTTCAAGGAACGTCTGTAGTATTCAAGGGCGTAGAAATCCACGAAATCGTCCTTCAACCCCAAGTCCTTGATTGCGTCAAGACGTATCCTTTCGCCGGTTTCAGGAAGGAAGAACCCAATCCATTTCGCAAAACCCGTCTTAAGCACAAAACTCCACTTGTTCCACTTCTTCGCAAGTTCCTTCACCTTCGCGGGGTCAAGTTCCATAAGGAAATCCCCATTTGGATTGGGATTGGGGTTCTTGTCCGACGCGCAGTCGGCAAAAAGGTCGTGCAAGTTCCAGGAGATGCCATCAAATAGGGAAACGCCAGGAAAGAGGTCTGGGTCGAAGAACAGATGCGTATTTCCTTTCTCGTGTTTCTTCACGGAACCCACAACCCAGGCAAGGCTCAGGGCAAATTCGTTGGAGTTCATGCCATTGAGATAGTCCACAAGTTCCTTTGGTTCGGTAACCGTATCCAACACCTTCTGCCTGTTCAAGCACAGAACTTTCTCGCGCAGTTCCTCATATTTTTCCTTGCGCTTGTCCTCGTCATCCCCCAAGTACCAGTTGAAGCCCTCTTCAACAGCATTGTGGATTGCGTATATTTGGTGAAGGTCAAATACCTTTGGTGTGCGCACTACTGATATGTCAAGACCCATCGTCTGTTTCTCCTGTGAAATTTCCTCTACCCAATTATACACCTTCCGAACTTGCTTGTAAAGGTTTACATAAACGCCCATTAGTGGTATAATTGGGTATGACGATTTAGGCAGATAGAATATGGCAGATACCAGAAAAAACGATTTTCCAAGAGAAGAGTTGTCGGACAAGACGCTGGAGTTGATGTTGTTCAAGGAAATGATAACAAACCAGGAATTCCTCAGCAGGCTCATCACTGTTGTTGACATGCGTTGGTTCCGTACGCCACATATCCGATTGATGGCGGAGTTCGCGGTTGTATACTACAAGAAGTATGGCGGGTTGGTCACACGCGACTTGATGGAATCGGTCATCCAAAGAAGGAACGAGACCCAGTTGCTTGAGGCGAACAAGGTTGACATCAACAGGGCTTTGCTTGACTTCAACAAGGCGAAGGAACTTGACCTCGGCGCGATGGATGAAAGCACCAAGATAGAGAAGATACAGACCTACGTCAAGCAGGAAGCCATGAGAAACGCCTTGCTTGATTCCGCGACCGACCTTGAAAAGACGAACACCGACGGCATAATAGAGAACACGCTGAACAAGTTCGAGAACATTCAGAAAATTCTCTTTGAGGAGGTTGACCTTGGCGTGGAGATGTCAAAGGACGAAGTTGACGATTCCATGGCGGAGCACATAGAATACCTCACAAACCCATCGGCGAGAATAGCGACAACCTGGAACTGCCTTGATTCCATAACACATGGCGGGTTCTTGAAAGACGGCAAGTTCCTTGGGGTGTTTATGGCGCAAGCCGGTCTTGGAAAGTCCAACATCCTCGCAAACCTTGGCTACAACTTCCTGCGCCAGAACCTCAAGGTTGTGGTGATTTCAATGGAAATGAGCCAGAACGTATACCTTCGCAGATTCGACTCCATCATATCCAAGATTGACATCGACGACCTTGGCATTTCAAGTATGGCGTTGCAGTTGAAGGACAAGATTGAACGTTTCTACAAGTTCGACTATCCCGATGCAAGGTTGGTTGTGAAGGAGTTTGCGCCTGGAAGCAAGTCGGCAAAGGATTTGCAGCAATTCGTGGAGAAACTTCAGGAACGCAAGGGGTGGAAACCGGATGTCCTCATAGTTGACTACTTGAACCTCATCAAGCCAAACGGGGGTTCGTCAAAGGGTGATGCATCCCTGTACGAGGACGGCAAGATTGTTTCGGAGCAATTGAGAAAATTGTCCTATGACCTTGCCATTCCAATCATAACGGCGGTGCAGTGCAATTCAAGCGGCTTTAACACGGCTGACATTGGAATGCAGAACATTGCCGAATCAAGGGGAATCGCGCACACCGCCGATTTCATAGCGGGGCTTTACCAGACGGAAGACGAGCAGGACAACGGCACGTTCCACATGAAGATATTGAAGTCAAGGTTGGGGGACAAGGGCAACTTGAAGTTCGAGTTTGACCGTCACACCATGGAGTTCCGCGACATCAACGACGTTGAGGGAATTGGTGGAACTCAGGACAACGGTGGAACGAATACCTCCACGTTGGATTCAAGCAAGACCAACCTTGGACTGCCAAGATGCCAAGTTGACGATTCGGACATTTTCAGGGATGTCACGGGAATGGGTTAAGCCTTTTCCCATATTGCATATAGCGTCAAGTCGCTGGCAAACCAACTGTTGATTACTTGCTCGTCTGTATATCTTGTCCCAGTGCCCATGGGGTCGGTGTTCCATTCCTTGAACTTATAGCCTGAAATGTAGCCATCCACCAGTTTGGGCGACATGTCGTTAGTAGATTTCAAGTTAACCCTTTTTCCAGCTTCCTCTGTTTGTTCACCAACTTTCATTTTCAACCCTCCCCATTTATGGTGTAGATTATGTTTCCAGATTCATCCTTGAAGTCCACCTTGAACTGGAACGGCTCTTGGTTCGTGTTGTAGCCAGTTCCAAATTCGGCGTTTGCAACCAAGGAAACGATTTGACTGCTCGTCTTTCCAATAATTGTCACTTCCCTCAAGAGGTTGCATCCGTCAAATGCCAAACCTCTAATCGTTGAAACGCCACTTGGTATGGTTATTGTCGTCAAGGACGAGCAGTTTCTGAACGCCAGTTTTCCAATTGTTGTGACTGTGCTTGGGATAGTCACGGATTCAAGCTGTGTGCATCCAAGGAACGTGCTGTCGCCTATTTCCTGGACTCCTTCAGGTATTGAAATTTCCTTGAGGACACTGCATCCATAGAACGCATATATTCCAAGTTCGTCCAATCTCACGCTTGGTGCTATGGTTATCGTGGCAAGTGTTGAGCAATCCTGGAATGCGTTGTTTCCAATCCTTCTCACGTTGGTTCCGACGGTCACTTCCTCCAACTTGCCACATCCCATGAACGCCTTGTCGCCGATGTACTTGATGTTGTTTCCGGTTATCACCTTTGTAATGCGCTTGTTGTTGGTGAACGCCAGGTCGCATATGCCTCTTGCACTGGAGAGGTTGATTGTTGTAGACGTGCCACTTGGACCGACAACCCATCCATCCACGGACTCCACGCCACTGATTGTTGTTTCGTATAGGGACGTGTTGCATTCCGCGAACGCACCGGAGCCTATTCTGGTAACGCTGTCAGGTATCGTCACGCTTGTCAAGTTCCCGCATCCATAGAACACTTCGTTTCCAATTGTTTCAACGGTGTCTGGAATTACCATTGACGTTATCCCAGTTCCCTCAAAGGCGTTGTTCTTGATCTTCGCTATTGGAAGCATTTTGCTTTGCTTTATCATTATTGAAACAACGTCGGATGCGGACAATCCCAATGCACCCAATTCACCCGCCAAGTAGTTTTCGGGGATTACTCCGTCTGGCAAGTTTCTTCTCTAATATGTTCCGTCTCTCATCTTCCATATCAAGTTGTAGTCGTTGTCGTCAAATGTCACAGTGCCAGTCCAATGAGCGTAGAAAGTTGGGGAATAGTCCTTGCTGTTTCCAGTGTTTCCAGACCCCATTTCATACACATTGTTTTCCAACTTTGTTCCACCAGACGCCGCCGTGTACCAACCATAGAATGTCTTTCCCGTGTATTTCGGCGTTTCCACGTCAGTGTTCTTGAATTTCGTTCCATGATTGTATTTCTTCGTCTTTGTGGTGCTGTTGTCCGTGAATTTCCCACCGTTTGCGTTGAACTTGACGTTGTATTCATATATCTTCCAGTCGGCCTTCAAGGTCACGTTGGACGTTGGATAGAACGTGTCGTCTTTCTGTCCCACGTTTTCTGTTTCATTCAGCCATCCGAGGAATTCGTGACCAGTCCTTCTGGCTCCAATCAACGTCACAGGCTCTTTACTCCACTGTGCGTAGATTGTGAACACGTCTCCTTCTGTGTTCTTGAGGTTTTTGACAACTTGGCCGTCGGAATAAGCCGTTCCGCTTCCATTTATCTTGGTGTTCCATCCTTCAAAGTCATGTGTCACCGATGCGGTGTCGGAGCCAATGGTTTCTCCTCCGTTTGCGTCGAATGTCACCTCGGAAACCTTGCCATAAGCGTTTGTTGTCAATGCCGTTCCTGGATTGGATGAATTGTGTATGTACTGCAACTCCTGACGTTCCATTCTGCCAGACGTGCTTCCATTTCCCATGAAAGCAACATAGTATTTTATTGGTCGCCATTGTGCATACATATCTTCATTTGCATACACAATGTATGTATCGCCTATGTCGCTCTTCTTTGTTCCTCCAGTCGGGGCAGTGAACCATCCCGTAGGGCAATAGGTTGGTCTTATCGGAGCGGGAAGTATTACATGGCCGACATCTGCCCACTTTGCGTACAGGTCTATTGTGTCGTTGTTTGTACTGGTCAAGTTCTTTACGTATTGTCCATCTGAAAAAGCAACATCTCCAGCCGCGGACCTTGCCCAACCCAAGAAGTCCATGGCAACATCCACAATGTTTTGATCCCCCTCTATTCTAGCACCTTCGCCATTTGGATACAGGTGTATGTGGTACTTGTGGTTTATGAATTCATTTAAGCTCAATGGCTTCTACTCATCGTAGTCGTATGAGGAATTTTCCATTGCGCCATAGGTTGCCCCATTGCCATTGTACTTGATGTAGTATTTGACCGCAAGTCTCCAAATGGCATAGTACGTTATGTCCCTTGTTATCGGAGTGGAAGTTGTGAGCTTGTTTGCCCCGGATGCAAGGGAATCATACCATCCAACAAGTCCATATCCCGTTCTGGTCGTTGTTGGCAGGGAATCTATCGTATGCCCGTATATCACATGGTCTTCGGTCCTGGGGGATGGCTCTGTGCCGCCATTGGCGTTGTAGAAAACAGTCAACGTGTTTATTTGCCAGTCGGCAATCATTGCAACAAGATGGTTTGCCTTTGGGGTCAAGTTCTTGAAGTACAAGTCCCCGTCCGCGCCATTTCGGCATTTGTGCAGACGGTCCGGTATGAATTGGTCTTGCGCTCCTGAACTTATTCCGTATCTTGCTGTTTCGGGAATCAATCCCCTGGCAACGTTCCAACCCATGAATGTATGCCCTTTCAAAACCGGCGATACGAGCTTGAACGCCCTGTCATAAGTGGCGTTTGTCAAGAACACTCCCCCCTTTGAAACGTAATTTGACCTCAACAAATCGTCCATTGGCATATACATCACTCGGTAGGTGTTCGCAGTCCAGTGGGCATGGTATGTCACGTTTCCAGTTATTGCCTAATTGGGGTTTATCTTGCTTCCGCCTGAAGCCGCAGTGTACCATCCTGCAAGTTTGTAGCCCTCTTTTTCCGCAGGGGGCAACACGCCCAAGGTCTCGCCATGTTTTCTCTTGTATTCCTTGACCTCGTTGCCGCCATGGGAGTTCCATGTCACGGTATATTCGTTCTTGTGCCACATTGCGTGGAATATGGAATCGTGTTCAACAACGGTTTCCTTTGAGACAACTTCTCCGTTTTCGGTGTACCACCAAGAATCAACGTCAAGGTAATATCCTTCCCTTGTTCCAGGACTGTACATTTCAGTCAAACCACTCTCTTCCAATGTCTGTCCCGGAACCACAAGCGTTTCCGTTGGGGTGAGGCTTCCTCCTTCGGAGTCCCATTTTACAACGCAAAATTCTTCCTTGTTTGCAGCAGGCTCTCCCGACAAGTCCCTCTCGTAATCGGAAACCTCCATACATTCCCATATGTACACTTCCATCATTGGGGGCATGTTTTCGTGTGGGATTGTCACCGCGTCCTTCACCTGGTATTCCAATGGGCTTATTTGGTAATTGAGGTTTTCGTTCTTGACGCCGTTTACAATTTCGCCTTGTTCGGTTTCGTTTTTGTCCGCATTCACCAACTGAGGTGTTGCCCCTCCCGTGTTCGCGCACGTCCAAGATGCCTCTTCAGTTGTTTCCTGCGAGGAAACTTGAATCTTGTGCGTGTGTGTTGGAATGTTGGATTCACGCAAGCAAACATATTCCTCTCCCAATTTCCTTCCCAACACCTCGTCCGTCTTGTTTTCGTTGTCGGATTCAACTCCCCTCAAGAAGTTCATAACCCTGCGCCAACGTGTTCCGCCGTATTTTTGTATGACCTTTTGCTCAATGTCGTCCGTTGTTGAAATGATGATGCGTCCAACGTATGTCATGGGCTTTACGGATTGCAAAAGTTCCTTCAATGTTTGCAACTTCGCTATTATTCTGTCCAAAACTTCAGTGCAGTGGTTGTACCACGCCATGAACTCGCTTATTGGTATCAATTCTCGGTCCAACTTGGGCTTCATTATCTGCGCCAACGTGACGAATTCCTTGAGGTTTTTCACTTCAACGACGGTTCCTTCTGAATCATCATCCGGATCGTCAGAATCCTCGTCAACCAAAACCCAACTTCCATCGTCAAAGGTTTTTATCTTGACCATTTCCCACCCAGCCTTCGTGGGGTCGTACTTCACTTCCTCGCCAAGTGTGTTTGCGGTGATGTCCGCGTAGATGTCCAAGAATTGTTGGATTGTTTGCTTCATCAAGGAAACACTTTTGCTTCCGTCATTTTCCTCAACAAGCAATCTCAACAGATAATCGTGCGTGGTGAGGTCGTCTTGCTTGAATTCATCCAAGTGTGGGTGTGGCACAATATCCGAAAAGTACTGGGCTTCTGCGGTATTCCATTTCTCTTCCGCGTCCCGTGCTTTCTGCAGTTCCCATTCTTCCTCTTCAACAGTCAATATCCTGCGTTGGACAAAAGAAACGTCAAGGTCATCCTGGTATGCCCTGTATCGTACATACACATTCAAGGACGGCGGCTTGTTGTTGTGCTTCTTCTTCCTGTTTCTCCAGTTTATGACGTTTTCGCCATAGAGGGGGAAGGTTATTGCATCGGCTCCGGTTGCGGATGGATTTGTCACTATCTCCAATGTCTTCTCTTCAAGCCGTCCATAGTTTGCGTCATAGGACACTATGGCTTTGTGGCCCGCAGTGAAGTCCCCCACCAACTTGCTTCCCCCCTTTATGGAGCTGAAAGATGAAGTCATCGTTTCCGCTTTTGTGTCCTTGTGGGTGTGCAAAAACGGCTTGTCCCCTATTTCAACTTCGTCAAATCCTTCCTTTAGGTTCTTTCCTTGGTTGTAGCACCATATCCCACCGGGCCCATACAAGAAATCATGGTATATGACTGCATCCATGCTGTCAATCCTGCCAACTATTATGACTTCTTTCTGTGAATTCAAGGCATATTGGGAGGTTTTCCAGGTATAGTGCTTTTTCATCGTCTTTGATTGGATGTCAACAGCACCTGGATAGTTCAACTTTGCATGGGCTTTCAAGTAGTTTATCTTGTCGTCTATGCCCTTTTCCAAATCCCTTGTTTTTATGTTGAAATAGTCTTTGTATTCTTCCCATACATAGCGTCTTTCATAACGTTGGAATTGGTCATCGGTAAGATGCACCAACTTCGACCACTTCCAATCGTCAAGACGTTCAATCAAAATTTGATCATCTGGAGTTTCATCACCAACCTCCGTATTGGAAGAGGGAATGAGCGCAAAACGGAAATTGTCCTCGTCACCTTCAATCAAGAACTGGAAGATGGATTGGTTCAACGCCCAAAATATCGTCTTTTGCATGTACACGACATATCCATCTGTTTCGTTATCGTTTCCAGGGAAGCATAGAAAACAATCCTTCGCGTCTTCGGAGATGGTCAGTTCGTGGACGGAAATTGGATTTATTCTGAGATATTCGCGTACATCAATGTTCATGGTAGAAATATTTACCATTCTTGGAAGCAATAATGTTTTTGTTCCAAAAATGGTAAATACTGATGCCCCTTTGGGGCATAACATACACACAACACAACGAGGTGCTAACATGAAAAAGGCATTGATTATGCTGCTTGCGGCAACTTTGTCTGCCTTTACGGCACTTTGCCAAACGGTAGACACGTACAAGTTCACAATGAACTTGAAAGTCCCGAGGATTTACGACAACATGGCATCCAAGGGATACAGGAAACTTCAACCCCAGCGACTGGTTGGAGAACTTCAATTCGTTTACAAGGATAATGGTGACGTGAAGGTGCGCGTCAAGAACCTTGTCAACAAAACGCACAAGATAAACGGGATTCCCATATCCTATGTTTGCTATGAATATCCCTATGAGTACCACAATCCGTTGGTAGTTGGAATAGGAAGCAACAAGACTGGAAAGTTCAAGCAAGGGGGAGCGGAATTTGCTTTTCAGGCAGACCCTTCATACAACATTGGGGCGGTTGACGAGGACAACACGTTGCTTCTTGAACTTTCCGGCTATGGAACTCTCAAGGGTGACGTTCTGAAAAACTTGAAGGGAGCCGTAAAAGGACGGATTGGATGCGGATGCATGGCATACGGCCATATATCCCCAACACGTCTGTTCCTTGGATGGTTGACTAACATAGTTTGGGATGTTGCCCCTCTTTACGGCACGTTCAACGCGCATTTCAAGAGCAGGCATTACGAAAAAGACGAGTGACGTAAACTTTCATATTGAAACTTGGCGGGTCTTTTGGGCCCGCCTTTTTGTATAATTCAATGTGAAAGGTTTATAGTCAAATGGATAATTACTGCACCAAGATAAACGAAAAGACAGACGAGGTGCTTCTTGCCATAAAGAAGTCCTCGCAAAAGATAGCCGACATCGTATCACAAACGGCTGGTCCGTATGGGCATAACGTGATGCTCATCAACGGGAAATCATGCAGAATCACGAAGGATGGAATTTCGGTTCTGCGTTCAATCACCGAGCCGGAAACTGAATCAGATTTCATTGCGTTGAGCGTCATTCGCTCCGCTTCCGACGAGACGAACAGAAAGGCTGGTGACGGAACAACGGCAACCTGCATTCTTGCGAACGAGATTTTCCAGCAGGGCTACAACTTCCTCACAGCGGGCTGCAATGGCAACTTGTTGAGGAACGGCATTACAAAGGCTTCTGAAATTGCACAGAAGTTGGTTGTTGACAATTTGACTACGCCTGTAAAGGATGACAAGGACATCTACAACGTGGCGAAGATTTCATCAAATGGTTCCGACGAAATTGCCAAGATTCTCACGGACGTGTTCTCCAAGATTGGCAAGGATGGCATGGCGCGTGTGGAGCTTTCCAACACTGACAAGACCACCTCCAAGATTGTGTATGGCATGACCATTGACCGCGGGTATGAGTCCCCCTATTTCGCAACAAATACGCATGGCGAGGCCGTCCTTGACAACCCGGTTATTCTTCTCATCAACAAGAGGTTGTCCGTCCTTGGCGAATTGCTGAAGCCGTTTGAGACATTGGCGAAGCTCAACCGCCCGATTCTTGTTGTGGCGGAGGGATATGATCCCGACATTCTCAACACGTTCATCCTCAACAAGATGCGTGGTCTGCCAATTTGCGCGATTCTTGCCCCGAACTATGGGGAGCACCGCACGAAGATGATGGAAGACCTTGCCGTTGTCACCGGTGGCAAGGTGATTTCCCCCGCAACGGGAATCACTTTGGAGCAGATTACAACAGATCCAACCATCATGGGTACGGCAAAGCAGGTTATCGTGAACACGGATTCCACGTCCTTCATCGCCGACACGACAAAGATTCAGAAGGACAGATTCGACGCCCGTGTTGCCGAAATCAAGCATGAGTTGGAGGAAGAGAAGCTGGCCGACTATGACAGGAACATTCTCAAGACAAGAATGGCACGTATGGTTTCGGGCATTGGCATCATCAGCGTTGGTGGTGCAACCGAGGCCGAAATGCACGAAAAGAAAGACTTGGTTGACGACTCTTTCGCGTCCGTGTCAAGTTCCCAGAAGAAGGGCATTGTATCGGGTTGCGGCTTGACCTACCTTGCAATCCACGATGCCCTTTATACTTGGTTGAACGATCACTTGGCCGAACTTTCATCCGAGGAGGCAAGCGGGTTCAAGGTGTTTGCGGATTCCCTCACAAAGCCGTTCTTGACGATTTGCGGGAATTCCGGACACCAGAATTCTCAGTACGCCCTTGGAATCGTTCAGACCACCAACCGCGACGAACACGCCAATGACACCGCAATGAAGAACTGGACAAAGTGCGTTGATCTTGGAACCGGTGAAATGATTGACGTAATGGAGAAGGGAATTGTGGATTCTGCGGCCGCCGTCATCGAGACCATGAAGAATGGTGCCGCAGCGGGTGCGCAGTTGCTTTCTTTGAGTGGTGTTGTCAATACTCCGCCAAAGCCATTGCCCGTTCCGCCCCAGGCGTAAAAATTCTGAAAAATTCTGCGAAAAGCACTTTACAAGATCCTGGTTTTCGCGTATAATGTAAGTGTTGTTTGTGGTGATGTGAAAGATACTTCGACGAACAATGAATTAAGGAAATTCACCAAACCTCTTTCACAAGTTTTCCCAAGCAACACTTCAATTTATCAACAGAGAAAGGACATTGGCGATGAGCAAGTTCAATAGCAAGAAGCCGGGAGTTCAAATGGCGAAGAACTTCATGGGTGAGGACGCATATGTGTTGTCTGACAAGGAAGCCTTGACTTCCATGGTCATGACCACGTTCCTTTCGGATTCCTATTATGTTACGGAAAGCGACTTGGTTAACAACATCCTGACCCTTGTTGGGAAGTGCGGCAACGAGTTCGCCGCGAAGTTGGCTCTTTATGCAAGGACGAAGGGAAACATGCGTTCGGTGAGCCATTTGCTTGCCGCCATTGTCTGCAGGGATTCAGACCATCCATCATGGCTCAAGTCCTTCTACGAGCATATCGTGAACAGGCCCGATGATATTTCCGAGATTCTGGCTTGCTATGGCAAGTTGAATGGCTTTGACCTCACTTCGGGAAAGCTGCGCAAGATTCCAAACTCGATGAAGAAGGGCTTTGCCACGGTGCTTTCGGGTCTTTCCCCCTATCAGATTGACAAGTACAAGATGAATGGGAAGTCATTGTCGTTGGTGGACATCTTGAACCTTGTTCATCCTACGCCGACCGACAAGAACAGGGAAGCCTATCGCAGGCTGATGCATGGGGAGTCCCTTGATGGAACTTACGACGCCAAGATTCTTGAGAAGGAAATGGCCGAGACGGGCAAGAACGCCAGCAACGAGCAGGAACTGTTTTTGGCAAAGCACGATGCCATCAAGTCCGTCTTGGATTCGGGAATGCCCATAATGAACCTTCTCCGCAACCTGCACAACATCATGATTTACGCCCCAGACCTTGTGGAAGAGGCTATCAAGCAGCTCACGAACCGAGACAAGATTGTGAACAGCAAGTTGCTGCCATTCCGCTTCATGTCTGCCTATGACGTTGTAGACAAGATGGAACTGTCGGACTACATTGTTTCTGAAACTCCAAACACCGCGATAAGGTTTGAGTCGGAGGTTGCCCGCATGGACTACAGCCAGCTTGAAACAATCAAGGCGAAGGTTCTGAAGGCAATTGAGGACGCCATGTCCATTGCCTGCGAGAACGTCCCAGACCTTGAGGGCAACTGCGCAATCCTTATCGATCATTCAGGTTCCGTGCGCGGTGACTGGGGTGGAGATTCCAGGGTTTCGCCTTGGAGCAATGTACGTACCGCCCATATCGGGAACCTGTTTGGCTCCATCGTGGCTTTCAAGCAGAAGGATGTCTACATTGGGATGTTCGGCGACAAACTCATTTCACCGAAGATGGACCGCAGCGTTGGCTTGCTTGAGTTCAACAAGAAGTCCTACGACGAGGGTGACAAGTGTGGTGGAGCGACCGAGAACGGACTGTACAAGTTCTTGGAGAATGTCATCAAGGAAAAGAAGCACATTGACAACTTCATCGTGTTCTCCGACATGGAAATCGGCAATGGTGGCGAGGGTGGATGGGACCGCACAAGCACTGCAAGGTGCAAGTTCCAGGACTTGTTCAAGGAGTTCCGCAAGATAAACCCCAACTGCCTCACTGTGTGCTGCAACATCCGTGGTCAGAGTGGAACTTCCGTGTTCAATCCCAACCTCAAGATTCTGAACGTCTCAGGGTGGTCTAACAACATCTTTGACGTGATTTCCATGTACAAGACCGGCAAGTTGAAGTCAATGGTTGAGGACATCGAGAAAATGAGCATTTAGGGCTTTACACGGAACGCGGTTTGACGTATAATTAATGTAGCCAGTGGTGAATGGATTGTTACTTCTGATCTGTTAAATCAACCTAGTTACCCAATCCACGTTTTTCCCTGGCTTTTCTTTTTAACGCGCCTTTACAACGGGCGCGTTTTATTGTATAATAAAACATAGCAACAAAGGAGAGCAGATATGCGACATGTAACCGTACCAAACTACACGGTCAACCGCCCCTATGACGGGGGCTTTGGATACCATACCTACAACTTCACCAGTCCGACGAAGGACAGGGTTTATGTCAAGGTTCTGAAGTTTGTTGAGAGCCATCCAAAGTGCAAACGCAGGGATATTCAGTTTGGCGTGTGGGGAAACCACAACAAGAGCAATTCCACGTTGTTCGCCCAGATGCTCTACCACGACATCCTTGACTACAACAAGAATTTCGAGTACAGGGTCACGCGCAAGGGCAAGAACATTTTGAGGAAGGTGTTCAAGTAAAGACGAAAGGCAAGACCTTATGAAAGCCATTTGCATTGTTCTGTTCGCAATAGCGTTCTTCGCATTCGGAATCAGGTGGATTGCGTCCGACCCCAATGTTCCCCTTGTTGGGAGGGTTCTATGCCACACGGCAACCACGGTTGTGTCTGGACTAATGATATTCGCAGCGTATTCAACAAGAAAGAACGATGATGAAGATGAGCAGGCATGAAATTCGACCTGGCCATAGGCAATCCACCATATACTTCTGGCGTGGACATTGACGTACACAAGTCCTTTTCGGGCATCTCGAAGAGAATTGTGTTTGTGCATCCCTCCACGTTCTTGATTTCACACAAGCGCAATTCCTTCAAGAAGCAGATGAAGCGGATTGACATGAGGAAACTGGAAACCGCCCATCTGTTCTGGGGAAACGCCCTATTCAACATCCAACTTTACATGCCCATTGTCATTTCAACTTGGAACGAGGAGAAAACCAACGAAACAGTCCATGTGATTGACGATGCCTATAACCACTGCGAATATGACGTTGACTATGACAAGGTTCACCACTACGGCAAGGACTATCCCAGGTTCTTGGATTGGGTGAACAAGAACGTCATGCCACTTGTGGAGAAGAATGGTTCTGTTGGAGGACATGGGGCGTATGAAGTGACGGAGCAATTTGGATTCAAGATGTCCACAATGCGCGGGCATCCCCCGCTTGACGATGGGGATTCTGCTTTGCGTGACGATTTCTACACCATACTTCCACAGTCGGACAAGGTGGTGCGCGAAAACTTCTGCAAGTTGGGTGATTCAGACCCAAACTACAAGCGCATGTTCTCCTTCAAGACGGAAGAGGAACGCGAGAATTTCCTTTGGTATTTGAAGACCAAGTGCGTCAGGTTCAACCTATCCATATTCAAGTTCTCCAACATGCTGATGAGGGGAGAAATGACGCAGATACCGTGGATGGACTTCACAATTAGATATTCCGACGCGGATTTGAGGAAATTGTGGAACATTGACGATGATTTGTGGGCATTCATTGATGGGAAAATCCCGGATTATTATTTTGATTATTCTTATCAAACCCCCTTTACAAGCAGACAGTAATGTGATATACTGTTGGCGTTCTTTGGGCGCAGAAGGATGCCTGTGAGTTCCTTCAAATGCAAACAGCAAAATGAACATGCATGACAATATCTGGATCCTCACTGAGGAAAAACCGAAGGTATCTGTGATTCTTCAAATCATAAAGACGTATTGTCAGGACTTTGGTGATTCAATTGTTCAGCAATCTGAGGAAGTAAAAATCAGACCATTGTTTGAGAATGAAGTTTTTACATTTCAATATGTTGTAGAAGGAATTATCTTGAATAATGTAGCATCTATAATAATAAAGACCGTTAGTGGCAATTCTAGTTTTGTTGATTTTCTTTTGTTCAAGCAGCTAAATACACCAGACCCTAAATTAATGGATGATGTTCCTATCATGGCTGTGGAAGAGACAAAAACTCAAGATAAGGAATCCAGAAATACTAGTGTATATCAACGGGCCACAAAATTTGTATTCATTCACCGATATTACCCAAACGTGAAAACATATATGTTGTATAACAATGAATGTGTTGTTTCCCCAACAAAGGAGCCGAGTCCGACAAACAAATTTGGGATGAATCTACTATTAAGTATTGGTGTGAAAATCATTGGGCGTGATATGAAATGGTATAGTAGTTTTTCATCCATAGATGAAATCATTAAGTATAAGTCCACAATGGAAAACCCTCCCAATGGACAACGAACAGATATAATAAAGGAAGGATCTACAATTTTCATATCTTGCAAGTTGGATAAGAAGCATTATGAGGGAAAAATATCACACGATCCAAACATAGGAATGGTATCCCTTCTTGCGTATACATTCAAAACACTTGGGTGGACTGGAGACATAGTAATAACCAACCATAACATTGAACAGAAAAACATTTCCGCAAAAAAAAGCAGTAATAACAAATTCATGTATGTTTGTGCCTTATTGGGATTGAAAATGGAAGGGCTTTATCTTCCAAATGTTCAACTTCCAAAAAATTACTGGCATTATGAAGAAAGTTCGGAAAAAATGGCATCAATATTGCTTCATGTTATGTCAGAGTATATTGGATTGGAAGAAGTTTATCAAAATCATGCTGGTTGTGAACGTGGATATTTCAAGACCACATTTGACAATAGGCAGTTGCCGAAGAAATCTGAAGGTAAAAACCTTCTTCTTCCCGATGTTGTCTTACGAGATGATATCACAAAAACAATTGTTCTCGTAGAAGGAAAGAAATTATCAACCATAAACAATGGGCTTAAAGAGATAAACGAATACGATGGAATTGAGTTGGAATTTATTCAGAAATTCTTTCCAACTTATCGCATTGCAAGAGGCGTATCAATCTTTGGTGGAAAGGAAAAATCAATTCCCAAAAAGGGTGTGATATTCTATTTGAATGAGAATGGGGAAGTGTTTATCTCTGATGATGCACCTGCCTGTATAAAACGTATCATTCAAACTATAAAGAAATCGGTATAATTGTTATAGCGGTAAAGTAGGATAAAATAAATGAGATACATAGGAAGTAAAATTCTTTTATTGAACCAAATCCAATCAGTTGTTGAACGTCACGCTTCTGGTGCGAAGACATTTTGTGACTTGTTTTCAGGTTCAGCGTGTGTTGCAAGACATTTCAAACAATTTTTCGAGGTTTACTCAAACGATATTTTGTATTTTTCATATTGCTTGCAGCGAGGAAGTGTTGAAAATGATTCTGTTCCAACATTTGACAACTTGACAAAAAAGAAAGGATTTTCCAGTCCCATTGACTATTTGAATAATCTTCATAATAATGAAATGGAGGCTTTGGACAAAGATTGTCGTTTATTTCAAACTAATTTGTCACCTTCAGCTGGACGTATGTATGTGACGGATGAAAATGCCTTGAGGATTGACTTTGCAAGAAACTCAATTGAACAATGGAAATCACAGGGGCTTCTATCAGATGATGAATATTATTATCTTGTAGCTTCTGTCATTGAGGGAATTCCATTTATTTCTAACATCGCTGGTACTTATGGAGCATTCTACAAAACATGGGATAGACGCGCCCTCAAGAAGTTTGAACTTAAAACAATTCCTGTTGTGTCAAACTTCAAGAACAACAAGTCATACAACGAAAATGGAATAGAACTTCTCACTAAAATTTCCGGGGATGTGTTATACATTGATCCACCATACAACCAAAGACAATATCTTCCAAATTATCATGTTTTGGAAACTGCTGCCAAATACGATTTTCCAAAACTACATGGGGTTACTGGATTGAGAGATTACGAAAAAGAGAAATCAGATTTCTGTCTTTCCAAAAAAGTGTCAATCGCATTTGACAAGTTGATGAACACGGCCCAATTTTCCCACATCATCATGAGTTACAGCACCGATGGGCTTATGTCTGAAAAGGAAATAGAGGAAATTATGAAACGTCATGGAAATCCCGACACGTTTGAACTTATAGAAATTCCTTACCGAAGATATAAATGTCGTACTGGTGCAAAAAAGCCAAACCTAAATGAACTGTTATTTTATATTTCAAAATGAAAAATCAAAAACTTATACATAGTCCATTAAACTATATGGGTGGTAAATACAAAATATTGAAGAATATTTTGCCTTTGTTTCCCAATGAAATTAATACATTTGTTGATTTGTTCGCTGGCGGTCTTAATGTTGGAATAAATGTTTATGCAAAGAAAGTTATTGCAAACGATCACCTTACATTTTTGATGGACATATATAGGTATTTTCAGAATACGGAATGGGATATTATCATAGATGACATCTACAAGAAAATTGAGAAGTTTTCCCTTGATATGAACAACAAGGAGGGATACTTGCAGTTGAGGGATGAATACAATGCAAATCACGTTCCTCTTGACTTATTCCTTCTTTCTTGCTATTCATTCAATCATCAAATACGTTTTAACTTAAAATACGAATTCAACACACCATTTGGAACTGGTAGAAGTTCATTTAATGAATCTATTAAGACTAATCTTGAAATGTTTGTAAAGCGGCTTCAAACCAATAACATAGTGCTTGAAAGCAAGGACTTTATTTCAATTCAATTAGATTATCTTACGCACGATGATTTTGTTTATTGTGATCCACCATATTTAATCACAGATGGAACATATAATAGCAGGCGTGGATTCAAAGGGTGGGCAGAAAGTGAAGAAGTTCAACTTTTGACTCTACTTGATGATTTGAATGAACGTGGCATAAAGTTTGCATTATCAAATGTCCTTCAACATAAAGGCGAACAAAATAAAATTTTGTCAGAGTGGGCTTCAAAGTACAACATAAATTCAATAGATAAGAATTATTCTAATTGTAGTTATCACTTGAAGAGTAGAGATACAAAAACAATTGAAGTCCTTATTACAAACTATACTTAAGATGTATGATATATTTACGTTCCAATCTTAAATTGGTATAATGTGACGTGTAGATATGTCTGAAGAGAACTCCATAAGAACTATTGATGAAATTGAATCCCGTTTCAAGGAAGTGACAGGTCTGACCCATCTTGACCTGTCAATTCCTCATTTTCAGAAAGGCGACAATCAGCAGCAGGCTACCACCAAGGAGGAATACAAGAAGTTCGGATTTGTCACAACACCCCTTTGGTTGGTTGACGAGATGCTTGAACCTCAGATTCCAAATCTCACGTTGACTTCCACCACTTGTGACGCATGTTCCGGTTGCGGCCAGTTCTCAATCAGACTTATGCGCAAGTTGCATGACAAGTTCGTGACGATGGGTGTTCCGGAGGAAAAGGTCAATGCTTGGATCACAAAAGTTTGGTTGCCGAAGCAGCATTGGTTCACTGAATTCCAGTTTTCCAACGTGGCGAAACTCGTTTACATTTTTGGTCCGAACATCAACGTGTATGCCGGAGATTCCCTGAACATGAGGTTTGCTAAAGCAAACGAACAAGGTCTGCTCTTTTTCAACGAGAAGCGGAAGACCTGGCTGAACATCCCAAATCTCCAACCCGAAGTTGAGAAGCGCAAGGACGACCTCGACGCGCTTGTGACGCTGTTCAAGGTGCTTGAAACCAACTGGAATCTCATAAACCACATGAAGAACTAAACATTTTCGGGAATTGTCGTATAATGGTACTGAAAGGATAAACAAACTAAAATGATAGTTGATGACAATAAGAAGAATTTCGCCCAGTTCCGGAAGGAACTTTTGAGCCTTTGCCCGAGAATGGACGAGCAAGAAGTATACCGCAATTGGTGGGCTTACCAAAGTCCCCATAACGATTGGAAAATCCAGCAAGAGCCTATGTGGGGCTTTGACAAGAAATACCACATGGTGTATCTCACAAAGACCGCGTTGGGTGAAATCTACGTCGGGATGCATTCCACCTCCAGCTTGGATGACAACTACCATGGATCGGGCGATGAAATCCGCAAGTTGAGGGAAGAGGGCGCGTTGCTTGAAACCACGCCACTTGAGTTCTTCCGCACAAGGGGCGAGGCGTTGGCTATGGAGGCGCACATTGTCAACCGCGACTTCATAATCGCCGATGGGGTTTTGAACCAGACTCCAGGAGGTGACGATACAAGGCACAACGCCGTGGACAACACCAATGACTTTGACTTCAAGCCGAGGTTCCAGCCAAAGGTCGTCCAGAGGGAAATCTCCCCCTTGTTGAAGGGTTCCGCTCCCGCGTATGAACTTCCCAAGGCGGCTTGCGACATCATTGACTCCTTTGGGGCGGAAACCAAGCCAACGGAAACGAAGAACAAGACCGTGACCAAGAAGGACGAGAAAGGCAAGGGGACGTTCTGGCCGTTCAGTGCGTTGGACGTGGAAATCGGAGACATCCTGACGTTTGCAAAGGACGATTCCATAACGTGCAAGGTTCTGAATAATAACTGCCTTGTGGAGTACCAGGGCAAGGCGTGGAAACTCACCGAATTGACAAAGCACCTTATGACGGGCAAGAAGGGCAAGTACACAACACTGGGGTTCTGGAAGCACAATGGCAAGTTCCTTGCGGACATTGCCAAGGAAAAGGAACGCAAGGCGGCGTAAATTGAATTAACAATGCAGATTGCCCCTTCTGACCTCTTGATGAAATATTTTCAAGGGGTCATTGACATTCAGAACCCGATTTGGTATACTGTAAGTGTTCTGAGGAAACAAGGAGAAGTTTGATGAACAAGTACATTCAGAAGATTGCGAATGACCCGCGCCCCGAGTGCAAGGTTCTTGGGCACCGCGTCCACGTCACCATGAACGCCAACGATGAACGTTGGCCGAGCTGGGGCCGTTGCGTCCTTGGCATTGGTGGAGGGTTCATCCACTTTGAGAACGAGAAGGACTTCAACGATTGGCGGGCTTGCCAGAACAAGCCCAATGAGGTTGATGAGACCCCGGTGGTTCTGGAACAGGATGTTGGAGGCCGTTGCGTTCCCGAGTGTGGACCGATTGGTTTCCGTCCAGTGATGGCAGCTTAAAAAGGAGAAGAAGAAAATGAGAAACGTTGTTTGCTGGCTTGAGATTTGCGTCGATGGCTCTACCCAGTGGGAGATGGTTGACCCGCTCAATGGCGAGTGCATCGAGTATTTCCACAACAAGCTGGACGCCGAGCTGTACGCCGTGCAGCACGACATCAACATCACCGAATGGATTGAGGACTGAACATGTACGAAAAATTCAAGAAAGAGATTGAGCATATCCTGGACTTCTATTCCATCGTCCATGACCGCGAGGAAATAATGAAAGACCTTTCCGAAGTGGTGAACGAGGCGTATGAGAAGGGACGTGAAGATGCCGAGGAATATTACTGATTCATGAACAAGGAACTTTGAAAATTGTATGCGGGATAATGGAAATTGGGCGGAGGATTGAACATGCATACCAACAACAAATTCAGCGAAGACGAGAAGCAGAAAATCGTCATGTGCCTTGACATGGCTGGATGAGAACAGCAGGGCAAGGGGTTGAACTTCTACAATCCAAACCTGGATTCCGTCAAGAACTTTTCAACGTGGTACGAGGCTTACAAGTTTGTCCTCAAAATCTATGGGAAGGAGAATTGAGAAATGCAACTGACACCGAAGCAGCGCAAGAAAGTGGATGCGGCGTACATCGCCGCCAAGGCGCGTCAAGATGAAATGTGGGAGCAGATTGACAGGTTGGAAGCAGAACTCTCAAACATGAAGGACATTTGCGCACGGGCAAAACGTGTGGAGTGCTACGCCGTGAACATGATGAATGGCGTTGAACCGTTTGATGAAAAGAACCTTGAATTGAAGTAATGAGGTGAAACATGCTGAAGAGTTACGAGGAAATCAAGTCCGAGAGGAATGGTCTTGGCAATTCCAAAGAAGAGGCTATGTGGAACATAGCAAGGGAGTTGAGCAGGAAGAACGATCTGCTTGAGATTGACATGCTCTGCAAGACTGCCGAAACCCTGAAGTCCGTTGCAAAAGGCTCTACAAACCTTCACTATGATGGTTGGCTGATGGCGGAGGAACTGGTTTGCATGGCGCACAAGAAAATCTGCGCAATCACGAAAACCCCAGAGGGTCTTTCCGAGGAAGGAGAGAAGGAAGATGAGGCTTAAGGAAAACGAGGTCAAGGAAACCATCAAGAACCTTGCCGAGACCATAGCAACTGGAAGATGGGGCGCGTGGCAGTGTTCGTTGGGCGCACTTGTTGCCCTTGTGGAACTGACCAACAAGTTGGAACTTGGAGACGATTTTTGGGGTGAAGTTTTTGACATCAAGGAGAAGTATTCCCAGCAAGTAAAGTCCGTGGTGGCTGCAGACCCAAAGGATTTCTTCAATAGATGAGTAAATACTATTATAAACCAAATGAGGTATTTTGACATGTGGAAGAAAATCATGAAAGAGTCCAATGGACCGATGATTGCAACAATTGAACTCCCCCAGTCGGAGATTGACAAGTGGGATGACTTGACCGAGAATGGTGGAGACTTCGAGGAACTTGGGGTTGACCCTGGTGGCTTGGGGTTGTACGAGACCGCGGAGTTTGAAGATGGTGTTGTGGCTGCGTTGTCAGTGACGGCAAGCGACGATGAGGAATCTGGTCAGTTCTACTCCGAGGTTGGATTATATGACAGCAAGGGCCGCGAGCTTGTCCTCCCGGATTCCGCAGATGGAATTGGAATCTCCGGCGATTGGGAATTTGACGTTGATGGAAAACAGTACATCGTGAAGATTGTGGGGGTGTGAAACAATGAAGTTCTTGAAGAAAGGAAGCAAGGTTTCCGTTGAGGAAGTGAAGACCTCATCCGGACTTGAATATGACATCAAGTTTGACGCCGGCGGACAAGCTGGTGAAATCACGGTCGCAAAGTGCTGGGACTATCTTCTTGCCGAGAAACTTCGTGACGCCGTTTCCGAGTACATGGCCGAGGAATACAAGGTTGTGGGGCAGGAGGACGCAGAGATGCTTGAAGAGAGTCTTGACAAGCCAATCATGCCTGACACCGCTGTTGCTGGAAAGCCAATCGCCGTGAAGATGGTACGCACCGAAGATCCAAAGGAGGCGTTTACGCTTCACAGTCTGAGGGATTGCATTGACGATTTTGAGAAGGAAGTGTTCACCAAGGTGATGACAACCGGCAAGCCCTATGATGGTTATGACACGGTTGCAGTTCCAGTTCTTCAGCGTGGAGTTCCAAAGAAATACCAACCATTGCTCAGCAAGTTCAGTGAATCCAAGAAAGTGAACGAGTCGGTTGATGGCGAGCCTTGGCCCGAGGAAGAGCTGAAGAAGCTTGACAACTACATCGTTGACGCGAAGCTGGCTATTTCACAGGCAACAAGTTTCATTGAGGGCAACGCATCTTCGGGACTTGATTCCATGGAAGAAGTTTGGACGCACCTTAACAGCACCTACAATGACCTGGATGACATTCAGGACATGTTTCACTGAAAGGAACACTCCTAATGGGAAAGTACGAATTGACCGACCAAGGCATTGAGACAATCAATGACAACATGGTAAGGGCGAAGGAACTTCTTGAAACCGCGGCCCAAATCATCCACGATGCTTCCGATTGGTCTCCTGAAATGCAGGAGATTTGGGAATACATCGACAATTCCTCCAAGGACGTTGGCGATCTTGTTGACGCTTGGCAGAAACTTGTGTATTGAAAGGACAACAAGTGAGAGACATCGAAACCATAAAGGAAATTGCACGTAAGCTCCATGCCGCGAAGGAACTTCTGCGGGAAGCATCCAAACTTGCAAGCACCATAAAGGACGCGGAGTTTGAGTGGGATGCTATGACGATTGACGGGCACTATGAAGACGTTTCCCATACCCTGATTGACGTTGCGGGTTTGGCTTATATGGAGGTATGACAATGGCTTGGCACAAGATTGACCAATCAAGAGTGAAGATGCGGGCTCAAAGAGCGGCAAAGGCTTGGAACAACTTCATGGAAGAGTTGGAACAGGTCACGATGGAAAGCAACCACACCCAATGCGAGGAAATCTACAAGAAGCTACAAGCACTTCAGGACGAGGTTGGTGACAATCTCAGAAAGGCATACAAGGGGGCTTGAAGATGTCATATCATAGAAACGACCAGTCGAGCATACCCTGTTCGAGGATATCTACAATACGATGTCCAATAATGGATAACAAGGAATTGCATAAGGTTCTTCTCAAGATGAGGAACCGCGTCAAGAAGTTTGGAGACTTGATGCGCGAGTGCTTTAGTCGGGACAGAGAGGACAATATATCTGAAGGGTGGTTGTCCAAAGGTGAAATAGCCTTGTTCGAGGATGACATGAAGAATCTTGTGGATGAGGCATTGAAGATTGAAAGGAAGTCTGACAATGGATAACAACAAGTATTTGTTCCTCATAACGGGTGCTGCGGGTGCTGGAAAGTCCACCCTTGCAGAGAAAATCCAAGACAACGCCATCGGACTCATAGAGCCGATTGCCGAAATTTGCGAGGCCGACGAGTTCTGGTACATCTTGGGCAAGGGCAAGTACGCTTTCAACCCAAAGCTGCTCTGGAAAGCGCACAAGTGGTGTCAGGACAACGCCAAGGAACTGATGGCTATGGGGCTGAACCTCATCGTGTCCAACACCAACATCAAGCCCAGCGACCGCAAGCCCTATTTCGACATGGCGAAGGAGTACAACTATAAAGTTGTATACATCCACCTCACAACGCAGTTCCAGAACCAACATGGCGTTCCTGACGAGCATGTGAAGAGGATGCGCGATAACTACGTTGATTTGTCTTCCGACGAGAAAGCCCTTGTTGTGAAGTCCGAGGAAATGTCCGATGAATTGGCTGAACTCTTGAAGAAAGCTGGTGTGAACTATGAATACTGAGAAAATCGTCATTGACACGAAGGAGACAGTTGCCAAGTTGAGTTTTCTCATTGGCAAGACCATTTTAATGAGGACTGCCGAGGGTGATGCCAGCGTTGCCGCAAGAGTTGAGGCGGTGATGGTTGAAAACACCCCCGGAATGGAAGGTCATCCAGTGGTTTCCCTTTATACCACCATTGGAGTCAAGCGCATAGCCAATTCATCCCAGTTCGACGACATTTTGGTTTTGGAATCCGACAATTCGTTTCTCAGACTTCGCCTCCACACGGATATGGAAGGTATCGTGTTCTGAGCCTTTACTTTCAACCCCAAATGTGGTATAATCTGGTGAAAGGACTTCCCAGATGAAGGTCAGACTGGATTTCATAAGCAATTCAAGTTCAAGCTCGTTCTTGATGATTGGACGTGACTACACGCCCAATGACGGCCACACTCTGACCATCGAGGACTTCGAGAATCTGAGGGATGGCGAGAGGTTCTTCTTGATAGAGCCGAACATGGGTGAAGGTCATTATGTCATTCAAATAACACCAGACATGATGCTTGACTTCGACATGCAGGAGAACCGCATAGTTTTGGACACCCACAAGTTTTCATCCTACTTCAGGATATTCAGAAAGTTTTGCTATAGTGAATCCGAGTATGGGGACAACGAGAAGGTGTATGATTCCGAGTTTTGGGGGCACCGTTACAATGTGATTTTCTCCAGTGGTTCGGGAAAGGAAAAATCCATACGTGAATTTCCCCTGTGCAAAGATGAGCGTTTGATTGACATTGACGTTGAGGATCACTGCCCAACCGCGCACAAAGACGTTATGAAATGGCTTAAGGAAAGGTATTCATCCATAAAGGAGCAAGAACAATGAAAGTGAGAAACGATTACGTTAGCAACTCCAGCTCGTCCAGCTTCATTCTGGCCGACCATGAGATTTTCCACCACTTCAACATAACCAAGTACGACATCATGAATGCCCTTGTTGAAATCTATGGCAGGGAAAGGCACAAAAACGAAGTCCAGCGCAAGCGGGAGTACATGGCCGCGCATCCTGAATACTTTGAGAAGAAGGAGCGCAAGGACGGAAACGTTGGTCCGTTCTGGGTCTATGACATGACCGACAAGAAGGACAGGAAGGAAGCCATTTCACGTTGGGGAAGTCTTCTTAAAGGTTGGGACGCGAACAACTGCCATTTCGTCTACGAGAAGGGCAAGGGTTGCATTGCCACAGGTGGGGAGAACAGCATCCGCTATCAGTCCATGATTGACAACATCGCGGAGATCTATGGGATGCACCATTGGGACTTGCGCGAACACGCCGTGAATCCGAAGGAGGAAGTCACGCGCTGGGTGAGTTCCAACAAGAAAGACCCCAAGACGGGCTGCTATGGTCACGATGAGCCCGCCGATCCAACTACCGTGGCGTTCGCCGACCGTCTGCGCAAGGACTTGGGAATCATGACGAACCTTGAAGCCATCAAGTGCAAGGCGGCGAGGTTCTTCATCCACGCGGACGACAACGAGTTGTGTGGAGACGAGATTTCGGAATCCGGCGCAAAGGACAAGGACTACAACAAGAAGACGGACAAGTGGGAGCCGGGAAAGGCGAAGTGGGACACCCAGTCCTACACCTATGACCGAGTTTGCGAGGTTCTGCTTGACCATCTTGTGAAGGATGGGCGTATCAATCTAACGGACCCGAAGTTCCTGGAAATGATGAAGATTGACGAAAAATATCTGAGCGAGTGGGACAAGAAGCATGAGCAATTCTATGATTTCCACAATGGCAAGTCTTTCACTTGGCAGGACTTGAAGTTCAATTCGCTTGCCTGGAATCTGCATGAGGGTTGATGTGAAATCAGACAACGAGATTCTTCTGCTTTGCGATTGTTCCTCTTGCGAGCATCAGTTGATTGTCTCTTGGAACAACGATGACAAGGAAGTTTATGTTCAGGTGCATCTTTCAACCTACAAGGGTTTTTGGAAACGCCTTTGGGGTGGATTGAAATACGCATTTGGGCATAGGTCCCGCTATGGGGATTTTGACGAAGTTATCTTGCGCAAGTCCGACGCGGAGAATCTGCAAAAAGTTGTTGACCATCTTAAATCAAAACCTCAATGAAAAGAGGAGGCTGTGGTTCAATCCGTCAGCCTCCTCTTCAATTTTGGATTCGGGAAAGAACACACTTGACTTAACGCGCATACGAAAAGCCGTCCTTGTATTTCTGATCTTCTTCATAGTGCGCCCCGTCCCATGTGGAATCCCCCGTCTTCAAGAGGTTCATAAGCCTCTGCGTCCAATATTTGAGTGGGTGCTTTGACCTGAACAAAATCTCGTCGGCAAGAAGTTCAAGCATGTGCCTGTACTCCTGTTCGCCGGCGGGCGTCAGTCCATGGCAAAGTTCCAATGTCTTTGTCTCGTATACCATGATGTTGTGTGTATGTTGTGTGTTCTTGAATATATTTACCATTTACAAGACAAGTGAAAAGGGGTATAATACACTGACGCAAACATCAACAAAGGCTATTGATATGGACAATGAAGGTTATACTGACGAGGAACTTGAGCAAATGTTCAAGGAACGCGAAGAGGCAGAGGCTTCTGGCTTGTTTGACACCATAGAGGAACCCGACAAGGTGTTGAAGTTGACCGAGGAACAGGAATATGACTTGTGGATGGCAACTTCCTATTTGTCAAGATTGGCGCAACAAACAAATTCCTCGATGTCGGACCTATTGAAGGCTGGTGGATGCCAAGTCTGAAACGCATATAATTCTAATGAAGGAAAGACAACGGAATGAATCTACATAGACTATTCGCAGTGCATTGGTGTGATTTCACAACAAACGCCAAAACCATCCTTGGAGTGTTCAGGGACGAAAACAACGCAATCATGTTCAAGAACGACAAGGAGAAGGAACTTGCGGAAAGCAATGGCAACAACCTGCCTGATGGCAGGTATGAGATATGGCAGTTGGTCACGGACATTGACGTAGATGACATTATAAACCAAATCGTGAAGATCAACAGACTCAACAGACTCAACAGCATGACAAGCCACAACTACAAGATTGGTGGAGTCACGAGGCATTGACAATTTGAAAGGACAAAACAACTATGTCAGAAGATACAAGCAACGAAGAGCATAATGAACTCAACGCCCAGTACGATGAGTTGAAGAAGGTTATGGACGATGCCGCACGAATCAAGACGGACATCAACTCCAACTACAAGGAAACACTTAAGAACATGAAAAGGGAATTCTCCGAGTTCATGTTTGACAACATCGACCAGAACTTCAGGAGAACCGCAGAACGTCTTGGACTGTTCAATGGCTTTGCGGACGTTGAGGACAAGAAGAAGCGCGAGAAGAAAGAGGACGCCGCGCTCAAGTCCTTCTTTGGCAAGATGTTCATGAAGTCAAAGGAGTTCGAGTACCTCAAGAAGGGTGGAAAGCCCAAGGAGACAACTCCGCCAAAGTGCGATTCCTACGTTATGGACATCATCGCAAGCATCTACGCTTCAAGGTTGATTCCAGAGGTGAAACGTGCATTGGACACCGCCGGGGTTGAAATCAACTTCACCAAGCCGGTGACGCAGCTTGACCTTGAAAACAACGAGGACGATCAGAAGACCATAAAGGACTACATTGACCGCGGAGCGAACATACAGAACGAAATCTTCGAGAAGAACGCGGAAATCGAGGATGTCATCTTTGAGAACATTCCCGACAGGATGAAGTTCTCGGAGACCAATCCAAAGGGTATCAAGAAAGCGCAGTTCAGTGCATTGGCGGAACTTCAGGCGAAGTCCGACGAGCTTTCCATGAACGGTGACGCCGACAAGGCTTCCGACATCGTGGAGAAGCAATGCGACAAGCACCACGAAAACTCCAAGAACCAGGAAATGCTGGCAATCGTCACGGAACTCATCCTCACGCCAAATGGGGAATCTGGTCCGAAAGAACCAATGAACTACGAAGAGGCTCTTGGTGGTACGGAGGAAGTTGAAGAACCAGAAGAGCATGAAGAGCGGGAAGTTGAGGAACAGAAGCCGGCAAAGAACCTCGACAAGCTCGTTGGAGAGGACATGGACTGATGGGCGAGTCCTATTCAACATTGGTTGTGCAGCCAATCGACTTGGTGCGGGCGTTCAAGCTGGATTTCTGCTTTGCGTCCGTAATCAAGTGGCTGACGAAGTGGCACATGGAGAAGAAAACGGAATACTTGACAAGGGCGAAATACTACATCAACCTTTGCGACAACACCGAAAATCCAATGGGGCTTCTCTTTTCGCTTCGTATGTACTGCATATTGAATGGCTTTATGAAGAAGGATGCGCAGTCTTGTTTCTTGATGGATGTATGCACTCTCATATTGAAGGGCGACAAGGACAGTGCCAACTTCCTTTTGCTTAAGGGATGGGCCGATGAGCATTGATTAGCAATACGAAGACGCAATCCTCGCCGGAAACAACTACCTTGGGATTTAGCTTGCCTTGAAACAAGCTGAAAGCCAAGGTTTTTCCGTTCCAGCATACCACGGTACGTACCAGACCTTTGATGAATTCAAGGAACATGACATCGGGTTCCATTTCTCAAAGGACATAACGATTGCATAGAACCGCCTTGACGATAAGTTTGACGAATGCGACTACACCAATCCGGAACGTATACTTCATGTTGCACTGTCCATACACAATCCAATTGTGGTAAAGGCGGACATTGGATCTTGGTCTGCGAAGGACATATTGGACGCAGCATCGTACAAATACACCAAAACCCCATTTATGTCTCAAGACAGTATGTATTTGTATGAGCAGAAAGCCTGGGCATAGGCGGCGCACAAGGTGTTGAAATCCATTGGCATAGACAAGGAAACGGCGCTTGAATTGCGTTCGGGATTAAATACCAGTCCCAAATTGAATTCAGAATACACAGACCATCTGAGACAAAAGTGCATTGAAAGCAAATACGATGCCATAATATATCCAAATGATTTTGAATTGCAAGAGGGATTTGACCCTACTTGCTACATCGTTTTCCAGCCAAACCAGATAAAGAGCCTGGAGCCAACGTATCTCGGCGATGGGAGTCTAATGAGACTGTCAGACAGGTTCAACATCAACTCCCCGTTTTTGAGCCATTGAAGGTAAATATATCTTGACACCAACATTCCCCTTACGTGGAATGATACATAAGTCAAAATGTAAAACCAACGATACACACATCAAGGTTTCGGAGATAGAGGCACAAAATGGCAGACATCAACATACCAGTGACGAATCCATCGTTGAACGCAAGTCTGAGCGATCAATCGAAGGTAGACGACTCCATCAAGCAGGAGAGCGTGGTGATAAACGCATCCAGCGGGTCCACAATCAACAACAACTCCGGAAACAAGCATGGGGAACTGACAAGAAAGACCTCTATGATTATAATGATTCTTCTGTCTGCCTTATGCGACTGCGGACTTGGGTTCATTCTCTACAACCACCAGCTGGAGATACGGTATCAGTCCAAGTAGGAGCAGTAGACACTCTCGCATCAGATAGCAGATACGAACAGGGAACTAAAATAGGCCATCAAGGACGCCCAAGCCGCGCATAAGTGTTTGCATGACGAGACATAGGCCGTAAAGAAGCAGACCGAGTTGATGAAAAATGAGACGAAGACCCAGACCGAGATTGTGAGGAAGGAGGCGAAAGAGGGGACGATATGGTTGTTGCGAGACGATATCATCAAGACAATAGATATCCATGAAGCCATGAAGAAGATAACTCCCAAGCAGTACAAGCGGTTGAAGGACGAGTTCGATTACTACACCTCAATTGGCGGCAACCACGATGTAAAGGAAAGGTTTGACGATTTCACGACCAAGATTTACGGCACGGGCGAAGTCAAGATGATCAATGAAATCCAACTTCTACAGGAAGAAAAGAAATAAGGGGAAACAATCATGAAGAAACTCATATACGTTGCGTCAATTTGCCTTGCACTTGTTTTGTGTGGATGCTTTGCCAAGGTCACGGTGAACAAGCGTCCAAACGTGGCACTTCCAATATACGATTCCTACAGCCAAATGTACTACCCCACCAACAAGCCAGTGATTGTCAACTACATGATTCTTGACCAGGGATATGAAGTGCAATACCGCAAGTTTGGATTCAACACGGACATCCAGTCAATGTCCGCCGAGATCACAACCAACAAGACCGTGAATTTCCAACTTGGGGGACTTCATTCAGTTTCTGCAACCACCAACAACATCAGTATAAAGTTGGATGAGATATTGAAGATTGCCCAATTGTTCAGGGATTCCACCAATGACGTAATTGTTATAGACCGTCAGGAATTGAAGTAAAAATTTCCCAACATAAAATATTTTTCGTAACGCATATCGGATTTTCTCTTGATTTGCGTAAATATCCTTTGATGAAATGATGGAAGATTGGTTTTTCCACTTTATTTCTGACGCGAAAAGCTGTATAATTGAAAACGACATGAAGCATTGCAATACATATTGTGGATCAAGTTATTCCGCATCCCAAGTTTGGGGCGCGGAGAATGGATCCATTTTGTTTGGCAACGCCGACCGTCGAGTGATCCTTCCCGCGCTGGAAAAAGAAGCAAAGTGGAATAGGAAGAAGAGGTCTACCATCATCTGAAGCGAAGAGAAGTTCAAGATAGACATAGGAAAGCAAGGAAGATGGGATGACCTGGAAGGAAAAAGGTCATCCCAAAATTTTTCTGAAAAATATTTTGAAACCCCCTTTACTTTGGAAACCGGATGTGATATACTGTGTGTGTTCTCTGCGAGAGGAAGGCTGATGAAACGAAGCCACCTCTGGCAGGTGAACGCGAGAGCCTGAGAAGCTGGGTAGAACCAGTGAGAAAGGCATCGTTCTTTGACAATTGAATGTTTTGACGTTTGGTTGTTCCCCCGCAAGGGGGAATGAACCAAAGCGATAAAGGAAAGACTAGGCTTTGTTGTGCGAGTCTCCCCTTTGGCGGCGAACGTCCAGAGGTCTAAAGCAAACATCCTTGCTATCACGGTGTAGCAAAATGGTCTTGCAACGGACTTTTAATCCGTGAGATGCGGGTTCGAGTCCCGTCACCGTGACCAAATCAAGTGAAACGCCTAAAAACTTTTTTCAGAATTTTCCGAAACCCCCTTGCTTTTGGGGAACGGATATGGTATACTGTGTGTGTTGACGCGAAACAAGGTTTCCACGCGAAACAAGGTTTCCATCAACGCCGCTCTTTGAAGGTTGCGCGAGCAACCGGCAAGAACAAAGCTCTTTGACAACTGAATGATTCAATGTAGGAAAGACTGTTCCGCTTGGCGGAACATTCATCACGCAAGTCACCCCTTGGAGGAAACTCATAAGAGAACCTTGGGTCTAGCGCGGATGGTTCTACGATTTCAAACGATTCTTAAATTGGGCCGAAGCATCGGGCCCAAGCCAACGCGAGGCGATCAGTCCTTATCCACTGGCGTGGTTGCATACGAATGTGTGCAATGCGGGTTCGACTCCTGCGGTGGGATAGATGCTCCAATTTCAAGATTGCGGGACGGTGCATCGGTTGCATATCGGGTTCATACCCCGAAGATGGTTGGGTTCGACTCCCACTCCCGCTACCAATTTGGAATGACGACGTGAAGTTCTCTGGCAAGAGACGCGAACATACTGGACCGATAGTTCCCCAGAACGGGTCAAAGTTCATGATACTGAAGGTATGGGCGTTCCAATTCCATTTGAATCAAAGGTAAGGCGAATTTGCTCTGTGGTGTAAGCAAACACACCTCCTGACAATAGGAGGAATTGGCCTGCGATTGGTCTGGAGCAACCGTGGTATGAAAAATCCACACCTCATATTAAAGGACAAAACGTCATTTGGAGTAATTGACCAGTTGGCGCCGAGAATATGATAGATTGCCTTTGAGAACGACCTTTCAAGGTCGTAAAGAACGACCTTTTCAATTTGCGCAAAAGCCCAGACGTGGGCAAGGTTGTACGGTGAAGTACGTTATACCTGCGTTATAAAGGACATGAGCATCCGGACGATGCCGCCCCGAGAGTAAAATGGGGAAAGACCAGGGGTTCAACTCCCACATGTCCCAGCGAAATTTCAAATTGGTTGCGTTGCGCAACCTTGACGCGAATGGAAGCTGAAGAAGGTTTGAAATCGTAAGTTCAAATAGCGTTCAGCCCTTGGTCCGATTCCAAGGCGCGTCTTTACAATTTAGATTCGGCAATACCCGAGTTGGTAGCAGGGGAGGGACTGTTAATCCCTTGGCGAAAGCCCGTCGCTGGTTCGAGTCCAGCTTGCCGAGCCATTTCAATGCTCCAGTAGCTCAATCGGCAGAGCATGGGACTCTTAATCCCGGGGTTGTGGGTCCGATTCCCACCTGGAGTACCAATTTCCTTGCTGTTGCTGTTGGTTCAAATCCAACCTGGTCTGAAAGGCATTGCCAGGACCGGAAAGCGATGCGATTGGTTTCAACAGCGGGATTCTTTTCTTCAAACATTGAACGCCACACCTTTCGTATTAGTGGCTAGTACGCCCCGTGGCAGACGGGGAGAGGTTGGTTCGAGTCCAACAAGGTTAAAGCTGGCTTTCAATGTTTCGCGCCTTGCATCGGGCGCAGGTTGGCAAGGTGCGTGTTCTAGTTCGCGCAGTCCCAACTGAAACGTCCATATACGGCCTGAGTGATGATCACCACTCGTGGGTTCAACTCCCACTATGGAAGTAGATGCGGCCTTTCTAAATGGTTCCGTAGACCAATTTTGGCAGAGTCACATGCTTGAGGTGCATGACAGTATGGGTTCGAGTCCCATCGGAACTACCAATGGATGCGTAGCCCAACGGCAGGAGGCAAATGACTCAAAATCATTACAGTGTGGGTCCGAATCCCACCGCATCTACCATTTCAAACTGGTGGCGTAGCCCAATTTGGCAGGAGGCAGCGGTTTCAAACTCCGCGTAGTATGGGTTCGAGTCCCTTCGCCACTACCACTTTGTATAATTGGATGTATGGAAAACGATATTGTTCTTGACTTCATACATCGCAGGTTTCCAGACGATTGCCGTTGGCTCAATGGAAACTGCTACTTCTTCGCGTTGATTCTCCGCGAACGTTTCCCATGCGGGAAAATCCTCTATGATGTCATAGACGGGCATTTCGTTTGCGAGATTGATGGAAAGAAGTACGATTGGTCTGGAATCGTGAATGAATCTGGTGAACACCAATGGGTTGAATGGGACAGATTCTACGAATACGACAATCTTCAATTTGAACGTGTGGTGAAAGACTGCACGATGTGAAACATCGCATGATGCAGAGCATCACACGTTATGACATGGCGGTGTAGCCCAACTTGGCAGGAGGCAGCACGTTCAGGGCGTGTGTAGTGTGGGTCCGAATCCCACCATCGCTACCAATCAGTGAGTAGCTCAGTCTGGCTAGAGTGCCGGGCCCGGAACCCGTAGGTCGCAGGTTCAAATCCTGCCTCACTGACCATTTTCAATTTCACAAGTCGGGATAGCATAATGGTGGTGCTAGGGAATCATAATCCCTCGGTTGTGGGTTCGAGTCCCTCTCCCGACACCAAATTTCAATTGGAGTATGGCGAAGTGGTTAACGCACTGGTCTGATACACCAGCATACGATGGTTCGATCCCATCTACTCCAACCAATTTTCAAAACGTCAGGTGCAGCTGAGTAGCGAAGGCCTGTGACTGTAAATCACAGACATTGGAAACAACGTAGGTGCGAGTCCTACCCTGACGACCAATTTCAAGTAGTTCATTAGATTTACACTGTAAATCTTGTAAATACTATTATGAACTACAATAAGATTTATAATGATTTGATTTAGAAGCGAATTGATCATCCTCTTGAACGAACCTATGACGCTTCAATTGAGGAACATCATATTATTCCTCGATCATTTGGTGGTACAAATGACAAGACTAATTTGGTCAATCTGACTTTACGAGAACACTTTGTTGCGCATCTCCTTCTATGGCGCATAAACAAAAATGATTATGTGAAATGTGGTAAAATGATAAGTGCGTTATTCTTTATGATGAAGAGGGCGCATAAACTATCATCCAGATTATATGAGAAATTGAGAGTAATGGGTGGTTCTTGGAACGGAAGACACCATTCTATTGAAGTGCGTGAAAAAATAAGAATGTCAATGACACCATCTGAATCTTCAAATCCCAGAGTTTGGGTATGCAAAAATGGCATGGTAAAATACATACCCAAGGAAAAATTGAATGACTTCTTATAGAAGGGGTGGATTAGAGGTAGAATGGGATATAAACCAAGGAAAAATAAATAGGGAACGATAATAGAAGATGGCATAACAAAGGCATTCTATAAAACATGTGAAGGTAGGGTTTATATTCATAACGAAATCTTGAAATAGACCAAACGAGTAATAAAAGACGATGTTTCTGAATTTTAGAGAAGTGGCTGGAAACTCGGAAGAAAAATATACAACAAATAATTTGAGAGGTAGCAGAATTGGCAGACGCGCCACCGCTGATGGTGGTAGCCCTTGACGATAACAAGCGGTTTTAGAAAACTGAACGCCCATGGGTTTTCGCTAGTTGGCAATGAAGGTAGCTCCTTCTGGTTCTATCCAACTGTTCGTCCTTGGCAGTGGTGGTTCAAGTCCACCCCTCTCTTTCACTTTCCAAATGGCTTGATACTCAGGTAATTGATCCTGGCCCGTGCGTAAAACGGGTTCCCTGACATAATGAGTTGATGCATCGCTCGTTGGGGAGATAGCGGAGTAGATACCCGCAAGACAGCCACCAATTTCAATGGACGGGTCGTAGAACGGTAATACTCCTGATTGAAGCTCAGGCATTGTTGGTTCGACTCCAACCTCGTCCACCAATTTACGGGCCGATAGTTCAACGGTAGAACGTCTCAATGGCATTGAGAAGATGGGAGTTCAATTCTCCCCGTGTCCACCAATCTATGTTCAAGACCGCTTGACAGGGAGTTCCTTGGTTCGCAAGAACCTGAAAGCATAATACAGTAAATCCATTGGCAGCAATCGCAAGGCAACGCGAGGTCGACCGCGTCCGAGGATGATGGAGGTCAAGAACGCCATTTATGGGCCGCTAGTTCAGTGGTAGAACATCTGTTTCGCAGACAGAGGACTTGGGTTCGATTCCCAACGTGTCCACCATTTATGGTACGTATCGCACAATGCGATACTTCCACCAATTTCATGTCGCATAGTTCAAACCAAAAGAGAACAAAGGGACGATTGCATTGGGAACGATGCATTGTTAGTGTCACAAAAGCCGGGTTGGTTTCTTGCAGAAACCCTCCTGGTGAGGCAGGTGACCGCGTAGGGGTTGTTGATTGAGGTTGTCTGGAACTGCAAGAGCCCGGGCAATCTGACAAGAGCCTTCAACAGTAAGTCCCGGAATCCCCAAGAGACAGTGGCGGTGAGACCCCGTCCGGCGACACCAATTTTGGCAATATGATGTAATCCCCGAAGGAGTTAAAGGAAGTGAATTCACCTTGCTCCGAAACAAGGGACATGGTTTTCTGACTCTAGATAGGGAAACCATATGAGCATGGCAGCAGGTGAGCTGTTTATTCCGTGGAAATCGGATGTTGCCGACAACTTCAATTTGGTCAAGCACCTGACCTGGGGCGAGGAAGTACAACTCAATTCCCCAAAAACGTCTGTAGTTCAATGGTAGAAGCATTGGGTCAGAAAAACCCAAGATGTTGGTTCGACCCCAACTGGACGTAAGGTGCCCGGTTTAGTTCCCTAGTACATTCATATTGGGGATTAGTTGGTTCCTGGCACACCATAAGACCAGGTGGTTTGTGTGTTTCATGGGTCAGCGGCATTGGCTTTGTAGATGTCCACTCTCCAACATCAACTTCCCAGACAGCTAATGGGAATGTCAAAAACACTCAGCTCTTTCAGAAGTTGACATCCATTCAAGTCGGAACTTTCCACCATAGTTAACAAATGACAAACTGGCTACGGTTGCATGTTCACAACCATGGAGCAAAGTTCATTGGGTTTCTTTGAATCTAATCCTGCCCAATGAAGCCAGAGGGCTGGGCCCGATGATGCCAACTTCTTTTTCAATGGGACTGTGGCAAAATTGGATAACGCGCTTCGCTACGAACGAAGAGAATTGCGAGTTCGAGTCTCGCCAGTCCTACCATTTCAAGCCTTGCATTGCGTGAAGATGTTCTTTGGTGAGGGGAATTTAGCAGTGGATTTTCCAATACCACTTGCGTGAATGCAAGCAACCATTTCAATAGGCGAATGATGTCAATGGTAGCATGAAGGTCTCCAAAACCTTATGTGGTGGTCCGAATCCACCTTTGCCTGAACTTTCAATGGGCGAGTTCTCGATATTGGTACTGGGCGTGGTCTGCAAAACCTCGATAATGTGGGTTCGATTCCCACCTCGCTCTCCAAATGACTTGTTCATTTATCCAGCTTGCAAGATGGTTCGGGCAATTCCATGACTAATGTTCTTACTCTGGTGAGAAGTAAGACGATAGGCAAAAATGGTTCGATTCCCCCTCGGAACATTAGTTGAATATTGCCAAGTTTTTCAATTTGTGCCACAAAGAAAACTCACTTCACACAGGAGGATCGTGTGACCATCAATGATGGGTAGAGATTTTGCGCAACGTCTCTACATATTATGTTGAGCGGTAAGAGTCCGTATGTCCTCCTCCATTTATGGCTCTGTAGATTAGAAGCAGATCGCCTCCCTCTCAAGGAGGAGAACACGGCGCGATACCGTGCAGAGCTGCCATTTCAACGGCCCTGTAGATTAAAAGCTAGATCGGGTGGTTTTCATCCACCAGAACACGGAGCGTTACCGTGCAGGGCTGCCAACGTCCTATAGGTCAAACGCATAGACCGCATCTCTCCTAAAGATGACATCCCCGTTGGATTCGGGGTAGGACGACCAACTTAATGTCCCATTCCATCATGGTTTACGGCCAACATAGGTCTGGGACAATTTTTCGTATAATTGTAAATAGGTATGACGTTACCGTAAATAACGTCTCTAAACTAAAGGCAAAAATTATGATATGCGAACAATGTAGAAACGAGCATGATGGCTCGTATGGGAGCGGAAGGTTCTGCTCAAAAAAGTGTAGGTATCAGTACCACATAAAAAACGAACAATCACCACTTGGTACTTGGACTTGTAGATATTGCGGTCTGGTATTTGAGACAAAACATAAATTGTGGGAACACTATCATTCAGTCCACGAATCAAGTCTCGGAAAACCACATAACAAAGGTGGACGAGCTTGGAATAGAGGACTGACAAAGGAAACCGATGATAGAGTTAAATTAGGCACTGAAACTTATAAAGCACGAATAAAAAGTGGTGAAATAACCCCATCATTTCTTGGGAGACATCATTCCGAAGAAACAAAAAGGAAAATGTCAGACTTCCATAGTCATGCTACTTTTCAACGTGTATGTAAGAAAACACAACCTTATACAAAAAAGGATGGAACCGTTGTGATGTTGGATTCGTCATGGGAAATCAAATTGGCTGAAATATTGGATGACCTTAATATAAATTGGATTCGTCCAAAACCTGTAGAGTGGTATGACCAATCTGGAAAACTTCACCACTATTTTTCGGACTTCTTTTTAGAAGACTACAATTTGTATCTTGACCCAAAGAACGATTATTGTTTTGTTGCCCAAGCAGAGAAAATAGAGTATGTAAGAACTCATTATGACAATGTTCTTTTCATGCACAAAGACCAAGTAACAAAGGAATTTGTTTTGAATTTGATAAATGAACGAACAACTTTACACGTTGGGACGGAACTTGTATAATTGGATATGTGATCTTTGACAGATGATTATGTGAATCAGATGGGGAGTGAAACCCAGTATGCTTAATGCTTCAACGGCTGCCTTGTGTGGTGTAATTGTCAGCCATATGCCATCTTTGAATGGCGGGCCCATAGGAAACCACTGGGCGTGTAGGTTAGAGTCCTGCCACAAGGTGCATACCCGAAATAAAATCTACCCGAAATCCACGTCAAACACATTGAGGTTTCGCTATTGGGGGCTGGAATGCCCCGGTGGACACGTAGGATGAATGATAAATGGGATATGTTGAAAATTCGTGGGATGTCCCGCGATGGTTGCCTACCTGCCGTGGTGTAATAGCCATGTGAGCGGGGCAACTCTCAGTCGGATGGTTCACATATAGAAGTTCCCAACCTAATGGGACGACTTCTGCTGCGGTGGAATGTTCGAGGGGTGTGATGCTTATAATTTTCCCAGTATGAAACATCACTTGTGCCAATCCTGCACAATGGGCTAGGTTCACCAACGAACCGGGTATGTCCGCCAGAAATACAGCTGGTTCTGGTTACGAAGGGCATAATGGATTTTGATTTTCAAGCGGAGTGTAGCGCAGCCTGGTAGCGCACTTGCCTTGGGCGCAAGCCGTCGGGGGTTCAAATCCCTCCACTCCGACCAATTTGTTGACCGTAGGGAAAAAATCTAAACTCCCGCCCCGTGAGAGGGTGGCGAAACGGACCTTGAACTGCAGCAAGACAATCCGCCAGCTCTGGTGGTGGAAATCCACCCGGTCGACGCATTTATGGGAGCATGAAACCGAACTGGAAAGGAATCTGCGGCAAGTGGATGGGTGGAATCCCCAATGTGGGTCCGAATCCCACTGCTTCCATCATTTCAAACGAATTCTCTTTGTCCCTGTATTCTCTCTCGGTGAGCAGCAAATAGGGAGGCTTGACGGCAAGCCTAAAGGTGAAAACGGTTACGCTGGAGGTGTTAAACAGGCGAACACATAAAACTTCCGGAAGATGTTACCAGCCTCTCACCAAGTAACCTGCGAGTCCATGACATTCAAGGCTCATAACCTTGTGAAACCGGAACGCCGTATTCTTCAATTTCCGTATAATTGGTTTGTGACGCTGAGCAATTCAGCGAAAGGATAAAAGCAAACATGGCAAAAGCAAACAAGACGAAAAACGACGACAAGGTTCTTCTCTACGAGAACACTGGAAAGAAGGGAAAGAAAACCCTAATCTCCGAAATGGTGAAACTCTCAAATCCGGTCACGGAGACTGCGAGAAAGATTATGGCTCTTCTTTCATATGACTCCAGGGTTCTCACGGAGTTTGACTTCAACAAGCACACATTGTGGGTGTACGTCAGCGATCCTGACGTGTGCGAGGCTTACAAATTCTTCCTCAGGCGCAAGTACGATTTGGGCGGTCTCACGCTGGACGTGAAGCTGATTGCGACCTATCAGGGGGAGGCCGAGGAAGTCGGAGAGGCAACCTACAAGGTAACGGATGACGAGAAGCTTCGTCTCTTCAAGCTCCTGTTCAAGGATGGTCTTGAGCCGAAGTATCAGAGCGCGGTTGACCAGTACAACACACGTTGGGACTTCTTTGAGTTCCCGCCAATGGCTCTTACCTATCAGGCCGACGACCTTCAGAACATCAAGGGCTTCAAGTCTGTTCTTCTCACGGACGCCGTGAAGGAAACGTTTGACGTTGGTTTTTACCATATCTCCTCATTGGCTTTTTGATAGGCCGATGATGGATGGAAATAAGGGGACGTTCTGCCATTCGGAGGAAATGGCAGAACTTTCATTTTACATTGGAAGCGTAACCCTAAAAGGAAGGGAGTGACCTCGAAAGTCACGAGTAGCGGGGGAAACTTCGCGTGGGTTTGCAAGACACCCCGCTTCCGCCAAAAGATTTCATGGAGGCGTAAGCCTAAAGGAAAGGCAGCGGCTTTGAACACCGCTAGTAGCGTCTAAAAACGTGTGGGGTTTCAAGATCCTCCGCCTCCGCCATTTATGGAGCAATAAGCCTAATCTGGTAAGGCCGCGGTTTGCTAAACCGCCAGTAGGGGTCGCAAGGTCTCGTCCTGATTCGAGTTCAGGTTGCTCCGCCATTTATGGATAGGTGCTAGAATTGGCAAACAGCTTCGCTTGGAAAGCGAATGGGCGGGCGAAAGCTCCCATGGGAGGTCGGGACTCCCCCTATCCGCCATTTAGATGTTGGCATTAGTTCAGTCTGGTAGAACGGTGGATTGTGATTCCATATGTCCTGGGTTCAAATCCCAGATGTCAACCCAACGTTTCCTCGCCCAATTTGGTTAGGGCATCTCCTTCACATGGAGAGGGTTCTGGGTTCGAGTCCCAGGGAAACGACCATTTGAATCCCGCATGGCGTAATGGTTAGCGCATCACCTTGACATGGTGGTGGTTAGTGGTTCGAGTCCACTTGCGGGAACCACTTTACATTTGGATGTGATTAGTGTATAATTATGTATGCTCTTTGAGGGATACCAAGGTATCCAGAAGGTGCTTTGTTCCTTGACAACTGAATGTTTTGACGTTTAAGAAGGGAGACCCTTGAACCGCCCCTTCGTATACGAAAGTGAGGTGGATATACCACCAAGCATGGTTCAAGAATGAGTCACACGCAACGGACAAGGCTTTGGCGGCGAAATGGCAACAAAGTAACCGGTGGGATGCGCGTGGTTGACCAGTGTGACTTCGCTATTTCAATGGGGTATTGGTGAAAAGGAATCACAGATGTCTGTCTAACATCAGTAGGGGGATCGTTACCCCCATACCCCGCCATTTCAAGTATCTTGTAAAGCAAGGTAAACTCAGAAAGGTTCGCTACCACATGAGTCGGTTTTTGGTTTGTTTAGGTGCTCTGCTAGGCTTGCCCGGTTCGCCTTATTGCAAGAGGTGATTCAAGAGACTGCAAAACGGGATTAAGCACCACCACCAAGGTGTTCCCATGGAACAACGAGGCCGCGATGGACAGTCTGCGAAAAACAAACTTGTGATTTGTTCCTAAACCCCCGAATAGATTTCGCGGAGTGGACACAATAAGCGTTCGGGGTTTTGCATAATGCAGCATAGGATTCAGGGGTCGGCTTGTTCTTTCCTGGTCCGAAAACGCGGTGGCTTTGCTTGGTACCGGGCATCCACAAGCAAACTCCGCTTCATCAATTTCATTTTTCAATCCGATATAAACATGCAGTGCAGAATGGTGATTGCGTAAGCAGCCAACCACAAGTAAAGTACACTTGGTTGACGGGTTCAGACAGAAAACCCAGAAAATGCAACGAGTACGGGAAGAGTACGTCTGGTGTTGCAAGCCCACGGATACAAGATCGAAACACGTTGTGGTCGGATTGAAACCCTTTCATTGGGGATTGTTGTAGCGGCAGCAAATCGGTTTTTGATACCGAGAGTGAACGTTCGACCCGTTCATCCCCAGCCAAATGCTTTATTGTTCCCTGGGATAATGGCAGTCCAGCTCCCTCTGAAGGAGTAAGGTGAAAGTTCGACTCTTTCGGGAACAACCAATTTCGGAATCCAGCGCACGTTGGATGGGTGTTCCAACCACCAAGGAGGTGCAAGCGACGGCTGGAGTGGTTCGAGTCCACCGCCTGGTTCCTTTTCAATTTCATGCATCCGTGGGACATCAGCCGTCCGTCAGCCTTCCAAGCTGAAGTAGGCCAGGGCAGCACTGGTCGGATGCTCCATTTTCAATCGTTGGAAAGCTCAGGTACCGGGCTTCCATCGAGAAAGCATGTGGGTAGGGCAGTTTCCCACGCAAAAGTTAGGGTAAGAGTCCTCAAATGACTGCCGCCAATTTCAATGTTAGGGTCGCTCTCTAATAGAAAACTATTCCTGATGCCGGGGTCAGTAAGACACACAAGGGAAACGAATGCAGGATATCATGCTCGTTTCAGATAATGTCAATAGGGGTAAGAGTCCTCATCCCATTTATTTCAATGCGAACGTGGTACATCAGCAGTACACCAATCTGCCAGGTTGGATTAAGTGGGGGCAGCACCCATCGTTCGCTCCAATTTTCAAGTTCCCAATCTTTGTGGGATTCTGATTGGGTTGCCTGTGGGCGTGAAAAAGTCTTAAGAACCCCGATGGTTTCCAACGATGGTTCTTGAGTACATTCTTGTGGATAATTGAGTGAAGTCTATGGCTTGTCTGGTCAAACTCAAATGACTGAACAAACATAGTCCTCGAATGGAAAAGTCTCCTGAGTTGGAAACTTTCACTTTGACGTATGATTGAATTTGTTGCAGCAAGCGCAGACCGGTGAGTCCGTATTTCACAATATGTTCAATGTTATTTGAACCCGGGTAGCACCCAAAATACGAAACTCCATATCCAATGAACCTTGGGCTACGGCTGGCAAGGGCAGTTGGAAGTAGTTGCCGGTTGCGTCCCATGAAGACGGTGTACAATCGCCCGAGGATGGAAACGATGTCACTATGCAGTGGGTTGGTGGGTAGGAAGAAGAATGGGCCGCGCCACCGTAAAACGGGTCCACCATTTCATGTGCAAGAAAAGCTACTTGCGCAGAAGACAGTACCCCATGTGAGTGGGGCTAGTGGTGTAGAAGAGGTGGATGCATTTGACCAGCGCTGGGATCGCCACTGATACTTCATGACATGACTACGGTAAAAGTCCGCATTCTCACACCGATTTCGGCGTTCATCGCACAATGGCTAGACACAAATAGTTCAAAAAGGCAGAATACACGAAGAGTGAGACAGTGGTCCGAATCCCGATGTGTTGGTTGAAACCAAAGTGCGGGAATTCATGAACGCCATTTGCAAGCCAACGGCACGTAGACGAATCGGGCGTTGGTGAAGTCCCAAGAACGTGTTGGGCTGAGCTGGGGGAACATCAAACCCAGGGAACAACGGAGCCTACTCCGCGTAACGCCATGTCAAAGGATGTGCCATACGTGAAACAAAAACCTGTTCGCAGGTTATGGTTGTTGGGAAACTGGCAGAGAACCGCGTAAAACAACTTCTGCTACCATTTTTCGGAAAACGGAAAGTTGGGATTCATCCGCCAACTAGGGATTCCGTAAAACCGGAAACCTCGATGTAGGAATCATCAGGATGAACGCGCATAATTGGGTTGTTGCCGGCGTACTGCGCATAAGTTGGCAACAGTAAGAATCCAATCGGGGGTCCGAATCCCTCCATACCACAGCCTGTGGTATCGTGGCAGAGGCTGGCTGAATGCACTGCGCGTGAGGAAACATGGGAAATTCAAAGTCAAAATGTCTAAACGGCGGAGAGAGTTCATTTTGAGCGGGAAGACAACCCGTTGTTTTGGTTCTCCTCCCGTGTTTCCTTCGATTTCATTTTGCGCAAAACCTCGTTGATGGCGCATGTCCCTAACAAGGCATCTTAATGTGTTGGCCGTGCATGGCATAATCCCTGGGTTGAATAAATCTTGCCACTGTGAAAACTGCCATTTCAACGAGACCCTTTTATTGGACCGATATGTCAATGGTCAGACGAGGAGTCTCATAATCTCTAGGTTGCAGGTTCGAGTCCTGCTCGGTCCACCAATTTTTCAATGGGAGCGTAGCGGCCCCGTCTTATGAGCGGGAGATACCGTAGTGGTTCTTGAGATAACTTCAATCGTGGGTTCAAATCCTACCGCTCCTACCAATTTCAATGGGTCCGTGGCTCGAGTGTGATAAAGGCAACCGGTTTGCATCCGGTACAAATAGTGGGTTTAACTCCCATCGGATCCACCAATTTTAGAACCTGTAGCTCAGAAACTTAGAGCAAGGGAAACGGCCGGCTTAGTTGTCCCGCGCGAAGGTTAAAGCCCTTCCAGGTTCTGCATTTCAAAAAGCCACAGTCGCATAGCCTGGTCGATTGCACTGGTTTTGTAAACCAGTATCCGATAAGGGTCGCGTCCGTTCAAATCGGACCTGTGGCTCCAGTTTTTGCTGAGGTCGTATAGTCTGGTCGATTACAATGGCTTCGTAAGCCATTATGCTTCTGGCATCACGTCAGTTCAAATCTGACCCTCAGCTCCATTTGGCTAGGGTGGCTGAGAGACCGAAAGCGCGTCCATGGTAAGGACGTATTCCACATCGTCAGTTTGAATCTGACCCCTAGCTCCAATTTGAATTAGACCATAGGTGACAGCCTATGGTCTTTTCATTAAATTTATGTATAATTTATAGTAAATACTTTTATGGAGTCACTGTCATGACTTCAACAACAAAAAGGTAAAAACAATGAAATGTGAAAAATGCGGTAACGAACATGATGGTTCTTATGGAACAGGTAGATTTTGTTCAGAAAGTTGCAAACAAGCATATGTTGCTGGTAAAGTAAAACATAGAAAAAGTGGATTTGCAATAAATAATCCAAACCCAAAAGCAAAGTATGGAACGTGGAAATGCCGACTTTGCGGAATCATTTTCAATACACGGGCAACCTTAAAACAACATATGAATTTGGAACATCCATATGACAAATCTCATGCGTGGAATTATGGAAAGACAAAAGAATCAGATAAACGTCTAAAAATCGCATCGGAAAAACTTTCAATAAACATGAAACGTTATTTGGCTTCGGGAAAAGTACGCAAACACATATGGAATGATTCTGAACGTAAAGCCCAATCTGAACGAGCAAAGAAAAACAAAATTGGAGGCTATCATAAACATGGTGGACGTGGAAAAAGAGGATGGTATAAAGGATATTGGTGCGATAGTTCATGGGAACTTGCTTATGTCATATACAATCTTGAACACGATATACATTTTGTCAGAAACAGAGTTGGATTTGAATATGAATATGGAGGAATGATTCGGAAATACTATCCCGATTATATTCTTGATGATGGAACTTATGTCGAAGTAAAAGGATATGAAGACGAAAAGGTTAAAGTAAAACACAAAACATTTATTTCATCTGGACACATATTAAATGTCATAGGAAAAGAGGAGATAAAACCATACCTTCAATACGTCATCGAGAAATATGGAAAGGACTTTACAAGGCTATATGAATGATGTATAATATCATATGACAAACAAAGAATTAATAGCCAAACTTTCTGAATTTCCCGAAGATTCCGAAGTTGATTTCTGTCTGTTTTCAAACTTGACACCAAGGCGTTGTGACGTTAAGGATAACCACGTCATGATTAGGCGGTCGCCTCATACGGGATTGCTCTACATCATGCTTGACCTTGAACCCTATTGGGAAGAGGACATCAAGCGTTCCTTGGCAAGGAATTTTAATTAGCTTCCCAATGCGCGTTCGGACGTCTAGCCACGTTTCTGCAGAATCTGTGGCGGCTCCGTCCAACTGCCTTTGGGGTGTGTCCACGCAGGTTAGCGGGTTGGCGTGGACTTCATACGGTCAGCACAGACTCCCAAATCCAACAAACCCAACATAGATGAGTGTGCGTTCTATGCTTGGCTGGATCCAAAAACCCGCGACCATTTATCAAACGTCAAAACATTCAAGCGAAACGGCGCCGGAAAACCGGCGCCGTTTTTGTTGTTGTCCACCATCTGTCAGCAAACTGAATTCAATTTGGAACTTTACGGTTTTCCTTCTTTCTGGTATAATATGGTATGACAAACATTGACGATATAATGCACCAAATCGGCTTCATATCCGGGAAACTGGACGTGGTTGGTGGAAATGCTGAATCCTTGGTTGAACTTTGCCAAGAATGCAGCAAGGAACTTTCTGAAATAGCCGAAGAGTATTGGAAAGGTAAAGACGAAAATGGAAAACGAGACATCGAGCTTTGATGCTTTCTTGAAGGAGCCCGTTGACAAGATTGACGTTCTTCCTGCGAACATTGCGGTGGAGACTGTTGGAAAGCAGGTTCCAAGGGAGAGCCTTGAACGCACAATGCGCTCCGCGATGGAAAACTTGGTTGAGGCCGGCATAGGGGATTCCAACACAAGCAAGCTGGCGAACGACACGAGGACGCTCCTGGTTTTCTGCCAGATGATTTGGAACGAGAAGGAAGAGTGGAAACATCATTTCCGCCAAATGGCCGACAGGTACAACAAGCACCTTGACAATGAAATATCCCAATACAAGAGGATGTTGGGAAAATGAGAAAAGAGAAGCGCGAATGTGACGTTGCCAACAGCTCCCAGGAATTGGTCAAGGCGTTTGTGGAACATTGCAACTATTGTGAACAAGGGTGTCCAATGGGATGCATTCGGCGAAGGGGCGAGATAATCGACTTGTTGGATTTTGACAGTTGGAAGTGTGGAAACATACTTCAATGCTTCGCCGAATTCTGCATGTCAAGGGTAAGGGGTACTTGACTTTCCATTTGGATTTTGATATACTGGTTCTGCAAAAGAAGAAAGGCTTTTTATGAGCAAGAGCAGACATCAAAGGCACATCCGAACGTTGGACTCCCTCAACAAGAAGGGATGGCATGTCATAGCGGCATGGAACGCCAACAGGAGCATGGCTTGCAGTGGCAACATACACTGGTCATTTCCGGGTTGGCATTATTTCCATTTGTTCAACGGGAAGTCTGATGGCTACTACACGCCACCGTTTGTCCAGATGCCCTATACCGTGTTCGTGGTGAAGAAGCAGTATGAAAAAGAACGCGAGATTGTCCTTCATGGGTGGAAGGAACTGCGGGAGTTCACGGCGGGTCCGGAGAGGTGGATTGAGAAAGAAGGAGGCAAGTGATGGAAAACGCAACGCCGGAGACCCTAGTTGTTGACAAGAACAAGTACGAGCAGATGGTAAAGCTGCTCAAGATGATATACAAGGCCGCCGAAACAGTCAATGGAAACTCAAGACTTGAAATCAACGCCGATGCGCTGAAGGAGACCATTGAGAAAGTCCTGCACATGGAGGTTGACGCGAAAGCGAAGCGCAACTGCGAAGTCTACAAGACACGGGACGAGGCTTGGAAAGCGTTTACGCACACAAGTGGATACATCATCAACGGCAACGGGTGGTTCAGCACCTGGCTTTTCAGGAAGTACAACCCAAACGAATACGAGGCGTGGTGAAATGAAATTCAAATTCAAGAAGTGGCATTGGCGGGACATCTTGTGCTGGATTAGACTCCACGTCTGGGGCTTGTCAAAGGGATATACCCTGAAGCAGTTTTGCGGCGATTGCAAGAAGTGCAATGGCTTGTTTGGATATTGTGGCTGCATTCCCTGTCCCCTGAGATTCCCCATTGACGGTTCCGACTACACGAAGAAGGAACCCGACGAAACACCAAGCACATTGGGTTCTCCGAAGGAGGGTGAGTGATGCAACGTCAATGCGAGATTTGCGGGAAGTTCCATTACAGGGTTTATGACGCAAGGGAACTGGCCAAAACCCTGAACTTGACACCAAGGGACAATTCAACGAACGATCCCGGCAAGTTCACCATCTGCATTGACTGCTACAACGACATTGAACGCGCCATTGCAAACGCATGGCTTACACCGATAAAGGACTGATAAAATGGATACCGACAAACTGAAGAAGATAGCCGACAGGCTTTTGTACACCGCTCAGGTGAATGGCGGGACGATGGGGCATGAAATGCACGTATGCGCCACCCAAATAAACGAAGTTCTGGCTAATGAGAACACCTCCTATGTCAAGAACTGCCACAGGTTCAACAACTCCGAGGAAGCCCAAATCGCGTTTCTCAACGAGCGTTGGCTTACGTCCGTTGATGACCTTAAGGAGACTCCGTTTGACGATTGGACGGAGGAAATGAAATCCTGCTATGCCAAGTGGCTGATGAGCCCGGTTGACCCCAAGGTTTCGGAGTGCAAGTTGCGTGGGGAGATTGTGCGTCTGAACACGATATTGAAAAAGGCGAAGTCCATCGTGATTCAGCTTCTTGACGATTGGGACGATGAAGCCGACCGCAGGTGGAACTGGGGACGTTTGTTTGAGGTGCTTGACATCAAGCGCGATACGGCAAAGGAAGAACGGCAAGCTGAAAGGGAACCGACAGATGAGTGCTGCAAAACGGAATTCCACCTTCCGCGGGGTCTTGACTGAAATGGGCGTTGAAGCAAGATGGAGATTGAAGTAAACAGAAACGAAAAGTGGGTGAAGGTGAAGCCCGAGGAACTGACAACCTACGAGCTTTGCGACTGCCTTTCACGCATCATGCTGGATTCTGACGAGTTCATTCCCCAACAGGAGATTGACGAGGGCTATGCCGCAATCCAAGAGGCTATTCGCAGACTTGAAAAGAATGGAGAAGACGGAAATGGCTGACGCATTTGGAAAGAAGTTTGAAAACGGCGACATTCTCGCCCTTGTTGACGACTATGTTGGCATTGACAAGGACAAGATGGGCTTGGTTCGCGTGTACGAGGCGAACAAATACGTCATGCTCTACGTTCTGACGGGGATGGATGGCAAGGGCCGATACCCAATGGAAAATGTGTTAATTGACAAGCACTACGAGAAGATTGGAGAATATTCCCCCGGCTCTTCCGATGAACTCCTTTTTTCCGGGCATGTCACGTTTGAGGAGGATGTATGAACATTGACATGACAATTGACTACGACAAGCTGCTTGAAGAGGCGAAGAAGAGGTACGAGAAAGTTCTCAAGCTCGATAGGAAAGCCACGAATCTGTTCATCAACGGCGTCCCGGGGAAGAAATACTGGCCCGTCCAGGAAAAGTTCCTCGCCGCGAGAGACGAATACCGTAACTGGGAGAAGAACAACATTGACAAACTTGGGGTGAGTCTCATAACCAATTTTGAAAACGGAACCCCAATCGGGATTGACGCGGTGATTTCTGGACACGACAACTGGGGTAGAGGGAAGCATTGATGACAATTGACGAGAGAAAGATGGCAATTGCCTACGCGGACTTGCTGAACATACAGGAGCTTGTCCAGCACATCATGCGGATGGACGTAGACGATCTTATGGACGAGGACACGAGGCTCGCTTTTGTCAAATTGACCTTAAACTTGGACAAAGTTGCTTCCAAGGTTGGAAAGTACATGTCAGAGCATACAGACTTCAACGAGGAGAAAACCAATGACGATTGACGAATCGCGGAAGCATTATCCATTCATTTCATACGGTTCAGAGTACGATCTGTGGGAAAAGACGGGGAAGTGGTACAAGTGGCTCCTGGACAGGATTCTGTCCGAGCGGCCATCTGAGGGAACTGACCATGACTGGAACAAGCTTGCGATATGGCTCCAGTTTGAGTTGAAGGAACGCAACGCGCTGTTCAGGCAGTTGCCAAAGCCCACGAAGGAACAGTACTCTGACAAAGACGACCCTGATTACCCCTGGACTACCGGCAAGTGGCCCGAGGATGCAATGCCCGCAATCAGGACATTCGCCGAGAAGGAGGCGAAATGCCACGATGTTGGTGAGAAGGTGGCAGCGATATTGACGAAGAACGAGTACTGCAAGAAGGTGTTGAAGCAGAAAACCTACAAGTCCAGAAATCAGGAAGAGAAAGCGAGGAAGAGGAAATGAAATTGACAACCAAGGAAGCCGTTGAGAAAATACGCGACCACATTCTTTGTGGAAACCACAGCGATGGCATAATTGCCCCGATTCTGAATTGGTGCGACAAGGCTCTTGCCGACTATGACGCTTCCGAGGATGAAAAGAAGCCCGCTCCCGTTGTGGAATCCCCCAAGAGGAAGGAAGCAAGGGAAATACGGGAAATGCAGTTGACCTCGCCAATGGCAAAGATGTTTCAGGAAGCCCTTGCATCAGACCTTGACCACGAAGCCGACATGGAAGAGCGGAAACTTTCCCTTCCAAAGCGGAACTGCGACAGGGCAGACGCATGGACGTACACGGACGCCATTGACCTTTTCCTCAAGGAGAATCCCAAGGTTGATCATCGTGTCAACATTTGGAATTGGAACGAGTGGCACAAGTTCGTCCAGTGGATTTTCAAGAAACCGCCGGCAAAGAACTAACCAGAATCGTTCATTTCTGGTATAATAATGTGAGGAGAAGTTTGATATGAGAGTAAAGGAATTCATAGCCGGGCATTGCAAGTACTGCGATGACTTCGATTCTGACCTTGGATGCAGGGCGTATCTGAACGAGGAATGCGATGAAGCACACGCGGAGCCGAAGTTCAAGGGAAAGACCATGCGTTTGCGAATTGACGAATACTGCGCAAAGCAGGGAATAAAGTACCTTACGAAGCTGCATGACGATTGGAAAGAGGAAACCAAGAAAAAGGCTCCGAAAAAGGCTCCGAAAAAGAAAACGGAGTTGATGACCCCCGGTGAACCCCTTGACGACATCATCCTCCAGATTTGGAATGACGGGGCCGAGTACATCATCTACGATGATTCGGACTTGAAGCATTTCAGAAAGCGCATCAGAGAAGCAGTATTGAATGAAGAAGCAAAGAAAGGAAAGAAAGGAAAGAAGTAAAATGTACAGTCCATCAAAGAAGAGAATCTGGGCAAAGAGGTTTGTCATGTTCTGCATTGGCGTTGCCATTGGCAGCGTTGGCATCAACATCTGGGAAGGGAAGTGGGTAGACGTTTGCACTTGGGTCACCGCCTTGCTCTGGGCAATTGGCTGGCGAATGGAGATGCAGAACTCCGATGAGGACAGGGCCGACGCGGACTATTGGAAGAACCTTTGGCTGAACAGTGAAGCCACAAAATCCTACGAAAACTCATTTTCAAACAGTGAACCACCGGTTCTTGACGATCCGGAGAAGAAAGATGCCTGACGAAGAACGCATAACCGGGATTGAGGTGGATGGTGACATGTACGATGCCGTCAGATATGGAACTGGGAAATCCATTTGCTGCAACTGCGATTTCCTGTTGTGGCGCATGGTGTGTCCGTTCAAGAATCCCGAAACGTGCAGAAACGTCATTGGCGAAAGAATCCTTGTGAAGAGAGAGGTGAAGTAAAATGAATTGGATAACTATAACTTGCATATCGGTGTACGTTGCCGGATTGATCATCATTCCAACTGTGATGGGAGTCCTTCAATCACGCGAAATCAGAAGGAACTTTATGGAGTGGGACGACTATGTTATACTTCTGATTATTATGCTCAGCTGGCCGGTTGTGCTTGGATTGGTGGCAATTTGGGGTATTGGCTATGTCATTGGATATGTTCCGTTCACCCTGCTCAAATGGTGGATGAAGAAATGCGCCAGGTGTGCAGAATGGTGGGAGGAACGTCAAGTGAAGAAGCGCGTCCTTGAAAACCTGATGAAGGAGAAAAAGCAATGAGAGTTAATCTGTCCCCAGAAGTTGCATGGACTATCTATGGAATCGGAGTTGTCGTGTTCCCGATTCTTGTTGGCGCGATGTTCAAGGAAAAGAAGTTCAGTGTGATGGACGATGGCGTTCCGGTGTTTTTCCTGTCACTGACATGGCCGATTGTGCTTTTCCTTGTTGCAATAGTATGGTCCGTGATGGTGGCGTGTTTCATTCCTGGCTGGGTGTGGAACGGTCTTCTGCACCTTGGCGGAGAGATTGGATGGCGTTATGGCATGTGGAAGGAAGTCCGTAACGCGAAGAAAAAGGCGAAGGAACGCGAGAGGAAAGAACGCGAGGAACGCGAACATGCAAAGCGGGTGTTGAACGCGAAGCCCGGCGACAAGGAATACTTTGATTATGTCTGCGATTGAAGATTTCAATTGAAAAGAAAGGAACATGGAAATGACGTGGGTTGAATTGGTGGCTGTCATGTATGTCATTGGGTACGTCTGCACCCTTTACTACTTCATGCGTTTCTTTAATGATTTGCGTGGGCGTGAAGCCTCAGCTGGGATAATCACTTCACTTTTCATTTCGGTGTTCTGGCCGATCTTATGGACGTACAGGTTGATTGTGGAGACATTCTGCAAGGATAAGGATGACGAGGAATATGGATCAAGAAGTTAAACTTCCCTATGGCGTGTTGAACGCAGACTGTCTGGAGGCAATGAAGAAGTTTCCGGACAACTTCATCGACGCGGTTGTGACCGACCCGCCCTATGGGTTGTCGTTCATGGGCAAGGACTGGGATCATGGCGTTCCGGGTGTTGCATTTTGGAAAGAGGCTCTGAGGATAACGAAGCCCGGTGGTCATATCGTGGCGTTTGGTGGTTCAAGAACTTACCACCGCTTGACTTGCGCCATTGAGGACGCCGGCTGGGAAATACGAGACTGCCTTGGATGGCTGTATTCATCGGGTTTTCCGAAATCCATGGACATTTCAAAGGCGATTGACAAGAAGTTGGGGGCGAAACGCGCCGATCGGGGTGGTGTTGGCGACCACGAAGGAACCGTTGACTTTGGAATGAAGAACCGCTGTCCCAAGTGCGGCAAGCCCTATTTCTCCGCCAATCCCTGCACATGCCCACGGGATGATCTTGTTCCAATAACGGACGAGGCGAAGAAGTGGAGTGGTTGGGGTACTTGTCTCAAGCCGGCGTTTGAGCCTATTGTGCTTGCAAGGAAGCCGTTGGAGGGAACTGTTGTCGAGAACGTGATGAAGCACGGTGTTGGTGGATTGAACATAGACGAGTGCCGCGTTCCCTATGAAGAAGGTGGAACGGCTGCGACAAACCCGTTGATTAGGGAGCTGCGTGGATGCAAGAACAACCATGGTGCGGACACGGGTTCAAGCTGGAGAATCACCGGGGAAGAGGGTAAAGTGGGTCATGCCAACTTGAAGGGACGCTTCCCCGCCAACATCATCCACGATGGCTCCGATGAAGTCATTGATGCGTTCGACAACAAATTGACGCCGGACTTCACTCCCATTGTACTTGCCAGAAAACCAATTGAGGGAACTGTCGCGGACAACGTGATGAAGTATGGGGTTGGAGGCTTGAACATTGACGAATGCAGGGTTCCGTCCGACGAGCCAGTTGTGGTGCATTCCCCTGGGAAGGAGACCTTGTATGACAGCGGCCACGGTGACATGGGTACTTGGGTTGACAACCGAGGAAGGTTTCCCGCGAACATCATCCACGATGGTTCCGAAGAGGTTCTTGAAGTGTTCCCGGACAACGTAAAAGGTGGAACGTGGAACAGGACAAAGGGGGCGAGACCTTTCAACAACAACGGAAAGGACACCGAATACACCAGTGGCGGTTCGGACAAGTCCGTGGGTTCCGCCGCAAGGTTCTTCTATTGTCCCAAAGCCAGCAAGAAGGAAAAGGGCAAGGACAACCCGCATCCAACCGTGAAGCCCATAGCCTTGATGGAATACCTTGTCAAGCTGGTTTCCCCCGAGGGATCGAAGGTTCTTGACCCGTTCATGGGGTCTGGGACAACCGGAGTTGCAGCCATCAATCTTGGGCGCAAGTTCATTGGCATCGAGAAGGAACCTGAATACTTCGAGGTTGCGAAAAAGCGCGTTGAAGAAGCTTTCCAAAAAACGCAAAAAGTGGTATAATACAGTAGAACAAAGGAAACGCAATGTCAAAGCTCAGTAAACTCGTGGACAAGTATTGCTTATTCAGCTTCTTCATCATAGCCGTGTGCGAAGCGGTGCAGTGCTATTGGATGTCGGCCCTTGGTTGGTTCATGGCCGGTCTTGGTTGGTATGCCTGGGAAGAGGAAAAGCAATTCTACGACATGCTTGCCGACTTGTACAGGAAACACCTCAAGGAGTGCAAGTGCAACAACGAAACAAAAGACGAAGATGAGAAGAAAGACAATGATTGAGTTGAAGAGATGTCCGTTTTGCGATGGGGAGCCCGAAATTCGCCACGGTGGATTGCCTTGGATGGCAACCATTGCATGTCCAGATTGCGGCGCGGAGATAAAGGTCATCAACGAGGACGTGAGCATGGTCGTCATTGACGCAATAGAGAGGTGGAACAGGAGGGTAAACGGATGAACGTGTTGGCTTTCATATTTGGCTACTGCCTTGTTGGGTGGATTGTCATGCTGATAATGGGGTGGTTTGACGAGGACAACACCTGCAACGCGGATTTGATTTGGACCGCGGGACTGATGTGGCCGCTGTTCCTGGCTGTCCTTTTTGTGTGGAAAACACTGGAGTGTTTGATTGCACTTGGAGAAAGGTTCCAGTGGATTGGAAAGGTTCTCCACTGCATTGGAATGGTGTTCCGTCCATATTCACTTGGGCAGGAAATTTACGAATTGTTCAAGAAGAAAAACAAAAAGGAATCTGAAGATGATGACGATTGAGGACATGAAGGAACTCTCAAAGAGAATTTACGCAGAGGCTTTGAGGTACAGCACGATAAGCCAGGTGTACCATGACCTTATGGATGCCTGTGCAATCATAGACCACTACGTTAAACTGGTGGAATCCAAAAGCCTTGGGAAAGAAGATGATGGTGAATAGTTGTTCAGCCCCGAATTGCCGGTTGACCAGGTGTTGAAGATTGGACGCGACTTCCAAAACCAGGACAGTTGGCATGGTGCGCATTACGACACCGCGAGGTTGCTTTGCGACACCATAGAGAGGTTGAATGGAGAGTTGAAACGGAAAAGGGAAACGTCAAAGGACATTACGTCCGCCATCGAGGAACTTATTCAGATGACCTGCTCGTTGTGCAAGTATAAATCCTGCGATGGCAAGGGAGACTGCTCCGGAATAGACAACGCAAGGAAAGCACTTGCTGAACTGAAAGGAGAATGAAATGACTTACGAAGAGTACAAGAACATCCACAAGGAATGGGTGGAGACGGACTCCATCAACCGGAAGAAGGAAATAGAGGAAACCATATTCAACACAGCCTATGACCTGTTCCGGAAACTGCATGAGGTCTACAAGATGCGCGGCAAGAAGTTCGTACAGGACGACGAATACAGTGAAGTCAGGGGACATTACACGCTTGACATCGAAGACCTTGATCTTGATTGGAATGGCGACAACGTATACTTGCGATACGAGGACAGTTGGGCGTATGGTGGATATTGCGACATCACGATAACCGTCCCCATGAAGTATTTGGATGAAGGGAAACTTGCGGAACTTGACCGTCAGTTGCTGGAGGAGCGCATTGAGGAACTGCGCAAGAAGATAGACGATTCCAACGCGGGAATCCGCAGACTTGAGGAATACAAGCTCATCTGCTGCAATGATCTCAACGCCTGCAACAAGGAACTCCGCAAACTCAATGGAGAGAGGGAATGACCATATACGAGACAAACGCCGCTTTTGAGAAGAAGTACAACTACCGCCTTGCGGAGAAATGTTGCTTGAACTGCCAGTGGGGAAATCCAGAATACGAGGGTGAGGCGACTTGTTGCCACCCAGAACGTGAAGTGCCTGTTGAGGAAACCGGTGAGACCTACATTGACCGACACAACACATGCGAATGCAATGTCTGCGATGCATGGGAGAAGAAAAAGGAAATCAAGAAATGAACACCGAGAATATCACAACCGTTGGGGAACTCATTGACGCTCTCAGGGGGATTCCACAGAACATGCGGATTTGCGGTTCAAAGCCAAACGGGCATGACGAATACGATTGCGAGGAAAGACCTTTCTGGGTGAAGAGGTACTATGATGGAACCGAAGATGGTGTCATCTACATTGGCATCGACTACAAGCACCCAAACTGAAAAGGCAAGGGCGTTTGTCTCTACAGTGAAGAAGCTGGCCGAGAGGCAAAACCTAAACGTGTTCATAGTGACCGATGGAGCGTCCGCAACGTTGAACAAGGGAAACCGGGCCGTGAGGAACGCAAGGGAAGCACATATCAAATGGGAACTTGAACATGGGTTTGATCCAAACGAGGAATACTGAAATGGATGGAAAATACGAGAAGTTTGTGGTTATGTGGAACAAAGGCAACGTTCCTCCAAATGCGATGCCCTGGACGGGAATTCATCAGGTGATGGCGTTCATCCAAGAGAAGCTTGAAGAGGGTTGCAACGTCCAAGTCAAGCCATTTACCAGAGAGGAATGGGCGAACAAGGGTAAATAAATTGAATTTATTTTACAAACCCCATTGACTTCCGATGGGGGATATGTTATACTGTAGGTGTTCTGAGGGAAAGAAGCCCCCTACGAGTGCTTCAACAGGAGTAGTCAAGATGGAGAAGTTCGTTGCTGTGAAGGTTGTCAAGGGTCGCAAGTTCCGTGGCGAGGCGTATGACATTGGGGCGCGGGTCTACACGTCCACCTTCAACATCTGGGGTCATGGCAAGGGTGGCTGGCGTTCCTGCGAGTCCATCAAGCTGTGGTCTCCCGACAAGGGCTATGTCTGGTGCAACCCATCCTATCTGGAGGAGCGCGAGGTGGCTCCCGAGGTGGAGCAGGCCGACTACGCCAAGTATGTCGATTTCCTCTTTGAGGACACCCTCAAGTTCTGCCGTTCCCGCTCCGCTGGCAAGCCCGAGAGCGAGGTGATTCGCTTCGCCAGGGCCTGCATCCGCAAGCACCACCCGGAGATTCTCGCCCTTTTTGACGAGAAGAACGGCTACCACGAGGACGTTGCCACCGTGGTTCAGTCCACCCTTGACTGGGCGTTCAAACTGGGCTATTCCAACGCCAAGTGCGTCCGCATCGCGCTCAAGGCTCTGCGCAAGAAGGGCGTGTTCGACAGCCCCGCGTTTGTCCCCGCCTGGACGATTTACCTTGACCTCCGTGGTCTGGGACATCTCGTCACCAAGTATTTCGCAGACTATGGCATCGTGGATTGCGTTGCCTGATTGGTAAATGAAGAGGTATGAAAATAGTGAAGTGCATAAAAGGATTCTTTGGTTGGGTATACAACAGCTTTGCCCGTATTGTGTTCATGACGGTGTTCCTTGCCGTTGAGGCGTTGTGGATTTGGTTCTTGTACAAGGTTGGAAAGTTTCTCGTACTTGGCTTGATAAGCTTGTTCTGAGGTCGAATTCCCATTGATATTACAAGGGAATTAAATGAAGATGGGTGATTGGATAATGCCAACCACCCGTTTTTATTGTTCTCAAACACCATTGATATTATTATCAAATGGAACGTAGAAACCTGTCAACAGCGCCCTTCATCTTCATGAACTTTTCGGCCTGGTCATTTGGTAGCGTTTTCAACGCATTCTTGAACTGGTCAACTGCCCTTGACTCCACTATGAGACGGTTGGAGTCCACAAGGTACTCAATGGATTCAAGTATGCCATTCACGGCCTTGCTTTCCTGCTTTGCATCGCAGAACCTTCCAATAGAGGGGTCGCAAACAAGGTCAATCGTGATAAGCTGATAGTCCCCAACGTAGGTGTTGCCCTCTTCATCCTCTTCCGGGTTCCCAAGTCCACGGGTGGAGAATCCCATTCTTGTGCCATATTGCAGCATTGAACCAACGATTGTTCCACAAGGGGTTCCGGGAATACCTGCCTTGGGGTCTCCCTGCATGATGATGGCTTCACCCAAGAAGGTCTTTTCATCGTGCGGGTCTTGGTAGAACTTCGTGATTCTTGCGCAAACGCGGTCGGGATTGATGTTGATGTCATCTGGATGTTCAAGTTCACTTAACGCACGGTGGGCGTTGATAACCTCTTGAAACTTCTTGCACTCCTCCACCATTTCCTCAAGGTGGTACATTCTGCTGTTGTTGTTCAACGTCTCGCATACGGCGAACGGACCCGCCAGCTTCAACAAGGTGGAACCGTCCTTGCCGGATTCCTTGATTAGGTCGTAGTCGTGCAAATCCGATTCAACAATGAGTTTCTTGGCTGTTAGTTTTCCCATATCACATCACTCTCTGTTTATGTTCTTTCTTGTATTGTATATTTACCAAACTCGTTTCAAAAATGGAATTGGTAAATATCATTGTAACCGAATAAGGAGACAACAAAATGAAAATCACAAGACACCTTCTCGACAATGGCATGGACATCATGCATGTAAAGTATTCCAAGGCAGAAATCAAGGCGGCAGTTGAACGCATAAAAGCACACAAGGCGGAATTGGAAAAGAAGAAAGAAGAGGAGAAGAAGCAAGAGGAAGAAGGGGAAACGTCTCGTAAGACGAAGAAAGGAACAAAGAGGAATGCAAAGTGAATTCCCCGTTGACCTTGTTGTAACTTACGTTGACAACACGGACCCTGTATGGCAAGAGGCAATCTCGCAATACGACACGGAGATTGAACCAAAGCGATACAGGAGTTGGGACATTTTTCACTACTGGTTCAGGGGCGTGGAGAAGAACATGCCCTTCATACGTACAGTCCATCTTGTAGTGTCGAACATAGAGCAGGTTCCGAAGTGGCTTGACCAAAGCAAAGTCCATGTGGTTCTGCACAAGGACATAATACCGGAGAAACTGCTTCCCACGTTCAACAGCACGACCATAGAAATGTACCTGTACAAGATTCCGGGATTGGCGGAGCATTTCATCTATTCCAACGATGACATGATGCCAATCAATCCAATGACGGTTGGGGACTTCTTCAGGGATGGACTGCCCATATACTAGTTGATTGAAAAGGCAAGTTCACGCAACGTATTCAGAATGCAGTGCAAGAATTCCTACAGGCTTGCAGCAGAACTTGCACATCATCCAATACAGGGACTGAAATACTTCTACATCAAGCACTCCATGGACCCGATGCTGAAGAGCGTATGCGATGAAGTCCATCAAAAAGCCGGCTAGAAGATTCAAAGCGTCTGCACGAAGTTCCGTGAACCATTCAACTACACGCAATATCTGTTCCCGGACTATGGCTACTTGACAAGTAGGGGCGTTCTTGGAACATACTCTTTCGTGTATGCCAACATTGGAAACCTCAGCTATGCCTGTCAGTTGCTTAAAAGCAATTCCATAAGAATTGTGTGCATAAATGATTCTGGCAAAGTCAAGGACTTTGAACTGGCAAAACAGATAATGACGCAAACCCTGAACTAGAGGTTTCCACACAAATCGAGGTTTGAAAACCAATGAAACTTTCAAAACAGGTGTTAGACACGCTTCGTAGAAACTTTGCCATGAGGTTTATGGCAAAGCATCCTTTGATAATAGGAAACAATTGCCTTTCATCATATGTCTATTCTTGTTCCCAATCCCAATTCAATACCCCATTTGTATGGTCTGTTGTTTCCCCCAAAGACATGTTGTTTTTGATGGACAACTTCTGGAACATTGACTTCAATGACGTGGAGTTTAGTTTGGTATAGCAAACAACATAGATTTTTAGTAAAGAATATGTAAAAGCATGTATAAACAAAAAAGTGGATATACATTTCATACACTATATTACACACATTGAAGGTAAAGGAACTAGAAACAACTTGGTTTCGGATGAAATACTTGACATAGCCAAGGAAAAATATTTTAACCGTTTGCAAAGAATGATGCAAATGAAGGGAAATGCAGATCCCTTTTTCATGGTCTACGTTAATTCTTCTGAAGATATGAAACTTGAAGGGTTTGAAAATGCCATACACGAAATGAAGAATAGAAAAGATGTCCATATAATATATCAAAGAACAGATAAATCGGACAATACATTCAAGGATGATTATTCAAACCTGTTCATATATGACAGGAAGAAAAAAACCAGAATCCAAGAAGGTATGTTGTATACTTTATTGGAATACTTGAACGATCAATGCAATTGAGAAAAAACAATGTCAAAAAAGAGGAATAAGTTCATCCGCTGGGTTTCCCAATTGAAAATATGCACCTTGATGACCAAAGAGGATATTAGGGAGGCTGAAAATTTCTACGAGAATAAATAGGGCAGGGAAGAAATAACCATCTGCATGGCTACACATCCTCCAAAGGGAATATTGTGGAAAAACGCATATTCGGATTTACGAGAACAATGCGATAGGTTTATCCTGGTTCTCGGCGGCGACTACTGCATCAATGGAATTCCGGATGGGTTTCTTGACGATAACCATAAACGCGACATTGAATCGGGAAAATTGAAGATTGTCATTGCCGGAAAGGACGGACTTCCAAAAGACAAGGGATGCCAGAACAAGTTCATGTTCTATGGTGATTTTCCAGGTTACTACTGCACATTTGACGATGACTTCAGATGGTCGAAGAATTGCGTATATCAATTGATTCAAAAATACGAAGCATACAAGAGAAAAGCCATCGTATCCTTTCTTGGATTTAGATATTCAACGAAAAATGGGAAGATAAATACCAAAAAGAAACATCCTGTTCATTGCATTAGATGCCATTTAGACTAGCCTTGCCACATAATAGGTGGTGGTTGTTCCGTGTCAAGACCAATTGACTTCAATTTGACGAAAAACGAATTCCTAGATTAGCCTAAAAACATGGGTGATGACGAAATTCTGGCTTTGTGGGCATAGCGGAACAATGTGCCATTGATTGCTGTAGACAACACCCATTGTTTAATTGAATCCCAGAAATACGATATCAAAATAGCTCTTTGTTACATTCACCGACTTGACGACCATAGGTTCAAGGTATTAAACACATATTCAAACTGGCATTTGGTTACGCCTTGATGACGTTAACTTCCACTCCCGCTACTGGAACCACTGCTTCCTGAATCTCCATGAAGTACAAGAAGTCCGTCAATGCAGTAGCAAATCACTGGGAAGGTATTTCCTGACGAAGATACACCCAAATACCAAATAGGGGCATTCTATGCCACGTCGGCTCTTGTTATTCCATCAAACCAAACCTCGGTAAGATTATCACATCCGTAGAATGCCCCCATCCCAATGTCACTCGGAGACGATATTGAATCGGGTATGGCTAATCTTTGCATATTATAAAAGCCTCTAAATACGCCGTCATCAAGATAAGTTACGGAAGTTCCTATTTGCATTTCCTCAATGTCCTGTTCATATACGGGAAAATAAGCACTCCATGTATTATAACTTACCATTCCTTCAATTAAAGCTGAATAACTAACATGCCCTACAGTAGTTAGTGAAGTTTCACGCCCGCGTATTTCCTACGCGCTTCCTTCACTACTGCTTCCCTCACCACCATTCAACACAAGCAACCCGTCCTGACAATGCACGATTACGGGCCATGTTGCCCAGCCTGAGATTTCAAATCCCAATCCCCAATCAGACCCGCCATGAATGGAAACATAATCACGCTGGAAACTCTCCATCCACACTTCTTGTAAACCATTACATCCCCAAAACGCCCCCAACCCTATTGATGGTGTACTATCTATTGTCACGCTCGTCAGACCTCTGCAGCCGGAGAACGCAGACTCCCCGATGCTCGTCACGCTGTTAGGAATCGTCACGCTAGTCAGGCCGCTGCAATCGGTGAACGCATTCCACCCGATGCTCGTAACGCTATTGGGTATTGTCATGCTCGTAAGCCCACTGCAATTGTAGAACGCCTGATACCTGATGCTCGTCACGGTGTTTCCAACTTCCACTGCAACAACATCTGTTCTTGAATGTCCGTCAATGTTGTCTATCTTTGCCTGTGTCAGTTCCCCAGTTATGGCAACGTCGGAATATGCCGCATCCCTTGATTGCACATTTCCGCTTCTAGGTGCAGTCCACCACAGTCGGGTCAAAGCCGGGTCTCTGTAACCATTTGTCATCACGTTGATGCTACCACCAACCAGTTTGTCCACAGTAATTTTTATTGCCATTTTTATCCACCTATTGAACTTGTATAACTTTATTTACAAACAAAACATCAAATACGGAAATGGTAAATACCTGAAAGAGATTTTACCAATGCAGATAAGAAACTGGAATAGCGAACTGCGCATAGCAAACATCATGTTCGCCTCGTTGTTCAGGAACTTCCGAATAACAAGGTCATAGGACTCGGAAAACAAGACCGTCGAGACGTTTGACGTTCCCGTTGTCATCGCCGACCGCAGCCGCATATTCAAGAACTTGGAGAAGTCAGGATTGAAGTTGCCATTGATAACGGTGTAGAGAACGGGCATTTCGGTGGCAACGTCAAGGATAACAAACCTCCACAACGAAATCAAGAACCAGGAAATGGAGGGGCGCATAAACTACAACCTCTATACTCCATGCCCAATTGACCTTCAATTTTAGGTGACGTTGGTTTCAAGATGGATGTCCGACATTGACATGATGCTTGGGCAGATAATGCCGTTCTTCAACACGGACGTCTACGTTTCCCACAGACATCCAAAGTATTCCAACGTGAAGTATTCATCCCAGGTTGTGATGTCTCCAGACATAAGCATAGAATCCTCTCCCGACATTTCAAATGACACGGATGAAATCCACACCGCCCAATTGACGTTCACCTACAAGACGCACATATTCGGTGGAACGGAACAGGCTAAACTTTCCGCAATCAATCCATACACCGCGCCCATTACGAAGATTGGCATTGAACTTCACGCCGTCCCCTATCTTGAACCGGATGATGGCAATATCCCATACAACACAAGCGGACATCTTGAAGGACATAATTCGGACATAAACCACAAGGAGATGACCATAGAGAACTACCTTGGAAAACTTGACAACGGTGAAATCCCATATCCGGAGTATGAAATGATTGATTGGATATTGGACTACGAAAGGAATCCTGAAACAGGAGAGCTTGAACCTGTCACAGATCCAAACAAACCCTTTGCATATACACCACAAGCGGGTGATGGTCTTACATATGTCAACAAACGCCACAGGCTTTATGATTAGGAAGTTGAAATAACTCCCGATCACATGAAGAAAACCATACAGTCCCAAAACTACGTCAATCAATGGGGGTTGCCTTATACAGAAATCGAAACAAGACCTTGGAACGATGCTGGAATAATAAGCGAGGTGACAGAAGAAGATCTCCAGAAGGAGAACCCCATGGGAACGGATGACTACACACCTTATTGATTGAACATTTCAATATTCAGGTTTTTAATGTCTTTACCTCGCAAGATGATAACATTATTTGCCAACATACATTGATGCTTTGCTTCCATGACTTTGCATCTCCACTCGTACTCTTCATCAGACAAGTCTCCTTTCCATGTCATGTACATTTCTTCTTCTCCAGTTGTTTCGTTTATCCTGAAGAAGTTGTCGCCCTTGACTTCCACTATTCTGTCACCAACAAGAAAGTCTGGATGATAATAGTGTCTCGTTCCTTCGCAATAATATGGGATGGCTATAGCTGGTTGATACTTGAATTGGATATTGTGTTCAACAAGAAAGTCATAGACCTTGAACTCCCATGATGTAGCGAATTCCATATCAGGATACTTTGGATTTGTGTATTTCCATTTTCGTGTATAGTCATTAGATTGCTGATAATAATCAACACCCCATTTATGTTGACAGGTTTTTCTCGCTTTCTTCATTAACTCTTTAGAACGAGCAGGATTATCGACACCAAATCTATCAAGACAAGTCTTTTTGGCTTTCTTCATAATCTCATTTGATTGTAATGGATGTTTGACCCCATGTCGTTTCAACATGGTTGCTTTACATTTATTATAAACTTCTATTGAACATGTTGGTGAATTTCCTCCATACAGAACCCTATTGGTGCGCTTTGCCTTTTCCTGTATTTCCTTGCACTTCATAGGATTGTCTACGCCAAGATTTTTCATTAATGTTGCTTTAGACTTCTCAATAACACTTTGAACTAATAGTGATGATTTAACACCAAATTTGTTCATGTTTCCGTCAATAACTCGCTGCCCAAACGAAGGATCTTCGTTGTTACACTTCAAACAACAAAATTTGCTTATTCGATTTCTTTTATCGTCCCAACCAACAAAATTGTGAGTTGGGCAATTTGGGTTTTGGCAAATCGGTGGTTCAGTTATATTGTGTTCTATGCAATATATTCTTGCCCTGATGGGAACCTTCTTATCTTGGTAAAATATATTCCACAAAGAAGTTCTATTACACAATTCAAGATATAAGTTTGGACTGACTTTACTTAAATTGCAAGATAACCACCAATATGTGTTATGCCCTTGAATATTGTGTATCAATTGAAGCAACTCCAAGTTGGAAATTTTCTTCAATTCTTCTTCACTATAGTGTATAATTTCTTTAGTCATTTGTGATACCTCGTATATCATAAGTGATTTGGTGGTTGGGATGCCAGTCTCAATCACCTTTACTATTTACAATTATACGAAATAAATAGTAATAGCATATATTGTGATTAAGGACATGCTTGTATAATTCAATGTATGGACAATTCACATACATTCTACATTTGCTACCAACTTGAAAAGGACTCCGAACTAAATGGAAACAAGATTGTTTCCGGTTTCTACAGATATACCTATGACCTTTCCGGGGTTGACGTTCCAAATCCTTGCCAATATTCCAAGGACCGATATGAATGGACTGATTGTGACACGTTCAAGAGCCTTGCGGAGTTCCAGGACTTCTTTGACAAGAAGATTGAACCAAAACCCATCAAGTTCGAGCAAGAGAACTATATCGAGACCATGACGTATCGTGGAAAGGCCGTACCCATATTCAACGACGACTACGGGCAATGCTTCTACTGCATATTCAACAACGAAGTGCTTTCATTCGGTTCGTTCCAACCCGATTACGAATATGAAGTGAAGAGCCTTATTGACTACGAAATCGACAAACGCCCTCCAAACATTTCTTCTTCCCACGCATAATGATTGTTGTTCCGGAATGGTAAATACCTTTATCGTATGGCAGAACAACACGAAGAGATTACCCAATATCTGGACAACATACAGTTCCTCTCACCTAACGAGCCTATAACCCGCTAGGGGATTGAGCGCATTCTGAAACAGATGAACAACGCCACGTTGGACTTGGAGTATTACCTTGGGGCGGGAAAGAAAACCATCGTGATGTGGAACCCGAACCTCTCCTATGACAAGGACGAAATCGTGTTGTACTACAAGACGGAAAACGAGCAACGGGCCCCTGAAGTTGAGAAAAGGGAATTCGTGTTCGTGCTTGTGTCAACGAAGAACGGCAACACGTCGATGCCGAACTACACCTTGGTTGATGGCATTCCCGATTTCGGAAAGTCCAATTGGCGTTTGATGAACCCCCTTTCCTACCTTTTGCAAGACCTCATAGGGATGCGTGAAGTTGTGAAGGAAGTGTTCGAGAACTTGTTGAAGGAGCATGTTGAAGAGGAACATGGTCTGCTTGGAAGTGAGGACATTGCCAGCAACTTGGTGAAGAAGGACTATTCCAACCTGAACGCAACTTGGAACATGGGTTCTTTGGCGTTGGGCATAAACGGCGGCGGCCAAGTTGAAAAGACGGACAAAATCACCTACCTCTGCAAGTTGAACTCCAATGGCGTGATGGAGTACCAAATAAAGTATTCCTTCGACTCAAAAGCCAATCAACTCATCCGCATAAAGGACAAGAGGTACTATTACGAAAAGTCCCCCATTTGGGATGAATCCGACCAGTCCATCTTTTCACAGAAATACACGGAAGACAATTTGTTCTCTGTAAACGTCAACAAGCGGGAGACTGGACTTGGCGATGAGCAGATTCGCATACGCGACTTGATATACACGGAAATCCAAAACTACCTTGGGTTGCACATCTACGAAGGGAACAACTCCGATTCACGAAATGCGGTGCGCGCCGATATGGAAAAGCTTTTGGAAGGGTTCAAGTAGAAGAAGGACATACTTGAATACACAATCAGCCTGAACAAGGCAAGTGAAAACGATTGGCGTTTGGCGTTTGGTTGGAAGGTTATACAGGAAGACGCGGTGTTAATGTCGGAGTTTCTGTTCAAGACATCCAACATCGTGTTCCAGAAAAACACCACCCAGACCAAACTTGAATACGTCTCGTTCTACAACTTGAGGTATGGCACTAACGTGTTTCATTCACAAATAGAGTTCCCCGAGGATTTCCCCCAGTTCGTGAATGACCAGTACATGGTGTTCTTCGACACGTATGGAAATGGAGATTTCGTCTTTGGATATGACCGTGACGAGATAATGTCAAAGGACGAACCCACCTATGACGCGGTTGTTTCGTTGCCAATGCTGATGAACAAGACGGAAAGGGGATTTGACGTGGTGCTTCCTGTGCATACGTATTTCAATTCAATGCAAAAATACAACGTCGGCGTTCCGTGGAGCAACGTGTTCACGATGCAGGTGATAGGGCGTTACAGATGAAGATTTAAGAGGTAAAGAGAAATGAGCGTAGAAAACCACAGACATTGCCAAGCCACAGTATTGTCGGCAAGCGGAACGTCAAAAGGGGGAGGAGCCACTTGGAACACCATAAGCGGCTTGAACACCCTTACCAATTTGATGCCAACAAACTGGAAAAACAAATTCCTCAACAACACGTCCAACATAACACAGGACTTCAAGTCAACGTTGGAGATAATAAATGACACCGCGGCTTCCTTGAAAAGTTCCATCACCAACCTCACGAACACGGTCAATGGATATGGTGGAAGAATCCAGAACATCGAGGGGTCTATGGGCAAGCTCTACAATCAGAACATCGCTTGCTACATTGCGCCAAACCAAGCATATTTTGATGTTTTGGTGGAAAAAGGAATCTTGGAAAAACACACTGACGATGGAACATACTATACCGTGAAAAGCGGACACAACCCCATTGACTACATGTCATATTGTTATCTGGTTTCGGGTCAGCAAAGGATATATCCAGGAAGCGACTCCAATTCAAACCTTGAAAACCAATACAAAAACAATGGCAAGGAAGATTAGAAAAAATATCCGTTGTTCACGTTTAACAAGGCAATGGTGTACTTGGCTAGATACAGGTCTTCCGGTTCCATAACATACCATGTGAAAACCCAATTTGGGGACTACGACTATGGAGAGACTTTTCAATCCGTAAGGCTGGTTGACGCTCAAGCGGGTTCCACCTTGTTGATTTCGCCAGAAATGACAATTGAACAACAAGAAAGACTTGCTGGCTATATAGGCGGGGAGTCCTATTTCACTGGAAGCACATATCAAGACAGCGGACTTGTCCGAACGCGCTTTGTATGGAATGACAGGGAAAAACTCAACCCCAGTGACACAAACTATAAAACCGCTAATCAATATTGGTCAGCATGGTAGTCCCACATAGCATTTTATGACTCTGTAACCATATGTAGAGAGGTTGGGTTTGCCCTGCAACGCAAACGTCCAATTGAAGCATACAACAAACATGGCATGACATATGATGTCATATAGGTGAAAAGTGGGACGGTGTATTTCTATCAATGTGTTTTCAGGAACAGTTATTTCCACTCAAACACCGCCCAAGAACCTCCAACCATCAGTTTCCATTGGAATACGGTAAATCCAGACTATTTGAGAACATCCACTTACAGACTTCCATATCTCAAGAGCGATTGGGAAGGAAAACCCGATGCAGAGAAAACGTTCAATCAAAACAATGTAGCAAAATGGCAATTGCCAAGTGTGTTTGTTGATGATAGCCCTCCGGATGGCGTAACTAGTACAGACGGCAAAAACAAGATAGCTACACCATATATAAGATTGGGGGCAGGTGAAAACGCAACTATGTTGATGCAACTTTCCTATATTATATTCCGTAACAAACGCGACGCAGATTATCTTATTAGCATTGGCTCGGGTGATACATTAAAAATTTAGATGGCATATAATCTTCCAAGCAGGTTGGTGTTCGTCAATGATGGATGTGGGTTCACAAGAGCACCAATATAGTTCACGGCAATGACACAGGGAGTTATGAACCAATCTGGATTTGATCCCAACACCCATATATTAGAAACCACAAGCGATCAATTGCAAATACATTTCGTTGACTCTACAACTTCAACTGTGCCATCGTGGTTGAAATGCCAAATGGACGTAGTTAGTACATCAAATTCGCATAAAATAATCAACGCCACCAATAAAATAACTAACCACAAGGACTATGACCCGGAACATGGAAACTACAATTTGATAACCCGGTATCTATGGACGAATAACAATATGGTATTTTTCAATGGCGCATCCATTCCAACAGGTAAATAAAAATGTCATGACAACTTTTCAAGAAGACATACAAAACGCAAGAAAGTGGGTGGATAAAAACAAAATAGACTTAATCTATCCAACTGAATCAAGGGAAGAACTTGACTAGATTTGGAGACGCTGGCAGAAACTCCCAGATAGGGACAAGATGAAGTCCGACGAAAAGTCCATTGAGATTTTCGGAATGGACAACGCCAGCCACTACGACATACTTGGACTGCTCTATGTATAATTCCAATGTATGACATTTCCATTCATAAAGCACTTTGGCAAGAATTATCAATAGATAAAAGAATGTGGCATTGAGAACAAGTTCCGCATTGTCGGAGACCTTGCCGTTGTAAAACCATTGAACAATGACAACGTTTTCCTGGTAGACGTTGAAACTTGGGACAAATTGCCCTGGTCAGGTTGGAAAATCAACAAGTCGGGCTATGTTTCATGTTGCAACGTGCCACTTCACCAGATAGTGGCGTACTTGAATGGAATCGAGTTCAACCGTGACACGGTGATAGACCACAAGAACCGTAACCGCCTTGACAACAGGTTTGAGAACCTACGCCCATGCACCGCCATAGAAAACGGATGGAACAACGAAAGGAAACACGGGCACCAGTTGAAGAACGGCAAGTGGAAGTTCACCTTCAGCAAATCCTATCCAACTATGGCTGAAGCAGAGCAAGGTCTAATCAACGAGGGTTTCCAGTACATGAGCAAAAACAGAACGTGCTTCATCACGGAAACATTTGATTCATACGAAGATGGATATTGGTGGTGGAGGTATCAAGCAGGAATCCACTATGGGGAATTCTCGCCATTTGCGAATCCATACAAAAGCTGTGAGGAAATAATCAAAGGAAACTAAATAAGAGCCACCAGTTAAGCTTCTTTTTCCACCCAACCTTTTTCGATCAAGAAGTCCCGAACATATTGTTTCTTGAATACATAATTTGAAAATGCACATTTAATCATTGCGTTTGTGGCATTTCTATTTCGTGGATGTATATGTATTCCAGAATACACATAACAGCACCTATCAAATTTCTTGATTTTGCAATCCTCTATTGAATCATATTGCGCAAAGTGCCAATAAATATCCTCACCCAAATGGATGTTTTCATGGGAAAATGGCTGGAACTTGTCCGATCTAAATATCATACTGAAGGGCGCATTTGGAGATGTCCAATTTGCTTGTCTCCATCTGTTTCTCCAATGCCATTTGATAAACATAAGTTCCATATCTTTATTCACTGAATAGAACTCATATATACGTTGAAGTACATCATTTGACTCCAATTTATCATCTCCATCAACAAACCAAATGAAATCTGAGGGTTGGGAATTCAAAGATTGGTAGTACCCTTGATTCCTAGTTTCCCCCGGACCGAGATTTTTAGAATTCCTGACAATGGTGAATTTTCCAGGATGTTCACTAGAATAATTCATCAACACGTTATAAGTATTGTCACTAGAATAGTCGTCCACACATACAACATGGTAATTTGCAAACGTTTGATTCATGATTGAATCAAGTGTTACACCTATTGTATGTTCCACATTGAAACATGGTATTATAAACTTGATAAACATAGTTTTATATCAGTCTGAAAGACTTGCAAACACCCAATTGGGGTTGTATTCCTTATATACAGATTGGTTGAACATATCATTGTGTCTATTAACATAATATGTTGGCTGAATAAAATCCTATTTTCGTGGAACAATATACATTGGAATTTTATTGTTATGACAATGTAACGCCAGCATTCCATCTGCACCAACATCGGGATTCTTCAATTGCCCCAACGTGGGGGAAAAACCTATATTACCTGGAATAAATATAGAGCAGCCTGTTCCAGCAATTATAGTCTAATGTCCTTCATCTAATGAGTTTCTAGGAAACACATATTTTTTGCTTTCCTTTATTATGCCCAATAACGTCATCACCCAATTTGGATGACCGTCCAGCATATTGCACATATAATCAACATAGTTATCCGGATAGCTGAAATCATCATCGACGGTTAAAACATAGTCATCTTTGAACTTGTCAATTCCATAAAACTTTCCCTTATCATGCAAATTAGTTCCATCACATATGGGAATACAATTTTGAAATTTGCCAATTTCTTCGGGAATATCTTCGTATCCATCCAGATACAACTAAAACTAATCGCATTGCTTACATAATTCACCCAAACGGTCAATCATTCCATTGTACCTTTTGGGAAAACTTGCCATGCAAACTATTTTTTCTTTGCTCATTTATACAGCTCCATTTATTTCCTGTGATATCACCTACTTATAATTATCCAGTCCTGATAAAAATATGTCAGATATTTTACTACATTCGCCAAATCTTATTTGATGCTTTCTACCCATCATGCAGTATGGGCAAATTTCATCATTCAATTTTATGAAACTATCCTAATCATTGAACAAATCCCTAAAATGCTCTTTGAAATAATGTTCTTTCCCCAATAAAATACATATTGATTTACATGCCGTATTGTGATAATAATAGATTTTTCCATGCAGCTTGAAAATTCCCTTTCCACAAACCTTGAAACAACCGCATTTATTATATGGAACTCTATCATTTGTTGGTTCACCATACAAAAAATTATAATGAACATTTTTTCTATCAGAAATTGAAAAGCTTCCCCTTCTACCACTTACAATTTTATCATAGTTTCCATAGATTCCACGCCAATAATTTGCCTATTCCTCTGACATAAAATCTACATATATCTATTTGTACTTACGATCTAAAATGGTTTTAATTACATCTTTGTTAATACCATTAGTCACAACTAGAATTCTTCCAGTATCTATATTGAATTTCTATTGGTCAAGCCAGTCTAAAATATCCATAAGATATGGATTTGTAGTCGGTTCACCCCCAATTATGGCAATATATTTGGAAAAACGATAATCCTTTATTTCATCGTATATCATTTTTATATCATCCAATGTCATTATAGACAACGGATTTTTGGGAACTTGATCGCAAAGGCGGTTACATGCCGCGCATTTCAAATTGCATTCTAATGTTATGTCTATTTCTAGGTTCATCTTATCTATACCTCATTGTGTTATTCCATCCAGTAATTAGCATGTTGGATATTCTTTTTGTTCCCTTGTATTCCAATTCAAGTGGATGTAAAATCCCTCCTAATATCTCCGCCCAACGCAGTGGATATTTAGGATGTCGATGCTGGTAAATGCGTGTGTCTTTCCAACACGATTTTAATTGATCAAACCGCTAATCCAATATTCCATTCAGTCTGTCAAACCATTTCTATGTAAATTCCGTTTTGGGTTTGCAAATGAACCATCCATTACATATTAAATGTTCCACAGTTTCGGGATTGTTATATTTCTTTATTGGAGAACCACCAACAATTTCTTTTGCACCGACAACCCACACTTCTGGATTGTTGTTCAAGAATTCAAAACATTCCTTCCAATTGTTTTCCCTTGTGTAGTGTTTTATGTCGGCATATCCACCGCCATAAAAGTGCATTAAATAACAGCGTAAATAATCCGCTTTATGTGTTGCTGACAAAAACCAATATGCGGGATGAAATGGATGTTCTTCAATCTGCATTTGAATAATTGAGTCTGGATTAAGGAATTTAGTTTCAACACCAAGATTCTATCTAGTATTCCATGCGGAGTTTCTGTCTTTGGACATGGAATTTACGTCTGTCCATAACTGCCATATGTACTAATCCCATGTCTCGTATGGTTCATCTTGAATTGAATTATTGTCCATTAAATATTTATAGTTAGATAAATAATCAAGCCAAGGATTTGGTTTATATCCAATATGTTCAAATATGGATTTGAATGTTCTTGGTAAAAGTGCCTGCTTTATTACATGGTTATTTCTTTTTTTATTAAATGCCTTGCAAATTCCCATCTCACATTGTGGCACGCCGCAGTTTTCGGGAAAACGAATCTCTTTGAATATGTTTTTATGCCGCAGCATACATTGTTGATTATATGTATAGAAATAATTGTCCTGTATATAGGTCAAAAAATTTGGCGTTTCAACATAATTCAATAAATCAACATGTCCATCACAATTGGCAACACGTATTCCCCCATTTCCCTGTTCCTTTAGCATTTCAACTAGTTCAGTGAAATCAAATTCATGTTTTAGCAGCCAATCATCTTCAACAGTCAATGCCACGTCACTATGCTCATATGCCTTGTCCAAAGCCTTGTTCAATACATGACCATATCCCCAACTATTATCGTCACACTATACAATTTCATAATCATTGAAATTCAACTTCTTGCAAATGTTCTCAAGTGCTTCTATATGCTCCTATGTGCTTCTATCGCAACAAAGATACAAGTAAATGCCATCTTTGTATTTGCAATTGTTTAGAAGATGTTCAAGACAATAACAGGCACACTTGGTTTTATTATGTGTTGAAACCGTAACAGGAAGACGTTGTTTTAGTTCCGCGTACTATTTTAGATTGAGCATTTGTTCTGCTTTAGTTACAATATCCATACATATCCTTTACCCTACATCAAAACTATTTACCATTACTTCCTTGAATTCCATTTCTTGACAACGTTATTGACACCCTTTGCTTTCATGCTCACCCTGCACTTCTGGCATATTATCTCCCACTCGTTCTTGTACTCGTATGCCAATCCAAGATAGGGCTTTCCACCGCAAAACGGACATTTTTCAAGTCCAGACGTATGCGTTCTGAAATCTGGACAGTCCTTGCACTCAAACTTCGTGTCATTGAACTTGCATTTTTCAGGATCGGCGTTCCTTGAACATGTGTCAAGGCTGTAAGCACCCACATAATGATAGTGTACGCATTTTCTCTTTTTCATTGACACTCCTTTATCGTGATAAGCTTAATTCCCAATTTGTCTGCAAGGGCTTGGCAATTCGCGCAAGGCTTTATCGGACGCCATTCCCCGCTATGCCCAATCCTTGAAATGAATATGGTCTTGATGAGATCACCATACTTCATCATCAACTTGTATTCTGCGTGAACGCCAATCCCAGGCTTTCCCTCTACCCCATCCGGGGGAAGTCCATTGAACGCACGTCCAATGAACTCTCCGCGCTTGTCAAATGCCATTGCCGAAATCCTGTACTTTGACCTTGACTGCGAGGCTTTCTTCCCCAGCATTTCAAGGAGAAATGGGAGCGCGTTGCTTGAAAGTCTGGGCATCTTTCTCATTAGAAGAACAATGGCGCGTATTTCATGAAATCTGCACTGAACTTTTTCCTTGCATCATCCAGCTTCTTGCTCTTGAAAGGCTCGACCTTGACTTCCCATGTGTCGGTGTCAATGAAGGTGTTTGGACTCCATTGGTCTGACTCCATGTCGCGCTCATATCCACGGGGATTGCAGAGAATTGTCTGGTTGTTGTCCCCAATCTTCGCAATGGTGACGCTGTGGACGTGACCACAGCACCAAACGCGGATATTCGGATTCTTGATGATGAAGTCCTCAAGGTCCGAAACGTAGGAAGCGTTCATGTTGTTGTTGACGTATTGTTCGGAGATGCACTTTGGCGAAGGGCAGTGATGAGACATAATTATTATGTCTCTATCCTTGTTTTCCTGCACCAACTGCTCAATTTTTTTGAAGGTGATTTCAAACCACTTCTTGTAATCGTCTGGACGCAGATACCTCTGCTTCAATCCACGGTCGTCGAACTCGTCCTCAACGTGACCCCAGCGGAAATCGTTGAGACCTCGGGAGGCCGCTGCCATGTTCACAACTTCGGGAGTCAATGGCTCTTCGCCATGCTCGGCGCGTATCTTATTGCCGCTTTCTATGCAGCGTTTTGTGAATTCCCCCTGATATTGATAGTCCGTGTAGAGGGTTGAACCAATGACAAGAATGTTTGTGCCCGGAACCATCTTTGACATAACGCCAACCTGTTCGTCCATGAAGGTGACGTTGCCATCTTCCGGAAACTTCTCATGCAGAAATTCCTTCTGCTTCTTGATAGTCCACCCAAGATCGTTGTAGGCTGGATCATGGTTGCCAACAATGAACATGCCATTGTGGACGTTTTGCTGAATCCATTTTGCGGTACCCTTCACGTTGCCAGACACGTCACCGGGTATGAGAGTGAAAGTCTCCTTGTCCCGCAAGGACAATGGAAATCTTTGGTTGATGTCAATGTGAATGTCGGAGAATACTCTAATCTTCATCGTCTGAATCCTTTATTATCCATTGAATTATACCCCAAATGGCTATGATTGTAAAGTTGCCTTTCCATATCTTCCAAAATATGCCCAAAATTGAACATTATTTTTCACAAAATATTTTCAAAACCCTATTGCGTTTTCGCGCCATTTGTGGTATACTGTAAGTGTTCTTTGGGAGAGGAAGGATGCCCGCGAGTTCCTTCAAGGAGAATGGCCATGGCTGACAAAAAGATTGTTGAAGTGAAAGAGACCGTGATGAAGGGTCTGGAGTATGCGCGTTGGAAGTTGCTTGAGAAGTCCCCCTTCATTGGGGAGATGCTTCTCCGTTTTTCCATTGTCCCCACCTACGATTGCCGTTGCAACACCGCGGCGACCGATGGCTCAAAGATTTTCTTTGACTGCGAGTTCTATTCCAAGTTGAACGAGAAGCAGCGCGAGTTCGTTCTTGCGCACGAAGTTTGGCACAATATCTTCCTTCACTTCCGCCGCCGTCAGACCCGCGAGCCAATGATGTGGAACATTGCAACGGACATGGAAATCAACCACATGCTCCAGAACGAGGGCATGGAAGTTCTGGCCGATGCTTGCCTTCCCGATCCCATTGTGGCGGGCAAGAACGCGGAGGACATCTACGCGCATCTGATGAAGCAGCAGCAAAAGCAGCAGAAGCAGAACGGCAAGGGGAAGGGTCAGGGCAATGGTTCCGACAATTCCAATGAGGATGGCGAGGGTGACGGTGACAGCGATGGTGATTCGCAGTCATCCTCTTCTGGTGGTTCTTCTGGCAATGGCAAGAAGTCATCCTCTTCTTCATCCAACAACGGCAACAACAAGGGCAAGCATGGCAACCAGTTTGACCGCCACATCTACGAGGGCGAGACCGCCGGTGATGGCGAAAAGCAGGAGGGCAAATGGGGTGAGAAGGGCTTTGACGAGGACTTCAACCCGTCCATGAAGGACGCGAAGGAGACCGAGGACAAGATCAAGGAAATGGTGACGTCCGTTGCGCAGAGCATTGAGCGCAAGCAGGGACACCTTCCCGCAGGGGTTGCTTCCCTTGTGGAGAAGATGCTCAAGCCAGAAATCAACTGGAAGGAGGCGTTGTCCCAGTTCGTGACGAAGACGCTTGGTGGCGAACACTCTTGGTCCCGTTGCTCCCGTCACGCGCTTGCCCGTGGTCACTACCTTCCTGGCAAGACGGACATGAAGATCAAGGCCGCGCTTGTGCTTGACACCTCTGGCTCCTACCTTCAGGACTTGCCGAAGTTCCTGGCAGAGTTCAAGGCTCTGGTTGAGTCCTTTGGCAAGTACGAAATCACGATGGTGCAGTGCGATGCCGAGGTGCAGGATGTCAAGACCTATGACGCGGAGACGCCGATGGAGTTCGACAAGTTCGAGGCAAAGGGTGGTGGTGGTTCCGACTTCCGCCCCGCGTTCAAGAAGCTGCGCGAACTGGGCGACGACTTCAATTGCTGCATCACCTTCACGGACGGCTACATCACGATGCCCACCTATCCGCCGCCCTACCCCACGCTGTTTGTCCTCACGCCTGACGCCGACAAGGACTTCGTGGAATGGGGCGAGAAGATGGTGTACAAGCCCGACTACCGCGAAGAGTTCTAATGGAAACGGAGACGAAAATGGCTAATGAAAGCGGACGAAAACTCAGGGGCCGCAAACTCATCCTGAACTGGGGAAATTTGAAGCTGGAGATTTCCAAGCTGCCCCATCGCCACGCCGCGGACACTCTCATATTTGACTTGTTTGGGAGCGGTGTCCTTTTGGCAAACGTATATGAAACCCCAGATGGTCACTTGGAGGACGAGATTCTTGGACAGCCAGCAGGATGGCGCGGCGACGGTACGATGCTTGAGGGGTATCGCATTGGGCAATACGTGACGGACAACGGATATTGGAAAACCATCGGAGAGGCAAATTCAACGAAAGAAGGAAACGCACAATGAACCAACTTGAAACCAAATTCTATGAACACGTCCCATATCTTTTGGGTAAAATCGTAAAGCAGCTTAAGACCATGAACAAACTCAAGGCATTGGAACTGAAAGCCAAGCCATTTGAAAACAACATCACTCCAGAAATGGTGGATGACATTATGGAGGGTTGAAATGGAATCACATTGGCTCATACCAATTATGGCGTTCACCATTGTGCCAATCGTGGTTTTGCTTCTTGCAGTGGTGGCTCAAATCTTGGCCGACATTTTTGGATAAGGAGAATGTAAGCATGGACGATGACATAAAGGTAAGCCGTTATTGGGACGGCACACGATTGCGAAACACCATCACTTTGATGGAGCAGTTCTACGTTCTCATGAACGATGAGCGACTGGACGAGAAGCACCGTATTTGCGCAAAGCGTTTGTTTGAGCATGAGCGCCGTCTTGCAATGAACCTCTTGATGAAGGAGTTTCCCAAGGACTTCAAGACCGACATGTTCATCAACAGCATGTACATTGACGATATGTTCAAGAAATATCCAGACAAGGATTGACTATGGAAGCCTCCATCGAGGAGATAATCCGGAACCTCAACAACGTCTATGACTACTGCAAGCCATGGGGAAACCAACACGTCATATTTGAATTTGACTTCCACGAATTCGGTGAACCCCTGACATACTCCAACATGACCAGACGGGGATATAGGTTCAAGGTTGCGCATACGTCGGATGAACTGACGCAAATAATGTTTGACCTGTCAATGAACTCATACATTGTGAACGTGAACATGGACATACGTGTGGGTTGGGTGAAGTTCAACGTGTCGTTGGTTGAAAGTCCCGATCACGGAACAAACATAACGCCCGAACTCGTGGAGACATTCAACAGGATATTTGAACTTGACCACACCGATTAGGGCAAAGAGATTGTATGAAGATTCAGAAAACGGAAGACCTGATTGAATGGGTGGATGGCGTGTACAACCAATGCGGCAAGTGGAGCAACTGCGCCCCAAGTTTCGAGTTTGGTGTAATGGGTGTTGGCAACGGTATTTCCCAATACAATGTCTATGACATCATATCACGCCCCAAGAGTTTCCTTGGGCGGGTCTCAACACGAGACGACCTGTGCAAGATGCTCTTTGAAGTGTCACTCAGATACTCCATTGCGCACATTGATGTCAACTTCTACCAACTTGGGGAAAACGTCACCTTCATTCTGGTTCTTGTTGAAAGCCCCAACCACGGAACCAACATAGTGCCTGAAATGGTGGATGCGTTTCTGAGAATGTTTGAACTTGACAAGCGTGGAAGAGGATGAGGGACCGATGAGCAGCGAGGAAGTGGAGTCTGGTTTCAACGACTTTGTCCAGAAGGTGAAGACGGGAAAACTGTTCTGGGGAGTCTACGTCTGGTGGGAGCAAAAGCACCGCAAGTTCTTCCAGGGGATGAATGGGAAAATCCTTGACGATGACGATTTGATTGGCGTTCTGTTTGAACTATCCATCTCAAGGAAAATCACGGAAATAAGCTCTAACAGGTATGGACAGGAAATAGGATTTCCAGCAATTGCTCTGCACATAACATTTGGTGAAAGTGGTTCAGTTGAAACCAACGTCAGCGAAAAGGCGTTGTCAACACTGTCGGAGCTGCCAAAATGAAGATGATGACAAATAGACAGATAGTGGACATCATAAGCCACGAGCCGGAACTTGAAAACAAGACATGCTGCATTTGGCTCTGCACAGATGGGAAATGCGATGTAATTGACATTTGCAGGTTCAAGACGGTAGATGAGTTTTCCGAGTTTCTGTTTGGGATTTCCCTTACGCATTTCGTGGAGGATGTTCATAGGTTTGATTCAAGAAACCACACCGACATTGACATCTTCATGGATGAATCAACCAACGGACGCACGAACATTGATGTCAAGGTTGTTGATTCAATCCTGGACTATTTCTTGAAAATTCAAGACGGTGAACAAGTTTAGATGTGACAACCGACAAGTAAACCAAAAAGTTGCCAGTTGTCATCTTTATGCCCGAATGGTAAATACAAGCATGGCAATCATTCAATCATAGGAAGCTGACGGTCTGCGAATTGGCAGTATGCAGAATCTCTACGCCGAGTCAATGGTGCAAGAGAACTACATACGTGACCAAATACGTGCGTATGGAACCGACATACGGTACTTCAAGTTGAAGACCCCATATCCTGAGGTGTTCAAGCCCATACTTGACGCAAACAACCTTGCCATTCATGCCTATGGCGAGGGATATGTTCAGGAATGGGAAGATCCAGTGCGGATGATTGCATACCTCAAATGGGATTCCGACTCCATCATTCTCAACGCCTATGGGGTGTAGCCAGATTCAACCTTGACGATGTGGCTTGACCAGACGGACTTCGCAATTTCCCTTGCGAAGAAACTTTCACAATGGAGGGAATACAAGGTTGTCGGGCATTCTGAATTCATTTTGGATTTTGACGGAGTTGATGATTTGGCGCGAAACCAAAACAACGTTGCGATGGAGTTCACAACTGACCTTTTTGACGGCTCACTACGCGCCATAATAACAAACCATACATTGAACAAGCTGTTAACCAATGACAGTTGTGAAAAACTGGAAACGCCAATAACAATACCTTGCGACATACTTGACCACGGGCCATTGAAGATAGACACAGGGCGCATAAACCCCCTTCTCTACAAGGGAAACCACTATGACCCGTTTGAGGACAACATGGTGGATTGTCACCTTCATCTTGAAGTCACTTCCATATTGAGGGACAAGCACGGTTGCATAAAGATAATGGGTGGAATACGCGGCGGTGTAATCTACCACGATACCACGGTGATTGGAAAGTACATTGACAAGGTGAAGCCTGAAGTTGGGGACTTGATTGACGTTCCAGTTCCTGGAAAAGACGGAACTGAGCAGATATACAACCAGAAATACGAAATCGTACACATAGAGGAAACCATCACAAACGAATCCTACATGAATCCGTTTCTGAGGAAGTACATCTACCAGTGCAATCTTCGTGCATATGTGGCAAGCGGTCAGACGGAACCCGACGAACAAGAAGCAACGAAGGAAAAGGCAGACAACTTGGCTTTGATAAACCAGGCTGCGGAAAACGCGGCAAAGAAGATTGGGCTGTACGAGGACTTCGAGGATGACGTATATGGCGGATACCACAAGATAAACAAGCGCACCACCGCCAGCGTACAACGTGATGCTAAAAACTCAACCATAAACAACTTTGACGCACCGGAAGACACTACTGGATTGAAGAAGTCCGTAATGCCATTGTTCATATTCAAGGATATGGAAATGGTGTTGTCCTTGGTGTCAAACGGCAAGGAGAACGAATCACACTTGAAGTTGTCCGCTCTGAACCAATACACCAACCTTGACCCGAACTTCCAATACATAAATTATTTGAGAGCGGACGATGACAACTTGGTTCTTGCAGATGGGACAAGGGCGTATTTGCTTGCAGGAAGATTCAAGCAGCAAGAGTTGGATGATGAGACATATTGTCTCAAGCCCATACGTCTGAAGCACGAAGTCTACGCCCAGCACAATGGTTGGGCAGACCAACCCTTCCACCAAGTTGACGCTCCAACCCCACCAGAGGTTTCAGACTGCAAGGGGGAAGAAGAGCTGGATATGAACCTTCAGGACTTGCTTGGAAAGAACACCACACACAAATGGAAATCCGCTTCCGAAAACCGGTTGACGTTCCCATGGACAAACACCTATCTTGAGGTGGAATACGAAAAAGTGGAAGCAGACCCAGAAGATGAAGAAAGCAAGACCTTTGAAATATGGACTTGCTTTGCCGTGTTTGCGGGGGATAAATCAGAAGAAGGGCAAAAGGGGCATTGGCCGATTTGTTCGTATATCAGGACTCTTTGACGATTTCCAAAAGCCTTTCCAATTTCTATATGAATTGGTTGTCACGCCCACGGTTTATGACTTCGTACATATCATTTTGGACATCCTCTATGTCGCGCTTGTCGCGGCCACAAAGACGGCAAGGAAGTTTGTTCCCGTTGTCGTCAAGTTCATAGCAGTTCATGTTGTAGAGAATGGAATTTCCAAGTACGCCACCGGCGGCGTGACCCAACAATCCATATTGATCTCCGCAACCAATGTCTCGTAGAAAATCCTTGAGTTCCTCAAGCAAGGTTATGGCTTCTGACTTCTTCATAAAGATATTTACAATTATCTGTGCTTCTTGTCTTCAGGGAAGATCATTGTGTTCAGGATTTCTCGTATGTACCACAATCCCTTTGTGAAGTTGTCCTTGCCAACTTTTTGACGCTCTTTGTTTTCCTTCTCCATTGTTGTACTGAGTTGGTGGACAAGGCTGGACAAGTCGTTGTACGTCATATAATGTTCCTTGTCAAATATGCAGCAATCATACCTGAACACCAAAAGACACTCAACCTGCAAGATGAATCCATAAAGGCTCTTCAGTGAGCCATAGAACAGACTGTAGAACAAGGATGATTGGGACAAACCATAATACGTGTCCTTGTGGCATTGTGGGCAAAGTTCCGTGTTGAAGCAGTTTTCAAGTCTGTTTATGAAATAACCGGTGACCTTTGCGAACACGCCATCTTCATCGTCAAACATCACCATTGACGGCAATGCGTTGAGACAGTCCAATCTTCCCTGCATTGTGTCTATGGCTTCAAGATCAACGCTGGCTTCTGGCGTATGTGTCGCGTCCAATCCCCTGTATACCACAACTTTCTTCACGAACGCCAAAACAAGGTTTATGCCAAATTGGGTTTGCTCCATTTCCTCCGTAACCACGCCAAGCTCCTCATAGAAGTAGTGCATCAACTTTGACATGGTTTTCACGGTCGGCCAACCCATAGTGAATTCGTATATCTTGGACTTGTACGGTATTTCCACAACCTGGTCTTCAACATACGCATTGTCCATCTTGCAAAGGTACTTTGACATATCATAGCGGTAGTTGATGTCAACCCCGCAATGTGGACACTTGTACGTTATGGGGTCTTTGAAGAAGGACATTTGGAAAAACACCATCAAGCAGTAAAGTCTGTCAAACTCCGTGAATTCCTTTACGTCAACGTTGTCGGTAAGAAGCATTACCTGCAGGTATTCCGTCACTGCGTCATATATCACGTCCATTTGCCTCCTGTCAAAGTTGTCAATGATGGTCTTGGCTATGGACTTGAGTTCAGTCACGGTGGTTTCGCGCAAAACGACAGGCAAGCCGGAACTTGGCAACGTAATGGGTATTCTGTTTGTTGGAAACCCCTTGCTGAACAAGTCCCGGTTTGTCATCGTCAACTCTCCGTTATGTCACATGGCATTAGCCGCCAAGGAAGTCCGTGATGTTGGCGACCTGTCCATCCTGCTGCGCACCGCAATAGGCGCAATCCTGGTACTTGAACACATCGTTCATCGGCGTGACAAACTCCTTGATAATCTTGTTGATTACTCCAATGTCCTCGTCAAACAAGATGCTCTGAGGCAGGGAGTCGATGATTTGAACCCTCTCAGGATACGTGAGTTCCTCAAGATTTGCCGTCAAAGAATCTTCTGGGTCGGAGATTTCCGAAACGGTAATCTTCTTGATGAACATGATGATGTACTCAACCTGGGAAAGACTGTCCATGGACTCCTTCACGTTCTTGTTGGAACCCTCGTACTTTCTGTAGTAGTTCTTGAAGAAGTCCTCGATGTTCCTGACATTCGCCCAACCGGCTGTGAACGTGAACTTGCGGTTACCCGCCTCAATCTCAATCTCGGTGTCGGGTTTGTAGGTCTTTGCGAAGTTGCGCAGAAGTTTCGCCGTGTCCAGACGGTAGGAGTTTTCCTTTTCGCAATTCTGGCATGTGTACTTGATTTCGGGATTGAGCTTGTTCATCTGCTGAAGGTTCAACGTGATGAAGATTCTCTCGAACTCCGTGTAGTCGCGGATGTCAAAACCCTTCTCAAGGGCAAGACGGTTAATCATTGAAGTCATGGCGCAGTACATGACGTCCGCCCTTGACTTGTTTTCCAACGCCATCTTTGACATGTCCTTCTGCTCGGCGGTGGAGATTTCCTTGAACTCCACGGTCTTGCCGACGCTGGGCAGGTCAATTGGTGTTGAATTCGTGGACATCTTCTGACGGAAGGCGTTCACAATGTTTGCCGCGTTTGTGGGCTTCTTCTCCTGTTTCTTCACGGGAAGAACCTTCAATTCCGGAGTTGCCTCCGATGTCTGGGAAGCCGCTGCTTCCTTCTCCAGCTCCTGATTTACAAGATTCGCCGTAGCGGTGTCAGCCGGAACTTCGTCCTTGTAGTGTGTAATAGGTGGTTGCATTATTTTACCTCGCTTTTCCTTGTTTTAGATTTCCTCGCCTTGCCTTTTTTCGCAGGCTTCTTTTCCGCCTTTTCGGACTTCTCGGTCTTTTCCTTGTCATCCATTCCAATCTCAACGGCTCCAGTGGAGTCCTTGTTTTGAAGATTTGACATGAAAGACTGCAGCTTCTTCATTTGCTCCCTCTTCGCCTTGTTTGTCTCGCGGTTGATGATGTCAACCTTCTTGCGGAAACGCTCCACCACCTCATCGGCGTGAAGCCAAATATCCTTGCCGTCCAGCACCTCCTGGATTTCCTTCTTGGTGAGGAAGTGCTTGTAGATTTCGTTGAAGAAGTTTTCCAACCAAGGGTTGTAGAATTCCTCCTCCTTCTTGATGTCGGATTGCTTTCCAAACGAACATCCAGATGACGTGTGGATCATCATATAGCCATGTGGATAGCAAATCAAGCCATCGCAAGCCAAGGCAACCATAGTCGCCGCGCTTGCACATGCGGACTCAATTTGGCAAACAACTTGCGCTTGGCACAACTTTATCTGCGTCACTATCTGGATTGCGGTGAACAAATCCCCGCCAAAGCAGTTGATGTGAATTACAACAAGGTCGTCCTCTCCGGCGGATTGAAGGATGTCAAACCACTTCAAGAAGCACCTTGCATCTCCAATCTCGTCAATCAGCCAAAGATGGAATATGTTCTTTACCTGTTTTCCATAGGAAACCATATTCTCCTTGTCAAACTGTCCATCCTCGTCGGAAAGCCCTGGGAGCAGCCCCTTGAAACTTTCTATCTTCGTTTTCATAATTTAACTCTCGGTTGTGAAGGTTGTTTGTTGGAAACCCATATGTCAGGGAGTCCAATTTGGTCTGTATCATATATGTTCAATTATACGGGATCTCGGTCCAAAACGACACTAAATTGAATTAAAACAACCCACATTTGGGTTTGCGCTTCTTGTAAATAATACTATGATATGGTTGTTCCCCATACGGGCTGCCATAAACATACACAACAACATGATACAGAGGGTAAAACTTTGAGAAAGAGAAAAACCCGTAGTTCATACAGAAACAAATCTGACCTTCGCCCCGATTCAGGAGCAAGGCACAAGAAGAAGAACAAGAAAAGATATGTCGAAAACCAGAAGGAGAAGTTCAGAAAGTCAAAGGAGTGGAAGGAATTTAGAGGTCGGATGGCAAAGCTGTTCAACCACCGCGACTACATAACGGGCAGAAAGCTCGTAAAGGGGTTCAACGTCCACCATTTAAGGACGGAACAGGACGCCGAAAACTATTGCGACATATCCAATGAAGAGGAATTCATACCTCTGAATTCATATTGCCACAAGATGCTTCATTATCTGTTCATCTTCTACCAAAAGGACAAGACAATCATGAACAGAATAAGAGAAATACTTGACAAGATGTGCGACCTTTCGGTGAAGCACGGTGTAGACCCCGTTGACCTTGATCATTGTCTTCAAGACATAGAAGAAACCGAACCCCAAGACGAGTATGACCCGGAAATTGACGGAGACGGTGGCAACGAGGAAATGCTTGAATAGATGGAAGACATAGAGCAACTGGATGAAACCCAGCCGGAATATGACATTCCAGAGCAGGAACCTGACGAATACATTTCATCTAAGGAACTTGGAAATCAAATGTTTCCAAAACCCGAAGTATGATTTACAGGGCTATTGTATGAGCCTGTGAGAATGGAATTCTTGTGCTGGTTATTGGCGGCATAAGGGACTGGTTGTACAACGCCTCGTTCTCCGCGTTCATTCGGTCAATTTCCTCATAGTCCTTTGCCAATCTCAAGTCAATGTCAAGTTGGGACAATTCATCCTCTACGTATTCTTGGGGTTTTGGCAATTTGGCGTTGGGGTCTGACTTGAACAAGCCCGGACGCAAATTCCTGTCCCATGCCAATGGATTTCTGTACGCCATTAATCCACCCCGTCATTAACCAAAGGGATTGTCTCCGCCCTCGTCACCACCTGCGTCATCTCCACCTTCATCGCCTCCAGCTTCATCTCCACCAGCGGCGTCGTCACCACCTTCTTCTCCGCCACCTTCTCCCCCTTCACCATTCTCCTCATCGGCGGTTGTGACGTTTATCTTGTTGGTGTTGAAAATGCTATGTGCAAGCAGTTCCTCAAGGCTGGACATAGACATTGTCTTCAACTTCGTAATCTGAGAAGCGTCAATCTCGCCACCCATGTACTTCTCGCCAATGCCCTCAACCATTGCGGCCATGATACCATCAAACAAACGAAGTTGGTTCATTTCGTTTATCTCTGCGTCAGTCATTCCCAAGATGTTCTTCTGCGCCCAAGTCTTTGACATTTCATCGCGGTCGGCATACTTGGCGTAAAGATCCATCTTCTGTGTGATTTCCTGGTTGGAAATGAACTTGGAATAGACGTATGGCGGAGTGAATTCAACGTAGAAGTCACTTTCCTTCATCTGGTTCTTCTGCCATATTCCACGCAGCTTCAAATGGACGATGAACGAGTCTTGCAACGCCTTTGCGAACTTCATTTGAATGCCAAGTTCCATCTTGGAGAAGGAGAATTCCTCTTGCGTGATTTCGGTTGAAGCACGGTAGGAATTGGATTCAAGGTTGTCCCAGCGCGTGTATGGAACGCCAAATTGCTTTATGAGACGTTTCAAGAAGAACTTGAGGTCTTCAATCTGGTCGTATTGCGCCGTTGATTCAACAGTGGAAACCGTAGTGCCATCGTTTGCGTTGGATTTCGGGAACACCCAGGAATCCAACATGGAACTTGGATTGTAGGTCTTGCCAATCATGGAATTGTTGGACTGGCGGTCAATCTTCGCAACCTTCTTTTCGGAAAGTTTCTGCGCAAACTTCCTAACATATTCATGCGCAACCTTGTCCGCCATTCCACCAGTTGCTATGTTGAAGAGAAGTCTCTGCGGTGCCCTCGTAACGCGGAGAATAACCGCGGCGTCCTGCAAGAGAACCAATTGGTAGTACGCCTGCTTCACGCCCTCAATGATGGAATAGGTCACTCGCCCATTTGGAGATTTCTTGTCATGCGAGAAATACGTTATCTGCGGGAACAGCAAAGGCACAACGTTCTGCGCCGAACTGAAATCCAATCCACGGTAGCCATTGGTGTAAATGGTGTTGAATATGGCGGAGTTCTGCGAGTAGTACGCGGACAAAGTGTATTGAAGTTCCTGTGCGTACTTGTCAAGGTCAAAGTAGATGCCGCAATTCTCGCCAGTAGCCTGGTTGATGAGAATGTCGTAGAAATCGTTTCTCAACCGCTTCACGCCTATGATTCCCAAGGACGGAATGTCGTGGTTGATGATGTTTTCCCAGGCAACCTCGCCCTCAATTACATAGGTGCGGATGATGTCCACAATGTTGTTGCGGATGTCAAACAACTTGATGAAGTTGGAAAACTCCTTCTAAATGAGTTCCTGTTGCTGTGGCGTTATCTTGTCGGAAATGTCCTCGGAGAAATTCAATCGTATGAACTCTCCAGTAGATGACACCGTAAGGAAGTCGGACGCGATTTCGTTTATGCACCAGTTGCACTCGGGGAATTCAGAAATGGCGCGGTACTGCCAAAGACGTTGGCACTTGTCCGTTATGAGGGGAATGTAGTTGTGGTTGAACTCGTCTGAGACGTAGCCAAAGAACGCCGTGGAAATTCCAGGATTCTGCAGGGACACGATACCCTGCTTCTCCACAATCTTTTCAATCTTTGAGGTATAGGACTTGAAAGTCTCGAAGTTACGGTTCTATGCGAGAATCTATATCCTGTCCTCTCCCTCTGGTCCGACGTTTCCCGCGCCCTACGTGTTAAGCTTGTTCATTCTGTCCACGGGGCTCGCGGATGCAGTCAATACGCTATGGTTGTTGTTGTTCGCCATTATGGAATATACCCTAAATCAATTATATGAGTATTTACCATTATCAACCGCATTCGCAATAAAGAACCTGGACATCGGCGTGCTTGTTGAAATCGGAATCCCAGCCATTGAGAGCGTAGATGGACTTCGAGTCCTGACCATTTCCACCCTGACCCATTTCAATTCCGAAGAGACGCTCACCTTCATTGATTCGCCTCTTCAACTGATCAAGGTCTGAACACCACTTGTCAAGTTCCACATCATAGCCCTCTGCAATAAGACGTTCGGTGTTCTCTATGGTGTTCATGGTGATTTCGTAAAGACCCATGTAGTTGGCGCGTGAATAGGAACACTCATCGTGGCACTTCTTGGCGCAGTCCAGGATATTTCCCACAACGCGCTTGCGGTATTCCTGGTCGGATTCCACGTCCTTGTTGTGCCACCCAACAATGCTGTAATGCATGGTTTCCGCGTCAACGGTGATTCCACACGCGATTATCGGCTCTTCAATCTCAATCTCATCATCGGACTCCGAAAGAACCTTGGGCTTGGGGAAATCGGGGTCGGCATCCATGTTCTTCATATCAATTTTGAACTCGTCAATCCACTTCTTTCCGGTTATCTTCGTGGTGAAAGTCCCCGCCTTGAAAGAACCCAGGAACAACAGCTCAAAAGTATTGAGGCAGTATTCAAGGTTCCGACGGTTGTTGTCATCAAGCTCCTTGACGAATTCCTCGGGGTAGTCATAGTCCTTGTCCTCTGAACACGCCTTTACGACATCCTTGACAAAATCCTTGAAGGGATAGTTCTTCGTGAGAACCACCACAAAGCTGCTTGAACTTGAATTGCTGACGTAATCACTTCTGATTTTCATTGGTTGCCTCCTTCACTACTTCCAACCTGTCCAAAATCCTTCCAAGGAAGGTGTCTCTATCCCGAAAGGCGTGTTCGGTGTCTGAATCGTCTGGCTCAAAACCAAATTTCTTGAAATACTTGTAGAGGAACGCAAGGTTGCCCATCGCCTCCTTATCCCAATCATCGCACTCAAAGCCCAGAGCCGTGATTTCCTCGGGCTTCTTGGGGTCTGCGTGGGTGTCGGTGTCACCATCGTACTCGCCCTGAATGTAGTCCTCGCAGAACTTGCTGGGGTTGTTCCAGTCAAGCCAGTCATCCGGACCGCTGTTGGTGGTGAGAACGCCAACGTTCATGGTCTCGCCCAATGGGTCATAGGCGCCGTAGATGCAATCCCCGAAATCTTCAAGGAACATCTTGGCCGCCTTGTCGGCATCCTTCTTGATGATGAAGGAGCTGGAACTTGAATTGCTGACGTAATCGCTTCTCACTTTCATTTCATTTCTCCTTGATACTCAACCACACTCGTTGAAGAATGTCGATCCACTGGCGTCCGAACCACCCGTGACAATATCCACCTCATCGTACTTCGCGTCCAATCCCTTCTCGTTGAGCGCGTCAACAACTCGGGTCTTGTACTCCTTCAAGGTTTCGGTGTCCTTCATCTTGTTGTCGCCAGACTTCATGTCATAGCCAACCAAAACTTCCTCAACATCTTCTCCCCAATCACGTTGGGCAATCTGGAAGTCAAGCCCAGCATTCTCAAGAACCCGATACAACACCTCAGAGAAGGATTCCAGCTCAATGAATTCCTCAATGGACTCGCATTCGGAACCGTATTCGTGGTTCAAGTCCTCCAGCAGCTTGCCCTTGTCCTTCACCAGCTTGTCCATAAGCCCGTCAACGTCGGAAAACACCTTCCCAACTATCACGAAACTGGATGAACTGGAATTGCTAACGTAGTCTGTGCGGATTTTCATTGTTTACCTCAAAGGTCAAGGTCCGAACCACGAATGCTGTTGTAGTCAAAGTGGTCGTCCCCACTGATTTCAATCTGCTTGTACTTGCTCTCAAGGATGGTGGCAACCTGCACTGCGTTTGCCAAGTCCTCGCCAAAATCGTCACCGCACTGGCAGTAGACAGAACTATTCTCCTGTTGAAGAACGAGACGGATGAAGTTCATTTGACCATAGCCATCCTCGGCCATGATGTTGTCGGAGTCAACGTTCACCTCAATGTCCAACTCGTCATCGTACTTCCATATCTCAACGTTCTGTCCAAAGACGGTTTTCGCCTTTTTCTCAAACTCATTCAACTGTTCAAGGCTTTCGCAATGGCAGCGAAGGGTGATTCCATGAACGTGCTTGAGCAGCTTCATAAAGCCCTCGTCAATGCAGGCTCCCTTGTCCTCAAAGTCAATGATGAAGGAACTGGAGCTGGAATTGCTAACATAGTCGTTTCTGATTTTCATTTCTTGATTCTCCTTAATGGTTGTTTGACCACTTTATGAATTCGGGATCCAACATGCACATGGTGTCGTAGAGGCTGCGGACGCATTCCTCATCGTTGTCATATCCCTCCACGTTGTGTTCATCGTCATAGCCGTAGAACTCAACGCACTTCAATCCGTTGTGAAGCCCGTCACAGTAGTTCGCTTCAATCTCGGGCGCACCATACTTCTCGTAGTACCGATTGTAGGTGTCGCAGTCCACTATGAAACTGGACGAACTTGAATTGCTCACATAGTCGTTTCTCAGTTTCATTGCTGCAAAGCCTTTCCAAAGTATTCCTTGATTTCCTTCTTCACCTTGCCCCACACGTCCGACAAGTCTCTATTTCTCCTCAGATTCTCGTTGCTCCATCCATAGGGGTCAATGTCAACGTTGAACTCGTTGTCAACGCAATCTATGTCAAAGCCCTCTACGCCAGACAAGCCACAACATTCCTCGAAGAACCCAACCAACTCATCCAAGAGTTCATCAACAGAGGAAACAACAAGCGTGTCCTCCGCGTCTGCGCAATTGTCTGCCCAATAGCAATTCACATTGAATGTCATTGTATTTTCTCCTTTATTTCAACCGTTGTCGTTGCCACCGCGGATGTAGGACTCCTTGAAGCGGAGGAAATCGTACAAGGCATCCTCGGACTCAAACATTTCCATGCAGCTGCCCTCGGACGAAGCCGACTGGTGGTCGATGTAGAACTCATCGTCAATGCAAGTCCAGGCGTGGTAGCCCTTCTCCTCATCGTGGAAAATCTTCGTCTTGATGGCATCGGCGTTCAGCTTGACGTTGAAGTGAAACTTCTCCTTGCAGACCTTCCGAAGCATGTTCATAGAGACGGTCAAAGTCCTTGCCAGTGAAGTCCCTCTTGTACTCTGTCTCCCTTCCATCAACTTTCTCCATGAAAAGGTAGAGAAGCTGGATTGCCACGAAGTTCAACTTGCTGTCAAAGGTGGAAGTGTCCTCCCACTCCCATCCGAACTGATGCTTTCCGTTCTTGTTCGGAATCTCGTATGACATCCAGTCCTCCTCGAACTTGGCATGGTCGTACATGATTCCAAATGTGTCGTCCGTACCTTCCTTCACAATCACGATGAAGGAAGAGGAACTTGAATTGCTGACGTAATCTCCACGAATCTTCATTTAGCACTCCCGTCCACCATCAACATGACAGGCAATCTTGCAGTCCTTGCCGGTGAGCTTCTTGAGCAAGTCCTTGATGCGCTTCTCAAAGTCCTTCTTGGTCTCGTTGGGCTTCATGTCGGCATAGCCCAAGCCAATGCAGTACTCATCGTAGTATTCCTCAATGCCCCTGCAGAAGCGAAGGTCTGGGAACTTGTCCTCAAGGGCTTCAGCCAGCTCGTAGGTATCCCAGTCATCGTAGTTGTCCTCCTCACCATCCTCCTTATGGTAATCTGACTTCACCTTGTTCAACTTCGCCATTTCAACAATGGCGTCGGTTCCAAATTCACTGCCAACCACCATGAAGGAGCTGGAGCTGCTGTTGCTCACATAATCTATTCGGATTTTCATTTTGCTTTCCTTTATCAAGCCCTTTTGTCAACAAGTTCTTCAACTATGCCAAGAACTTCAGCGGCGAGAAAACCCACGGCAAGGGGGATTATTGCCCCGGTGTAGATGCACCAGGCACACACCCCTATCCTCAATAGGGATTTCGCAATGCTCACAAGAAGATGTCCAGTTGAATTCACGTTGTTTTCCTTTATTGGTTTCTACTATATTATACCAGATTGTCGTCGTTTTGTAAAGTCATTAGCCTCTTTCGGACGTCGGTTATGACCTTCCCCATGAGGTTCTGACCCCTCCAGTTAGATGAATTCAAAATACCCTCGTCCTTTATTCCCATCTTTATGCCCCAAATCCCATCAACTGGAGATGCCTCAACAAAGGTCTTTCCATCAAGTTCCGGGTCAAGCAGCTTCTTTCTGTGGTAGCCACACTGCTGAAACCTCGCCAAATTGACTTCAAACATGATATTGTAGCGGACTTCATTCCACTTCTCATCGTCATAGCCCTTGACTTCCCTGCCAAGATGTTTGCACACCAGGGGGTCGTCATCTTCGTCAAGTATCTTCTGGGCGGTTTCCTCGTCGCCAAAGAACTTCGCCTTTGCCCACATGAAAGCCTGCTCGGTGCAGAAGAACTCATGCCTTTCGCCATTGAACGTCCAGAGGAACTTGCACCTTGCGAAATTGGACATGAAGCTGCCAAAGAAGAACACGTAGTTGTCAGTCACGCGATAGCCATACTCGTACATCTTGTCCATCTTCTGCGGAGGGTCTTTGGACATTGGAGTTTTTCCCAATTCACGAAGTTCATTGAACTTCGCAAGGCGTTCTTCCCTTGTCCCATAAATGTCACGTTCCACGTTTCCTTTCAAAATGCCAGCATCTTCCAAAGATGCGATCACCTTCTTGAACAAACCATCAATCTCCTTGCGGTACTCGGCGTCCGTATCCCTGAACTTGTCATCAACTACTTTCACATTTGAGCAGTTGTCAAGGTCAAGGAACACGATTTTGTCGTAGCGTCCCATTTCCGCACAAAGCCTATCATACATCCCACACAAATCCTCGTACCTGATGTCCCCCAAAAGCCCATGTTGCCAAAGATATGTGGTATAGACATAAGCATCTAACGGGGTTCGATCTGTCAAGTAGTTTCCATCTGGCATCTCGTCAATAATGTCAAGCTGCTCAACAAGGGTGTCGAAGATGATGTTTTGGCTTTCCCAATTCCCGTTCCTGTTTATCTTAAGTCCCTTTTCCTCAATCTTCTTTCGGTAGTCGCAACCAACGGTCTTGAACTCGTTTTCAGTTCCCTTGAACCTTTCAACAATGTCCTTGATGAACGTGGACTTTCCAGTGTTTTGCGTCCCAACGACGCCGACGATGAATTTTCCTTCTTGCTTGCTCATGATGAATTTCCTTTTCATACAATTATACACAATGATAAAATGGTAAATATCAACAGGCTAAAAACGAGAAGAAAACCTGTATAAAAGGATAATGAAATATGAAAGAAAGCAAAAACGTCATAACATACGGGACATTTGACTTGTTCCACGTTGGGCATCTCAGGCTTCTGAAAAGATGCAAGGAATTGTGCGGCCCAAATGGAAAGTTGACGGTTGTTGTCTCCTCTGACAGGTTCAATTGGGTGGAAAAGCAGAAGAAATGCGTCATTCCAGACTATCAGCGAATGGAAATAGTGGCCGCGATAAAATACGTTGACAAGGTTCTTCTTGAAGAGTCCTGGGAACAGAAGGAAAAAGACATCGTGGAAAACAACATAGACATCTTCGTTATGGGAAACGATTGGGAAGGGAAATTCGACAACCTCAAGAAACTTTGCCAAGTTGTATACCTTCCAAGAACGGAGGGAATCTCATCATCGCAATTAAAATAGACAATCCATCAATGATGTTGATCATACGAACATAAACTTGTCAATCTTCGGCAATTTTCCATTCATGTCAGATTCCCTTGTTTGCCCGTTTTGCTCCAGATACCCGTTCCAGATATTCTGAATATCCCTTCTTCCAGTTCTCCAATGGCTCGTCCTTGTGGCGGTTGTAGAACTCCATCATCCACCTTTTCGTCAGGTAAATCCTGTCATAGTGACGCAAAGGGTTTTCAAAATACGTTGACGGTGATAAATAGAAGTCACGTTCCTCAACACTCTCAATGTTGTGTTCAAGGTATCGGCGCTGCTCCCAGTATTTCATGTTTTCAATGAGTTTAGCCCCTAGTTGATACCCAGGACACCCACATCCACCTGTGTCGCCATACTGTCCGCCCTGCAATACATAATATCTGTCAGTGCGGATGTCCTCAAACCAGTCATCCTGTTCCGCCGATTTGCCTATCAATGGCAATACCCCAATAGCGGCTATTGCGCCTATGAAATTCCGTCTTGTTGTCTTTTCCATGTAAATCCCCTCGTAGGCAATTATACTTTCTGGATGGACTTCAGATACTGGTCGTATTTCCTCTCCCAGTCCTCTTTCGTCTCGTTCTTGTGAAGGTTGTAGAACTTCATGAGCCAATCTCGCTTCAACTGAATTTTACCAAACTGCTTCGCGTTGTCTGGACCGAAATACCCAGACACTTCAAGGTAGAAACCTTTGCCCTCAACATTGTCTATCCATCTGTCAAGCATGTTGTAGCACTTCTGCAAATCCATTTCCTTGACAGTCCCAATTCCCAGTTCAACTCCAGGGCATCCAATTCCACCCGTATCCTTGTATTGTCCGCCCTTGAGGATGTAGTATCGGTCAACGCGGATGTCCTGAAACTCGTCCTTCTTGGTTGCTGAACCAATGGCTGGCACTGCAATCACGCCAACCAATGTCCCTATGAAATTCCTTCTTGTTGTCATCATCTTGTGTAATCTCCTTGTAGGCAATTATATCCTATTAGTGGATAAGCCTGTTGTAGTCGCTGTCTGAAAGATTGCTGAGCCAGTCTCTTGCTTCGTCTATCCGTCTCTGAAGTCCAGTTGGGATTGGCTTTCCCCGCCTCGTCAGCATTTCATGTTCAATCGCGGAAGACATCCAATTGTCGAATCCAGTATCAAAGTCATCGTTGGTTTTCTTCATTGGCATTCTCCTTCAAATAGTCATAGTAGTTCTTCGCATCCAATGGATTGTCAAGCAATCCATATCTTGTCCTGCAATCTTCCGGTGGTTTCCACCCAATGTCCTTTCCAACAAAGCATACTGGAACATCTTCTGGCTTAATGTAGATAACCCTCGGTTCACTTGACGTCCGCCATTCCTTGATTGTCCATTCATCGTCCATACATCAACCCTCCAGCCATTTGTTGTCAATGACGTAGAACAGAATCAACGCAATTATTGTTAGGGGAATCCAACCCACCCAGAACAAGACATACGGCCAGAGCATATCCGTCCCTGTTTTCCTGTAGTCCTCGATGCCCATTCCAACAAGCGAGGCGTTCCCGACAAAACTCTTGTTGCGAAGGTCCGCGAATATGGTTGCCGTGAAACCGTCCTTCATGGTGTAGACAACATCGCGCTCGTTTTTGAACAAGCCGCCGCCAACCACAGTCTCCTCTTCGTGTGCGCAACCATAGTTGAACTTGCCATAGGGGAATTCCGAGCCACAGAACACCACCCTCGGCGAATTCGTAGTTGAAGTCCTTACGGTGTCCCATGACCAATAGGTTTCCGTCCTGTGGTGGACATGGGGCCGTCCCTTTGAATCGTATGTGGTGTATGTCACAACCCTTGTGTGCATCTGATACCTCTGATGCCTGACGTGGATTCTGAGATACTCCCCCTTCACCAACTTGCTTGTCACGGGAGTCACCGCAAACAGCTTTCCACGCACAAAGGCGTGTCCAACGTCAGTGTCCATCGCATGACGGAACTCACTCTCGCTTTGGATTGCCACCGCCTGACGGTACTTCAAGGTGACATCATCAACCTTCTTGTCGATTGCGGAGTAGACAAGAAAGCCAATGAACGAGAAGATTCCAACAATTAGCAGGGAGAACAGGACTTCACGCAACGTGATTTCCCAGTCAATGCAGTCAATCAAAACGATTGGCTTTTTCTTCTTGTCGTTATTGCAATATCCCATATCCTCTCACCTCATTGATACATGTCTGGAATTCCATTCAAATCAATTTCCGAATCCAGATTCAGTTTGGACTCGCCCTTCTCAACCCAGGTATTTCCAACCTTGTCAACAAGTTCCCAATGCTTCTTCTCAATGTAGAACTCATGCCTGATTTCAGCAAGTCTGTCCAAGAACCTACGCTTCACAAGGTTCATGTCCTTGGTCTTGACATGGAGGTTGAAGCAGTCTGTCCTCTGACCATCTTCCCCAATCACGGATTCAAGCGCGATTGACACAAGTTTCCTTGGGATGTTCCATGCGGACGCAATCGTGTTGTGGTTGGAGCGGCGCAGTTCATCACGCGAAAATGGGTCAGCATACCCCCAAAACCCATCGTCATCCAGAACCAGGTTGAGGTATGAACTGACCAACTGCGCGTACAGTTCCTCAAGGGTGGATGCAGAAGTCCATCCAAATTCACGGACGACTTCTGCATCAAGCGCGTCTATGTCAATCGTAGATGCCATTAGAACAATTCAAGTGGCTTGGTGTCGCGCTGGGAGACTTCCGCCTCGTACATATCGTACTGCTTCACAACATACCCGGTGAGGGAGAGGAAGAAGGACGTGGGGAACTTGCGGCAATGGTAGCGGTAGTCGCGCACGGACTCGTTGTAGGCTTTCTTGTGCTGCGCCAGAGTGTTCTCGGTGATGGAGATGTCGTTCATCAAGTGCTGATAGTTCTTCTGGGACTTCAGCTCAGGATAACGCTCCTCAACACGGGAGAAAGCGGCGATGCACTGCTTGGCTTCCGTTCCGCTCATGTTCTTTCCACGGGCTTCAATGACCTTGACGAGCGTGTTGTACTCATGCTCATCGTACTTCTTGACGCAGGCCGCAAGCTCGTGGAGCTTGTTGAACCTGTTTGAGAGCTGAACGTCAATTCCGGACTTGGCGGTATTGACCTGCTCTTCAAGGTTGATGGCTCCGTTCTTGCTGGACATGACCATGCAGAGAGCCATTAGACCAATGCCGACGATTGCGGCGAGTGTTATTAGTGCTGCTTTCATTTTTGTTTTTCTCCTGTTGTTTGTTCATCAATAAGAATAGCGGTTGCCCTTTTTCAGATTGCACGGAGCGCAGAGCATCTGCAGGTTGTCGAACGTAGTAGTTCCACCCTTGGAATAGGGAACGATGTGGTCTCCGTGCATTTCATTGAATTCAAAATGCTTCTTGCAATGGGGACAAATCCCGGCCTGTTCACTGTATTTCCTCATGCGCATTTCCTTTGAGAAGTACCTGGGTTGGGGATTCTTCACCGTGGGAGTTGCCTTGCAAGGGCAAGATTCGTAGTGGATTACGGAAACACCTGCGCTTGTACGCGAACGCACTTCAAGGTATTGATGTCCATCGGACTCAAACACAACGTGGTCGTAGCCGTCCCATGACCAACTCTTGATTATCCTTGCTGGCGAGTATGTGGTTTGGGCAAACGCCCAACCAATGAACAGCAATGACACTGCCATCAGGACTTTCTTCATTTCAGGTTCCTCCATTCACGTATGATGTTTCCAATCTCAAACAGACGTTCCAGGGTTTCCTTTCCACCCGGAAATGCTATCGTTGTTGAAGTACCGTCAATGTGGAACTCCGGTCTGTTGCAAACGTTGATTTCCCTTGACAGGACTTCCTCAATGCGTTCAATGCACTCTTCCGCCGTCATTCGCCACCTCCATTTGAGTATGCGCCCTGTGAAGGTACGCACATTCCCTTCAACTTGGCAGCTTCCGCTTCCATCGCAGCCTCAAGGTGGTCAATGCAGTTCTCGCAAAGCTCCCAGGTCTTGACAATGTTCTTGTAGCCAGTCCAGTCCCTGATTTCCCTATAGCACTTGTGCAGATGTTCAAGGGAAACCTCCATCCCACAGCAGTCGCATACGTATATCGTCTTCGTCATTTCCAGTAATCCTCCTCTTCATCAAAGTCCTCTGGTGGTTCTGGCTTCGCGGTGCCATTGACCTTTGCAATCTTGTAATACTCCCTTGCGAATCCATCCACGGCGATCCTCGTTTTGGTGAAATGCGTCACCGTTCCAATCTTCAATGGAAACTTCCTGCTCTCGGAATCAACATAGTACACTATGTCCCCAACTTCAAGCTTGTTTCCAAACGCATCTTCCGTGACTTGAGGCTTGACATTCTTCATTTCAGCTCTCCTCGTCATAGTTCTGGTCTTGCAGTTCCATTCACCTTCGCAAGTCTGTCATAGTCACGCGCTATGCCATCTACTCCAACTTTCCATTTGGTGAAATGCGTGACAAAACCCATTCTGAGTTCATTGTATGTCTTATTGGTGTAGAGGTAGTACACCACATCCCCGATTTCAAGATGATTCCCGAACTTGTCCCTCTTATTGTGGAATTTGGGTTCAGTGTGCTTGAACTTGTCGTTTCTGCGCGGGTCCATTTCAGTTCTCCTTCAAGGTTTGTGGTTTATGAGTTTGTCCCTTGTGATTCCCTTTGCCTTGATGGAATAGCAGTTCCTTGCCGGAAACCAAGTAACGCCAACCCCAATCGGGACGAAATCCCGCTTGCGGACATCAGAAACCACGTTGGAAATGGCGTTCTCAATCTCATCCGGTTTCGCCACTTCAACTTTCGCGTAATAGTCCCACCCCATGTCCTCCGGTGCGTTGATGATCAACCACACCAAAAATGACACAAGCAGCACAATGAAAACAACCCAGGCTATTATCTTTCCCATTTCAGTTCTCCTTTGCCTTGTAGAATTTTCCATATAGGAAATCAGATGCAAAATACACAATCCCTGCAACAATGGTAAGCGGCCACACCACGCCAAAAAGGATGCAACGAAACGCATCCCCAATTTCAAATCGTTCCCATTTGACCCTCATGATGATGGCAGATATGATGGTGACGACAATTGGCATTACCGTGTACATCAATGTACTTAAGATATTGCTGTCCATTTCAGTTCTCCTTGATGTTCTCAACGCCTACAGTATACCACATTTCGTGATCAAAGTCAAGTACCCTACAAAAGAAATGATAAGCACCTTTTAAGTACATCTTCTGAATTCTCGTTCCAGTCTTTCTACCATACAACAAATACCTTATAACCGTATTCTGTTTCAATTGCCTTGTTCCTGGCTTCGTCCCATTGCCAAACATCTTTCGCTAATTTCGTTGTCTTCCCAGGCATGTGAATAATGCTATCTGACTCGTAAACCAGAGGATTAGCGTGCCAATAGTCTCCGTTGAACTCAATTATCCTTCCGGTTGTCTCGTCAAAGAAATCAAAGAACACATATTTGTCAATCTCATGAAGATACTTACCGAACTCCTTGGGATGTCCATCAAACCAAACCTTATGTGAATTCAATTCTTCATTCTCCATCAGCTTGTTGAACAGTTCCATCGCAACATTGGATTGTCCGAACTGATTATAACGTTCGTTGTAGTATTCCTCATATTTCTGACGGCCCAATTCTTCTCCATATTTCCTAACAAAAGTAGCCAATGTCAGAGCTTTTCCCTTGCAGGCATTCTCATACACCTCTCGTCCTTTTTCTTCTCCATACTTGTTTATGAACCAATCCAAAGTCTCAAATCCAATATACTTGTCATGAAATTCCTTGTGCCGTTGTTTCCCTTCTTCTTCACCATACTTCATAATGAAATACTCAAGGGTGCGCTTTCCCCTCATCTGCTTACATCGTTTCTCGTATAACTCCTGACCCTTTTCTTTCCCATATTTCCGAATCAGATTATCCAATGATAAACTCGCCCTACTTGCCTTATGTGCATTCCAGATACGCAAACCATCCGCTTTCCCATATTTTGCGATGCACTTTTCCAATGTCAGATAATGAGTCCTTTTCCCGTTTTCATCTGTGTGGTACTTATCCAAAGTAGCTTCGCGTTTCTCATTCTGCTCTTCCAATAACCCAACAGCAAACAAAGGTTCGTCAGGAAACTGCTTCTTGTAGTCCTGCATGGTCATATCATGCTTCTTCAGATGAGTATTGGAAATGTTTCTCAACTTCGCTCCACACACTTTGCAGTGGACAAATGTATGAGTCTTGTCATACACAATGCGTTTCTCCTCTTGGTCTTTCAACCATCTTTTCTAACACGCTGGTGAAAGTCTGATGTGAGAAGCCACACCTTTCTTGTCCTTACATTCCTTACCACAGTATTCACAGTGTTCCATAATATAATCCTCTCGTCATATATTATTTACACAGAAGGTTATGAAAAGTGCGAAGATTATTCACACCTTTCATAACCCTTATTGAAGTCAGTGGAAACAAGGACAATGCGCCGCAGTATCCATATCCCTGAACTTCTGACCATCTTCCACCCAGAACTTCTGGAAGTTGAAGTCATCGGCCAAGAAGTTAAACCGCTTGAACCCGGGAAGGTGTTCACAGAAGGAACAGGTGCATCCCTCACCAAATGCGTTGATGTAGAAACTCAGCTTGAACCCCTCACACGGCTCGCAGTACTTCACCAGATAGGGCTTGCCACGTTCGCGGTAGTATTCCTGAACCATGCCACAAGAGCAGGAGTCAAAGCCATAGCCAATGCCAATCTTCTCGCAACGCTGAATCACGGTGTCAAGGGTCTCAAACGAGAGGGTGCAAGGCAGCTTGCTTGCACGTCCAACGGGTTTGCAGCGGAGGAACACGATGTTGCGCAGACCTGCCACCTTGCCACTCTCGATGTCGCCAAGCACCTCTTCAACAAACGGAAGGTTTGCGTCGGAAAGCACGATGTGCATGTTGCAGAAATGGGGCGAACGCTCGTTGAACCTGTTGATGGTGTTGTAGCAGAGGTTCTTGTCGGTTTCATAGACGGACACCGCCACACGTCCACAGTACTTGAGGGTAGCCTCAAATATCTCGTCATTGAGATCTGCGCCAGAAAGGGTGTAGTTGGGAACGATGCCCATGTCCTCGCGCAGCCAACGGAGCATTTCCACGAAATCGGGATTGGTTTGGACGCCCGTGATGCCAATGGCAATCTGTCCAAGGTTGCGCGGGAACTTGCATACAACCTTCTGGAAGTCAGCCAGGGTTATGTTGGAGGCGGGCTTGTCGGAGTTGTTCTTGTAGCAGAACTTGCAATTCGCGCCACCAACACGGGGGCAACCGTTTATGGAAATCTCGAAGTCAAGGATTTCGGGTCCAAGCGGACACCAAGTTGGGTCCGTCTCGGCGTCCTTGCCAAGCCTCGCGTTGAAGCCAGTGGTCTTGTTGAAAATCTGGAAGTAGTCAAGGTCCGTGTCATTCACCACGAACTTGGCCGATTCAGAATCCACAACAACCCAATGGCTGTTCTTGCCATCAACCACGATGTCGTACTCGTACACCTTGGCGTTGACCAGCTCGCTCGGCCTGATGTTCAAGAAAGCCTTTGCGTCCGGAATGGTCTTTGACGCGAAGCACTGCTTGATGTACTGGTTCACGCACTTTTGCGCGGCGGCCAAAGCCTTGTTGTTTTTGATTTCATCCATTTCTGTTTCCTTTCAATTTTCACGCTTGAAAAATTCCCAGTTGTCGTTCCAGCAATCGCATTGGCAATACACCACCTGCGCATAGCCCTTGTTCAGCAGATTGTCCTTGAACTTGTCCCAATCCACGATTGTAGGTCCGTGGTCAAGGGTAGTCTCTTCGTCCTTGAACCACCCAATGCGCCTGCGCACCTGACCAAGGACATGCGCCCATGCCGCTTCCTTCGTCGGAAAGTGCCAATACTTCTCGTCCTCGATGTCACCGCGCCACCAATAGTGGATGACATATTTGTTGCGTTTGCGATTCCTCTGACGGTTGCTCATTTTCAACTCCTTGTTTCCTTCAACACCAACAGTATATCATATCCGGGAGGGAAAGTCAAGGGGGTTTCCGCTCAAATTTTTACTTCAAAACTCGGTGACGTTGCCATCCTTGTCCTCAACGGCAACCGGGGTACGCTCCATAACCACAAGGTCTTGATTGAAGTTGATGTCGGTGGTCGGCCATTCCTGCATTGCCTGTTCAATGGCATCCTCCGGCGAGTTTGCCAGGATGGGCAGTGTCACGGTGCCAAACACCTCGTAGGTGACTTTGTATGGTTTCATTTCCATTTCATTTTCCTTTCCGCTTGTTGGACATTTTGGAGCTGCCCTTGAAGTCGGGATGCTTCCTGCGCCATTCAACGAACTTGCGCATCCTCGGCTCGGCAAGCAGAGCCTCCTTGGTGTTGTAGAGGGTCTTCAATTCGTAGTTGGAGAACAGGGCGTGTATCTGCGAATGGCACTCTGTGCATACCCAGAGGAAATTGCCCTCGTCCGTCTTGAGGTACTTGTTCTTGTGGCGTGATTGCGAAACTGGTATAAGATGATGTACCGTCAGTTCGCATTCGTTCCCACACAATTCACACTTCATTTGTCAGCTCCTTTTTGACGTGCTTCAATGTTTTCTATGATTCTCTCACATGTTTGCGCCAGTCTTGAATTGTAGTAGTCAGACACCGCTTGTGCTTCTTTTACGTCACGTTCTCTGAACTTTTCAGCTAGCCTGGTCAAATTGTTTGCATACTCAGCCCCGGCATATATGAAAATGCAAAAATGATAGCCGCACTTGTTTCCATGCCAGTTTGAACGGTATTGTAACCTATTTGACAGGCTGTCAAAGATGCCATGAAGCGTCCATGTCACGCAATCATGCTTTGTTAGCCTCCAGACGTCTCCGCCGCATTCGTCATAGAGATTGCATAGCACTTCATACATGTCCTTGAACCTGAAGAACTTGTAGGTTGGTATTATGTAGTAATACGCCAAGCATTTGCCCAAGTCGTAGTGTTCTGTATCAATTTTGCCTATGTCCTCAAATATGGGAATTGTCTTGATTCCGTAAATCAGGTCATTGCTTGTGAAATCTCTCAAATCATAAGCAGGAGGTATGTCGCCTTGTTCAAGACGATATTGGCTGTATTTAATTTTGTTAGCTATGATTTGCTTCACCATGGCTGCAATTTCATCATTCACTTTAGTTGTCTTCTTCGTCTTCTTGCCTGTTTCTTCATCGTTTATCATACACATACCTCGCTCTTCCAAGCATCCTCATCGTCTTTCCATCTATGTTAGTTCTCTTCAATGGCTTTTCGTCCTGGGAAAACAAGGTTATACGTAAAGCCAACAATCCCATCATTCTCCCAATATGGACATCCACTATCCTGCTTGTAAGGGACTTGTCCATCAAAAAGCAAAACAAATCGTCTTTCATCTTTTTTCCATGGAAGCCATTGACCCAAGCGCAGCCCAATGTATCAAGGTTGTTGCTGTGGGAATACACGTCCACGCTAACAACATTACTTGTCTTGCTTTCCTTTACCAAATTCCTCAACTGGGAATTCAGTTCCTTTCTGGTGATTGTTTTCCTCATAATAACTTCTCCAGCCATCCCATCTTGCAGATTAACGCAACCAAGCCAAGTCCAAGAACCATTCCGATCAACATGCCAGCCAACTGGCATAGGACGGAAACCAAAATGTGCTTTTTGCCCATGTCGTCATACCTCCAGTTTCATAACGGACTGGGACATCACACCCCAGTTGTGTCCGGTCACTTTCATGATGCGTCCCTTGATTTCCTTGATTGTGCCTTTCGCCAACAGCACCTTGCTTCCGTAGCCGGCGACCTTCTTGATGTACACAACCTTGTCGCCGACCTTGACTTCCTGATTGAATGCGTCAGTCATTTCATTGCCTTTCCGGTTCCATCGTACTCAAACCTCGTTTCCATTATACGCTCCATGAATTCACCATCAATGTTCGTTTGATATTCCTTGTCGGGCATGACTGTCAAGTTCACGCAGATTGAACTGTCCTTCGTGAACTTGACGTTCCCATACGAAATGTTTACGATTCTGTGGGTGAAGGACAAGTCCATCAACCGCGCCACAACCTTCTCCTTCTCGGAAAGCATCTCCCTCTCGTCAATGTACATCACACCATCCTCGTCGGAGAAATTAATGGTGAACATCAAGACGGGACTGACAGAAGATGCCATTTTCACGTCTTCAAGCTGCCTGAGAAGTTTCTTTCTGGTTGGTCGCTTCAACACGCAACCCCCTTCTGGAATTCAAGTTTGGAAATCGCGTCAATGAAATGGCTGTCTATGTTCGTGGTTGAGTTGTCATCGTTCTCAACAAGGAAGATGTAGCAGTAGGGATACATGTCACTTGGCCGGATTCCACATACGCTGTAGGAAAGGGATTTTTCAAAGAGGAATGAAACAAGGGATTCGGTGTCCCAAACAACCTCATCGTATCCCCTCTCCACTTTGCCATCCAACTGGCACAGGTAGAACTGAACCAGAGCAACCTTGTACCCACGCGAAAACTTCCGCAGGACTGGCTTCAAGCATCTGAACAGTTCAGTCCTTGTCAATGCTCCGTTGTCTGAGTTCATCACTCAACCTCCCCACTGCCTTTTCAGAAAATCAAGGACGGCATCAATGCTCTCTGAATCCAAATTCGTGTTCAGGTATTGATGGAGATTTTGCAGATTCAACGTCACGCAATACGTACCAATTGGTTTTATGCCACAACATCCAACACTGGACACGCCATGTGAAAGCGAAAGTTCAAACAGAAGCCCGGCCACGGTGTCTATGTCATGGCACTCGTATGTTTTCTCCAACTTCCATTCGTTCCAGACCAACACGCAAAACCGTAGTCGGTAAATGTCCGAAACTGACAAGGCGTTGATTTCCTCTATGAACTTCTGCTTCGTCATTTCAATTCACACGTCTAGTCTTGATGACTTGAGGTCCGAAAGCCCCTTGATGGGAACGCTCACGACACCCTTGGTGGTGTCAATCTCATTGCGGGTCAGATGCCAGAAATTCCACTCCACCGTCTCGCCATTGTCAAACTTCGGCTGGCACAAGGGTATTGCCTTGTATACGCCACCAAATCCATCAACAATGATAGCCCATTCATGGTCTATTCCGGCGCCGACACCGCAGGAGCACACGATATCCCCGACTTCATATTCGGGGACGCGCTCTTCAACCACTTTCTTTTTCGTAAGCACTTTCATTTCAATCTTCCCGTGTCACTGCTTCTCAAAACTCTTCTGCTTGATTGCTACTTTTCCACGCAAGTCCGGCTGGTCAAAGATAATGCCTCTCCTTGCCAGTTCGGCCAGTCCTCTTGTGGTGTACTCCGTAAGGCGAAACTTCGTATCAATGTTGAACACCGCCCATTTGCCCTGGTCTTTGAGACGCGCCTTTGGCGTACGGTGTATCTTCCGAATCCTTGGAACTGCCTTGTCCATCGTTTCCCCCTCACCCAAGCAGATACTTCTTGATGAATGACTTCTTGGTTTCATCGTCAAACTGCGTCAGCTTCTCAAAGTACGCCATGAACAAATCCTCCTTGGAATCAAACCCAGTCTTCTCAAAGAAGTAGTCAAGTCCCTCCTGGTTGAAGAGACGTTCCACGAACAGGGCAAGGCGGGCGTTGAACTTGTAGGAGTTGCCGACAACCTTGTTGATTTCCGCGAAAATCTGCTTGTGGCTCTTCTTGGTCTGGAACCAGTTGCGCACCCTCATCTTGTCCTTCTCGGTGGCATCGCTGCACCACTTCATAATCCACGCCTTGAACTCAGCGGCCTTGTCGTCAGTCAAGCCCTCGTCAGTGTGGTCTGAGTCAAAGTCCGCGTCTTCCATCTTGGACACGTCAAGCAGCTTGTTGCCAGGAATGTGGAGGTCTGCGCAGGAAATGAGGATTCCAGTGATTTTGGGGTACTTGCGCATCACGGAGGCAAGGCACGGACCATACTTCTTGTACCATGAATCAGTGGGCATCACTCCGTCCTTCGTGAACAGAATTATCTCTGACCAAATCCAAAGGGCGGCAAACTCATACGCCTTGTATGCGTTGATTCGGGTTGGGGCAAGTCCATTTAACTCGTCCATGTCAATGCCCTCGTCCTTGAGGTATTTCCTGACGAAAGTCAGCATCTTCAGCTTCGTCTCAAGGATGGTGTAGCTGCCATAGTCGTTGTGGTCAGGGACATCTTCGGCAATCAGCTCGCGGTGCTTTGACCATATTTCATCACGGGCTGCCACGTTGAAGTCTACGCCCCACTGGAGGAACTTCTGCCGAATTTTGAAGCCCTTGGGCAGTTTGCGAACCTTGATTTCCTTGCACATGGAAAATTCTCCTGTTGAAGCACTCGTAGGGGGCTTCTTTCCCTCACAACACCAACAGTATATCATATACCGATGGGGAAGTCAATGGGGTCTGAGAATTAAATCACAGCCCCAAAGCCTCCACCAAACGAGACGTGAGCATCTTGTCAACGTACTCCTGCGCAGAGCGCACCATAGACTCTTCCTTCTTGGTCTTCGCGTAGACTGAATCAAAGTAGGCGAACGCGAACCCGGAATACGGACGGATGGTGTTGATGGTGAACACCCACTTGGCGAAGTTCTTCTTGGTGATGGTGTCCCATTCCACCTCCATCAGCTTGTCAATGGCCTCCTTCACATCCTCCAGATCCTTTACATAGGCATCGTACTTTGCCTTTACCACGTCAAATGCAGCCTTGAACTGGGGGAAGTACACGATGTACTCCGACACCTCGTTGGCGCGGAGAATCTCCAACACGCGGGTCGGAGACCACACGCCATTGCCAGCCATGTAGTGAAGCTGGACGTAGCGCGGCGACTTCACCTTCACGCGGTTGAAGTTGGCATCCACCACCACGTATCCCTCCTCATCCTCGGGAAGAATCTTCGCCGCCTCAACGCACTGGTCAATGTTGTGGATGGGGTAGATCTTGGGCGTGTCGAAAATCTCCGCAAGGGGATGGTCGCCGAAGAACGTTTCCTTGCAAGAAACGTTGTCGCGGACGCCAATGAAGTTCATCTTCGTCTCTTCCCAACGCACCACCACCTGATTCCAGGGGGACGTAAGCTCAAAGATGTAGGTGAACCCGGGGGCGAACAGACGGGGGAAGTCCTCCGCCTTGATGCCATAATACTTGAAGCCCTCCATGACCAACTCGCCAAATGAGTTGAACGGACAACCCACGTTCTCGGGCAAGTTGCACTTGAAAGCGTCAATCACGCCATTCGTGGAAATGAGGAAGTTTCCATCGAGGTTCACAATCTTGATGATGGAACCGTCCAGCTTCTGCGTCACATACGCCGTGCGCCAATCCACCTCGGCCATCCAAGGCTCTCCATAGTTGAAGAACTTGACGAAGGGGAATGAAACGATTTCCAGCGTATTGGCATCCAGAACCAACCCACGGCACTCCTTCACGATGTCAAGGGAGAAGTCGGAGCGAATCTGGTCGTACTTGAGCAGAATCAAGTCACGTCCAAACACGTTGTCACGCGAAATTGAAATGCAATAGGGCTCCGACGAGAGCAGGCACTCCCAATCGGAATTTCCACGGATGAACTCTTGAACTTTCAACATGTCTTTTACTCCTTTGAACTACCTACAGTATACCAAAAACGGCCCCGGAAGTCAATACCCCTTGGACCGTTTTTTATAACTTCAAATTTCAATTGTTTTGTGTCACATAATCATTTCAAAATGGAACGAATCCCAAATGGAAAAGCCCTTGTGGTAAACCCCGGCGGCAATCTTCTCAACCGTCTCGGGTTCAACCTCAATGCCCATTTCCTCAAAGAACTCCTCAACCGCCTCCAGGAAGTCAACTCCACGCACTTCACGGTGATAAGCCACGCACATGTTCTTGCCGACGGCCTTCTTGTCAATGACAATCAGTCCAAGTTTTTTCGTTGATTGGTTCTTCATATAAATTCACCTCTTATTGATTCAAGAGTATTTACACCTTCACTTCACTTTTCCCATGGAACCGATCTTGTCAACAATGGCGTTGGCTTCCGTGAAGATGGTTTCAATGCGGGCAAGCAGAACCTTCTTGGTTGGCTTCTTGATGAGGTTGCTGTTCTCAATGGCGTTTTTCACTTCAAGCAGGGGATCGTTGCACTTCCTGAAGTTGTTTGACACCGTTTCATACAAGTCTGTGATGGTCTCTTTATCCATGGACATTTCCTTTTAGATTTCAATTGGGTTATGTTCAATTATACCACAATCACCGGAAATGGTAAATATCTTCATGGCTAGTGAAACATATACATAGAACGCATCGAAGGACATTAACTTCAACCTCACGGAAAACACGTTTGAACGTGACTTGGAAGGATTGGTGTTTGCGGGATGGAACAAGGACAGCCCCTGGACAAATGAAGTCCAATACACGGATTGTCAAGAAGTTCGCTTCTCCCAAAACACGAAGTTGTACGCGATTTGGAAAGAACCCGATTTCAACGTGGTGTACAAATTGCCAAATGAAACCGTTGTAAACTGGAGAAACTTCGAGGGTGGTACAATACCAAGCAAGTTCTTTAGTTCCTTGAATCCATCGGGAAACCCATTACCGGAAGTGGTCAAGATATATAATGGAGTTACAACCATCGCTGAACAATCGTTCTATGATTGCACCACGTTGAAAAAAATTGCCATGGCACGTTGCGTAACAACCATAGGAAAAATGGCTTTTATGGGATGCGGCAAATTGACAGAGATGACAATACCAAGTTCGGTAACGTCCATAGGGCAAAACGCCTTTGGAAGCACAGGGATCAGAACCTTGACATTTGATGGTATGGACAAAGCAACTGTACAGGCTTTGCCAAACTACGGAAACTGGGGATTGGGTTCAGGATGCAAACTGAAATGCACGGATGGGGATTTAACCGTATAATTGAATTAGGCTCACAAAACGCAAAGGAACTTTACCATGGACACCACCAACAAGATAATGATGTGCATTCTCGACGACCTTTATTCGGGAAATGGAACAAGGCTTGAAGCGGAATACTCCAAATACTACGAGTCGCTTGACCCAGAACAGTCAAAGACGGTTGTGACCGACGCACTCAAGAAACTTTTGAACGAAAATTCTGACGCATCGTGCGATTTCGGGAACACAACCTTCACATTGACAACAGAAGGTTAAAACTCCATTGATATTATAGGGATTTCAATTTTCCATCCCTTTTGGGGTTCATCTACCTCATCGTATCCGTAGTTTGGAAACATAAACTTATCTCTATATATTTTAGACTTCTCGGGATGCTCTATCCAATCCTTTACCCAACCCAAAACCCTGGAATCGGAATGGTTCAAGGGATTTGACATATACTCATTGACGTACTTCTTCACGTCCTCTGGCATTTCATAGTTGTGCGTCAAAATGAATTCACGGAACTCATCATCGGTGACTTCGGGAACTTGATTAAGGGACTCAATGTATTCTGGATTCAGAAACACTGAATCGGGATTTGTGCTGTCAATTTCGGTTTCCATGATACTATATTTACCTTAGTTTTGGTAAATAATATAAACAACCTTAAACTGGGAAACAAAAATGGCAATACACATACACACGTTAAATGGTGGAGACATCACCATAACAACTGGCGGTTCTACCCCCCCCCCACCTACGGAACATCCCGAAACCAGATTCACACTTCAAGATGGAACCGTGGAGGAATATGACATTGAAGGAACACTTGACTTTCAATGGATGGCTGACAATGAGTTCGTTGATGTTAATGAATAGGTATGGCTAAAAACCATAACCGCAGTTGACATTGGAGTTGGCAGTCAAGAACATCCTTTGACGAGCATCGGGGAAGGGACGTTCATGGGTTGCAGAGGACTTACGAATCTGACGATACCGGATTCCGTGACGAGCATCGAGGATCAAGCGTTCTACGGTTGCAGTGGTCTTACGAGCGTGACGATAGGCAGTGGCGTTACGTACATCGGGTGGGAGACGTTCGCCGTATGCAGCGGTCTTACGAGCATGACATTCAACAACTTTGACGTTTCAACTACAAAAACCGAAATAACAAAGAGTTATATTTTAGGAACAGACTTCTATGATGAAAACTGGAATCGGATTGAAAAGACCATCCGTGTCAACTGCACAGATGGCTCGTTTGACATGACATTTGGAACAGACAGTTCAATAACATTCACAGACCTTTAATGACAGTAACCATCATCATAAAACAACAAAGACCGGCTCTGTCAATCATGAGCCAGCCTTTCTTCGTTAAATGGGGCGGGGAATGATGAGGGCTTCTACCCCACCCCCAAGTTTACGACTCCGCTTGCGCGAATGAACTTGGAATACTCTCCCCGCAGGAGCAAGTGCTTTCTCGTTGCAACGATATTTCAATTATACAGATTTCTTGGTCAACCTGAGCATAATCCATTTCCTGAACCATTCAGGCTCTTCCTCAACATGCTCGGCAAGTTTCCGTATCCTACGCTTCCCCAACCTTGAATCCAGAAGGGCAAGCATCCGAATGAAGTAGTTCTCGCTTGCAATGGCTTCGTCAATCGAGAGGACATTGAGGAACTGATGGACATATTTCATGGCTTCTCCCCAGGAATTTCCAACATACCCAGTGTCCCTAATGACATTGTTGGTTTCGTTGTTCTTCCAGCCCCTCTTTCCAAGTTCAGCCCAGAACCTTGGGTCAGTGCAGAACCAGACTTCTCCATCGACACGAATGGACATTGCCTGTATCTCGCTATTGCCATCACGGTACACATTATAATAATATCCAACCCTTCCCCTCAAGTCCTCGGGAAGTCTGCTTTCCAACGTCTGTTTTGTCTTACTCCACATGTCTATTTCCTATCGTTAAATGGTAGGGCCGGCGCGACTCGAACGCGCAATGTCCATACGGACGACGGATTAGAAATCCGTTGGATTCTCCAATTCTCCGCACGACCCCATATAAATCCACACCGCTAGGCTTTAGACCAATGGTTCTCCGTCCCCATTGGAAGACTCGCCGCGGTCATTACCCATCGCAAACCAACCCAATCCGTCAAGGGCAACAGTCTTTACTACCCGGTCACACATAACAATTATACGCCAAAACCAATCAAATGTAAATCAATCCGTGCAATCACCGGACTCAAACTCCTTCGCCGTCTTGGAATTCCCACCCACCAGAATCAGAGCATCCCCGCCAAGAAGATCGGTGCTTGTTACGGCAATCCCAAAAGGCGCAACCTTGCCATATTCGGTCTGGATGAACACCGGAACGTTACCATGAATCTTGAGCAGTTTCTGGCAACCACGAACAAAGTCCTTCAATCCCGTGTACTTTGGCATAATTCACTTCCTCTTTGAAGCTTCCCACTTTCCATCCTTGAACAAGTACCAATAGTCGGAACCCGCCCAATGCTTGAAAGCATCTTCATCCTCATGCTCGGCTGGCTTCACATCCTCCCAGTCCTCTCCACGGTCTCTGTGATAGGCAACCGTTATTCCATCAAAGCAGTGTTCAAAGGAATGCTCCACGCCCTCTGGAATGTCAACCTCCTTGTCAACGGAAGAGCAATCGCCAAGGGCAATCAACTTGTCAATCTTGGCAGGGTCTTTGTAGTTCTTCTTGAGCAGCTTTCCCAAATAGTCTGGGTAGCCGTCGCAGTTGACGTAAATGGAAGTCACAGTTCCATTGTCGTTTTTCTTTCCAACGAATGCTGGTGTTGACATGTGTTTATTGTCCTTTCAAGTTGAAATCATCCAACAGAAGTATACCACATCAGAAAGAAAATGTAAAGGCCGTTCCCACTACATGAGAAGGTTGCCATTCGTGACTTGAAGTTGATTTCAATTCAACAAGGCGGTAGAAAAGGGAAATGGCACAATTCTGATTCAATTTGACCTGAAAGCCGAAGTCCGTCCAAAACTGCCCAAACTTGTCGTTTTTCCTTATCTCCCTGTCCTTTGACCCTTCGTCAAAGTACCACTCATAGGAGACATAGGGTCTTACTGGGCATCCCCAAGCCTGCACCACCTCGGGCATTGTGACCTTTGACAAGTTCCTGTACCTGAAATATGGACGCTCGTTTTCCAAGTCACGCATGATGAACCTTGACCTGTTCATGAAATCAAAGCCCTTGTACGATTGGTAGAAAGCCAGGTTAATTCCGGGGCGGTTGTCATGCCTGTATTTGGAAGAACTTCCAACCCTTCTCAACAACACGAAATCGTCCTGCAACCCAATTGACATCCAATCAAGCATGCGCCAATTTACGAACAGAGTTGTATGGAATTCGTCAAGTTTTCGGTCCTTGTCAACCGTCCCGATTCTGCTTTCCTCGGACGCGCCGATGGAGAGATTGTGTGGAAATCTCTTCTGAACCTCCAAGGTGTTCCAAGTGCCAAAATCGTTGGCGAACATGGACAGTGAGAACAAAGATACTATAATTAGTGTGAGTTTTTTCATGGATATGCCTTTCGTATGAACATATCCAATTATACTTGTCACTTGCGCAACTTCTGTGGAACTGGGGTGATTTCCCAAGGCTTGACAAGTTGCAAACGCTCCATCATCTGGGGAACCGTGTCTTTTGTTGTGCCGTTTATCATTATGGTGTGCGTGGTCTTGTAGGTATACCACGGTCCGAAGAACTGGTTGTCACCATACTCGTTCTTTTCCGTCTTTGGGTCGATTTCCTTTGTGCTGTTTGAATCAACGGGCTCATCGGGCTTCATATCATCCGTGTTGATGACTTCCTTCTCCTTCATTTCCTCCTTGCGTCGGATGAGATAGAAGCACTGATATGGTTGGTGGCAAACCTTGTTGCCCCTTGTCAAGATGAACGTGTCTCTGTTCGCTATGGACTGTATGCAATCGTTGTAAAGGTGGCGTTGGTTGTTCCATTTCGCCTCGTCAATGAGATACAAGGTCTTGTCGTCCATAAGATACTTCTGAAGGTCAGGCACCGACTCCTCTGCGGTGATGTCGGGGTTTGGATACAACGTGGCATCGCGCTTCGGACAGGCGTTCGGCGACTTGAACACGTTTTGCACCTTCTCGTTCAAGATAATCCTGCGCACGAACTTGTCCTTCGTTATGTTCAAGTCCCAATAGTGGCGCGTGTAGTAGTCCTTGATGAACCTAGTGTATGACATCTTCGAGAAAGAGGTTATTGTCGGCCTCACAACCTTTGGTTCACCCGCACCCGGTTGGTAGGGGTTAACTTCGTTGTCCTGAATTTCATAAAACCTGTTCAACTGCACAAAATTGTGCTTTGCCCTCAAACAAGTGCTGTCATCGTTGAGCTTCGCCATTCGGTACAACCGTTCCTTCTCGTCCCAAAGGATTATGCGCGGATGGTTGTCAACGTCAAACGAACTCGGCTCCATGTACATTCGGTTTAACAGGTAGTTTATGGCGGTGAAGTAGTTGTCCTTCTGCGTTGTGGTGTAGTAGATGCATACGTCCGTCTTGCAAGGATCTTGAAGAAACGTCTTGGTTGCAACCTTCTCCAATCCAACGGCGTTTACCAAGAGACGGCAAATTATCTTCGTTATGGGTTCTGGCTCCTTCAGATTGTAGTTGGAATATTGGCACATCGAGGACAACTTGTACCAATACACTGAAATCAACTCCAAGCGGTATGTTGTGACATCAGTATGTGTGTCATGGGATATTAGCTCCATCTTGTTCACAAGGAACGTGTGGTTGAAATAGTCCTCTTTCTTGATTGGCTTCTCAACCCAATAGTCGCCAGCGGATTCCCCACGCTCGTCCTTTTTCGTTTTCTTGTCTGCAAGGTTCTCCGCCCACTGGACTTGAACCACCAAATGCGGAATTCGGAACAACTTGCCAAGGTTTCGTTCGGTGTCCTTGTACACCAATTGACCAGTAAGGACAAGCTGATTCCACTGGTTTGTATATTCAAACAGTACTATGTTCGCCGGGTCCAGGATGATGTTCTTGTGCTTTATGTTCGTTGTGTCGAACACGATTGCCTGGAAACTCCATCCCGTTCCATCTATTACCCAATGCCCCTATGACAGTTCGGGAGCCGGCGTTGTTGAATTCGTTGTTGACATATCAATTTCCTTTCATCAAATCTTCTTTATCAAGTCCTTCTCCGTTATCACCCTGAACAACTTGCCCTTGGCGGCGCATATCTTGGCGGCCATCTTCCACTTCGCCATGTTGGTTGCAAAGGTCCGCACTGATTCATTATACTGTATTGTGTTGCGTCCACGCTTCGGTGGCACGGTCTCCCCACTGTGCTTTATCTCCACCCAAATCTCCTGCAACGTCGGTCCGTTCTTCACCCACATCACGAAATCCACGATGTAGTGGCGTTGCCTCTGCTGAACGGGATCGAAATAGGGTATCGTGTTCATTGGGTTTTCGTAGTCCCATTTCAATATGTCTGGGTTGTTGTCAAGGTAGCGTATGAACATGGCTTCCAGCTTCGACTTGAACAAGATGAACTTCGCATGTTTCAAGTTCTTCTCCGGATGGGAAAGATAGTATTTGCCACGGAGGGCTGACTTGTATTTGCCCCTCGTGGACTGACCAGGATAGAATTTTCTGTTCCGCATTGCCATGTCAGCTATACTCCTCCCTCAACGCAAGGCTTTTCTCGCGCCCAAGAATCTCGCCCTTGTACTTGTTGTAAAGCTCCACAATCAACATGTCTATCGTTTCTTGATTGACACCTATCGTCTCCTTGAACGCGGCAACGGCCTTGTCGTATTCAATCTGTTTGTTGTCAACGTTCTTCCTCATGTTCTCCAGTGAAGTGAAGTCCTCAAGGTTTTCCTTCTTTATCTTCTTCACTTCCATCTTGAGCTTCATTATGTCCTCTTCGTTGTCCAACTTGTCCATCAAGAGCTTGTTGCGTATGTTGCGGTTACGCTCCCCAATGCAGGCGTTGAATATCTTCTTGTTGGCGTTGGTGAGTTCCACAATCTTGTCCTCTGCCTTTGCAACGCCATCAATCAACGTCTGAAGATTCTGCCTTTGCGTTGTCAACGTGTTAGTTGCCTATTCAAGGTTGTCCTTCGCCTGCTGCAACTTCCACATTTCGTATTGGATGTCACCCTGGAAATTGGCAGCTTGCTTGCGCGTTGCAATCTTCTCGATGTCAGATTCCCTTTGTATCAAACCAAGGTACTTGAGATAGCCCAAAACGCGGCATTTCATCTTCTTTGCCTCAACGCTCTTGAGCATTTCCTCTTGCTCCTTTTCCCGCAACTTGGAATACGCCTCAACAACCTTGGATTTCCTTTGTGGTTGGACTGCCAACCTGGACTTTATGTCAGACACGGACCTTTTGCTTTCCGGTTCCTCGCTGTTGACCTTCTTCCACGCCTCGATGACCTTCTTGACGTGTTCTATGTCCTTTGGCGATGCGTCTGCAACCGTCCATTCCTTCTCTTCCTCTTCCTTGGCATCCCAACCATACTTGTCTTGGTAGTGCAACCTTCCCCTGTTTCCAATCTTGTCCTTCAACTCCATTATCAACTTCTCCAACTTCTCGCGTTGCACCAAAAGACTTTGCTTGTATTGGTTCTTCCTCAGATTGAACGCCACCTTGTTGCACTTCTTGCGGAACTCCATGAATTCCTCTTCGGACCCAAACCCCATTTCAGAATAGGTCTTGTTTCCGGCGTTGGCGGCGTACCAATCGTGCAGCAAGATTATTTCGCGTATGCTGGCGGACGCAATAGCGGTAAACGAGAAGTCGTGGCGGAGGGTATGGCTTGAATCCCATATTTGCTCCTCCGTGTCGGCCATTTTCTGCGCGAAGTTATGTACAAGCCTGCGCACCTTTATGGTTGCGTCGGAGCACATGGTCTGCATCTTCTTCAACTGGTTCAATTCATATCCAAGGTTGTACATGTAGTTGCGCCACTTCTCCGTCTTGCGGATGAGTCCATTCAAATGGCCCGTCTGGATTCTTTCAAGGCTTCCAACGGGATGTTCCTCTTCTTCCTCTTCTTCGCGTTTTGCCATTGCAGACCTTGGAGTTGCCTAATCGGCAAGATGATCGTTATAGCCAACCCACATGCTTCCTGAAGTTGAATCGGTGAGGGCATCTTTCATGTCATCTAGTTCATCCTTTCTTCCCCCCTGCTCCTGTTGAACCTTGTCGCCGTCAACCTAGTAGTCCTTGAATTCCTTGTTGTCAAGCCGTTCCTCAAACTTCTCCTTCCTTCCCTGGAAATTCGCCAATGCAGTATTCAGCGCGGCTGCCTATTCGTCGGTCAACGCATTGGGATCTGCGTCTATTATGTCACTTATTTGCCTGTTTATTTCCTTGACATCAACATCGCGTATTTCGTCTATGCGTTCCTGTATTTCCTTGATTGAACCTATTATGTTCTTGTTCAACTCCAATTTCACGGAACTTATCTTCTGACCAAGGGCGAGCTTTTGATCTATCTGGTTGTTCAACAAGTTGTTGTACTCTGCAACCAAGGCGTTCAATATTTCCTGCTTCTCGTCCTTTATTCCAATCAACTGCGCTTCCCTTGTCTTGAGTTCATCGTACTCGGCAAGCAAGTCGTAGTATTTCATCACAAGCTCCATCAAGGGCTTGTTCTTCGTGAACTCCTGAAACATGCGTTGAATAGCCAATGTCTCCTTGGTGAAGCACTCCGAAATCTGAACTTCCTTCTGCCTTACGTTGCGGTTCAACTGCTCCAACGCAAGTTCCATTCCCTCCAACCTGTTTTTGAATTGAAGATAATGGCGAACTTGTTTCAAGTCATAGTTTGGAATCCTCTGCCTGAAAATGGAATAATGCGACGAAGTTGTGGATTTCACCATGGGGACTTCATCGACAATTGTGGGACTCCATTTCCCGGTGCTCCTGCTTGGTCGGTCCAACGCCAATATGTTTCCATTTTCGGAATCAAATTGGCAGAAGTCCTCCTTGCATACGCAAAGTATGGTGTTTCTGTTGGACGCGGCTATCAACGCCATGTCAAGTTTACCGTCAGACCTGCGCTTGAACTGTCCATCCTTGTCCATCCTAGCCACGATATAGCCGTACTTTGACCCGAACTTGCGCTGAACCTTCACCAAATACTCGCCAGTGTGGTTCTTGTCCTTGTCTGGGTCAACCAAGGCAAAGGTGGAAATGGCGTTTATATTGTACTTCTTGAGTTGCTTCAGGTACTTTATGTGCTTTTCATCGTAGTACGCCCTTGAAGTCACTGGACGGAAATCAACGTGCGTGTTTGGAATCAAGGCGATTTCCGTAGTGAAATCATTTGAATTGGTGAATGGGACATACAAGTTGTCAACATAAAACCCGGACTTCTTCGTGCCGGTGGAGTTGAATCCCTTTTTGAAGATGAGATTGAAAAACCTCAAAAGGACATTGGACATCCTCACTCCTTGGTACATCACCTCTTGCGTCCTTTTCTGTTGGTATTCAACACTGCCATTGTGAATGACCTTGCTCCAATCCGGCGCAAGGTTTGCAAGTTGTGGACGGAAGTTCTTGTTCAGCAAGAACCTTTCATACTCATGCCTTGAATACGCCTTGTGTTCCTTGTATGTGTATATGGAATCGTTTGACACGGACGAACTGTCCAATTTTATGATGTCCAAAGCCACGGCGTCACGCACGGTTGGATTGTCATACGAAATGCCATACTTGGACAGAATGTCCCTCGGAGTTTCGTCGGAATAGTTCATTCTCCACGCATCCGAATCAAACAAGTCCTGAAAAACCTTTTTGATGTTGTTCTCGCCAGAGTCTGGAAGCGACTTGTCCAGTTCGGGCGTCTTGCAGACATACTTCGTCGATGAATCAACTATCTTGGTTCTGTTGTGTCCTTGGCTCATGTCAAAAACGCCTCCTTGCCATCAATCAATGTCTCCGAAGATGCAATCGTCAACCAACTCGTCCAAGTGGCTTCCGCTTTCACAAACTTCCTTGACAAGCCCACGTCTCTTGTTGGAAATGCAATCCTCTTCAAACACGTCATTGAACGGGTCAGTTGATTCATTTGCCTGTTCTTTCTTGTTGTCACCCGGTTCGGGCTTCTTCTCCTGTTGGTTGTCGCCCTTTTCGCCGGAATTTACACTGTCCTTGCTGGAATCCTGTTTCTTGCTCCCTTCGCCGATTCCAACTTCTTCTTCCAAACGGTCAACACGTTGCAGTAGAGACATTAGGCTTTGCATCTACTTTTCGTCAATGTTCACGTTAGCACCCCCCGCTGCATTGCCGCCAGCCTTTCCTGCACCTGAACTACCATTGCCTGAACCGCCATTGCCCGAAGCTCCATTTCCCGAACCACCTGCGGCTCCTTTGCCTCCAGCACCTCCTTTGCCGACGGCGCCTTTTCCATCACCGCCAGCGCCACCCTCTAGATCTTTCTTACCTTCTTCACCAACCGTTTTCCAGCCATCGTTCATGTCCGCCATTTGGAAAGCCACGGAAATAGTATTGCTTTCTTGCCCTCCAGCAAACACCTGTTGCTTCAAACGTCCAAGTATGCCCCGGTTGTCAAGTGCCTTGCTTGCCATCTTCTTTCCAAAAGCCTTGTCCTCAGTCAAAACCTGCTGAACGGGAACCTCACCACTTCCATCTTCGGCCATCTTCTTCTCCTTCTTTCTGCTCCATCCCAAAAGTTGAGCAACAAAATCCTTTGCAACCTTGTTGGTCATCTTCCAACGAATGCTGTCCAACTTGCGCTTCTCTTCTGGCAACATTTCATCTGCGGTGTATTTATGTCCAACCCTATTGGTGTCGTTTGCCTTGACTGTTGGAGAAGTCCTTGACATAGCGTCCGTCTTTATGGCGAAAATCATCTTGTTCAAAAGGCCGCTCTTGAACTTGTGCTTGTACCAATCATCGTTGAAATCGGTCTTTATGGTAATGCGCACTGCAAGTTCGGGCCTTGGGGTGGTGTCCTCTGCGTTCAAAGTCCCACCACTTTTTGCAGATCCCCCTGCGGCTGCCTTGCTCTATTGACCATCCACCTTGCCGCCAAAGTTAGACCATCCTTTTTCCAATCCCTCTGCCAATTTCTTTGGTTGGGCATTCACAGCCCAAAGAGAGGAAGGGTTCTTGAATATCTTTTGCAACGCAGCCCAGGCGTTTGCGTTTTCCTTTCCAGAAGCCCCTTGTTGTTCCTATATTGCGTCAAGGTTCTTCTTGACCTCATCCCATTTAGCCTGCTTCTTCCATTCATCGTCGCGCTCGCCGGCAAACTTTATCAACGCATCACGGGCAGCCTTGAAATCCTTGAACGTACCCTTTCCCTCCTTGAAAACAGATTCCGTAAGTTTGCTCAAATCCATCAACTCACTAATTTCGCACTTTATCAAGCTGCCATACATCTCCGCACCATACTTTTGAAGCATGTTTGCATCTGCTTGACTTTTCTTCTCCATCAACTCCTTGGTATGCACGAAATACGTCCGTCCAAGATTGTTTAGCTGGGCAATCTTGTTGTACACCTTTATGGGCTTTTCACCCTCGAAGTAGATGTCCTTCACAAGGTCTTCTTTCAATATCTTCTCGTCTGATGTGTTTATGGTTGTCATTACAATTCACCCTTCATCTGTTATATGGGTATTTACCATTTATGACCACAAAGAAAACAAAGAGGGTCTGGAGAAATCCAGACCCTTTACATATTAGGTGAACCATATATTAAATCATCAACCAACCAACTTGGACTCGTTGATGATGTAGTCAACACCATTGGGGTCGGTCCAATACATATTGTCGGAAAGCGCGTCAACAACCCCCATTTCCTCAATGAACTCGGAATCATATCCCTGTTCAGGAAGTTCCTCGTTCACAACATAGTCAATCAAAGAATCAATGTCATGTGCAACCACCGTGGATAAATCCTCGGCATTTCCCATGTTGTTCTGGTTTATGACAAGAACATAGACGTTTTTCATCTTCTTCATTGCTTTGTCTTTCATGTGCGTTTCCTATCCTATTTACATCAAACTTCACCAACGGGTGCCTCTTCATCGCCCTTCTCTTCGGGTCCATCCAACTCCTCATCTTCATCCTCGCCATCGGGATGTTCGTGGCAATGCTTGCAGATGTAGGAAATCCAGCCCTTCGTCTCAACCTTGTTGTACTTGTCAAGGGGAACGCCACAAACGGCGCAAGTATCCTCCGTCATTTGATCGGCTTCACGAATGATGTTGTCCGCCAACATTTCAAGATAGTCTGCGGCCAGCCTGTGCTTGTTGGCATCAAGAACGTTCGTCATGTTATCTGGAGGATTGGTCTCGTCATAAAGGGGAATGATCACGCCATTATCGTCAACCGTGCGAATGGTGAAGTAAAAACGCAGAGTCCCATACTTTTCCTTCACCTGGTCTGCAACAATAGCCACGTTGTAGTTCTTGACGAATTCCATGTTGTAGAATTCAAGCACCGTGCAAAGTTGCTCAAGGATGTGATACCATCCCTTCGGGCATTCAATCCCCCAGCACATGCAAGTCTGGGTCATGTCCTTCGTCCTTTCTTGAAACAGAATGGGAAACCGCCCCATGAACTTGTCCCCGTATTCCGCATCCTTCGGTACGCCATAATATCTCAAAATCATAGTAAACTCCTTTGTTGTTCTTCACTGAATTATACCACAATGAAGTTTATATGTAAAGAAAAAGGGGAGCTTGCGCTCCCCGAAAATATATTGCACCTTGCTTTTGGATATTTAGGTTTGTAGGGAGAGCGGGTGCGGAAGAACTCCCTTGGCACACACATAAAGATTTGGTTCAAGACATTTCACTAACATACCAAACAGAACATACACACACAACCATCCAGTCAACTAGGACACATGTCTTTTTATGGGTGAACCACTCCCAATCGAGTTTGCATTTTCAGTCATCCAACCCGGTGAAACCCTGACCTTCACACAACACTTAAATTATACGCAAAACACAGAAACGGATATAGCCAAAACGGGAAAAATCTTAAAATTGTTTCAGCACTTCATGGAACCTGATTCTCACGTCCTCGTAGGGAATCTCGTCCAGCATCCTTGCCAAAGTAGCTGCAAGGGACTTGTGCCTTGTCCCCTCATGATACATTTCCCAGAGTTTCTTCCTCAATGCATCCCGTGTCTCGTCAGGATGCGTGGTGAGCTTCACCGATGGTTCAAGAATAATCTGGTTCATCGTCCAGTCAAACCCAACGTTGCAAGATTCTACCGGAACTGTTGTAGAGCATGACAGCTGCTCCTTGTCTTGCTTGTGGACGGTGATTGAATAATCCCCAAGGTTCCTGTAATGCTGCTTGAGTCCTTCAATCTTTTTTATGAATTCATCTACTGTCATTTTTGTCAAGTTGGTGGACTAGCCGGGAATTGCACCCGGGTCTTGCTCAGGTTCAGATGCCACTTGGTCATATGCTTATGCCCATCTTGGTTTCATTCGGTACAGATAGGGCAATGACTCCCGAATGATTTTATGGGAATGGCTGCATGTGGACGTTCCCATATTCCACCACAGTTGCGTTGGTAAGTTAAGCCCAACAGGATATTCACGCACAATCTCTCCCATTGAACTGCTGTCTTACTGATGTGTTTCAATCAAGCAGCGAGAGCATAATCGTTCTCATTTGAATTTCGGTCAATTTTTAGAGAAGCCACTTGACCAACTTCTGCATACATAATGCCACCCTAACATCTGCCAATCGATACTAGTTCTAGCCCATAAATCGTTGTTGTCTATTTACAATTATACCCGTTTCTTATCCTTCTTAGGTTTCTCGTCGGGGGTATCAATGCCGTTGATGGCGATAAACACGCCCTCAATGGATGGCAACCCCATCACCAGAAAGAACCAACACTTTTCTGTATGTCCGGCCCTGATTTCAATTCCCGCAACAAAGCACATCATACCAAACGCCAATATGCTGCACAGAACCATGAAATACTTGCCAAAGGTCATTTCCATTTTCCTTTCAGAACTCAATAATAACGCCCTCTGGGGACTGGAACAGAATCTGCCTGTCGGCGGTGTAGTTAATCCTGACCATTCCCTCATCCTTGAACACGCTATCCTCGTTTACCTCCCACCTCTTCACGTTCTCGGAAGCATCCAACTTGTTGAGAATGTACGGTGCATCGGTCTTCTTGACGAAAAACGCATACTCCCTCCACTTGCGGTCCTCCTGCTCCTTTTTGAACTTCTCTTCAACCAACTCGTCAATATAGTTCTCCACGCCGGTAAACCCCTTCTCCAGAAGGTACTTGAGAACGTCGGTGGAAAGGATGAAGTCATGCGCCTCCCCCCATCTGTTGTCAACCAAGGTTAACCGCTTGTCGTCCTTGTAGTTCTCCTTGCAGTTGACCGTCACTTTCTTGTTTTTCCACATTTCTGTTTCTCCTTGTTTTTGTTGTTAATGAATATCGCAGACGGCTGTCTCCTCTATCAGGCAAACTTCAGCGTCCACTTGCAGAACCAATTGTCCCGGCAAGGCTTCACCACGCTGCTCTGGACGGTACGCGCTTTTGCAGGCTCATCATACTTGGTGAGGACATCAATGTTGACTCCACCGCTTTGATAGGTTACGCCAATCTTGACCACGGCAACTCCATCCAAAAGGTCGGATGGAACGCACCCCTCAATACGCTCGGCAATCGTGTCGCAAGACAGACCCTCATCATCGTGCTGCCCAAGCATCAGAACGCCATTCTCAAACCAGATGTTCTCTATGCCCCAGAAAGAGTTCTCTGCGTCCTTCGCCACGGGCATCACGGATGCGTATTGGTCTCCGAAGTCCCTGAGCGACTGGATGAGCTGCCTGAAAGTCAAGGGGGCTTCACCGCCCTTTTCTGTGGCAGCCTCGCCCTTCACCAAAATCCTATTGACAACAGATTCCCTCATCTTGCCAAAGTCCAGTTTAGAGGAGCCAGTGTCCTTGTTGGAAATTGTATCATGTCCACGGACATTGTTGCCTTGAAGCGGGATGTATGCCCTAAGACTTCCCTCCTGCCCGATGTACAGGACGAAAGCGACTGGCAGCTCGTCAAGTCCCTGCGTGTAGCACCACGCCACAGGGAAACTTGCATCATCAGTCCCCACAATCTCGCATGTTGGAATCTCCCAGTTGATGAATCCAACAATGTCATGACCGACGTCCACCTTGGACAAATCCTTGCGAACCTTGAGTTTGTCGTTGTCAACTATCGCCTTGAGACCACCATTGTCCTCAATCATCTTCTGGATGTCAGCAATGGTCTGGTTTGGTTTCGCGTATCTGCTCATGTTTTCTCCTTGTTTTCCTCAGAACACCTACAGTATATCAAATCTCACGACGGATGTCAAGGGGGTCTACATCATTATTTCAATGACGCTTTCCCCTGAGACGCAGGAACTTGTCCCGCTTCTTGTAGAACTCCTTGACCTTCTTGGCGTTCGGAGCCTTGCCACCGACGATGCGCCCGTTTTCATGGACATACTCGCAGTTGGCAACAATCACCTCGGAAGCCCTGCGCTCCCAACTCCTCAATACGGTGTTCTTCATTTTCACTTCTCCTTGTTTTCTCTTGACACCTACAGTATACCAAATGCGGTGGGGAAAGTCAAGGGGGGTCGGGAAGATTTATGTTGAATTCAATTATCAACCAAACTTGTATTTTCTGTCGTCCAAGGCGCGGTTTATGAGAGTTTTGCCTTGAATATGGATTGACTGGGAGTCCGTTCCATAGCACTCAAATTCCAGCATGACCTTGTTTATGTCCTTTGTGGGTTCGTTTATCTCCGTGACCTCTCCAGTCCAACGGCTTTCAAGCGCAATAGAATCATAGAAACCGTTGTTTGGAACGTCACGGTATATCTGCAAAGGTATGGAGTTGCCGGAAATCTCCACAAGTTCCACGTTACCAATTGAGATATACTTCTTGTCAATGTATATGCGCAGCTTCGTGGTGGATTCGTCAAGGTTGTTCGCCATAGTCTCGTCACCGAAATTACGCCTTGTCCTTGTGTCATCCGCCCGAACTTGCGTAGTGCCATTCTCCTTCAACGTTCCGGCAATCCTGTTCAAATACTTTGTCCTTGTTGTCGGGATGTTGATGTAGAGGTCGTAGGTGTTGTTGGAGTTGATTATGTAGATGAATGGAATCGCGTACAAGTCCATCAACGTGTTGCCCTTCTGATCATAGATGAAGTCATAGAACTCCGTTCCCTCCAATGACGGGTTCCTTTGGGACTTTGGAAACACCTGGTCATCGTCATATGTCGTTGCTGGGTTTGACACGGCTGCCGTTATGATTCCGGGGTTGGTGTCCGTGTATGCGAACATTCCACCCGCGGCGAATATGTCCGTTGAAACTTGAATTGAATCAACTCTATGATCGGTAACTTCGTCAACGTTGTCAACGGGACTTTCCGGAATAACGCCAATGTCCTGCGTCTCCGTGAACTCGGTCGGCACCAATTGAAACGGGGAGAAATTCTCCGCATATTGGTTTACCTTCGCCGAAATAACGTCAAAGTAATACGCCTGGTCTCCGTGGTGCTTCTAGTCCATGTGCTTCTTGATGACATAGGACTTCAAGGTTTCGGATAGGGCGGTCTTCAAGTCGTCCATGTTGTCTATGGAAACCTGACCAAGTACGGTCTTGTAGAACACCTTGAAGAAGCCCTTGTTTGTCAGCACGAAAAAACAGCTCTTGGCGTTCATCAGCTTGAAACTGCCAGCTATGATGTCGTATATCACCAAAGGTTCAACATTATTATTTCTGTTGTCTATCGTGAAGTTGCTGTTCGGTTGCCTTGAATAGTTTTGGAGAATTTCGTATATGTCTATCTTGCGATGGGCGTATAGGTCGATGTCGGGAACCGTTATTTCCCTCAGTTGTGGCTTGGTGAAGTCCTCTTCCTTGTCTTGAATCTTCGTAATGACGTAAAGTGAGTAGAGGGAATCCGCAGTTCTGAACATATGCGGGTTTATTATCTCGTATGGAAGTTTCTGGATTACACCACCATCCTTCGCTGGACGGCACTTGAAAACGGCATAGCCGTCCTCTCGTCCCTGTTGCTCATCGTGGAACATGCCATAGTAACATCCATCTATCTCGTTGATGTCAAGGATGTCCACCATGTCCTTGTTCTTGGATATGTTCTGGAAACGCAGTTGGCTTTCGTCGAACAAGGTGTCGCCGAATATTATGTTGTTGTACCTTTGGAAGTCAATTGCAAGGTTGCCCGGACATTCGGGCCATTCCTCGATGTCAACATATTTGTTCCACTTTCCATAAAGGCGTATAGTCCATTTCCTCGGAAGGTTGGAATCAAGTTCCTCGGTCGACCCTTCCTTGAAATTGCTCTTGTAGTCCAAGTAGATGTTCTGGAATTCAAGATCATGTGGGGTTATAAGCACGGAATGGAACGTCTCAATCTTCATCGTGGCGTTCTCCTTCTGAATCAGTATTTGCCCCTTGGAGTCCTTCAACTCCGCGGCGTGGTCGAATCTGTACAGATAGTTGTCGTCCTTGAACAACACATAGAGGCTGTCCCAATTCTGTTCATACGCCATGTCAAGTATCTCATACTTCGTGGCATATACATATCCAGTAAGGTTGGAAACGTACCACAAATCGGCCGCCGGGGGATCTGAGGGATACAGTCTTGCGTTTTCCTCGTTGTAGCACAATATGGAATAGGAATCCTTTATGGACGTTGTGTCAACCATTGACAGGTCTCTGTTGAGGAACTTGAATATCCACTTGTTTTCAACGTCAGTGTTTATCGGGAAGTCGGTCCATTGGAAAGATGGCGTATATTGGTATTCACCGTTCACCAACCTCTTGTTCTCCAGCAACTGGCTGGCGTAGTCGCCATGTGCCAAGAACTTGTACCACATCACGCGCTCATATTCTATCTCATCTGGATTGTCTGGATTCTTCTTCACCTGCTTCACGAAGAGGTTGTAGTACCCATCAAACACGTATGCGCCAACGACATGCCCATAGATGGTTGTCTCAATGACATTGAGATAGCGCACTATGTACGTCAAATCTTCGGTATCGGAATAGTCTCCGCCGAATATCTCAACGATGATGTCACTGTTGTCGTCAACTCTGTTGAGACGTTTATACAACTCCAGCAAAGTGCGGTCTCTCAAGGCAAATATCCCCGTGCGAACCCCATCCAAAACGGCGGCGCCGTTATGCGTAATGTCGGTTGGGGCCGTGCCAATCTTGTAGTATTGATCACCAAACCTTTCAACTAGATGTTTCAACACATGCAAATAGTCCCTATCGGCGAATCCCGTGATTCGCTTTTCACTGTAGTTGGAGAAGTCGTTGAAGAATTGGTTGAACAAATAGGTGTCCAGTGCCTCCTTGCTCTGGTCGTATTCCTGTGCTGCATCACCCTCTTTGTACCCAAACAAGCCAGTGGCTCCGTTCCAATCACCCTAATGCGTTGGGAAATCAACCTGCACGTCATAGTCAAACCTGCACAGGTCACGTATGTCGGAAACAGAAAGACTTTGCACCAATTCATCGTATATCAACGTCATGAAGGAGTGGAACTGCGTCAAGAGCAACCTGAAATACTCATCGTTCTTCAACGTCATGCGCGTTACAAGTTGCTGTACCTTCTCGCGCATTGCGATAGGAACAACGGTGTCAATCGCCCCCGTTGACTTGTATATCAAGTTCTTCCATTGATCGTCGGTTATGGACGTGCGAATGGTTTTCACAGTACTCGCAACGTCCATCCATATCTTGTACTTGCCCTCCGTGAACGCATCGGAATCCAACGGAACATGAATGATTGGGAGGTATATGTTGTGTTCAACCTGATACTGCCTGCCATATATGTCGCCTGAAAATTGGAAACTCTCTCCTGGAGGCAGAACGGTCAAAAGCGTCGGAACGTCTATGCAACCTGAATCTATTGCCAGAGGACTTCTTTTCAACTTGATGTAGTATGAATAATCAGTCCATTCCAAATCCTCATATTTGCTCACCGTACCCAGGTTCGTTGGAATCGTGGCAAATCCATAATCCAAGTCACCTACCGACTGGCTGTTTGCGTCAATCATCGGTATGACATTTTGCACGGACAATATTCCACTTGGGTCTTTGCTGACAAGAAGATTCTGCTGTACATATGCCTAGCCATTTGCCGGTATATGCATCCAAAGATACTTCAACCTCTTTATCTGCAACCTGAACTTAAGAACCGTTTTGGTTTCGGTTATATATGGCGGGTCATAATCAGGATCGGTTGGGGGAACTGTATAATCCGGGTCTACCACATCGGCGGTGACAGTCTCCTTAACAACACCCATGCAAGCAACGGGTTGGTTTTCATACACGTAAAACGCCTGGTCGGTGCCACTTGGAACGCCTGTTATTGTATAGCAGGATGTTTTTCCCTCAGAAAGTAGTTCTCCCGTTGGTTCGTCCCCCTGAAGTCCGGAAAACTTCACTTTGAAAGAACCATTAATCCCAACCCATCCGTTGTCATAGTTCACCGTATTTCCTTGACCATTAACATAAGAACCCTAGACCAAGCCAGTGAGCGGCATGACAACATCCAAAGACTCGTCTTCACTTCCTTCTGGAATTGAATACTCAAACGATGCACTTTCATCAAGTCCTTGTCCTACAACAATATCACTTGATTCATTCTTTTGCTTGACCCACAAAACGTCTTTTCCCCCCACTGCGGGCCAATCCTCAAAGACTATGCCTCGTGCGTCTGAATTCACGACATTATCTTTGATAAGGCAATATGTTCCCTTGCTCACAAAAGCCAAGTCGGAATTCTTGAACGTCAAATACACGTCCGCTGAATGGGAACTTCCAATTGAAGATATCTTGAAATTGGACGTGAGAAAACTTTTAGTCAGACCAGGGGCTTCATTTCCAAATGCCGCCTTTTGCGAACAATGAGCCTTCGTACCCTCTTTCTTGTGGCTGATAATGTCTTTTATATCATATATGCCTGCGCCATCCTTTTGACCCAGATACAGTTCCTTGACTCCAGACTTGTCCCTTTCCTTCACTTGATACACGTCGCCATATATAATGGTTTCACCCAAATTCACTTGGGTGATGGTTCCTCCAACATCCTTGTCCGACGGCAAGGGTTTGCTCAATTCCCAGATGCTGTTGTCCTCTTGCGAATTTATCAACGTTTCCGTTTCGACAAGTTTCTTTGTTATGTCTGGAGCGGTGTCGGGAACGGAGTTGTTTATCCTTATGAACAACTAACGTATGAGTTCAGGCTTAAATATTTGCTTTGATGTGTTCTCTTCCTTAAGCATTGCACTCACAATTTCTGACGTAAATCCATCATCTGGCGTTTCCCCAATATCCTTTATGGCATCTGAGCGCATCAACCTATCACTGAATCCCGACAATGAAAACCTAATAGTGTCTTTTTGTATTGACTTGTGCTTTGTCTTCTCCTTCAAGTTGTACACAATTTGATCGTATTCAACTTCATGGGTGTTGCTTCCACTGTCTTGCAAAATCGTATAGGTCACGAGATATTGCATCCCCCCATGACCCCTATCAAACACCGGAACAAACTTCACTTGACACACAACGTTCTTGACTATTGCATTGCATATCATGAACTTCTCGTCATATGTGCTTTCAGCGGTGTCAAGAAGATATTCCATCAACTTCTTGTTCTGCATCAAGTACAAATCAAACACGCACTCGTATGTGAACTGGTCAACCTTGGACACGCGCCTTACCTCAAACGCCGGCTTGTCAACCAATGGAATCGACGACAACGGCGCTTTTGGTGCTGTTTTCGTCTGGAACGTGTCTTGAATCTCCTTGTACAAATACTGGTACAATCTACCGTCCTGTATATGGGAATCGTCAATGTCATGAAGGTTGTTCTTGAACACCTCTTGGTACTTGTTCTAGTCTTGACCGCTGCACCTGTTCTCCCAAGCCTGCATATAGTTGTCAAAAGAAGCACTGTCAGTGAATAGGTCAAGATAAAGGTCAAGGTTCCGTGGTGATATGGTCACTGAACTTGCCGTATTTCCAGAATAGTCCAACAGGCTTTGGACAATCTGATTCATCATATACTGCTTTATGTTCGCCAAGAGATTGTCCCTCAACTGCTCAAACGTGTACATGGTTGAGAAATCAAACGTCAATGCGTCTATATCGGAGAACTGCAACTTGAATATGCGCATCGTGTTCAAGTTTATTATGTACCGTCCAATGCTTCCGTTCGCGCCTCTTGCCGTCAAATGTATGAACTTACCTTCGTTTCCATTATAGTTCGTGTTGAAATCCACAATGCGCTGTCCGGTTCCATTCAACCTATCCGTTACGGCGAATCCACTTACATAGGTCAACTTGTTTCCTTCGGAATCCGTGACGCCGCCCTTGTCCTCGGCAAGCACAGGTGCAATCTTGAGGATTTCCGGTGGGTCAAAGGCGTCCGCAGTGGAATACCAGATGACGGTCATTTCCCTTGTCTCTTCATCTTCCTCTATTTCGCCAATTCCAATTTGCTTGTTCTTTGGAGTACCATCTTCTTCAACGGGCGACTCAAGAACGTCACCACCGACAATGGTATAGGTTTCGGACCACGCGGACCAATCAAGCCAAACGGAATTCACGTTGTTTCTGGCGTCCGATTCAACGTCCTTCAAGATGAACGCCTTGCTTCCTGTTTCACTTTCGGTAATCAATCCATTCGTGTCAATCGTGCCTCGGACGATTCTTCCGGGAGAAATGGACAGGTTCTTGTCGAACAAATCACCTATTACCTGTGAACGTGTTTCGCCATTCACGTCTATTGTCATTACAAGTTTGCTGACTACATCACGTCCCTGGGTTTCATGTACAAGGCTCAATCTGCATTTTGTGTTCTTCAACAATCCAGAGAACAAAGTTCCATCCCCAAGGTTTGAAAGCGTTGCGACCGTCATTGGGTAGGATTCCCTCATCCTCTGTATTTCATTAGCCAAGTACCAGCCAAAGGTGCGGTCCTTGTTCCAAAGCAAATCCCATCTGAAAACGCCCTTATCCGCCCACATGGATTCACCAGACCCCGCATCCGTGTAGAAACTGTCGTAAATGCACCATTCGTTTGAAAGGCGGTCAATCACGGGGGTCTGAAAACGCCTAAACGCCTATATGACGTTCCAATCAATGTTCGCGCCATCCTTCAAGAACTGGAATTCAAGATTCCATTTCGGGAACGTGGCGTAGCCGTCCATTGAGACTTCCAGCATCGTAAGTTTGTTGTCGTCAACCCCTGCGTACTTCAACCTCTTGTACTCGCCGCCCTGCTTCTCCAAAATGTACCTGATACCGTCAAACTTGAACTTGTCGTTGATGACCTCAACCTTGAACTCCTTTCCGTCAGAATCACTTGGCACAAACTCCGTCGTGGCGGCGTCGAGGGTTATCACCGTCTTTCCGTCAACAGTCTCTATGGCATACTCGCAACCGTTGATTTTGAACTTGTTGTCAACGATTTCAATTTGATCGCAAGCCGCCTCCATGTCCTTTTGGAACTCGTTGAAGTAAAGCGCATTGATCTTTCCCTCAACTTCCACTGCATAGTATTCAATGTCGTTGAACACAAACTTCCTGTCAATGAGCTTTATCTTGTCATAGTAAAGGTAGTATTCAAGGTAGTTCGTCAACTTGAAATAACTTATGTCCTCTATGTCAAAGTTGTCGCCCGCTTGTCTGTCCAAATGTGAGGCATCCTTGTCCACCAGCGGGGCGGATGACTCGGGTCCCTTTCCATCGACAAAGACCAATGGATATTCAAGTCCCTCATGGTTAACATAGAACTTGTCCGTTGTACAATAGTACATATCCTCGTCTTTCGTGAAAGTCACATAATCGTCGTGCTTGAAATACGCGGGTCTGTACAATTGCGTCCTGACAAAAGCCTTCAACAACTCGCTTTGGGTTTGGTTTTCAACAGGGTACAACCAACCAGAAACCTTGTCCCATTTTCTCACGCCAACTCCCCCATCGGGATTGTTGAAACGAAGCCTTGAACCATCAAACATCTTGGACTCCTTGAGGAAGTCCACGTTGTGATCTGGAACGAACAAATTGTCTATCTTCCCCGTTTTTCCAGATGGAGCGTCATCTACCTGCACAAACAATTCCATGTACGTGTTGTAGTCGGTGAAGAACGGCATTGACTTCACGCCGGCGATGACCTCTGTTTTAACGTTGGAGGCGGACATTATGTCCATGACGTCCGGTTTTGACAGAAAAACCTTGTCTTGGTATATGTATGGTCCGATTCTGGGATAGCGGTTATTGTCCTCGGGAAGGACGTTGCCGAAAGAATCGGTTGACGTGTACTCACCCAAAATCAAGGCAGTCATAACCCTGTCCTTGATATACGCCTGTATGTTTTGAATGGTTTGCCTGAAACTGGCTTCCGTTATGGTGACAAGTCCGCCAGAGGGGAATGTATTGTAGTCGGCATGCAGATGCTTGCGCATATATTCCCTGAAATATCCAAGTAGGGGATATGTGTCAACAAGGACATCGCAAAGATGCTCTATGAAAGCATCCCTTTGTTCTGGGGTTTCATAAAGCCCCTGAACCCAAGTTGAACCCTCGTAATATCCAGCGTATTCATCCAAGATTCTCTTCAGCAACGTTTCTTTGCTTGTCTTGCCGGAATCTGGGGTCTGTATCAACCAATTCCAACCAGCGTCTCCGGCTGCGTCTATATCCTATATGTTTTTGTCCGTGACCAGAAGGTTCAACGCATCGCAGTAGTCATACAACGATGTCGCAGAACCGTTCTTTGACTTCACGAATTTTTCAATTGACGAGAATTTCCCGTTGTTGGCAATCAAGGTTTCCGAATGGGATGTCGCACCTATCTTGAACGAGAGGTTGTCAAACAACTTGTTGGTGACAAGATCATTCAATGTCTTGCAAAAGTAGTTCCTTGAAGTGTCTGTTGCAGAATAATGGTTCTGCTCCAAATACCATTCACAACGCTCCGGACGTGCCACTTGGTTGTAGAGCCACTTTATGAACGCACTGACCAATCCCGGCATGGAAAACAGCAAGGTCTCAAACTGGAATTGGGTCATATGCACCAAAATTTGGATAGGATCAGTGCCCTCTTCGTCTTGATCGTAAATGGCAAAATACTTTGTTCCACCCATGAACGGGTGCGCCTTGTTTGCCAAGCTGTATATCTATGCAAGATAGGATGGATAGTCATAGTTGCCCGAACCGTGTGGTTCTTGATGTTCAGGATGTTCCTAGTCATCTGAAGTCAACACGTCTCCGACATAGAAGCACTTGTAGTAGGTATCGTTGATCTGCTTCCATATCTTGTCATACTCAACAACCTTGTCAAGTTCAACGTCATAACGTTTATCGTCTTCTTCCAAAGAACTGTCGTTGAACATGCTTGTCGGGAATATCGTCGGAACAATGACCTTGTTTATGTGCCCGTTGTATTCCTTCAGAACCCCATCCGGATTGGAAACCGAGGGCGTATGGGTCTTGCTTGTGCGCGTGTAGGAATACGTTATGTCGCGTGTGTTGTTTGGCTCTATGTCCCAAAAGCCATAGTTGGTCATAAGCACGTTCACCGTGTCAAGTGTCTTTATGGAATCAACCTTGGCAAACACGTCTTTCGGATGCACAACCAACTGGTCAACCACAAGGGTGTTTACCGTACTGAATCCATACAACTTGTCATAGGACTCGTTGTTGAAATAGAAGTAGCGGTACTCGTCATCGTTCTCGCGCTTGAACACCACAAACAACGTGAGGCGGTTGTCTATCACATGGAATCCACAGAAAATAAATTCATATACACCATCCAAGTTTGGAATCAACTTGCCTATGTCATACAAGGTCATTCCTTGGAAAGTTGTCTTTTTGGTTCCGTCGTCAAGGGTTTCCGTTGTGTATGTTGGACTCAAACCATACAGTCCCATTGAAAGACACACTATGTACTTGCAAGCTGGTATTACCTTGCCGAACATAACTGCTGATGAAGTATCTGGCTCAATCTTGTTCCTATACAGTTGATTCTCTATTGCGGTGTTAACCCTCTATTTTGCAAATTGAAGGAACTCGTTGAACGTTTGGGGTGATGTGGTTCCAGAGAAGATATTGGCGGAAGCATCCAAGGTCAAAGGCGCATTGAAGGGGTTGACGTTTTTCCCCCAGGGGTTGGGGTTGGTGAAGAAGTCGTTCATGCCCTCGGCTATGTTTATCTAATCATACTCCTTTTTTGCAACTTCGTCCGTTTTCCTAACAATGCCATACCACACCGCGTCAAGGTTCAAGAAACTGATTGTACCGGGTTCATATGGAATGTCGCATACGTCATATTCGAGTTTGCGAGACTTGAAGCTTCCAACACCATCATCAACTTCAAGAATCAACTTCGTGTTGTCATCCAACTCTCGCACATCGCTCTCCTCCAATTTGCTTCTCATGTCGAAGTAGGAATCCCGCGTTCCATATACTGGAGAGTCAAGCAAGCCCCATGCATACTGCAAGTTCACGATGTAGTTTGACAAAAGCGAGTTCAACGTCACGGAGTTCGCTATCTGGTAATCGTGTATCAAGATGTCGTCACGCTCGGGCTTGCGCAATCCACTTCCGGAAGCCAATATGAACTGCTTAAGCGTGTTGCTCTCAACCAATGTCCTGTTCTTCAAGTCTGCTACGTTGTTTATCATGGTATTCTTCCAATCTAACCTATATAGTGGTATTTACCATTCCAAAACATTTTCAACTTTGACGATGGTAAATACAACGTGAAAGGTGCAAGATATGTCAGAGGAAAATCTTAACGATAGTCAACCTGTTGAAAGAGGACAAATGGGGGCGAAGATAGGTGGGCAGGCGGGAAAAGCGGCAGGTCAATCCATCGGCGCGGCATATGGCGGTCCGATAGGAAGCATGGTTGGCGGCTATATTGGAGAGAAAGTGGGTTCTTGGGCTGGGGATAAAGCAGAGGATGCCATACTCGATCAGTTGTCGCAAACCACAGATAAAAAATCTCAAAGCAGTAATGAAAGCGGTGGTGGTTCAGGCGGCGGTGGCTCAGGTGGAGGAAGCGGCGGCCCTAGTGGAAGCAGCGATGATGGTGGAAAGCAAAAGTCTGGCGGGGGTTGCGGAGGCGGCGCTGGAGGTGCTGGCGTTGGTGAATATTCCTGCTCGGATGGTCAGTGCCACAAGACGCCGAAAACACCCTACTACAAACTTGAAATAGAGGAAAACAAACTTCCTGAAAATTGGTGGGACAAGCTGCCTGACTTTGACCCAAGGGTTTATGACGCAATCGCAATGGAACAGGCCGCCGCCTGCGTTGACTACATATTCAAGGGATTGCCTGACATGCGTGAATTGGAGCATGAAATGGAAGCACGAAAGAACCGGAAGACTTGCCCACGTCTCAAGACACAGGTTCCAAGGACAAAGGTAATCAAGCCAAAGGAAGTTAAGTGCGAAACCACAATAGACACCTTCATCAAGAAGGACTAGACCTATTGATATTAGGCAAATTGCTCCATCTTCACAAGTTCTATCAAGGACTCTCTGAAATTCCTTATTCCCAACGTTGCGTCATTGTACGTCAAGTGGCGGCAACGTGTCAACGATCCGGAAATGTTCTCCGGCTTGAACACGCTCTTGTGGTCAAACCTCTTTGGCGGGTCTTTCAAGTTAATCCAATTGAACCACAAAGACATCACCATGACATTTTCCTCGTTCAAGTAGTCTATCTGCTTGCACATTTCTCGGAAATAGTGCTTGTTTATCGGGGCGAAGATATGCGGCTCGTAGAAGTAGATGTGTTCGCGCAGTCCAACGAATCTATCCAAAGTTTTCAGCAAAAGGGTGTCCCATTTGTTCTTTCTTGAGTCTTGATAAAGCTCCTTTCTGAATTCATCATTCTGTTGAAATTCAAATATGTACCTTGGAATGAAATCTTCCCAGTCGGAGGTTTTCGTAACCAATATATCATCGGAGCAGAACAATAAATTGTCTGTCAATGTCGGGACTTTCCATATCGCAGTGAGAATCTTGAAAATGATGTTCGCGTCCTTGTTGTTCTTTGTGATGTCCGGCGTCTGGATATGATGAACCTTTGGATGGTTTATCTGGGGATCTTCCCCAATGACATATATCTCCCCAACCCAATGTGAACAGAACTTCAACATCGAAGTTATGGAAATTCGTATCTCCAAGTTGTTGTACTTGCTTCCACGTCCAAGGACGTAAACCAGGTCATGTTTTTGGGGTTTTTTCAGGTTTCGCTTGTATTGGAACAACTTGTCAATCTCAAACGTGGGACATTCCTTGAGCGTGATTTCCGGCAATCCGCTTTTGGGCTTAAGTTCCATCAAAGGAGCCGTCTTTTCCACCTGCTTTTGAATACGCTTGGGCTTTGGAGTCTTTTCATTGAACAAGCCGAAGCAATCAACGATCTAACGTCCATTTGACAGTTCGGAGATAATCGTCGCAACCGCCTAATCGTACTTTGTACCAACCATGTACCGGTAGCTTGAATGTGGCATCAAAGGCAAACGTGTAGCACCATTTCTGGATTCCCCAACGCAGTAGTTTGTGCATGGTTTCAACACAAATCCATTCAAGTAAAGGAGATAAAGATATGTCCTGTCGTCATTGAACGTGTTCAACACCTGCTTCACCATGAACTTCTCGTATCCGGCAAGCATCCTCTTCTGGAAAAGGGAATATGACGACAGCACCAGGCTGTCAATCCCCACAACTGAGTTTTGGTTTGACGTTATGGGATGTTCCTGGTCATTGTCATTGAAGTCCTTTATTCGGGATTCTATGAAGTCCTTTGGCAACAGCATATCATCGTCAATGTCTATGATGATGTCATCGTTTTCAAGGAACGGCAAAATCGGAAAAACCTTCTTGAAAGACTTTGTGTTTTCCTCAACCCAATTCAAAATGACCCGATTGGAAGTCATAACCAACTTGTAGAGATCCTCCGGAAGGTCTTGCTCCCAGTTTGGAAACTCGGAATGCGCCAACGTCAAATATATTCTGTCGGGAAGCAACGTGTTTGCAAGAACGGACTCTATCACCTGGACGCAATTCGTAATCCTCTTCGGATATGATGTCAATGCTATGTTTATCGTGGACATTATGTAAATGCTCCTTCATACGGAATATTTACCATATTTATTGCAAAGCCCAATCACCATATTCTTCAACTAACTTCCGGTCATTCCATGCCAATCGCCACTCCTGTTCAATGCGTCCAAGTGCTCTTCAAATGGAAGGTAATCAAAATGTTCTTTGACAAATTCATTTGCCAACCCCCCGTCATTCAATATGGTCATGAAGTTCTTTGCGACATCTATAAACCAATACCCCGTGTTTGTCCATTTAAGCAAACCTTGTCCATCTTCAACTATGATATTATCCACAACTGGCAACTGGGTCATTAGCAGAAACTGTCTCTGCAAATACGAGCGTGTCTTTACTCCACCATGCCAGAAATGGTTTACCTCAACTTCAACATCACGCAACAAGGGACGGTTATGTTCTTGACAAAAGGATTGAATTTTGTCCTATACATCTGTCCGTTTGAATATCTCGAACCAAAACTTGTCATTTCCTTTCCCCAGAATTTCATGCCAGAACAAATTGTCCCCTCCACCAAAGGGAAGGTAGTTGAAATAACCAATGTTTGACATAACCTTCTTGTGTGTTGCAAAACACATGCCTGCCGCCTATATATTCAACTGCACCTCTAAATTGTTGGTGAATATATGTGTGTATGACAGTTTCTCCTTTATTACCCTTTCATCCTTTGCCAGCATATTGCACTTTGAGAACCCCTGGGTCAGCAAACAGCCATCAAGTGCATTGCTCAATTTGCTGAACCAATCTACGTCATTCATCGGTGCTATGTCAGAATCCAAGAACATCAACTTTTCGTGTTTGGCTTTTCTAGCCATCATATTCCACAGATGCTCCTTTTGAAAAAGATACTTGTTGGAATCGTTGCCGTCTATGCGAACGTAGTTGATGCAATCCGGGAAATCCCCCTATGAAAACGTAAACTGTCCATTGAACCCAAGTTCAATGAACAGTATTTCGTCAGGAAGCTGTGATTGCTCCATCCAATGAGATACGGCCTTCAATGTTGCGTTTTTACGTATTGGATTTATTCCCGCGTCATAGAAAACGGATATTAGGGACAGATCAACCACGTCATATGTCCTTTCTCCGTGATTACCTGTCCTCGCCCCGGAACTCAATGTTCAGCTTCTTCAACGGGTCAAGCAACTTGCCCAATGGAGTGTACCTGAACATTTTTTCCAAGGCGTTGACATCCTTTGAGAATGTGTTTCCTGGATAGCCAAACTTTCCGTCCGGCCCAGGCACGTTGGTGTGCATTGGATCAACATAGGATGAACTCAACACGCACTGTCTCACAACACTGTAGTCCAAGTTGAGTTTCTTGCAGATGTCGTATATTGAATTGAAATACGTAATCTTCAAGGCACAGAACACGTTATGCGCGTACTTCGCAAGCTCTGCCTCCTCACTGGTCATTTCAATGTATTCCTTGTTGACGAATATCTGCTTCAAAAGGTTCTTATGCTCTTCGGAACCGGTAATGACCACAGGCTGCTTGCTGAAATCCTCTAGGAACATCACCTGGGTCAGGAAGTGTGGCATAAAATACACCGTGCGGCCTGTCTCTCCTGTCAACTTCTAGGCCGTTCCGGGAAGTATGGTGGAACGCACCCATATTGGCTTGTCAACAGGAAGCCCATTGATTACTTCCGTCAACGTGGAAAGATCCTGTGTTCCATTTTCCATCGTTGGAACGTGAATCTGGATGAAATACGCATCGCAGTCGGACACGTCATCCCGATATCCCTTCCAAGGATCATATACGCGGAGAACGCAAGATGGATTGTTTTTCTCCAACCAGTGTTTCAACGCGCTGCCTACAAAGCCACAACCTATTATTCCTATTGTCATTTCAAGTACCTCTTCATTGAGCATTGTTTTCTCGTCAAATGCTCCTTTGCATAGTATTTACCATTCATTTCATTTTTTCAAAATCATAATCTATATCCTACTGATTGCCATTGACAGAATAAACAATTACATTAGTCATAATATTCACCTCAAATCAATTATTGTAACTCCATCTTTATCCAGAACAGTCTATTCATACTCAAAGTCGTGCTGGAACCAACGCCCTGTTGTGAAATCAGTCATGGGAAAGAAATTAATAAGGCGAATCTGGTCAATTCCACGGTACAGATACTTGTAGAAGTTGTAAAGAAGAAATCCTGTTGTTGGATGCTTCATATGTGGATATTTGAACTGTGGATAGAAGTATGTCCCAAAATGATGGTCTAGGTTTATTATAATGTCATAATCGTCAAACAATTCCATTTCCTTTCCATACCACTCGTCCCGTGTGAAATACAAGCGTTTCTTGGGATTCTTAAAATCCTCCACAGGAAAATTCTTCACATTGAACTGCAGATTGTTGTCAAACAACTGAGTTGCGCAAAAAAGAACCTTCCTACATGGCGCATCTTTGAACAACTCGTAATTTGTTGCGGTATTTATAAAAACAAGTTCATCGGACTTGTTCAGGTCTTGAATTGTTTTCGTGCATTTGATATTTGATAGTATGTATGTCATTGTCAAACCCCAAATTTCCTTTTTGCATCAATCAACATCCTTTTTACAATGGCTATGTTCTTGTTGACATAGAAATTGTTCTGAATTCTGTCTATGGCACATTTCCAATCATTCAAGTTCACGTCATTGCCAAGCATTTGATTAGCAATCTTCATGGAATCGTTTATGCCCTCTATGTTTCCAAACATGTCATACAACTTGGTGTTGGTTGTCTTCCATGTCAACAAGCCTATGTCGTCCACGAAAAAATAGTTTGAAAATGGAAACATCATAAGGGCAAGATATGTCCTAACCCCATATGACCTGTTTGACAAATTACCATGATAGAAATGGAACGTGTCAACATCTACAGAGCCAATTATACTCTTACCTGTTTGTACAGACATTTCAAGCATTTTCCTATGTACGTTTTTCCTTCCAAGAATGCTTACGGATATGTTCTTCGCACGCTGTTTGCTTTTTTCGTCAAGAATCTCATTGAAGAACAAGTTGTCTCCACCACCGTAAAAACATGTCCTGTTAAATCCACCAATGGTTTCAAGCGTGGACTTTGCTATGCAAAACGCCCCCCCAGGAACAGGGTTGTTGGATTTCTGAACCTCATTCACAATGTCATAGGTTATGGTGTTCTTGTTGAGGGTTATCTATCCATTATCGTCCAAATACATTATTCTCCTGAATCCCTGTGTGAATAATGATTTATCAAGTTCATCATACACCTTCTTGAACCAGTCGCAATCCCCAATTGGCGACGTGTCATAGTCCAGGAACATAATCTTCTCGTTTGCGGAAAGTTTCAATCCAATGTTCCAAAGACATTCTTTCTGAAATATGCTTTTGTTGTTTTTATTCCCACTTATTCTAATATACTATATGTCAGATGGAAAATCGCTTTGTGAAAACGCAGCATCATCGTCAATCACCAATTCAAGGAAGATTATTTGACTTGGCAAATGCTTCTGCATAAACCAATTTATGATTGCCTTGTTCATGGCACTTTTCCTCAATTGGTTCACCGTGCCACCATGGTGGCACGTAATCAGTGTCATGTCAAGGTATTTATGGTTATGTTCAACGAACTGTGGATTATGAACTTTGTTCAAAACGGTCTTTGTATTCTCAGGCGTGAAAAGAATCACTTCATAGTTCTAATCATCTTTCAATGGATTCTTCCCATCCCAAATGAACTTGACTTGCGGATTCTTCGCAACGTATTCAAGAAGTTCCTTTGGCAAATCAAATGTGCGTCTTGGATATTCAATCTACGATAACTTCAAGAAAACAAGGTCAGGTTTTACAGTGTGGGCAAAAATGGACTCCAACGTGGAAAGGATGTTTCCCTTTCCATTGTCGGATAGCTCAACAACTATTTTCTTCTTATTTTCCATTGTCATCCTTTACCCAAACATAAACCTTCTGAATTCAATTTTACGCTCGCTCCTTTCAGGAACAAGATAATTATACGTTTTTTTGGTGCGTTCAACATTGCCATTGAAGTGCAAGGCGTATTTATCCACCGCCCCATCCACATCCGACATGAATTTCACAAACCCCGGGGGACGTTTGGGACTTATTACCCTAATTCCCCTGTCATGGCATTGCTTCCCGAAAACCATTTCCACGTCATAGTTCTTGTCCAGTTCTTGCTATGTTACCCCGAACTTCATCAATGATGGAACAAACGCAGCTGCACCGAGTCCAAAGCGGTAATGCGATACCGGCCAATCCGTGTAAATGTTCCGCACTCTATCTTCCGAAGAACCCTGTCTAAAATCCTTTGATGAGTGAATGAAATATGCAGCAACAACACCATCGCCATTCCGCTTGAAACAATCCAAAGTGTTCTAAACATAGTCCATTGGATAATCTATATCATCGTCACATATGAAACAGTAATCTTCTTGAAGTTCAGGCTTGTTCAAGAACAAATACCTCCCATTTTCCCTCAAGTTCTTCTCCCCCAACGTCACATGCAACTTACCTTGGTCAAATTTCTTCAATTCCTCGGGGATCTCCTTGTACTCATTCAACCACAAGTAGAAGTTGTCGCATTGTGGCAACAACCGCTCAATGCACTGAAGCATCCACTTCTTTCTGTACGGGAACGATGCCATCAAGATAGAAACCTTCCTGGGTTTCTTGTACATTGTTTTGTAGGGTTTGGACTTGTCAACCATATCTATTTTGAATTCATTTCTGTTTGAATAGGGAGCGTGTATGTAAACATGTCCATCCAATATCTTTATCCGGTATTTTCTTCTGGGAAGCAAGTTCAAGTTAAGGTAGTAGTTGAAATACGCCTCGTCATAGGTTGATGGTGTCTTGTATTGCCACGTCTCAAAATTGACTTTCTTTCTGTCTTGGTCTACAGAACCCTATATGAAATGCGAAATGTCTGACAAGACATTTTTGCTTCCGATGAAATGACAGTTTTGAACATATTGGAATTCGGAGGTATTTATTCTGGAAATATCAACGGATGAGCCAACCTTGTTGCAGTACAGTCTATAAAAAGATGATTTGGGAAATGCACAATGGGAAAATACCACCAAATCCTATTCATTATCACCAACCAATTCAGACAAATACACCGGCTTCAAACAACGTGCATTGGATTGAATGAAACAAAAATAGTCAAAGGAATACTTGTCCATGCAATCCAATATGTATTGAAACTTGTGAAGTTTGTTTTCAGGTATATTCCTGGTCTATTCTGAATTCACTTCAACGAAGTCAATGTTTTCCCCTCGGAACAACGTCAAAACTTCTTTGTTATCCGTATATACCACAAACTGCCTATCACAATCCACAAGGTAATTTTTCTTCATAGAATAATACCAATCCACAACATTCTATGTGAAGTTGTATTTTGGATTCAAGAAATAACTGAATACTATGACCTTTGGCTTGAGCATGTTGCCTGTATTTACCATTCAACATTAAACGAACTGGCCGGTTCTTTCAAACCGGCCATCGTAGTTTCAATCCAAACCCATTAGACGTTTTTCACCTTGTCGAGTATCTGGGAAATCTTCTCCATCAGTTTGTTCTTCAGATTGGTTCTCAACTTGTCCGATTTGGAGAAGAACATCTGGATGCTGTACTCAAAGGAGAACTTCACGGTTTCCACGGAACTGACATAATACCCCAACAAAGAGAGGTCAAACAACAGGGAAACCATGTCGTCCTTTGACTTGTAGTTTGACGACACCCACCTTACAAACCCAGTGCTGTCCTGATAGCAGATGTCAAGCGAGGATTTGGCAAGGCAGTCCATCTTCCCTTCCGCAATCCTCAACTGATGGACAACCGTGTATTCCCTCATCATGTCAATTACTTCCTGTTTGACTTCTTCCGGAACTTGGATTTCTTGAGATTGTAGAGAACCGCGTCAAGGCTCTTCCAACAATCGTCAAAGCACATGAAATCCCAAAGGCGGAAGAGGATTTGGGTATCCCAACCATCAGACACGGTGTCCCCGTTTTCCACCTTGTACAAATTCCTGTCGCAATCCGCCTTGCAACCAAGGGCGTATGCCTGCTTTCCCAGCTTCTTCAACCTGGGCATCAAGGGCTTCAACAAGTCCATCAACTCGGACGCCTCCTTCTGGAGGCCCGTAAACTTTTCCTCAAACTGCTCAACCTTCATTTTCATCTTCCTTGTCTACGTTTGCTTCCTCGAACAATTCCTCTTCGGCCTCGTCAGCCTCGTCAGCAAGCCCAATGCTTATGCGGAGAAAGGAAACGAACCCATAGCCGGCGGCGGCAATCGCCGCAACCCCTGCGCTGCATCCCACGATCAATACTGCACTTGCCATTTTCTTTCTCCTGTTTGTTGTTCATCTGAAGTATATCACAGATGGGGTGGCTTTGTCAAGGGGTCATCTGATAATAATTGCATTTATTTCATCATCCCAAGAATGGGCGGGCTTCCAACTGCCCCCGCACATCCCATGTTCCAAAGTCCCACACTGAACCATGGAGGCTTCGGCATAGTCCTCATAGTCCGTGGAATTGTCCACCACAACATCCCAATCATCTGGGAATGCCGCAATCCTGGCTTTTAACTCTCCGATTGTCATTTCTCAATACCTCCCGCAAATTGCAACTGCGTTCACGTCCACCATCTTTCCATTCCCGTTGAACGTGAATAGTTCATAGCTCTGTTCTCGTTGTAGTGGCCGGGACGCACACCCTCGGCCTCCGTCATTGTGGCGAAATCCTGGACGTTCAACACAACCTCGTAGTCACCGGGATACTGTGCAAGCTGGGCTATCAACTCGTCAACTGTCATTTCAAGACTCCTTGATTGGATTTATGTTGCGGGTTACAAGGGAAACAATTATGGTCATGCGGTAAAGAGTGTACTTTTCATCGTTCCACAACTTTATCTCCTCCTCAGATGCCTTTTGGAAGCGGTTGTTCACGTTCAAGTCAGTCTGCCAATCCATGTTCACGTCAAGTCCCTCCGAATACCATCCACGCCTGACGCACCCCCAATGGATGAAATCAATGTCATATCCCAGTTTCCCGTTCACATACAGCAAGGCATCTTCAATGGTCTCAAACACGCGGTCCTTCACATCGTCAATTGGAACTTCGCAACGGTTGGGTACGTCCCAACAATTCATGCCCGTCTGAGGATTGTGATCTTCCTCGAACTCGTAGAGCAGCCTTGATATGGAAACTTTACTTGTCATCGTCTCTGCACAACACGTCATAGACGTTTTGAATCTGAGGATTCTGCTTGAACGTTCCACCAAACTCCCCAAAGTAGTAGCGCAATCTGTCCTTGGCTTCCTGTATGGTCGCCTTCAAGTTGTTGATTTCATCTTGCAACTTCCGGTGTTCGCAGTACATGGCCCCGCGGAAGGCGCAGTCTTTGCAGTCGCAAGTCATCATTTCGCTTTTCCTATCGCAATCGGCTGGTCAATGCGGTTGAACGAACGAATCACAATCCTATCGTTGTTCTTCTTGATGAGTTCCTGCACGGACTCCGGGAGGGAGTCTTGAAGATATTGCGTAAGCGAGTCCAACAGATGATCTGCGTCAAACTCTCCCGTGATGGTGAGAATCCTGCTTCCCTCTATCTTGGCGGTATCGTATTCGCCGCCGAAATGCACAAACCAATGCCCGGTCAAGTCCACCATGTTTGGCTTCTTCTTTTTATTGCCGGATTTGGATTTAACGTCCTTCTTCATCTTCATTGTCATTCTCGTTCTCCCTCTGTTCAATCAATTGCTTTCCCTTCACCACAATCGTAACCAGCCCCTTCAAGTCAACCGTCTTGAGGTCGCAGTCAATCAAGGGCTTCTTCAACTTGGCGAAAAGGTCAATGTCCTTCTTGGCGTTGTCCAACATGTATGGATTAGCCTTTGTCATTTCGGACATGACATCCACGGCATACTTGCCATGGGCGCAATACTGGCAAATGAATGTAAACAATTCGTTCATGCAGCGTACCTTGCGTAGATTTGTTCCAAGTCATCAACGTAATTATAGGTGTCCGAAGTTGTGGCAACACCCTTGATGGAAAACGCCATGTGCTGGAACAGCCATCCGGACTTGAACACCTCAATGCTCAATCCTTTGCTGCAGCAATAGGCGCGTAGGTCGGCCTCCAACGGGCCAATCCACCAACGAAGTCCATCCGCAGTGTTGCGGATTGTGAACTCTCTCTTCAACGTGTCATCCATTTCGTTTTCTCTCCTTACCTGTTGGCTCGTTCAACGGCATCCCAGTCAATGCCATCCATGATGTGGTCGAGGCATGTCCTTGGATAGTGGAACCAGAACTTTTCGTGGTCGTCGTCCTCAAGCATCAGACCGTACATGTCTGACTTTGGTCTGACCAAAAGCCTTGAACCTTGGCAATATCCAACTGCTCTGCGCTTGATTTCGCGTTCCATCGTCTTCATGTCAACGCTTTGGCGATAGTCAAGGTTGAGACGGTCACCATAATCATACTCGTAGTTGTCCCATGTGAACAACTCAGGATTCAATTCTGGAATTTCAAATGTCATTGTCAATCCTCAAACAGGCAGTCAAGTCCAATGAACCTCGTAATCCACCAATGGTTGCGCTTGTTGGTCATCGCGGGACCGTCAAGGTTCAGCATTTCGTTGTCCTCGGTGATGTAAACGTCCTCAAACGCCTGGTTCTCCGCCCGCTTGCAGGCAATGATGCCAAGGATGAGGGGCGAAAGGATGATTTGTATGATGAGCTGAAACGGAAAGTACAGAATCATCAATATGGTCTTTTTCACTTCTTTGCTGTTCATTGTTTACCTCCATCACTTTGAAAGTTTCCGAGCAACGATTTTCGCCACTTCTCCGGCAACCATCTTCTCGAACTTCTTGGACTTGAAATCAACGTTTTCGACAATTCGCTCCGCGGCCTCTTCAACCTTGCAACGCAGCTTTGTCTTTATGATTTCATCAATCATCCCCAGAAGCGGACCCAAATGATTGTCTCCGTACTGCCGCCCATCCTTGAAAAGGACATAATTCAAGCTGCTGTCATCCTGCAGGATTTTCACCACCCTTTCGGTAATGTACTTGTCAAGATCAATGTGCAACTTCTTCTCCACAAACTTGCCAACAACCCCATACGCGACGTTGGTTAAAATTCGCTCCGCGTCATTCCCATTGCACATCTTCTGCATAAGAATGTTTTCCCAAACGTCATGGGAAATACGGCTCATTTCATCGTCGCTGAGGTAGTCCTCAAGCTTGAAGTTCATATCAACATTCATTTGTCAGATTCCCTTCATTTCCTCTTGAATGAACTTGTCCAAGTCCTGCAGGGTCTTGAAATGACGCTTCACGTCAACCTGCGAGACGAAGGTGTAGCCGGAACCCTTGAACTGGTCGGTCTCAATGTCGCGCTCCCAACCAAGGTAGTTCATGGTGCAAGCCAGGACGAGGACTGCCCAGGACATGAAGTTGAACCCCCAATTTTTCACCCGTTTGTTGCCATACACAATCCAGCAACGCTCGGTGCCCATCTTGTAGCGGCGGCAAACCTCAAAGTGCTGATGCTTGCCCTTGTCTGCGGCATACATTTCCTTCACCCACGCGGAGATGTCCTTCTTGACATCAGCCTCGTCCTTGACATCAAACTCGCGCTCGTCAACGATGTTGTCCTCGCCACGGCGGTTGTCGGTCCACTCAAAAGTCAAACGCATCTTCATTTTCACTTCTCCTTGTTTGTTTCAGTTTCCCTTGCAGAGCGCAAGGAACAACTCGTTGTCGCACTTCGCCCAAAGACGGCGATACTTCAACCCGTACTTCTCGTTGAGGGCGCAAGCCGTCTTGAAAAGCGCCGTGTTCGCAATCTCGGGGAACTTGGAAAGGGCATCCTGGCACTGTCCACACCACTCCCAACCCTGCCCATTTCCACCCGTTATACGGTAGGTGATGCTGGCGTACTCGTCTCCGGGGTGGCGGTGGCTGGTTGTGTCATCAAAGGTGACGAACACGCGGTTGCCCTTGCGTCCACGGCCATGCAGGTCGATGTTTCCAAGATGGTAAGTTGACTTCATTTTACTACTCCTTGTTTTCCTCAGAACACCTACAGTATACCAAAAACGGGTCAGGAAGTCAATACCCCTTGATAAAATAAAGAATGGTTGGAAAGTGCAATCTTTCCAACCAATTCCCCCTATTTCTTTCAATTATGGAAACTTACCCAATCTCGCAACTCCAGTCGCTTGTGTCGCAGGCGTCCCCAAACGCAGGATATGAATTGAACTCGTTTTCGCTTCCTGAAATCGGATGTGAAAGGCGCAAACCGTCCTTCTCCAAGTCTTGAACGAACTTGTCAACCATTGCAACATCTTCCGGCGTCAGGTTGCTGTCATCCCCGTACATGATATAACAAGTTGCCCAATTGGGAATTCCCTCAACAACATTGTCGTTGTCGTCAATGCCAACATCATTCCAAACCTGTTCATCGTCAATGTCTGCCATTGTCTCGAACTCCCCATCACTCTCGTCGTAGGGATAGATGTGGCGGCTAGCCTCATCACCCCAGAACTCGCGCTCGTTAGTGATGTCGAAGTCAGTCTCGTCAAAGTCCAGGTCAGGATACTCCTTGCGGATTAGGTTGCAAACTTCCTCCTTCAGGCAGTTGCTCTCCATGTCGTAGTCGTTGGGGAGAACCAAATCGTAGTCAACAACGAAGTTGTCTGTGTTCCCAGCCTCAATCCCAGCTTCGGGGAAATCCCTCGTCCACATTATCTCCACTTCACCCTCGGAAGCTGACCAGTCCCTTGGATCGTCCTCATACCCCTCCGTGAAGTTGCCACGTATGGGATTGCAGGTCTTTGACTTGTACACATCGTCTCCGTCCTCCTTCTTCTGAAGGGAATTCCACTGAACGGAAAACTCCTTGAACCCATCCCCCTCGGCATTCTTCATCGTGGTCTCGTAGAGGTCACTGTCCTGAAGCAATTCGTGGATTGTGGTGTCCGCGTTCATAAGATACTTGGAATCCGCGTACTTGTGTCCTCTTGGATCATAGAAGAGGATAACGCCGTTTTCGTCATCCGCTATGCACTCGATGCCATTCTGTTCACAACTTGAAATGGCATCGGCGATGTATTCAAGTCCAAGTTTACCTTCTGTTACTAAAACTTTCATTGTATATGTCCACCTTGATTGGTTATCAAGTGTATTTACAATGAACCACCTCAAAACTGGGGAATGTCTGCGTTCAGCTTCGCCTTGGCTTCGTTCCTCTTCACCCAATCGGTGCAAATGCGCTCGGTAGGCGACTGGAACGTGGAATCAACCTCGTGGAACTGGCAACCATCAACGGGGTGGAAGTGGCAGATGAACTTGCGAACCTTGGCATCTGGCTCAATGTAGCCACCCTTCTTCAGAATGCGCTCGTACATGGAAAGCTGAAGTCCATAGGTTGTGAACTCGCAATCGGGAAGGTCATCAACCGGAGAAAGGAACATCTGCCCCCACTCGTTGTCCTTGCGTATGCGCTTGTTGGTTTTCCAGTCCACAAGAAGGTACTCGCCAGTCTGCCTGTGCTTCCCAATGAGATCAACGGTACCCGCCACGTTGATGCTTGGGTCAAAGATGATTTTCTCGGACTCGAAATCGTAGGGGCGTTCTTTCATCTTGCGCACCACGGCAATGATTTGCTGGAACACGGTCTTCTGATCGTCCGTGAACGTGGAATCATCGACGAACTCGCCATTGAAAATGCGCTCGGCGACGGAGTGCATCTTGATTCCGTGGTTGCAAGCCTTTTTGGAAATGTTCGCCCAACGCTTCTTCATTTCCTCCTGCGTCACGCCCTCGCGCTGGGCGCATAGAGCAGACATTCCCTCAAGGTCAAAGGGCTTCTGGTACTTGTGTATGAGCGTTGTCACGCTGATGGGCTTGTACTTCAACCTCTGGTCTCCGTCAAACACCTTGTAGACGTGTCCAGCCTCGCTGAACTCCACCTTCAATCCATTGTAGTTTACTATTGACTTCTTTTCCGAACTTACTGCCATTGCATTGTTTCCTTTACTTTAATACTTCAATCTATGATACTTGTCTGGATTGATGCCAAACTTCAAGAGGGTTTCCCTTGCCTCGCGGTTGGTTTCGTGGCACTCGTTCATGGAACGCTCCACTGATTCAAGTTGGGTGCGGTTGTAGTCAAGGTTCTTTGCGATGGCGTTCTTGCGGGATTTTATGATTCCCTTGTCGTCCTCAATCTCCTGCACGAACTTCCCAACGCGATTCAACATCATATCAACTTCCGCGGCGTCCTTAAAGTTGTGAATCTTGTCGGGAAACGCCGCTGCCACGGCCAACTCACACCCAAGAGACTCCATGAACTTCAGGGCTTTCGTGTTGAGGCACAACTCCTTGCTTGGATTCAAGAGATTCGTACAATCGCAGACCAATCCCCTGAAGAAGATATGTCCGCTGCGCTCCACAATCTGATAGTCATATCCCGCGCCATCCACAAACGCCCTGATGATTTGGGGAGAGATTGGGACAATCTCCGGACGCATAACGTCAATGAACTTGCGGAAGAACTTCAACTCCACAAGAACATCAGAAGGATCCTTTTTGGACTGGTAGACTATAAAGCAAGCCTTGAACCGCGTGTTGATGTTCTTCACCTCCACGCCATAACGCTTCTCCGTGAACCACGCACCCCGCTTGTAGTCGGGGATCTCAATGGCACCGGCCCGGTCAACCTTTATCTTTACCAAGTTCAACATTGGCTTCTTCTCCTATCCACTCTATTATACCACAAATTGGCCAATTTGTTTACAGCACAACCTCTATGCCATACTTCTGGCTCAAGGTGTTCATGGCGTCCGCCGCGTCGTCGCATATGTCCTGCAAGTCAGTCTCGCAACTCGCCAAATCGTCCTGACCCTTCTTCACCAACTTCAAGATGTCATTCCGTTGCTTATCAAAATACTTATCGCGTATCTGCCACTCAGTAGTGTGGAAATCGTCAAAGGCGTTCCAAGCGGTCTCCGCATCGTCCATGCTCTTCACCCCTGGGTACTTCTCCGCTATGGCAATGAGCCTCCCGGTCTCCGAAACCAAAAACGCTGGAAGGGTGGATGCGATGGTGTCAAGGTTTATGCCCCAAACCTGCGTTTTGATGTGCGCCATGGAAAACTTGAACAGAACCCTATCGTCTTTGACAATGACTTCGGCCTTGTCCGTCCAACTATGGCCAAACCACCATTCGCCTTTCTCCGTCTTGAACAACCGATTGAAAGTTGAGGGGCTTACGGGAGTCCAAATGGTGTTGTTGTCCTCAACCCCACTGTGGAAGATCTCAAACACGACATCATGCTTTCCAAGATGGGCGGCAACGATGAACGAAAGCATGATGGAGTCCCTTCCATGCACCAGATGGATGCGCCTGTTGTACTTGTACAAACGTGTCCTATGGTCGGGAATCTCAGCCGTTTTCAGGCAAGCAAAGTGTTCAATTATCCATTTCCTGTATGCCATTTATGGTTCTCCTAGTCTGTTCAGAGACATACAGTATACCATAAATGGGATGTAAAGTCAAGTGGGTCTTCAATCAAACTTCACGGCAAACTCATCAGTGAGTTTCTTTTTCATTTTATCAGTAAGGGGAATCGGATGGGCAAAATGTAGATTCCCAGTTCCATTCTACTGAACCATATAAGTACCCTAATGACGAAAGTACAAATATCCATCCTCACGTGGAATGTCAATATATGTAATTTTCCCATATCGTCCCATCTGTTGCATAGTCTTGGTGTGATTGCAAAACAGTGGACACAATTTATACCGATATTTTATTTTATGCGTATTAATAATTGATGATTGAAATATTGAATGATGTCCTCCCGTTTTCTATCTATTCCCCCAATATCTAGCCAATAACGGTCCATTATTTCCATACGCAAATTTATATCCACTATTATATCCGCATAAAACTATGTCGGAATCCGAATTGGCTTCCAGCACGTCCCTTGTGTCCTGAACTGAAAACTTGTTCGCAAAATCATCATCGTCTATTCTGGATAAAATGACAATATCATTTTGCTTCCAAACATTCAACATATAGTTTTCCATACACTTATCGTGTGGCATAAACCTATACTGAAAGTTCAATTTTTGTTCTTCAAATTTTTGCTGCAATTCATATAAACGTGTGACCTTCCATTCAGGGTTGATTAGGATCATCAACTCAAAATCCAAATTGGTTTGGTTGTTCAAAGAAGGTATTAAATTTGACATCAAATAACCAATGCGTCTCTATATCAAATTTTCATCCATCAAATCCATACCAACACCCATATCCTACGATAATAAACGTGTCTATACTATATGCTTTATTTTATCCATTTTTAATTTTCCCTAATAGCGTAATTGTTTGCCAACTAGCATATCCCCTAAACCCATTCATATTTTGTCAATGGATTCTACTGGTGTGAACGTATCATTTTCCACAACTACCCACTAAAATTATTATAATTCACATGTGATTGAACCAGCATTGCCGCCCGTTCTTTTTCATTATTTACATTGGGTAATTCTTCCATAGCCTGGGCAAACCAATGTTCCTTGTCGGTCCATGACAAAAGCCCCTTGGAATCCTCGCACATTATCTTGTCCAAAACTGGATATTGGGTTGCCAGCAAAATTTGGCGTTGGATGTAGGAACGTCCTTTGCGGTCACCATGAAAGAAATGGTTTATCTCAACACCAACGTCCTTCAAGATTGGCTTTTCCAATTTCCCTGACAATCCTTCTGCAATTTTCCTGACTTCATCGCGTGAAAACACTATGAACCAAGGTTGATCTTGCCTTGCACCATACAACTCGTTCCAGAACAAACTGTCACCGCCACCAAGAGGAAGATAGTTGAAACCCCCTATTGCATCTACAAATGTCTTTGACGTACAAAACACCATTCCAGGAACGTTCTATTGAACATCTATCGTCCTTCCATTCACGATGCAACTTGTAAACGACTCTCTATCAACCGAATCGGGTATTCTATTATTGTCCTAGTCCAAATAATGAACGGTGTGAAAACCCTGAGTAAACAGGCAGTGGTCAAGAGCGTCACTTACCTTGCTGAACCAATCAACATCCTCCAATGGAGACATATCAGAGTCTATGAACATGAGTTTTTCATTCTTCGCCATTTTTGCGGCCATGTTCCACAGATGTTCCTTCTGGAAAAGATACTTGTTGGAATCATTGCCATCTATGCGTATGTATTTCATCTATGACGGCAAGTCGGACTTGTTGAATGTGAAAACGCCATTAAACCCCAATTCAAGGAACATCATTTCATTTGGCAAATGAGACTGTTCCATCCAATGAGATATGGCGTTCAACGTTGCCACTTTGCGGGACTTATTATGCACGGCGTCATAGAAACAACTGATGGCTGTCATATCCACCAACTAGTTGTTTTTTCTACGAAACCCGGATGCCGTCTTTGGAAGTCCAATGAATATCATATATTAATTATATGAAATTTCAGTCAGTACCACGGGTGGTAGAAAACCACATAGTCATCGTCCCAACGGTCCAATGCCTCCTTGAAAGCCCCGCCATAGCCGTCGGCGACAATCATTTCCAACCCCGCCTTGCTGAAAAAGATTTCAACAAGATTATCGTTGTTGGGATCGCCATAGTTCTGTATGATGTAGTTGTGCAAGCCCCATTCCTTGCGCCAATAGCCAATCTCCTCCAACTCATCATCCTTCTCATTCAACCCAAAATCCTCTATGTTGAAGATAGGTTCATAGTTTGAATTCAACTTAAGCCCATGCTTCTTCGCAAGGCGGCGGTAGGCTCGGCGCATGTTGCGAACCCCATTTTTCTGCTCCTTGGTGTATGACTTCCAGTCACAATAGCCGAACTCGTTCCTGGGCAAAGACGACATCAACTCTTTCCACTTGGGCTTCTCCCTGAGGGTTTTTCCCTCCTCGATGAAGGCCGCCCGGATCTTGTCGAATTTCTCAACAGCTTCCATCCGCCTCTTTGAAGTGCGGAATAGATATTGGTCAAGTCCCATAACTTCTCCTATTAGGTTCAGATACCTATACAGTATACCAGATTTGGGACGGAAAGTCAAGTACCCTCATGAAAAATTGGAATGGGTGTGAACAACGTCAAAAATGTCCTTCCCCTTGTCGGAGCCAATGACGCGCAAGAGGATTTCGTTTATCTCGTCTCTGTACTTCTCGGGAAACTTTATGTTCTCCATCATCTTTCCGGAGTTCTTCTTCTTGACTATGCAGGATGGTTCAAGTTGCTGCATCTCATTGGCAATCTCCAACAGGCGGATTCTGTCCTGTCCCCTAATCTTGTTGAAGAACGTTGGCATATCGTCAAGCATACCCTTCTGGTACGTTATCTCCCCATCGTATAGCCTCCAATGCCAATAGCAGAAACTTGAATTCAAAAAACAATATGCAAGGTCTCGCGTTTCCTCATCCTTGAACAGAATGATTCGCTTGCCAGACCTATACAAATCGGAGACATATCCAACAGTGAAGTAGCGGCAAGTTGTGGCGAAGTTGATGTAGTAGTCCCCATCTTCGTCTATGAAGTCCTTGAACGTTTCATTCTCGGAAAACTTCCGCCACCTCTGCAAAGTCTCTTCAAGTTGGGGAAAGCACTTGGCGTATCTATCTTCCCTGGGTCTCTGGGGAATGTTGCCAACCATGCTTTCCAAGAACTCGGGTTGAAGCACCTTGTCCCGCTCCCCATTCCTGAAACGAACCATCCCGGCTATGCGCAGTCCAATGCCCCAATTGCGGTTGTCCGTCACCAAAATGGCTGGACGTACCTGGTTTTGCGTGTTGGAGTTGAACACGCCATGCTTCCTCCCATTGAATATCTGACCAGGCGTGTTGTCAAATGGAATGATGAAACCAGAATATCCCGAACTCAATTTCTTGCGCAGCAACTTGAACTTCTCGCGTCCCAAATAGTTTTGAGGTGTGAGAAGCACAGTCCCTTTGCATCCGCTCTCACATAGAATTTTCTCCATCATCGCGGCATAGAGTTCATGCGTCTCCTGCACTATCATTGTCTCCCACCAACTTTTCGGAACCTCTTCAACCTTGGCATAAGGTGGATTGGAAATCACCTTGCAGTCAACAGGAAGGTTCACGTTTTCGTCAAGAAAGTCGCCGGGCCTTGAATGAATGTACCCCACAACGTCGTCACCATATATCTTGCCAATGGCATTGACGCAAATATAGAGGGCAAGGGCATCTTTGTCATAAAGCCACAACCTCCCAGACCTTATGAGTTCCCTCGCTTGTTCTCTTCCAATCAACTTCAAGTACGCCAATATGAGATTCCCAACGCCGCAACACACATCGCAAACGTTCTTGCCGGGAAGTTTGTCAAACCATTTCGCCATGAGAGTTGCAACGTCATCCGGTGTGAAATACTTGCCCAAGGACTTCTTGCTGTACTTGTTGACGTGCGCAAGCCCAATCTCGTAAAGTTCCCAGTATTTTTCAACAGGGACATCCGACTTCAAGATGATGTCCCATGCTGCGTCAAAGCCAAATTCGTCTATGGCGTTCAAGTATGTTTCCACGTTTTCCATCACGGTCAATTATACCTTGGCGAATGGTAAATACTCGAAACACCAATGGGACAATGAAATGGCTGAACATACATATACTAGATTCGTTTTTGACAATGAAACGCATGAGGACTGTGAAATAACAGGAACATTGGATTAGCAGTGGTTCATAGACAAAGGTTGGTTCAGCGAAGATGAATTGGAATGGCACGTCACATTCATTGAGATTGACATCGGAAGCACTGTTGAAAACATTGGGGACGGTGCCCTTGCCGAACAAATCGCCCTGGGGAAAATACATATACCCGATACGGTGAAGAGCATTGGAAATGGAACATTCTATGGATGCACCAAATTGGCAAACGAAGATGGATTTGTCATTGTCAGAGACTGGCTATACGATTACCGCAACGATGGCACAAAAATAAGAATTCCCGGCAATGTCACAAACATTGGAGAGGGGGCTTTCAACTGGTGTGAAACGATTGAAGAAGTTTTCATACCCAACAACGTGAAATACATTGGAGAACGTGTCTTTGACGGTTGCGACAAACTTATGTGCGTGAATACGGAAAAAACCAAGGCTGAAATCCAGTCCATGAACTATCCTATTTGGGATCTTTACCCTGGTTGCGTCATACATTGTCAAGATGGTGACATAATCATAGAATAAGCCTGTCCCTTCTTTCAAGTATAATTGAAATGAAAGGACAGCGCAACATGACTGTACTCACGATATATACCAACAAATTTGATTCAAGGGAAAGCGTATTTGGAACCGGGATGTCCGGCAAGGTGTTTTTGGAAGAGGCGAATGGAAATAGCGAATCCGGACAGGAATTCAGAACAATTGACGAAGCTTTGGACTTCTGCGAAAACAAGAAAACAAAAATTGACGGAATAGAATTCATGTACTTATCCAATGACGGAACACAGAAGTTTGCAAAGTTCGGAACGTCGAAGGAATGGTAAATAGAAACTGTCATGAAAATACTTAACACATCATACAGAGACGTAGTTGCAACTGAGGACGCACTTCAAAAAACTCCCGTGTCTGAACTCCAGTTGACAACCGAACTCATTGAAAATTCCCTCATACACATAGTCCAATACATTTCGGGTGATGCGTCAAAGAACACCGCGAAATACGAATCAATGAAAATGAGGGTTCAGGACTTTGAGCAGAAGATATACGAGGCTGTGCAAAACACGTTCAACACCTCATATTGGGACACGCATTCGGTGGCGTGGAAGACTAGCCACGCAGACAGTACAGAAACCCTGCCAACTGCCCTGGCTGAAGCATCATTCGAGAAGATGATTGCCTATCTTGATAGTGACGCACCAGCAGAAATTCCTGCAATTGATCCAAACCGTTTCATAAAGCATTTGTTCTTTGACTTTGACGTGGTGAAAAGATACATAGTGAAAAAGAACAACGGGTTCAACAGAAGACTGGATGACATAGAAATACGGCTTGACTACCTTGATTGCTTTTTCCAGACCAACATGAATTTCCACACAACCGACAGCAAGGGATGGACAAGCAAATCGGTGAACCACGACAAAAACGAAAACAACGATTATTGCCAAATGGTCATCCTTGATGGAAACAAAATCTCTAATGAATGGCGTTGCCGTGCCACAGGAAATCTGGTTGTATATGGTTGGTTGGACTCGACATCTTCGTTGAACAATAAGGCGTTGCAATCATCATTCTGCGTTCTTGAAGCGAATATCAACGGCTCGGGTGAAAACCGCAACTGGGAGATAATCGGAGTGCAAACGGTAATCCCGGCAAAGAACTTGACATACGTTGGGTTCAACGTTCCAGTGAAGAAGGGCTTGATTGTGAGAGTGAGAACTGGATTCACCGTTGGGGCGAAGTCCAGCCAATGGGCAAATGAAAACGACGGTTATGACACGTTGTCCAACAACACCGCGAATGGCTTCAAGTGCATGATTTATTCCAACACACTATACAATGACGCAGACACAAGTAGAGTAGAATAATGACAATACTAGATAAAGTAAACGGCGCTCAGCCAAAGAACAAACCCGAACGCAAAAAAGCAATTGAGCAAAAACCCGAAACCAACAACGAATCGTCGGATTCGCAAATGCTCACTGCGGTGGAAACCCAGTTCAAGAACATGATGTCTGAGTTCCAGGCAAACGCCGGGTTCAGCGTGAACACTGGCGAACAACCAGTGGACACCATGATTGAAGTTCTTTCTGGAAAGGACGTTGTGGTTTCAATCGCCGTTCTGCTTTCCTACATCCGCTATTGCGTCAACCACGGGATAAAGAAGGACATCACCCTGAAGATTGGCTACAACAAACCACCATCCGTGCCAATGAACTTCGCCATAAACGAGGAGCTTCTAGGCGAAATCTATCCCGGCGACGTTGTTGAAATAAATTAATCCATCACCTTGGCGTTGGCTGTATCGTCTTTCGTCTTTATCTCCTTCAGGGCATATTCCTTCATTTCGTTCATTGCGTCTATCACCATGCTTTCCTTGACCGTGGAAACGTAATTCACGAAACTGCCAAGCAAGTCCTTCAACGTGGCATCATCGTCACCCGAAAGCTTCAACGTGATTATCTCGTCCTTAAGTTGCTTGATTGTAGTTATGTTTCCATACCCATCAACCGTGATTGGAGATTCAACGTCCTGATTCACCCTTTCATAAGCGGCCTTTGTAAGTTCAACCTCGCTTCCCCACACACGGGCAACCACGTCCTGCCTTACTTCCCTCTATTCTTCCGCCTTTGCCTCGTATTCACGCTCAAGAATGAGCTTCTTGTCGGTGGTATCTGAATCAGAGGAATCCCCATTGCCGGTTCCATCGTCCTTTATGAATTTCAAGCTCATCTGGTTTTGGAACATGTCATAGAGTGAATTTCCTGAGAGCATACCATCTATCTTCGTGAAGTCCTTCATGTCATCGTCCGACAGATAGAACAGGTTTGTCCTGTTGATGTCAAACGCATCTTTTGACCTCACGCAATCAACGTCAAGCTGGAGCATACGCAACTTGCGCACGATTCTGTAAACGGTGTCGAAGTCGTTGTAGGAGCAGTTCTTGAACCAATAAATCAGACGCTGCATCTCATTCAAGATATAGTCAAGCACCGTGACGCGGAAAAACCAATCTTTGTGGTTCAATATGCCATACTGGTCGTATTTCTCCAATTCACGTATCTTCTCCTGGAAATAACGTGTCTTTTCCGCGGAAGTGAGATATTGGAGCTTGTCCTTCTCATAGGTGTTCATTATCTTCTCATTCCACACCTGTTTGAACATCCTCGGAGTTATTTGAGTCTTCTTCACGGACACGGCTTTGTCATGTTCATCAAATGCAATTTGAAGAAGGTCAACGTCAGTCCTTATCATTGCATCAGCCAACGCATCCCGCTTTGTCTTCAATGCGTTTATGTCACGCACAACGGAAACGCGCTCAATCAACAAGGGGTCGCGTTCACTTAATTCCAACTTCACTGAAAGTTCACGCTGAATCTTGTCCAACTGGGCTTCACGCAACCTCATTTCGGAATCCACTTTGCGCACTTCCTTCAACTTCTCCCTATATTGCTTCCTCAATACTTGGCGATAGTCTGGTTTAATCGTGGTGTATATTTCATCCTAATCGTTTTCCTTGTACCAAAGATTCGTGCTGTTGGCATTGTAGAGCTTTGAAAGGAACTCGTTGGATTCGCGTATGACCCTTTGAGCTGCCTTTATCGTAACCACGGCGCTGTCCGTGGTTATGGTTTGATCGCCCATTGAGGTCTTTATGCGCTCCAACTTCTTGTTGTAGGTGGATTCGTCAAACTTCTCTATTGATTCAACCAAGTCCACCGCGGCATTGGAGAACTCATCTTCTAGCGGTCTTGCCGATATTGCCCTTGTTGTCTTGCCCCCCTCCCCAGGTGTTGCACCGGGGGCACCGCCACCTGAATCACCTTCACCTCCAGACGCTTCCGGCTCTGTGTATTCTGGTCCCGTTATAATGTCCTTAAGACCATCCTCCAACTAATCATACACACTGTCGTTGTTCTCCTGGCCGCCATGTGGCGCACCCGTGTAGTTGTCATAGCCCGTCATCTTGACGTAGTATTGGAACACGGCGGTGTTCATGTTGTTTGCAAGGCAGCTTTGGAACTTTATCGTCAGCTTGTAGGCATCAGGAACAACCTCTACTTCATCTATATGTCCCTTTTCCGTTGGATTCTCTATTATGGCTGTTCTACCATCTGATGAGCCTATTTGGAAGTTCGCGCCCGTCACTTCACCCTTGAAGAACCCAGTAGGAACTTTTCTGTTCAAGCCAAGAGGAAACAACTGGAAATCACCGGTGCACATCAAATGACGCTGACCCGTTGGCAACCAAACCTCGTACAACGCGCCAGGAAATGCAAGGATTGCCTTTTGTATGGAACGGTTGTTGTGTATGATGGTATTCACGCACATGTAGTTGTTCCTGGCTTTAACTATGTTGTCGTTTATGAGGATAAGGTCAAACTCAAATGAAACCTTGTCCGTGTTGTTGTTCTCCCAAGAAGGTGCCGGGAAGATGTTCGCGGCCTGTGCCTGTGAACCCATCATCATTGACGCGACGCCGCCCGCAAAGCTGGCTATCTTCTGAATCATGTCCTTTATGAAGTTGCCGCCGCCGCCATTCCATTCACAATCGTTGCTTGCCTTGTTTATGACTGTGGAGTTTGAGGCAATATATGGAAATATGTAGGTGTTTCCATACATTTTCTTCCTGAGACCGCAATAAAGAATATAAGGAAGGTCTATCGCAGCCTGCTTCAACGTTATGTTGTGGAACTTCTCCTTTATCTTGTCAAGAAGCTTGTTTCCCGTGCCTTTGCTGTCGTCAGAACCTTGGGAAGATGCCTCGTCGGAGTTGTCACCAGGCTTGTCCTCGTCGGGGTTTGGCGACCCCTCTTTCATTTCATCAACCATGCCCATTATCTTCTTCACGAAGTTCATCATGGAGCTGGCCGTGTTCTTGAAGAAGTATTCCTTCACCACAACATAGGGAATGTTGTTCAACATCATGTCCATGGACTCTATGGCTTCATAGGACGCTGGAGTTATGGCGATTTGCGGATATGGTTCATCGTCGGTGTCAAGTGTGTCACACGGTCTGAATGAATACATTGTCCATGCGGAGTTCGTGCGTCCGTAGGGATTCAGCAACTATTGGTCGCCGTCATGCATCATTCCAACAATCCCCTGGGGAATCTCGGGTTCAAAACTCTTCCATCCAATCTTCCTGTACCTGTCCGGTTTCGTTTGAAGTCCACGGTCGGTGGGTGAACCATCCGAACCCATTGGCGTTGTTGTTGAACTATCGTCAGATGGGTCTGGCTCGTCACCCCAATCGTCATTCCAGTCGGGGCTGTCATCCTCGTCACCATCGTCGTCGTCATCGTCTGGGTAGTCGTCATCGTCGTCGGGATAATCGTCGTCATCTTCGGGATCATCGTCCCAATCCTCATCGTCCCAATCATCCTCCATATCGTCAACGGCGTCGTCGATGTCATCGTAATCGTCTTCCAAATCGTCAATGAGATCGTCAAGATCGTCCATTGCATCGTCAAAATCGTCATCGGCCTCGTCGGCAGCCGAATCCAAGGCATCGTCTGCCATGTCCTCGGCGTCATCCGCTATATCGTCCGACAAATCATCCATGGCGTCTTCCAAATCATCGCCCAAATTGTCGTTGTCCTCGCCCTTTGGCACACCCAACTTGTCCTTGATGAAGTTCTTTATGCCATTAATCAACCCACCCGATTCGGAAGCAGGAGTTGCCGCATTTGTGGCTTTCTGCGCCGCTTCTTTTACCTTGTCCCAAATCTTGCTTCCGGTCTCCTTTGCCTTGTCCGTCAAGGACTTGGCATAGTCCTTCATCTTGTCAAGAAAACCCTTACTCTCGCCACTTGCCGAATCGGAGGTCTTTCCAAGCACGTTGTTCACAATGTTCTTTCCTGCGTTTGCAAGTTTCTTGGCAACGTTTGCCGCGCCGCTCACAAGATTGGAGGCGGCGTTTGAAATCTTGTTGGAAACGCTGCTCGCCAAGTTCTTCGCAGAATCAGCCGCGCTGCTCACCTTGTTCTTCACTGACTCATACGCGCTCTTGAAAAAGCCACCGATACCCCTTCTGACCGGTGGAAACTCATAGTCGCCCAAGCCAAATTCAATCAAGACGCTCTTTGCCATCATGTCCCCATCTTCCGCACCCATCAATTCCCGTGCTATGGAAACAACTTCGTTTACCATGGACTGATTCCGCGCACGGGCCTCGGCCAAAACACCTTCCTTCTCGGTTTTTGCAGATGCCAACAACTCCCTAGCCTTTTCCTGAGCATGTTCAACAATGACCTTGGCATCATCCGCTGTTGAAGAGGAAAACGTGGACACTGGTTCAAGAACCTCGCGTATTGCGCGCTTGGCTTCGTTCTTGTCATATGCGTAAATTGAATTGAATGTAGTGCTTGCCCTGTCCGTCAACTTGCTTGTGAGATTGGCCGTCTGGGTTATCATGGTATTCGCCACGTTCCTCGCTGACCTGACGTTCCTGACTGCAGCCTTGTTCGCAACATCCTCTATGTTCTGGGCAGTGTGGTTTGCCGCATCGTTGGTTGCTTGGCACACCGCGGCGGCGGTCCTCAATATGTTTTCGACTATTGGACGGGCAGCCTCCAATATCTTTTCAGGATTCTTGCTTTCATCGTCATCCGCCTTTGTGTCATAGGACTTTGCATCGGCGTTGAATCTGCGCATCAACTATCCCAGTTTCTTGGGGTTGCCACTTTTTCTCTTTTCATTTCTTGTGGTGGCTTCAAGTTCACGTCCAAGTTTGCGCATATGATCGGCTGCCAAAGTTGCAGTTTGCACCAAGTTGTCCGCCCTTGTCTATATGCCGTCAAGAACGTCAACAACCTTGCCAAAGGTTTTGTTGGAATCATATAGGTCGGTCATACTGGCGGAACCCTCCACCAGACTTTTCCTAACCTCGTCCAATTGCGCAATACGCTCTTGCGCCTCGGTCACTCTGTCATATGCGCTCTTTTTCATGTTCAATCATCACTTTCCTAAAATCGTTGTCTCTTCCACGAATTCCGCATCTTCCGTCTTGTCACCCACAACTGTATAGGCAACTTTTATCTTCAAGGCGTTGTTCTCCATATCCTCTTCCCTTGTGGCGTTTACCACCCTGACGTTCGCCCTTGGCTCGTTTTCCTCAATGGCGCGTTTCACCTCTTCGCAAACCTTGTCCTGGTTGAACTTGTTCAACTGTCCATACATGGATTGATGAAGGTTATGCCCGAACTCGGGACGCAGAACACTCTCTCCAACGCGCCACATAAGAATGTTGCGGATGGACATCTTCACGGCTTCCACGTCATACGCAACTGGAACGTCCATCTGATTCGGGTTCCTGAACGTCAGCATGTCAATGTCGGAATAATGATGCCTGTTGTCAAGCTTCTTCACCGTCTTGTTGTCAAGTTTTACCACCAAACTTCCCATGTCAATTGCCTCCTAATCATGCGTCCGTTGAGGACTTCGCGCTCTTCTTCGTCACCATCGTGACATAGTTCTCGATTGGCGTTGGCTTGTTTCCATTGCTTGTGACAATCCTGCTTACAATCTAGCCAAACCTTCCAATCACCCCGGAACCCGTGATTGCCTTGCCGGCCTTCAACACCGTTTGGCAGAACTCACCGATGAACTCCATATTGTCGCAAATTTCATTTGAAGCCGTTGTCAACGCCTTTGACATTCTTCCAACCTGCTTCACAAGGTTGCCGGACGTCACAGCTTCCCTCATCGCGCCCTCTATGTCAACTTTCCTTGTTTCGCCGGTCAATGACATCCTGTTCATTGAATCGCCCATCACGTTTCCGGCCTGTCCTATCCTCTATCCAACGGAAGCAAAGGAAGTCGAAAGGCTTTGACTTATGACACCACCAACAAGAGTTGTCATGTCGGAAGCATCCTATGACGTTTCATTAAGCAAATTGGAAGTTCCCTTCTCGGCCTGCAATGCCCCCGTGGAAGGTGCATTGTAGACAACTCCAAACGCAGTCAAGTTCATGTTCTATGCACCCTTCAACGCCTTGCCAAGCGCATTGAACGTTCCCGTCTTGTTGTACTGCACTTCCGTGTTTGAATTGAATATGGCATCAACCATCTGCTTCACGTCACCACCGCCGACGGCACCGGAAGAACCCAGGCTGTGGGCTTTCCCGTCAATGCCCACCGAATGACCCTTGATGTCGTAAATTTCGTTCAACACCGTAGCCAAGAGTTCGGACGCGGGTCCGCCAGTAACATGCTTCACAGATGCCACTATCTGCAATTCCCCCGTCTTGGATGGTTCCGTTTCCTTGCTTGGATATTGAATTTCGGCACCAACGCCAACGGCGGCCCCGGCAAGGCTTGGATTCAACCCCATTCCAACGTTCGTTCCATCCGCCATCCATCCCATGTTGTCAGATGATTCAGTGGCAACGTCATTTCCAACGTCCATCATATCGGACAGAACTTCATCAAAGAAAGCACTTTCGCGCTCGTCTCTGTTCACGTCCGTTCTCTTTGCCGGCCCCAATACGCCCCTTGACCTGAATCCCCAAGGCAAATTGTCCTCCTTGTGGGAATTGTCGGATGAATAGCCGCTCAAATCACCATTTGGATCGTCAGCGTCCGAATCATCGTCCGAAGTGTCCTGGTCAGAATCTGAATAGTCATCCATGTCCTCGTCATGTGAATCTTCGCCATCGTCCTTGTTGCTGTCGCCGCTGCTGAACAGAGACTTCACCCAATCCTTTATCTTGTCCAACAAACTTTTGGGTTCTTCTTCCTCTTCATCCTCTGGGTCTTCTTCATCCTCGTCCATGTCATACTCGTCGTCATCCATCTCCTCATCGCCATAGTCGTCCATGTACTCGTCCGGGTCATAGTCCTCATCGTCCTCGTCCATCCACTCCTCTTCATCCTCACCAGGCATATCACCTTCATCTTCCTGGTCAATGTCATCATCGTTGTCGTCGATGTCGTCATTCACGTCGTCAAGTTCATCCTCGTAATCGTCAAGTTCATCCTCCATATCGTCAACGTCATCTGGATCTTCCTCATCTTCCTCCTCCGGTGAACTTGTGGGGGAATCGGAAAATATGAATTTTGTTCTGTTTCCAAGGTTGGTGGAACTTGAAGAAGAACCCGCCACGTCCCCGGTCAAGTCAACCAAGCACATATCCGCAACCAAGGTCAATTGGCGCAGAAGGTTGCTTCGACCTGCAGAATTCACTTCAAACGCAGCGTAGCTTGTGGGCTTCACGCCAATGAACTTGTAGGCGTAGTATGTATAGTCGGAATCATTCCTTGAATCTTGCGCCTTGGCGTTTTCCCTATAACGCATCCTCGGACGCTGAACTTCCAACGTAGCCATTGGATATGGCGTTGCCCATTCGTCATACACCATCTCCGGCCTGTACCACCAAGGGGAGTTTATGTCCTTCATCCAAGGATAGAACAAGGCATCCAAAATGCAGTACTCCGTATCAATCATCTGAAGGGTTATGCTCTTGGAACCGTCTGAAGCATAGGGGGAGAAAGCACCAGCCTAAGTCTCGCCAAACAAGGTTTGGATTTTCTCTGCGTTTGCTGGCGCGATTTCAGGCAAGCTGGCTTCCCTCACAAACGGGGTCAAGTCCACGCACTTGTCGGGCAAGTCCAAGTTGTACGTTCCACTCTATATGCCAGGTTGATTGTAAAGGGAACTGTTCACCGTCTTGAAGTTCACGGAAGACTTGTCAAGACGGGGCGTATAGCGCAACCAGTCGGTGTAGGGGCAATATATCAAGTTTCCAATGGAATTGTGAAACCAAAGGAAAACGTAATACTCAGGGTCCGTGATTATGGTATGGGTAGGTACAGTAGGCTGGTGGAACTTGTCAAGGAAACGCTCCAACCCCTAATGGGCATCATTTCCCATCGGGTCCTGAAACCCGTTGTCAGTCATGCTCTTGTTTAGAAATGCCTTTTCCATCTTTATGCCTTGAAATTTTACTATGGTTATTTACCATTTTTCCGAGGCATTTGACTGTCAAAGTGACTTGGATTCCACAACAACGTATTTGGCATTGTATGTCTTGAGCAAGTCTCGGATGCGCCTTGACTCGTCCTGTGTCTTGGAGTAGATGTGGAACTGGCTGGAGTCGGAGTTGGAAATTGGAATTTCGGTGTATTGGATTTTCCACGGGTCAAGGTAGGATTTCGCCGCGTAGATTTGAGGACCCGTGAGAACAACGTCCACCATCCAGAGCCTGTCCCGGCGCACTTTCAATTCAATGTACTTGACAAAATAGGTTCCGACGAAATTGGCAACGGCGGTCACAGTGGCTTTCATCCACATTGGCAATGGGCATACGGTTATCACTATGATATAGACATAGAAACCAAATGCCACCGCGGACACCAGCGAAGACCAGAACAACCCACCCTTCACCGTTACTATAACCCTCGCCGTCTGGAGGATGACGTTCACCACGGTCAACCCCACAAACATCGCCAACAATCCTATGTCAAGATTTGCCATATCCATACAATATAGTATACGGGAAACAGGGAAAAATGTAAAGCAAATGACCGCCCATCACTGGACGGCCATCTGTTCCTGGTTTCTGGATTCAGAAATCAATCTTCTGAATCGTCACCCTTGCGCTTGATTTCAAGGTTCTGGCTCCAAGCCTCGCCATCCAATCCAAGCATGTCAAGTATTGACGGGAAGTCAAATGCGAACGCATCGTTGATTCTCGTGAGGTTGTGGATTTCCATGTCCTCCAGACACTGCATCAGCAATTCCTCGTCAACCAGTTCAGATTCAAGAAGATCGCGGAGATTCTCCTTGCCCTGTCCCCACAGTATCTCGGACAGCTTCCATGGATCGTCTATTTCCTGCTCAATCGTCATTTCGCAGACGGGCTTCTTTTCCTCACCCGCAACCAGAGTCTTGGTGTCGCCACCCTGCGTCACTTGCTTCTCGCCATCCTTGACATCACCTGCCTTGACTTCATCGTTGTTCTCTGAAACCTCTTCGTACTTTGGCTCCAGAATCAACTCGGTGTAGAACTGACCATTCTCGTCCTCCCTTGGCTCGGACGCATCGGCAACCTTCCAGTTCTCCACATTTCCAAGCAGATAGTCGTTTGCCATCTTCATGACTTCATCGCGCTTGTCGGTGACGGTAAGAACGTCAACGTTCACAATGTCACTGCCTGACGCATAGGCATCGCACACAACCAGCTTCTTGGAACGGTCTTCCCATCCCTCTATGCTGTCAACCAACTCGTTCGCGTCAAGTTTCTCAGTCAAGTCCTTCCAGTCGGTTCCCTCGGCGGCCATGGCTTCCTCGTCCTCTCCCCCAACTTCCTCTGCCTCCTCTTCGGCCTCTTCCTTTGCAGCGGCCTGGAACGCCTTTTCGTCATACCCCGCCTTGTCAAGGATTTCCTGTCCCTCTTCGCTGAGGGTGATGTTGTCCCCAATCAAATGCACGTCTATTGCGTCGATTCGGATGAGTTCTTGCACGTCCTCTTCCTTGATCTTGCCACCGGAAGTCTGGATGAAGTTCTTCATTGAAGCACCATTCTTTCCAAGGGCTTTCAAGGAGGCGAGAACGAACAACTGTTGGTCGGTGATGTTCTTAAGGGCCCGGCGCTTGTGGAAGAACTCTTGAACGCCATGCCCAGACCATGCTCCAAAGAGAATTCCAAGCGGACCAAACGAAAGTCCACCCATCACGGCGCCGGCTGCAAGTCCAAGAACGTCTTTCCAAGCCTCTTCAACAAGCTGCTTGTCGTCGGTTCCCTCCAGTTCCACGGACGTTGGCTTGTCTGAATCCACGAACTCTCCCGTGTCCTCATACCTTTCAACGTCAAGTCCAAGCATATCCACCAAAGTTGCCATCTGACCTGAAAGCAGCGTGTTCAACTGCTGTTTTGAAATCATGTCACCCGACAATTCGTCGATTGCATCCATGATTTCCTCTTCGGTGCGCACATGGGAGTTGATGAGACTTGTAAGTTCCTTGTTTGCAATATCGTTGTCAAGAAGTTCAAGCACGTCCCAAACGTCATTTACGTCAACAGTCACCTTGGCTTCACCAACGGGTTGTCCAATGTCTTTCCAACCATCGTCGCCTTTCTTCAATTCGTTTTTCATTTTTGCATTTTCCTCGTTCAATTGATTCGTCGCAGGGGAGAACTTCACGTTGATTGCGCACATATCATCGTTGCCGGCAACCACGGTGTCATCCTTGTCCGCATATGAGAAACCGACAAACTTCCAACCTGCATTCTTCGCTATTGGAGCATATCTCTGTTCAACCTCGGCATAGGAAACCCTTGGCTTGTTCACGAGCACGTTCAATTCAACCGCCCTGCCATCGTCAATGTTGTATACGTCATAGTTCTCGAAGATGTCCCCTTTCAATGGCTTCATGGACATCAAATAATCATGAAATTGATTGTCATCAAGTGCGCCCCCATCCTCGTCAAACTGCTCTTCGTCGTCCTCGATTGGGTCTGAATCCCTGGGGCGTATTTCATGTCCGTACACCTCTACCTCCGAACCGTCCTTCTGTCCCAAGGTATACACGGCATCAAAGTCATTGGGATCTTCTGGCATTTCAAGAATCTTCCAGACGCTCTCTTCGCCGCCATCGGGATCTGTCCAAATCACCCACATACCCTTCTCGAAGCCACCATCGTTATAGGAATTCTCGTCATCCCAATTGATGCTCCCGTTGTCATCGTCGGATTCCCCAATGCGCATCCCCACGATGTCGTCCATGGAAACCCACTCTGAATCATCGCCCATATTTTTCTTTTCGTTTGTCATTTTAGAATTGTCCTCTTCTGTAAATTCAAATTCTCCTTGTTCGGTTTTCCACTTACCGGACTTGAAAAGTCTCTTCAACTTTGCAATGACCTCGCGTTGCTTGATTCCCCTTGAACCCAACATGCCAAACTTCTTGAGGAACTGCAGCACCTTGTCTGAATTATAATAGACCGCGCCCCAACCCGCGTTGTAGTCGGTGTTCTTTCCAGTCAAGGCATCCACAAGCTGCGTCTCGTAGTCGTTTCCATCCGGGTCGGGCCTGAATCCCATTGCCTTGACAAATTCCCTCACTTCGTTCTCGTCCATAGTTGATTCATTTACCTCCGCACCACAGTAGGGATTGACGAAATTTATCAGGTCTTGCACCTTGTTGGCAATCTCCCCAATCTTCCCAATAGCGAACTTCATGTCGGCAAGCATCGCATCCTCATCGTCCTTCGTAGCCTGCTCATATTCCTCCGCCACAAGTTCCTCGTCAGTGGCAGCACCATCGCCGGCTTTCATGATTTCGGCCATCAGGTCATCCATCTTTTCGTTGAACTCGTCCATACGTTCCTGGGGAATCTTGCACTTGGACAATATCTCAAACACGGAACGCCACCAATTGTACAACTTCTTCTTGACTTCCTCATCTTCATCGGACTTGCAAAGAACCTTGTTAAAGGTCTCCGTGGCGGGGACACCCATAGTCTGGGCAAGCGAGTTCAGAGACTCAACAAGTTTTGCCTAAAACTCTGGGGGACAATCCTCCAAGGCGTCGAACATCTGGGAGAACTCCAAGGAACTGTCCAATGTCTTGAGCTGGATTATGTTCTTGATTGAACCATCTATGGTTTCGGATACGATTTTCTTCATGGTATCTCTATTTACAATAAAACTTCCTAAACGCTCATCATGGACGTGACGTATTCAATGAAATCGGGTCCCACGTTGCTGACCCTGCCGGGTTCAATGTCCTTGAACTTAAGCCATAGATTGAAATGCCCTGCCCAATACCTTTCAATGCCGACCTTCGTGACGTATTTGGACAGACTGCAGTCAAACAGGGAAGCAATGACTTCACTTGACCTGTAGTGGCGGTGAGCGTCATCCCAATCCTCGCCGGTTTTCACAATAACGGCATGACAAGGTTCCGGACGCAAGAGCAAGTTCCAAGTGTCCTTTATGCTCTCAATCGTTTGCTGCTCGGATTGATATTCCAAGAAATAAAGGGAGGTTATGTTACCATTGGCTTCCGACACCCTACGGATTCCTGGGAACTTTGAAATGAATTCATTTTGCGCCATGGGCATTCCCTCAACTGTTCAAGTATTTCTCAAACTCAATCCAAGGGTCGTCTGGAACAGTAAAGATTGGAACGCCCCAGTGGTTACGGTTTGCCACAATGTTAGCGTCAAGAGTCCTTTGCCCATCGGGATATGCAAGTTTGGAAAGTCCGCTCCTTGTCAAAACCACTTCAAGGAACTTCATCAACCTCGGAGTTATGTTGGTTTGATGGTTGGGGGATTCCTCTATGACAAAGGTGTAGCCTATGATGGGACAGGGACTACCATTGAACGCCCTTATGTTGTCAATGGTGAAGTTATCATAACCTCCTACATAATGGCGGATATCCACAATGTTCTTCGTCATTGACCACTTGAACAAAGCCTCCATCATTTCGTCAAAACAACACTCTGAAAAACAATAACGCTCTTTTGTGTCGGATTCCACAACGGTAAGGATGAGGGAATCAGAGGTGTCGCCCAGGATGATGTCGCGCTTAATCCTGTCTATGATGTCCTGGTCAATCATGGCACGTCTCCATCTGCTTCAAAGTAGTCCCAAGGGTTCGTTTCCACAATTGGGGCAATTATGAATCTGCCATTCCAATTCAAGTAGTCCTCCATTTTCTGGGGCTTTGGTTTCAACGCCTCCACCAAAGTGTCCCTGGAGAAAGGGTCCGCAATTAGCCTGAAGAAGTCAATTATCCGAGGCGTGATGTTCGTCTGATGGTCTGACGATTCTAAAAGGGAAATCTCAAACGCACTCAAATAACCACACTTGCTCCCATAAGCGAGAATCTCCGAAACCCGCTTGGACATACTGAAATCAAACATCTTCCCCACAAGTTCATCAATGTTGCTTATGTTGAACCTGTGCATGTCAGCGATTCCATTCTTCGTTAGGCATGTTAGGTATATGTCAAAGGTGTTCTCAAATTGGTAAACGCGCATTATGTCCTTAAAATACCCAACAATGTCCTTGTCCGTTTCAACATTCATGACAGAACCTCCTTCCACCTGGATATTGCAGACACGAATTCCGGAGTTATGTTCGTATGACCATCATTGGAATCCACAAGGTTGAACGAATAGGCGGACAGATAATTGCATCCTTTACCCCTCTGCATATGTCTGAGCGCATAGATGATGGTTTTTGTACGGGAAATGTCGAACAGAAATGGAATAAGCTCGTCATAGTGGTTGGGCAAAATAAATCCATGAGATGCCACGGTCGGTTCATGGCACTTGAACTCAAAGCACACAAGTGAACCATGCATCATGTGAAAAATGTCGTGGTTCATCTCCTCTGCGCCATGTTCCATGTCAAATGTGTATATCATTCGCTACATACCTTTTTGGAAAAACGTTCAACCATGTCGGCGTCAATGTTGCGCTCCTGACCATCTTCAAGCCTGTGAAGCCACACTGTGTACTCTATGAAGTCGAAGCTCCTTGTTATGAAGACCCGGTAGAGGTTGAACTGAACCGACAAGTCCATCAACTCACCCATCAATCCGCCAACACCATCAAGAATGGCGTATCTTCCGGGAGCAACGTCCATATAGCAGTCAAAATTCATGGGTGGACGCTTCCCAACGGAAACATATTTATGTATCCCTGTCTCCCCCACCACTCTGAACATCACGCATAAGGTGGAGGCAAGGTTGTCAGCCCACCAGGGTTTCTCGTTTTCGAGGAAATCCCAGATGGACATCGTTTCGGATTGATATTGGGAAATGTCAGTCATGGCGCGTAGAGAACCGTGGGGTTGTCCTTGAGCACCGCAATCTCGGACTCAACCGTAATCTCAGCCTTCTTCAATTCGTTGAACTTCTGAAGATTGAATGGCTTGGTTATGAGGTGAGTGCCGGAGCGGGTTGGAATCGTGGCAATGACCTTGCGAAGTCCACCCGTGGTGTCAACGGGCTCGCAACGCGCTATGATGTCCTTGACATGCCCAACCAGGAAAGAATCGGGTCCAACACCGTCAATGTCCACAAGCCAGGTCTTGTCCTCCTTGTGTCCCTCCGGATAACGCCCAATCACGGAATTGATTTCGTTGTAGGTGTTCCCAAATTCCTCGTTCTTGCGGGCCTTCTCAAGGGTCTCTTGCGCATACGCCATCGCAATGGTCTTGTAGTTGCGCTTGTTGAGGCGAATGTACGCACGGGCGCCGGTCTCATCGCAAATGCGGATGATTTCGTCCCTCAACTCCGCAAGTTGGCTTTCGCTGGTGATGTGGAAGTCCTTGACCAGACGGCGCTGGTTGTCGGAGCCGTTTGGCACGTCAAGTCCATCCTTCTTGCGTTGGAGCAATTGTAGGAAATAGAAGTCACCATGCTTACCGAAGTGAAGCAGGGGCTTTATCAGTTCAAAATTGTCTACCATTGGTTTTCTCCTTTTACTTGATTACTGCGCAGCACATGCGGTCAACAGAAACCTTCTTGGGGTTCTTCGCCATTTCTACCGCCACATCCACTGGCTTGTTGTAGTTGTCCAGTGTCTTGAGGTAGGACTCCACAAGGACAAGCCCGCTCTTGCCGAAACCATATACACGCCCCTTTGCGATTTCAAGGGCGGTGCATTTGCTCTTGGATGCGTAGTACACCCAATCGCCAACATGGATTTCGTTTCCAAACTTGTCAACCATTTCTTGTTTCTCCTTACGCCATACAGTATATCACATTTCCGATTGAATGTCAATACGCATCAGCATCAATCTCGCACTTGTTGGTGAAGTCCCATCTTCCAACCTTGATGAAATTGGGTTCGTTGAATATGACGCATCTTCCCCATTCAAGAAGTTCATATCCGTCTGGATGATATTTGTTTGGTTCTTGAACCTTGTCAATGCACGGCGTGCCGTCCCAAGTAAAGGCAGTGACAACCCACTTGCCGAGTTTTCCAATCTCAACAAGCACGTCACCATATTGGAATTTTTCATTCGTTTCCATACTTTTCAAATGCCTTTGCTATGCGGATGAGTTTGGCATAAACCTGTTTATCGTCAAATGGGTTCTTGCAGAAATCCACCTTCACATAATCGGAATCCAAGTCGAATTTGGATTTGTCAGCATGGTAAACCTTGTTAGACCACAGATACTGGACGCTGTACCACATGGTAGTCTCATACGCACCGTCAATCACAAATGCGTTGCTTCCTCCAATCTGGAGAACAACATCGCCCTTCTTGAACTCACCAATCATCTTGAACTCACCATTAATCTTGAACTCGCCATTCATCGTGAACTCTACAATCATACCATCATCCTCAAACGTTCCTCGGTGAGCCAATACGCCACAACATAGCCGGAATCCTTGACCTTCACCTTGTAGGCCGTCTTGTTGGAATGTATGGGAAACTGGCTCCCATACATCATGTTCATGGAATCCTCCACAACGCCACGCAGCCTGTGATCTTTGCTGCAGATGACATCATCCACGATTTCAACCCGATCGCCTTTCTTGAACTTGTCCATTTTCTTTCTCCTTCAATCCTTGAACGGAACATGCCCGTGGAAAAGCAGTTCGTCTGCGCTTCCCGGAACAATCTTGCCAACTTTGTGGAACAGCAAATCAACGCTACGTATGCCCAACATGGAATCCCCGGAATTCATCCAACGCACATAGTAGTGCTGTGCGTCATATCCAACCACCTCGGCTATGAGGTCTGACCTCTCCGCTTGGATTATGTCGTAGATGTTGAACTTCATAGCAGGTTCAACTCCCTCATTCCACGGAGATACTTCTTCTCCGATTCCAATATCTCCTTCAACCCCTCTTCAAGAAGTTGCTTGCAGAGAAGGGCGTTTTCATAATCGTCGTCCACCTTCTCCTTGAGCTTCATGTAGTCTTGAAGAAAAATTGGCTGTTCCTTGGGGAAGTAGTTCTCCATCGTTGGTGTCACGGAGAACCGCTCATATCCATTGGAAGGATAGCCGCCATTAACCCATTCGTCAAAGAAATGGAATCCGTGGTAGGTGTTGTATGTGTGGTAGTCTGTGGTTCCTCCCTTGTTATGCGATATGAACACAGCGCGCTTCGTTTTTTCGTTCCATATAAAAAGGATTCCCTTGTCAAGCCACACATAGAGAATGCCATCGCCTTGCACATAAAAGTGAACCGGATTTTGCCCAGTCTCCTTTCCAAAACTCTTGTTTGAGAATCTATCGCGCCACCGTATGTTTGGACAGAAGAAGATGTCAATGTTCTTCTCAATAATTTCCCCAAGTTCAAGGAACAGCATAATTGTCTTGTCGCGCTTTCCAATCAAGTACCGCTCAATTCCCTGAAAGTCGCAAGATGAAAGACGCTTCCTTGTTTCCCTTATGGATTCAAGGCAGGTCTCAGCGTCAAACTGCTTCTCATTGTTTCTGCACATCAACGGTCTCCCTAAACCAGTTCTTTCTGATTTATGCCCAACCAACCACAATACTCGTCAAAGTCAGCCAATTCCGTACGTGCGCAAAACTCGATGAAGTCCCGGGTTGCTGTCGTAAAGAGGAACCTGTACGCATCGTCAAGGTATTCACTTTCATCAACACGGCCATAAGGGTAGGCATTCTGGCCGCGGTCCTTCCAGTACTTGCGCCAATACTTGAACGCGCACACGCGCTGGCGCACCTCAACGAAGATGTCTCCGTACTGCATGACACCTCCCATCAATTGAAGAACCACATGCGGACTTCGCGCCAAGTGCCACGCACAATCGGCTTCTCAAAGTCGTTCTCGTCACCCCAAATGTCGGCCTTGCCATTGGCGTTGGAAGGGGAAACGCAGTAAATCACGTCACCCGTCTCCATGTCGCAAATGCGGAAGTCATCGTACAACTTGCCGCAGCAAGGGCAGTTGTTCTTGAAGAACACGTAAGTCTTCGTGGGGTCGAACTTGCCCGAACGCGCAAGGCTCTTGAGTTTTGCAAACAAAACCTTTGCCTTGTTCTTCAGGGAAGAATCCTTGCAGAACCAGTCAAAGAACCCATAGCAGTTCTTCTCATTGAAAGCCTCGTCAAAATCCATCTTGACGAGTTCGGCAATCGTAATTTCCTTTTCCATTGTTATCTTCTCCTTGTTTTCCTCAGAACACCTACAGTATAGCATATCCCCTTCCCAAAGTCAATGGGGATATGGAAAATAAATTAAAAGAAAATGTCAGCCATCCCCTGATAAATGGCTGACACTAGATTATATGCAAAACTTCAATTTAGTGTGCTTCTGACCACGAAATAGTGAAGTTATACTCAATCGTCCCAACGTCCTTGCCATAGGCTGCGGAACTTGACTCGAACTTGGGGATTGTGAACCCACGGGACTTGTACCAATCCGTGATATGGGAGATGTTCACCCAATCCTGGGGCGAAACGCGGAACTGAACATTCGTGGAATATCCACCCCGCTGAGTTTCATCATAGATCTTCTTGTTGATTGCCCTGATGTAATTCACAATGGACTTGTCCTCGTTCTTTGAAGACTGGTAGAAACACTTTCTTGCGTCAATGTTCAAGTTGTAGCAAGCCTCAACAAACTTCTGTTGGTTCATTGCAATTGAGCAGGAATCGTTGATTCCCGTTTCCTGTGGATCATAATCATCCGCCTTGCAGCACTCGTCGGGCGTCTCACCATCCAACTCATCTGCCTTGCAATCACCCTCTGCGTCTTCCTTGACAAGAGCTTTCTCCAAGTTCTCCTTGCCATACCAAGGTTTGCCATCATCGCGCTGTTCCGGTGGCGGAGGTGGTGGCATTGGAGGCTTTGCCCCATTCGCCATTGTCACGGCACCCGCAAGAGCCGCATCAATCTTGTCCTGGTCAAGTTCCACGGCCTTGCCGTCCTTGTCCTACACTATTCTTCTTTTAGCCATTTTTGGTTTCCTTTTCCTTTATCAAATCCACGTCATATGTAAAATCCTCTTCCATAGGATCGTCATCGTGCGCCGGCTTCCGATACATGGTATTCCAAGATTCAATGGCGAACCTTGGCTCGTATTCCGTCGGGCCCATCGCACCGCAACAACCACATTCCATCTGCCAGATGTCGCGCACCTCGGTCTCGCCATCTTCGTACCGTATTTTCACTGTATGATATTTCAGCTTGTGGCCGTGGTGGCCGCAGAAGGGACATATCTTGACTTTAGATTCTGTTTTCATACATAGAATTATACTTGAATGATGTCAGTGTTCTTAATCCCCCAAGGATAGCCAGACATTCCCTGTACGGCTTCACTGGTCTTTCCGCTGAACACAACACTATTCAATTCACCACACCCCGCAAATGCGTTTTCCCCAATAGTTGCAACACTGGATGGAATAACCAACGTTGTAAGTCCCGTACAACCATAGAACGCCCTGTACCCAATGTTCGTCACGCTGGGTGGTATCGTTATGCTTGTAAGGGAACTGCAATTTTGGAACATCTGCGGACCAATTCCGGTAACGGTGTCTCCAAGCACAATGTCAATTGCCCTCAATATGTTTGGAATGGACGTATGCGTAAGTTCACCGGAAATGTCCCCCGTCCAATCGGGCAGTTTTGTTTGAAGAACATATTGGACAACGGTTGTTGCACTGGTAATTTCGGGCGTTGGATCATCACCACCACCTTCCTCGCCACCATCGTCATTGCCGTCTTCCGCCACCCATCTGTCATCCGGCTTCCACCACAACATTGAATTACCGTCGTTGAATGGAATCGTCAGCTTGAAATCGTATCTTTCATTTCCGGTGTTCAACGCCCTCAAATACTCTTTCGTTCCATATTCCCACAAAATATGTTCGCAATCGGACAATGAAACCACGCCTGTTATGTCAAGTTCCCCATTCGTGTAGAGCTTCACCTTTATGTACTTCTCGGATGAACCGCCAATTGGCTTGAACAACTCGTAGAACACGTAATCCAAACGCCCAAAGGAATGCAGTTTGTTCATGGCATCTATGTAGCGGTCATTCTTTCCAGAGTCCATGTAGTCGTCTGAATCAAACTCGTCAAGGTTCTTGTGAAAGTCAAGTTCGTGGTCTTTCACCATTCCCTGCAACATGTTTGCCAAATACTTTATGCGGGAATCTGCCAATGGGTTGTCTTGGTAATCGTCATCCCATTCATCAACTGATGCCATTCCAAGGTTGTCGGTCCAAGTCTTCGTCAAAATGTAGTCAACCCAATCCTAATCTGAATCCAAACTGCCAACGTTGTTGTCATGCTTCGAGATATACATCTGCATATTGTAGGATTCCTCGCCAACATCGTATTTTCCATCCAACCTTGCAATGTATTCCGTCATCCTTCCAAAATCACGGCGTCCCTCCCATATTTCATCGGCGGTAACTCCCAGGGCGTCCGCAACACGGTTTCTGTTGTCAAGAAGAAACTGCAACTTGTCTATGTTGTTCTTGAACATGACTTGTCCCTTGTCATATTCCCTGTACAATCCCCCACGATATTGTATCTGGCGTATTTGCTCGTTTCCAAGAATCTCACCACCCGTTATCTTGTTCAATGCCGTGGAGTATCTTTGGAACAAACGGGAAAGGACGTAGTTGATTGACCGCATGTTCATGGACAACCCCGTAAGGGATTTGTTGAATTCCTCACGCGACTCTTCCTTCTTTTGCAATTCCTTTTCGCTCAGTGCCATAGTCTATATCCAATTTACATTTGGTATTTACCATTCTTCGTTTCCAATATAAAGCAAAGATGCGTGGAGTTGAATCCACGCATCTTCTGTTTCATTGCTGTGTTCCAATTTGTTATGGGGTTGCAATGAACTTGCCGCCACGGCACTTCACGTTGCGCGTTGCGTATACAGCCTTTGCCCTCTGGCACTCTGGGCAGTCCTCTGGGAGGTTGAGCACCGACTGGCATCCCTTGCCAAACGCAGCCACAACCTTGCTGACCAGCTCGGCGTTTGCCTTGACCTTCTCGTTCGTTGCAAGGTAGGTGTCAATTCCATTGAGAATGACAACGGAACCCGCGTTGATGAGCGTCTTCTGGTAGTCGTTCAGCTTATCCTGCTTGAGGATGATTTCCTGAACGGCGGGAAGAACGCTGTCAAGATAGGTCTTGCCCTCGCCAACCGCAACGGTCGCGGTTGTGACGTAGCCAACCACGTCCTTCAGCACGGCCTTCACCTGAGGATCTGGATTGTCGATGCTGAACCAAGTCAGCATGGCAATGGAACCCGCGGTGTTGGCTGCGCCAACCAGTGTGCTTTCAGAAGGGTCGCATCCCGTAAACAACATGGAAAGGGCTGCGACCATGGTGATAATCATTTTCTTCATAGTTAGTTTTCCTTCTTTCCTTTGATAGTTCAATTATACAAAAAAGCCAGACCCCTTGGGTCTGGCTGGTGTGATATGTGGCGCAATCAATTACTCGTCGTCCTCATCTTCGTCATGGTCTTCGCCACACGAAAAATCATCGTCATCTTCCCTCTTGAAACCCTCGCGCTCTTCAAGGATGAACTCAAGCCCAATGTAGGGGTCGGGATCAGCAGCCCCCTCGGACTCATACACGGCGCGGAATCCACCAGTGGAGCATGTGGTTTCCTCCTGTACCGCGTCAATGAGCAGACGTTCCGCCTCGCGCTTCATTTCCTCAACGGTCGGAACCCCGAACTTCGTTCCAGCCCATTTCCAGTCCAAGTCCTCCATCACAGACTGAACCTTCTCGAAGTCGAACTGATCCATAATACTCTCGACCTTCTCGCGTTCAACCCTTGAAAGGGCATCGAGTCTGGAATATGGGGGAATGACCTGGACGGTCTCCCGCTTCCTTTGCTGCACAAGCGCGTTCTTGATTTCAAGCAGAGTGGATTCAAATGAATTCATCTTGTTCTCAAGCTCTTCAATCCTCTTTGAATTGTCTATCATGGTGGTTATCCTTTGTTCCATTTGTTTAGTTTACCTACTTCATTATACAACAATTCACTGAAATAGTAAATAGGTAAAAGAGAATTTTCTGAAACTTTGACACGACCATGAATATTATGTTAAACGAAAAAGACGAAATGTCTGCAAGGGATGGAGGCACTTCCATATCCGACTGGGATTGGCAAGACGATTATGCTTTCCACAGGCATTGTCAAAAGACTGTATGTTCTGCAATTGGATATAGTGGAAACGGAAGAACGTGGAGCGTAATCTATCCAGGTACGGGCCCTTTGCCAAACTTGCAACGTTGCGTCAACGGCACAACCAGCCCAGAAACTTGGCAAAAATATTTCAATGTAAACGTGGAGAAGTCTGGCAAGAACAACATAACCTATGACTTGAGAGCCATTTTGGAATTGATAAACATGGTTGCGGGGAAATTGTTTGCCAGTCTCGGTCCATTCACGTTGACGTTCAAGGACGCCGAAGGAAACACCATCGCCTCCAAAGACCTGGACTTGATTAATGATCCATCCAGAGACTATGAATTTGGAGGGTTTGGGCGAAACGTCAAACTTAAAGTTGGTGGTGCGCTTGCCGCGTCATTCAACACAATGAAACCGGGGACGCTAATAGATGGACTTCCAGAGCAACTTGACTTGCCATTGCAGCCACTATCCATATCATTAGGTGAAATGTCGCCTTTTAACATAGTAAAAGTGGTAATGGAAAGCGGTGTTGCGGTTAAAATACCATACAATACATTGAGCTTTTCATTTGGGAACGCGGCGGCGTTCGCGTCAACAAACGTTGCGATGGCGGCGCCCGTGAAGTTACAAGTACCCTACAACAACGTGAATTTCCAGATGCTTGGTAAAACTTTCAATACCATAAAAGCGGCTACCGGACAAAATTGGAATATTACAGTTCCAAAAGATTACAACAGAATTACAACTTCCTATGGTACATCAGATCCTCAAGGTGGTGCTGGAACTATTACCCAATCTGGTGCAACATATATAGTCAGACCCCATGCCGGCGTTCATATATACAGAATATCGGCATCCTCCAATTTCAATCTCAAGTTCAATCTAGCCAATTATCAATCCCGTTGGGATGTGTTTGGCCGAGATTTTGGTCAGCAAATTCTTGAATTTGAAGTGCATATACGCAATGCTTCTGCAAGTGTAATAACATTCGCAAACATTCATGGAACAACGCTTGCCAATTGGTTTACCAGATGGATAGATGCATCTGCTGCGGCAACAAACTTCACGTATTTGAACGATAAAGACACAATAGAAGCATATAACACTGCGGCCTATGTGTTTAGGATTGACACCTACCAAAGAAGCATGACATGGAGTTTGGCATATATTTGTCCTACATCAGGCTAATGGAGATTCACAATGATACCATACGGATAGAACCCACACGGACTTGAAGACAGGTTGTTGAGCTTTCATGTGTATACAGTTGAAAACGGCGTAGCAACTGAAGTGGCATCGGCATAGACCAAAAACCGCCTATATTGCCACGCGGTGTTTCCCGCTGAAATGCTGGCATATGGACCCGAATGGGCAATAGCGTATGCACCAACGGCAGAATCATACAACGTCCTTCAAAAATACGTGACAAGGGATGAAGAGTGGCGTGACAACCCCCAACAATATATGGTAATGGGAAACCAAGATTTTTACCTTGAAATGTTCTATAACTACGCCTATCCAGAATATGCCACTGTTGTCATATTGGACACGTCAGGAAGTATGAACAATCCCAGTTAGTATACATTCACCAGTCCAAACGTCAAAATTAAATTTGACTATGAACATGCAAAGAACATTGTGTCTGCTGCAATAAGTGAATATGCTTGCTTCAAAGTAGACTCCATAGACTCCAAAATAATGATTTATTCAGGAACGTACATATCAAACTTGACATCCAATCTTATCGGTTCTTTGGACTTGAATTCAGCAAATTGGGCAGATATAATGGGGAAAGTAAGTCCACTTATAAACAGTGTCCCCAAAATAGGGGGTACGGAATCCATGGTCACCTGTTTCTACCGGGCATTAATTGAACTACAGAATAGATGGCTTAAAGATTTGGAAATTGGTTCTGATGATCAAAAACTCAAAGGAATTACATTCATTGTCTTTTCGGATGAATCGTTGTTCGGAGACAGTGTTGTTAATAACTATTCCGATTTGGTTCATAAAGAATCTGGAAAAGACCCAACATTTCCATGGTTTTATGATTGGCAAAAAAGAGAGGGAGGCACAAACAATAGATTTCCACATAGTAATTACGACAGCAGAGAAGGAAAAAAAGATTTCATTAATGGCATAACAAATGCCTTAAAGCAAATGTCATATTACTATGGCGTAAACATCAACTGGGCGTTGGTTCGTGGACCGACAGTGTATACATATAGACATAAGGCAACAGGTATATACCCAGACGGATATGATACGGACACATCAAATACTCTTGGGAATTTTGATCAAACCGATTGGACTATGTTTGGAAACAATGGCATTGGTGGGGCGCGACCAACTTTTAACTGTCTACCATTTATTCATGTAAATTCAAATTACGTTCCTGCGGGTGCCCCAGTGTCATATTAGTGGATTATGCCTGGGTCATATCATGTAAATTCGCTTTATATACCAATGTACAGAGTCATCGTTCAAACCCCAATTGGAGCAACAACGTCAATGAGCGTAATGACCTATGATGACCAATTTACCTCATATGCTACAATGAAATCCAAATGGCATGCAATAAATCAAATTTCCGCGTCGGGAAGTTTTCCAGGATTTTCCCAATATTGTGCATTTAGATTTATGGACACCGTTTATTCTGGAAACTACAACTTGAACACTGAAACCATTACACTTCCAACTGTCACCGGGGACGCTGGAGCAGTTTGGAAAATAATGTCCAGAACATCACCAAGGGCACTGGCACAGGGAACTACATATTAGTTGAATGTAAACGACACCGTTGACGGTGATACTTTCTGTTATAGATTCAGGTTGGCATATAAAATAAAACTTCACTTGAACCGTGCAAATACGGTATGGACATCAGAGGTTGGAACACTTGATTGGGAAAATAACAGAACGGTGCTTGCAGAATGGGGTCAACCATTCCCGACAATCCCGGGTGTAGCAGCATCGGATGGTGCAACCTTCAAAAACTGGATGATTTCGGGACTAGCACCATCCACAACTGAGGCCGGTTATACAAGTGACGCTTCGGGATACTGTCATTTGGCAGATGGAAAAGCCCAACTCACTACATATTGGTACAATATGCGCAGAAACATTGACCTATGGGCGCAATGGATTGAGCCTGCGCCACCACCTCCGCCACCTGCGGCTTAATAACATAAATAAACAAAACGGGTTGATTGAATCAACCCGTTAATGTTTTTGAAAGCAATTTCCAATTTACTTACTTCTTTGCAGAAGTTTTCTTCTTGCCCTTGTAAACCTTCTCAACGGCTTCCTTCGCGGCCTTCTCTCCGGCCTCGTCAGCTTCCTTTGCCTTGGCAGCAGCGGCTTCCTTCTTCGCCTTTCTCTCGGCGCGGCGCTTGCGCTCCTGCTCCTTCTGGTCAAGCGAACCCGCAATGAGCTTGTTGATTTTCTCACCAAGACCCTTGGACTTCAAGTAGCCGTTGTCGTCGATGTCATTCGCGTAAAGCCGCTTGACGATGGCGTAGATGAGTCCAGTTTCCTTGTTGAACGGGTCCTTCTCGCAAGCCTTGACGCAAACCTTGCTTCCATCCTTGAACGTGACAATCGTTGCAGGATCGTTGAAGATAATCTGATCGATGTCGTCAAGGATGTTGAGACGTCCGATTCTGTCGGACTTGCACCCACTTCCGCCGCAAGTGCAGGTATTTACCGGCTTCACTGTTGAAATTGAGCAACGTCCACTTGCGGGGCTTCTGCTGACCGCCACACCGTTGCCATTCCTGGAAGCATGAATGAGATCGTCGAGCACTGCGTCAAATACGCCTAATGCCGCCAAAAATTCCGGGCTTCCACATTCGTTGTTATTGTATATCATGGTTATGTTTCCTTTTCTCTGTTAATTATATGGATGTCTACGCGCAATCCACAAACTGTCTTTGCTTTATTATACCACCATAGAGAATTTTGGTAAAGTCTTTAACCGTTTTCAGTGTCCTCTATGATTTCCTCGTCCTCTTCGTCAATTTCCTGCATCAGTTTCAGCATGTCTATTGCACCGCTTTCCACCATACCGGGCGGCACGTCCTTTGCGTTCGTGACATCCTCGGCTTCCGCGGGGGTTGAATGCTGGCTGTTCCACTTCTCCATGTCAAGTTGGTATTTCCTCTCAAGGACTTCAAGCCTATGCTCTTGCTTCAACTGCTCCATCTTCACGTTGTCGAAGAACTTTATCCTTTGCTTGTAGAGCGAGGTGTATTCCGAAATCAACTGACGAGTCTCGCCAATCAAGGAAGCTGCGGCCGCAACGGTCTCCGCATCCAAGACATCGCAACTTGAAATGATGCCATAGACGTTCGCTATCATCTGCTTCGTGGTGTCCACCAAGTCCTCTATGGACTTGAAAGCGTTTTCCACGTTTACAAGATTGTCTATGCGGACGCTGGCGGACCCGTTTCCATCTTGGGAGTTCTGCTGGAGTTGGGTCTTGGCGTTGTCAATGACCTGGATGTTCTGTTGGAACTTCTCGTCGATTTCGTCAACCTTCGCCTTTGTCTCCTCAATGAGTTGCGTGGTCTGGTCAATGACGGACTGTGCGTCATCCACTGGGGAAGTCACTTCGTTCATGTAGTCGTCGAAGGACTGTCCTTCCTGGATTCCGAGAAGTTCGTTCAACCGGTCTTTGTTGATTTGCTCGGCCATCAGTCCTCGTCGTAGTTGTCTTTCTTTCCGCTGTTGATTTCGGCGATGATGGAGTCCTTTTGCCTGCGCAGGAACTTCGCATCCTGCTCCGTAATCTGCTCGGAGCCAATCATCGTCTTGAGGAAGTTCATATATGATTTGTCAATGTTTATTGAGGGCATTTCCTCAACTGCGCGTTCAAGGTTTTCCTTCACCAGCTATCGCTTGAAGTTCAAGTCATTGTAGTAGTCCTTAAGATATGTCATTGCACATGACCAGCAAATCTATGTGAAGTACGCAAAGGGATTCGTGAACGCAAAGTTGTATTTTGGAAGCGCGTTTATGCATCGTATGCAGGATTGCCCTATGATGTCCTCTTTGATTTCCTTTGAATATCTAACGTAGTCTGGATGTCCCATGTAGTGAGTTGCAATGTCCAGAATCATCTTCCCAAGATATTCGGAGGGTTGGCGTTTGCTTTCGTCAGGATCGGAATCCCGCCACTTCTTCAGTTCTTCAAGCAAGTCCTTGTTGCTCACAAACGGCTTGCGTTTGGGGCGTGGATTCAATTTCTCCTGCTCCGCCCTCTGTTTCTATCGCAAAAGAGATTTTGCTAGGTTCTTTTTCTGGAATTCCTCCAGTGATTCGCTTTTCCTTCTTGGCATTGTTTATGTTTCCTGTATTATGTGGGACATTGACATTATTTGAATGGTCAAATATTGTAAATAATTCCCTTAATACGCGCTTCTTGCTGACAATTATACAGGAAATTGAATTAGAAAATGCTGCGCACCTTGTGCTGGGGCTTGGATTCGATGTACGTTTCGTCAATGGTTTGGGTTTGGTTCTTCGGCTCGTCTATGTTGTAGTCCGTCCTGTGCTTGACTTTCTTCGTCTGGGTCTTCACAACATTGAACCTTCTTGGCAACGTCAGCTTTGACAAATCGTGCTTCACACGGTATCTTGCAAGTTCATGTGCAGGGTTCACCTCCACTTTGCATACGCGCCTTTTTATCCTGTGGTTGAAGCGAATGGCGTTTACCAAGGTTTCCATGTTGGGAATGTCAACAGGCGTGTCGCCCTCGTTTTGCACAAGGCCGCCTTTATCGCCGCAAATGATTATGGTGACTCTATCAGAACTTGTTCTCGAAGTCTTGTTTCGCTTCTGCTTTCGCCTTTGCTTCATTGTATTTCTTTCCCTCTTGAATTGCAAATTCCGCCCTTGTTTCCAAAAGTTCGGGATCCTCATCTGGATATTTCTACTTTAATGCCACTTCAAGTCTTTTCTACGCCAATTTGTCGTTTTTCCCCCACAAAGGACTGTTCAAGATTTCCGCTGCCATTTTGTCGTCATCGTCATAGTCGTTTTCGTCAAATTCCTCGTCCTCATCTTCTTCCTCATCGTCCTCGTCCTCTTCATCCTCATCTTCTTCGTCATAGTCCTCGTCATCGTAGTCATCATACCAATCATCATCCTCGTCCCACGGATATTCCTCATCCTCGTCATACTCATCATCTTCATCCCACGGATATTCATCATCGTCATACTCGTCATACTCATCGTCATAGTCATCATCATAGGGATCGTCGTAATCTTCTTCGTCCTCATCATCTTCGTAATCGTCATCTTCCCAATCATCTGGATCATACGGCTCTTCATCTTCCGTTGGCTGCTTTGCGCCCTCTTCCTTTGCAAAGTCCTGTGCAGCCTGGTCATCCGCCTTGCCGCAGTCATATGAGATATGCGTAAACGAACCCGTCAAGTCGAATTCCACGAAACCCGTTCCGTCTTGAGTCAATTCAACGTCGCCAATTGAAGTTGGATGAAAGTTGTGTATTATCCAATGGTGATGCGTTGCGTCATCCGGTTTGTTCCTCAACCTTATTTCCAAAATGTCCTCGTCAGGACTCAAGTTGTATTGGTTGCCGATTGTAGCCCTGGGGTCGCCGGCGACCAATGGATGACCCGTCTGCAAAACCATGTTGCGCAAGTCGTAGTAGTGGAAACCCTCTTTGTCCGCAATGATGGTCATGGTAATATCCGTGTTCTCATACATAATGTGCGTGGGAATGGATATTGTGAACCCGGCATGTGAGAGTTCAAGGGTGTTTACTGAAACCCCGGGAATGGTCACGTTCTTGGCGAAGAATATGGTTCTCGGCCAACGGCTCCAAACAAGTTCGTACTTGCACTGGACTATGGGTTGGGACAAGTTGAAAGCGTCAAGGTACGTCTGGAGGTTGGGCTTTCCATCCTACCATCCAGGATATTTGGACTCCGACCCGCGTTCAACTTCGTTGTACTCAAGGTAGTCCTTTCTGCTGTATCCTTCGTCGTTTTCCTCTATTGCCATGGTTTTCAACTCCCTTGTTTAATCGCAAAGGGATGGAGATTTTCTTCTCCATCCCTTCACCATTGCAAACCAAAAGAATGGCTATCTCAATGAACGCCAGATTAGTAGTTTGCAGCAACACCACCGCCGGCGCCAAACTGTGACGCGAACGCGGTAGTGCCTCTATTGCCCTGTCCAGGAGACATTGGGTCTTCGGTTGCGATGTCCATTTCGCCATCGCCATTCGCCTTTCCGAGCTTGTTGTTTCTGCTCGTGTCGTCGTTCTTCTGGCCGATAGGCGTACCGGCGGACTGCTCCCAATAGACGGACTTGAAGTCAACGGAGAAGGTGGAAATACCACCAGCGGTGTTGGAAAGTTCAAGACCACCAACCTTGGTCACTCTCGTGCCGTGGATTAGCGTGGATTCAACAACGTCTTGGTAGTTTGGAGCAAGCAAGTCAACCTGAATCCAAGGCTCGTTGTCTCCGCCGGAGCCAAGCCTTGTAGGACGCCTGTTCGCCTCAAAGTAAGAACCATCCGTGATGTCGGGGTTGATGCAAGCAGCCTGCCAGTCAAGCATTGCGCGGCGAAGGTCGCCACGGACGTCTGCATACACCGTGATGGAATGATCCTGTCCCATGTCAATCGTCGTTGGAACCGGAATCTTGTAGGCGCGATACTGCAAGTCCTCGAAGTTCACGGTTCTGTCGGGAAGCGTGAAAGCGTTTCCATAAACCTGCATTCTCTCCAGAGTCGTGTCAATCACAGCAAAGCCGCTGTGGAACTTGATTTCGTACATTGTCTATGTACGGACTTGGTCTTCGTTGAACAGCGTTATCGCTTGTGTCAGATTGTAATTTGCCATGTTTCTGTTACCTCAAATAAAACTGTAGTTTGTTCGTTTGGTATTATTTACAATTTTCCGTTTGGTTTTCGTGGATCGGACATTTCCTATCCCATCACAGTTTTTATTTACAAACATTTGACGAAAATTGAAGGATTGGTAAATACCAGTATGGCAACATCAGACGACACAGATTCTGGGCTTACAACAAAGTTGGATGGAAAATACCTCTTGGTGTCCGATTCAAACGAAATCGGAAACCAATATGACTCCAAAAAACTGTCCAAAGCGGATTTGGTTAACATTGCGGAAGACAACTTGTTCAAGAGACATCTTGACATAATGTCGCAATACCTGACCAAAACCCAATACCAGACATACAAGGGAATCATAGACGAAAAGCTGCAATTGCAACTGGACTTGTGGGACGCTCTCAAAGCCCAAGAGTGGAGTGGAAAGTTCACGGCGGTTGACGGTCAGATTATATTGATTAACGTTGATGAATTCAACAAACTGAACAAAGCGCGTATGGAATCAGATCCACCCAAAACGGCCTTCACGCCAATGCAATACATCAGAGAATGTTGGCACATAACTTCGGAATACAGCATAACCCAGTTGAAGGATTGCATGTTGAGGGGAATAACGCAAGTTGACTCACAGACAAAAGAACAAGTCATAAAGACGGGAAACGACAAGATTGGTCTTAAGGAAGTCAACATACCTCCACACATGCACCATAGCAGCATAACCACAAACGCAAACATCAGAAGCATGGAAGGAAGTGAAGAGCCAACCGACAAGACAAGGTTGGTGAACGAGGCGTTCGCCTATGACTTGTTCTACAACGATTCATTCGCAACGGGAGTTGACTTCAATGAATTGAATGGTGAGATTGACACGTTCAACGTAAAGAACACTGGAATAACGTCAGGTGGACAAGACGAAACACCAAGACTTGACCACAACAACTTGCCAAGGTACACCAAATACTACGCCTTTGTCATTCACAAAGGCTCTAATACTTGATTCATTCCCAGGTGCGCAACTTGTAGAACTCGTCAACAACCGCTTGGCTCAATTCAACAGGAATGTTCTTGAAGTCAATCAACTTTGAATTCAACAAGAACCTTTGTGCCACCTCTGGCTCTTCGTGAAGCATCTTCTTGAACTCGTCTGTTTTCTCCGTAATGTACTTCAACGCCCGAATCTCACCAATCTTCGGCTTGATGGGCTTGATGTTGTCCGAGTTGTCCCCGGAGATTATCTTCACCATCAACGCCTGTTGCGGCGTGATGCTTATGACTTCATTTCCTTTTTTGATTTTGGGAACAACCATTTCCCCATGCGCCCCATACTGGGTAACCGGGCGGTCAATCTGGAGTTGGATGAAGTCGCGGTCGGATGAAATGAGGATGATTCTCTCGTATTCCTCTCCGATTCTCTCGCTCCTTGCAATTGACGCAATAACGTCGTCGCCTTCCGCACCGATTACTGCAAGTTGCATCGTATGTTCGCCAAAGATGGAAGGGAACACGTTGGCGTAGAGTTCATCAAACACGGGACCAATCTTGTACTGGCTTCTCTTGGCACGTTGGATTTTCCTTGCCAACTTGTACTCTGGATAAAGCCCATATCTGAACGATTTTGTCAGCCTTGAATCCTTTGCTATGATGGTGTCAACGAGAAAGCTGTTGGGATATAGAAGTCCCGTGTTGTTCTCTATGATGTTGGCTATGCCATTCAACTTGTCAACCGCCGCGTTGTACAAGCACTTCTTGAACCATTGGCTTTCGTTCACGATGTCCGGGAGATTGTCCTGGTCCGTCTCGTCCGGTGGACGTATGATGCATGTGTCAAGACTTTGGTACTGTTCGCTCCAAGTCTTGAACGCCCTGTAGTTCACGACAAACGACAGAAAACTGCCGTCTATCAACAATAAAACCTTTTTCACTGTCATTGGTAGTAAAACCTCATATAATCTTTACATAAATTATACCACATTCTAGGGCATTTGTACATCTTTGGGGATTTTGGTAAATAAACTGTGAAAACTCAACAGAGGGAAACAAAACATGAAACTGATAAATGCCATAATAGGGTTCTTCAAGGGTTTGTTCGGAAAGAAAACTGACGAAAACGATGGGGAATGCCTGAATTGCGAGGAAAAAGACGTGTGCCAGACAACAGATAAAAGCAAGAAATATGCCTTGATTGTTGGAATGGAAACATCCAAATGGGGTGCTTGCCCGGGTTCCGACAAGGACTCCAGCGTTATGTACGGACTGGTTTCACAGTACGTCAACAACGACCACATAATCAAAATCAACAACAAGTTGGCAACAACCGAGAACGTCAGGCAGTCATTGGAGGATCAAATAGCCAAGGTTCCGGAAGATGGTTTGTTCATCTTCACGTATTCGGGACACGGTGGACAGTACAACCAGTCAAACGATGCCAAGAACGAAACCGATGGACGTGACGAGTTCCTTTGTCTCTACGATGGTGCGCTGATTGACAACGACCTTTGGGACATCTTCAACAAGTGCAAGGGACGCATTTTCGTGGTGTTTGACTGCTGCCATTCCGGCACGATGTACAGACTTCCATCCGAAAACGGGGCAACCGGCGACGAGGCGGAAGACCGCATTCCTCTTGAAAAGCCATTCTTCTCAAAGTACGAAAACGTCCGCGCCGGAATCAAGATGCTTGTGGTTTCCGGATGCGGAGAGGAAACGGTCTCTTGGGGAGATTCAGTGAACGGCGGCGTCTTGACGGCTGCCATGAAGAAGAACTTCAACAAGTGCCTGACCTACCGCGAGTGGTGGAACAAGTTCAAGAAGGAAAGCACCTTCAAGAAGGTGAAGCAGGTTCCAATCTGCACGAACGTTGGCGGATTCGACTTGAACGCCAGGATATTCAACTGAGAAAGGTGGTAGTCAAGTGGCAGAGACGGTCATATAGTCAACAAGGGATCAATACGATGAAGAAGACGAAGTTGTGCCAGAGAAAGTCAAATGGCGCGACTACAAGGAGTATGAAAAGGAGCGTTTTCTTCGTTGGTTTGGAACCGATTACGTCCCTGCCCTTGACTTGGACAACATAACAAAAAAGACGTTATGCTCCATTCCCAAGATGTCCAACGACATCCAAAGCGACACGTTCAGCGAAGATGCAAGGAACTTGATAAGTGAAACTTCGGACCTCACCCGGGCGAACATAGACAACTCAACTTCACAGTCACTGCTTTCCCTTGCCACAAAGTCAACTCTCAACGTCATAAACAAGGACGATGGGCAATACCTGAGAATGGTGGTGAGCGGTCACCAACAAACCGCCGGCGTTGCATTTCACCTTACGGGCAAAATGCAAAATGTCATCCAGGACATGAACCACTACGCAAACACATGGATGTTGATTCAAAAAGCCTATCAGTGCATCTGCCTTGAAATGCTTTTCTTGAACGTCACAACCACGTTGGCGCCGAACGTAGTTCAAATATGGGACAAAATTGGACAATACATGGGGGATGACGATGACTACATTCCGAAGGATTGGTATACAATCAAATCATATTTGGAACCGCTTCAAACCCCAACGTTCCTGGACTTGTTGAGATTCAGGCAGCTTGACATTGAAACCATCATTGAGAAGGTCAACTACCAGATGCTGAAGAGAAGGGCGTTCCTTCTTGGCATATCGGATAAACGTAACAGGTTGGAGGAAGATTCAGATGGTGAATGGACGGAAATAGAAGATAGTTATTATTCCAGAGAAGAATTCCTCAGATTGTTCATCAACGATGAGGACTTGATAACGCAATTGAAGAATATGTTGGGAGACATAATCTACTACAACACCTACCTTGACCACTACATATACAAGTACATGGAGGACGACAACCAGGACAAGCCAATGTGGTATGCCAACATTCCCTTGGCGGAAGAGCAGATAAAGGTGTTGATTATAGAGCCGTTGGACAGAATATATGGAAGAAGCTACACGGCGGACGAGATTGAAGAACGTAAGAAATACAACGTGTCGTTTGATGATGTCACTGTGGATGAATTGAGAACCACCATCATGACGTTGAACACCTTGATTGTCAGACTTCCAACGGACACCTACCAAAACAAGATCGCCAGCCGCCACATATTCCAAGACTGGAAAAAGTTTGTCGATGGGAGCGTCAAGAAGATGGTGGCGAACGGAGAAAAATACCTCAATCCCGAAACAACCCCCGAAGAAAAAGAAGAACTTGAACCAAAGTGCCTTTTTGTGGAATGGGAAACAAAAGACGGTAAACGTGTATGGAAAACAGAAACTGGAAATGGAACAGATGGACTGCCTCACCCATACACTGAACTATATGTTGATTCGTTAAAAACCGAAAAACTCATCGACTATTCATATTGCATCGAGGAAGGAAAAGTAGTCCACGATAGATGGGACTATTGGGAGGCGAACAAGGACTTCAAACGTCCAGAATGATGCAATCAAAGCATCTGGCAAATGTCTTCCAACAGTCCAGTCTTGCACTTTTCCACATAATCCAAAATGGCTGAATCAACCGGTTTTCCCTTCATAATCTTGTCGGAAAGAATGGAGAGAACTTCATTTGATGAACGAACCTTTATGTGGTTGCCCTCAAGAATCGCTTGTATTTTCAATTGGTTTTTGGGGAAGAAACCCTGAGCCACTTCAACGAAATCCAAAATCCCCAAGGATTGAATGGAATAGAACTTCGTCCGCATCAGGGGGTTCTTTGCAAGGTCAAAAAATATGGTGTGCAAGAACTCGTCCATTTCCTTGTTCTGCGAAACGAACACCGTGTCGGATTCCAGCACATACCTTCTGTTCGCAAGGTGAAGGATGCGGTCGCGGTTCGCCTCCCCAATGCTTTCAATGGATTCAACCAACTTCAACGCAGGACGCAAGCGAATGTTGTTCACCGGCTTCGGCTCTTGAACGAATATGTGGGTTGAAGCGTCAAGGGCAAGCATCTCGGAAATCTTCCCCTTCATGAACTTCAACGTCTTTTTCCTCGTTGATTCAAGGTTGACGTTGTTGATGTAGATGATTCCCGCGCTCTCAACGAAAGCGGCCTTGTTCTCCATCTGGGGAAGGAACTCGTTGAACCACAGGGTTGCCAAGTCCCTGAAATCTACAACCCTGTAGTTCATCAGTAATACTCGACGCGGCCTTCAAGAACCTCAAGAATGTCGCTTCGACTTTTTGGAGTGCCATAGTCCTGGGAGAATCCAAACGCCCTGAGCCCGGTCAAGTCAACACCATCGGACTTGAGGTGTTTCTTCAAGTCCTCGTTCATTTCGTCCTCGTCGGCAAACTCCCAATTACCATCATCGCGTCTGTAGCTGGAGGCGTTGTACATATAGCCACCCTCGGACATGTAGTATTTCGCCTTCACAACGATGAACTTGTCAAGGTCAATCTGGTGCATGTCGCAGTCCATGAGCAGTTCGGGAGTCAACTTGAAGATGTAGTCTCCCTCAGAACCGGCGTTCTTCAAGACAAGGAAAAACGCCTCGTCCTTCTCCAGATTGGCAAAATCCTCAATGGTGAGGAGCGGAGCAATCTTGTTCTTGAAACTCTCCACGGAGGAATCATCGTCAATGGAAACTGGCGGACGCCTCTTCCTCTCGCCAAACATGACGAAAGAGGAAGAGCTGGAATTGCTGACATAATCAACTCTGATTTTCATGGCGCGTATGTTCCTTTATGGTTTATCCATATTAAGTATACCCCAAAAAGGAATTTCTGTAAAGTGCCTTACGCCACTATCAAAAGCCTGTTGTTTGAGCGCGTGACCGCCGTGTAAAGCCATTTCCTGCGGTAGTCCTCGTCCCAATATCCGCTTGTTTCCTCAAAGAGCATCACGTTCCCCCATTCGGAACCCTGTGCCTTGTGGACTGTGAGACAGTACCCAAAGTCAAATGCGTCAAAGTAGAGTTTCTTGCTCCCCAACTTGCCGCGCATCATCTTCTTCTCCTTTATGGTAAGGCTTGACTTCATCTGCATGAGTTCCCTAACGGTTATGAACTCCTTGCCATCGTCGGAGTATTTCATTTCGCCAAAATGATCCTTGCACACAAGCCCCTTGTAGCGGAACCCATCATCGGTGTCAACCGTCATGTTGTAGACGCCGTTCACTTCCTTTGTCACAATGTCCTCGGCGGTTTCAAGCCCAGCTATCCTCCCCAACATGCCATTATAGATGGGGTCAACATAGGCGCGGTTGTTGCGCAAGCACACAACGCGGTCACCAACCCTGGGAATCTTGTCGTTTATGTCGGCGATGATTCCCTGGTCTAGCCGAATCAACTGGTTGACGTCCGCCCTTGTGTTGTTGGTGCCGCAAAGACACACCCCATTGGAGAAGTCCCCAAGATGTTTCTGGACAAAATAGTTCACAAGTGCATCCGTCTCATTGACCTTCGCCACCTTGTCGTCAAACGTCTTGAAGGGGATTCTGTCTCCGTTCCTTGCCATGATGGATAAATCCAGCAAAGCGGAATCCGCACCAAACCTGTGAACCTGTTCCAGCTTTATCACGGGGTCTGTCATCAAGTTGAAATCGTCGGATGAAATCGGAGGAAGCTGCCCATGGTCTCCAACAAACAATATGGGTATGCCATACATACGCAAGTCATGGAAAAGATCCTCGTTCACCATGCTTGCCTCGTCAACTATGATGAGGTTGAAGTCAATCCAGGTTTTGCGCTCAAATACCTTGAGGTTTGTCTCGGGATCAACACGCACATGATAGCAAAGCCCATGGATTGTACCAACATAGTCAAGTGAAGTTATGGCACCCGCTGCAATCAACTTGTCCTTCATCACACCGGCTGCCTTTCCGGTGTAGGCGCAAAACGCAACCTTCCAGTTATTGGGAAGGGACTTCCTCACTGCGGAAATCAAGGATGTCTTTCCCGTTCCCGCATATCCCCCAAGGGTCAGATAAGACGAACGCCTGGTTGAATTAATCCAATCAAGTATCGTCTGCTTCGCTTTCAACTGGTCTGGACTCAAGTTCATTGTGGTTTCCTGAACACGTAAATGTTTTCATCGCCATTGTGCTGGTGGTTTGTGCCGTCGCCGTTGATTGTGCCAAAACTCCTGTTGTGAACGTCCATAACGTCCATTCCAACCTGCTCCAACCCAACGCGCCTTGCAATTTCGCACCAATTCTCTGCCATCTTGTACTTTGGAGTGTCCTTGATGTTCACAAGGAAATATCCACCTGGAACAAGGTACTTCGAGATATTGAGGATTGTCGGAACAACATAGTTCCTAATCCAATCAACATAAAGCATTCCCTCCTTGTAGGACTGTCCCTCCCCAATCTTATAGTCCTCTATGTCAAAATAGGGTGGGGAGCTGAAACACAATCCCATTTGCCCTTCCCATTCAGGATGGAAAACCTCCGAACCCCCACACACAATGGTGGCCGTGGACTTGGGCGTTGCAACCTTGCAATAGTCGTTTTTCAATTCATTTAACTTGACGCAGAGTTCCGTGTTTGGGTCGGTCCCAAAATAGTTCACGCCATTGCGCAACGCACCAAGCAACCTCACGCCCCAACCACAGGAATAGTCATACCAATTTTCATTCACGTTGTACTTTGACAATACTTCATCAACCGTTTTCAAGGAGAACTGCGTTGGAGGGGAAGCCACGCCCTTTCCAGCAAGCCCGAACATCTTGTACATCTTCTTTGACAACGGCCACTCTGGGGGATATACCTTGGCGTTCTGCCTCGCCTTTGCAGACATATACTCCACCAACTCCTTGCAATTGAATACGTCCTCAATCGTCCACTTGTTGTAGTGCAGCTTCACCTTGGACATAAGTTCACGGAAATACCTGTGGGTGATAACGTCAATCTTCGTGCCTCCGTCATTGGCAACCTTCTCCAATTGGGAAAGAACCTTGTCCATAGGCGGCAAGTCATAATAGTCGCTTTTAGCCTTGAGGAACTCTTCGTCCGACAGGCTTTCCCAATACAAGGTGTCAAAGGACTGACCACCATATTCTATTCTGTACTTTCCATTGTTCAATTGTGTTGCCATAGCAAATACAGTATACCATTTTTGGTGAAAATAGTAAATAACAAATAACCACAACCCCGCTATACGGTGTGGCATACCTAATTTCAATTGAAATTATGTAAATATATTTAGCAAACAAAAATCCATTTAGACAAAGAAGGTTTATGAAACTGGAAGAACTATACGCCAAGTACGACGAAATCGTTGGAATGGGGGGAATGAAGGTCTCGCCTACCGACCATTTCGTTTTTGACTTGTCAGACGAGAATTCCCAGAAATCCCTGAAGATGGCGTTTCCGGGAATCGAGTCCATGCTCATGCCTGAATGTGGAAAGTATCTTGTTGCCGCCCCAATCGTGGAGAACACGGACATTCTTGTTTTGATGTTCCCCCAACAGACGGATGGAAGTTTGGGGCTTTGGGCGTTCAACACGAAAACCCAGAAGAGCTGCGACTTGACGCATTCCGCCGAAGATGACGAAGAGCAGAAGACCACGCTAGAGAATTTCAAGGACTTCGCAAACATGGAGGAAATTACCAAACGGTTCAATGAATTCGCTTTCATGCCCAATGGTGAGGACTCTACCACTGAAGTCAAAGACATTGGTTCATTTGACGTTTCAAACGATGAACCTGTGGAAATACCAAACAATACAGATAACGAGGAAACTAAAATGACATTCAAGCCAATCCAAGAAGAGAGCCTTGACAGTGAACTCAAGGACACAAAGTGGGTTGAGATTCCAAACACCACGGCTCACGGTGTCACCGTGACTGAAGACGATACCGCTGGCGGAGACGATCCTTTCGCCGATGGTTCACTTGACGCAAACGCCCCAGCACCTGAGGGTGACGCTGCTGCTCCCGCCGAAGGAGATGCCGCCGCCGCTGATGGTGGAGAGGCCGCCCCTTCTGAAGGTGACGCAGCTGCGGGTGGTGAAGCCGCTCCAGCTGAAGGTGACGGCACAGTTGCTCCTGCAGAAGGTGGTGACACAGCAACGATTGACGATCCAAAGGCAAAGATGCGCGAACTTCTCGCCTACTACACCAACTACATGAACGAGTTGGTTCAGGACCCGAACACCTCCACGGACCTAATTTCCGCAACACAGGAAATGATTGACTCTCTCATCAAGAACATGGAGAGCGCGGATGGAATCGAGGAAGTGAAGGCCGATGCAGAAGAGGCCGCAAAGGAAGAAGTCACCGCTGAAGAGGCTCCTGCTGAGGAAGCCCCTGCGGAGGGTGATGCTGCCGCAGCCCCTGCGGAAGGTGACGCAGCTGCTCCCGCTGAAGGTGGTGATGCCACTGCCGCTGAAGAGCCAGTTGCTGAAGGAACCGAAGAGACCAACGATGAACAGAAGGAACTTGACGCGCAGATTGACGCAGAAGTTGATGACCTTCACAAGGACGACCTTGAGAACATCGAGCCAGCAACTTCCGATGACATTCTCACCCCTGGTGACATCCGCAACTCCGCGGTGAATGACGTTGGACTTGAGGACGTTCCACCAACACCAGACGAGGAATTGGCTGGAACCGCTCCCGACTTGGCCGCTCCTGCTCCAACAAGCGACGTTCTTGACGACACCGAGCTTCCTTCCCCAGACGAGGAAGTGGACTTGCTCGGACCAACTGATGATTTCGACCTTGGAGCCGATGGACTTCCCGTTGACGCATACACTGGCGACCTTGACGCATTGACAACATCCCCTGTTGCAAAGAAGATTAACTGGTCTACCGACTATGCAACGAATGGTATGGCAACTTCCGACGACAACAACGTTGTGGTTCCTGAAGTTCTCAATGAACTCTCAGACTACTACAAGAAGGTTGCTGACGAAGTGAGCAAGGTTCCCGGCAAGGAGGACGTTGCGATGAAGCTGCAGAAGATTCAGATTCTCTCTCAGACAATCGCAAACGAGTGGAACGGCATTGTTTCCCAGATTGGTGACAACGTTGCAAGTTCCTACGACCTCAGCAATATGGGCGACCTTGAGAAGGACGAACTTTCTTCCGTTGACGCAATGAACCAGGTTGGCGCGGACGTCATGGCTGACGATGAGCAGGAAGAAGAGGACGACCTCAAGATCAACAACGACATTGCCGCGTTTGTTGAATCCTTCAAGCACCTCTATTGATATTGAGGACTGCTTGATAAAGCACGAAAGGTTCGGACAAACGTCCGAACCTTTTGGTTTAATGTGAAACCGTGTTGTTTTACAGTGGCTTCACAACTTTCCACACCCCAAACACGTTGTTGGTCTTTGTCGGGAACTCCACCCCAACCTTCTGCGCCACTTCCGACAGCTTGTTCGTGGTCTTTGTAGTAGTAATGAGGTCTTTGATGCCAATTGCGGCGATAAGAGCAAGCGCAACAAGCAGGATGAGATTGGTTTTCACCAAACGCTTTGCAATGCGCTTGAACGTGGTATCTGTTTCATTGTCCATTTTCTTTTGTCCTTTCTTTCTCACTATCTCATAATATGAGAAATGTTGTTTTGTTTCTGGATGACCAACGTCTGAGTGTCGGCCATCGTGTTGAACATCTGCTCAACTTCTCCACGGTGGGAAATGATGTAGATGTTCGTGTTCTCCTTCTGCGAAAGTTGGAGAAGCAGTCCAAGAAGTTTCTGAATTGACACCGAATCCAACGCCCGGTCCACAACCTCGTCAATAATCATCACGTTCATGCAGACGTTGAACCTGGTCATAAGGAACTTTCGGAACGCCAATTGGCTTGAAATCAACAGCTTCATGCGCTCGCCTGCGGAACGCAAGTCAAGGTCAACCTCGTTGTCCCCTGCAAGAATGGCATAGTCGTTCATGTCGGATGAAAGGGAGCATGTGAAGTTCACGCAAAGTTCGGAGAGGTTGGAGTTTATCATGGAGTTGATAGATGCCACCACCTTTGAAATGATGTTCCTGCGTATGGAATCGGGTGAAACAATGTCGGAGCCAACCTTCAACAGGCAAAGACGCATAGCCTCTTCCTTCAACTCGCGTTCCACGTCACTGATGTCCGACAAGGTTTGCTGATAGACGGACCACGATGGAATTTTCTTCTCGTTCTCGATGGACTCCACCAAATCTGCTATCTTGCGCTCCAAGTCCTGTATGGACTTCACCAACTGAGCCTTTTGGAACTGAAGGTTGCGTTCCTGAACCTGCATGTCGCTCAACTCGCCCATTTTCGCCAGCTCGTCCGACTTCATCTTGTCGTCATAGGACTTCACCTTCTCTATCTGCTTTGTGCTGTTCCCAATCTTGACGTTCTCTTCCTCAATCTTCTTCTGCAAATTCTCTATCTCCTCGCGGTACACGTCAAGGGAATAGAACTTGTTTACGGTTTTCTTGCAATCTTCGCAAATCATGCTCAGCACTTCCTTGTGCTTGTTCAATTCCCTCTGGTGATGCGAGATTGTGGTGTTGTGGTTGTTTATCTCAATACGTGAATTGGTTATGGTATCGTTGCAGGTGGATATGATTCCGTCCAACTTCTCCTTGTTTTCGCGTATCTTCTTCAATGTTTCCTCGATGACCTTCTTCTGTTCCTCTATCTCGACGAACTTGGGATCAAACTCATGCACCCTCTCTGCAAGTCCGTCCTTCTCCTTTTTGGTTTCATCTATCTGGTCGTTCACGCTTGCCTTGTACTTCGCTATCTCGTCCTCGCAGAGTTCCTTGTTCTTCGCTAACTTCACCTGATTCACCTTGAGGTTCTGCAGGACGATGTTCCTTGCCTTTATGTCATCGCCCATCATCTTGTACATCTTGGAATAGATGGAAGTGTCAAACAGGGTTTCCACGAACTCCCGCTTCTGGGAGGCGTTTAATTTGAAAAAATTATATTTGTCCTCAACGGAAAGCATCACAAGCCTTTGGTACATCTCGAAGTTCATGAACAGAACGTTGTCCTCCATGAACTTCTGGGTGTTGGCGGTTGAGGACTTTGATATGTCCTTCCACTCGCCATCTTCAAGCACGAACAACTGAAGGACAACGGAAGCCTTGCTCTTCTGCAAGCCACGGACAATCTTCCAATGTCGGACGTTGTTCTTTGAGAGAATGACATCCACTTCAACGGTGACGGACATCTTGAATCCGTCAAGCACCGTGTCGGTGTAATCGTTCTTTATGTTCTCGTTGTGGAACTTGCCGTTCAACTGCCCAAAGAGAGCGTACATCAAGGCGTGTGACCAGGCGGACTTGCCAGAACCATTTGAGGTGTTTCCCAAAGGGGATTCCGTGTCCTTGTTCTCGCCCTTTATGAGAACCAAGGGGGAGGTGTTTTCAAAATCCCATTCCTCGTCCTGAAACGAAAGGAAGTTGTGTATGATTATGTTCTTAATCTTTACTCGTGTCATTTAGCACCGCGTCAATCTTGTCTTCGTCAAATTCAATGTCATCCTCATCGTCATCATCGCAAATGTGCATGAAACTGATGAAACACTGAACCGTGATTATGTACAGCGTCAAAATGGCATAGCCAAAGAAAACGAAAAGAAGGGGCAATAACGCCAAGAACAATGGTATTATCCCCATGAACGCCAACACGAACAACCCAAGTTGTCCAACAATCCCTATGCACTTCAATATCGTTTTCATTTTATGCGCCATTTATCTGTATGTGAACTACGCTTAATTATACCACAACAAACCACCAGTTGTAAATACGTATAATTGAAACAGATTTGTGGGAACTCGGAACCTCTTTCGGAGTGGCTCATCCCTGTTCTCCAAATTCGGGATCACGCCCCGAAGGTCGCATTAATCGGACGTGGCAAGGTAGGAAACACGCCCGTTAGGTACAGGCATATATGTCCGGTATCTACTTTCTCCAGGCGGCTCGAAGATTCGCTCCGTGGGGTCGTACCCCTGGGATGGGAACGATAATGCCCATCCATTTTTTATGCTTCCATTTGGTAAATACCTATGCAATGAAGTGGCTGAAACTACATAACGAAGCAACGGACCAAGAGGGCGGAGAAAGCAAGTCAATCCCGGTGGAAGTTTCCACAAGGGAGATAAAGCTCATCCAGAACTACTTGAACAAGGGAAAGCCCTTGAACGATCCCTCAAACAAGGACGCTCTTGAAACGGTCATCCGGATATTGAACGACATCGTGAACAACTCCGACATCGAGAACCTTGAAACCTACGTCTCAAACTTCTTCTTCGACAACCTTGGAATAGAGGTGGAACTTGACCCCTATGGCGAAAACTCTGCAATTGAACTTTCGGAGAATGGCATGATTCACCTGAGCCACTGCGAATGGGTGGACTTGTGCGATGAAGGAAAGTATGCGGACTTGGTTCAAGGCGGATTCTGGGATGACTTCTCGGGAGAGCTTGAAGAGGGTTTCATTTCCGTTGAGGACTTGAACAAGGTTCTTTCCGGAATGAAAGTTGGAAATGGAGTGAAATCCATCCAACTGAAGGAAGAGGGCGACGTTGCGAAGCTGCTGTTGAATTTTAACTAACGAGGAAACTTGAAATGAAATGGAAGAAACTGAACGAAAGCGTGAATGACGCTGCGGAGGAACTGGCGGAAGTTGAAGAGCCCGTCAAGATAAAGGACGTGGATGAAATCGCTCCCGAAGAGGATGGCTTTGGCAACTACGCATCGGACGTAAGGCATCTCATCGACGAATACATCGGAGACCAGGCAAGGAAATACTACACCAACCGCCGCATCCCTGAAGATGAGGAAGAGGAAATGCGCGAGAACCTTGTCGGTGTGTACGTCAAGTTCGAGTATTGGGCTCCGGAAGACGAGGATTATGAAGCGGGTTATGACGATGGTGAGGTGCTGTTCATCATTGACAAGACCGACGGTAGCCTCTGCAACGTGGACTGGTTCGAGTGCAACTATCCAGACAACGTTTACGATGAGGTGGAAGACGCGGCGTACAAGTATCTCGGAGTGAAGAAGGGCATTAATTGCTGCCCGGACTAATCAATTTGACAAACAAGAAGGTGAAACAAACAATGACAACAGAACTATATGCAAATTTCGTTGACAATGGACAGGAGAAAGCCACCAAGTTCCTCATTTCAGATGAATGGGCGAGCGTTGAGGAAATCCTGAAGAAGGACGCGGTTTTCTCCAATCCAAAGTACATCAAGATTGAGGACGTGCCAAAAGATCTTCCCAACCTCACAAGGTTCCTGCGCGACAGGAGCTGTCTTACGGTGCGCGTGTTCGACTATGACAAGGCTACCAAGACCACGGGCAATGGACTTGCCTCCATGGTCATCCTGATTCAGGGAACTTCCAACCAGATAATCACCATGAAGAAGCTCTCCGGTGGCTACAAGGACGAGGACTTCATGACGCAGCTCAATCCAGTGTTGGCAAAGGTCAGCTGATGGAGGGCAATCCCATGTGGAAGAAATTGAATGAAAGCGGTGGTGAAGCCACGGAAGAGGAAATCAACAAGGACATTGAAAACGTATATTTCCAACTTGAAGCCATCAGGCAGAAACTTTTTCGCAGCATGGACGTTAAACTCAGAACGAAGTTCATGAAGCCAATTTGCAATTTGATGAGCATTTTAGACTACGAATTTGACTAAAAGTCAAGTCAATATGGATTCGATGGGAGAATAACCATGATTGAATATAAATTCATGACTGGCATTCTCCCTTCCTGTTTCAGTGGGGATATGCCAAATATACCCTTTTGCATATGAGTGTATTCCTGAAATAGGAGTATACTGAATGAAAATATTTTTACTTGAAGCGAAAATCAAATCACTGTGAAAGACCTTGTTTCTCCTGACCCTATAACAATCAGCCGTACCCACATTGTCCAGGTATGCTATAAAAGCGTCATACATATCTTTGAATACCATATAGGCATGTGAACCATAGCAATTTGCGTTAGACAAAAGGTTATCATCAAATGGCTTGCCACACTTCAAAAATGAATATCCGAAAATCAACAGCTTGCATCTATCGGGCATGGAGTTAAGACATTTCTCTAATTCTTGACATATGCCATTGCAAGGATAGGCATCATCTTCAAATATGCAAACAAAAGGCAAATCCAATTGTTTGGCTCTCAAAACCAATTCCTTATGAGATGCTAAACAATTTTGGGGGCCCGTATTTTCCTACTTGCAAATTCCCTGAAACTTCTATGGAATTGGGAGTAACCTGTGCGCCTAAAACAATTTATTAAACCTGGCAAGCCTTACGTCGTCTATAGAAATTACAAATGAATTAGCCAAAAGCTGCTCAACAGTTATTTTATTCATCAATATGCCTTTCAAATCAATTATACTTTCTTTATAACGATTGCATATTTCTCAATGCCTCGTCAATATCAATATCACTGGATTCAACCAACTTATACAGTTGAGATATATACCAGCAACTGTCAATGACATCAAGACGCTGAAGGAACTTGAAAGTGGAGTTTGCAGTGAGCCATTCCCTGTTCGTGCGCATTTCCTCGGCTTCCTTTTCGTTTGACGGATTGATTCCAGACCTTCTGCGCACCTATACCATTTCATCCTTCAACTCCGCCACCACGCGCATATTCTCTTGTATCTCGTCCTTGATCTCTTCCAATCTTCTTTGAACCAAAGACATCATCTACTCGTTTGAATACACGTCCTTGTTCGAGGACTGCTCCAGAATGGCATTGTATTTATAGAGGTTTTTGTGCAATTCAAACAAGGCGGTTTGGACCCGCAAACCAAACTCAAACGCCTCGTTCCATGACTGCTCATATTCGGAATATGGATCAAACTCCATATCAACCAACATCGGACCTGAAAGCCACTTGTCGTTCATCAAGTCATAGCAGCCGCAAGAACCCATGTCCGCGTAGATGTTTGGCTGGAAGTAGAACTCAAGCGGATGGGCGCCGCCAACAAGCAAATCCTCCCCTGCCAATATCTTGTCCTGTTCCAACTTGCGAAGGTTGTTCAATTTCTCAGCAGTTTCTGGTGGCAATTCAACTTGAATGTGAATGTCAACATCGGCATCATCGGTATATTGGTTTGAGCAAATTGAACCGACAACGTTTACGCCAGTTGCCTCCACCTTGTACCTGGCAAGGAACTTGTCAACCAATTCAAGGGCTTTCTGCTTTATATCCTCCTTGATGACATAGCCCGATTCAGTCTTGTCCCAAACTTCGGAGCAAAGGGTCTCTGAAACTGGATAGTCTATGGTAGATTCCTTTTTGATGGATTCTGCAGCAACCCCAACAACACCAGAACCATGTACTGCTTCAAGCCCACAGGACGTTCCACCGGACATCCCAATGGGGTTGGGGCAGACCAACAATCCAGATTTCTTCTTTTCCGCCATTGTTAAAACTCCATCCTTGTAATGCAATTCACGAAATCGCCAAACGCCTCGGAATCCTCCAAAGCGACTGCAATGGGCTTCTTGAAAAAGTCATACCACTTCTTCGCCCTTGCATATCCAGGATATGTTGAAGATGCCACAAGCCTGTCAAACTTCTTCACCTTGCCAACTATCTTCACTGGCACGGTTCCCGTCAATGCAATTCCAACCATAATCTTGTCAGGTTGGTTCTCACCATTAAGGACAAGTCCTGGTTTTGACGTGACAATGGCATTGCACACGCCCTTTCTTGACAAAGTTATCTCCTTCTCACCACCGAACATCACCAACGTCCCAGGTTCATAATCTTTGTCAGACTCCTTGAACTCGGCAAGGTCTGCCCAACGTGAACGCATGGCAGTACCGTTGATTTCCTTGTCAAACGTGGTTTGCCCCAAGAACCTGGCATTGTGGAAGAAACGGCATTCGCCAATGAAGGAGTTATGGGTGTAGAAATCCGCACGTTCGCCATAGTGGTATTCGTTTCCGCGGACCTTCAACACGCCATTTACATCTGGATGCTTTGCACGTACCTTCTCCTGCAATCCGCATCTTCCATCGCTCTAATCAAGGTCTTTCCAATCCTCATATGTAACGTCTTGCGTGGATTTCGTAACTTCACCGCCCAAAAACCCTTCGTGAATCAAATGACCAAATTCGTTTCTTTCATCCGCGGTATGCAAGGTAAGAGGCTTGATGTCAACCTCTGCCCATTTGTCCTGGTTTGCAAGTTTCCAGTTTATCAGGGCGCGGATGGCATTGAACAACCAAGTCATGCTCATCTTCCTCGAAACATATCCATTGTGAGAACCATACTTCGTCGCACCATCGCCCAACCATTCGGAAACCTCTATGTAGGAACGCATGATGTTGTGTCTCAAGGTATCCCTGTCCAAAGTTGTTATTGAACCTTCTGTTGAATCATCCCCACGTTTGGCATGAACATCATCCTCGGCATTATATGGATCGACCATTTCATCAAGTTTTCTGGGAAGAAGCTTGTTCGTATATCCACTGAATTTCCTGTAGTCGAAAACACGGTCAATGTCACGCAAGAGATTGTATGGATGCTCGTTCCATTCCACTATTTGCCATTTTGGGTCTGACGTGTCTGTTCCAGTACCAACGGGACACCAATCCCAGTAGAAATAGGCATCGTCAACATGCTGTCCATAAGACCATATCAATTGCTTCTGAAAAATGTCGTCGATGTTCTCAATACGTGCCTATGTCACGGTAAGTTGATATGGAAAATACCTCCCCAGCTCGTTCTTGAAATACTCTTCCTTCTGGACGGCGCTATAAGCTGTTGGAGCCTTTCTCTTGATGAGGTCTTCTATTTTAGCCCTTTTCCATGCGTCTGTTTGTCCATCGTACCCGGATGAACCCGTTTTTGGATATTCCAATTTATCCAACGTGGCATCCAACTAGGCCGTTGTGGCGGAATCAAATACCTAATAGGCATTTACGTCATGCTGGTTTATGAACCTGCGTATCTATTCTTCCGGTCCCCAAAATGGTACTTCTGAAACTCGTTTAATCATGGCTGATTGTTCTCATTATGCTTTGTCCATTGTATTTACCATTATCGGGGAATATGACATTCCCTGCTGATACTGATAGACACATTCGGAACAAGAGCCGAACAACCCTAAAATGAATTGATTTTACCTTGCCGCTTCAAACGTGAGCATGGAAAGACCCGCAAGATATACGGCTTCCATCCCAGAGCAAAGGCATGACCACACCGCAAATCCAATCGCGGCAAATGGCATCCACTTCTTCATTTTCCAAACAAAGTTCATACTTCAATTATACCAAAAATCAGAATTCCGTCAACACGTCATATTCCTCTTCACCATCATCCCAATCCGTGCCATTCATGAAGTCAAAGGTCTCGTTCACGGAGAAAAACTCCCGCTTCATGCCATGCCCCCACTGGCGGTTTCCATAGAACAACTCGTCCTGGGGAATGTCCCTTTCCGAACCATCCAATTTGATTATCCTATGCTCTTCAAGATTGCCCAGCTGGGAAATGATGCTCTTGTTTGCCGGTAGGTTCAAAGTCTCTTCAATGAGGCTCTTGTCAAATGGACTTGTGTATGCTACGGATTCTGGTAGAATCCGATCCATTTTCGTCTTGAAAGCCTTTGTCACAGCATAGTGTTGCTGTATGGTGTCGGCGAAAAGCAAGTACATTCCCCACACCCACGTCAGCATATAGTCGTCATGGCACTTGTCCTTTGCGGAGAACGTTATGGAATTGCTTGTGTTCTTGCGGACAAACGTTCCCATTTCATTCACCAACAACTCGTCTGGAATCGCAATGTCAATTTCCTCGGTTGTTATAAGCTCGTTCAAGAACATGCAGGCTTCAAGTTTCGTCTTGTTCTTTGACTTCACGCCATATGTTATCTCCCCATATTTTCCCGTTGGGGAAATAGCCTGCTCATAGAACATTCTGTCCCTTGGGTACATGTAGGTGTCCATCATAATGTCCACGAAGCCTGCACCAACGCCATTGTTCTCAAATATCAAAGGCGGGAATCCATACAGTTTCAAGAACTCATATGTGGCATAGCCAAAATCCACGAGGGTCGCCTTGGAACACGACATACGAGCGCAAAGGGATATGTGGCGGACGTCCGTAACGTCCCACACGTTCATCACGGAAGAGTCGTTTCCAGTTCCCTCCGAAATATCCCCAGAAGCAGCATACGTCCTTGATGGATCAAATGGTTTCCAGAAATACGCCGTTATTTCCTTGTCGGGGTTCTTGGACAGATTCAACTGCGCGGGTTCTGGGAAGTTCTTTAGATTCATTCTGAAATGCTCTATGGAATCGGACGGCACAAGGGAGGCATCACCACTTGACTTGAACTCGCACTCGAATTCCTGCATCCAACGGTTTATGCCAATCGTTGCAATTTGCTGGCGTTTCCATTCCTCGTCACGTCCAGGCACATCATACCACAAGAAGCGGAACGGACGCCAGTTCTCCTCAGATTCCACGTTGGGGTCGGTAGCCTGCTGCCATGTGTCATAGAACAGATTGTTGGCGGTTCCATTTGGAGTTGAAACCATGATTGCCTTTGAATCCTTGGAAGATGAAAGCACAGGGAACACGGACGCCATAAACTCGTCGGCGATTCCCTTTGGCAAGAATGCAGCCTCGTCCATCACAAGAACGTTTGCGGAGAAACCACGGCAACCTGATGAACCCGTGGCGAAGCAACGAATGATGGAGTTGTTCTCAAACTCAATGCACTTCTTGTTGTACGTTGTCACGCCAATTTTTATGGAAGAAGGACAGTACTCATAGGCAAGGCGGATACGATCCATGATTTCAATGGCAATATCCAACTTGTTTCCGCACACCATGATTCTCTTGTCTGGATGATACATCGCATACCACAAGAGGAACACGGTGTAGATTGTGGTTTTTCCCACCTGACGCGAAGCCGTAACTATGACACGGTTGTTGTCCTAAATGAACTTGAGCAGTTCCTGCTGTTTTGGATATGGGTTCAGCGTGACAAGACCATCGCGCAGTGAAACTATCTTGAAGTATTTTTTGCAGAAGTAAAGTATGTCCTTCTTGCAACGTTTCAATTCCTTTGCAGTTGCCTTGAACTGCTCAGGGGTCATTATCTCCTTCTCGCCAGCCTTCTTGATTGAAGCCAGCTCCTTGTCACCGTTCTTCTTGTTTGGAAGCAAAGCCGCGGAAGCCAACTATGGCTAATTGCTTTTTGGCTTGTTCCCCAAATCAAGATCGGCGAACTTGTCTATTTCAGTTTTTCCTATTTCCTTTGGCATATAATACCTCGTTCAATTATACTTTATCTAAAACCAAATTAAGTTATTTACAAAGTTATGAACAAAATATCAACAGGCTGGGTAAACAAAATTGCGCCTGGACTTTCGCCCAGACGCAACCCCTTGTTCTGAGGGCGAGGATTAGACCTCGTGGGATTCGTTGAGGTTCTTGCCGAACTTCTCACGCCACTCCTTGTAGAGCGGATGGCGCATGAGGTTCATCACGGCCACGGAGGGCTTGATGCGCTCGGTGCCAACTCGGGCGGCGGTCATAGCCATCGTTGCGAACGCCGGGGGCAGACCCATCGAGATGCGGAGGAAGCCATTGACTCGGTTCGCGGTGTCCTTGTCGTCCGTACCACGCCAGAGGTGGTACACCATCGCGGAGGTGAGCGCGTACTTGAGGTCGTCGCGGGTCGGGATGACAACCTTCTTCTTGGGATCGGTCATCATGTCAAGCACGTTGTCCATCTGAGCGGACAGCTTGTAGAACTCCATGAACTGCTGCCCAGCGGGGACACCAACCAGACCATACACGGCCTTGCGGAGCAGGGTCTCGTTCTTGAGAATCTTGCACATTTCGGAAACGCGCTCCCAAGAACGGGGGGTCGGGAAGCCACGCTCAAGGTTCTGGTCATCCACGGAGAGCAGAAGCTGCGGCTTGAAGTTGATGAAGCCAACCACGGTCGGGTGGATGTCATGCGAAACGGCCCACGTCACCCAGTCCTCGGCATTCGCCTCAATCTCAAGGTGCATCATGCGGTTCGCAAGAGCGGAGGACATCGTGGTGGAAACTGCGCGGTCGCAAGAGCGGTTGCCAGCGGCCACAATGAACCACTTGGACGGAACCTTATAGACGCTGCCACCACCAAGCTGGCGGTCAAGGATAAGCTCGTAGGAGGCAACCTGCACGTCCTTGGGCGCGGCGCTCAGCTCGTCAAGGAAGATGATGCCACCCTTCTCGTTGTCGATGGGGAAGATGTCAGAGGGAAGCCACTGAACGTTGTGCTTCTCGGTATTGGGAACAGGGAGACCACGGATGTCAATGGACTCCATCTGGGCGAGGCGGACGTCCACGAAGCCAACGCCCATCTCCTTTGCCAGAGACTTGACGATGGTGGACTTGCCAACGCCAGGTGCGCCCCACACCATGACGGGCGGAAGTTTGGAAGAGGTATTCTCGTCAGCGAGAATAGTCTCGATTGAGGAACGCAGGATGTCCTGCAGTTCGCTTGCGTGTACCACGTTGTGCGTGTCGATTGCCATAACTAACTTACTCCTTTAGGGAATCTCGTGGGCGTTCCCTTTTGCCCTCAGAACACTTACAGTATAACATATCCCCATCGGAAAAGCAATAGGGTTCTGAAAAATAATTAAATATTTTTATTGAATAGTTTTGGCTATAAAATACGCAAAAATGGCAATTATGCAAAGAAGCCGCACACCCGATTCCCTTGCTTTTGGTAGATAGAAGGAAAGAACCCTCGGATGTGCGGCTATTGAATCAATCAATATGTGGTTTCATACACGTTGTTTATCTGTTCCTTGTCCTTGGAAATGCCAAAAAGCATCTTTGATATTCTCCATGCGCAGAACCTCTCGGGCTCGGGCAAAGAACCAATCACCTTGTACTTGTACCAAGCAATCAAATCAAGGTTGTCGTCACGTTCCTCGAAATTCTCAGCCAGATTATACCACGGGGGAATTGCATAAGCCGAACCAACACGGCAACAATATTCCCACTGAGCTTCTGTCGGCAAGTCAAAGTTTATTCCGCCAGTCACGCCAGAGCTCCACCTCTTTTTCCTCCATGTGGTTTTTGTCAATCCTTGCTTATTGTCCCTTGCATCCATCAAGTACTGCATCAACGGACTGCCACCATACTTATCGTACTTTCCATTTGCAAATCCATTCGCCTTTGCTTCATATCCAGAAACGGAGAGTCCATCACCCAATTTATTTTCCCACCAAAGTGTATTGTAGTAATTTCCCTTTGCCCAGGTTTGATCACTCCTGTCGGGACCGCCACGACCATCACCTTCATAACCCGTGTTCACCCCGTATATTCGTGTCTGAGTTTGGACAACTACCTTGGAATTCAATATGTCCATAAAGGACATTGGCGTTGAAGGATGTTCAATCAACTGGAATTCATCTCCATTGGCTGACATAATATAGCCCTTTGTAGTAGCCTCTGCGGGCGGTGAGGAATAAAGATCCCGGGCCGAACGCACTGCGTTATAGCTCGCATAGTAAAACGGACGTGTGTCCTCCAATGGGTTGTATATTCCCCAGTTGACCAATTTTGTTACGCGCTTTTCCTCCACTTCTGTCAATGGAACCGACCTGTATCCATTTGCGGGTGAAGAACCACCGGACGATGAATAGCCACCCTCTGAACCGGTGTCTCTCGGTGAAAGAGCAGCCAAGTCGCTGATTTGATCCTATGTCAAAATCACCTTGCCGTTCTTGTCCTTTCCAGTCTCAAGAAGGTATTTCCATTCTTCATTCTCCCACACGCAAACATACTTCCAATAGGATTTTTCCATCTTCTTGAAATTGGTGTCACCGATTGAACCCGGATTGCCTACTGCTTTCGCCAGATTCGCGCGGGCGTAACCCTTCATTAATGCCATGTCAGGAACCATGTTATATGTTGGGGTGTAGCCAGATTCTCCTGGCCGCTTTCCTGTTGCATCAACAATCAACTGATACGTTGTCACATAGCCAGCCTCGCCGGGCACTTTTCCATTTACATCCTCTATGAGTTCTTTAGTCATCGGAACGGCACCACCAGAATTTTTGTGGAAACCATACACGTAGCACCATTGGGCAATCGTCAGTTCAAACGGGTCAATGAAGAAGTGCTTGTTTCGGAAATACTTTGCGCGTTTCTTGTATGTGGTGACATATCCGGCGGCACCGGGTGACCTGCCACTGCTGTCTTTTCCCTTGGCAAGATCTCCAAACTTGTTTCTCTCGTATACCCAAGGTTGAGCAGCATCAGAAACATCTGGATTGTAGAAATCCTTCGCCCTTTCAATTGATGTGTACCAAGACGGCCATTCCTTTTTGTTCACTGGAATGTTTGGATAGTTCCTTTGATATGAACCGCCGTTTCCAAGGGTGACATACTTGTAGTCGTCCCTTGCACTGTCAACTATGGATTCAGCGTCCCTATACTTTCTCTTGTTCGGGTCGGTTATCAAGTCATAGTCGCTTGCGTGGCTTCCCATCACGAAGTTGTCGTACATTTCACCTGAAATTTCCTCTATGCGTGAAAGGATTATCTTGGAGGTCTTGAATTCGTCATCCGTGTTGATCCTTGCGCTGTCCTTGAATTTCATCGGAAACTTTCCAGGCTGCAACGTCAAGAGCGCCGCCGCGTCATCACTCAATCTACTGTCAATTCTCTTGTTGTATTCAGTCAAGTCAGGAAGAAGGTCTATGACGGCGTACTTGTATGAGAATTTCTTTCCGTCGGACAAATTTCCAACACCTGAACCCGACATAAAGGATTCATAGAACACCTCCTTCAATCCAGTCACGTCCATCACGGGGATTGACTTGACAATCACGGTGTTTTCCTCGTCCTCGTAATCGGTGAGGGAACGTCCAGAAGAATTGGTCATTTCGTCAAAGACCTGATGTTGCCAACGGTATCCCATCAATATCGGCAAGGCTTTCTTGAAGTCGGTGTAGAACGTTTTCACGAAATTGACCAACTTCGTGTGCGACCATATGTCCTTCGCCTCACTGTACGTTCCAACGTTTTTATCGGATTTCGTGGAATTCGCAATGGCGATTTTCGTCAAAGCGAATTTCCAATACGGTGGATAGGCGGGGCCGGCCCATGCGTCCGTTATTGTGGCATATGCCCCAACGTCGCCGTACCTGGTCTTGAATTCCGATGCAGGTGCGGGATTGCAAGTCAACACCTTGTTCTTCGTGGCGCAAACAGCGGCACTGGTTATCAAGCCAGAAGAGGTCTTGGCAATGTTTTCCTGATGGACTATTATCTTCATATGTCCTGTGACAACTTCCCTTTGATCCTCACCTTCTCCCTCCATATGTCTGTATGTAATGGTAATATAGTCCAACGGTTCCTTTGTCCAGGCGTATTTGCAATCTATCTCGGTTGGCGGGGAATAATCCCTAACCTTAAGCGACCGAATCCAACTTGTGCCAGAAGTTGAGGTCGCTCCAGAACCATACACCGAAGGACTCAACGCGGAACACATCTTATTGATGAACATTGGATAGCAAGTTCCTGCAAAATTGGATCCCGCAAGAGTCCAATCTTCGGGCCACTCGCCAGTTTCTTCGTTCTTTTTCTTCTTGTACACCACGCACAGGCAAACGGCCATAAGCTCTATGGATTCCTCCGTCAACGTGTACTTGCCCATGCGCCTAAACGGATAATCTTCAGTTTTCTTCCTTCTGTTTTTGTCGTCCCACACGGTCAATGGACACAGATGCTTGTCTATGAATTCACGAGCCTTTGCCGAAAGAATGTATTTCGGTTTTTCGTTTGTGTGATCTCCTCTTCTGTTTGCCACGCCATCCTTTCCTTCAGGCAAGGTGCCGGATTTTGCATAGTCATATATGATTTTAGCCCAAGTATTCGGTATGTTGTAACTGGCGGCTGCTCGGGTCAAATCAGATTCACCACCGCTCGTCACCCAACCTTCTTCGTCAGCCTCGCCATGAGGAAACACGCTTTGCACTATGTAGTCCCCCATAAAGCCGGCGAACTCGCCATCGTGGGCATGGTATTTCTAACGCCAACTGCCCTCGGCAAACGTCTCGTCTCCTTTCTTTAGCGTGCGGCAAGCGGGAAGACCCATAATGAAGAAATACTTGTCATAATAAGCAATCTACGTGTCGTCTTTTCCGGGGGTTGGACGGTCCTCCGCCCTTGGAATAATGACATCCTTGCTCATTGTTACTCCATTCCAAGTACCGTCTTTTTTTCCAACAAACGATTTCCATCCGTGGCGTGTGGCAAACACCATGTTGGTGCTGGTATATGGGTTTTCAAGTCCGAATATCGTTTCGAGAATACTTGCGTCTTCTTCATTGCATACGACATTCTCTATTGCGCGGGCGTCGTCCATCTGAAGGGCGTTGTTGGACATCCTCAAGATTTTCCATGTCAAAGGTTCACCGTCCTTGAGGTATTTGGAGAACCATCCCCTCATTTCAGAATCGTCGATTACAACCTAATCCATATCCTTGAACAAACGTGGTTCGTTGTTCATGTAGAAGGACTTGGCAACTTCAAGGGCGTTTGCCGCAGTAACTTCTCCCGTATCATACAACGGCGTTGGCGCGTTTGCATCGCTTACGAACATGTATGAATTCACGGGTTGATCTGTCAACGCCATCGTGTTGCGCAATTGGAAATATCCAATCGTCTTCAACCAATCATAACTGACATAGTGCTTCTTGTCGATGCTGGAGTTTCCTGGCATCTGTCCACTTTCATACAAAGTTGACTTTTGTGTTTCCGTGAGAAGTTTCGTAGATTCCATTCCGTCAAACGGATATGTTTCCTTTTGCATATCGGCGGAAGACAAGGATCCAGAAACCTTCAAGTCATCCGTGACAACACTTCCTGCGCTCCATTTGACCGTTACGGACAGCTTATGTATTTCCTTCTCTATTTCATTGAACTTTCCAGTATTTCCATCAAGCAAGGACGACACGGCGGTCATGGCATTATACTCTTCAGACCCAGAATCCCTCGGGTTCAATCCAACATTATAGCAATAAGTCTCAAAGGTGTCCTTCAATGATGCGGCATTTCCACGCATCATTTGCAGGCAATACGGGTCTGGCGGAACCAAATCTCCCCCGAAAACGGACGTGCCACCATAGAATTGAAGCGAGGTCTTACCCGGTATTCCAGGACTGACAAGAATTTCCTTTGACTGCACACCGCCAGCTTCAGAATAGGTGGTGTCCATTTCATTGTCATATTCATTTGCAAACACGAACACCAACCTCGGAACTTTCTTTCTGAAAAGATAGCCCAATCCCCGGTGGTTTGGATGTCCATAGAAATATCCCTTTCTTATCAACTTGGACATCATGCGGCAAGTAGGTTCGCAACCGGCCCACCAGTTAGAGAGAACACCCTTGTCACTGACGATAAACGGAAATTCAAAGTTTTCTACACCTTCATCCGTTGGGTCATAGGTGAAGAACGGAACTTCCTTGCTGAACGCCTCTTGGCCGTCTTGCGCTTCCACTGTCCACTTGTCCGTCGTTCCATTCCACGTCATCCCCTGATAGCTGGCGAAGTATCTCTGCCAATCTCCAAATTCGCCAGTTCCCTGCTTGCCCTCCAATTCATCCTGCAATGGAACGTCTGACTCTCCGTCAACATGTACACCAGCCATTTGCTTGGTTATTCCGCCAAAAGTCAACGGCATCGGGCGAAGTTCACTGTCAACTTCAGTACCGCCCTTAATCCAAGCTGGAACACCACAGAACAAGTTGAACTTCTTTGACAAGGTATAGTAGTAAACCGTAACGTCCGCGTCCTATGGATATTCAGGTGGCGGGTCTTTCTTGTTGTGAACCAAAATACCTTGCTCTCCAACATAATATGTATGGGTTCCTGAAACCTCAAGGTTGTACACATATCCCAATCTCAACCCAACATCAATGCTGTCTATGGTATGCCAAGTGCCATCAGGACGCAACAACTTATCTGAAACCTTCAAATCCTGGGCCGTAACCCAATCTGTTTTTTCATCCCTGTTGACGTAGAACGGATGAACTCCGGTTGCCTCGATAGTTTCTTCTCCGACTTTTATGGTGAAAATCTCCCTGACAAGCAAGTGACGCATTGTCTTCACCACCTTGCAGTATTGATTTTTGCCGGAAACTTCATCATAGGAAAGAACCGTGTCACCCTCTTCAACCTTGTCAATGTCCTTCCGTCCATCAAGCATTATGACCTTCGTTCCAGCAACAAAACAGTCGCCGCCTTTGTTGTGAACCAACGCGCCACGTTCACCGACATAGTACGTATGCGTCCCTGAAACTTCAAGGTTGTACACATATCCCAACTTCAACGCAATGTCAATGTTGTCTATGGTGTCCCATGTCCCATTGGGGCGCAGCAGCATATCTGAAACCAACAAATCCTGTGCTTTTACCCATGACACTTCCCCACCCCTATTGACATAAAATGGATGTACTCCCGTTGCCTCAATTGCCTCATCGCCGATTCTTATGGTGAAAATCTCCCTGACAAGCAAATGCCTCAACGTTTTCACCACCCGACAGTATTCGTTTTTACCCGTGGTTTCATTATAGGAAAGAACAAGTTCACCTTCCTCAATCTTGTCAATGTCCTTTTCCGTGCCATCCGCCATAAGAACTTTCGTGCCCGCGACAAAACAATCCGTCGAGCCCTTATTGTGTGCAAGAATATGTTTTCTTCCGACATAATAGTTGTGGTTCTTCGTGACTTCAATGTTGAACACGCCGGTTGACAACTTCTGCGATGCAATCTTGGAAATGCGGTGCAAACTTCTGTCATGGAACATCACAAGGTCTCCGACAACAATCTCGTCCGCCCTAATCCAGGATTTCTTGTCCTTGCGCATGATGTAGAACCTGTGGTTTCCAGTGACATCCAATTCGTCGCCCTCGATGGTGAATGTATAGATGTCCTCGTCAACATCGTGCGTCATCGTCTGGGCAACTTCGCTTATTTCATTCTTTTCCTCTTCTTCGTTATACGAAACAACTTGGTCTCCGACGGAAACATCCTCTATGTTCTTCAAGGAACCGTCGGACATCTCCACCTTTGTTCCGGCAACGAAACACGAATAACCGCCTGAACCACCCGTGTCGCTTCCTCTTGATTTCAGGGGTTCCTGACTCTGAATCTCCCCATCGAACCCAAAATCTCCTTCATCGCCATATTCAACCTGTATGTCATCTTCCTTGTATTCACCAGACCACTTGTCAAGTACGTTGGACTTGTAAGACCACTCGGATTCAAGGTTCTCAACCAAGCTCCCGTCTATGGACTTGGCTGAAGAACCACCTCCCTCGCTGCCCATCATCCAGCAATTTTCATAGTAGTTCTGGAAGAACGTCTCAAACCCACTTGGCTTTCCATCCGCCCCCGTGCCCGAACCGAATGCCCCGGTTGTCCAATGCTTTTTCGATTCCGCACAACCCCATCCGTAAGGTCGGCCTTCACCATTACCTCCTCCCCAGTTTGTATATGGCGCATTATCAGCGCCAGAAAGGTAATAGTGGTACGTTGTGCTGCCATATCCCCTTTTCCAGTTGTAGTAGCTGGGCATTCCATCGTAACTGCCATACTTTATCTGCGTATATTCAGCACACTTATGTGCGCACATGAACCTGAGCGTCGGACCAAGGAACAACGCAGAACCAACATGGCAAATGTCATATGTTCCCGTTTCACTATATCCCGCAAACATGCGCACTATGTCGGTTGCGGATTCAATCATCCTTGTTATCTGGTTGTTCTGTGAAGCGGAAGCGTCAAAGAGGAAGAACAAGTCAACTGGACTTGTGTGGAACTCAAACGACGAACCCTCGTTTTCCGCACTGAATATCATGGAAGGTCTGAAACCAACGTTCGCCTGCGTTGCATATTTGGACTTGAACCTGTCAGGAGCAAGTTCCTCACGGGAACTGCATATCACCTTTCTGCAAAGTTGATCGAACGCTCCACCCTTGATTACCTTCTTCGTATGCTCACCGACAGTGACAATCGGGTTGACTTCTGGATTACCCTCTGTGCTGCCCGGACCACTTTCCTTCTTGATGGTGGCGTTCCAATCGTCCCTCACCCATTCCCAAACGTTTCCAAGCATGTCGTACATCACCAATTTGGTTGACGGGGACAACAACTTCCCTACACGGTGGATGAAAAGCTCGTTGTAAGACCATTCGTATCTCCAATAGAACTGGGGAACAACTTGGAACGTTATGGACTTCATGTCCTTCACGGTAAGGTCGTGATGGGACTTGTTCATACCTTCCATTGAAGTATAGACTGGGAACAATTGCTTGTTCAACACGGTCTTGCTGATTTTGCGAATCCACTTTTGCCTGCTGTCGTTCAAGTAGTATTCAGACTCGGGAAACTCCTAATCCAAATCCAATGTCTTGGGGAATTGAACTGTGGTGTCGGACAACAATTGCTGATAAACAAGACTGTCTCCAATTATGTAGTTGGCGGGAACATCCTCAAACTTGAATCCCTGGTATATCCTTGCTCCCTCTGGAACAATGTCGTCCTCTTCATCTTCTATGTACGCCTTGTAGCCCTGATCATAGGGGTCGCCCAGCGGAACCTTCAACTCTCTCGGCCTCATACCATCGTGGTCGTCGTCAACGCCATCCAGGGTAGTGACTCTGAAATTGTCGTGGCTGTTCAATATCCTCTCATACGTCAAACTGGCCCGCGCCATTTCATAGTCGATGGCATGCCATTTCACATGAGCCAAATCTTCGTCAAATTCCTCCTTCGGCCTCATCTTCCATGCGGTATACTTGGCTATAAGCTCGACCCTTCTTGCCTCTATCTCCTCGTCAGTTGGCTGAGGTATGTTTCCTGTGAACATGACGAAAGAAGCCTCGTGTTCCCTTGCGTTGCGTTCAAGGACGTGGGAAATCTCAATGAAGGAGTTCGTCCAGTGGACGTAGCAAGGCGTTCCATAATTCGTGGAAGAGCCATCAACGTCGCCAAACGTGTTCCTTCCATTTGCCATTATGTTGCCTTTCCACTTGTTCTGCTTGAACGTCCTGTATATGCTTCGGACAATCTTCTTGGTGTACTTCTCCAAGGCTTGCCACGCTGCAAGATCGCTTCCCAACTCGCGGCGCTTGTTCTTGAAATACTTTATGTAGGTATAATGGCGTACCACGTTCCACAAGTTCCAGGTCATCGGCCTTTCATGTATGGAATCAAGAACGTCCGTGTTCATGTTCTCTGGAATCTGTTTTTTCCTGAAGTCACCGTCTCCGTGGCATTGCTCACCAAAATAGTATTTGTCCGCCGTTGGGTCTTCGTGTTGTGGCGTACCAAAGGCGTTGCTCATGTGGTGTATCTTCCACTTCTCGTTCGTGCCGGCGCAATTGGGGTCAAACACGCCCTTGTAGCAGTTTCCAGAATTGTCGGTTGTCAACACCGTGCCGCCATAGTCGCGTTTTGCAAAGTCGGTGCCAATGGTGTGCTGCACGGCGTGCCACTTGTGCTCCGACAGGAACGTAGGTGTCCTTCTTTCCTCCTTCGTGTCGGAATCAACCTCAACATACTCGTCTTGTTTTTCGTGCGCGTTGGAATAGCAATAGCCACCCTCTTCATAGTTGAGCTTCGCACTGCTGATTCTTCCATAGCAGTCAACTGTCGGTCCGTTGTTCTAGTCGCCTCTGTTCTCCCACCAAAACACGTAGGGCATAATGTCCTCAAGTTCAACCACCTGGTTCAAGTCCTCCAACGGAGAAACCATCGTAATGTAGAACCACACGGAATCTTCGTCGAAATCGTCTATTGCGTGGGCTTGACTGAGGTTGTACTTGTACTTCAACCTGTCGGGACTTGCCTTTCGTGCTTCGTCATATACGTACTTGTTCACGGTCAAGTCAACGAATGAACCGCCCTTGTCGTAATCGTCAACCCAATCCTGGTATGGGAACCTGAATTCACCAGAACCACCACTTCCAAAATCGTATTGAGTGCCATACATTCCATTGAACTCACCGTCCTTGACCGTAAGTTGCTTCAACGTCTGATATGGAATGAGCTTGGTGAACCTCTCGGCCAGCGTCTTGAGGTTGTTCTCGTTGTGGTGTCTCTTCGCCAAGAACTCGCAAGCGCGAACAATGTCGCCGAACGCAGGATCTTCCGTGCGTCCCTCATTTGACTGCTCGAATATGATTCCATTTATGTGATCGGAACTCTTCGGCACCTTGTCCGTCTGATAGGTGTCAAGCATGAAGCTGTACAACTCGCTGTTCTGCTTTATGTTGAAGAACGGAATCAAGAAGTACGTCCAATCCCTTTGGTTGTAGAGATAGTACCAAGTGCTTTTTATGTTGTCAACCAAAAAGCCGCTCTTGTCATCCTCGTCCTCGGGATTCAACTTCACCCATTTCTCGTAAACGCTTCTCTATGTATCGTCAAACACGTCAAGATGGAAGTCGCGGTCCATCTAAAGGAAGTTGTAGCCGCCAATTCTGTTGTACTTGTCATAGGACGACGGAACTATTATGGAGTCCTCGTTGTACTCCATGTTCACCATCGTCTTGGAAGGAATGGTACACCATCCAAAGACGCCATATCGGTTTTCAACGTCCGCCTGATACTTCGTGTCAGCCGCCATGTCGCAATCGTTGAATATGTCCCTTACCTTCGGCATTATGATTGGACGGTACTTCTTCACAATGGAAGTGAATGTCTGCAACTAATCCTGACCCCTGACTATCTCGTTGTAGGTTCCGTCGTTCTTGTGTCCCAACCTATGACGCAGGAAATCGTTTGCGTCAACCGGGGACTGGATGGTGGAGTTTTCGTAGAGACAAAGCGGACGTATGTCATAGTAGTTCTGCTGATCGTCCAAAGTCGGCGTCACGTTCGTGGAAATGTTGTCGTCTATGGTCTTGTTCCTGTCGGTTGTGTCGTTCTTCCTCTTCTGGACGCTTTGAAGGGTTTTCCTGTAGTCATAGTAGTAGTAAAGATCGTTATAGTGTACTGCGTTCGTGTTGTATTCACCAATCAACTCGCGGTTCACTGGAGTTATTCTCCAATTCAACGCCCGTGTCTTGTCTATCCTGCAAACAAGCCTGCCATCTTCCACTTGGTTTGCCGTGTGGAAGTTGGAGAACTTGAATTCAATTGCGGGTTCAAAGGAAATCCACTTCACGTCCCCATTGAAGCACACCACCTGGTAATTTGAAGGGGTTCCGCACACAACATCGCCTGAATTAGTGCAGATTATTTCATCCAACGCCTCGTCGGCCTCACCCAATATCTCTCCATACCACCAATCTGACTTCTCGGGCACGTCTATCTTGAGGAAATACTCCTTGTGCGCTATGTCTATGTTTATCTTGAACAACGCCTTGAGCAAGTTGACAACATCAACTATTTCAAGCATCGTCAAGGGCATGAAGTCGTTTGCACTTGACTTCAATCTGTTCAACAAGCTGAGGAACGGACAAGCGGAGAATTCATCAAATCGGGATTCATCATACTCCCTGGGATTCAACCCAATCAACGTGCAATAGCACTTACCCTCTGAATTCACCTTGTCTATGTCTGGATGACCAGACCAATACTGGCAAGTTCCCAATGTATGATCTGGTTCATCTTGAACACGGGGGTCAACCAAGTACGAACTAACGCCATCCAATTTGTCCTGTTCGTCACCATTCAAAGGAACAACAACCTTGTCGTATACTGCAACCAAAACGGATTCCGAAAGTATGGTCATGGAGGACGTTATGTTTCCACTTACCAAACTCCAATACCTGAACACATACTGGGTGCAAGAATCATCGCCATCCTTTACATTCGTTTCCAAATGCAGGTGGAATGAAGGTATGTGCTGATTCTAAACAACATCCTGCCACTTCTCGGCCTCGTGTCCATCCTAATCTATGTACTTGAACGTCACGCGGAAGGCAGTTTCGCCACCTGCATGAATCTTCGCGGTGATATACCTTTGATATTGCTCAGCGTCGGACTTTCCATCGCAGATGATGTACTTGCTCAAGTTCTTACCTTCGTCAAAACCTTGGTTGTCACCTTCCGCAGACACGCCGGTGTTCGCCAATGGCTCGGTTCTGTCATCGCAAATTATGGCACCGCCACGTCCCTCGATGCCCGGAAGCACATCACCTTCCAAACTGCTCCAACCAAGAAACTTGAGGTTTGGATTAGAAAGTTTGGGGTTAAACGGAGGATATACCACCGTGTTCACTTCCTTGTCAATCAAGACATCGCAATAAGGCTCGTCACCAACCTTGAACGTCAATATGTCATAACCCAACGTCCAATTAGCCTCCAACACCACAATAGGCGCAGAATCCACCCATTGCTGTTGAATTCCAAACTGATACTCGTCATAGCATATGCCATAGGAACCGCCAATTGAATATTGCCAATTGGCGAACTTGTGCGTCTGCCAACGTTCACCCGTGGCGTTCAACCCAGTTGGAGAATCCAAAGGATAGTCGAATTCCCAGAATCCAGTTGGGGAATCATGGTATTCAAAGCGAAGTTTGTCCCCAGATGGTCCCGTGAAAGTGCATTTTGGCAAATTCACAAGTTCGTTGGCGCGGACCGTAATCGGCCTCATTTCGCCCGAACCACCATCGCCGGGTCTGAACTTCACGATATATTGCGTGTTCCAAACTGCATAAAGGCTCAATGTGTCGGAATCATGGAAGTTCCACTTCGTCAACACGTCATCCAAGTCAATGGACGGCACCTGGGCAAACCTGTCCGTGGAAAAACCAAGCAGTTCATATTGCACCGTCAATCTTGAAGATGCGTCCAAAGTCTCGTCCGTGTCCGTAAACGTTGGCTTGTTGACCAACTTCACCTCGGAAAGATCCAATTGGAAATCATCACGTTCCGCTTCAAAATGAATTGACTGTGGTCTGTTCAACAAGTCGCGCTTGAATGAAGATCCAACCGGCACCTCGACAACCCCACCAGTCCATTGCATGTAGCTGTTCAAGTTGAAGTTGATGTATATGTCACGGTGACGGTATCCAACATCCGCCGCGGCACGGCTATTCAACATTCCCTTTACGGGAACCGGTTCGCTTTCTTCAAAGGAAGGTGCTTCTTCAACCACAATCTCCTTGGGTGCGGAATCGCTCTCCCGGCACAATGGGCAAAGATCCCAATTCTTCAACAACCAACCCTGTCCCGTTTTCGCCAAGATTTGAAGAAATTGCTCCAATATCTTGCGTTCATCCGTGTCTAGTCCAGAAGTGCCAGGATTCCTCCAATATTGCTCCACTTTCGCCAAATACCTCAGGTAACCATTTGGATCATCCATATCGTTTTCGTCATAGTACACAAAGGCATTGGGGTTTTGGGAATGCTTCAAGGTGTCGGTTGTAAGGTACTTGTAGCCACTGTCGATGTTGATATGGCGTTGAAACACCTCTCCGGTTGTTGACTTGAACTGCAAATACTTGTAGAGACGCGAAAACACTCGCTCAATCACGATTGCACATTGGGACTGGGAATAGTCATTGACGTTTGCCGGGTTGAATTCCTCAATCGCGTTCATGGAAGAGTTGTATATGTTGAATATCTTTTCGTTCTTTATGACTTCAAATGCGTCCGCAAGGGCGTAGTAGCCCTGTTCCAACATCTTGTCCCTGATGTCGGAAACGTCCTTAACTGCCTCACCAAATATGGGTTTCACGTATTGACTACCAACCAGGTCATTATCCGTCAATTCGTGATATTCAAAAGCGGACATCACGTCATAGGCGCAACCCAAGTGAAGATTGGTGTACTTGGTGTATACGGACCTATGGGATTCCTGATATACCTTTCCTGGTTGGTAGAACCAGTCATAGTCGTTGTCCGAATCGGCCTTGTGCGTAACCTCTGCAAGGGAAACAAATCTCCTTACGATGTCATTCATCTTCGTCAACACGCCACGAGGAAGAACGCAATCCTTTCTGGTGTTGGCTATCGCAAGGCAATTGTCATTGTATTCCTGCCACATCACGTCGTTCCATATAAAGGCGTACTTTACAAGATTGCCCAGCTCGTCTGGAACTCCATCACCTATGGTCTCATCGTCAATCCACTCCAAAGTGGCGGATGGCAAGGAATCCTTGTATATGCGTCCATTGGTGGCATTTTCAACATCGTCGCTTTCAACATACTCACGTCCAGATTCATCCGTGAAAACCTGCTTCCTTGACATCGGGTTCATGTTGAAATACTTGACATCAAAAGGATACTTCGCGTCTATGCTCTTGTAGAGAAGGTTGTACCAAATGTCCAAGGCAAGAATGCCCTCCCACCTGCGGTGTGGGTGCTTGAAGCCATATATCTCATGGCACATTCTTATGTTGGAAAGCTTGGCGAACAACTTGGCAATGTGTTCACAAAAGACATATATGTAGGACTTGCTGTCAGTCAATGCAACGGCGTTTCTGAAAGAAGTCTTTGCATCGTGAATGTCCTTTTCAAGATTCCTCAACTCAAACATCGTTGAGGACTGTCCATGTCTGTGAATGTCAACCTGCTGTTTCTTGTCAATTCCAGTGTAGTCCTCGTTGTACTTCCCATAGTTGTAGTCAGTCAAGAACTCATCCGCATATATGCCAATCTTGGGGTCGGTTGTGGCATAGTCAACAAAGGGCGTGTATGTGAAGGAATCCAGGAAAAACTCACCATTCTCAAAATCCTCCTTCACCCTGTCGTAATCCACCTGACGGAAACCATCATCAACCATAGTGAAGCCGGTTATGCCATAGGTGTTCTGATAGGATTCCAGTTTCAGGGATTCCCCACTTCTGTACTTGAATCTGAACAAATCACGGAAATAGTTCTGTGAATCATCGCCATCAAGTTTCATTTGCTTTGAAAAGTCCTGAAGCAAAATCTTCTCAATGAACTCAAATGGCGTGATGAGCCTGTCTATCATGTTTGGTGGATAGTACGGGTTGTTGTTTATGGGCAATTCCGGCGTGGATGACGTTTCATCGCAATGGACAAGATAGGAGGTTCCCTCATATGCGGTCTCCCTGTACTTCGGACCAAGTTCAAGGAGTTGTGTTACACGGTGGTTCCGATTACGGTCCCCGTTTTCGCCATTTGACCTGTCACCATTTACGACATCATCCTGTGGACGCATCTCCTTGGAAATGTAGTCATATATCTGTCCTGAGTTTGGTGTTTCGCCAAGTATAAGTTTCTTAAGATCTGTTACGTAAGAATTGCTCATTGTTCTTTCTTCTCTATCTACCAATCTTCAACTTTCGTAGAACTATTTACCATAAGCAAGGGAAATTATATGCCACTATTGTAAATACTGTCAAATAACAATCATAGAGAGACAACTACAATGTGGATTAGACTTGAAAACAAATCTGAACAACAGATTCTAAAGGAGAGCGTTGACCGTCTTGAGGCAAAAGTTCAATTCATGGAAGCGGTGAACGAACTGCAAAACTCCATATATGAATCTGGAATGTACGACGAGGACACCGGCAAGGCTATGGCTTGGTTGAAGGAGAAACTTCAGAAAGTATGCCCATCACCTGATAAACTCAAGGAATTCTTCTCCGGACTTGGAAAGAAAATGGACGCAAAGGTTCAGGCTTGCAAATACGATTCAATCAAGAACGCCTGGAACTCGTTGAAGGGTATGATGGCTGCAACAGATGCGCCAGATGATCAAGGTGGTGAAGAAGTCTCCGACGAGGAAATTCCAACAGACGGAGAGGAAGACGAGGGTGAAGAGGAACTTGCAGCAGAATCCCTCTATGAAGAAGGTATTTGGGACAGCATCAAGAGCGGTTGGAACAAACTCACTGGAAAAGGCGAAGAGCCTGCCCCTGCAAAGGGACGTGGCAAGAAAAGGGGAGCGAAGAAACCCGTTGGAAAGAAGGGTGCAGTGAAGAAAGGAGCCGCTCCAAAGAAGGGTGTTGCCAAGAAGGGAACTATCAAGAAGGGCGCGGCAAAGAAAGGCACATCCAAGAAGGGAAAGAAGGGAGCAAAGAACCAAGGGGACTGGAAGAGCAAAATTTGGGAGTTCATCAAGGGACATTGGAAGCAAATCACCATAGTCCTGCTTGCATGCCTTGCATTGTACTTCCTCGGCGCGTGGATTGCAGCATTGTTCATGAAGAGCCCGGTTGCCAACACCGCCGCAAAGGAGGTTTCCAAGTTCAGATTGCCAATTGGAATGAAAAAACTTCCTCCTGGGGCAAAACTGGTTGGAAATGGCATTGTCAAGTTTGCCAATGGCGGATGGCTTGCAGCTGTGGAAAACGAAATAGAAGACAACTTCTGACAATAACCAAAAGAAAATAAAAAGATGGCTTGGATTTCTCCAAGCCATTTCTTTTTGCGTTCAACTGTTGTCAATTGTCACTGCTGTGCGCCAATGACCTTGTTGAACATGTTTGTCAAGATGTTCCTTGAAGCGGAGCCAACAGGCGCAGTCGCAATGGCATTCAACACGCCCTGCGGATTCTTCAACGCCACCAGCCCCGTCAAAAGGCAGTTGATTGTGTCGGCAACGCCACTTGCATCCTTCTGCATCTGCGCAGCCAGCTCCGCAGTCCAGTCAATGTTGGATTCCTTTACTATCTTCTTCCATTTCATGTCAAATGCCCTCGTATAGATATATTTACAGATTGTTATGAAAGTTCCCGTAAGATATTTGTCATAGTGCAATTGGTTGTGCAAAACAACTTGTTCACAGACCTTATGGACTTGTACTCTTTTGGTGTCCAAGAGTTGTGCAACATATATATTGGTAGTTTTGGCATTTCATCCAATGTCAAATTCTTGTTGAAATACAAGTCCACATACTTTTCATGCCTTTGCAGTTTGGTTCCAGAACCTTCCGCATAGCAAATTGTGTTTGGATGACGCTAGAACTGTTCAGGATGTTTCTTGATATATGGAACATACATATTGCATCCAAAAGCCAGGGAAGTCGTATCCTCTCTCTTCTCCGTAACAAGAACCTTCTTCACTTGCAGATCTTTGTAAAACCGGAGAAACTCCGTATTTGGTTTTGATTTCAAATACCCATTACTGCTTCCAAACATTTCAAGCCCAACACCATCGTCCATTTCTGCATCCAGAAACCTCTCCTCGAATTCGGATGATGGGATTATCGTGTCGCAATCCAACCACACACCGCCATTGTTCAACAAAACGTCACATCTAATCACATCCGAGATTTTGGCAAGGGAAAATATCTTGGAACGTGTCAACTTCTCCCACATTTCCTTGTCCTATGGCAACGTTGACCAATCCGACATGTTATCATATGTGAGAAGAACAATATCGTGATGGTGAATGTTCTTGTGCCAAGTCTGAATGCAAGCCTGTATATATGCGGGAATCTTATCCACGTTATGCCAGAAGTGAAATATCTTCATTGTCAAACTCCTTCAATTCATGTTATTTCCCAAAGCACTGTACTCTTCGAGTCCAAGTATGGAATTGACAATGTTTTGACACGGTGTTTTCCCATTGGGAAACTCACTGCAATATTTGGCAATATACTCCTTACGCAAACCGGAATTTTGATCTTTTCCATCAAGAACGTCTCTAACAAACCTATCAACGGTGTCTCCATTTTGCGGCCAAACAATCTCATGGCAGTTGATTGCATCCTTGCCCATTTGAGACCAAATCTTCGGGTCCATGTTCACGTCATTTGCAACGTAGCACACTGGCTTGTCCATGTAGAGATATTCACAACGGAACGAGCCGCAATCATGTATCATCGCGTCGGAGTGCTTGAACCAATCAACATGGTCCGCGTCGCAAACTATCAAGCATTTCTCGGAAAGTTTGTCCAAAATGTTCGCAGCCTTTTCAAATATTTTAGTGTCCTTCACACGCTTCAAATTGGATTTCCATTGATAGTACAAATTTGGGTGTGGTCTTACAACAAACTCCACCTCATTCTTGTACTTATCCACCATCTATATCAAGTCGTCCCCAATTTCAAGAAAATTGGTCTTGTTGCCATACTTCGTATACGTGTTCTCCTGCAACGTCCAATGCGGGCAAATCAAAATCCTTTTCTTTCCCGTTGTTTGCCAAGGATCATTGAATTGCTCTTTTGGTTTCCTCAATACCTCTGCCCAAGGATGTCCAGTAAGAACGTGATAGGGCTTTTGTATGAGTTCAGGCAAGTCGCAAAACACCAAGCAGGCCTGGGCGTTGTATATCTGATTGACATGAATATGCCATCCAAGGGAATAGCGTATGAACATCATCTTGCGCTCAATAACCAGTTCATCATAGAGGTCTGGATCATTGAGGTGTGAATACTGGGCATACAACAAAGGAGGAAATACCAGATCAACGTCATAGATTGCATTGGAATATTCTTCTCTGTCTTTTGTTTCAATGACCTTAAACCTTTTGTCCGACATTATATAATTCTCAAACGGGCCCGTCTTGCACTTGCACTTGTACCCATCTATGTTGCTGTTCATGTCGGATGGAAAAAGGACGGTTATAGGCTCGCCGTCCCTGTACTTTTTCCTCAATTGCTCTAGTTTTTGATACCTTTTCATTTCACTTCCGCCCAATGTATTTACCAAAAGCCAGAAAATTCCACATCAAGCGTCCACGCATGTGTGCTTGACTCTCTGCTCAGTCTCCTTCTGCTTGCCGTAGTTGAACGCAGTCTTGTAGTCGCCGGTCAAGTAGCCCGTCACGCGGCGAAGCCTCTGGATGTTGGTGGAGCCGCACTGGGGGCATTTCTCGCCAATTTCATCCGTGTAGCCGCAATCGTTGCAGATGTCGTTCGGGACGTTGATTGCGAAATAGGGGATGTCGTGATCCATTGCGTAGTTCACAAGCTCCTCTATTGCCTTGATGTTGTTCTTCGCGGTTCCGTCAAGTTCAACATAGGTGATGCATCCTGCGCTAGAATATCCCGTAAGCTGACTTTCAAGGTCAATCTTCTCAAACGGCGTCATCTTCTCCCATACGGGAATGTGCATTGAATTGGTGAAGTAATCGTGGTCTGAGACATGTTCAATCTCGCCATACTTCGCCTTGAACTTCTTCATCGCAGTATAGCACAGATTCTCCGCTGGGGTAAAATACACGCCGAAATTCAGCTTGTACTCCTTCTTGAACTCCGCGCACCTGTCCTTGAACAACTGCTCGATTCGTTTCGCAAGTTCCATGCCCTTCTCCGTGGCGTGGTTGCATCCAATGAGGATGTGAAGGGTCTCCGCAAGTCCCAACTGACCGATTGCCAACGTTCCATGCTTCAGCGCGGACTTGATGCCCTCTTCTGGCTTGTAGCCGTACATCGTCCCGTTTTCGTACATGAACTTGGCGGACGCAGCGGGTTGTGAGGTAATCCAGTCAAACCTTTCAAGCAGTGAATCCTTGGCTTCATGAATCTTCTTGTCCAGAAGTTCCATGAAATACTCAACTGTTTTTGTCTCCGCCGCCCCTTCGCACCAGTCAATTCCCTTGGCGGTGGCTTTCTTCAATTCAGATTCCATTTTCTTCTTCGCCTGCATCGCCAATGTCGGCATTATGATCGTCGTCGGACAGATGTTTCCCCTACCGTCCTTCAACTGAACCAACTTGGGATCTTCCGCGTTGATGTCGGCAAGGTTGGCGGTTCTGCATCCCATCGTGCTGAAATAGGTGCAGGGGTTGTTTGGGTCATAGCCAGCTGCATTTGACCAATCCACGTTCGCATAGTTCGGATAAAGCCTCAACGCAGTTGACTTGCAAGCCAACTTGAACAAATCGTAGTTGGGGTCTCCCTTCTTCCTGTTCACGCCCTTCATGCACTGGAAGATGCCACACGGGAATATGCTTGTCTTGTGAAACTTGCCAATTCCCTTGATTGAACCCTCAATCAACGCCTTTGTCACCATTCTTCCCTCTGGCAACGTGCAAGTGCCATAGTTTATTGACGTAAACGGCAACTGGTTTCCGCTCCGCGATTGTAGTGTATTGAGGTTGTGGTACATTCCCTCAACCGCCTGCTCCAGTTCTCTGGTTGTCATTTCCATGGCATACTTGTACGCATCGGGGAACTTCTTGTATGCATCGCTTTCAATAGAAACTTCCTTCGACAAGATTGTATATTTGACCTTTCCGTTCTCCTCCTTGGCATAGCCATTGTCCTTCAGCCATTTCAACTTCTCGTCATGTGTCAAACCAGACTTCTCAAACTCCTTGTATTTCTTCTGAATCTCGTCATCCCCAGTCCATTCATTTGTGAATTCTACGAACTGCAAGAGATTCACGCCCTTTCCTGAATTCTCAACGAATTCCAATGCGTCCTTGAAGTGCTTGAAGAAAGACTTGCGCACATACGGCACCATCGTCCAGTCAAGATGGGTTGCCGCAACCCCACCGAACTGCTGCAGGGATTGAAGCTGGAATATCACAGCCACCAACTGAAACGCGGTGTTGATTGAGCCAGCTGGTCTGACATCACCCTGCCTTGTGTTGAAGCCCTCTTTCAACAACTTGTCAAATGGGATTGAAAGGCAGTTGTGACTGCCCACTGCGTATGCGTCAAGGTCGTGGATGTAGACCTCGTTGTTGTTGTGGTTGTGGCGCGTCTTCTTGGAAACCAGATGTTCCAATGCGTAGTTCTTCATCACATAAGACGCGGTCTCGCCCATTCTCCCACCAAATGAATACTCGTCAACGTTCGCATTTTGGTTTTGGACATTGGACGCGGTCAGCTTCTCGGTGAGGTATTTTGTGTTTCTGACCCTCTCCTTCTCGTATCGGTACGTGATGTACTTCTTGGCAACCTCGTAGCCAGCGGCCTCCATTATCTTCTTCTCAATGACATCCTCAAGAATGTCAATGTCAATCGGCTCCTCCAACGTCTCGCAAAACGCCACCACGGAATCCGTTATGCGCTTCAGCTGCTTTGCTGTCAGCTTCTCGTCGGCCTTTACGTTCTCGTTTGCCTTGATGATTGAATTCAAAATCTTCTTCGGTTCAAGGTCTTCCACCTTGCCGTCTCGCTTTATCACTGTCATGTTTATCCTCTTTGATTCTGGTGTACAAACATACATTTACCATTATCAATTATACCAGCGAAAACAAAAACGCCCCGAAATTGGGGCGTTTGTTTGGATTCAATTTATGTGCGAATTTAATCTTCCGTGATGTTGACGTGGCAAGTTCCGCCATCTTTATATGTGACAACCAAAGTTTGGTCATCTTCAGAATCCACACCAATTACACCTGGAAGTTCATAAAGCACATCGCCAAGCTGGGTTCTCAAAAACGTGGCATGTCCCTTTTTACTCCGTATAACTGCGGGATTCATCGGGTCTATTCCCTCTTTCACTATCTTATTCCATTTCATTTCAATTCACCTCTTTCAATATCTGCTGAACACGTAACCATCTTCCTCGAAGTAGTCGTTTATGAAAAGATCGCGTCCAAAAGACTCATAGTCAAAGTAGTTTCTCGCCGTGTCGGGACCCAACTGGTCAACGCCACCAAGACTGTCAACGTAATCTTCCGCAACTTGCCTGTCGGACTCGTACTCTCCCTGGTCATAGCCATCGTTGTCGTAGTAGTGGTCTGGGTCTTCAGGCTCGCCCTCGGAGTCCGTGTTGTCGGGGTCTCCGATGTGGAAATCATACATCAAGTCACGTCCAAAGGAATCGTAGTCAAAGTACATGTCAAGGTTCTCCTGACCAAGACTGTCCCAACCCATGCTGTCAACAATGTGGTAGGCGAAATCCTCTGCGGAGTTAAACTGTCCCTGATACGCATCGTGGAAATCGTCAATGCTGTCATTGTCAGTGTAGCTGACATAGGCGGCATAGGCATCCTTCTCCGAATCGTCCATCATGTAGTATTCGTTGATTTTGTCAAACTCCTCCTCGGTTGGCAAGCCACCTTCGTGATACCACTTCTCGGGGAAGTTCTCATAGTCCTGAACCATGAACTCTGGGTCTTTCTCGTCGGAATGAAGTTCACGGCAAGCATCCACGAATTCCTCGTAGGTGTTGTAGTCGGAAAGGGTTATCCACTTTCCGTCAATGGAACCGTTGTTGTACTTGGCGTATGTTCCAACGTAGATTTTGGGTTCTCCCAAGTCAACGTCACCATCGGCTTCCTTCACGACCTTCTTGTTTGACTCGCCATAGCAGTCCAACGCCTGATAAACCTTGTCAAGCTGGCGTTGCATCCAAATCTTGTCGATGCGGTCGCCGCTCTTTCCATATTGGACGCAAGCATCACCATAGTCGTTGATGATGTTCTTGACGTCCGCCGTTCCTTCCTTCACAATCTTCTTCATCGTGTTCTTCCTCGTAGATTCATTCAATTTGTTAAACTCCGCATAGAACTTGCCCAACCTGTTGCGCCACTTGATAGCCACCTTGTCGTCAGTCATTGATGTTGCTCCGGCGCGAACGAGAGAATACAACGTGTCAAGATCCTTCTTGCCATTGATTTCAAGTTCCCAGTTCTTGTCGGAGGAATCATAGAACTCCTCCAACTTGTCAACCCACTTTTGGGCATCGTCAAACTTCAAGCTGGCAAGGTGAATCAAACCATAAAGCTCGTCAAGTTCCTTGCGGCTCCTGATTTCCAGATTCCACTTCATTCCCTTCTCAAGCTCTTCCCAGTTCGTGGATTCCTCCATTCTTCCATTGTAGGTTGAAACCCAATTCTCGAAATCATCCAGCAACTTGCCAATCAAAAGCTCTTCGTCCCTGCTGCAGGTCTTGTTCTTCCAATCATGCTCGATGTCAAACAAACGGTCGCGCAATTCCCTCAACTCAAGGTCGCCCTGTTTCTCTGAAACGCCATGATGCTTGACATCGCGGATTACCCTCTTCTTGGCGGCTTCAATAGCCCTCTTGAACTTCTGAAGTTCGGACGTCTCCTTCACAACTTTCTTCATATTGGTTTTCCTCGTGGATTCCTTTAGTCCGGCAAAAAGGGATTCTATCTTTTCCAGTTCATCCGGTGTTGCATCCAACCTTCCATATTCCATGTCAACGATGATTCCGGTCTCGCATTCACCCTTCGTCTTGTACCTGTTTCCTGGTATGTACTTTCCGGTTTCGTTGTCAAAACCCACCCACCAGCTCTTTCCGTCCAATGCGGTTCTCTGCTTTGCTGAATACCTTTTGGTTATGTCCTTCAAGGGCAACATTGACTCGTTCACAATATCTTCTTCTTCTTCCAAAGACAAAAGTTCGGGCGCCGTTTGCCTGAGATATTCCCTGTCCTCGTCTGTGAACGACCCCATGCTGGAAAGATAATCCTGAACGGCCCAAACCTTGTCCTCGGATTCATCCCATGACGGGTTCACTCCACTTGGCTTGAACTCCTTTTCCTTTTCAGCCAAAAACGTTTCCAAGTTGCCAATGGATTCCTGCACATATCTTGGGCCGTCATCGTCAATGACGTGGTCTTCCTCTTCATGATAGCCAACGTCCTTGAATTTCCTTGCGTCAATCGCAGCAAGGAACTCAGGAATTTGATCCTTTGACATGAAATCCTCATCGTACAGCTCATATTCCTTGAGTTCATAGTTCACCCTTCCGATTGGCGCACCTCTGTAGTAGATTTCATATCCATGGTCATAGCCACCAAGAGCCATTTCCCAGTTTCCGCATCGGCCACGCTCGCCGTTGTCGTCAATCTTATCCATTACCTTCGCAAGGGCGGAGAAATTAAGTTTGGATTCATTCATCTTTTTCATTTTTCACTGTCCTCTGGAGACCACAAATGCAAATCGTCACCGTCTCTGCCATTGATGAAACAATAGATGTTGCCATCATCCTGGAAACCATACCCGCTATTGGGCAATGGACCGAATCTATTGTAATCCAGCTTGTCCATTTCACGAATGTCCGGAAATTCCACCCACAATTCCTCCATACGGAACATCATATCCTCTTCTTCAAGCTCCTCAGCGTCCTTTCCAATCAAGTCCCTTATCCTTGACGTGAATTCCTCAACGCTTTGCTTGTCCCTTGCGTAGAATATGCCGTATGAACCAGTGGCGATGTCGCGGTAAAGCATCGCATACATCGTCTCTTTCTCGGAATCTTTATACTGTTTCATCTGCAAATATCTTTCTCTTTACATTGGTCAAAGAATATTTACAATAAAACATCATTTTTCCTTCAACTGGTCTTGTTCCATGTTCGTGAGCATGGTGTTCACAAACCTGCCATAGTCAAGATAGCGTATCCTTGTACCGGCCTTTATCTGGTCAAATATGTTTTGGTCGCGCACCCCATTCAACTTCATTAGAAACCACGCCAACCTTGTAGAGCCATACACCTTCCAGGAAATGGACGGCCAGTGCATGTCGGTGGGGCAAATGTACCATTGGCAAACAGAATCAGGAATGTCAATCAAGTAGAAAGTTGAATTCAAGTTGTACTGCCATCTTCCCTCTTCGTCAATGAAGAACGAAAACATCTTGTCAAGGTCAAAGAAGTCAGGCGCAGCATCCTTGTTGCTGTGAACATATTGGCGTATATCATCCGTGTATACGCCATCCATGCTATAGGGCTTCCCAACAACCCTTGTGCCTTTTCTGCCTCTTTTGTCTGCCATATTATTTATTTACTCCCTTTATAGTTTTTATGATTCTTATGGTTTTTATGCCAAGACTCCTTCATCTTTCGTTTGGTTTCTTCTGATAAATGTTTACCGTACATTGGATTGTTTTGTCCTTTCCTTTCATTAGACAACTTTAATTTTGCTTCATCCGATAAATGTTTTCCCTTACTCCAAGTATTCTTTCCTTTAAGTCTCTAGGATATTTTTATTTTTGACTCTTCTGAATGGTGTTTTCCACCAAATCCAGGTTTTCTCCCCTTTAATGATTTTGCACGTTTCTATATTGTTTCTGGTGAAGGATGTGAAAATTGATATGGTAATGGTCTCCCTATATTAGCCTATCTTATTTTCTCTATGTGTTCCTATGATAATTTTCTCCCTTTATGAGACATGGACAATTTTTTGCGATGTTCTTCTGAAAATTTTTTACCTTTATGTGCCAATGATAATTTCAATTTGGTTTCATCAGACAAATGTTTTCCTTTATTTAATTCTGAAACTTTCATTCTGACAAATTCATAAAGTCTTGAATTGAATCTGAATCCTCTATATTGATTTTTATTACTGGTTCTCATCATAGTTATTGCCGTCCACATTCCTTGCGTATTATAAATCTTGGCTAATAATAAATGACAAATATAATGTTCTCTAGCAGTTAGAAAAACCAAATTAGAAGACTCATTAGAACCTCCTTCTGATTTTGGTATTATATGATGACTTTCGCAATAACAATCATCACGATTAATTGGATTCTTCCGACGCTTTTCAATAAGCGCATTGTAAACCTTTAAGTAGTTCATAATTATTTTTACCTTTATTATTGTGACATGTGCGTGTCACATAAGTATTTACCAAAATTACAATAAAAAGACTCAGGCGCACACCTGAGTCTTTTGTTTTTATAAATCAAACTTGATATTCAACAATGCTCTTACGAGTCATTGTTTTTTTGACATCAATTATACGTTGATTGCGAGAACCCTTAAATGTACATGATAAATCTCGTTCTTCAATCCTGAATTCACCATCCACAAGAACGTCGATGTATTGCAAGATGTCCCTCATATAAGGGTCTTCCGCAATTTCCTCGAACTTGTAGCCCGACCAAACCCAGATATCCTTCTCCGGGATCCTTTCCTTGCACTCCTTGCAGAGCTTTATTATCTCCTTGCGGTTGTCGGAACACCTTGACAACGGTTCTCCGCCCATCAAGCTCAAACCATCGCATGTTGGTTCCGCCAGTTCCTTGAATATCTTTTCCTTCGCTTCCTTGTCAAATTTCTGCCCAAATGCGGGATCTTGAGCCTCCTCGTTGAAACAACCTGGGCATTTGCGCTGACATCCGGTCACCCACAAGGTCAACCTGAATCCCGGACCGTTGGCAATGTCAGCCTTCAACAATTTTGTGTAGTTCATGAATAAACCTCGAAATCTTTATCTTGCCAAGTTATATTTACATTGTCGTGTTGACGCACTCCAACGCAAATCTTCCACCAGTTCAATTATAGTTGTCAACAAGCCATCTACCCCAAATTTCGCTTCACTTTTCTCCAATATGCCCTTGTTGAGGTTTTTCGGTGACCCCTGGGGCCGCCATTCCAAATCCTTGCATATTTCTCATCTGTCGCGTTCCTTCCCCCATACATAAGAAGGTATTTCCTGCAAATTTCCCTTGACTTATCAATGGATTTCCGGTCGGCGTATGTGTAGGACGTGCCATATCTCCTGTTCACGTCATCCACAACTTCCTTGTGTATTTGAAGGACTCCAACGGCTCTTCCGTTGTCCCCAACCACATGATTCTCCCCCTTTGATTCAACGTGAACCAAGGCATCAATCAACTTGTCGGACGGCGCGGCGAACGCGAAATTCGCCAAAGCCAGCATGAGTATGGTCAAAATGAATTTCATGGCATTGTATTTACTCATTTAGGGTTTTCTCAGACCAACACCTTCCAAAATTTTAGCCGGCCAACATTCTTCCTTGCGGCAAAGCCAAATGACAAGCGTTTCCATCGTCCGATACTTGTCGGTGTCAAAGTCAACGTCAAAAATTCTCCAATCGTACAATTCGCATTTCTCGAAAATGTGTCCTATGGCACGTTCCTTGTTCTCATTTCCATTGAACGTGTACGATCCCAATCCAGGTGCTTCCACCCAAATGTCGGAACCTTCGGGCATGTCCCAGTCATTTATGAATTCAATCACCTTCATCACGTTCCACCAATCCTCATCCCCCTTGGGCTCGTTTTCCTTGATGAAGTTGAGTATGTCAATGTCTTTTTTGCCTGCCATAAGGATCCTCCCCATCCGAAAGCCACATCGTGCAGTTGTCTTTTTGAACGACGCCGCCAACGCGCTTTCCATCAACGTATTGTATGGCGTTCACAATCCAACCATACAGCTCCAACTTCTCAAACAACGCGGCGGCCACCTCGTCGGCGTCCATCCACCGGATAGTCACCCACTTCTTTCTGTCGGTTCGCCAGAAGTTCAACGTGAACCTGATGTCGCCCTCTGAGCAGTCCTTGCACAACTCCACAAAACGGTCAAAGTCAAAGTCAATGCCCTTGTCCCGGATGAAGAACCCGTCCTTTGGAGCATAGCCCTGTATGAACTCCCTTAACTTGCTCAAATCGTTCATGCCCGCTCCTTGCTGTCATCCGGCGGCGCCAACCACATATAGCATACATCCTTGCCACCATGCGTATATCCAATTTCCTTTACCTCCCATCCAAACAGTTCAACCTTGTCAAAGAGGTATGGCACAACTTCTTCGGCGTTGAGATATGGCGCAACCCATTTGTCCTTGTCATCACGATGTACGTTGAACCTGTATATCTTGAAGTAAACCCTGTTCCTTGGACAGTCCTTGACAAGGTTGATGAACTTTACAAGCGGGAACTTTCCACGCAAAATGGGCTTGGTGTAGCTCCTGGGATTTTCCAGTATGAACTCGCGCAACTTGAATATGGAGACTATCCCTTCCATCAGTCCTCCTTCACCACCAGATAGATTGCATAAGTCCACCAACCATTGCACGGACCGAATTGGGCAACATCTTCAACTTCCCAGCACTTCTCGCCGCACTTCTCAAAGAGAAACGTCAAAATGGTGTCCCATGTGAAAGTCTTGAAATATGTCTTCGTCAAAGACCTTTTCTTGGTGCAGACGGAAACAAAGAAATGGACATCGCGCTTTCCGTTCCCCGAGATTATGTCGGCAAGTTTCTGAAGGAACTCCCCGGTTGTCCTGTCCTTCCAAACCCAGAACAACTCGCCAAGTTCGGGAATGTAGTCTTTTGAATGGGGTCCGTACATTGTTTCACCTCTGGGCGGATGCCAAATAGTCAATCAAGTCAGCGTCAATGTTGGTCTTTCCATCACCATCGCCGCAGAACAGAATCATAATGATGCCATGCGAGCCGTCCATGCTCTTGACGAGCTTCATTTCCACGATTTCGTGCGCAAGGGACAGTCCCATCATCCGTGAAATGAATCCATCTTTCGTTGCGCAGTACTCTATGCGCTGGTTGGCGGTTGTCCAGTTGGTGCAGTTCTGGTTGAAATCCCAAATAGCCATTTGGGGCGGAAACTTGTCCCCAATCTCCCACAAATCCCAGGAGACTTTGCTGCAACCCCTAACCATGTCAAGAATCCTCCTCATCTTGACCTTCAACTTGGAATCCAGAACAATCTCCACATAGGGTTTGAAGTTGATGTAGTCTGGTATGATTACGGCGCTTGTCTTTGCGGGTTTGAACCACCTCTTGACGCGGTCAATGAACGATTTCATTTCACTTTCTCCTTTCCTCACCATTTCCATTCAAGTTTGTTGAACGCATCCACAACGGACTCGTCAATGTTGGTTTCGCCATCCTCGGAATCCTCAACCCAAACCGCCAAATGGCAATACTGTCCCGAAACCCACGAAATGATATCCATTCCACGTATCACCTTTGACATTGACATTTCAAGCAACGCGCCTGGAAGGTTCTCCGCCTCCGCCTTGGAATGGAAGCCAAACTTGTTGTCGCCAACGTTCTTGAAGCCATATATCCCAACATAGCTGACGGGAAGGTTTCCCTTGCTCTTAAGACACGCTCCCAATTCCCAAATTATCTCTTTACTGCACTTCATTGTCAAACTCCCTTCTTCACAAGAACCCTTGCGTGGAACTTGCCCCAGAAGCCATCGTTGACATCCTGGCAAGCGTACATGTTGTCCGGCAGGACATCCACAACAACAAGGTTGCGCGGAACTGCGATATGGGGATAATACACCTTGTCCCCGACTTTGAACTTCCTATAGACGAATCTTTTGTTGAAAATCCCGACCCTCTTCACGGAAATGCCATAAGGTTCGTTTCTAAATGGGTCAAGCAGACCCTTGAACCAGTCAACAATGGTTTTCATTTTCATTGTCTCCTTCTGCACATTTCACTTGTTTGCGCAAATCGGCTCCCAATGCGTGACAACCATCGTGTCGGGCCACTTCCGCGCCAATCCGTACATTCGCATCTTCGCCTCGTCTTCGGCGGCATCCCTGTCAGTTCCCTTCACCCAAACCTTGTTAATCTGGAAGTCCTTGCCATCCTTGACAAGTTTGATGACGAAACTGAATCCTATGACGTTCTCAACCATTTTGGGACACTCCTTTCAATCACGCAACCTTGTTCGCCTTGACGTAGGCGGCTTCCAGCTTCTCCCATGAGAAGTATTCCATCTTGGCAAGCTGGCCCGCGTACTTGCCAAGTTTCGCGTACACCCACTTCATCTGCTTCTCGGAGAGCCAACCGTGTGTCTTGTACCACTCGGCGAACTTCGTGAGCAGGCAGGCATCACCAACCGTGAACCCAATGCCATTGGCGGCATAGGTGTCCTTGGAATTCTGCTCCCCCTTGGTCTGGTTGTCGTAGATGCGGAGAAGGGCGGCCTTCGCCCAAACGGGATTGTGGACGAGGTTCCAACGCAGGAACTCCATCAGGGCGGCTTTCGTAATCTTCTTCATATCATCTACTCCTTGCAGGGAACTCGTGGGCATCCCTTTCTCCCTCAGAACACTTACAGTATAACAAATTGGGGTTGGAAAGTCAAGGGGGTTCTGAAACTATTTTCAATTCAATTTAGCACAATATCCGCCCATTTTCAAGGAACAATTGTAAATATTATGTAAAAGAGGTTAAAAACATGATGAAATGGCTATTGAAACTTGGACTGAAATTCGTGTCCTACCAAACTCTGGTCAACACCATTGCTTCTGCAATCGCGTACATACTTGAATACGCAAGGAAGGAGGCAACTCCTACTGCATGGGAAAACGCAAAGGAAGCAGTGAGGCAAATCAAGAACTGGGCATCTTTGCTTGATGAAGTGTATGAGGACGATACCCTCACCTCCGACGAAGAGAAGAAGATCCAGAACGCAATTGCGGACTGCACCGCAACAACCACAATATACAACCTGTTGAAGGGCAAGAAATCTCCGAAAAAGGAAACCTGGTCAAAGACCGCTGATCCAAAGACGGAAACCCCCAAGAATAAAAAGAACAGGAAAAGAACAACCAAGAAAACGGGAACCAAGAAATGAAAAGGAAAATCAACGAATCATCCGAACAGGAAACCTTGAAGGAAATTGAACGCACATATGGAAAGAAAGTACGTGACGCTCTTGTGAAATACTGCACTGCGAAGAACTTGGACATCACCGATACGGTGTACGAGACAAAGACCGATGGAAACGGCCAAACCCCTTGGGACAAGTTTGACAACTGGGCCGAAAAGAAGTTGGGTCTTGACATAATGGGAGACTTTGACGATGACTTCGATTACACTGGAGCGGACGCCAGGGCGAAGAGGGAAAGGGGATTGCAGGAAGTTCCCTTGGCATCCTTGGACAGCTTCGATGAGGGAAGCGGAAGCAACCCAATTGATGAATACTTCATCCGAAACTGGATTGCAGAGGAACTTGAGGAATGCGAATGGGTTGATCCTTCAGAAATCGAGTACTCCGGCGAGGAACCCTGGGTTGAAGTAACGGCGCAAAATGGTGTCGTGTACAGAATCCAGGTGACAAAGGAATTCGCGCCAAGGGAAGTGAACGCAGTGGACGATCTCATATGATAAAGTGGAGAAGAATAGACGAATCCTAGGGTTGTCAAGAGACAACCACCCTTGACCTGCTCTGCAAGAAAGACGCGGAGCAGCTCAAGAGGTTTGCGGTGGAATACAGGACGCTGTGCGAAAGCGCGGTGAACCTGCAATCCGGGAAGTTCCTGGAAATCTCCAAGACGAAACTCGCCATCATCAAGAAGTTCCTTGCGGGACTTTGCGAAAAGGACGGCGTTGTGAAGGAGTCCATGAAAGAGGGAATGAGCCGCCTGACTAAATCAACCTGCAGAAAGATAATGGACATGGTGATGAAGTTCGGATGGTATTGCTGGTTCTACGGCGACCAGATGTTTCCGTGGGAGGACGCGGAACAAGACGATTCAAGGGACAAGTTGGAATCCTATCTGGATTCGCTTGTGGCGGCATAAACAAAACGAGGTAAAAAGAAAATGGCAGTAAACATAAACACGTTGATAACTGGAACAATGACACTTGGATCTGGTGATTCTACCCCTTCAGAACCAACAGCTCCACAAGGCAAGGTTCTGTACAAGATAAGCGCAGATGGAGACTGGCTTCAGTCAGATGCTGACATAATGGAAGGTGTTTTCAATAACTTCGCCCAAAAAGAAATTGCAGTTGCAGTCATAATCCCAAGCAAGGATATAAATGAAAATGACGTTACGGGCATCACAGATGGTGCATTCTATGAATGCACCAGTCTGGAGAGCGTAACGATTCCGAACGGTGTGACGAGAATTGGTGAAGAGGCGTTCTCCGGCTGCAGCGGTCTTACGAGTGTTACGATTCCTAATTCTGTGACGAGCATCGGGAATTCTGCGTTCAATGGTTGCAGTGGTCTGACGAGCGTGACGATACCCAATAGTGTCACAAGCATCCAGATTGGAGCGTTCGAGAGTTGTAGCGGGCTTACGAACTTGACGATTCCAAGCAGCGTGACGAGCATCGGGGATGATGTTTTCACTGGGTGCAGCAATCTTGCCAACCTCACATTCCTTGGCAAGACACTTGAACAAGTCCAGAACATTGAGGACGAGGAAGGTGAAAAATACTATCCTTGGGGGATTGAAGACACAAGCATCATCAATGTTGCCTAATTAAATCCATCATAAAACAAAGGCTGGTTATGTCAATCATGAGCCAGCCTTCTTCATTTCCTGCAGTTCGCGCTTCAGTTCCATCATTTCATCCCATGTCCTGAAGTGCTATGTCTCCGTCAGACGTTCTTCTTCCCTACCTGAACCCAGCAACGCCATCTGGGATGCCTCAAGCGCGTTCTCCATTTCCTCTATTTCCGATTCAATTTCCTCAACTGTCCTACACTACTCTGTCATAGTATTCCCTCATCATCTTCTTCAGCTTCTCGTTGTCAATCGCGGGGTGGTTTATCTGGTCAATCTGCTTCTGGATGTAATCGAACTTGTCCACAACAATGCCCATATCCTCGGTTTCCTGACCTTCTTCGCCATTTTGCGATGCGTCCGAAATCCCAAGCACGAAAACGGAGGAGTCCTCTTCATACACGTTGGCCGCGGCCACAATTCCATCAAGTTGCTCCTTCTGCTCGTCGGTCAAGACAACATCGTAGCAGCGTCTCACAATTGAACCCTTTAGTTTGGACTCATCTAAACTCCCATTCACAAGGTCTGACGCATACAACGTCACGAACTTCGGAACCGAAGCAGTGTTGTAGAAAGTTTCGTGGTTCTTCTCGTCCAAGATGAAATAGCCATGCTGCTTCTTCTCGTCTGGAAGCCTCTGCATGTCATGCACCTGATATTGCGGCGATCCCACGATGTTCCATGTGCGGTTCTCAAACGTGACCGTCTCGTGATCGTGTATGTGACCCATGTAGATTGTGGAGCAATCGTGCGTGTGGTGGAGAATCTCCGAAATGATGTTGCTTGTGTCAACTTCCGAGAAGTTCTTGCCGCCCGACTTGTAGGCATCGGCGTACTTCTGTCCCTTGTATCGTATGTCACCTGAATAGCTGATGTCGAAATGCCCCATCATCAAGTCATAGTCCTGGGAAAGACCATCGCGCTTGATGTGTTCCTCCAATGTTGTGCCACAAAGCCACGGAACAAGAAGGACGTTCTGTCCGTTCAACTTCACCTCCGTTGGAACGGAGACTATGTTGACGTTGTTCAACTCGAAGATGTTCAAGGAGGTTATCACGGAGTTGTATTTCTCGTAGAGGTCGTGGTTTCCCTGCAACAGGAACACTTCGCACGTTGATGCCAACTTTCGGACAAGATCGTTCGCCACGTTCAGCGAAGTGACTTCAATTGCCGTCCTCTGGTGGAAAAGGTCTCCAAGGAAGAACACCTGCTTGATGCCCTCCGTCTCTATCCGCCCTATTATCTCGTCAATGACCTTTTCCGCTATCTTCTGCCTTGACGGCTTGTCGTTGGAAATGCCAACGTGGAGGTCAGTGAATACCAATGACTTTCCGCTCAATTCCCTGTGTGACGTGTTCTTCATGTCTTCTAATTCTACCTTCTTTCGGTCTCAAGCATCTTCTTGTAGTAGGTGTCTGTATAAATTCTATCAAAATACTCCGAGAAATTTGGAATCGCCCTGTTGAAAGCGGACTTTATCTCCAACGCAAGCGTGGCGTATTCCCCCTTGTGGTTGAAGTACCTTCCCTGCAACAATTCCCATGCGTCCTGCATGTCATAATGCTCATATGCCCTCTTTATTGCCGTCTCAACCTCGGGCATGAATGGAAGCAGGATAACTGGGAAGTCACCCGACATTATGTACTTGTCAATCTTGTGGCGTTCAACCAGGTTCTTCACGCAAAGGCTTGGCTCGTTGTAGCCCAATGTATACGTCAAATGCAAATACTTCTTCACCGCCGTACCAAACCTTGACACAAGGGCTTTTCTGGATTCCGCCAACTTCTTCAGCTTCAAGTATTCGTGCGTCTCGGAAATGACAGTTCTCACCAACGTTCTTATCCCCTTCACCGTCTTTGGGACAAAACTCAACTTCCCCGCAACCCTCTTGAAAATGTCGTGGCGTTCCTTTTCCTCCACGTTGTTCCGCAGAAACATTTCATACAACTGGTCAAAGTGCTTGCCATACTTCTTGTACATAGCCTTGCCGTCATATCCCCTTATGTAGGCAAGAGAGACGTTGCGCACAACGCCATTGTCGTTGTAGACCTTTATGTACAATGGAAGAAGCCGTGCAATGTCCATTGGCGATATGAGCTGCTCCGATTGAAGCAGCTTGGTGAGATTGTCAATGTACTGGTTGTCTCTTATATCCATCTATGGTCTTCTTTATGACGTTCGCGGTCCGCTTCCCCGTGTAGAAGTAGTACCCATACACTGCGTAGAGCGTACCAATAACCTTGTCAATGCCCAGCCCATACTATTTGTGAATCCCGTGTATGAACTCCTCGTCGGAAAGACAATGGCGTATGGACTTGAGCAACTTGTCGCAAGCGTCCTTCAAGTATTTCACCTTATCGTCCGACTTCATGTCCTGAATCTCCTGTATCTTCGAGTAGAACTACTCCGCCCTCAAAGCCGGGAACTTCTCAACAATGCAATTGTAGATGATGTCCAACTCCTGCTTGTCCTCGTGGTTGTCAAAGAAAAGGGAAACGGACCTGTCACCTTGGTAAAAAGGAAATCTGTTGTCTTTACTGTACTCTACCATAATCTTCACTATCTATTGGATGTCCTATATAATTATACTTCATTTCAAGTAGAATTGTAAATACTCCATTGAAAGGATGACAATGACATGGCGAATTTGAAGGAAAAATCCAATTAGCACTTGAACCAAAACGGTCAGGGGCTTGATGGTCTGTACAGAGGGGAAGTGAGAAAGCAAATGTCCGATGGCAGGGTCAAGGTGTTCGTGCCAGGTGTCTATGACCCCCAGTTTGAATCGGATGGAAACGAGGACTTTCTGCCAAATGCGGAAGTGATGCAGCCAGTCTGGGCGAAATCCATAAACCAAAGCGGTTCGTTTGGGTTGCCGGACGTTGGCGCAATAGTATACGTCTATTTCCTCAACCACGATGCCAACTACCCCCTTGTCATAGGCACTGTGTTGAACGCAGTTCCGGGTTTTGGCAAGGCAATGTGGAACAAGTGCATGAGGAAAAAGAAGTACGTCAAGCAGATATTGAAGAACGGCAACGCGGAAATCTCGCTTGACGAAAACGGTTCCATAGACCTCACCGTGAACTCCATGGAAGGTTCGGCGGAAGACAACGGCTCAATGAAGGACTGCCACATATTGATGGACAGAACAAACGTCAACAACAGAATCACGCTGTCCGCAGATGACATCATCCTTGACTGCAGAAACCTCTTGCTCAAGACCTTCAACACGCAAATAGACGCCGGCAACAAGGTCATTATCCATGGAAGGGGTGGACGAGTTGCCATAATGTCACCATCCATATTCATCAACAGCAACCTGGGTCAGGGAACAAACACTACGGTGATAAAGGGTTCTAGTGGAACTCTTGTGGTGTAAGGAGGAAGCAATGAAAACCAAATTCAATCTACTTTCAATCATTCTGTTCCTGTGCCTTGGAGCGTTTTCCATGGAATCCTACTTCACGATGGAAAACGACACCTTCTTGAGGCGGGACGATTCCGACTACACCCACGGAACGAAGCTTGAACTCGTTGACGACAACAGGCTTCACTACATGATTTCCCAAACGATGTACGCGCCACCGGACTTGAGGTTGAAGCACCACGTCCCGGGTGACCGTCCCTATGCGGGAATGCTCATTGGTGGCGTTGGCTACGAGTTCTTCCAAAACCCGGTCTCGCACTGGACGCATTATGGTGAATTCAATTTCGGAATGATTGGACCCGCCGCGTGCTGCAAGGAAACCCAGACCGCCATACACAAGTTGCTGAATTGCCGAAAGCCGGAAGGTTGGGACGACCAACTTCACAATGAATTCGTTGTGAACGCCCAATGGTGGACAAAGTACAATTGGAGCATAACCGACTGGATTGTGCTTGTCCCAAAGGCCGGTGCGGCGGTTGGAACAATTCAGGACTTTGGAGAAGTTGGAGCCGACTTGAAGATTGGCTACAACATACGTCCAACCGCAAACAACGAAATGATGTTCTCGGCTCCAGCGCCAAGAGGGAAGTGGAAATGGGAAAAACTTTCTGCCTACGCCTATTGTGGAGCAAGCGAAAGATACTACCTCTACAACCACCTTCTTGAAGGTACTATGTTCGGACACCGTGACGATGACTTGAAAGTTGACCCAGAGAGGTTTGTCACTGAAATGAGGGCCGGATTCGTATTCAAGTACGATAGGTTCTTCGCAACATACTACGCCATATTCAGGACGGACGAATACAAGCACCAAAAGAAATCACCAGACTTCGGCGGTATCTGCGTTGGGTGGACTTGGTAAACAAAATCCAAAAACAGTGGTATAATTTCACTGTATGGCATTGATAACTTTCAAGGGAATATCGCAAAACTCATCAATATCCAAGCCTTTGACGGACGAGGAATTCGCATCAATTGAACGTGAATACTTCCAAAAGCCGGACAAGGCGTTGGTGGAGAAGCAGCTTCGTTCCATCGCAGAAGGTGGAGTGAAGATGAACTATGTCCAGGACTACTACCTCAAGGAAGTCATGTCAAAGGCCGTTGGAACAAGGGCTTCATGGTCTATATGGGACGGAATAAGGAACCGCGAGATAATGGAATACTTCGCTGGGAAGGTTGACAGCAACAAGAAAGTCTTTCCTGATTACATGACTCTTGCCCAGAAGATTGCAACCGCTTTCCGCCTTTGTGGAATCAGATACTGTGTGAAGGTTCCGAACTTTCCAATGAAGGTCGCATCGCACATAATAACGAAGTACAACGTGAACGACAGGTACTATGACTACAGTTGCGGATGGGGTGCGCGTCTTCTGGCTGCTCTGAAGAGCAACATACACTACTATGGAACCGACCCAAACAACGAGCTGGTTGACAGGCTCGTTGAAATTGCCACGGACTACAAGAAAGTGAATCCAACAAACACGTCATGTGTTTCCATAAAATGCCAGGGAAGCCAGACATTCATCCCTGAAATGGAGGGAAAGATTGGCTTGTGCTTCAGCTCCCCTCCCTACTTCTCGCTGGAGGACTACCAGATTGGCGAAGAACAGTCATACAAGAAGGGTATGACATATACGGAATGGCGGGACAGTTTCATCGGACCCACTGTTGAAAACTGCTTCAAGTACCTCGTCCCAGGTGGCTATTTCATCTTCAACGTGAAGTCATTTAGGGACTATGCCACAAACGAAACATACCCAATTGAAAGGGATTTCCTGTACTTCGCCCTGAAAGCCGGACTTGAGCATGTAGGTGTGGAGGCAATGACAAACATCAAACGATGCCATGGAGCCGCAGGGGGCGGAGAATACAAGGATGGAAACAAATTGATGTTCAGCGACAACGACGAGCGTATGCACGTCCTTCGCAAACCATAATCATTTGTGATTCTTAAGCTTCACTTATGAAGCTTAAGTTTCATTTCAACTTGGAACGCCGATATTGTCCTGCTCTTCAGGAACTTTTCGTTCATAAAGACGTCCGCACGTCCAGTTGCCTTTACGAAATCGTTTATGTCCTTGACGTGCGCCAGTTCCAAAAGGTCTGATATGTCAAGGAAGGAAATGTCCGGATATTTCTCTGCGTGCTTCAACGATGAAGACATACCAGCATAGTCATTGTCAAACGCCAGCACAATCTTGTGGCGTGGATAAAGTTCCGTAAGCATCTTGTATTGGTAGTCTGTCAAGGAACGTCCACCCAATGCAACGCCATTCTTCAGGAACAGGGAGTCAAACACGCCCTCCGTGCAGTAGATGCTGTGGTGTGAAACGTCCACGTTGCCGATGTTGAACACTGGCTTGGGTTGGAAGTTTATGTTCTCGTCCTTTGGGAAAATGTACTTGACCGCGCCCTGACCCTTTATGTCATAGTTGTTGAAGTTGCCCAGTTGGTGGTAGATGCAATTATCGTCCCAAACGTATTGAATAAGAAGGAACTCCCGACCCGTGTTGTCCTGCATTGAAAGCAGCATCGAGCGGGCGTCCACTGGGATTTTCCTATTGTCAAGATAGGCTTTTGCTGCGTCAGACAATTGCGTTGGATAATTCCAATTGGCTTCAAGCAGATACCTGTATGATGGCGTTGGGGAAAGTATCTCGAACGATGACGGCTTTGCCACAACCTGCGGTTGGTTTCTCTTCCCCGACACGATGTTGTTGAAATTCAGCACCTTGTAGTCCTGAATTATCCTGTCAAAAACGTCCTTTGGGCATATCTCCTTGAGAAAGGCGTAGCCAGTCAATGACGCTTCGCAGTTGAAGCAGTGGAACGTGCCAGTCCTGCGATAGAAATAACCACGTTTCTTGAACTTGCTCTTCTTGGAATCCCCGCACAAGGGACAGCGGAACGTAATCTCCGTGTTGTTGCGAGTCTTGAGGGTTGAGTCTGGCAGATTTTGCCAGACTTTCTCATCAATGTAGTTTATCCAGGACTTGTCGTTCCAGTCAATCATTTGCGCTTGTAGCAGATGAACTTGATTGCCCAGACATCCGTACCGGGACCGTCCTTGCTCATGAACTCGGGGAAGCAAAAGATGTCCGTGTATTCAGTTCCCTTGATAAACTCGCCAATTTCATCGCGGATTGTCTGGCAGCAGTTCAACTTGCAGGTAATGAGTCCAAGTTCATCAAAATTCCTGATTTTGGGAAACGTCTTGTCCTCGTTAAGCGCAATCTTGATATAGTCGGAACCGGTCTCTATCAGGGATGTGTCGAAGATTATGGGTTGGACTGTCTGTGCAAGGAATGTCAGACGGTTGGCAATGAACACAAACGGGTTCTTTGCCTCGGTTTCCACTTCATCGTCCTCTTCATCATCCTCTTCATCTTCTGGAGATTCAATTTCATTTCCATCATCATCAAGCCCAAACGCCTGGTTGTAGATGTCGGTGTGCTTTGGCTTTGCGGAAATAATGTCACCGAAGTTCTTTCCCGAATTGAGCATGTCAAAGATGGATGGCGGTACCTTCACTGGCTCTTCGTCCTCGTCTTCCTCGTCTTCCTCATCATCTTCGGTGTACCAGCGAAAAGGTGGCTCGTCCTTTTCAGTTTTTCCGGGTTCTTCGTTCTGTATTGGAACGCGAACAACCCTTGGCTTGAAAGCCTCTTTCGTGGCTTCCTCCATCGTCTTGTCAAAGTCCACGCCCTTGAACAGGCTGTTGAAAATCTCCTCAAACTCAGGTGCGCAAATGACCTTTACGCGCTGGTTGAAGGGGTTCTTGCGCACTGCGTCCTCTCCGTAGCGGGGAACTCTGAAACTGAAATGCTCAAACATTATTGTATTTCCTTTTTTGGTTGATGAACCGCTGATTAATTATACCACAATGGCGCAAATCAGTAAATCACCGTTTGATGTCCCTTGGTGTCAGTGAACTGAATTTCCTTCGCCATTGAACCATACCACTCCGTTTCGTAGTATTCGCCCCTGCGCCTGTCCTCAAGGTCATCGCAGTCAACGAACTCATACGCCAGCTTCTTCTTGCCCTTGAGATACTCCAGAACCTTCGCGCACTTCTCCTCCGATTCGGCATACCAATGGTAGTCGCGAGAGAAGATGGATGACCGCTTGCCAGCCACTTCGCAGTGATACCAGTCCTTGAAGTTGATTTCAGAAAGTCCAAGAGCCTTGAGTTTCTTGTTGATTGCGATAAAGCCCTTGCAGGGCTTAATGAGGTGAATGCCCTTGCAAGTCACAATGATGCGTGGACGGGAATACCACCCACCAGACCACTTTGTTGCCTCTTCGTTGTTGCGTGAGAGGATTTCGCTCTTCTTCGGCTTCAGCTTGGAGCAAATGGCGTCCGCAATCTTGCAAGTGAGGGCTCCAAAGTAATCATCTGACAGTTCGCCAAAGTCCACTTCCTCCTTGTAGCCGGAGCGAAACACCAAATGCGTTCCGTCAAACTTGTTTGAGCATACGTTGGTGAAGTTCCGCGTGATTCCCAGATAGTTCTTGTCCTCACTAGACTTGAACTCCTTGACCAACACCTTGGCAACGAATGCCACCTTCTCTTCTGTTGTCGCGTTTTTCTTCATAGTTTGTCTCCTTTTCACTTTACCACAATTCTGTTTGCAACGTCAGCCCTCATCTTCGCCACGTCAAAGACATAACGAGAATCGTCGGAATCAAACTCTGGGTCTCCATCGTTGTTCCCATAGGCGGCATTCTTTTCCTTGTTGTAGCAGTTGCCATCCTCGGGGATGTACCCACGAAGCTCGCCATTCTGCCCGATGTAGAGGACAAACACAAGGGGAAGCTCCCAATCACCGCCCCCTGCGCACCAAAGAACCGGGAAAGCCGAATCACCCTCGCCAATCATTTCATAGCCGTCAAGGTCTTCAAGTCCAGGAAGGTGGTTGTAGGAATCCTCGGTGCCAAATTCCTCCACGTTTTCAAAATCAACCTCAATATTCTCCAAGTCCTTGTGAACCTTCACCTGTGTTGGCGAATAGTCCCCGTTGAGGATTCCATACACGGAACCATCCTCTATTAGAGACTTGAGGTCTTCAATGCTCTGGTTTGCCTTTGCGTGTCGGCTCATCTTCGTTTCTCCTTGTTTCAATAAAGTTCCTGGTAGGTCATTCCACTCCTGCCAACCGCTATTCCAAGCTTGTCTGCGCACACTCCATCCACCCTTTCATCCCCGTATGCCGATATGAGATTGAATTTCCCTTCATTCTCTTCCACAACCCAATATGGAGTCCACTCGTAATTGGATTTGTTGAACATGAACACCAACTGTCCAACCGAAACCACTTCCTTGAATACAAGGGTGTCCCGATATGAACATGCCCACTGAAGTTCATCCCATGCCTTTGAATGTGCAACTGTCATTTTCGCCTCCTTCACTTTCACCAATAGCGGAACGTGCGGCGCGTCCTGCGTGAACGCACCAACTTGGGGTTCTCATTCACGCACACCTTGGACGGGCCATATCCAACCATAGCCTCAATGACGGCCCTCTGCTTCTCATACGGAACCATGATGGCAAACACGCGCCCACCACGGGAATCCCAAGTGTCAATCAGCTCGCCATCCTTCACGGTGGCAATGTGCGAACGCGAAAGGGTGAGGGCGCACACTCCGGGGATGTAGTGCTTAAGGCGGACGGCAACCTCGCCACGGGTCATGCACTTTGAAAGTTGAATCCAACGCCATCCCTGCGTCTTGAGAATAACGTCATAGACGCCCGTGCGGTTGCGGACGGAATGCATCTCCTTGGCGAGGCGGTACTGCTCCGACTCCACCTCGTCATAAGTCATAGCACCTTCAAGGGCTGCAACGATTGCCCGCGTGGTGCAGTCCCCACAGCAATTGTCCTTGATGTTCCAAGTGTCTGGACGGACGTTCGTGGGCGTGAATCCACACATACGCGCAACTTCATTCATCTTCTTCATGTTGTCTACTCCTTGTTAGATGAAATTCCTGCCAGTGAGAGCAAGGGCATCCTTCACATCGTCAAAGTTGCCCTGTGTGAGTGTTTGCGATTCAATCCTCGTGAAGGGATTGTGTACGCCCTTCGCCAAGGTCTTGTTCAAGAGACGAAGCTCCTTGAGAATCTTGAGCTGGACATACAACGTCTGACGCTGCAATTCCTGGTTATCCTTGGTTGCCATTTTATCTACTCCTTGTTTGCTCTCAACGACAACAGTATAGCAAAATGGGGTTAGAAAGTCAAGTACCCTGTAAAACAAAAAGAACCGTCCAAAAATGGGCAGTTCTCTTCGTTTTTGGCAATTTTAGCCAATATCACTTCGCCGCAAGGGGATCAAACCCAGGACCGGCTGGAGCTGCCTCGGGCGCAGGAGGGTCAGCCTCTGGCTTTGCCTCTTCAGCAGACTTGTCACCCGTCTGCGCGATGTTCTCGCTCAACTTGAACATGGCGAGCCTCTTGGTGAGGTTCATGATTGCCAGGTCGTTCTGGACGGACTTGACAAGCACGCCGCTGTATGCGTCAATGAACTTGGTGAAGTTCAGGAACTCGTCCGGAATGTCGGAGAGACCAATCACCTCGTAGAACTTCTTGATGAAGTCCTTCTCGAACTGCTTGAAGCCACGCTCGTCGTTCCAACCAGCGTTCTTCGCCAGGTCAAACGCGATTGCGCTCATGTCAACCTTGTTGTTTGTAACGTCAGCCATTTTCTTTTGTCTCTTTCTCTTTTATTGTTCTTTGTTCTTTCACTTCTGTGAAATCTTCTTTTCGTTCTTGTCAAGATTCTTATGCCAGTCAACGATTTCGTAGTTTTTCACAAGATGACCATGCTCCACAACGTCAACGTAGAAGTTGTTTAGCAGGTCAGCCTTGATAATCACCCAGTCCTTGGGCTTTATCACAAGCTTCTGCGGAGGGTACACTTCCTTGTTCAGCTTCCCGGGAAGGGTGAACACTGAATCCTTCGTGCAGTAATTCTCCAGAATCTTGTCGGATAACTTTCCGTTTTCTTTCCAGTAATTCACCACGCACTTTGGAAAGTCAAGGTTCTCAATGCCAATCATCCCAATGATGTCAAGAATGTCGTTGTAGGAACCCGTGAACTGGATTGCGGGATATGGTTCCGTGAAACCAATCTTCTCCGCGTCCCTGTGCTGTATAGCCTTTACCTTGCTCATTTCAAGTGTCTCCTTTCAATCAAGCCTCTGGAATGTCGGAGTTGTCCTCGACGATAAGCTGCTTCTTGCCGTTCTTCTTCTTGTCCTTGATTTCCTCAATCTCGGACTCAATCTCGGCAAGAGCGTCCTCGGACTTGGAACGGTAAGCCATGCGCTTCTCGGACTCCTCGTTGAACTTGTCAATGAACGTGTCCCAGATTTCATCCTTGGAAACCAGTTCCTTGTAGGTAACTCTGGTGTCCTTGTAAGAAGGAACAACATAGCCACCACGGACTTCGTTGATGAAGCCATAAGCCACGGCGTCCTTGATGATGCCATCGTACTTGGAGATGCCAGTGTCGAAGTCAATGAACACGTCAGCCTCAAACGCGGGCTTGATGACGCGGTTCTTCGTGCAGAAGAACCTCATGCGGTTGCCCTTGAAGAAACCAACGTGCTTCTCGTTGTCGGCCAAATCCTTGCCCGTGGAGAACTCGGTGTCGCCCTCCTTCACCATCAACTTGGAAGCCTGAAGAATGACGTGGGAAGCATACTCGATTCCCTGACCACCAGCCATGTTGTGAACCTTGGAAACATACATCTGCCCGGGGTTCTGATATTCGTGGTTGATGACAATGAGAGAGCAATTTGAAACCACAACGCGCATCATCAACGTGCGGATGAGGGAGTTGCGTGTTTTCGCTGCCATGCCCTGGTCTGCAACCATCTTGTCCTTGTCAACGGCGTCGGACACAACCTTGGACGACGCAAGTCCGCCGAAGGAATCAAGCACCACGATGTACTTCGGCTCATCGTTGTTGTCGGGATCCTTCTCCCACTCAGAATGCGCCTGGACAAGCTGCTCGTAGATATTCACCAACTTCACGCAAGCATCCTCGGCGTCAAGCACGGGAACGTACTCAACCTTTTCCAGGTCTGCGCCAAAGTTCTTGAGCAGCTGAGTGCCACCACCTTCGGAATCCACCCAGAAGCAACCGTCAATCTGCCCGGTTTTCAGAGCATTGGCAACAACCTGAGCTGCGATAAGGGACTTGCCCGACTGGGACGGTCCGTAGATTGTGGTGATTCTTCCACGCGGTACGCCGTTGTGGACGTTTCCCGTGATAACCCTGTTCAACGCAAACGAACCAGTGTCATAAAAGTCCGTTACAATTGCATCGGACTCCGCCGCAGTCTTGGTATCGTTCTTCTTTCTCAATCCCTTGAGAAGGTCTTTTGTTTTCATCTAGTCAAACTTTCATCATTGAAAGTTCTGAAGGTATCGCAACCTCCGTATTGGTTGTTCACGCCCTTTGCGCGAACCAACGTATTCAATTATACAGAAAACTCAGGAAAATTAAAACCTGCTTTCAAACTGCTCTTTCGCCGTAGCCTAATCACCAGGTGGAACGGGTGTTGCTGTCTCGCCAGCTCCTTCTTCAGTGCTCTGCAAGACGGCCACTGGCTGACCACCTTCACGCTGCATCTTGAGCTTGTTGGATTCAGTTTCCAGACCCTTGCGCATGACTTCAAGACCATCACGCACGGAGTACACGGTCTTCGCCCCAGTGAGAAGGGCGTTTGCAACTTCCATTGCCTTGTCAAGAGGAATCATAACAGGGCCGTCCTCTGAAACCTCAATGCCGAACTTGCCCATTTCCTCTATTGACAAAGGATACCTAGTTGACCAATCTATCTGACGCTCCTTCTTCTTGCCCTCAAATGGTATTCTCTTTATGCCATCCTCGGGAAGTCCGTGCATCTTGCGGTAGTACCTCTTCCACTGTTCCCAAGTGTAGTTCTTCAACCCCATTGCGTCCAACTTGTCCGTGTCAACACCGTCGTTTATAGCCTTGCTTCTCTTCTCCATGTGCAACGCATAAGCCTTTTCCATGGCAACAACATCTTCACCAATCTTGACCTCTATAAACCCGCCTTCAACCTTCGCACTGTAGTCAAGAATGGCTTGTTCCCTTCTCTTGCGCTCTGCCTCGGCCTTCTTCTTTCGCTCTTCAGCCTCCTTCGCCTTGCGCAAACGCTCCCGGGCCGCCCTGTCATGGCTGTCTATTTCAAGCAACAGCTCATCGTCGCTCAACTTCGACGCCCCCTGAACACGCTTCCATTCCGGCGAGAACATATACATCGTCTATTCCAATCCATCCGTCTCAACCTGAAGAATAGACGGATTCTTTCCAAGGTTGAAACCATCAGCATTCGCAACCTATCCCTGGTTGTGGTATGCCGATATGTTCTTCGCAAGACGCAATGCGGACAAACGGCTCTTCTTGTTCTCTTCCATTTGCTCAAGCATCTTCGCATCTGGTGGATTTTTCTTATGGTACTCCTGCTTGAATTGATCAAACGTCATGGCACGATAACCCATCTTGTTCAATGCGTCAGTGTCAAGTCCCCTGTTTATCATTTCAGACCTCTTCGCCTGATGCGCCCACCACTTGTCATAAAGAGACTCGCCGCCAGCGTCCTTCAAGGTGTCTGGGTTTGGCATTGGGGCAGGAACCATCTTCTCCGGCAACAGCACGTTTCCAATCTGGTTTCTTGTGGGCTTCGGCGGAATCTTCAATTCAAACTCGCTCTTCGCAATCTTGCCCTTCTGATCCAACGCCAACTTGCCGGCATTCTTCACGTTCGTTGTCAAAGGCTGAACCTTGAGCAACTTGTTAGTTCCAAACTCATCACCTGTCACGCTCTTGATGTAGCGGCTCTTGGCATCGTTTTTCTGAATTTGGTTGAACGAACTTCTGACGGATATGTTGTCGAACAAATCGCCCTTGTTGAACTTCTGCAAATGGGTTCTCAATTCACCAAGTTCACTCTTGCTTTCATCCTTTTCCTCCTGGTTGAACTTTTCAATGCGCTCCGCGAAGTCGGCTATGATGTCACCCTGGTTGTTGATGACGTGAGAACGCTCCTTATTCAACTGGTCAAACGCCTCAATGAGGGTCTTGAACGCTTCCAGGTCATCCCTTTCCGGGTCGTTCATCAAATTTCTGATGTTGTCCAAGAACTGACCTATGTACGCCGCTGGACGCAACATCTGGGTTTTTCCAGTCTGGGGATTGTAATAGAAAAACGCAGACAACAATTTCTGTGAAAGGTCAGGAGATTCCAACAATTGACGCATTGTTTCGGCGGCCACCGCCTCATCGCCCTTGCCCATTTCCCAGGTCTTTGAAATGAATTCATTGTAGGATTCAACTTGGGTGGAGTTCTCCTAGTACAGCTTGTTCATGTTCTGGATTCTCGTCAAAAGACTTCCAGCATGACCATATCCTTCCTGGGATGCCAACCTTTCCAAAAACTTCAAGTTGCTTTCAGGACGGCCCTTCATCTTCAGGCTTCTCACTGCTATCCTTGCCCGTGTCGCCTTTTCGGCGTTTTTCTGGGTTGGATCTTCCTGCATGTACTCGTGTTGTTCTCCAACCTCGGGTTCACCTTCGTCATCCGAGAAAATACCATCGAGGTTAGACCACCAACGTTTCCAGGGGGCCGTGAACGCGGACAAAACCGCTCCAAGGTTGGCGGGGCCCGCACCAAAGAATTTCTTCACAACCCATCCAACGCCTGGTATCTTGTCTATCAACCAACGGAACAACGCCCAACCGCCCCTTACGAGAGACTCTGCAAGGGTAATGTGTATAGTTGCAATCATCTTTCCAACTGCAAGCAATCCCTTCACCAATCCAATGGCGAACTTCACCACGCCCTTCTTCTTGAGCCAATTCCAAAACGACATAATCATTCCTGCAATAAGATGCATGACATACCCTATGTTGTCACCGGCAATCCACATACACATCGCGTCTATACTGTCCTTTCCTGCAACCTCGAACATCTTGTTTATCCAGCTCTTGATGGCAATGAACGCCTTTATCACCCACATGACGAACTTCACTATCCACCCATCTGGATTGGTTATGTAGTCTATGACCTTGAAGAGGAACTTGCCAACGGTTGTGATGATAGACCACAATCCTGTCAAGAATCCCCAAACCTTCGACACTATGGACTTGAACATCGGCCACAAGGTGTCCTTTATGCCCTGAATTCCACCACCCAACCATTCAAGCAGCTTTGGAATCACGAAATAGAACAGCAGACCTATGAGAATGGCAATGGTTATTGGGTTGAACAATATCTTCTTGAATATGCTCCATGTGGAGCGCAAGACCTTCTTCACGCCCTCCTTGATGTTCGACATCGCGCCACGCACCCTGTCAAATATCGCGGGGACAACCCACTGCAAGAACTTTATCGGGGACATGACAACGCTGGTGACAAACCCAAACACTGTCACCATCATAGCAGCCAAAGGCTTCACTATGAACCTGCAAGCCTTGTCCTTTATGCCGCCGCCAAGTTTCACCATCCAATTTCCAACCTTGTTCGTGAACTTGCCCATCAACTTGAAAAGACGCTTGAAGAATGAAGCCGCCTTGAATATGAGCTTCTTGATTCCCTTCCAAATGCTTTTCGCGACGAACTTGATGGCGCGGAACCCCAACTTCGCCATTATAGCATGTGGCGTGAACGAAAGAACTGACGCAAGTTTGAATTTCTTCTTCTTTTTCAGGGCTTTCGGTTTCTTCACCTTCCCCTTCTTCTTGCCGCCAATTCCAAATATGGCAGACAAGCCACCCTTCAACATGTTTCCAATCAATCCGGATGCTTTCCAAAACGCCTTGGCCGTGAATTTCGCGGCCTTTACTGTGAACTTGGCGGTCTTGTACACGGCCTTTCCAACTTTCCATGCGGCGACAGCGGCGAAAGCAGCAACCTTGCCAACGGCCTTTGCAACTTTCTTGATTCCGCGCCATGCGGTGCCGATGAAGGATTCCGAAATCCTCTTCTTCAGATTCTGCTTCATCGTGGCAATCTTCATCTTGAACTTGTCCTTCCAAGTCAGACGCTGCTTCTTCTCCATCTCCTTTCTGAGTTTCCTTCTTGCTATGATGCCAGCTATGCCACCAACTGCCTTTGCGAACAAACCCGGCTTCTTGGGCGGAGGGGGAATTGGAGGATACACCGGTCCCATTGGCAATCTGCCTTTTGGTTTAGGTGGTGGCAACTTCTTTGCCACAATTGGCTTTTGCGGTCTTGAAGGGAGCAAGGGCTTTCCCATTTTGACAATAGGTTGAATCGTCTTGACAACCGGCTTCACGAACGTGCGCACAACGTTTGTCTTGACGTTCTTCAGAAATGGCTTTATGATTGGGGTTTTCGTCGGAAGCACGGTTGGCTTCACGATAGGTTGCTCAATCTTCTTCTCAACGGGAGTGACAGTCGGCTTGATGAACTTATGTCTTATCGGCTGTATGACCTTCTGCTTGAACGTCTCAACCTTCTTCTGTAAAAACGTCTTGACAGTGGGTTTTATGACGGTTCCCTTGGTGTGCTTTATCCGTGTCTTGTTGACTTTGCGAACCACGGGCTTGATCGTCTTACCGACTTTCTTCCGCATAAAAACCTTGTTGACGGTCTTGACAACTGGCTTGACTATAGTCCGCTTCAAGGTGTTGCCAACTCTCTGAATGGACTTCTTTATGCGTTGAATCTTCGTGGGCTTGACAATCGGCCTTATCACCGGCTTCTTCGTCTGCTTCAATTGCCTTTTTACCACGGACTTGAGCGTGGTCTTATGGACTGGCTTTATCTTCGTCTTTATGGTTTTCTTGTTCTTGGTCTTTACCCTTTGACGAATGAGCCTCCTGATAATGGTCTTGATTATCGTGCGTATTCTTCCAACGAACTTCGGCAAACGTCCTTTTTTCTTTCCCTTCTGAACCTTCCCCTTCAATGCGTCCTTGGCATTGCGTCCAATGTCCCTTCCTGGGCTAAACTTGGATTTCTTCTTTTTCTTCCCAAAGCCAAACAAGCCAGAAAATGGCTTCTTCCCCTTCAATGGCTTCTTTGGAAGTTTGGACTTCACGGCGTCAGCCATCTTCCTGAAAATGGACTTACCCTTCGCATTTGGCTTCTTCCCCTTCAACCCAATCTTTCCAACAACCGTGGAGGGCTTCTTCACCAAGGACTTTGGCTTTTCCTTCGCTGCGGCTGACTTGGCATCCTTGCCCTCAACTTTCTTCTTGGGGTTCTCGATGGAGCCTATCAACTTCTCGGTGACCGTGCCCGTTTTCTTGACAATGGACTTTTTCTGTTCTTCCTCCGTGCTTTCACCCTTGACAACCTTCTTCACCACCTTCGGCACCGATGGCGTTGCTATCTTCGTTGCGGGCTTCTTCGCGGGCTTTTCCTCTTTGGACGGCTTTGGAAGCTTCTTCGCTTCCGCGGCCTTTCCAATCTCCTTCAATGTCTTTTGAATCTTGTCACCGAGCTTCTCCCCCTTGATTGAGGACTTTTGCCTTTCGGCTATGGCATCCTCCATCGTCTGTTGAATCTCATCAACCTTCTCTTCAAGTTCCTCACGGGTCTCCTCTTGGACTTGAATATGCTCGTCAATGGTTTCCTGGTTGCCTTGAATTTTGGCAATCAAGTCCGTTATCTGCTCATCGCGCTTTTGAAGAAGCGCGGCGTCATCTGTTTCAATCCTCTTGTCGGCTGCGTCGGAAAGGGTCTTGATTTGCCCATCAACGTCGGAGAACAGCTTGAATATGTTGAGACGGTTAGCCTTGATGAGTTCTATGGCGGCTTCAACCTTGGCTTGAAGTTCAGTATATGCGCTATCGTCAAGTTCATACACAACCTCTTCCTTGGGTTCAGCCTGTTGCTCTTGCGTCTCCGTATTTGTTTCAGCTTCTTGAATCTTTACAACAGCACCGTTCTTGAGGAGTTCCTCCACGAGCCAATTTATGAATTCCTCTTCCTGAAACTTCTCGCCAAGCAACTGATAGAGGTTGTCATAGAGGACGTTTGTGAGGGTTTCTGAATTGAAGCGCAAATTCTCCCCAAACTGCTCCCCTGCATAGCTGACATTGTTCTCGACAAGCTGATAAATCAGCTTGTCGTTTTCCATCATCCCAGAAGCGGCACCACCCTATTGCTGCCCAGCGTTGCCCGCGGTCTACTCTGCAGGCAACGCTCCGGTTCTTGGATTTTTCTCAGTTATGCGATTTTTTACGGACATTTCAATTCATTTTAGCGTTACGTGTATTTACCATTTTTCTGGGCTTCTTTTCAAGCCCTCTTTTGTAAATACCATAGGAACAATTTAACTACAAAGGTAAAGAGACATGATAACAGGTTTCATGGGCATAGCGTATTCCACGGACGAAATCAAGAATGGAAGGTTTGTGGACAAGAATCTGGAAAGCGATTTTATTCAAAAGAGGTACTCCCTTTTGAGAAGTCCCGACCGCAGCGCGTTCAACGAAAGCGCGTGGAGAAAAGGCACTGTTGAGGCAAGAAAGGAGTTCCTTTCCATGCTTGAAGCGACTGAGAGAATGAACACCGCCGACTTTGAGCGAGAAGAGGACGTGCCAAACGAGGAAGTGCTTCCAACGGACACCTTCACGTATGTTGGTGAAGATCATCCTCCAAAGGAAGTTCAAACCATCATAATCTCAGGTGACGTGAAGGAAATAGAGACCGGTGCGTTCAAGGACTTGCCAAACCTGAAGTCCGTGGTTTTCTCCGACGAGACTTCAGACCTTCGCATTGAGAAGAACGCCTTTGAGAACTGCCCAATGCTCACGACAATCAGATTGAATGGAGTAACATTCATAGGCGACGAGGCTTTCTTGAACTGCGTTGGACTTGTGGCGGTTGAACTTGGGTCGGACGTCCAGCACATTGGCATGGGCGCGTTCAAGAACTGCACGTCGTTGTCAACCGTGACGATTCCACCGAACGTGACCTTCATCGGAGACTACGCCTTTGCCAACTGCACCACGTTGAAAACTGTGACCGTGATGGATGGCGTTGTGGAAATCCCTGCATACTGCTTCCAGAACGACCCCGCCATTGAACAAGTTGAACTTCCAACTTCCATCGAGAAGGTTGGCAACAACGCCTTTGAGAACTGCGCTTCCGCGGTTGTGCTTATTCCAACGGACGATATGAAGGAAGCCGAAGAGGTGCTTGGCGTGAAGATGGTTGCGAAGGCCGAAGAGGATGACAAACTGTTCAAGTGCGACCAGGGATATATCGTGCAGCTCTACAAGGATCTATACTGAGAGGACCGACAATGAAGTTTTCAATTTCTTTCAAGTACAGCAACGTGACCTTCAAGAACAAGGAAACGAAGGAAACCATTTCCTACGACACAAAGGCAAGCGAGGGAAACTCCTTCGTGTTCGACAACGTTGACGAGGACGTTGTTATTGGAATCGTCAAGGGCATCAAGGACAAGAAAGCCTCGCAGGTATTTTCCTACGACAATTTCAGAACCAATTTCATCAACACCCTTGCTAGGAATAAGTGCAAGGAACTCTACGACAAACTGGACAAGAACGAATGGAAGGTTGAGGACATAGCAATATCCAACATCACCATCAAGGACGTTGAGTTCACGAAGCCAACCATGAACGCAAGAGAGGCGATAACCGTGGAGAGCATTTCCAAGAAAAACTACCCGAAGGGGGGTTATCCAACATATGTGGTGAAAGAACGTCTGGTTGATCTAATTGAAGGATGTCCAAGGGAAAACCCAATGTGGGCAGACCTTGTTGAGATATTGGCAAAATACTATGGTGAAGCAGAACTTGAACAAGTGATGGAAAGCAGAAAGGCAGCAAATGAAAGCGCATATCCAGTTATATTCAAGAAGTCCCGCGATGGCGAAATCCTGGCTTTCTTCCCCCAAACAGTGAAGGACGGTTCTTGCAATCCCGGCAACATCATGTGCTACTCACACGTCGGACAACATGACGAGGCAAGCCTTGACTTCTTCCACGAATGCAAGCCTTGCACGGAAGAGGAATACGCAGACCTTCTCACCGAACTGGAGGGAATCTACAACGACGTTGACCTTGTTGTGACAAGGCGAATAAAGTACTGACACCCATTTGAAAAGAGGGCAATTTGATGGACGGGAAACCGTCCATCTTTTTGTTTGATTCAATATGGCACATAAATGGTAAATACCTTTGACAAATACAGGATTCAGAATCATGGCTACATCAACGGACAAACTTGCACCACGCATCATCATAAACGAGCATGACAACGTTAACAAGAGGAAGAAGAAGAGAAACCATCCGATAACGCTCATCTTCGGGTTCTCCCCCATGGGACGTACCTGTGAAATGATCGAGTGCAACAGGACGTCCGACATAATGACGGAATTCGGAACGCCATTGTCCGCGCCCGAAAAATACTTCATCGACGCAGGACTTCGCCTTGTGGAACAGGGTTCAACAGTGTTGATGACCAGACTTCCATACGACAACGAGCAATCCCATACGGTGAAATACGTGGACTACAAGTTGGAAAGTCCAATTGCCATGAAGGACATTATCACCGTCCCCCAAGAATCTGAAATGCGCAAGAAGGATGATGACGCTGTTACGATTCTCAAGGAAATGCACAACATAGACCAACGGTTGAACCAAGTTCAGAGAATTTCCCAAATCTCGGATTCATCGGACGAGTACATCCACAGCATGACAAACGAACAGTTGGTGGAACTTGAACTTGACCCGCAAAGCAACCTTGAAGCAAACACTTTCAGGATCGTTGACATCAAGGGACATCAATATGGCGTAGGCGCGGGAAAGGTGGCATACAGTGGCATATTCCCAGTCATAACAACCGCTCCAATGGCTTTGTATTACCAAGGATACATCAAGAACACGAAGGGGCTGGACAAGGCTCTTGCCCTCATGGACTTGACGGACGGCATATAGATGTCAACAACCTGGTTCAAGAACGCCGACCCGGTTGAAGAAGAGACAAAACTGATTCAAAGCGAGATAGTTGCAACCATCAACCAGCAAATCAACTTCGACACGGCAACCAACAGATTCCACAGAAGCCAATCGGTTCAAGACCTTTGCGTAAAGAGGTTTCCGGTGATAAACATGCTTGAGCGAAACAAGCTGGAGCGAAACCATGTGAAGGACATTGGAGTGCTTGTGTGCAAGATTGAATGGGACGCTGATCAACAGATAAACACCATTGGCGTTGTAGAGTCATTCGTTGGAAAGTTGGGACGCGACAAGAACTGCATTGACAAGAAGATAAACTCCGAATCCAAGTACATCAGGATGTACAAGAACATAAAGGTTCCTGGCGAGACGGACTTCTTCATGGTGAACAACCAAAAGCTGACCTCCCTTGGAATGGACTCCGACGAATGCGTGAAGTACATAAACTACAAGACCTCCATCATAGACCCTGTTACGCACATGCTCGAAAGCGTGTACTCCGACATTGATTCAATCCAAATAGACACCATATTGGACGCGGGATTGAGCGCAACAGGGTTCGCGGCCTACGTTGACAAGAACGCGGACGGCGAATCGTTCATCGACGACAACGAAGTGCGCACAAGGGTTGACTGGACAAAACACGAATATCCACCAGAGGAATACATAGAGCAATATGCAAAGGTATGGAACGAAATAACCAAGTTGTTTGGCGACTTCATCAGGCAAGTGAGGGGAGATTGCGTCTACATCGCGGACGGTCCAAGGATATTGAACTTGGAGAAGAACTACCCCATACGCAACTACACGGACATGGAAAACGTGGAAATGTTCACGAAATTCCTTCCATACTTCAACGGCAACACGAACAACTACGTTGCAAGATACTGGAACTGGGTGTACATAGAGGACTTGCAATGGGAGAACCGAGGATTCTGGGTTCCGGGCTCCGTGGTGATGGGAAGCCAATTGGCTATAAACGACCATGACGGACAAGTTTGGTATGCTCCCGCTGGACAATCAAGGGGTTTGGTTCAAAACGCCTATGACGTGAGCGTTAAGACAAAACAGTACAATTCCGAAAACGACTTGCTCTACCAAAACAACTGGAACTTCTTCAACATCTACCAAAACGAGGGTGTTGTGGTTGACGGACAGAAGACGCTTCAAGTGAAGAAAACCTCACTTGACCGCCTCAACGTCAGGAGAATGGTGTGCTACGTCAAGCAACAGTTGAGAGAGATTGCGAACAGATACAAGTACGAACCGCATACCTTGACGATACGCAATTCATTCAGGAACGATGTCAAGGACATGCTTCGCAACATCCAGCGCACAAGCGGCATTAGCGATTTCGTTGTGATATGTGACGATTCAAACAACTCAACCGAAACACTGGACAGGCATGAACTTTACATGAAGGTTGGAATAAAGCCAATCAAGGCGATTGAATACATCATAATCGACCTTGATTTGATAAACAGCAATGTTGGAATCGAGGAAAACCTTGTCGTGATGAAGAACAAGTCTTAATCCTTCGTCCTGAAGTTCTCGGTGAACCAGTCAACGTCAAACTTCGTGCATTTCCTTGACGCGCAATAATCCGCAAGGTGTACCATATACTGCATGGCATTGCCCGGCTTTGGCAACGTGACATTAGAATCACTATTGGTGTTCCAACGCCCCATGTGCGTTTCAATCATGGAGATTGCAACCGCAATGTCCTGCTTGAAGGATTCCTCCGTGTCAGATGTTATCTCAAAAATCCTGGGCTTGCTCTTGCAAAACTTCTCCGCCTCGTCAAGGATGAACTTCGCCGCAAGCAGAGGATGCTCAAACGCAGTATGGGATAAGTCAACATTGTCTGGCAGTCCACGCTTGCAACAATCGTGGAACAGACTTGCAAACACCATTCCCGGATAAAATTCACCCATATTGGTTTCATTTGCCTCAACAAGCATCTTCAACCAACGGTATGTCATAAGAGAATGACGTGCCAATCCACCCTCTCCCAAGCCATACTCTGGATGATGCTTGCCTGATGAACTTGCGGGTTCAGTCCAAAAATAATCAGGAATAACCTCCATTAAGTCCTGGGCAAACTTGCAGAGACCTTGGTTCATCGGAGCCAACTCGTCGTAAATAACGCTCTTGAACAAATCCTTCTCGGACACTTTCATTCCATTAGTCAATTCAACCATTTCATATTTCCTTTCATCATTTGAAAAACGCAGCCAACGCGGAATTCGTCCTCGTTATGACAACCCCTTCCATGTCCTGTGGAGTGCGTCCCTTCATCAAGTGGCAAAACTCGTCATAAAGAATTGGAACGTCAAACCTCATCTTGTCCGTTGAGACAATTTCCTTGTACTTCTTTCCCGACAGGCAACCGAACACGTCACCCAAATATGGAATGGTCTTTCCACAAAGGGAACGCACAAGCCTTATCGTGGACATCTTCGGCGCAACTTTGGACATCTGACCGTCAATCCACTTCAACAGATCGGCCAAAAACCCAACATCGCTGTTGAAGTTGTATTGTGGAATGTCATTGTCGAAAATCACTTCATATCCACCTCCACCACCAAACGTGTCACCCTTCGTCGGAACGTCATTTGAAACGTCTACGATGATGGTGTTCATGGATTGAAGCAACTTCTTCATATACTGGCGTTCGGTTGGATTCATAGGCGTTTCCATCCAATCCTTGAATCCCTCGGAAATTATGATGTTGTTGAAACGCCCAGCGACCAAGGAAACGTCAAATATGAACTCGTTGAACCAACTGTTTGACTGCTTCCCGGAATCAATGTCGCTGATTATGTTGAAATTGCACGTATTCGAGACCTCATCCTCCTTCATAAACTTCGCATGGATGTTGTCCGCTATGGAAATGGCATGGGGATTCTTGCCTATAAGCAAGATGTTGAAAATCCCCAGCTCCTGGCTATTCTTCTTTTTCTTCATCTTAAACCTCACTTAAAAATGTCCACCTGACGAAAGTATCTGCTTGATGTAGTTCACCAACGTGACCTCGCTCACAGGTTGGTAGTCCCAAAGGTCCGTGCAAACGTTTATGTTCAAGACCTTGTTCACCTTGTCAACCATGTACTTCTCTCCATTCCAAAGTTCATGGCAATGCCCGCAGATGTTTATGTCACCCGGCTTCAAATGCAAACGGCTTCGGGGGTCGGTGGATGGATAATGGCAAAGCACCACGTTGAAAGCCTTGCCAAGAACCATTCTCATGGACATGGCAATGCTTTTCACCCCATTGTTGGGGTCGTGGTTTCCCTCGATGTTGACCACCATGGCGGTGAAACGCTTTTGCGTCTCACGCCAAGGCAGCAACATTCCGGGTCGTCCAGTATCGTCCTTAAGGCAGTACAAGTCCCCAACATGGTATAGAACATCGTCTTTTTCCTTTGCAATGTCGTTGCAGTTCTTGATGAGTTTGTCCGTCATCTCGATGTTGTCCATAAAGGGTCGCTTGCACATCTCAAGGACTTTACTAGACCCAAGATGCAAATCTGATGTGAAGTATCTTCGCATGTGGATTCGCCATCTTGCTTCTCCGTGTTAGCCGAGCGACATCCCGGCGAGAATGTCATCAATCTTCTTGTTGATGTCTCCGTCTGGTGCCGGCGCAGGGGCGAGAGCGGCCTTCTTCGGTTCGGCCTTTGGGGCGGGAGCCGGAGTTGGCGCAGGTGCCGGTGCAGGAATGTCATCGGCGTCCTCGGTCACGTCCTTTGCAACAGGATCCCCAACCACGGGATCGCCAACCACAGGGTCTTTGGCAACAGGCGCAGGAGCCACGGGCTTCACTGCCTCGGCATATGCCACTGGAGCCTTGGGAGCCGCCACCGGAGGAATGTCCATGGGAATGTCATCATTGACATTGGACTGGGAAGAGAAGTTCTCAATGTAGAACTGCTCAAGCTCCTCCTTCGTGGGAACCGTGTACCAATTGGCGTCGAACTGAACGTCATCCACCAACTCGTCCGTCAGGGAGTCAAGGTGCTTCGGGGCGGTGGTGAAACCAATCCTCGTGAAACCATTCTTCATGAAACGGAACTCGTTGGGCTTGCCCTCGTTCTTCACCTTCTCAACCTTGCCCCAAGTGAAGAACAAATCGCAAGCATCGTTGTTCCAAATCGGAGTGTTGTTCGCCTGAGATGCGTTGATCTGGGTGAGAAGAGCCTGATAGCCGTCCTCGTCAAGGGTGAGAACCTTCACCGCGCCATCGTTCGCCTCGTAGTTGGGGTCCGAAACCACATACACAAGGACGCGGACTGCCAAAGTGTTGTGAAGGGACTTCATCTTCCCCTTGGCTTCCTGGTTCTTGAAATGGGAATCGTTGAAAGCCTTCCAAGCTGCACCGTATGCGTTGCACATCGGGCACTGGGACTTCGTGAGCGTGGAATTCGCCTTGACGTAATCCGTCTGCGGACACACAATCGTGCGGCTCACGCGCTTCGGCTTCGCGGGATCGTCCGTAGGCACTTCCTTCCAAACCTGGTGGATGTGCTGAATGATGAACGGGAAGTCCCTGTAGTGGGCGAAGTTGGAAGAGGAAACAAAATTCGGATGTGGCTGCGTATTCAACAGGCGCACACGGTAGAACTTTCCCTCTTCGGTTGGACGCAAGAACAACTGGGAAGTGTTCTTTGCGAATTCACGGTTCTTCCTCTGAGTGAGAAGACCCGTCATTATTGAACTGGTCGGCATTCCGACATGTGTATTTGTCATCATTTTTACTTTACCTCTGTTTTTCTTTTTTCTGTTTTACTTGTTACTGGCTTCAACAGTGAAACACCATTGTCGCCAACAGTATTTACACTATTTCCACCAATATCAATTATACGAAATTCAGCCATTCAACTTTATTACCTCTATGGCGTTCTTGATGTTGTACCCGAACTCCGACAAGGACGCAATAGCCTGTGCAATCACCTCAAGCGACAAGTCAATGTTCTTCTTTGTCGCGTCTATCTTTTTCAAGGTCTCGTCCTCCTGGTTCATCGTCTTCAACTTGTCAAACGCGCTTCCTTTCGCCTTTTCAGCCAATGACTTTTGGTACTCAGCGCGTATGCCGTTCAACCTCTGCAAAGTCTCCTTCTCCTTTGCCATGTACCCAACCCATTTGGCTTTCATGGAAGAAGTTGTAAGGGCTTTCTCACGCAAATTCGCAAGGGTGAGGTTCAAGTCCTCTTTCAATTCCCTTGAATACTGCATCGCAGGGGAATCCTGCCTCTTCTCTGTCTCTTCAATTTCCATAGTCATCCTTATTATACCAGGAAAAAGATTTTTCGTAAAGTGTAAATACTGTGGTTTATTGCAAATGGCAAACTGCGTATAATTTAGCTAAACTAGCTTGAACGAGTACATTTTGAGAAAAACGACAATGGCAACTGAAAAGAGAACAAGAGGAAAGCGCAAAATGGCGAAAAAAGCCAACGACGCGGTTGTTTCCATTCAGTTGCACGGTCTGAAACCCTTAAATGAATCCAATTTACCCATCATCGACACCACCATAAAGACCTTCAATTCGGCATCCAGATGCGCGTTCAAGAGGTTCAAGCAGATTGGGTTGAAGGGGATGTGGAAAAAAGTTGGAAGAAAAAATTTCTGGCAAATTGACAAGGACGCGGGCTCACCCATCCAAGGCGCAATCGCCTCTGTCAAGTATTGGCTTGAAGCAAACAACTACGAATTGGATTCCACCCTGACCCAAAACGCAGTGATGGAAGGGTTCAGAAACTACATGTCATTTGAACGCCAACAGTCAAAGTGGCGCACGTCAAAGACCAGCCCATCGTTCGGCGACATGGATGCAAGGTCAAGGAACAAACTCACCAAAGAGGAATTCCAACTTACAAGAAATGGCTCAATGACCGTGATTGGCAAGGCAAGAAACGGCAATCCAAAGTTCAGGTTTGACGTTGAGAACAGCATTGTCAGTTTCCTCTATAAAAGGAAAAAACTGGGCTTTTCCTTCCTTTCAAACCGTTTCTCCAGGAAGAGCATTGAAAAACTGAACGACATCGCAAGGTTTATGTCAGAAGGTAAACTTCCAGTGACAATGACCTTGACAAAGACCGACAATGAAAAGTACAACCTGACCCTGACATATTCCGAAAAGGAATTCCGCGAATTGAAAAAAGAATGTCCCAGACTACGTTCCAGTATTGTCAGTGGGATATGGGTCAGTGACGAAGTTATACACCATCAGATAGTTGACGCAAGCAGGAACAACAAAGTCCTTCACGCGCATACCTACAAGGTTGAGGAGTTCTCCGGCGAAAAGAAGTTCAGAGACTATCTTGAAAGCCGCAGACTTGAACATGACTGGCATATAGTCAACAAGTTAAAGGAACGCGCCAAGAACAAACTTCTGGTTGGTGCAAGAAAGACACTTGCAAAGATTTTCAACATAAGCAAGTCCTATGGGGCAAAAACGGTTGTGCTTGAAAAGCCAACTTCCAAGAGCAAGAGAAGTTTCAACTGCTCCCTCATAGGATTCAACAAGTTCTCCGTCCAAAACGGAACCGGAAAGAGCTGCTTCATGACATATTCCAAGTTCGTGCAGATGGTGAAAAGCCAATGTGCGAAGTCTGGAATGGAAATGTCCATGGTGAACGGAGAGTTCATCCAGCTCAAGGCTATTTTAGATTCAACCAGCGTTTCGGACGCAATAGGGAACGCCTGCTCCGAAATGTTGGCAAGACAAACAAGAGGATATGACCCCCGCCTGACCGACTGGCGCAAGTATATGTCCCAAGACCCTTCCATGCTTGATTGGGTCGGACATCTGCTTCACAACAAACGCTCTCGGCAGGCAAGGGGTGAAATCAAAGTCGCGTTCCAAACAAGGGCCGTGGAGAAAGCGGTCCGCCTAATTGACAAAAGGCAAATACGCAACGCATCCGTCTGAGCATTAGGTTCGGACACATGCCTATGGCAATGCGTTGGCGGGCATTTCGTAATATCCACCATTGGCTTAACCAGCCTTTCATAAGGGATTTATCCGCCTTTATGACTGTTTATGACAGAGTACATAATATACCGTTAATGTTTCTTGACAATTAAATTTCAAGTTCCTAACTTCACAATGAAATTCAAGTTAAAAAGAACTTATTGTAGAAGACTTCATGTTGGAAAAATATTGAATAGAAGAATTGATGTTGGAACATTGTATAAAGGAATTTTACATGTTGGGTATTGTAAAGTCCAGGTTTCACAATATCCAACTTCGTTGGATAGGAAACAATTGGAAGTCAGAGAATGGTCTAACGACCATTGGATGTTTTCTTCGGCAAGCCTTGAAAACATCCGGAACGAACAAGTCTTACTTGAAAAGCCTTTCACAGGAAATTTAACATATTCTTTGGGAATTTCGACGAATGTATCTTCTCAAGCCTGGGAAGTTTGACATATGTCCGTCCCAACCCCGGAATGTTTAATTAATATAGGAGATATATAGATGATAGGAGGACAGGGATTTATTTTATTGTCCATTATTGTTGTTCATCATTCAAGACATTTCCATCATCGTCCGTCACTTGAACTTCCCCATCCTCGGGCTTTTCCACTTCATCATCGTCACCCAACGTCACTGAATTGTCGGCGTTTGGCTCGTCCTTTGGTGGAGGGGTGGGGTTTTCTTTTGGCTTCTGTTCCGTGGGCTTTGGCTCCGGCTTGGCTTCAGGCTCCTTGTCAACGGTCACCTGTTCCTTGTTGTTCCCCTGTGGCTTTTCCGGCGGTGGAGGCGTTTCCTTTTCAGGTTCCTCTTCCTGCTTGTCCGTCACCTGAACTTCATCGTCATTGTCATCAACGATGCCATCGTCCTGGTTCTTCAGCTCGTCACGCTCCTTGTCGTCAATCTTCTGCTGTTCCTCACGCTCCCTCTTGCGCTCCAGTTCGTCAATTTCGCGCTTGATTTCAACAGGGAACTTTGGGGTGAAGGACTGCTTGCTTTCCCTAACGTCAAGGCAGTTCTCTATGAGGAAGCACTTTATGCAGTTGTCCTCACCGGGCGTGAAGTCCTGGGCGTAGAAGTACGTGCTTCTTCCACGGGTCTTCGTGTTCCTTGTGCGGTAGGAATAGGGCGCAACCTTCCTTGAAATGACTGTTCCATCTTCAACGGTCTCGTACTTCAACCAAACCATCTTGTGATTCTCTGCGCATTGGGCTATGATGTCCCACATGTCGTTTTGACGGGCTTCCTCCATCAACTGCGCATCTTCGTCGCCGTCCTCGTTCACCTTTCTCTTTTTCCTCCTGCGCCTTTTCTTCTTTGGCTCTTCCTCTCCTGTGTAGTAGGACTTGCCATTTGGCAGTGGTGCGTTTATCCCCGGAACTTCAACATCGTCTATTATCCACTTGCAGTTCTTGCAGTACACGCCCTTAAACTCTATGGTGTACTGGTTGTTCACTATGAGCCACTTGGAGTATATCGGGAACGATGTGAGGAAATCGTCGTCGCCAGTCTCTATGATTCGCTCTATGGACTGCTCACCGGACGCCATGTCGCGAAAATCCCCAATGAACACGGCGCCACCGGCAAGCCTTTCATTTCCCTTGGCTATGTCGGTTCCAAACCAGCAAAGGTCTATGAGGTCTCGGTTGGTTACGCGCACGTCCATGTACTGTCCACGTTCCATGTCATGCTCTATGGCATAGCGGCGCAACGCCTGTCCACACTGGTATATTATCGTCTTGAACATCTTCTTCGCGCTGCACACTATGGATGCGTCAGGTTGCTTTTGGGAAATGCCATACAGCCTTCCATCCTTCAACTCCACTATGGTGTCGGAGCGGTTCGCGCTTCCCTTTTTCCCATGCTCCTCGGATGCGTCCACAACGTCCACTATGTCAAGCACAACGTGAACGCCATAGTTGTCCGTTATGTCAAGGTGGCAGAGCCCGTTGCTCTCAATCTCGCTGCGTATGAAACCCTGCAGTCCGATTTCATTCGCCTTTCCGGGGCGGTATATGCCACCCTTCTTCAACTCCACGATGTACACGTCATCCATTCCATCCTGCATGATGCCAAGCCAATAGCCGTCCTTCTTGGTTTTCCTTGGCACGGCGAACTGTATTCCAAGTTCCTCTGCAAGGTCGTTCACAAGGTGTTTCCTTGTTTCCTTTGGATTTGCGGAGTTTATCTGAATAACCTGAAGGTTCTTGCGCTTGTTCTTCAAATGAACATCAAGCCCATGCGACTGGAACAACTCAAAGAAATGTTCCAATGGCAGAACCTTGCTTTTTGCCTCGTGTACTTTCATGTTTTTCTCCTCAATTGAACTTCAGCCAAGACGGCGCCCCGTATCTTCCCTTGTGCTGCTCCATTTCGTTCTGGAAGCATCTTCCTATTTCATGCCTGGTTTCATCATCTTCCCACATTGGGGAGTCAATAAGTGCATCGTACATGTCCTTTGCGGTCATCAAGTCACGGTAGTCAAGGGAATCATCGTTGAACAGGATGTGGATTATCTTGTCGGGGTCGTCAGTGATGAATTCCTTTTCAACGTCCCATCCCTTTGCATATCCACCTGACTTCTTCACTTTCCTCTTCCTGTGAACCTTGAACAGCCCTTCGTTGAACTTGAAGTCATAACGTATCATGTCAACTGGCATCTTGCCCTCTCCGGGAATCTCATCCGTCTTGAGGATTTCCCTGTGGCCGCCCATCGCAATAGCCTTGAGCAGAATCATCCTTATCGCCCCCTTTGGATTGATGTCGTCTGGATTCTCGCCATCCGGCACTTCAAGTTCCTGGTTTCCGTGCATTCCCCACGTCACGAACTTCATGTTGTTCGTGATGACGAAATCCAACTGCACGTACTTGTTCTCCTGCTTTCCATCGTCGTTTGCAATCGGCCAGAAGCATGACACGGACTTCCATCCATATCCCTTCGCGGTCGCATCGTAAACGTCGAGTTCGTCGAACAGGTCTTGGCAGAAGTCCACGAATTCCTCTGGTGTTTCGCAACCGGTTCCCTTCATCACCTTGTCCTGTGGCATTGCAAGGTCAATGTCCCCTGACGTGCCGCCCGGAAGTTTCTTTCCGGTTGAACCCACGCTTTCAACATCATCCTTCGTCAAACCCAATTTTGGAAGAAGCCTCTTGAAGATGTCATCCAAAGTGCCTTTGACGTTTTCCTGGTTTATCCTTGCTTTCAGTTCTTCCGGACAATCGCTCTTGGCATGTCCACCCTCGTTCACCTGTTGTTTCTTGTTGAACTTGTCGGCTCTTGTCTGGTCGGTCATTGAAGGATAGTCGCCACTTTCGGGATTCAATATGGAATACACTTCCTCAAACTGCTCTTCGCTCAATTCGCTTGGGAGAACCTTGCGCAACGCCTCCTTGTCGTCGATGTGGTCTCTGACATAGGAAGCTGAAATGTTGTCGTTCCCCTCTTGTGTTGCGTCAATGGCGTTTTCCTCTATTGGAAGTATCTCCACGTTCTGCAGAGTGTCCTTGAACTTGTCGGTTGTGAACGCGCTGAACCTTGACATGTCATCTTTCTTTGACAAGCCAAACATGACCTTGCAGTTGGAGAAGTGGCGAACGGTTGCGGAAATCCAGTTCATTGGATTCAACGTCATTGCTATCTGAACGTTGTCAAGGTGCGCCGCCTTGCAGTAGATTTCAAGGATTTCTCCCGCCACGAAATTCGGCATTGCGCGTCCCAACTTGTCGTATCTCTGGGATGCCACGTTTGTCTGTCCGGAAACCGCCACGATAACCTCGTCGCAAATCTCGGCGTAGTGCTTTATCATGTCAAGGTGTCCCTTGTGCGGAGGTCTGAATGAACCCGGAATCAGGGCAATGGTCTTTCCCTTCTGGTCAACAACCTTGCCGTCAATCATCTCCACAAGGGACATGACGTCCGTGGTCAGCCTTGATGGGTCAAACCTCTCTGGCAGGTTCTTCGCCCTGTCCTTTGAGATTCCATCTATGAACTTCGGTAGGTCCGTCCTTGTCTCGGCGTTCTTCACAAGTTCCTGTGCGCGTTCAATGTACTTTGGCAGAAGTTCCGAATACTTGTCTTGGTATTGCTCTGGGTTCTGCCTCACCTTGTTCACCATCTGGACAAGGCTTGCGCGTTCGGGGCTTCCCGTTATGTTCGCAAGGAAGAGCTTCGTGAAGTCCTTCATTTCGTCAATCTCTGAGAAGTAGCCGTTGCGTATGTCCTTCCATGACTGGTAGTGTATGCCATAGAGACGTCCGTTCAACTCGAAAGCCACGCCCTCAAGAGAACCATCGTCAGCCGGCATTATGCCGGGGTTCTTGAACTTCTTCTTCATCAAGTCCGTCATGGATGCGTTTATCTAGTCCCTTACGGTCTCCGCCTGGTCTTTCTTCATCTTCTCGGGTGGCGTGTTCTTCAAAGCCTGTATGACTTCATCCGGGAAGTCCGAAGCAGAAACCTCAACTTCCTGAGCGAACTTGTTTATATCGAAGTAGGAGGCTGAGGAATCCGAAAGTTCGGAGCAGGCGAAGTCAATCACCTTCTGCTTCTGCTCCGGTTCAAGGTCAAACGTCCTCTCCTTCGTCATACCCTTCGCGTCAATCACAACAAGAGAACCCTTTGAACCCAGCTTGTTCGCGTCATAGGTCGTGCCGACATAGGTTATGGTTCCGTTTTTGTCCTTGAACTCGTCGCCATTCGCAAGAAGCTCGCCAATCAACTTCACGCCCTCAACCCCAACTTCGTGAAGGAAACCAGCCATCTTCTTGTTCTGGTGTTGTTCAACGTAGTCGTAGAAGTTCCTTTCGTGTGGGTGTACGCTCTTGTTGGATTCCACGCCCTGCTTGTCCATCAACCCGGAATATGAAAGCTCCATGAACACCTTGCCGTCCATCCAGGCAACCCTAAAAGGATAGCCGTCAATCTTTGGCGTGGTCTTTATCATCAACGAGGAATCGTTCACTCCCGAAATGAAGTCCTGAAGAAACTGGCGCAAGTCCTTTCCAGTCAATTGGTGGATTTTCGTCATGGCTTGACGTGGCGTGTCAATCTCCGCCATGTCCTTCGTGGAACGTATGGATTCGTCGATTTCTTCCGGTGTTTCGTAGTCGCTCACCTTCAATCCAAGGAAATCCTCCAGTTCGGGTGGTAGGTAGTCTATGCTTCCCTTCTTCAAGGGTCTTTCAATTCCCGTCTTGAGGGATTTCTTGAACTGCTCCGCCCTTGCTGGGTTCTTCAATATCCCCTGCTTCTTCACGGCTTTCCAGGCATCTTCCCATGTGAGCATGTTTGCTGAATCCACCCCAAACAGGATTTCGCATATTTCGTCCGGGTCGTTGGAAACAAGTTCACGTCCAACTTCCTTTTCGCCAGAAACATGGATTCCCTCTTCACCCTTCTTGCCCTTCATCAAGGGACGCTCAAAGATCTTCTTGAACAGACCACCTTCCTCATGACTGTACGAGTATCTTTCCCATTTCACGGGCTGCTCTTCGTCATAGCCATTCACCATTCCAGTCTCTTCTACCCTGAATCCAGACACCCGGGCGGTCGCCGTGATTATCTGGTTGCGCACAAGTCCCTTGACGTACTTCTGCCCCTCGATTTCCTCCGGCCCATATTGTCCCCAAGCCTGGAACTTGAGGTTGTCAACGGGAATCAGGTCAAGTTGAACGATTTGCCCTTCTTGCTCCCCATCGTCGTTGCTTATGGGATAGCCAACGGAAGTCCCTTGCCATTCCCATCTTGGGAAGTTCTTCACGTCAAGACCGTACTTCTTGCCAAACTCTTCCGCAAGGTCAAACCATTCGCTCACGTCCGTTATTCCCTGTTTCTCTTCAAGGGCTTTCTTTGAGATTGCTATGTCTATGTCACCACTTGAACCACCGTCAAGTTTCTTTCCCGTTGAGCCTAGAAAGGAGATGTCATCGTCGGACAATCCGAAAAACTCCTTCACCTTCTGTTTCGCGGAGTCCATCGTGGATTTCGCGTTGCGCTGGTTCAATCTGACGGCGCCCGGTATTCTATGTCCGCCCTCGTTCATCAACTTGCTTTCGCTTGTTGGCTTCTCCTTCTTTGGCTTTGGGGGTGGTGGCGTGTAGTCCACAAGGTCAAGTTCCTCCAGCATTTCCTGTGGGATGGTCATTCCCGCGTTTATTTTTCCGATTATCTTTTCGCGCAGGGAGTCCAAGAAGATTTTCCACTTGTTCGAGTCTTTCGCCCAGACGGCTTCATGCGCAGCTTTCCAAGTTCCGTCCCACGTCATCAAGTCCTTGCCCTTCACCTTCGGACCAAACATTTTCTTCGCTATTTGGTCGGGATCGTCCGTGACAAGACTTCTCTTCGCTTTTTCGCCTGACTTGTACACGGTGTCCGTTGCGCCCTTTGGTTGGTTTGTCATGGGTTCACGATAGCACTTCTTGATGTTGAGTCCCTCTGGCGTGTAGAAGGAATATTCCTCCCATTCCACCATATCCTCCTTTATCCCGTCCTTGCCTTTGACAAGTCCAGTCTTTATAACTTTCACGTCGTCCATGGCGTGAGCCGCGGCCTCGAATATCAAGTTGCGTATGCAACCCTTTATGTATTGTTGACCTTCAATTTCCTTGGGTGCGTATTGAGACCACACTTGGAACTTCATGTTCCTTGAAGTCATCATGTCAAGTTGGACAAACTCACCCTCTTGCTTGCCGTCGAAATTCTGAATTGGACACTTTATGGAATAGAGGTTGCCTTTCAGCCTTGACTCTATTCCCATCTTGTTGAGTATGGGCGTGGCGTATTCCGCTATGGCTTTCGCTTGTTCATCAGCGGTCATAGCGTCCTTGAGATAATCCACCTTCGTTGCGTCTATTCCAAGGTCAATGTCACCGCTTGAACCCCCTGCCAGCTTCTTGCCCGTGCTTCCCAATGGCTGCACGTATTTTCGGCTTATGCCAATCGCCGGAAGTATGGTTTCGTAGATGTACTTCAACGTTGCCGCCACGTTCTCCTAGTGGATTCGCGTTGCGTCATCAAACATGTTTCCACCTTCAAGCATCAAGTTCTTTTCTTCGCCCACAAGGATGTCACGCAAGTCGTTTGCGTCCATTTTGCTCACAAGTTCTTTTATATTGTCCATACTGTTGTACCCGTAGATTTCTGGTTCTATGCTATTTACCATTCTTCTTCAGATATGGTAAATAGAAACACCATGAAAACCAAATCCCATTTCAACGAAGGCGGAAACATGTTTCCCGATTGCGTTCCCATCCACCAGGAGAACGTTGAAGCGACTTTGAAGGACATACAGGAAAGGTATTTGTCCAAGCAGTTGCATCTTGACCCAAAGACCGACACATCCACGTTGGGGTCTACCGGAAAGAAACTCAAAGGTCAGACCAGCAACGATATGGACATTGCAATCGACTACAACAAGTTGAAGGAGATTTGGGATTTGCCAGAATGGACGGGGAAGCGTCTTGAGGAATGGGTGGATTTGGCGAAGGATGCCGCCGACAAATGTGGCGTTCAATTCAATATGGCCGCCACGGTATGTTCCCTGCGTTGGCCGATAGCAAACGCTGATGGGGAGCAAGAAGGTAAATTCATACAAGTTGACTTGATGCCCACGCCCAACATGAAGATGACAAGTTTCGGAAGGTTTTCCCAACAGGCGAAGGCTGGCGAGACTTTCTTCAAGGGGACTGTCAGGAACATAATGCTTTCCATAATGGCGCGTTGCTCATACCATAAAGACTTGACCGACGAAACCCACGTCAAGGTTCTTGACGATGGCACGGAAAAGGAAGTACACAACGAGTACGAGGGTTGGACGTATGACGGCAACACCGGACTTCACCTTTGCCACAAGAAGTACGAGCAGTACACCAAGAATGGCAAGGGCTACAAGAAGGGGGATTGGAAACCCCATGCTTCCGTTGTTGAATCTCCTGTCATTTCATCTGACCCAGACGAAATCGTGGAAATGATATTTGGCAAGGGCGTGACTCCTGAGGACATTGACACCGTGCAGAAGATGTGGAAAGCATGGAAGAACGCCCCAGCGGTGAAAGAGAATCCAGATTTGCTTCAAGAGGTGCGTGAACAAATTGAAAGGTCATCCACAAGAAGTCCGGACATCCAATTCCCGGATTTTGATGGTGAGGAATTCGTCAATGAAGCGAAGATTAAGAAAGACCCATCCGAGCAGGTTGACGATTACATCAAGTCCCTTTCCAGAGATCAAATCCAAACTCTCACGTTGAGGTGTTCAGAACTTTTGGACAAGTGGAACGAGCCACAGGGTTCCGACACAATCCTCAGAGTGAGGCATGTGGTGGACAACGATGAGAGGTTCCTGAAGTTCTTGCGCAAGACCGTTCCATTGACGGAGCCAAAGCCCCGGGACATGGGCGCAAACACTTTTGTTTCGCGTTTCTTCGACCCGCCGTTTGATCTTGAGGAGTTCATTGGAAAGATGGCAAAGGAGAAAGGCATACCCTTTGCGCAAGCGGAGGAGGAATGGACAAGAAGCAACATGGACAAGACACACGTTGGAAGATACGCCCATATGCTTGCAGACGATGCCGTGAACGGACGTCCGCCCTCAAAGGAAGGTACTAATCCAAAGGAGATTGCCATTTACACCGCCATTTACGACTACGCCAAGAAGCTGGTTGAGGATGCCACAGACGTTGAAAGCGAGGTTTCCCTTCACGCAAGTTCGGCAACAGTTGGTGGCAAGTTCGACTTGTTGATGAAGAAGAATGGCGTTTGGACTTTGGTTGACTGGAAAACCAATGGCGAGGAACTTGATGACATTCCAACAGGCAAGGTTGGACTTGACGAATTGACAAAGGACATCAACAACAACTCCTACAACAAGTACGCGCTCCAGTTGAACGTCTACGAATGGGCTGCGAAGGACTCCGGCAAGATTCAGAAGGATGCCGTTGTGAGCAAGGAACTCCACCACTTCCAGTACCTTGAAGACGGCAAGCCGGTGAAGATAAGGGTGGTCAAGGTTCCAGATCTCCAGGAACTTGTCCAGGCGATGGTGGAACGGGCAGTTGAAATGGGCGTCGTGAAACGGAAATGAGTTTTGTAAATATAACTTGAAACAGACATTGAGGAAACAAGCAGATGAAATTCAAGAAGATTGTTAAAGAGGCATCTGATTTGGATGATAGAGACTATGAGACTGCGCAAAGCATGTAGGATTTTGCGAAAGAGAACATTCCTGAAGTCAAGGCAGTTGTCTCTGGAAGCGAAAGGGGAAAGCTATATGTGATGATCAAATCAGATGTATACATAATGGCTGACCAGGCAAAGGAAATCGCAAAGGAATTGATACGTGGAACCGGTGCCCGTGGCTACCGGTATGCTGGGGTGAACAAGGCAGATCCATATATTGTCCTTGTGAACAAAGGTGTCAGAATGAACGAGGCGAGGAAGCCAATGAAGAAAGCGCAGAAGAAGCAACAGTGGTGGTTTGACATTCCTGGCGCGAAGTACATCTACCACGGAGACTGGTCTGACCCTGAAATCCAGTACAAGGGTTTCTCAATCAACTATTGGGACGTGGAGGAAGGTTTGCTTTCAGCCTACCGTGACGAGCATCCAGAAGACAAGGATGACAAGGGATTCGACGCGTGGATGGCTGAACAGGGTGGACCCGGTGGATACCTTGAAGGTGAACTTGACAATTGCATTTATGCAGCACTTGGCGACGACAACGTTGAGGAAGAGCCTTGGCTTGGAATACCGGACGCCTACAAGGTGAAGGAGGTCTATGGTCAGGGAGAAGGTGAGTTCATCTTGTACAAGGATTGCCTTGTGAACGTTGCGGACGTTGACTACTATGATTCGGAGTATGATGATTGGTATCCCTATTCCGACAATCCAGAGAACTTTGAGGCATACTATAGCGATCCGAAGAACAAGAAGGAACTGGTTGACAAGCTCAACGAGCAGGTTTCCTACTACATGAGCGAAAGCACGAAGTTCAACGAGGGTTGGCTTGGTGATAAGGTGAAGGCCGGTTGGAACAAGGTCAAGGACGGAGCCAAGAAGGTTGGCAAGGCAATTGGAAAGGCTTTGAACGGTCCGTTCAAGAAAGGTGACGTTGTTCAGATGTCTGGCGAGGATGGTGAGAAGTTCAAGGGAACTATTATGGGCTATGACCGTGGCGAACAAACATACAGTGTGATGCTGGGACGCTAGGTGGCAAATGAGGGTTTGCAAGAGGACGTTCTTGACATGGCCGACAGAGAGGACGAGTTGGTGTGGATGATTCAAGAGAAGTTCTGGGATTTGGCCGAGGAAGCCGATCCTGACAGTTTACGCCAACTCATAGAGAACTGCGTTGAACTTGAGAAAGTCAAACCAGGGAAACTGGATGAGATTATCAACCAAGAGTTCTGATGAAATCTCTTTGTAGAATAAACAATAATGGCGTGGAGAAAATCCACGCCATTTTTTCTGAATGTGTCTATCATTGATATTAGTGGGTATATCTTTCCGTAAACTACCTAAACAATAGGTTGCCATAAAGAAACGCCTCACTTTCAATCTCCTTAAGTTCTGGGTCTTCATTCAACGGCTTGTCAGACACATGTCCTTGAAATCCCTGTGGGTCAACTAGATTTTGGTTGCGATGAACCATTTCGTGACAAAACGTCCGAAGAATGTCCTTGATGTGCCTGTTGTCTATGAACAGTACAAGATGGTTGTCGCTTGGATCATAATATCCGGTCTTTATGAAAAGTTCATCTTCTGGATTTGGGGTCTTGTCAAGGGTGATTCTCGGAAGCGGTTCCACTTCAAATCCAATTTCTCTGAAATACTTTATGATTTCCTCAATCCAGTAGTTCAGCATGTCTATCTTGGTTTCATTGTCCATGGTACTGTTATTTACCACAATTTGCGTGGAATGGTAAATAGTTGATATGAGGAAATATGTTCTTAACATAGACCGTCTTTATACGGGAGCCACGTCCAACGCCTTGGTGTTGAATCAAGTTGACGAGGATTTGCCAGTTCTTATTCGTCAGATTTCTGGAAAGGAACTTGAAACACCAACTATGTGGTTGGAACGCAGGAAGAAACTGCATCCAGGATTTGACCCAGAAACCTATTTGGGGGAGCAAGAAACAAGACAGAGTTTTTAGGAAATTTGGCATTGGAACAAACGGCTTCAAAATATAAATTCCTACATAGACCACATAAACCAACTTGCACTGTCAACCAATCCAGCGGCGAGAACAATACCGCACTTGAATGGGAAAACAGAGACTCGCACGTTCCAAGAATGGGCGAACGCCGCAAACGTCATAAACAGGAATTTTCTTCCGGCTTCAATATTTGGTTGGTGGAAACCGGATGATGTTCTTGAATTCTTGTCAGAATCCAGATTGTCAAACCAACTTGACCAATTGAATAGATATTTGGATTGGTTCAAAGTACCCTTGATAACGAAGAGGAAAGACCTTGCAGATGAGAACAAATATTGGCTGGACGGTTTGGTTTTCTTGATGAGGAAAAACCATCCGGAGTTTTCCGAAAACGTATACAGTGCCAAGTATGACGATCTTCGAGCCTTCGTTCAGATGAACTATGCGCCATCGTTCAATCCAGTTGAGGAATTTGGTTGGTGGACTGACGACATCCTCAACATGAGTATGCAGAGCATATTTTATATTATGGAAAAAGACCTTTCCGTGTTGAATGGCTACATACTTGATTTCAACCTTGCCTTGCAGGAAGAATTCAAGTCAAGGGGACACGATGAACTTTATTTGATGGATGATACCCAACGCATGAAGCCGGACGAAGAGGACAAGAGCGTTTCCTCCGAAAAGACATATCTTCATTCGTTGAATGGCTGGAAGGACATTCAGAGGAATGAAACAACGCCGGATAAGTATGTCAACTCCTCTCAGTTGAACGTTCTTTTTCCGTTCAAGAAAACCACAAACAAGTCATTGTATGCATCCCAACTCAAGGTCACGTCGGCAATTGACATCGACGACATTCTTGAACGTTCCAGGAACATAACTCTGCAGGGAAAAGTGAGCTATGAGAAGTGCGTCTAGTCAATGGCATAGACTGGAAACAACCTTTACGTCATGTCAACGATGATTGACATTGGAAACGATGATTCCGATTCACATATCATTGGAAACCACCTCACGGTTCTCAATGGATATGGCAACCCCTATCACTTTCCCAACAGTATGACGCTGTTCCAGCCAAGTCAGGAGCATTGTGACGGCCCCAACTTGGCAAAGGTTGACGGAACCACCAATTTCATAACTTGGTGCAAGGCGCATGACAGAAAGTTCCGTGTCAGGCTTTCGGATATATATGGCGGCAACGTTTCGCCGTTGAAATGCCTCGGTCCGGGATCATATGAAATAGACCTTGCCACATACGGACCAACGGACATTGTTCTTGACAATGGATATGAGAGGGAATATGTCTCTTTGACAAGCGAGACGTTCAGGAAGATACGAAACGAGGAATTTGAAACCGACTTGTACGATGACAGAACCTATGTCATAGACAACAGGCGTTTGGACGCAGGTGATGACATCAGTGACGTTGGGTTGATGTTCAACTTGTATGACACGTTCATCACGGGCAAGGACAGGATATTGTCGATGAGCGTTCCATCCGACAAGGACTTCAACAGGTTGTTCTTGAACTTTGACTGCATTTCCCACATTGAACCCGACATGGCCGAGACCATGGAAGTTGCAGTCTATATCAACGAGGCGAACAACTCCTATCTTGTGTTCGAGGGTGAACTTGGAAAGAACCACGATCTTGATTCCAAGAAAACTTGCAGCTATTCCTTGGAGGATGCCGCCGTTTCCTCCCACAATCTTCAGATAGTTGTGCGTATTCACTACACCGTGGATTTCGGCAAGCGCAACAGCGAAAAGGCGTACAGAGAGAAGTTGAGGAAGTCCGGCGTCATATTGAACAACATACGCATCGAGAATGGAATCGTGGAAACTCTCAACCGCCTCACGTTCGGCTCCTATGTGAATGAATCCGGAATAGGCGAGGAAGAGCGCGACAAGAGGTATGACGAGTTTTGGCAGGTTTCCCAATACAAGAAGGACATTCCATACCAAACGGTGTTGGAGACTTCATTGAGAAGAACATCAACCGCGGGCATAGAATATCCCAATAACTATTCCAGTGGCGACATCTACGCGGATATGTTCATGACAAAATCCATGCTTGACCCAAGATACGACATGAACATATTTGTTGATCCAAGCAACAGCAAGATGCTCAGGGCGGAAGGACGTGACTACATAGGTCTTGGACAATGTTCAAATCAATTGTCCTTGTTCTACAAGCCCATTGACGTTTCAATTGGCTATCAGGAGAACGCCGATCAAGTTACGGCCTATCGTGTGAACCCCGAACCTGACTTAAAATATCAGATGGTGGAAGTTGTCAAGAACATAAACCGTTTCGAGTCATCCATCAAGCACAAGTCCAACGTGTTTTCAGTTGTTGTTCAGAACTCCAATCTTGCTCCAAGTAACAAGAAGGACAAGACGGATGACGAGGAAAAATTGGAAGAGTACAAGGAGCGGTTGCGTGATTCCATAACTCAGTTCGTGAGGAACACTTGCGAGAGCATAGTTCCGGTGCATACGCAATTGTTTGACGTTCAATTTACATAATAAAAAAAAGCCCAGGTTTCCCTGGGCTTTCGTTTTTTCCAACAATCTACAATTTCAGCGGTGCCTGTAGACAACTCTTCCCTTCGTCAAGTCGTATGCGGAAACCTCCAAGTCCACCGTGTCCCCGATTATGAGCTTGATTGAGTGCATTTTCATCTTCCCGTTCAACGTGCAGAGAATCTTCATCTTGGTCTCGTTGTCCTCGACCTCGTATGTCCCGCCATGAACCTTCGTGACGGTTCCGACTCTCCTTATCATGTCATCCTTCATACTGTTGGTTTCCTTTTAACCCGCTCCGCTTTGTTGTTTTTGTCAGGAATTTCTTTGAATGTTGTCGTCAATCATCTGCTTGACGATTCCATTGAGGAGTCCCTTGAACGCCACCTGGTCGAAACTTTCGTCCAGCTTGTCATTCACCAGTCTCTCCACACTGAAAGTATACATCTTTTCGTCGGACTTGTAAAGATTCTGCTTCAAGTCCTGCGTCACGCAGTACTCCAGCACGTTGATGACGTCCGCAAGATTGCGAATAAAGTGCTTCTTCAAGCTGTGCAGGCAATACTCGTAGTTTCGGTCATTGTAGTGCACCGCATAACGTACATGGGTGCGTTCCTTCTGGTTGGTTGTCACTTTGATTTCCATTTCGTTCACCTCAATTCTCTTCGGTCTTGATATCACCGGTGTGCAGTCCCTTGAGACGTGCGGGAATCACACGCTTGACGTTGCACTCGTCACAACACACATTCCAGCCTTCAGTCCCAAATGCCTCCATAACCGGACGGGGATCGTTCCCAAACCCCTCAATTTCCTTTCCACAGAGGCAACAGGTCTTTACCTTCTTTTCCATCGTATTCTTCTCCTTCTTGAAAAACTTGAATCGGTCGGTGGAACTGCTAGGAATCAGCTCCACCAACCAACTCAAAATCCCTTATGCAACCTTCTTGCCGGTCACGGTCTCCAGCTTCTTGAGGAAGCCACCGAACGTGGACTTGCCAATCGTGGTCTCCATGAACTTGCGCTCGAACTTCGTCTTCGTGTCCTTGCCAATCGTGTGCGTGGTGAAGTCGGCGTAGGCGCGGATGAGACCCCAGGCGTTGCCATAGTGCGCCTTGTTGCCCGCGTCATTGTAGCAGGACAGGAACATCTGGCGGTTCTTCTGAACGCTCGCCTTGACGGTCTCGCTCATGCTCTCGCGGATGGGGAAGAGCAGCTCAAGGAACAGCTCAATCTGCTTCTTGTCCATCTTGATGTCGGCGTAACGCTCCGCGGCCTTGCGGAGACCATCCATGTAGCGGCGGACGCTCACAAGAGCCTCCTGACCCTGCCTCATGCGCGAAGGAAGGTTCACGCTGTGCTTGACGTTGATGGACGAGGCGATGCCATTGAGACCAATACTCACCTGCGCGTAGTTGGCGGTGGAAAGGGCAACGATGTTCGCCCGAACCTTGTACTTGCCATTGAAGCTGTTCTGAAGGACGATGCAAGGAACGTAGTCTTCGCCAAGAATCTTGATGGCGGGAAGCTGACCCACAACCCAGCACAGCCCGGAGTAGGTCATTCCACCACGGGTGAACTTCAGCTTGGAGTCGATGTAGTCGGCGAACGCAAAGGCTGTCGCGTTCTGGCAAATCTCATATCCCTTGCCAACGATGCCAAGGTAGCCATCCTTGTCCGTGCGGACCGTGGCGAACTTGTCGGCGATCTGCTTCATGTTGGGTCCGAAGAACAGGGGACGCTTCTCAACGTCAAACGCCAGACCCACTGCCTCAAGTGCGTCCGAAATCTTCTTCGTGTTGGTGGAACGTCCAACGTTCTCCCAGGTTGCCACGCGGTTGGTCTGCTTGACTGATGCCATAACTACTACTCCTTGTCAGGAACTCATGGGCTTCCCGTTCTCCCATCCACAATCGGCGTTTCCTCAACCTTGAAGAACCCTTACCTCTCGTGAACACCAACAGTATAGCATATTGGCGTCCGGAAAGCAATAGGGTTTGGAAAATAAATTGAAAAATATTTTCTGTGGCTATAATGTTCCAAAAGGGGTCTGAAAAACGCCATTTTGGAAAAATATAAAGGATGGACATTTAGCCCATCCCTTATGCCCTTGTTCTGATTCAACAAAAATCAGAGGTCATCGTCCTCAAGTTCGGAGTCAGGAAGGTCAATTTCCTGGTTTTCATCGTTGGAAGTATCGTAAATGTCCTAGATGCTCAATCCAAAGGTGACATTGTATGTTCCACCACATTGATCGCAGTAGAAACTTGCGTCAAATGTTCCACCCTCCTTGCAGTCGCCTTTCAATATGTCAAGGTCATCAACGGTGCATCCCGTAAACCCGCATCTGGGGCAGGTGTGCGCCTTGTCGGCTTTATGACTTTCCCTGAACTTCTTGGTGGATTCATCATATTCATCATCACCTGAAAAGTCTGTGGCGTTGTAGGAGCCGAATTCCTCAAGGTAGTCCATGAAGGATTTTGGATTTGTCTCAATCCACTCGCGGATTTGTTCATCGGAAGGCTCTTCATATGGTTCAAGACCAAGTTCCTATTCAAGAAGAGGATATTGCCTGCAGTCCTTCTTGACAATATAGTAAACGTCATCCCAAGACATTTCAACATCAAGTGGTTCAACATACACGGTTGTACCCCAATCCTGTATTCCAGGCGCAATGTCCTTTATGGATTCCTTGAACATCAGGATTTTCCCCTTGTTTGTTTTATACATGTTTCCACTTTCTGAAACATATTTCAGTTTTCCGTATTTCTTCGTGAAGTACCTGGACTTCTCAAATCTTTCCTTTGTCACGTTTATCTTCTTCATAGATTCGTTGAATTCGTTCCTGTTTTTGGCACGTATGGTTTCCAGGCATTCCGGTTCGCCGTAGATGTCTCCATTTGGCATTTCATATTCGCCACCCATAATGCTTACAGAAACTGGTTTGTCCTCAATGGCTGAATATTCATCGTATGCTTTTTTGCCATCTTCAACCGCATCGTCAAATGAATAGTAGATCTTTGCGTATTTCATTTCATCAACCACTTCGTATTCCCCGTATTCGTCCATACGTTCAATTTGCAGCGTGAACACTTCCTTCTTTTCGTTTTTCATTTCTTTATGTCCTCTTGTAGGGCTTTCAATCGTATTTTCGGAAACGGGCGTTGCCTTTGGCTTCATGTATTCGCCATCAACCTGGTCGGTCTATGGCATGTCTCCGCGTCCATGTGCGTTTGGCGTTGGCCGAGCCTCGTCCCTCATCACCAACACGTTGTTCCACAGATAGTTGATGGGTTCTTCCTCAATGTACTTGGCAAAGGTGTTTTGTGCATCTTCACTCATCGTGGACTAGCACCATTTCTTGAACGCCCCCTCGTCAATCGTGTAGAGGTTGTATTCTGAATCCACCGTAGCCTGTGGCAACTCTCCACCATCCTTCGCTATGAACAACTGCATCTGCACCAGCTTCAAAACATCGTCCGCGCTTTTGAACATATCGGACTTTATCACGCGCGCAATCATCTTCGCGTCGGGGTTCAAGCAGTAGATTTGGCTCCATCTGTGGTGGCCGTCAATGATGTAGCTTACCCCATCAACTTCAGCGACAACAAGTGGCGTGTCCTTGATTATGACGGGCTTTCCAGAGAACGCCATGTCAATCATTTCCGGACGCTTCTCCAATGGGAACGCCAGGGACTTTTCCATGTCAACCTCGAACTGGGTTGGATGGATGTTGCGTATGTCCATTTCCGTTGCGTTGGAGAATTGCACGGAAACGCCGTCGGGACTGTTGAACTTGTCAATGATTGCATCGCGCAAGTTCGCCACTTTCTAATCCGTAGCCAGTGTGTTCAAGTCGTCTATGAACGCCTCGTAGTTGTCATCCTGCAACGCCACCATCGCGTTGTGGAAATCGCGTTCCGTGTCGCCGGTTGGCTCTATTTCATTTATGCGCTTTCCACCAAAATCCGTTTTACGTTTCTCTTTCAATATCACTTTCATCTTAAAGTATCCTTATGCGAAGAACACCTCTTGCCCAAACGAGGTTTCCGCTCTCAAATTTTCCACTATCTTGTCAAGTTCCTGTTGCCCCTCGTCTCCAATCTTCGCCGAGACGTTTCCTCCACCAGGCAACGTGATTCCTTCGTACTTTCCACGAATCTGCCCCAACATTATCTTGCAGTATGCCAATGTCAGTTTCTTCACATGCTCGTTGCAGTACAGTTCATCAAGCGGTGGTTCAATTTCAGCCTCAATCACCATTGGAACGCCCCATCTTGGGTCCGGTCTACCGTGTAACTCCGGATACGGCCATAGTTCCGAATGGTATGGTGGCGGCAAGTTGCCGCATCCCCTTGGCTCCGGTATCAACACAAGGCGTTTCGCCACTTTGTTGTATTGCCAATCTGGGTTCGTGGAAAGAACGCGCTGTGCCATCTTCTTGAATTCAACGAAATTGTGGTACGTTATGAAGGAACCAGCAAGGTTGCCGCTTCCGAAGTTGCCCGTTGAAGTTCTGTTTATCATCCAAGGAAGCACAACGCCCCAACCGGAAAAATCCCAACCATACTGCACGTCATACACTTGCACAACGTTTTCCCTTGACAAGTCTATGCCCACGGCGGGAACGTATTCCCTTGAGGACTTCAACAGATACTTCTTTGGGAACGAGGCGTACTTGGTGTACATGTTCAAGGCGTTTTGTATTGCCGCGTCATAGTGGTTCTCACGAAGTTCAATGGTCACAAGGGGATAGCCCATCATCGTCATAACGTAGTCAATCAACTCGCGCTTGCTCTTTATAGCTGGATGAAGGAACGTGGAGTCGGGATCAACATGGACTTCCTCGTACTTGGGATAGTCTTTCAACGGTGTTTCTTGTTCCGTCTTGAGATACGTTATGTGTTCCGCTTCCCTTGCTTCGTGGATTTCCTTGTGCGTGGCATCACTTACGTCCGGCTTGATTTGCAATATGCGGTTCAAGCCAGCCACATTCAGTTCGGGAAGTTTGTCTGTTGTCGTTATTTTCATCTTAAATTTCCAGCTTTATGGAGTAGATGCCAAGGTCAGCGCATTTGGTGAAATCCAATATCTTCACGGGGACTTCCTTTCCAAACTGGCTTCCAACCAGGGTTGCCGCATCCCCTTTGTGGAACTGTTGGACGTATTTCTTCTTTGGCTTGCGTTCACCACTTCCTGAATTCAAGGAACCTGCAACTGCGGCAGCAACCGCCGCGACATTCTCAAACATCTTTTCTTTCAGGTATATGTCGCAAGTTTGGTTCTTCTTGATGTAATCGTGTATGTATCCAACTTCCTCACGTCCATCGTCGCCAACCAACTTCACTTCCGGCAAGTCGCCGAAAGCGTCCTTTATCTTCTTCCATCCCGATTTGAGTGAGTCCATGAAAGATTCGTTGTGGATTCTGCGCCACTTTATCCTATGTTGAATATGCGTTGCCATTTTGGATTTCCTTTACTAACTGGTATTTACAAACAACGCACGTTATTTCCACATCTGAAAAATTCACCAGTTCAAAAGTATTTACCATTGGGGTATAAAATTTTTACAGGGTGGTTCGGATTTGGGGTTCTTCCGTGTAAATAATATTGAACCATGGATTTTGGATAGGCTATCCGAAATGAACATGGATAAAAACAACACAACAAACAAAACAAAGAGGTTATAACTACAATGGGAAATAGAACAATCAAAGCCCCAGGTGTAGAGATTATCGAGCACGACCTATCTGGTTACACAACCACCAACTTGGGTACGGGCTGCCTTATCACTGGTTTTGCGCAGAAGGGTGAAGACCTGGTTCCGATGAAGATTACGAATCGTTCCAGCTGGCTTCTCAACTTCGGCGCTCCTACCAACGAGGCCGAGGAATATTTCTACAACGCTGGTATGGAAGTTCTGAATCAGGGCGGATTCCTTTGGGCCGCGAAGATTCCTTATTCCAATGACATCGCGGGCATTTATGCCGCTGCGAAGTTCAAGGTTTCGGGCAATTATGGCTTGTATCGCAAGAGCAAGGAAAGTGGCAAGTACATTGAAGATGAATTGGATGCAGATGGAAATGAAATTGCCGCAGGAGGAGAGGATGACACTCTGGTTGCCGCCTACGCCGTTGATGGCTCACTTGGACGTTTCTGCAGGAACTACCGTTCTCTCAAGGAACTTGGCATCAACCACCTTCAGCTTATTGCTCCAGCTGGAAACGAATTCATTTCCAATGATTTGGTTGAGGAATATGAGACTGGCGAATCCGAGCCGGGTTCAAATACAATCTATTTGGTTGACAAGACCAGGGCAATCTACACAAGAACCACGGAAATTTCTGACAAGCAGGACAACCGCGACTCACGTTATTGCATTGGCATTGTGCCTGTGTTGACAACTCTTTGCAACACCGCGTATTTCCAAAGCAAGTCCACTGGGGTTGTGGCCGACGTTCCAGAGTTGTATCAGCCCGTGCGTTCGCTCAAGACCATCACGTTCCCTGCAGGCGCCGCTTCCGATGCTGAATATCAGCCAACGAAGTTCACGAAGGACGATCTTCACACGCCTTTGATGAAGGAAGCCAACGTGTTTGAGACTTCCCTTTCCGAAAGGGCGGCTATGATTGGTCAAAGCTGCCTGGTGAACGGCAACCTCGTTGATGGCAAGTTCAAGCCTTATGTTTGCAATGACGTTTGCGTTGTTGTGTTCAAGGCTTTTGTCTCCACTGAGGATGGCAAGATTGAGTTTGAGCCCGTTGAGACGTTCGTTGGTTCTCTTGATCCAAAGGGGCGCAACGAGAAGGGCTTGACGACGTTCATCGACACCATCATCAACAACAACTCCGAGTACATCTACTGCTTCTCCAACCTTGAGAATCCAGAGAAGGTGTTGAACCCAGATCACGGTTTTGTGGTTGGTTCCGACAGCGAGTATGGTGAAATCGAGGGGGATTTGAAAGATACCGACGAGTATATGGCCGCAACTGAATTTTCAGCATATGCAGCTCAAATGCTCGGCTTCGATCCCGATCAAGAAAGTGAAGAAGGGATTGCTTCTGCATTGAAAAAATATTACAATCAGGATGCCAAGGCTCAGGTTTGCGTACTAGATGAATTGGTAATGGGAGGTAACAAGAATCCAACTTGGATTGCAAAGCATTTGTGTCCATATGACACTAATACTACGGACACCCAGGAATACGGTAACTATTCATCAGCAATGAACCTTCTTGATACAAACGATGTAACGAAGAAGTGTATGACTGGGTATATGCACATTCCAGAAAAGTTCATTGTTCAGGAACCCACGATTTCCTATACAATCACACCGAAGGATGACAAGACCTCTACCGCAGAGGTGAAGGGAGATATTGGAATTGTTATTACACGCAAGGATGACATTACGGATGATGATAAGAAGTATCTTATCGAGTCCTATAAATATTCCTTGAACATAGGTGTGCCAACTGACGACGAGGATAAATATCGCCTTAATTGCATTGAGGGAATGGACTTGGGTTCATTGAATATTTTGAATTCAACTGACTATATACGTGCCATTCTTAACTTTGAGGAATTGATTGACTTGAAGGACTTGAGCAAGGAAATTGATCCAAGTGGCACTCCTGCAACCGAAGTTACTACGGTAATGAAGAAAAAGGCAATCCAAGCTCTCATTCTCAGTTCCATAGAGAAGAGTGGAAGGTTCAAGATTCGTTTGCGCAATCTTAAGAAGTCAAAGATAAACCTTGACAAACTTGAGGAAAAGTTTAAGAATTATTGGACGAATTATACTGATAATGATAAACGAGAGGCTAGTGATGAAGCAAAGTACATCAAGGACTTGTACAATTCCTACTTCGAGACTGGACTTCTTTCCGGAATCTTCTTCGTGCATGATAACACAAACGAGAAGAAGACGCGCGGTGCGTTCCTTGAGAAGGATGCCTTGGAGAAGAAGTTGGATGATATTGTGAACGTCACTTCCCGTGATGGTGAAGGGGGAGAAGGTGGAGAAGGTGAAGGCTCCAAGGAGGGTGAACCAACCAAGGATGGTGAACTCACCAATGAAACCTGCTACAGGTACTTGAAGCTCAAGGCATATCTCAACTCAGTGTACTACAAGAACGAAGCATCAATGCTTGAGGCACTTGCCAAGATCCTGGAAGATTGCGCCTATGCCCAGAAGCGTTATGTTGAGTCCCAGAGGAACATCGACGACTCCAACATCATGCTTGGTTTCTATCCTGAAATGGCTGAGCCAATCATCACCTACACCACAATCGCGCAGTCCTTGAACAAGATATTCGACACCATGTCGGACATCCACACTTCTGACATTGACGTGGTTTGCGACGCCGGTATCTCCAATATTGCGCAGTTCGTGAAGCAGGTCTATGACCCAAGCGCGGACGATGGCGAGGATGTTGGTGGTCTCTACAACCCAGTCAAGTACAGCTCGTACTTCAAGTTCAACAAGAACACGGACTTGGCGTATTGGAAGACCATCATCTACAAGTACGATACCTTCTGCAAGTTCCGCGGCGACTGCATGTTCTGCGCCGACGGTCCTCGTGGAATGGTCTTGATTGGAAACAAGCAGGTGGTGCGCAAGACCAAGAAGGACACTTCCGTTGACCTCAACATCTTGCCATACTTGAGCAAGATTGCCGGCATCAACACGTCCTATGGCGCGGGCTACCTCAACTGGTACCGCACGATTTCCGACTACACCGGAGACACGTTGTGGGTGCCGCCGTCCATCAAGGCTATGGGTACTTACATCCTCACGGACAAGCAGTACAACTGGTGGGATGCTCCCGCAGGTATGCGCCGCGGCGTTATCAACATGGTGGAAACCTCCTTCAACCCAACAAGGTTGCAGGCTGGTGAAATCTACGATGTGAACTGGAACTACGCCATCCACTACATCAACGATGGTATCATCCAGGAAGGTCAAAAGACGTTCCAGACGAGGCAGAGTGCGCTTGACCGCGTCAACGTGCGCCGTCTCATCGGACGTATCAAGAGGTATGTGTACTTCGCGTCCCGCCAGTTCCTCTACGAGGCACATACAAAGGCAATGCGCGAGAAGTACGTCAAGACCCTTGAGCCGTTCTTCCAGGATTTGGTCAACCGAGGTGGTCTTTACGACTTCAAGATCATCTGCGATGCGACCAACAACACGCCCGAGGTCATTGACCGCAACGAGCTCCGCGTCAAGATTGGCATCAAGCCCGTCAAGACCATCGAGTTCATCATCATCGACCTCTGCGTCCTCAACACGGGCGCAAGCTGGACGGAAATGGATGCCGTCTGATAATCATTCGGAAATCCATAATGAAACAAGGTCGTTCCTTCGGGAACGACCTTTGTTTTACTCTGTGAGAAGGGTTTTTACCTCTGAATCACTTTGTTCGTCACGCAGTTGATATAGGTGTCTGTCAATTCAATGCCAATCTGAGCAAATTGGATGTCCTGGTTCTGGTCAACAACGAACACCATCTTCCTGTTGAGACATGGACATTTGGGCGAATGCGTCAATCCGCTTCTATGTGTTCCCGTCATGATGAGATATTCATGCCCGTCAACTTCAATGTATCTGAAGTACCATTCGCCATTACCATTTCCAAGGCGTATATGGAATTCGTTATGGTCGTCTTTTTCAGCCATGAGGTTTCCTTCCGCGTTCCTTGGGGATTCCGAGCATCCAATGAGGAGGCATAGTCCAATTGCAAGCAGTTTCCTCATGTCAATCCTCCTTGTATTCAGGTTCAGGCATGTAGAACATGTCCTTGCCAAGGAACTGGTCAGGTCCGCGGCGCTTGAATTCCGTTGCCTCCATGCGATTCTGGATTTTCTCATAAGTTCCATCATTGGGGAAGTCCGCCTCGCCATTGGGAAGATAGGGGGCGCGGATGCAGCGGTCAAGCCAATCGTAGCTGAACCCAATCTTGTCCTCGTCCGTCTTTCCAGTCAAACCATCCGACGGAACCTTCTCCACAAGGTCTTTCGGAATCTCGTCCATCGTCAAGCCAATGGCAACCACCTCGTTCTTTGTGAGGTTGATGAGTGGCTTCATGTCGCCGCATTCGTCTCCCCAGCGCGTGAAGTAGCCGGTAAGGCATTCCGAGAGGTTGCTGGTGTTGATGACACGTCCGCCAACCGTCTGACTGACAGCATAGAGCGTTGTCATGCGCAGACGTGGCGCGATGTTGATTGTGGTCTGTTCCGACAACTGCGTGTAGTTGTACCAGCCCTTTAACGCCCAGAGAACGTTGTTGGCAACGCCCTGGTATGCGTCATTGATGTTGACGGTGATGTTCTGGATTCCAAGTGCCTCGCAGACCTTGAACGAATCGTCAATGTCTTTCTGCTCCCCATTCGGCATGAGAACGCCAAGAACGCGCTCCTTGCCAATTGCCCTTGCGCAAAGCGCGGCAACAATCGTGGAGTCCTTTCCTCCCGAAATGCCAATCACCGCCCTGCTTGTCGGACCGTTCTTCTCAAACCAGTCCTTAATCCATTGAACCAGATTGTCCCTGGTCTTTTCTGCATTGAAGTAATTCATGTTCATTTTAGTTTGTCTCCTTTGTCCAATTTGTTTTCCACTTTCTGTCCTGGTTTGGAAATGGGCTACTGCCACGTTCAATCCAGGTTTCAACTTTCAATTCATATCCTCTTTTAACCATTGACACAACGAAGTCAATTTCATTCATGATTCCGTATGCCAATCCATTTGCCAATTCCTGTTCAACATCCATTTTTCAGATTTCCTTTGTATGCACGATGAACTGGAACACCTCTCCGATGTGTTTGAAATACTTGTCCCGGTTGTCAGGATTGTCGTTGCGGTACGTTGTGAAGGGAATTTCCTTGTCCCCAAGGAACACCAACTGGATGTAGTCGGTGTTGGGCTTGAACTCCCAAAGTCCGTCCGTGTCGTACTGGTACGCCTCATCCGGGAACTTCTCCCCAACGTGGAAGATTGTGGCGTAGCACAGGAACCCGCTTCTCTGCCCGCGCAATTTGCTGTAGTCATGGTTGAACATCACTATGTGGTCGCTATTCATTTCAGTTTCTCCTCGTCTTTTTTGGATTTCATTCCGATTTGCTTTTAGAATTGCATCACATATTATCTCGCCAATATCAATGCCATATCTCTCCTCAAAATATTCATCAAGTTCGGTTGACCAAACTGACTCCAATTTGTTTTCCATTTCAGCTTCTCCCTCTTTTTGTCGGTGGTCGTTCCATTTTCCTTCCACATCCAGGGCAATACCTGTACTTCTCGTGAAAGGTCTTGATTTTCTCCTTCGCCTCGTTGGTGGAATTCCAATCCGTGTACTCGTTGAATCCGCAATTTGAGCAGGTGGCATACTCGTATTCAATGGACTCCCAATGCGCTATTGGGGTATAGTTGTCGTTGTCCATTTCAGTTTCCTCAGTTATGGGAGAATTATTGAGTCGCTTGCGTCAGCAATCTCATCTTTGTCCAGCCACAGACCAACACGCACTTTCATATGACCGTCCCCTTCAGGGTCGCACATGACGCTGAGACTTGCATGTTGCCTCAGGTATTCCTTGATGGTGTTTTCAAGTTCTTCCTTTTCCATTTCACACTCCCTTGTTGATTCTGTCCCGAATTTCGGCGAAGGTGGTCTTGTTGAGCATCACGCCATCCTTGAACACCGTCTTGAGCGCACTTGCGTTTTCGTTGAGCATCTCCGTGTGTTCGTCCGTCTCAAAGAGGTTGCCATTGCTGTCGTACTTCACCCAGACGATTCCCTTGTGGCTCTTCTTCAGCTTGCCGGTGTCCGTCTTGGGGTCTTTGTAGATGAAGTGGAACTTGCCATTCGTCACGCCAGCGCAGGCTTTCTCTGCAACGCCAAAGGTGTCCCGCGTGTTCACAATCAGCTTCTCGTTGTCAAAGATACCCGTGAAGCAGAACGCGCCAACTCCGAAATAGACGTTGTTCGCCGCGTACTCGTTCTCTTCCATCCACTCCCAAATGCGGCGCACCGTGAAGAGGGTGCATCCATCGCCAAGGATGATTCGGATGTGGTTGTCAAGGACGCGGTAGCCCTTCTCGTTCCAGTAGCCCCCAAAGGTATTCCAAAGCGAATCCAGGGTTTTCGTCACAACCTCAAACTGGTCTCCGGAGTCCGGACGCACAAGCAGTGTTCCATTGTGCTGGAGGATTTCGCTCTTGAGTGAGGGGATGATGTTCTCCACCAGGTTCCAGTAGTCATAGGTGTCCGAAACCATGCTGAACGAGGTGTTGGGATAGATTTCCGTGAGCATCCTCTTGATGAACGTGACTTCATCCCCATCAATGGCGTAGTTGCTTGCCATCACGCTGTGTTCGGTGCTCACCGCTCCCATGCCAATCTTGTTGTTGGTCACGTCGGCGTCATAGTATTTGTCGATGTAGGGAAGGGCGGGAACGGTGCTTGTCTTGTCAAAGCAGGTCAGCCACGATGCGCTGCAACGGACGCTCTCGTTCACGCAGCTCATTCCACGCATACCAAAGTCTGCCATAGCCTTGCGCGGGTCTCCGTTGTCAACGGTCTTGTCATAGAACTCCTTTGCAAGGTCAAGGTACATCTTGGAAATTGTGGCATGGTTGCATGTCTTCCAGAGTTCCGCCTGAAGTATGCACTCCACCCATTGCACAAGCCACGCGAAGTTGTCGTGCGTGTTCGTCACCTCAATGCAGGGGATGCCCATGTTCACCGAAGTCCCCTCAGGGATTGCGCGAATCTGCAGGGGCAGATAACCAAGCCTGTGAAGGTCAATGATGTTCGTGGTGGCGTAGCCGCCCTGTGGCAGTTGAACCTTCATGTACTTCTCGTACTCCGCAATCACATCGTTGATTTCGCGGTCAAAGAAGTTCTTCTTGAAGTAGTCCACAAGGAACTCTTGGATGAACGCCTGAAGTCCGAAGAACACCATCTTGTCGCAGGTCTTCAACATGGATTTGCGCGGCGTCCAATACGAATACAGCTTGGTAAGTCCCGGCGCGTACTGGAGCGGGTGGCAGAACTTGTAGGTGTCGGCCAGAAGCATTGCGTTTGTGTCAATCATTGTCTTTTTCTCTCTTTGCTTTTTTGAATGTATGATTTTTACTCACAACAGGAACAGTATATCAAATCCTGTTCCCATTGTCAAGAGGGGGCAATCCAAGTTCTTGCCGTCTCTTGTTCAAGGCATCTCTGAAGTTGTTCTCTACCTTCTGGTATTTCGCAACTTCCTTGTCCGTTGCATCACAGTCAATGCAACCATAGTTCGTGAGCAGTTCTTCCTTGTAGTCTCTCATTTCAAAACTCCCTCACAATCTTGATCTTGTGGCTTGCCACGCCCCGGAAAATCGAGTTGGTGGCGTAGATGGTCTTGATGAGGTCGCCCTGAATCAGCTTGCCCTTCTCCTTGTCCATCACCGAGTTTTCAAGGTGGGTGACATAGCAGGAGATTTCGTTCGCTCCCAAGTCCTTCAACTTGCAGGCCGAGTAGTAGAAGGTTCCGCCATAGGCGCAGATGTCATCCACCATCAGAATGTTCTTGCCCTTCACTTCGTCATAGCCCGCAAGTTCAATCCCCTCAATCTTGCCAGTTTTCCAATCGCGCTTCTTGATGCCAAACGCAACTGGAAGCCCAAGGTCTTTGAGAATTTCGCTATACCGCTTGCAGGCTCCCTCGTCCGGGAAGAAGAGAACGTCAATCTTGCTCAGCGAGGTCTGGAGGATGCGCTTGACATCTCCATATACGCATTCAAAGTCCACATACACCCGGTCAAACAACGCCTCGCTGACCGTGCTATGGGGATTGGAAATGCGAACCTCCTCAAACCCAAGCCAGTTGATTGTGTCGGCAAACGCCTTGAGAGTGAACACCTCGTCAGAGTTCTTCACCCTGTCCATCCGTGCGTTGGGGACATAGGGAAGGTTCAGCCAGACCTTGCATCCCTTGTTCTTGAGATGCTTCGTGAGCGCAATCAATTGGAACAGCTCTTCGTCATTGTCATAGAGCCAGGTGATGGTGTACTCTTCGCGCCTCGGGTCAAACTTCAGAAGTTTCGTCCCATCGGGGAACGCCGTGGGCTTCAGAATCTCCTCTTCAGGAGCAATGTTGCTGTCAATTCTAATCATAGGGTTTTTGCCTTTCTTGGGTTGATGGCAACAGTATATCATATCAGATTCCCGTTGTCAATAGCCCTTGATAACATAGTCAAATTACATCAATCTGGCACATTTTCATGGTCAGAAGGGCGGCTTTGTTGCTTTCGGGGGTCACTCCTGCCACGCAGTCCTTGCGTACCGTGATTTTGCTGTTGGGAAAGTTGGCGCGTAGCATAAGGGCGTTTGAGACAACGCAGATGTCTGTGCAGAATCCAACGATTGTGAATTCATAGTCGGTCTCAAAGGTGGTGATGCCATTCCACTGGCAGTTTGCTTTTATGTGGTCGATGAGCCAGGTTGAGCCAAATGTAGGCTTCTCGAAGATTTCGGCCTTTGCCTTGCGGAGAAGTGTTTCAACCTCTTCGGGTATTTTCCATCCATGGGTGCAGTAAATGCAATGTTCAACTGGAAGTTTCTGCCCCTCAAGGGTTTTCAGATAGTCCTTGCCGTGGGTGTCCATCGTAACATAGGTTTCATTGTACTTCTCAGTCTTGAGCAGTTTGACGATGTTGGGCAATGCCTTGATTGCCTCTTCGTTGCGCAATGCGCCTGTGATGAAGTCGTTTTGGACATCTATCACAATCAGTATCTTCTTCGTAGCCATTCTGGAAATTCCTCCATTGTTCTGGTTTTAGGTTTGCCCACGCAATCCCGCATGGGTTGTTCACCATCAATTATACCAAATCTCCGGGAAAATGTAAAGGGGGTCTGACAGACAAAAAACCACACCCTTTCGGATGTGGTTTCTTGCTTCTCTCTCTCCTCACAAAGTGAATTGCTGTTTCAATTCCTTGGAGTGAACGAGTTTGGACCGGCCTTGGCGTTCCTCTCCAACTGCTCATAACTCAATGCACCATTCCAGATGCGCACCTCGTCGTAGGTGGCTTTCGCGTCCGAATATCTGGAATTCTGACCATTGTAAGCGTTTTCCTTCGGCTTGAACTGCGGCTCCTTGGAGATGTTGAGGCTGAACGAAGGGGTCTGGCTTTCAAGATGGGATAGCGTCCAATCCGGCACCGTATGCGTTCCCGAAGCCTCCACTTCGCCTGTCGTCGCGTTGCGCCGCGCGAAATTCACCACGGTGCCGCCGTTGCCGTCCGCCTTAAAGGTGAAGGAGAAGTGGTACATCGTACCGACGGCGGCTGGCATGATGTCGCTCTTGCTACTGTAGGACGTAAGATCACCCTTCTTCACGATGAAGATGTCGTTTCCTTGAGCGTTTTCGTCGCTCCAATAATAGGCAAAGCACTGCTTGCTTTGGCTATAGCCGACATAGTAGTTATTGGGCGCGCCATACTCGAACATGATCTCCGCAGCAGACAGGGCATTGTTCTTCGCCCAGATTTCAATCGTCGTGTCGCCGCCGTCCGTGAGGTTCTTGCCTAGATCGACCGATCCCCAGCCCCAAGCTCCCCCCGAGAAATTGACCTGCCCATTTGCAAAAGTGGTTCTATTTCCTCCCCAAACACTCCCGTTTTCACTCCCGCCGACAGTATCGGTGTAGTCGCCGTTGTTGAAGCTCCAGCGGTGTGCCACTGTAAACCAAGTTGCAGTGCTTGTGACTCCTGCGGAAATCAGTTTCTGCTTCACCTATTCAGAATCTCCTCCGTTTGGAAAGATGATGACCGAATTGACGTTGGTGCATCCCAAGAATGCGCTTTCCCCAATGCTTTCCACAGAATCAGGTATTCTAATGTCCTTGATCTAAGTGCATCCATTGAAAGCGTATACCCCAATGGTATTCACGCCAGATGGAAGCGCAATTTCTTCAATTTTGCCGCATCCATCAAATGCGTGGCCTCCAATTGTCGTGAGGTTTCCGGGCATAGTGATTGATGCAAGGTTGGTGCATTCACTGAACACGTTAGTTCCAATGTTGGACACCGTGTTTGGAAGGAGGATTTCATTGAGTGTCGGGCACTTGTAGAAAGCCCCATTGTCAAGTCCGGTGACGGCCTCGCCCAATGACACCCTCGTTATGCCAGGTTCGTTCCATTCACCATCAGTTGATTTCTGAAGTCCCGCATTTTTGGTGTTCTGCTTTGTCACCACGCCACCGAACTCATAGTCTTTCGTCGTTCCGTCCTGGAACGTTATCTTCGCCTGTGCAGACCAATTTGGTGTTTCGTATGTTATGTCATCTCTTGTGATGAGTACATACGGGATTACATTCAAGTTGGCAGAAGCCATACCTGATTGTCCACCAGACATAGTGCTAATATAGGCATATGTATCGCCTGTTGTTTGATATTTGAACTTGACGGTCGCTGGGCCGTTTATGGAAAGTGGATTGTTGCCGTTGATGCTGACAAGGAAGAAGTCGGATTTGCCCAAGCCGTTCCTTATTGCTTTCAAAGTTGTCACTCCCGGTCTGTTTACTATTACAGTGGTCTCCCCGGATACCTTATTGACCTTTATGTTGTCAATGCTACTGGTATCGCCAGATGGCAATTTGCTTACATCATTGAGTTCAATCGTGAACACTGGATTACTGCAATCTTCTCTCACAGTGAAAGTCCTGCTTTCTTTCATGGAGAACACAAGGTTGGTGGTTGTTCCCATGTCAACAACCTATGGCGAAAACTCGCGCATTCTCGCTGGCTGGTAGTTGCTCCACGAATAGATGTTCACGTTTTGAGCTGTCCATTGCTGGTTGGTTCTCCATTCGCCATATAGGGCGTCTGGGACGATGACGTTCACTCTGTGGGAAATCCCGTCAAATGGGTCAAGTGGCATGCCGCCGCCGGTCACAAGTTTCACGATGTTGGTGACACCATACCCGTATCCATCGCAGAAGAACAGCTCCTCAAGGTTGACGCAGTTGTGGAAACACCACCTCCATACCTCCTCGCACGATGGAGCGACGACCTTCTTTAGATGGTTGCAGCTGCTAAACGTGATGCTTCCGAGAATCTTGGCATTTGGCAGTCTAATCTCCTCCATTGAATTGCAGTACGCAAAACCGTCGTTTCTGTTCTGCGGAAGACCAGCCTGTGCCTTTGTATGATCCACTGAATCCAGATTCACGCGGGAAAGGGCATGACATGAGAAAAACGTCTCGAACCCTATGCTATCTGCGCTAAATAGGTCAGCATACCCAAGTTGGTTGCATTGCTTGAACGCCCTCTCTCCAATTGTGTTGGCAAGTGGGAAACGCGCCTCCCTGAGCTTCCGACAGTACATGAACGCCTCGTTTCCAATTTTCTGTAGGTTCTTCGCGTCAAACTCCTGAAGATTGTGGCAGTTGTACATGGACTGGTACCCGATTGACACAAGGTTTGGAGCGTAGACCTTCTTGAGGTTTTCGCTTCCATAGAACGCATAGTCTGCGATGTTGGTTGCAGATGGAAGATGGATTTCGGTCAACTGACACATTCTAAACATGTTTTTGTCCACATTGAGCATGGACGGAAGTGAAAGCGATGTTACCGAACTGTTATTGAATGGACTGAACCAAAATGTGAATTCGTAGTTCTTGGCCTCCTCTGGATGTATTTCCACCCAGTCTTCAATACTCGCATCATATCCCCAGGACTAGTTCTGCAAATTTGTCGCAGAGCTGAAATCCACTTTCTTTACCTTGTAGTCCTGCTCAAGGAGCGCAAATGGCACCGTCTCAAGTTTTGGCAGGAAAATTGAACGAAGATTTTCACACTCATAGAACGCCTATGCGCCATCTATGCTGACGAGATTTGGAAAATCCACCACTTCCAGCGAAGTGCAGTCCATAAAATGGTTCCCCTGTGGCGTAACCTCTCCATCGAATAGAACACCTCCCATTCTGGTCAGATTTGGCATGTTCACGTATTTCAGAGACCCGTCGTATATGAACGCATTTATGTCAATGTTCTCGACAATTGGGAAATTCGCAATCAAGAGGTTCGGACACACTCCTAGACCTTGCTACTGGATGTTCGTGACAGTCGGCCCGTCAACTTGAACAAGATTGTCAAACCTAGTAAGTCCACCCACGCCTATCTGGGTTATGTTGGTTCCAGCGTAGAAACCAACAAGACGCTGGCGGAGGTTTGTCATTGCATATGTCTGTCCATCATGCTCGAACTGGGTGGCCAAGTTCAGCGCGCCATCTTCCCCAACTGGCATGTCAACCTCCATTCTCGTCCCGTCAGACATGACAAGCACGGACTTCTCAAGCGGCGCCCCTGCCCTAATGTGTCCAGACGCAAGAATGGCCTTCTTCAACGTCTCCTCGGTGACAGCAGACTTCTTCAGATCGGCTATCGCAGCGAATCCAAACTAGTCGTCGTCAGAAAACACTGGCTTCGTCAGGTCGGCATTCATCAGCGTATTGGTTGGAGTGGTAGCACGGACGCGCACTGGCTGCCCAACTGCTCTTGGTTTCAGAAGGTTCCTGGCTGGATTTTCCTTCTGTATGGAAGTGTCGTCCAAAAGCCTCAACCGATGGGCAGAAACAGTATTCTTGAGTTTTTCAAGGATGCTTTCTGGAATCTCACGATGTGGGATATAGCCATCATCAGGCAGTGTTGAATTTTCCACATACTGACTCTGACCCAGTAGTGTAGACGACACTGTGGCCAGCAAAATCCATGCGGCCAACATGTTTTTCATCATTCTTCTTTTTTTCATGGTATTTTGACATATTATTATCGTTTTTTAGAAAATTTTGCAAAAGTTGCGTGTGTCATTTAGTTGCAATCATGAACCACGCTTGAACGCGGAAAGAAACTCTATCATCGCGTCCTTGATTTCCGGGATACTGGACGCGGCTTCAATCTTCTTCGTGGCATTGGTCGCAGCAGCCTCCGCTCCAGGTATTTCCCACAAGTTGTGGGTGTGTCCTTCCAACGAAACCTGCTTGCCGTTGACGGTCAAGTTGGTCACTTCCATCGTGTTGAACTGTATGCCCTCTTGAAGGTCAGCCATTCTGACGAATTCGTTTGTGATTGTGGAATACAACGAGTTTGTCGCTGAACTTACGTCTGATTTCACTGCCACCCGCTCTCCGTTCACCGTGAGGTTCGTTGCTTCCATGTTGTCAAACGTGATTCCAGCTTGCAAGTCCTCCATCTTGACAAATTCGTTTGTCATTGTCTGGTAGAGCTTGTTGGTTGCGGAATCCACGTCCTTCAACCTTGCAACGCCGTTGGTGGAATCGTTGAACTCATACGTCTCATCACCCAAAACTATCTTGTCCTGTTTATATTCGGTGATTGGTTCGGGTCCGGGTGTGAGGAATTTTATAGCGTCATGGGTGACTTCAACTTTTCCAAGACCAAACACCCATGATGGATCGTTGGTGTCGGGTTGTACTTTTATGGAACCGGTTGCGATTCCATTTGTTGCATCCAACTTCGCGGAGATTGCAACGTCAAGCAAGTTGGAAGTTGTGTTCAAGTCAGTTTTCACGTTGTTAACCTTGTTTGAGACGTATTCCAAATCCTCTTCAACGGTCACAACCCTGTTGGAAAGGCTTTCAATGTTGTCGGTGTTCTCCGCGTCCTTTGCCTCAAGCCTTGCAATGGTGTTGGTGGTTTCAGTCTCAAACTCTTCAAGTTCCGCGTTTGTGTTGTCAATCCTTGCACCCAACGCGATGTCCGCGTCATTGAGGCGTTCAAAGTTGTTCGTGACGTAGATTTGGAAGTCGCGCAACGTCATCTTGAAGAACAAAAGGTCTGCCCTGAAACCAGCAACGTCACGGTTCATTTCATCAATGGTGCTGTTAAAGGCATTGAGGTCTCCACCAAGACGTTCAATTTCCCGGACAGAAGCATCATATCTGGTGCTGAGGTTGTGTAGGTTTTCCGTGAGAACGTCTATTTTCCCATTCGTGGAAATCTTGAACGTGTTTAGGTCGGTTTGAGTTGGAAGAACGGCCTGTTCAAGCCACCACGCCAAGGTATGACCCTCAATGTAGATGCTTGATGTTCCATTTTGGAATCTGACAATTTGGTTGCTGAATGTAATGTCTGGACTGCCAATCCATGAAGAGAAGAATGGGTCTGTTTCATGGTATGACCCAATGGCATCGTCGAGCCAATACTGCAATGATTTTCCACCAATGAGGAAATAGTCTTTTGTGGTTGTGAAGTCCAGGGTTTCGTTCGTGAACGTCAAACGTGGCTTCTAAACCCATGCGGTGAACACGTTGTCGCATTCCTGCGTCACCACGTAATCAGTTGTTTTTACCTTGCCCAAGAGCCTTTGACCGGGTTCAGCCGCGAAGCACATACCCATCAAGGTCATGGCAAGTACAACAATTGTTTTCTTGAATATGCTTTTCATTTCATTTCCTCTTTACTTAAATTAGCCATTGAGCGAGGTCTTTATTGCTCGCAGAAGTTCGTTCACTTTTTCGGCAACCTCTTCCAGGGTTACTCCCGATGGAACATCCAACGTATTGACTCCAGCCGCCTGTGCCAACGTTATTTCCTTTATCAGGTCGCGTATGGGCTTGTTGTCAACATAGAGTTCGTTTACACGCGCATTGTTGAGGCTCAAGTCATCAACTTTCAGGTTGGCGTTTCCGTTTGAGTCAATCGTTCCTTGAATCACGTTGTTTTCGTGATCGGTCAAGGAAACAGACATCATTGAGGAAAGTTGGACGGGAACAACCTGTACGCCGTTGTAGCTGACGTATACATAGGGTGTGCATTTTGTCCAACCGTTTCCACTGGTTTCCTTCACAACGAGGAAATCACCAGGTTTCGGCACTGGAGCCACCGGTCCAGGTGGCAATGGTTCAAGGGGTCTTACTTGACCGTCCACGCTGCTTGACACCCACACCCTTGCCCCTGCATAGGGAAAGCGGATGTTCACGACTTTCTTTCCATACTCATCCAGTGTTGTCTTCTATATAACGTCATTTACCTTTACGTCCTGTACGAAAATGTTTCTGACATCTTCCGCTTTGTCAGTTGCATTGTTCACGGACATAAGCTTTCCGGTGAATTCGTTTTTCTGGTTCGTGAACTTGACCTGTTCATCTGATTCACGCTCAAGATCCACCGAAATGTAGTTTCTTGGTTGTTTTTGCTCTGCCATGTTGTTTTCCTCAATCTTGTAATGCTTGGAACATGTATTGACTTGTATGTATTTACAAAAGATGGGGCTAAATACAACATAACTAATGGGTGTGCCATAGTGACACACCCACATAAACTTACGTAAATTTGCGTTACGTCAATTAGCGAAAGTCGCTGACGTGGATTCTGGGACGGTCGGACTTCTCTTCAGGAGTTCCACTTGACAAAAACCACATTGAAACCAATGCGAGTATTCCAAGAATGGCTATTGCGGCGATGATGACGTTCTTCATTTCAATTTGCTTTCTTTGGTGTGTTTGTGTGTGATAGTTCATTATACCCCTTCTTTGGGGTTTTGTAAAGTTGGCTTTCTGAACACCATCAGTTTTTCGTTGCTTGCCGACATTCCCTATGTCTTGGTGGAATTCGCCCCCGTTCTTCTTGTGACGTGCAAATCCTCTTCGCAAAGGAATTCAAGTCCCGTTTCCTTGCAAAGTCTCATGGCATCGTCATACATCTTCAACCGGCCCATGTTCTTTATGTTCAAGATGAACTTGCCACCTGGAATCAGGTATTCCTTGCAGTTCATTATTGTTGGCCGCATATACCCTTCAAGCCAAGCGTTGTATTCTGGGTACTTTGTTGTGGAAGTGTTGTCACCGTTGTATATCTCAACGTCAAAGTATGGGGGTGAGGACATGCAAAGCCCGAACTGGTTTTTCCATTCCTCCTGTAGAATCTCGCTGGGTTGGGCGCGGACATCCACTTTCAAGTCAAATCCCATGGTGGAATTGAAATCCCTTCCACATTCATTCAGTTTTTCCACAAGCCTGGGGTTTGTGTCAACGCCTGTGTAGTCAAGTTTGTTGCAAAGCGCGGCCAACAATCTGTTTCCCCATCCACAGGCATAGTCAAAGACCTTTCCATTCACGTTGTGGCGTTCGTACAGATGATAAGCCTCCCCAAAGGCGAACTGGCTTGGAATCCCGAAGTTCTTGAACAACCTTCCAATGTCCCATCCCCATTTCGCAAGGCGTTTGTTCAAGTCGGGGCCGGGTTCAAGGTGCTTGCCGAAATATCGGAACGTCATTCTCATCAATATGTCATAGGCTTCCTTGCTTTCAACTATGTCATAAAAGGGTCTTCCAGTTTTTACCCTTGCCTTTGTGCGTTCCTCGAAGAAGTAGTATTTGGAAACAGCCTGCATGGCAACCTTCCCTTCGCGTTTACGTTTTCCGGTAAACAAGTTGCGCATCTCTTCTTGAACTTTCTCATAGGGTGGCTTCTGGAAAATGCGCTATGTCACGTCTTTCCATTCTTCTTCGCTTCTCTATTCAATTGTTTCAGCCATATCATATCAATTATACCACAATGTTTCATATTTGGAGAATAATGGTAAATAGCAGCGTATGGACAATGAACAGGACATATACTACAACGAGTTTTTTGAGGGAATCCCACAAAATCTTTCCGGACAGGAACTTCAAGCCTGGTTGGAGGAGAATCGGGACAAGACCTTCAAAGACCTTCCGTTGTTGAAGAAACTCACGAAGCGTGACATTTGGGAGGACAAGGCGAAATTCTACTTCTTGCCGTTTCTCATCAACTGCTATAACTTCACGCGACAGCACAAGCTCCCTTATTTTACGTTGATGTGTTCCCCAACGTTCATATTCTACCGTGACAGGTTGCATTTGAGAAATTGGATGGACACCATTCACAAGACGTTCTTCAAGTGCCTTGATATGGTCATTCCAAAGGGCGAGAAAATAATGCTTCTTGTGGAGAAGAGGTTTCACATAGAGAATCCAATTGCGGGTGGAACGCAACAACTATACAACATGCTTTGGGATTGCGATTTGACGCCCGATCCAAAGAAGGTTAGGATACTGGCAGAACAAATACCCACGTTTAATCCAGATATGCCTGTTGAAGGGGGTTTGGACTTGTGTAGAAAGACCCTTTGGCTTGAGGACGATCTTCTTTTCCTTGGAAAGAAATACACGTTCATTGACCAATATGAGTCCGAGTATGAATATGATTGTGATGAGATTCTTGACCTTTCCAATTTGCATGAAGATAGGCAACCGATATGGGAGAAAACGGCAAGGCACTTCTATTTCAAGGTGTTTGAACCGAAGGACGCAGGTGAACAGGAAATAATACCACCCACACCGGATGAAGAAGATGATCCCGAATATGATGATTTTGACGTTGATTCCAGCCAGTCTGGAATGTTGGACTCCACATTGGACTTTGAGGAGGATGAAAGTGAAATGAACAAGATAGTAGCATTCTTTGCAAAAATGCCCAAAGTCACAGGACTTGTTCAGGGCATGTTGGATATGATGGCGGCGCTGGCCCGTATATTGCCGCTTGTTGCCGTGAAGTTGGAGGAAGACCCCAAACTTAAAGACGCTTTGGGAAAAACCGTGAACATCATAAACCTTGGCATTGGCAAGGTTCTCAAGATTTGCGCATACCTCGGAATAAAGGTTGAACGCAAGGAGGGGGACGCCGTGAAGCAAATCGTGAAGAACCGATTCAAGAAGGACAAGAAGGAGTTCTTGGACTACGAGATTGACGAGTTGAACAAGTCGCTTGACGCATTGGAGAAGGTTGACGATGAACCGGAAAATCCCAAGCCGCCAAAGGGTCAAATACCTTTGGACGTGAAGCCAAACCACCTTTATCCGCAGAAGATGCCACTTGGTCCGCATCCACCACATCCAATAGTGGTGCCGCCTGAACCACCACCGGTTCAGGTACCGCCACCACCTCCACCAAAGCCACCCAAACCGGAGGATGACCCGCCATAGTCAAGCGAGTCTGAATTAAACCCGGAACCCCCACCAATTCCACCCGTGACGCCGGAACCACCAAACCATCCACCCAAGGACGAAAATGGAATATAGTAATGTAAACACATCTAACCAACGAGGAAAATTGAAATGAAGAAACTAAACATAACGAAGGAGCAGTTCAACCGTATCAGCTACTTCCAGAGGAAATACGGCAAACTGGAGTGTGTGTCCGAATCAGGAAGACTGATCAAGACGAACAAAGGCAAGGTTCTGATGTTCAAGGAATCCACCAGAAAGTTCAGAAGGAAATTTGCCTGATAGAATCATATGATTCCATTATTGTTGGATAAACAATCAAATGGACTGGATTTCTCCAGTCCATTTTTGCTTTATGCAGGAACTTTCAACACCTGCCCTTGCTTGATGGTGTCGGACTTCAATCCGTTAAGTTCCTTTATCTTGGCAACTTTTTTCATGTCCTTTCCAGAAATGCTCCAAAGAGTGTCCCCGTCTTTTACCGTATAAGTTTGGGTTTTTCCTTTCAATCTATTTGCCGTGCGTGTGACATCCTTGAGTTCACCTACCTTGTGCCTACCAACCATTTCGGCATTCAACAATTGGCTTGCCCAATCCGGATTTGCCTTATTGGGGTTGTAGTATGCGTTCCAATGCGAGTCCACTGGCTTGAACGTTCCATCTATTGCTGACTTTGCAAGGTTCACGCAAACGTCCCATGAACTTGCCTCCTTGCCTGAGCCATTCACAGCCCCCTTTGGAAATTGAATTGAATATGTGGAAGGTGTCTTTCCGGTTATTTTGTTCCAGCAAGAGAATTGAAGTGGCTTAAGGCAAACGTCTGCCAAGTTCTCAGCTTTACCACCAGCGCGGTTCCATATCACGGTCAAAACCATGTTCAACCCCACGTCCCCTTCGCCACGAGCCTCCATGTACAACGTCCTTGCAAGGATGTTCAACGCGAAATCCTTACGCCACTTCCCCAACATTTCGGGTTTCTTCTTTGACTGTTCTATGACATCCTTCAATTCGCTTTGCGTGATGTTGATCTTTCCGTTTTCAACTTTCTTGTCTTGCACAAGATGCAGGATTCCTTTCTTGAATTCCGCGCCCTCCACTATGCTTGAAGAACCGAGAAGGAACGCCAGAACGCCAAATGCTATGGCTTTGCCAGCTCCTTCTTCTACAAGTTCATCGTCAACTATGTTCAATACAAGGTTGTCTAGGTCAATGGTATTTTCTTCCAACATTATCCGTTTCCACTTCATATGAACTATTTACCATCTTAATTTGAAGTCCCTTTTTTGTAAATACAATGTGAGATTGAAAACACCAAACAGAAGGTGAAACAACATGGCAGTTAACAACGATAAGCACAAAAGACCACCACCAAGACCTTATGGTCTTCCACCTCCGCCACCCCCGATGTATGGATACCCTCCGATACCGGGAACCTATGGCGTGTATCCCTATCCCGGTGGATATGGAATTCCGCCCCCGCCTGCTCCAGAGCCACCACCTCATGTGCAGGAACCCCAGGAACAAGAGGATTTGACCCCACCCGATCCAACTCCAACATATGACAACAACGTGGTTGCAACGCAATCTTGGGTGAAGTCCATGTTGAACAAGTTCAGGGATTGGACGAAGTTCTTTGCCACCGAGCAGCTTGAGGTTGGTGGAACGATAAACGCAGGAAGGTTGAAGACGGTTGACCTTCAGACAAACGACATCTATGCTTCAAGGCTCACGTTGCTTGACCCCAACGGACGTCCGGCGCAAGTATACATTGACGAAAAGGGCAACCTTCAAATCAACTACGACTTCCAGGACGTGTTCATCTATCCCGGACTTGGCGACGTGGAAATCAAGAGGTATGTGTACAGATATGGTTTCTTGCCTGAGCAGATTGCGTCCAACTTTGTTGGACTTACGCCATATCAGACACTTGCAAACTTCGTTCCCTATGACGCGACCGAGGCGAAGAAGTTCAACGACAAGATTTGCTTCAAGTTTTGCGAGGCGGATGGACGTGACGTTCTCATTGACAAGACGATGCTCTTTATGTGCAACCAGACAAAGAGGATTGTTGGAATTGACGTTTGGGACGAGTACGGGGAGCTTATCCCACAGAAGTGCATTGTCCTGCCAACCGACAAGGTTTACAGGAAGGTGACGTTGAACATGCCCAGCTTCATAAACGACATTCCTTTCCCATGTCCGCATAACCACGAGCATTGCCCCGAGCATGACAAGACGCATGAGCAGGAACACGAGGCTGTTGCGCATAGTGAAGATGGAACTTGTGGCGAGACGCAAGATGGAAACTTGCATCCTGGACATGTCACAACCGGACACATCCATCATGGAATTGCCCGCGTGATTCTTCCTGGCGACTATCCAATGTCGGCAAGTGGCGATGAATGGGAGGCGTTCCAGCCGCCATACTTGAATCCTTGCAGGCCGTCCTATTTGTGGCATCCTTCCCCGTTTGTACCACCGATGCCACCTCATCCATATCCTCACTTGACACATGACATCTACGAGGATTACGGTGGGTTGACTTGCGAGGCGTTCAACAAGCCCTTGAACATAGAACCTGGCTACAAGGTTGTGTATGAGGACTATGAGACGAACACCTATTACAACATCTGCTTGAAGAGAAGCTATTTCCTTTAGAACAAAAAACAGTTCATTGCAATCAAGACGGCAGATGCCTAATGGGTTTGTGTAGATTGAAAAACAAAAGAAGGTCCGACATTTGTCGGACCTTTTGCTTTTATATGGAAAAGCAATCAATAGTTGTTTCTTGACAAGATGTTGATGTTCTTGTTCACCACCCTTATTCTCTTGCGCAATTCGTATTCCGTGTTGGTGTAGAGAACCGGGAACATGAAAGGTTCAAGGCTGATGTTTCCACTGTGAATCTTCAAGTCGTCGCCAAGGTTTATGAGCGAGGTGTTTGTGGTGAAAGATGCCATTGAAATGCCATGCGTGTATGTTGGGTTCTCGTTCAATCCAGATTGATACACAGTGTATATGTCGGAAATGGCCGGCACTTTCTCCATTATGAGGTTCACGATGTCGTTTGTGTTGAAGGAGCCGAAACCAACTTGCCTGTTCTTCACGTTGAAGAAGTACGTGAACAATGAGCAAACGCGCTCAATCACTTCATATGACGATATGGAATAGTCGTCGTTCACGCGGATTTCCAACCATGAAGCATCGTAAGTTGTATCGTCCTCCTTGCGTATTTGCGGAACAGTTGTGGAACGGTTTGATTGAAGATATTGCTTTGCCATTTCCTCCGGAACGCTGGAAATTTCACAACGTATTGGCAAGGCTGGCAAAAACACGGGTTCGTGGCACAAGTCCTTTATGTCAACCATCATGGACTTGCAACGTTGAACCATCTGGTCGTAGTTGATGTCAGAAACGTCTCCGAAGTTGGTTATGTACCAAACATATACGTTGTTGGAGTCAACGGCGTCGGACAATGACGCGCCGCCATACTTCGTGAACCTTGCGGGGTTGAGGTAGAACCTTGGGTTGTTGTGCTTTGTCACGCCAAGTTGGTTCAACCATCGGTAGAACGTTGCGGCGTATTCCCAGTTGTTCATCACCTTCACGGAGTTGAACATGCCGTTGATGGAAGGTTCGTTCATTATGAAGAACTCGTAGTCCTCTTTTGTCACAAGGCGGTTGTTCAACTTGAACCAATGCGGAGCACGTTCCCGTATGTTCTCCACAGTTTCCTCTTGCATTGCGGACGTTGAACCGGTAAGAACCTTGCAAGAGATTTCCGTTACGTTGTATGCGTCCTCTCCGAATATGGCTCTGTAAAGTTCTTCGCTTATGTTGAACAAGGCGGGACCGTGCTGGAACTCCAATTCCGATGCACTCGGTTGAACTCCCCCATCCATGCCCTGCGTTTCCAGATAAAACACGTAGAGTTCAGAATTTGGCGTGAGTTTCTTGGTTGTGATGCCATCACCGAATTTCAATACCAGTTGTTTTATCTCGTTCAGTTCAACGTTGAACACGTTGCAGTCGTCGCCTCCCAAGCCATTGTACAAGAAATTGTGCAATTGGTCGGTGTCGTTCATGTTGGGAAGCCCCTTGAACAATCCCGCGTTTGTTGGGTGGAAGATGTTTATGGTGGTTTGCGTCCAATCAACTTCGTTGGGGTTGTCTGGCATCATTTTCTTTATGACTTCCACGGCGAAGATGTGTGAGGTTGTGGCGTATTTTTGCTCCGCCAGTTCGCTTCTCACCATTGGCATCACGAACGTCTCGAAGTCGGAGCCGTTCGGTGTGAAGATGGTTTGGTATCTTTTCCACATACCATTGTGCAGAACAATGTCATAGGGTTCATCTTCATCCAAGTTCCGAGGGATTATGCAGCTTTGCCACCTGTAGGGCGAATAGGAATAGTATTTTCCGCCGCTTGTTGTCACAAGCGAAAATGGTGGTATGCTAACTTCCTTGTCAAGGTTTGCCTTTACAAGTTCTCCTGCGTTTTCAATTCGGAACATCGCCGTTGATGGCGTTATGCCCTGGGCGTTGTAGCCCAGCAACTTCGCTATGCGAACGATGTTCTCGTAGTATTGCGATTGGCTGAACATGGATTCGGACGCCGCGTGGTTCAACTGGTATGTCAAGGTTTGGTACATCGTGGCAACCAGGTCAACCAATATCGCTATGTTGGAACCTGGATATACCTAGTCCCTTGTAGCCGGGTCTTCAATCAACTTCCTTATAATCAAGTCGCGCATTTGGTATGCGTTGAAGGTGGCGTACTTTACCGGAAAATCCTTTGAAAGCGAGACGTTCTCCTTGGAAAACCTCTTTTCGTCGTCGTAGTTTGTCTTTGAAACACTCATGTCTGGTGATACCTTTCAGATTTCTCAAACGTTATTTACCATTCAGAGGATTTTTACGAGATTTTTGTAAAACGCATACAAGTTTTTGAACATATTTGCGTAAATATAGATAGTATCTAAAAAGAAAGTTGGTTATTCAATGAAAGTCTCTGAAACAACGCAAAAGATATATGATGGGATTTCAACCATTCTCAAGGAGAATGGGCAACCCTTGACAAAGGCTCAGGCGTATGCCATTGAAAGCCTTGTTGAGACGGTTGAGGAATCCACGGAGAAGAGGTGCTGCGAAGTGACCGAGCAGATTTTGGCGAAGAAGGATCAATTGGTGAAGGAAGCCGAGAGCAAGGTTACGGACAATGTTGTTTCCGAGGCTACGATTGAAAAAGTCAACGCGATGGTGGAAAGCAGGATTGAGCAGTTGAAGAAGGAAATCCCCCAGGTGCTGGACTATGCGAGGATGAAGAAGCTGGAGGGCTGCGTGGAAACCATCAAGGAATGCGTTGGATACAGGGCTGACGAGCAGGTTGAAAAGGTGGCGAACGAAAGCGCGAAAATGCTGAAGTCCACCAAGACCCTGATTGAGACGCAGGCAAAGCAGATTTCTGAGAAGGTTGCATCGTTGAACGAGAGTACAAAGAAGATTGACGAACTGGAGAAGAAGGTCAAGCAGATGCAAATGACGATAGATGCGAAGGAAAAACAGATAGTTGAAAGCACGAAGAAGAACCTGGAGTTGGTAAAGGACGTTCAGGGGCTTCAGAAGAAAGTTGAAGAGAGCAAGAAGGTAAACGAGACGATTGAGGAAAAGAGGAAAAACGAAGCGTTGAAGTTCTATTTGGAACAGAAGATAGCAAGTTATCCGAAGTACGAGGCAACTCTTCTCAGAAAACATTTTCAAAACGCAAGGTCGCGGGCCGAGATAGATGAGAACTTCCAAAAGGTGCTGTCCATGGTACAGGAGAAAAGGGACGCAATGAGGACGGTCCAGGCGATTCCGGTGGCGAAAGTCAACGTGAATGAAACGACCAAGAAAGAACAGATTTCAGGTGAAACTATTGTCGGAGAAAGTGGTGGTTCCGAACAGGAAGTGTCTGGCTCAATGCTGGATGATTCGTTCGTGGACATTGATATGGACAATGACGTAATCAGCAACGAACAGATGCAGAACTGGATGGACCGTCTCTGACATACTTCACACCAAAGCAAATAACAAACAGGTAAACTAACATGTTTAAGACAAACTCAGATTATCAGAAGAAGCTGCTCAAGCGTTGGGCGCCGATTCTTGAAAAGGGTGCGCCAATTGAGAGCGTCGAGAAGAAGCTCGTGGTTGCGCAGTGCCTTGAGAACACCCGCAAGGAGTTCTGCAAGAAGGGTCTCTTCACGGAGGCCGCTCCTTCCAACACGAACAACCTCGATGCACGTCATCCTACCTACAATGCTCCTATTTCTGGTCAGGGCGTGTTGACGGCGAACGACTACATCCTTCCTAACGTTGTGATGCCTATGCTCCGCCGTATTTTCCCAACCCTCATGGCTCACGAACTCGTCGGAGTCCAGGCGATGACCGGTCCTACGGGACTTGTCATGGCTCTTCGTGCAGTTGCTGCTAACCCAGAGCGCGTTGGTCTTCCTCAGGGATATGAATTCGGCTACGGCAACAAGGGTCGTGCCAACCAGAGCATCTTCACGGGCGACGTCGCATCCAAGACCGCAGTGAAGGGTTATGGCAATAACGATGAGGAGAAGGAAGCCAACCTCATGAACAAGCTCTACAGAGAGAATGGTCCGCTTGATGAAATCGGCGCGTTCTTGAATGGTCAGTATGGTTCTCAGTCTGGCCGTGGCGTTGCTACGGGCAATGGCGAGGGCTTTGCAAGGGGAACCGATGGCACTTACACTGGCATTGATGGTAAAGATTATCCTTATGGAAATGGAGCTGGTGGTTATGCCAAGGGTTATGCCGGCGCTTCTGGCGACATTGACCCAACCTTCGGTCACTGGAGGAACAACACGTATCCTCAGGCTACCATCAAGTTCGAGAAGCGTCTGGTCGCCGCCGAGACCCGTAAGCTGGGTTCCGAGTGGACACCAGAGGACGCCGAGGACTTGGAGGCAATGCAGGGTATTGACCTTGAGACGGAGATGACCAACCTCATTTCCTATCAGATTGGCGCTGAAATCGACCAGCAGATCAAGGAGTCCATGATTCTCGCCGCTTGGAAGGACAGCAAGGTTCTTGACGTTTCCAAGCTCGATGGTCTTGACCAGATGGGCCGTATCGCCGCGATGTTGACCTTCGTGACCCGTGAGGCTAACGAGATCTCCATCAAGACCCGCCGTGGCGCAGGTAACTTCGTTCTTGCTTCCACAACGGTCTGCTCTTGCTTGCAGCAGCTTGGCACATCCAAGCTCGTCAGCGATGGCAAGACGATGCCTTCTGTTCCTGCTTCCGCAATCGGAGCAATGACGAAGGAAGGTCTCATCAACGATGGCCGTCAGTTGCTCGTCCGCGACACCAACACGTTCGGTTCCTACGCCCTCGTTGGCTACAAGGGAACTCACGCCGGTGACAGTGGTATCATCTACTGCCCATACATCCCTGTGACCCTCTACAAGGCTATCAAGCCTGAGAACGGCCTCAGCGTGATTGGCGCACGTACCCGCTATGGCTTGGTTGACAACCCATACGATGCTGAGAACTTCTATTCTCTCATCAAGTTCACGGGCTTCGACCAGGGTTACAGCCTTGGAAACTCCAACCGCACCTTCTTCGGTGACGCGACGGATTCTTCCGACTCTAACTTCAGCCACCGTAGTGGTCTCATTGGCTAATCCAACGTTTGATTGGTCAAATGCAAAAAGATGGTTGGATGAAAAATCCAGCCATCTTTTGTTTTATGGTCTTTCCACGTTGAACTTTACGTGGTGTTTCTCGCACCATTCCTTCAATGCATCGTATTCCACTATCTCAATAGTTCCCTTGAACCAAAGACTTGAAAACCTGCCTGTCATACGTCTGTGCGTGAAATGGCGTATCTTCTTGTCCTTTTTGTCAAGCCACATCACATGGAAGCCGCGTGGTCCGCTTATGACAATGAAATCAACGTTCTCTGGGTTTTTCCAATAGTGCTTAATTGCCTGTATGAGGCAATTTGACCAGAATGGCTTGTGGTTGTTTTCAGTTTCATATTCTTGAAAATCAGGATAGTATGCTGACATTCTTTTCTCCTATCAATAAAGTCCAAAGTCGTAATCGTTCTTGATGCAAAACCTTTTCGCCTGTTCAATGCTGTCAAATCCCTCTATGGTTTCATCCGTTGAAGCATCCACTACATACCACTTGAAGTGTTCAAGCTTCATTCTCTTTCCGGGATTTTTCTTGGTCTTTCTGTACTTTGCCAACCTGTCTTGGTATTTCTTGTAGTATTTCTCCCCAAATGCAAAGTCCTTGCCCATTTCATTTGCCACGATGTTGCAAAGTTTCTTTTCATATTCGGAATGCGTCCAGTTGTTGAATGGTGAGTTTTCGTTGTACTCAACCTTGTCCGTTTTCCTCACTATGCGGACTTTTCTGAATGGCAGGTTTTTCAAGGTCATGCCTTTCTCTCAACATAGTAGTCGCCCAAAGTGTCCTTCTTGACGTTACAGACAACCCCACATTGTTTCTTCATTATGCCACGGAGACATTTGAGCAAGCCCCATTGCTTTTGGGTGTCAAGCCCCTCGAATTCCTTCATCTGTATCAGGGAGATAATGTCCGCCACTATCTCCATGTAGGTGGAATACTCGATGTCAATTGTCATTGGGATTCCTTGAAGGGTTTGTTAAGCGAAGTTCAACGCGGTGCTTGTCCATACTGTACTGCCTGTCGATGAAGTTGGTCTCCACGTTACTCACTTCAAGCAACTGGCGGAACAGTTTGCGCTCGTATTCCTTGCCAGGGCAGTGGTATTTGATTACGAGTTTCTCCGCATAGCCGGAATTCTCGTAGTTGCTTATCATCACAGATGATATAATCCAAATCAATCCTACGAGAAACGCGCCCATAAGAAAGCCAAAAAACAGGGATTTTGTGTCTTCTTCCATTTGAAGTGATTTCCTTTCACTTCATTATACATCTTTTTTGCAATGATGTAAAGTGTGGATTATATTTCAATGTCCACAATCTTGTCAAACTTCCCCTTGTCGTAGAATTCCTTGTAAAGGCGTTTTCTTTCGGTTCCGTGCCGCTTGGAGTATTTCATGGAATAGACGGAATCTATGACCTCGCACTGCTTGCCCTCCTTCAAGCGCAGAATTCTTCCAATTGACTGTATGGTTCTCGCCATGGACTTGCCGCCGACGAACAGAACCAGTTTTGACAGGGACTTGATGTTGATTCCTGTTGAAAGGATTGCGGATTGTCCCACAAGGAGGCAACCCGAATTGTCCTCAACGTACTTTCTCACACGTTCGCGTTCCGCGACTGGAATTGAGCCGTCAATGAACAACGGCGTTCTGTCAATCAACTTGCGCTCTTTCAACAAGTCAAGGTAGTTGAAGAGCCTTTCGCCCATTTCCGTTCTGTCAAACAAGATGATGGCGTTGTCTTCCGGCGTTGTTTCGTTGATGATGTAGTTCAACACAGGTTGGAACAACTTTTCGCAGTTGTCAACCATGTACTTCTGCTCCGCCCTGAATGGGTCTCCGCTTCCAACCAAGGACATTCCAGTTTCGTCAACGGAATTCACCTTGTAGATGGAATTGGGGTGGAAGAGCAGTTCCCTGTTTGACATGACATCCTTCACCTCTATGTTCAATCTTGTGATGTCGCAATGGGAAATGAAGCCCTGGTCTTGAAGTTCTGTAACTGACGTGTCAAACACCTTCGGTCCCGTCAACCCCACCATCTGGTAGAACTTGAACCCCTTTGGCAATGTACCGGACAACCCAACGCGCAACTTGGTTTCAATCAAGAAGTTCTCCAATACGGAGAAACCCGCCGTTCCGTGGTTGAAGGTCTTGTGAGCCTCGTCCCCAATCACCATGTCAATCTTCCCAATCTCCGCTATGTGCTGGAGGCAGTAGGTTGAGTTTGCAATCACGATGTTTGCGGTCAGAAGGTTTGCCTTGTCCTTCTTCTTTGTCGCGCCCGAAAACCTGCACACCTCGCTGTCCTTGAAGCCGTACTCCAGCAAGTCCTTGTAGAACTGCTCCACCAACTGGATGTTGGGGACGTAAATCAACGTGCGGAAGGTTTCACCCTTGAAGAATTGCTGTTGCAGAGTGTATATGAGATTCGCTATGATGAAGGACTTGCCTGAACCCGTCGGGGATTGAATCAAGCACCTTCCATTCCCCTTGAGTATTATGGCGCGTATGGCATCTTCCTGGTATGGGCGCATGACGCGCACGTTGGGATCTTCGGGATCTTCCGCGCGGTCAAGGGAAATGTTGTCAACCTCGAAGTTGTCCTTGTCAATGTTCAACTCTGTCATCTTCTTGGCAAGTGGAACAAGGTACTCGTAGATGTAGGACTTCGCCCTTGGTCCGATTAGAACCATTTGGCTTGAAGCCATCTTCATGGGGTTCAACTCGAAGTCGTTCACGATGAAGTTCAATACCTCAAAGAGAAGCCCAGTGGGGAAATAGCCAAACGGTGATACCGCATATAGATACAACGGCTCCCTTCTTCCAGTGAAGAAACTGGACTGGTCAATCTCCCTGAAATGGCGAACAATCTTGTCAAGGTGTATGGCGTTGCGCACGTACATCCGGAACATCATCTGCTGGTTGTCAAATCCAACGTAGAACTTGAAGTTCGGGTTTGTGTACATCAAGTCGTCCATATCGTCCACGTATGGAAGATACTTGCGCTGGATTGTCTGAGATATGTTGTTATGTCCTGTTGTTGCCATTTATATTATTATACCACAAATGGGATATTTCATAAAGGATGTCATTTGTTCTTCTTTGCCTTGTCAACCAAGAAGAATATCTTGAACGTTATTTCACTTTTCCCTGAAATTGTATGGAATCCAACCGAAATGTTCTTGTCCGCCAAAAGTTTCAAGGTTTTGCATCCAATGTCATACCAATTCCCCGAATAGGAAGATGGGCCCGGAATTTTGAGAAGTGGCGTTGTGAACAAGTCTCTGCTGTTTTTAGAAGTGTTCAATCCTATGATAAGGTTGTATTGCTGTGGATAGTTGCAAAACGCCCAAGAGAACAAAACCCGGAACTTAAGAACGCGCTTCCACATACTGTCTTTTCCAGTGTCATCCATTCCAGAAATGTTCTTCAATATTTCATCCACATCGTCAATGCTCTTTGGCATTTTCGTTGGAATCCATTTCTTGAGGTCTTTTGGCGGAATTGGAATGTCAGTGAAGTTCGCTACGTCTTTTGTGTTCAGTCCGTTGAACATACCTTGGGGAAATTTGCCTGTTGGAAGACGGGCTGTTATTGAACCACTGTCACCCTTTATTTCATATTTTCCACCCGACATGTCTATGTCACCTTCATCGGACGCAAGTTTGCAATCCTTGAAGAACAATGCCACCGCGATTTCACCTTTTCCTATGTCTGTTCCGTTTTTCTTGAAGTTGGACATTCCAGTTATTGCATCAAAGCAACGTATGATGGCTTCTGCAGTTGGTTTCTTCAACTTGTTGTAAAATGCCTGTCCCAATGTGCCTTCTGCTTCTTGCAGGATTTCATTGAGGGTAAGTTGGCTTTTTGGATTGCATATGTAATTGAAAAACGCCATGTAATCGTTGTTGTTTTCCGGGTTCTCGCTTATTTTGTCAAAAATTGCCTACACTTCAAGTTTTGGCTTAAGCCCTTCCGTTTTTTGATCAACTATCTAAATGAATTGGTTGAATTTTTTGTATCCGTTTTCTGCCTCACCGCCTATTTGCTGAAATACATTTTCCATACGTACAAGTTTTTCGTCAAGAAACTCCTCTTTTATTCCGAGCATTCTTCCAGTGCTTTTGGCATTTTTCTTGAATTGCTCCCAAGATTGAGACAATATATTGGAATTTCCAGTTGGGGCAGTTCCTTCACATATCAATCCCTGACCACGAAGGGCGTTGTCCCAGAACACACCTTCTTTTTCCAGATTTCTTGGTTTATCGTCCTTGTTTGGTTCAGGATGCGAACTTTCCGAATTCAAGTTCTTGAAAGTGTATTCCTTCTTTACAGGTGCATTGATGTCAACCCAGTGGTATTTGTCGAATCTCATTGTATATTTCCTCTATACGTGTTCTTGAAGTATTTACTATTTACCAACTTGTCATAAAGGGGTATAATTCAGATAAGAACATGAAAGACTATTATAAGATATTGGGCGTTGAGAAGACTGCCACGGAAGATGAAATCAAGTCAGCTTACCGCAAGTTGGCTATGAAGTGGCATCCGGACCGCAATCCCGACAACGTTGAGGAGGCGAAGAACAAGTTTGCCGAAATCAACGAGGCTTATGAAACCCTTTCCAACCCCGAAAAGCGTCAACAATACGACAATCCCAGTCCGTTTGGGGGTGGTTTTGGCGATATGGGCGATGGCGAGATGCATCAATGGACTGACGAGAACGGAAACATGCACTTTGAGTTCCGTGGTTCTCCTGGGGGAATGGGTGGCTTTGGAAGTCCCTTCATGGGCGGTTTCGGTCCGATGGGGGGAATGGGTGGCTTTGGTCCGTTTGGAAGAAGGATGCATAGAATGGACCCGAACGCCCCAAGACCTGGCGAGTCCATGATATTCAATTTGTCAGTTGGTTTCATGGAAGCCATAAATGGCTGCTCAAAGAAAGTGAAGTTGAACATAGAGGACAACTGCACTTGCTTGAATGGCTGCGACAAATGCAATCACACGAAGAGAATCCAAAAGACCGTCACGTTGGAAGTGAAGATTCCAAGGGGTTGCCCAGATGGTCAGCGTTTGCGCATACCCGGCCAGGGCAATCGTGGATACAATGGCGGTCCCAACGGGGACATCTACTTTCAGATAGACATTGGCGAAGATCCAAATGGAGTTTTCATCCGCGATGGCTTTGACGTTATTCAGAAGGTTGACCTTCCCTTTGAGTTGTTTGTGCTGGGTGGTGACATAACGTACCATACTTTGACCGGGATAGAGACCTATCACGTTTCCCCAATGACAAACCCCGGCAAGGTTTTGGTTTTACGGGGCAAGGGTTCTCCGATAATGAATTCAATAAACTCCTATGGGGACTTGAAGGTATTGCTGAACCTTGTCATGCCAACTTCATTGACCGACAAGGAACGTGAGAAGTTGGAAGCGTACCGCGACGAACGCAAGAGAAATGGTAAATAATTCTATACGAGGTAATTTACTATGATGAAGTGGAAGAAACTGATAAACGAGTCTGTTGACGAAAAGGCGTTCAAGAAACTGCTCAGGTAGAATGGCATCACAAAACTTCCATCTGGGATGAGTTCCCGTAGGGATGGCATGATGGAATGGCGCAAGGAACGTGGCTATGCTGGGGAAAAGATCATTGACGCGATGCGCAAGCAGGCCGAAGATGCAGGATGGAAACGCCAGAAGGAAATGGATGATGCCCATCCAGATGGTTCGTGGGTGGCAAGGGGTGATGGATATATTTCACCTGATGGTCAGATTGAGATGACCTATTATTCGCATTATGGCGCAACTTCCTATGAGAACAGTTTCTCCATCACGTTCAAGTTGGTTGGTAGCGTGAACGAATCCAGTAGGTTTGGATTTGACGTTGGCGATCAAGTTGAATTGACGAAGGACAAGGTGAATTCATTGAGTGGGGACACCGTGAAGGCCGGCACGCAGGGCGAGATTGTGGCAATCAACAAGCCCATGCCCGGTGTCATCAAGGTGAAGATTGATGGTGGCAAGGTGATTTCTGTTCCCGAACGTCAGTTGAAGAAGGCTGGCGAGGATGAAGAGCCTTGGAAGAAATTGAAGAAGCCTGAAGAGCCAAAACGCCATATTAGACCCGAACGCCCAGAGGACTACTACATGCGTCCAACGTCCTATGGTTCTCCAAGGTTTACGGGCGATTAAGGAGCGTGAATGTTGAACATAGACAATTTGATTGAAGCCGGCGTCCAAACAACGTAGGACATGGAAAAAGCGAAGAAGGGGAAGAACAGAAACGCAAAGGAAATCCCCTTTGAGATTGACGGTCACACCTACCTTTTGGACTCACAGGAGGAATGGTGCATGTTCAACTGGATTAAGGAAATGAAGGAACGTGGACTGATCTTGGATTATGTCTACCAGCCGGAGCACTGGGAATTGACCCCAAGGTTCGAGTACACGCCATATCCAACGGTTGTGGATAAGAAGAAACGCCCCGTTGACGAGAAGTACGCGAATGTCCCAAAGCCATTCAAGACGAAGTTCTTGATGCATCCCCATATCTACACAGCTGACTTCACGTTGAAGTTTGACGCGAACAACCTGAAGTTGATGGAGTATTTGTCCCAAGCGTTCAAGTTGAGGTTGGACGATGTTTACGATGGGGTTCTGACTTTGGTGGTGGATGTGAAGGGAACGTTCATGAGCAATGACGGTGGACGTTCCTTCTCCATAAACCAGAAGTTGATGATGGCGGTTCACAACGTGTATGTCAACAAGTTTGTTCCGAAGGAGGCTTTCAAGAAGTTGGGCGTTCCAAAACGCTGCACAACCACCATGAAGTCCGGCAAGGCAAGCAAGGTGTTCAAGGGGATGAACTTCCTGGAGACCGTGTTGAAAGGATATGGACTATGATTCAATTGGGTAGTCATGCTATCCATTTGGGGGATTGCATTGAAGTTCTCCCAAAATATGATGTTCCCGTTGCTGACCTTGTTATAGCGGACCCGCCGTATTTCAAGGTGGTAGGGGAGAAATGGGATTATCAATGGCGCACGGAGGAAGATTACCTTGAATGGTCTAGGAAATGGTTGACAGAGATTTTCAACAAATTGCGCATTGGGGGTTCTTTCTATTTGTTCGGGTATTTCCGCATGTTGGCGTTGCTTCTTTCCATGTTGAAGGAAATTGGATTCACTTTGCGCCAGCAAATAGTCATTGACAAGGGAATGAAGGCCGTTGCTGGAAGGGCAACAAAAAACTATCGCATGTTTCCTTGCGTCACGGAGTCCGTGTTGTTCTTGACGAAAGACAACATAGCGTTTTCACGTCAGTTGTTGAAGGGCAGGCAAAAGGAACTTGGATTGTCCGCCAAGGAGATAAACGAGCGTTTGGGTGTGAAGTCCAATGGTGGTGGAATGTGGTCTATCTACACTGGCAAGAACGTTTGCGAACAATTCCCAACGAGGGAACTCTGGGAGAAGTTGCAGGAAATACTTGAATTCGATTATCCATACGAGGACATATCGCAAACTTTTCATCCACAAATGGGATTGACAGACGTTTGGACGGACATTGACTTCTATTCGGAGAAAAGGTGGCATCCAACTCAAAAACCCTTGAAGTTGGTTGAACGTATAATGTCGGCTTCATCAAATCCAGGTGACGTTGTGATTGATCCCTTTGGTGGTTCGGGCTCAACTTTGATTGCTGCGGAATGTCTCGGAAGGAAATCCGTTATCGTGGAAATGGACGAGAAATATGTCAATGCCATGACCGATAGGTTTACAAAAGGGAAAGAAACTGGTATAATAAGTTGAAAGGACACATCAAAATGGCAAAGGAAAAATTACTGAAGGAAAAGGCCGTGAAAGCTTTCAAACGCGATGAAGGAACGCTTGAAAAGACCATTCTTATAAAGAGTGGTGAAGTGTTGAACATCCTTGACGAGGATTCCCAAACAAAGAAGATTATCGTTTCATTTGAGGATGGCGTAATCAAGGTTGTGCGCCAGCACAAGGAATTGCAGTATGCGTGGGTCAATGACTAAATTTCAAAGTGGAATTCATTATGGCAACTGACAAATCGTATTCTGAATTGAAGGATGATGCAAAGAAGATTCTCACCAAATGGGCGCCGATTTTTGACAAGTGCGGGCACCTTGAGGAACTTGACGAGAAACTGTTTCTTGCAAATACCTTGGAGAATCTGAGGGTAAAGGCTATGGGCGCAAATGGGGGTTCAACGGAATCCTATACCCTTCAGCCCAATGAGGTGTTGAACATCGTCAATACCACGGGAACTAACCGGCTTGTGCTTTCCTATGACGAAAAGGGGTACTTCAATATCGTACATCAGCATAAGGATTGGATAAACGATTAAATCAATCGTTTTTGGCACTTTTGGTTGATAAAATATTCGGGCCAGGGGTATTGACTTCCGGGCCCGTTTTTGGTATACTGTAGGTGTTCTGAGGAAAACAAGGAGTAAAGCCATGATGAACTACAACTACATTGAAGCCAGCGATGCCTATGACGCGGAGCGCGAGTACGCCGATTGGCTGCGCTACGTTGAGGATGAGGCTTACAACAAGGTCATCATCCCCGCTTACATGGCGGACCTTGACGCCGAGGCCGAGACACTTTAAGGAGGTTCAAGATGAACGAGAAGGTTGCAAAGTACGAAGAGGCTCTCCGTGCAGCGGAGAGAAACATTGAGCAGGCTTGCCAAGCCATCTGCTCTCTGCGCGGTCCATTCCCCCACAGGGAATTGAACGACACCCTTGTAGTAATTTCGGAGTTGATTCGTGGTGCGTGGCGTTTCTATGACAATCCCGAAGTTGAGGAGGCTTGAATATGAAGATGGATATTGGAGAACTTCTGCTGAAGTTGGCAGACCCTTCCATTCCCCTTCGAGAGAAGAAGGATGCCTTTCATGATTGGCGTTGCCTGGGGTACAATCCCGACGCCGTTCATGAGTTTTTCTCCGATTCCCTTTTCAGCCCTGAGAACACCAACTACCTTGACGTGATGTTGAAAACGGACTATCGCAATTTCTATGAAATGGTGATGTCCCTTGACCTTGCGAACATCGACCCACGCGCATACTACATCTACTGGGTTTTGACCTATGGCAACGATTCAATCAGTGAGAACTTCCTTAAGGAAGCCCTGGAGTATGACCCCGACACGATTTGTGCCATATTCCCCGACATCAAGGAAATCCTATTTACGGAGTGAAAGCAATGAATGGTTTTATAACAGTGGCAATCGCACATGACGCAACTTGCGAACCTGGCGAGGAATGGCTATTTCATGGAATGGCAAAGCCCTTTGATGTTCATGGCAGTCTGGAATCCCCCATTGACCCGAAGGACAAGGAGATTTTGGACAGGGACATGGAGGAATTGCGCTTGAGGGAAGCAAAGGAACAAGCCGATGCTGATTTCAACGCCTTTGGCTGCATAATGGCATTCGTGTTCGGGGCGTTCTTGGTTGGGGTTGCAATCTGGGCATTGACGTAAGGAGAATGACAAATGAATGATTTTATAACTATTGCAATTGCGCATGATGCCACCTGCGAACCTGGCGAGGAATGGATTTTTCCCGGAATGTCGGGCTCAAAAGATGGTGGCTCCGGCTGGGAGCCTTCCAATGTTGGGTGTGGATGCTTGATGGCGTTCGTGGCAATTGTCATTTGCTTTGTAATTTGGGCTATATGGAGACTGATATGATAAAGCGGTTCAACAACTACATTCTGAACAGCATGAAGGTTGCCATTGTTGGCTTTATATGGTATGGACTTTTCAAGTTTCCATGGAAATCATTGGTGAACGCCCCGGTTGGTGGAAAGATTTTCGTTGGGGTTATGATGTGGGCAATCTGGAGTTTCATGGTGATGATTGTGTCAGGGGAGCTGGACAAGAACAAGTAAATACAATTAAACGAGGAAATTGAAAATGGACAGAGAATACACTATGCCCCGTGCAATTCAAAAGAAACTCCACGACATCTACGATGCCGAGAAGCATGGGGATTTGGCGGAGATTGCCTTGCTTGACGCAGCTTCGGAACTTGGGTATGAGGTGGAGGACGAGAACGATACTCCTTCCAAGGAGGAGAAGGGAACGGTCCTTCACAACGTGAAGTTGGTGAAGCGCGAACCTGGGAAGTATGGCGATGTCTGCCATGTTGGTTGGGCGCATTTCAACCACCCGGGACCCGATTATGAGGACCGCCGGGGCGAGTGGTACATGTATTTCCTGTAAATTGGATTTACAATTTGTGGATGAACGCCCTTGTTTGGCTCTTGCCGAACAGGCGTTCAATTTTTTCTGACATTACGTTCCAATCCCCTCCAGCAAGTCCACATCCAATCATGTATGGGAAGTGGATGTCAAGGGAGAAGTAAGTACCCAAGTCCTGCACCTTGTTCAACATGATGTCCCAAGCCTCGTAGTCTGTTTGTTTTCCTATATGTGATGGAAATACTTGTCCAAAGCAGTTCGCCACAATAAGGTCGGGTTCAACCATAACGTCAAGCACATGTCCAAGCATCTTGTCTGGATGCGTCATGAACTGCTTGCAATCATCTTGATATTTCTTGTAGACCACCGGCCACTTGTTGCGTATTTGAAGTGCCAACCCTGCACCCATTGCGCCAATGCAGTTCACTTGATGGCATATTATCCCAGACTTCACGTCAAGAAGGTTGGAATGTTCTACAATCTCTACCATAACTCAACGGCTGATTTCGTTCATTAGGATTGGGGCAAGTTCACCCATATAAGGAAGTGATCGTGCAGTGTTATATGAAGTCCAGTCTTCAGCTTCTTCATGTGTCATACCTTCCCTCATCAAGCATTCCTGGAATCTCTCAACGGAATAGATTATGTGGTTTCCGTCATAGGTGACGCCGATGATGGCATCGGCGTACTGTTCCGGCGTGTCGCCAATGAATATCAAGTCCTCGTTGATGCTCTTCAATTCCTCCACGCATCTGGTTTTTTCCATTTGCTCCTGCTGTTGCAGAAGGGTTTTCGTTTCTTCCACAACGTCAATTCCCATTTCCTTCAATCCTTCTGGGTTTTCAACAACGGCGTGAATCTTTCCGTTGTCTGAGGTAAATTCCATTTTCATCAGATTTGTTCTCCTTTCAAGTCCACCTTTGACACGATATGGTCCGTGTCGAAAATCTTGTACTTCTTCCCTTCAAGGGTGATGTCAATTCCAACAGCTTCCGTTATGACAACATCCCCAACCTTCAGGGTTATCTTGGGATAGGCGAATTCCTCTCCTCCGCCATATACCCATTTCACCCTGTAGAATTTCAGGTTCTCCTTGCAAAGCCTGTCGTCAAGTTTGGTTGAAGTGATGAAGAAACTGCCCTAGTCGGTGTTTCCGCATTCTTCGCAAATGACGCGCTTCTCTCTGGTTATCGTCAAGTCCATTTTTAACCCTCGTTGATTTTGCAGATGATGCAGTCGGTCTTGTAGATGTAGATTGGCTTTGTCGGGTCAAGGTCCGCGTCACCGCGAAAACCATGAAGAACGTCACATTCCTCCTTTGTCATGAGAACCTTGTCCCCAACCTTGAATGGAATGGCATTTGCGGTCATCGTGTATGGAGGCGTTATTGACTTTATCACCCCAATCTTCATTTCGTCAGACGTTGGCACTACAAACCCGGAGGTTTCCTTTTCCTCGTCAACCGCCTGAACGATGCAACGTCCACCCAATGCGCGGTACTTCGTCTTTTCCAGATTGGATTCCATTATAAGGGCGTTGTATCTCATCAAGGCTATGGGTTCTGTGTGGTAGAAAGCAGCCAGCTTGTCGGCGAAAACGTATGAGCCAACGTCAAGTCCAGTCATTTCCTTTGCTTCAGAACCAATTTTCAGTATCTGGTAGAAGCCCACGCGCAGGTTGCGCAATGAATCGTCTCCGATGGTGAAACCCGTGTTTTTGGACGACAACGTGTCGTTGTCAACTATCTTAAGAACCACAACGTCGTTTGCGGGTTCGCAGTCTTTGTCAAAATATGCCATGTGATTATTCTTATCCTTCCAGTTCAATTATACCAAAAGACGCACCCCGGTGGATGCGTCTCTATTATGAATTGAATTTGATACTGGCATTACAAGCCAAACTTCTTCAATTTGTCGTTCAATTTACGAGCGGTGTTTGTTGTGCGCTCTACAATTACAACGTCTTCTTCGGGATCAAGTTGGCTACCTGAGCTTTCCTTGTCTCCGTCATCGTTGTGTACCTGCTTGTAAGTCATTACAACGCCAGAACCCTCGGATTCATGTGCGTCACGGAATCCAATCTTGTACTTCTTTCCTGTTGTGGAATCCACGAATGTAAGGCGGTTGATGTCAAGTTCAACGTCACCGTTCATCTTCATGGTTGTACTGGAGCCAAGGTCAAGATTTGCTCCGTTCTTCAACACAAGCGATGCTCCGTTCTGGAACGTGACTTCGGCGCCATTTGCCACATGTACCTTGCTGTTCTATCCAACGAAAACCTCGGCGTTGGAATTGACAACGCCATTGAGTTCGGTTATTCCATCGGACTTCAAAAGGTTGTCCGTGTAGACAACGCTGGATTTCACACCGGTTGTAACAAGTTTGTCAACGTGGAAATGGTTTGCATTGAACTTGTAGGCTTCAAGCGCGGAGAATTTGCCTTTTTCCGCAACAACGTTCTTCATCAAGATGTTTCCAGAGTGATCTATTCTGTATTTCCCTTGGTTGATGGAGAACCTCTTTGGCGCATTTGGATCGTTTTGTTCGCGCAAATATGTGATTGGGTTGATGAGGGTCTTTATGGTCTTTTGAATGGACTCGTAGTTGACTTCGTTCTTCTGCATTGCTTCGTCAACCATTGCCACGGGGTCAAAGTTCTCTTCTTCGTATGTCTCATCTTCCTCGTCGCTTGGCCCGGCTGGAATTACATTGACCATTTCATCTTCATACAAGTCCCAGTCAGTGTCAGATGTGAAACTTATGCCAGAAGATGGGTTGTCATCCATCAATTCCTTGTCGCTTGTCAAAAGGAAGTTGCTGGTTATCAACTTGGATTCATCAAGGAACAGTTTTGAACCATGTATCGTCACGTCACCTTCAATGAGAGACTTTATGTCGCGGTCAATCAAAAAGCCGATGTTTCCGGTGCTTGTTCCATGAATTTGCAAGGTGCTTACTCTGGACAGACCGTTCACCTCCATTCCATCATCAAAGGAAACCTTGCCCTTGTTCACCTTGAGAGATATGCCATTGTGCAGCAACGCTCCCTTGATTGTGAGGTCGTTTTCAATTTCCACCTTGTTCTTGATTGAAAGGTAGGAGATGGTTGCAGTGTTGGTTACTTCCGCATTGATGGTGGAAAAGCCATTGGTTTTCAATTGGGTGTTTATGGTGGCTTTTTGGGCGGTCAAGCTATTTATTTCGGCCTCCTTCAACACCTCAAATTTTTCATTCGCGGTGAACTTCCGGGAAACCTCAACTTCCATTGGATAAAGTTTGTTGGTGTACAAAGTGGATAGTTTCATGGTCATTGGTTCTGCACCAATCCACCTTGTACCAATGTCTATCATGAACAGATTGGAACCGACAACCAAACGTTGTGAGGCATTTAACACGGGTGCAGTCAATGAATCTGCATTATAGAGTGAATCAAATCCAATCTTTATCTGCCCATCACCAAAGCTGATTCCACCCCTGAAGTTGCAGTTCTTGTAGAAGTTTATGGAATTGCCTGCGGATGACATGACAACACTGATGTTGTTGTTCTAGTTCTTTTCCCTTATTTCAAGGGTGTTTCCCGTAATTTGCCCGGCTGCTTCCAAGTTACCGTCCACATAGGTGTTTCCATGCACCGTGACCAAGCCCTTGTCGTCAATGGTTATTGGGCCGTCCTCTTCACTTTCGCCAGATTCCACCTGAACGGTTGTTCCCTCCGTAGTGGTTGTGCTTGTTTCACCAGTGGTGTCACCCTCGTCCTTGGAGCTGGAAGTGGGTTCATCAATGTATACAATGCCATTCTCGTCTATTCTTTCTGCCATGGTATTTCTCACATGTTAGGATGCGTTTTCATCTAGTATTTACAAAAATGGAGCATTTTACCCTATGATGGTAAATAGATACATTGAAGGTTCAATCCGAATAGAGAGACAAGGTAAACCACCATGGCACAGCAAATTCAATTTATATATTTGACTCAAAGTGATTTTGACAATCTGACAAGTAAAGGAAACAAGATTTACTTCACGTCTGACACAAAGAGAATATACAGAGGATCGGATTTATACGCTGCAACTTCATTTGACCAATTGAATTTCAGCTCAATAGAGGCTTCTGACATAAAGGTGAATGGAAACGCGGTGTCGCTTGAAGGACATACCCATTCCGCTTCGGAAATAGATGGACTTGAAGCGTTTGTTTCTGCGGCAACGCAGAATTTTTCATAGAACGGACACAAACATGCCATAGCGGATGTCACAAACTTGTCGGGGATAGTTGCTGGCATAACAAACACCACTGTGTCAAAATCGTCAGGTTCGTTCAACACATTGACCGTTGGGGGTTCAAACGTCTCGGTTGAAGGACATACGCATTCCATTGACGACATTGAGGACTATGAGGACAACACATTTTGGATTACAGGAAGTGTCAATACATAGACATTGGAAATTCAAGTTGATTAGGATTTCGAGGATGCAGTTGAAGCTGCTGATGCAGGAAAGCACATTAGGGCAAAGCTGGACTATACAGGAAATGGTAATTATGTATGTCCTTGGGCAAATGTAATATACAACACAAATGGAACAGTGGATTAGTTTGACTTTCACATAATGCTTGACACGGTTATGTTGAATCCTGACGCAAATTGGCATCCATATTTGATTGGTTTCACTTGGAATTCAAATGGATTTGATGTGCGTCCATATGAACTTTCTGAAACCAACCATGAACATGACATAGAGGACATAACCAACCTGTCAACCATACTCACTGGAGTCAGTGAATCATCCCTGACAAAGGATACCATTACGGGGGACATCGGAAACTTCAGATTGCTCTCGGTAAGTGGTTCTGCCAATTTCGCTGTGAATAACGTGTCAGCAAATGCCGTTTCTGTGAATGGAACACCAGTTTCACTTGAAGGTCACACGCATGGCGTTTCTGAGGTTACAGGACTTGCCGCTGCCATATCCGCCGCGACTTCTGGATTCGCCTCAAGTCAGCACTCGCACAGTCATGTTGACATAACGGACTTCAACAGTGCTGTTGTGACAGCCGGTTCTTCAAGTTTCGCTCCAATCAGCCATTCACACGCCATTTCCAGCATCACAGGTCTGACAGCATCCCTATCTGAACTAAGTTCGTCAATCCAAAGCCTCCAATCCCAGATTGTGCCAGTCCAATGCATCACATTGGCGCAATACGAGGCACTTCAGCCGGCTGACGCAAGCACAATCTACTTCATTTCCGATGGAAACAGAATCTACAGAGGTTCTGTGCTATACGCAGCAACAACGTTCGACCAGTTGAACTTCAGCTCAATAGAGGCAAGCGGCATAACGGTGAATGGGAACGCCGTGGCACTATCTGGACACACTCACGCGATGTCTGAGATTGGAGCGTCCACTGCTGCATAGACTGCAATAAGCGCAATAACCAATGCCTCAACTATATAGTAGATGAAGTCTGCCTTGACTGCATTCCTTCAGAACTTCGTATCATGATGCCACATAATTGGAGATCACTTGAAACATGGAAACCAAGGAAATTTAGAATGCGTTTAGAGATGGCGAATAGACCGTGACGATGGCTGACACACCATTTGACACGGTTCTTGCGTCTAAGGAATATGTCAATCAGTAGATTGGCGCAGCCATTGGATAGGCATTGTCAACCCAGTACTGAACACTGGCAAACGTGTCGTTTGAGCAGTGAAATGCCGCCTGATTCCTTGTTGCTGCTCTCTTCCTTCTTGCCATTGTCAATTACCTTTCCATTAAAATGTCACTGTGTCGTATGTCGTGCATGGTACTTAAAACAATATTCCTTTGTTTGTTATTTACCATTCCATTTCAAGTTACATTATGGTAAATAGATGTACATTATAAAGGTAACAAACAAATGGCAATACATATAGGAAACATTGGGGGTGGAAGCATAGTGGTTGATGGCAAAAAACCACTGTTTTCCTTTTCTGCAATTTCGGACATACATCTTCACGACAACAATGATGATAGTGGATACGACGATTTGGTGAATCTGTTCCGAGTTCTAGGAAACAGAATTCAAGACAAGGAATTGGATTTGCGCTACATCTGCGCCGCCGGCGACATTGGAATGGGTGGAGCGAACAAGGAGCTGTTGACATTTTCCAAAATAGTGGACGCAAAATGCCCTATTTCCAACAAGAATGTTTTTTCTTGCACCGGAAACCATGACCAACAGCATACGTGGCAGGAATGGACGGATTACATGTTTCCCGAGTCATTGCACAGTCAAATCACTTCTGACTTGAATTTTGTCAAGGAGGATGGAAACTTTGTGTTTGCTTTTATGTCTATGGCGCATCAGAATGACAGAAGTACAACAGTAAATGGTAGGATATGTTTTTTGGATGATAGTAATTCAGTTTCTGGTTCAGGAACAAGACAATGGCTTCGTAATGTTGTAGAGTAGGCAAGAAACAAAACATTGATTTTGTTTATGCACTATCCTTTCCAGAACAGGCGTTGTTATGACAAATCCACTACATCAATCAACATATATGATTGGGCTACGGGAAATTACATACCAAAAACGGTGAACGTGGCCGAAACAGCGGAACAATGGGCAGGTCTTCTTGATTTGGGTGGTTCTGCAGGTAGCAATGAGAGTTGTGCCAACTATGGTTTCTATTGCAAGGCTGCCGCTTCAATTGATTATTCAACACCCAGTGAGTGTGAACAAATAATGGCGATTCTGAATCAACATGTTGGGGGAAAAACCATCGTGTTTTCCGGACACACACATCTTGTATTTGAAACTGAGCGTTTTGATTATGTCATTGGAAAAGGCTATCCAAATGTCAATGTGGCATATGTGAGGAACTATGACCCTGACAAGAATGAATACACACCAACCAACATCGTCACAGTTCATATTCCATCCTTGAATCATCCAAGGAAGCTCAAGGTTTCAAGCATAGGCAGTGTGAGTGGGTGGGAAACTATTTCTGGCGCAAATCCATATCGTCAACCATGTCAATCCTGGCTTGTGGATGTATATGACAACAAACTTGTGTTGAATGGTTTTGAAACTCAGGTTTCACATGACAAACGTTATGGCGATATTTTGAACGATTATATCTACACTATAGACTTGACAGATATAGTTCCGGTTGCGTAAAGGAGACCAACATGGCAAGCAAGAACAACATACCAAAGAATCCTTATGACAAGAAGATGAAGAACTCCAAGGTTGCGGTTGACAACTTTATCTACACTCAACTTCAATCCAACAAGAAGAGTTTTTACGTCTATTGTGGGAAGTCAAAGAAGAGAATATATCAAGGCTCTTGTTCCAAGGAAATTCAAAACATTTACTTTGACGGAACTTGCGTTGTGTGCATTTGCCAGAACAAGACTTATGTGTTTGGACCGAACGATTTGCGCTATCCATTGAAGAATTGGAGAAAGATTAGGGAGTTTTAAGATGAAACGTATTATACAAGTGAATGAGAGTTGGGATCCTGAATACGATGACAAGCCAGTGAACCAGTTTGGGGAGAAGTGGGAGAAGATTTCGGGAACATGGCTGAACCAGGTGATAACGAACATCATGAAGGATGTCCAGATAGACCCCTTCGAGGACGGACCAAAGATGGAAAGTTTGAGTTTGGGCAGCTTGCATCTTTGTGAAGATGGGCATCTCATAGCCACTGTGTATGGCGGTGCCAACGGTGGTGGCATACGGGGCAGGGAATCCAATTGGACGTTTTACATGTCCTTGGTTAGGAAGTTTCTTGGCAAGATTCTTGACTACGACAACGGCCAGTGCTTCAAGGACGTTTGGATGATAGATTGGGACAACGATTGCTGCGATGACGTTTGGACTTTGAGACTTGGGCTTGAACTATCCGACGAAGAGAAACTCCAGTTGACCCAATGTGGATTCAAGGTGATTGATCCAACCTAGTTGAATATTGGACTTGACGCTGCAATGGATATGTTCACGCCATATCCCATGGCGCAGAATGTGGATTGCTCAAACCCCTACAATGAATCCAAGATAAATTGGCGCAAAATAAGTGCCAAGTGAGTTCGGTTTTTGCCCTCGGATTGTGTAAATACTTTATGACGAGGCGAAGGATAGGAAGTATCCATCTGGAGCCAAGTCAAGGATTGATTGACAATAACAACAATCGGAGGTAAAATAAAATGTTTGACATGATTAGACCGTCATCCATTTGGGATGACATGTTCAGAATGGCTGACGCGCTTACGCTATATCCAGCCAAGGAAAGGAGCCTGGAAAACAACGGATTGAAGAGGCTCATATCAAGACCCCACAACATCGTGAACGTCACGAACAAGGAGGGTGAACCCATTGCCCAACGCCTTGAAGTTGTGACCACGCCGTTCAAGAAGAACGAAGTCAAGGTGTCTGTTGATAAAAACAACATGTTGACAGTGGAATGTGGGACCGAAAAGGAAATCAAAGATCCACTAGAGGGAATCCCAATGGACGAAGAGAACGATAACTATGTCTACAAGGGCATTTCCACCCAGACATATTCCTTCTCCATCAAGTTGGGGGATAATGTTGACAAGGACGCAATCAAGGCGAAGAACGAGGACGGTGTTCTCGTTGTGACGCTTCCGTTCAAGAAGAAAGAGGAAGAACCAAAGCAAATCACCAAAATAGAGGTTGAGTGACAAACAACAGGTTCAATCTTTCCTTGTGTGGCTGGGTTTACGAACCCAGCCTTTTGTCGTATAATATACTGGGAACATAATGAGGAACGAATAATGGTTGAACCTGACTATAGATTGGATTTTGACGTAGAGAAGATACGTGATGTGATTGAACCGAACGATGGCTACACATGGGTTTACTATGACCCAATGGGCATGGACAGGAAATTGGGGGAGAATGGGAAGATTTGGTTCAAGTGCTACGAGAAGGACACCCACAAGCCCATAGTTGTTGAAGTGAAGAACTTTCCCTCTACCCTGTGGCACCGTGTTGACAAGTCCGACGAAATGGCTAAAACCGGAATGGTGGATGCCTATGGTATGCCTGTTGTACAGGAGGTTTTCGACAACGTGGCACTTCGCCGCCAATGGGTGAACACATGGAAGAAACGCTCCGACTATTGCGAAAAGCAGATTGTGCAGAACCAAGACCCTTGCGACGAGTTCATGCAGAAGGTGTTTTGGAGGGAGGCTCAGGAGGAAAGTTTCAACAAGGGCTTCCAGCGCGTGTTCTACATTGATATTGAGACCGAGGTTTCGTCAACGTCTCTTATGCCGTTCAAGGCTGTTGACAAGATGTTGATGATAACCATATACGACAACAAGACGGACAAGTTCTACACATGGTCTTTGAATCCCGCGGAAGTGGAGTTTCATGACAGTGTTGATGAAGAGGGGAACGTGACATGGCACAATCCCTTGAAGGACTATCCAAAGGACAAGTTTGTTCTGTATGACAACTTCAACGGGAATGAAGCCGAACTGCTCAAGCACTTCCTCTACTTCTGGGCAACAAACTATCCAGACGTTGTGTGCGGGTGGAACAGCCGTTGGTACGATATTCCCTATATCGTGAGGCGTATCGAGAACGTTCTTGGCAAGGCAAAGGCGCGTTTCCTCTCTCCGCTCGAAGACTACAAAATCATCCATGAGAAGTCTGACAAGAAAGACGAAAACGGCAAGTGGATTGAGAAGGAAGAAATTGAGTGGGTGGACATCAAGGGCATATTCCAGGCGGATGAACTAATCCTCTATTCCAAGAAGTTTGGCGTGAAGCAGGCTCTTGATGGCGGCTATGGTCTTTCCAACGTAGGACAGGCGGAGGGCTTTGGTGGCAAGGTTGCGTATGAGACAACGCTTCTTGACCTGTACAACTCCGACTGGCAGAAGTTCTATGAGTACAACGTCCGAGACGTTGAGCTGCTATGGTCTATCGAGAAGAAGTGCAAGTTGATTCCATTGGCGAGAACCGTGGCGGGGTTTGGACTCGTGAACTATGACTTCATCTATCAATCTGCCCCGTATCTTGTTCCGACCATCACCATATTCTGCATGAAGCACCGCGAGAACATGATATTCAATTCCTACGCCAACAACTTCCGCGAGAAGGTCAAGTTTGAGGGTGCGTGGGTCATTGACCCGGTTGTTGGGCGGTATTCCTATGGCACGGCAACGGTGGACTTCAATTCACTTTATCCTTCCTGCATGAGAATGTTGAACCTCTCAATCGAGACCTATGTTGGGCGGATTGACGATGGCTATTCCGGTGTTGGCGGACTTGACAACGATTGGATGCAGCGTGGTGGAATAGACGGCTATCCAGACGACTATCTGTTCAAGTTGATTATTGACAGGGTTGACATTCAAACCCCGATTGAGAAGGAGATTGACGCGAAGACCCTACGTCATTTGCTTGACACCAAGTTGATTATCTGTCCAACGAACATGACGTTGTTCTTGAAGCATGAAATCAAGAGGGGCGTGATTGCGGACTGGGCGGAGGTTTTCTTCAACCGACGCAAGGCAACCAAGGACGAGAGGTTCAAGTGCGACAAGGCAGCCGACAGGACTTCTGACCCAGATGAGAAGGAGAGGTTGATGACGAGAGTGGAGAATCTGGGCAACCTTCAGCAGGCGTTGAAGATTTGCCTTAACTCCATCTACGGTGCGTTGTCCACCACGGGTTGTCCGTTCCTGCATTCAATCGGATTGGCACAATCCGTGACAAGGGCTGGACGTTTCTCAAACTACAATGGAAGGTTGTTCTACCAGAAGTGGCTGCAGGAGAACTACAACATACCTGACGATTACGTTGTCACGGCGTCCGGCGACACCGATTCCTACTTCATGAACCTTGAAGCGGTCACAAAGGATTTCATGGCGAAGAATGGTTGGGACAACGACTTGAACAATTGGACTGACGAGCAGAAGTTGACCCTCTGGAACCACATGCAGAAATTCACGGACGAATACCTTGTCCCCCATGTCCAGGAACTCGTCACGAAGGAATTTCACACGTCAAACGCTGCCCCGATGAAGTATGGCTTGGAGTACATGACTTCCGGTGGCATATTTGAGTCTCCGAAGCACTACATTGTACACAAGATTGTTGACGAGGGTCCGAAGATTGTGGATAAGTTCAAGTACACTGGAATCGAGTTGAAGAAAGCCACCGTGCCACCGGAAATCAAGAAGTTCATGAAGGACATCTACTTCACCGCCGTGCTTGACCCCAAGTTTGACCTTGAAGCCGCGAAGAAGAAGATGGACGAGGTTTACCAGGAACTTTTGAAGATGTCACCGAACGAGTTGGCGAAGTGGCAGGGCTATGGCACGGAATCCCAGATGGACGGCTTCTTGGTTGAGGCAAAGGGCGCGACCGGAATCGGCAAGTGCGCAAACTACTACAACCAGATAATGCACAAGTTGGGGTTGGACAAGAAGTACGCCCTGATAAACGTCAAGGACAAGATTCAGACCATCTACATCAAGCCCACGAACAAGTATGGCATTTCACAGATAGGGTTTCCGCCCCGCCAATGGCCGAAGGAGTTTGACGACGTTTTTGAGATTGACTATCCGAAGATGATGGAGAAGGTTGTCATTTCCCCGTTGAAGGGTATGCTCAAGGCTCTGCACATGGACAGTCTCATTAAGTACAACCCCAGCGTGTCAGCTTCATTGGAGTATTCGGTTGACGATATTTGATTCATCTTTGTAAATACATTCATAGGCAACCAATTTACGAAGGTGAAACAACTATGAAGAAACTGAATATCACGAAGGAGCGTTTCGAGAAGTCGCGCTATTTTTAGAGGAAGTATGGGAATCTTGAATATGTTTCCGAAAGTGGAAAGCTGTTCAAGACAAACAAGGGCAAGGTCTTGAAGTTCAATGAGGCCGTCCATCCACATGAGACCGACGTTGATGTTCCTGTGACAGACCAGGAGAAAACTCTGTGTCAGTACATTGGAGATGAAATTGAAGGGGAATTTAACGATACAACGGGTTTGGAATTGACATGTGGTTGCAACTGGCACAATCCTGGAGAAGAGCAGCATATTGAAATTTTTGTTGGCATTCCTGAAGAGGATGATTCATCCGATCCAAAATATGACAACATCGAGACGTTCTTGGAGCAGTTTGTCAATGGAATCGGAGACGCCGAGAACGAGGGCGAGAAGTGGGGAGATGCCAGTTTCCAGTGGATAAGCGACAATGAACTGTTTGGCGAATTGTGGCCGATTAAGTAAGGTGAGGAATGAGCATGAAAACCATAAAGGAATCATATGAGGTTTCGGATGATCTCGCCAAGAGATTGAATTCAATCCTTGCCGACGAGTTCCTGGCTGCGGAAGCCTATCGTCTTGCGATAGTTGCCATGAAGGGCAACAAGCAGCACAGGCTTGAGGAGATTGCCGAGAAGAACGGAGAGGACGAGCTTGAAGACCATTTCAAGAACCTCTCCGACTGGATGCAGTCCAAGAACATCAAGGTTGTGACAGACACCGATGAAATGAAAGAAATTACCAATGGCACCGTCTTGAAGTTCACCGATGGAATGTCCACCACCGAGATTGTGGACAAGTTGATTCTTTCCGAGGAAGAGGCTATTGCAGTCTACGAGGACACCATACCCCACACGGAACTTGACTTGAACACGATGCTTTGCGGATTCTTGAAGGACGAGCGAGAGCATCTCAAGGAACTTGTTGATTGCCGCGATGAAATGGGCGGTGGCGACAAGAGTGAAGAGCCAAAGCACAAGATTTACGAGGACAGGGAAATGAGAAGACACAAAGTTGTTCCAAACTACGAGGTGTACAAGGCTATTGACATCGAGTGGGATGTTGACGATGAAGCGGATTTGGCCGATCTTCCAAACGAAATCGAGGTTGAAGTTCCAAGGGATATCATAAGGGATGGCGAGGACGCAGTTGAGGAATATGTTTCCGACGCTATCACCGATGAAACGGGATTCTGCCACAATGGTTTCTACTTGAAGCAGTTTTCCAAACCAGTGAGAAGGTGATATGATTGGATTCGTCAAGATTGCGTTTGCGTCAATGTGCTTGCTCCTTGCATCGGGGTGCATGAACATCTATACAAGGTGGCCGACAACACCAAGGTAGATTGAATCAGTTTACTAGTCAACTGGGGAAATGGCTGGAATCACGTTGATTGCGTCATTCCCATAGATGATGTCAGACAATGGTTCTCCGGATGGTTTCATCCCCGAGAACCTTATTTCAATCCCATTCCTGGGATTGCCATGTTTGATTGACACTGTTCTTGAAGTCGCGGTTGACACAGTGTGCTTGCCCTATGACTGGCCCGTTTCACATTATAGGAATCGGAAGCGCGAGGGATTTTGAAAGCAATTTTGTAAATAATATTTGAATTGAACATATTCAATGACTAGTCACAGAGGATTGTTCAAGGACGTTAACAAACAACTCTATAGAGGAATACTGAAATGAAGAAACTGAACATTACGAAGAAGCAGTACGATGAGAGCAAGTATTTCAACAACAAGTACGGTGCGCTCAAGTTTGTTTCTGAGAGCGGCAAGCTCTACAAGACCGACAAGGGCGTTGTTCTCGCTCTTGAGGGAACCGAAGAGGAAGTCCCCCCAAAGGAGGTCACCGAGGACGAGGACGAGCCTGGAAAAGGTGAGGGCGAAGAGGAAGTCACGGTCAAGAAGGAAGACCTGGCTAATGCTCTTCAGGGCGTGATTGATACCGTCAAGGACATCGCCGCCGAAAACGACGTTGAACTTCCCGAAGAGGAGCAGGACGACGGCGAAGGAGAGGGCGAGGATGACGATGATGAGATCGACCTTGAGTTCGATGAGGGCAACGAGGAAGTCTGCCCAACCTGCGGTGCTGCCATGAAGAAAGAATGCGGTGGTGTCAAGGAGTGCTCTGGTGCCGGTTGCGTCAAGAAGGAGTGTGGCAAGCCTGGTTTGAAGGCCGAGTCCGCCCGTATGCGCCGTGCAAAGATGGTGCGTGAGTCCCTGCTCCGCCGTGCCCGTGCGAAGAAGATTCGCGAGTCCATTGAGCGTCGTCGCCGTGCAAGGAAGGTTCTTGAGTCCATCCGCCGCCGTCGTGCAGCGAAGAAGGTTCTTGAGTCCGCCCGCAAGCGCCGTATTGCCAAGAAGGTGATGGAGTCACGCAAGCTTCGCGCCCGCCGCGCCGGCCTGAGAAAGTAAGTTCAACCCAAATTGAACCGAAAAATAAATGAGGATGCCCTTTACGGACGTCCTCATTTGCTTTATAATTAACTGTATGGATTATGACGCAGAAACCCAGTTCTTGAAAGACCACAAGTCCTTGATACTTGATGGCATTGAATACATTGACAACAGTGTGTTCCGACCCAACTTCCTCACGGCAATGGAGGAAATGAAGTGGAAGTGCGTCATCGTTCCAGATAATGAATGGACACCCAGCAAGTGGTTTCCAACGGAGACCGACAACTATCGCCGCGAGACAAGGGTGTTGAATTCATATATCGCCAAGAACCCTTCTTTGTTTGGCTACACGGACAAATATGGGTGGGCGTACCATGAACTTGTGCATGTTGCCATCTACACTGGACGTATGCCCGAAAGGTACATGAACTTGGAATCTCCGTTTGAATATCCCTTGAACCGTGATGAAATCTATTGCTATGGCTATCAGATGAAGCACTTGATTGAATTCAAGAAAAACGGAAACTTGATGAGGTTCGCCCTTGGGAAGATTCCCGGACTCAAACCCAAACTTTGCGTGTTGGCAAATGCTTTATTCAAATAAACAGAAAGAGGAATAAATGATTAGTTCATCAGAATTCGTATCACAAGGACATCCCGACAGGACGTGCGACAGCGTTGCGTCCTATATCTTGGATGAGTATTTGAGGCATGACCCCAAGACAAGGTTTGCACTTGAAATCCAGATGAAAGACCAGGTGTGCAACTTGGCTGGCGAGGTTACGTCCAAGTGGCTTCCCGGAAGACTTGAGATTGAGGATATGGTCAGGTGCGCAATCCGCAAGGTTGGCTATACTTCTGAGTATGCGTCAAATTGGCCCGATGGAGCAACGCTGAACGCAGACAAGGTTGTTGTGAACAACTTCATCGGACAGCAATCTCCCAACATTGCACAGGGCGTTGACCGAGAGGGCTGGGGCGACCAGGGTTGCTTCATGGGCATGGCCACCAACGAGAAGAAGTTTTTCTGTATGCCAATGGACAAGTACCTTGCCAACAGGATTGGCAAGCATCTTTACACCGTTGCGAAATCAGGACTTATGTACATTGGTCTTGACATCAAGGTTCTTGTCTCCATCAAGAATGAAAACGAGGTTGAGCAGGTCATTGTGGCTGCTCCCATGCTTCCAGAGCATGAAACGGATATGGTGAAGTACATCAAAAACGTTGTCAACAACATTCTTTCGGAGTGTGGCTTGACATGTGATGAAATCATTGTCAATGGAACTGGCTCTTACGTCATCCATTCCACGGTTGGTGACGCTGGCGTTGTTGGAAGGAAACTGGCAGTTGACTTCTATGGTCTGAATTGCCCTATCGGTGGCGGTACTACATGGGGCAAGGACGGTACCAAGGCGGACGTCACGTTGAATCTCGCCGCCAGGTACTACGCCCTGCAGGAGATTTTGAGGAATCCCGACAACAAGGCAATCTACACCAAGCTTGCCTGCTGCATTGGACAGAGCAAGTGCCTTGTTTCGTTCTTCAACGAAAACCACGAAGTTTACAAGGAGGAGCAGAAGGACATTCTCCCGTCCGAGATTACTCGCAAGTTTGGACTTGATGGCTCCGTTCCAGGAATGTATTGGTCTCTCTGCCAAAACGGATTGTTCCACTACGTTGACGAACTTGCTTTGAAGTGATAAATGGTAAATACCATTATCATGAATAGCGCATTGACAAGACCATAGTCCCTACAGGAACTCTACAAGACATACTTTTCGTTTGCCAACCGGTTCCAATTCACTTCTTTGCTGAGAAACTACATTCAGAACGAGGAATGGAAGGACCGTTCATAGGAGCCTGTATGGGAGGTCTTGTCGAAAATTTCTGACGACATTGGTGCCGTGTTGACGGATGACATCGTGAACTACACGCGAAACGTTGTTGATGTCAATACCTGCAAGGTTCCGGAACTCATTGAACATGCGCAAATGCTTTCCTACAGGCTTGACCACCTGAGGAATTCCTATGAGTTCTTTCCGAAGCGCATACAATGCCTTGTGGATATTTTTTCCGTGAATCCGGAGTATTTGTTGGGTAATCATCAGAACCACGTTCTTTCCGATACCGTCATAAAGGAAATACTGATTTACATTAGGGAGAACGTCAAGGACAGAAAGCCGTTCATCAACGACGATGCCATTGACAAGTTGCTGGATGACCCTCATAGTTTGACGGATTCGCAAACCTATTACAATTTCGTGTAGAACTTGTTTTACGTTTCCTTGGTGGAGGCGTTGTCCGCGCCATATTCTTTGGAAGATGCCCAACCAATTGTGTTCAATCTTCTTTTCAAGGAACGCCAGAACCAACAGAACGTGCTTTCGCGCATAGAGGAATACAAGTCTTGGATTGACAGATACATTTGGAACGAGATTGAATATCCCTTGAACGACTCGGGCTTGGCGAACACGATTTACGGCAACGTTGAAACCATAAAGAATCAGAAGCAGATTTCAGTCAAGTTCAATCCATTCAAGATTGCAGACCACATCTACTTCAACGGATTGAATCCAAACAACGGGCTTTCGGACGATGAAATGTACTTGGTTGAAATGGTTCTTGACTACCACGCCAAGACGAAGTACGATTACGAAGCGGAACAGTTCGTGGATGACCTTTCCACGCAATATGCCTATTACAAGGAGTTGGAGTTCTGTGAATACGTGAAGTTGGTGATGTTCATAGTGAACAACCTCAATCAATTCCATTTGTCCGGGTTGACATATGACATTTCCAGCAACAAGTTCATGAGCGAAAGCCGCGACGATGCCAATTGCATGAGAGTGGTGAACATCTTCAATGAGGATGGGAACATCGTTGAATATCATGGTGGAAGAGTTGCGTTGAACCATGATATTTTGCTGAAAGTGGCGAAGTTTCTAACTGAATACGTGTTTCACATTCAGGGAATACGCGAGAACATGAAAACCATTGCGCATAAACACGCGATGAGGGGTTCCGCGGCTTTGCTTGTGCATATTGTGAACGACTATCTCGTGAAGGAGCTGCCGTTCGTCCGTGACATGATGTATGAAGGGGAAGAGGACACCCCAATGAAGTTCCTTTGGGAGACCGACTCCCAGTTCCGAAACTATGGCAACGTCAAGGTTCTCGAATACGAGGACGACAACGAGTATTTCAACATCGACCCAGAGAAGGATGTGTTGTTCACGGAAAGAACCAATGACCGCTATTGGGAGCAGCTTGAGAACATGGGGTATGACGATACCTTGGGCGTTCTCACGAAGGGGCAGATAAAGGACTTCTACAGAAACGTTCTTGGAATGGGAAGGTTGCAGCCCTCGAAGTCCATGCACTATGACGATGTTGCCGATTTCCTTGTTGACCTTTTCAAGATTGGCGCGAACCCTATTGAATGGGACAAGGGCGAGGAAGAATTCTACAATCCCATTGACGACATAGAAAACAAGTCCGAAGAGGACTATGGCTACACCAAGGAAGAGCGTTTGGAGGTTCAGAGGAACACGGAATTGCGCAAGAACCAAGAAAAGCAATTCAAGGAATACAGTGGAAACGATGACTTGGTTGGGGACAGCATATACGATCTCTTCAACAGCAAGTTGTTCTATTGGAAGAACACGGACTATTCCTCACACGCGCTTCATCCGTTCATGTACAACTTGAAGTTGTGGAACAAGTTGAACAACATCATCATCAACGGTTACCGCGACTACATTGACAACGACCTCATAGACTACTTGTCATCAAAGACGAAGTTTGACGAGATTTTCGGAAAGTTCGGAGAGGGAAGGAAGTTCTGGAAGTACAACGTGGTGGATTTGAGCGGCTACACCACACGTTATGAGGCGGCGGTCAAGGATGAACGCCTTGAAGACGACAAGAACAGCATCAGTGAACTTACTGGATATGATGGTTTGTTCTATCCAGAGGCGGCTCGGGCTTTCTTGAATTTGTATAATGCACCCAACCAGGACTTTACTCTTACAAATGAGTTCTTCAAGGAAAGTGGAAACAAATTCTATAAGGGCAAGAATGAATTTGTCGCCGCCATATATTCCATATACTGGCAAGATTAGACAACCGAGTTGTACCAAAAGGATTCGGCTACCGGGATTGAGACAAGCACAAGAGATGACTCGTTCTACACAAGATGGTATTCACACCTGAACTACACAAGGAGCGAGTACCAGAAGATAGCCCTTCAACTTTGGTATTGGCGCGACAGAATATGGGAGTTGATTTCCATTGAATACCCAATGACCAGGTATTGCCTTGACGTTCAGGGAAATTCCTTGATATTGGTTTCCACGTTCCAGGATGGGGATGACGAAAAGAATCCCTATCTTGTTGACCTTGCCATTGCATAGGAAGATGTTGAACAGAACAGAAACAGAAACAAGAACACAAGTGTTTCGTTTTGCGACAACAAGTTGAAGCGTCCAAGCGAGTTGTGGATACGTTGGAAGTCAAATCCAATTGCCTTGCCTGCGTTTGATGCGTTGTACGACCACAAGACGGGGGATTATTGGTTTGACTTTTACCACCGCACCGATGGCAACACCGAAATGGGTCAGCTTACCCACACCAACAGCGATTGCAACGACAATTTCAAGGTTGTTCTGTTGAAGTGGATTGCAAAGTACGAAAAGACGATAAAGTGGACGTATTAGGAACCCGGTTCGGATTCCGAAGCCCGTGTTTTGAGTGGAAACAGGCTTCCGGTGTTCTTTGACATGGAACAGTCGGCCAACGTCCTGGCTCTTGCTTCTTGGTATATGATACCATATATTGACACGGATGGCATAGTCCATGTTGACTCCAATGGCGAGCAGTTGAACGTGGTGTGCTGCTCCAAGAATCCGATGCACATAATCTCCTTGGAGCGCACAAGCATGAATCCATCGGAGTATTGCTTGGGCGAGTATTCCAGTGAGACCTCTTTGAACAACACGGACGTCTACCTCAATTGGTTGTTTGACTCCTACCAGTATTGTCAAGCCAATGGCGCGTTGATGATTCCCTTGTATTCATTTGACTGCACGGATGAAGAGGGAAGCGATTACCACCAATATGCCAATTTGAGGGTGTTCTTGGTTCCCGCCCAGGAGTTGAAGGGCGACACGCACGTTGTGAACGACAGGTTGGTTCAGTTGAAGGATATGTGCGTTGACTTGAACCAGCAGGTTGATTTCAACGATACGGACAAGAAATACAGGTTCGACTATCCGATAAAGGTTTGCCGCAACACGCGCATGGTGTTCTCTGCCTATGACCGAAACGGCTCAAACAGGATGAAATGCGCGTTCCTTGGCGTGTTTGACGCGAATAAGGAACATTATCTCGGAAACAACTATGCCAACACTTCTTGCAAGGTAAGTTCTTGCATGGCGAAGACGAGGTACGAGTACGATTCACAGTCAACAGTTGACCTTGGATTGACGAAGGGAAGATACTACCTGGAAAACATTGATTCAGATCCAAGCCAGTATGGGGATGACAAGGATACGTATCTTGACAAGTATGTTGCCAAGGAGTGCTTCAATTCCTACGATTCCAACGACAAGTACGTGTTTGTGCTGGATTTCGACCCATCCATAGACCACAAGAGCATGTTTGACATTTCCTGGAAAACGGGACTTTCAACATACACCTACAACATATTGGGTGACGCCGGCTACATTCCACATTTTGCCTACCAGTCATTGATACGCTACAGGGCCGATGACAAAGACGCCGGAGTTGCATATACTTGGAAGAACTCCTACACCGAAAGCAAAGACCACATGCAGTTTGAGTTGTTGGGACTTGACGACAAGGCACTTCCGTTGACATATGAAGCCATAAGCAAACTTGTGGTTGAGGACTTGACAGACGAATGCAGTACCTTGCTTTGCCCGGCAAAGCTCATGGATGACATCTACCGCATTTGGTGCGAGACAAGGGACGTTAAAACCAGATTGTATTTCCCCCAGTACGGAGAATACCAAAACCATTTCCACAATGAATTTGTGGACTATCCCAACCCGGAAGTCAGCTTTGGATTTGACTTGAAAGACGAGATTGAGGAAAATGGTGTCAAGGTAAAACCCTGTGGCAAGGGAATTACGGTCATGGAGGTGGTGAATCCACTTGACGAAAATTACCAATACAAGGACAAGGGTTGGGGCAGCAAAACCAAGGTCATAGATTGGGATGTTTCTGAGACAGTTGGCTTGCGAGACGATAATGGGAATCCGGTTTTGCAAAAAGACAGCCGTGGAGAACCGTTGATGTTCAACAAGACCACAGGAAAGATAATCCACAAGGCATCCGGCGAAGACCATTATGAGGACGACTTTGGCGTTGCAGTCGATCCAACGGAAGTTGAAAACAACTATGAAACGCGCCCTGTTGACATTGGCTTGTTTGAACTTGACCTGCCCCAAAGCGAACAGGGGATAGACGAGGATGATACTCTGACTGCCGCGCAAAAGGCGCAAAGAAAGCTTGACGCTTTCAAGAAGTTGCTTGACGAATACTATGTATACGTTGTGAGGACCGAAAACGGCAACATATTGAACGAGAAGAGGTACATTCTCCCGCCGACAAGGATTTCGGAGTTCATCTTGGGAATGGGCGACCGCGATGGATTCATGAAATGCAGTCTCAGTCCATACCAAACGCCAATCATACAAGACGAGCATTTTGTCAATACACAGGTTGTGTTTGCCGGAACGCCCAATCCGTTCTCATACGACTTGAATGGAAACAGGATATACTCGAAGCCGGAGGAGTTGCAATATGGAAATTCCTTGGCTGGAGTTGATTCCATAGAGTTGAAGATTGACATAGTTGGGTTTGTTGACGAAGAGACGTTGAAGTACGACGACACTGGCAATCCAATTATGACAACGGACAAGGAGCCGTATGAACCAGATTGGCCCGTGTACATGACTTCCACGCGCAAGTTCCTCAAGCCAACTTTGCGTTTTGTCAAGAACATGCCAAGCGGTGAAAGGTTGATAGACAAGGTTCAATGGAACACGAACTTGGTTCCGGATGGGGAAGTCACGGTGATGTTCTCCCACAAGAACCTTGACAACTTGGCGAAGTACCACATAATGAACAGACAGTCAAACCTGTACTTTGATGGTTCGTTGCCCAAGAATTCCGAACACAAGAACCAATACAAGTTCTCGGACTTCAAGTACAGCGAATCCGTGATGATATACAAGGAGGGTGACAAGTGGAAGTCGATTGAGACGGATTCCGAGAACAACCCCATATTGGAGTTTGTGATGGATGACGTTGGTTCGGAAGGTGGAAGTACGTCGGATAACCTTCCTCCATACTATGTTGAGGTGGAGAAAGAGACTGGGACGGAGAAGTGGTATATTGAACAGGACAGGCTTGTTCCAGATCAAGTGAAGACGAAGCAATTTAACGGTGGAACGTATGTTGAAGATACCGAACACTCTGGAAAAGAGAAGTTTGTGGGCGGCGACAAGCACAAGATAGAATCCATTTGCAATCCAGACCTCAATCCAACTGACATGATATGCCATGTTGGTAGAATAGGGAACACCATAATATACGATGTTCCAAAGCCCGGTGATGTCAACAACAACCCGTCCGACCAAGGCAATGAAACAAAATGGGAAGGTGGGTTCCGCTGGGCACATAAGGTGAAGTCGGAGCCCGAGAAGTATCTTGACTACTTCTACATTGCGAACGGTGGCTTGGCGTTCAAGGTCAGCGAAGAGTCATATTCCTTCGCGGAAGCCATGTCAAGGATACCTCCTTTCTACATTGACTTTGTTACAAGAAACAAGCTCCAGGACTTGAACAACATCCAGGTGTTGAAGGAATATTCCACGTTCATCCACCAAAGCGAGAATCCCGACAAGGTGAAGGAATGCGGTAACTTCAATCCCCTGATTGTGGATGCCATATTGAGGTATGGCGTTGAGCAGAGGGAATTGAGCAGACTCAAGAGAGACGGCCAGGGGATTCCGATATTGAACGGAAGTGGGGAATACATATACATTGACGATGACAACAACATGGTTAAATATGATGCATCGGGGAACGCCATCAACCCATTGTCTGTGAAGGTCATATGCACGGAACCCTATTCAGGAGATTGGGATCGGCACATACCGACATATATGCCATACACAGGTTTCTCCAGTGTCAAGCCCGGCACTGTGGCGTCTTCCGTCAATCAAAGGCTCATAGAGTTGAACAACACGTCTGGAACAAGCACGTTGCTTCTTCAGTTGGATGATGGCGAGATTGACGACTATCTGAGAATATACACCAACTACGTCAGAGTTGACGATGAATATGGTGATTACCACTACGACCTGTACTTCAACATACAAAATCTCTTCAATTCTCCGTTCGAGTACATTTCCACCGTGACCGGACAACCCAACGTCCTCATATTGAAGGATTCCTACCTTTATCTCACGGGTGACAAGTTCACGAAAGTCCAGGACGGGGCCACTGGAACATGGCACAACGAGATAGACGATGACAAGGTTGCCGCGATAAAGGAAGGTGGGGAACTCACGATCTATGGTCAGGTGAAGACATATTCTGGCGAGAAGTTGAGTGATGTCCAAACCATAAAGTTGTTCACTTACAAGATTCACAACATATCCGACGACAAGCCGAAGTTCCTCATAGAGAAGACCTATGACATAACGAAGTCCACGTTGCAAGGGAACGTCACGAAGAACATCAACATAGAGTTTTCCGACGTTTTGTGGACGTTGGACGAGGTGGATTTTGAAATAAAGGACAACAAGGACAACAAGTTCAAGGAGTTGAAGAATGACGTAACAGTTGTACAGCCCGTGAAGTTGCGCTACAACTGGGACAGAGAGGACGACTTCAGGATAAAGTCAATTTCCTTTGACCTCGTGAACGATGTCATAGACTTCAACTAGGTTCCGAAGTTGTGTGAATATTGGGTTCAGGACAGGACTTTGCGCGACAAGACAAGTGACGGGAAGAACTACCCATACTATGACCATTGGAGCGACAAGTACATGAAGTTGGAAGTGGATGACATCACCTAGATTCCAAGAATGACCTTGATGTACGATGAACTCAACGGACACAATTTCGAGACAATCTATCTGAGGTGGAAACTTCCAGCGGGTTGCCGCATAATGGACACGATTGACCGGCTTGGTGGATATGTGTTCAGTTCCACCGCCGCGAACATAATGGCTGATTGCAACAGCAGCAGAACAACGCCAAAGTTCAACGTCACCTTGGGTCATGTTGTTGTTCGCGTACATGAACCATAGAAAGACGGGGAACGTGGAAAGATGTATTTGGGAATGGAGCATTCCTCCACAAGGAGGCAGAATGGCTATGTATTGAAAGGATTGGCCGAAAGCATTGAAGCCGCGTTCAACCTCAATCCAAATACGTATGGGGCAGCCGCGAATCCGACCTTTGAGGACGCAAGTGGCACATACAAGGACAGGAACAACTAGACGCACAATGTAAGCACAACGCATGTTGCAGTTCCAGAAATAGAGATAGAAGATGCGGTTCTCAGTGCCTCGTCAGGGGAATCCAACAAGCAGCACTCGATTATGCTCAACGCGAATGGCGGAACGATTGGTGGAAAGTCCCGTGTTGTGAAGGTGTTTGCCCATGGTCAGTTGTTTGGAAACTTTGTGCCTGACACTTGGGGCAGGAACATATTTGATGGATGGTACAACACAAAGGGAGTTCAAATAACTCCCGAAACGCCAATCAACTCCTCCGATACGTTGTATGCACGTTGGAAGATGGCAGAGTGCATAGTGACGTTCAAGATGAACGTAACCGGTGACATCACAGACAATGGATATATCAATGGGGACAAGGTTGTTGTTACACAGTCCTTTGACAGTGAAACGGGCGAAATGAAGAAGAAGTACCCTCACGGAACCAAGGTGGGTGAACTTCCAACGTTCTCCGCGTCTGGCGAGTGGAGTGCCTGCACACCAAATGGCTGGTGGACCGACAGCATCAATGGAGACCAAGTTGGGTCAGACAAGAGCATTGAGGACGATGTAACGTTCTATGCGCACTTGACTGGGAAGACCACCATCAAGCGCGTGAACAACAGTACTGGAAATAGATAGGACGTGACAATTGTGCGCGATGGCCGTGAACATTTGATAGCCTCGAACTTTGCACCAAACGTCTATTTGATGTCAACGGACAAACTTGACTTTGCAAAGGACTTTGAACTTGTTGTTTGCGGTGTAACGGGTGGAAATATAACCAACAACCAAGAAATCTTTGGTATGACTGACGGCACGGCGCACGGTGGCGTTCCTCCGTATACGCATTCCGAACTTGAACTTGGCGCATATCAAAACAAGGCTATGTTTGAATTTACGCCTGGTAGAGTTGACACCTATGACGCAATAACGGCAAATACGTTGTATTATTACAAGGTAATCAAGAATGGTGCAAAGCTCTATGGATATCTCAGTAAAGATGGCGTGAATTGGGACTTCCAGAGAGAAGGAACGCCCAAGACAGTAAATTCCTGGTTTGTTCTTGGTTTTGATTATGATGTCACTTCTGAACAGGAGGACAGTGAATATTGGCGTGGCACGATAGACTTGACGGAATCCTACATCAATATTGGCGGTTGCAAGTACGAGTTCATCTTGAACATATTGATGATATTCAACGCCAACACCGGACACTTTGAGGATGGCACCGAAATAATGCGCGTTGAAAAGGATATGGGAATGTCGTTCAAGTTCCCCAACGCCTACAGGACGGGATACGTGTTGAATGGTTGGTATGACGCTTCCACCGCCGGAACAAAGATAGGAATACCCGATGGACAGTATATCCCGGACAAGTCACGCACGGTGTTTGCGCATTGGGACCCGATTAGGTACTATGTCAACTACAATGGAAACGGGAATACATCTGGAACCATGTCGAAGTCCGAGCATTTCTATGACCGTACATTGAACCTTGCGGAAAATGGCTTTGCTAGGACATACACGGTGACGTTCAACGCCAATGGCGGTGATTGTTCAACGTCGGAGGTCACGGCAACACGTCCATTCAAGGAATGGAGAACCAATGCCGATGGAACAGGGACGAAGTTGAACAACAGACATTCTGAAGTTGTCAATTTGACGGCAATCGAAAATGAAACGAAGGAAATCTACGCCCAGTGGAGCAATGCCACAATAACGTTGCCATCCGCTACAAAGGCAAACCACACATTTTCCGGTTGGTATGATGCATTGACGGAAGGACACAAGATTGGGGACGCTGATGCAACCTATACATATGCGCCAACAGCCAACAGCACGTTGTATGCGCATTGGGATATAGTCAAGTATGGCATTACACTCAATGCCAATGGCGGAACCATAAATGGAAAACCCCAGGACGTTGTGCAGTATGGTCATGGTTCAGAATTTGGAAATCCATTGCCTGAAAGGGATGGATACGTCTTTGATGGTTGGTATTCAGAAGCCACCGGTGGAACCAGAATAGAGCCTACAACAAAGATAACCGAAGCTGGAACGTACTATGCGCATTGGATTGAACAGATAGTTGTGACATTCGACAAGAACACGCCTTACAACGTCTATACGGTAAAGGGTGATGGAAGTGTCGGAGCATATTATTTCGCAGATGGTATTGTGCCAAAATTGAATGATTGGAACGGCGTTACAAAAGTGATTATGCTAGATGGAATAACCGAAGTAGGAAGTGGCGCATTTGATTCTTGGCGAAATTATCCGACGCAACCAAAACCAAACTTGCAGGAAGTGGTTTTCCCATCAACACTTAAAATCATCAGAGAAAATGCTTTCAAGGAATGTGAAAACTTGACAAGTGTGACTATACCGAACAGTGTTACGAGCATCGGGAATTATGCGTTCAGTGGGTGTAAAAAGTTGACGAACTTGGTAATTCCTGACAGTGTAACTTATATGGGGGAAGGTGCGTTCAATCTTTGCAGTGGCATTGAAAGTATTACAATAGGCAATGGCATTACCGAACTTTCCGATCATGTGTTCCATAGTTGTGGCATGATAACCGGAACATTGAACATTCCAGATGGAGTGACTACTATTGGAGTAGCTGCGTTGGCCGGGCTGGGCGTATCAAGAATAACGTTTGGCAGTGATTTGACAACAATTAAAGATTCGGCGTTTGACTATTGTAGCAATTGCAAGATATTTGATTTTAGAAAGGTGAAAACTGTTCCGTCCTATCTAAATGAGTCTTGCTTATTCTATAGAATACCAGACGATAAGAAGATTATAGTTCCCGATGAGTTGTATGATTCTTGGAGAAGTACAGAACCCTGGAACGCAACAACAGATTATTGGGATGGTAAGATACATAATCACCAACAATGCATCGTCAAGGCAAGTGAATCTTCACTTGGGAGTTTATAACACGCGGTTATTGCAACCGCATTGAAGAAACAAGAGGAAACAAACAATGGAAAAAACAAAAAACATAAACTAGGAGTTGGTTTCAAAGTACAAGGTTGACAATACCTTGCTTGAATCCTACTTCAAGAACGCGAGGAACCAGGACATCACTGGCGTGGTGTTCCCTCTCCGCGTTGACAACAGACAATACTGCTCTCCTACGGACTATCAAGCGGACAAGCCATCTTGCTGTGGATATTCCACGGCGCAGATTTTGGAGTCCCTCAACTGGGCCGCAACCGGAAAGGTTGTTCAGTTTGACGCAGATCAAATCTACGCGAAGTCAAAGGAGACGGACAAGCAAATGGGCATCCAGGGAACTTATCCCGACCTTGCCTTGATGAAGGGGCTTGATCTCATCCCCAATGGAAACAAGAACTACGTTGTGAAATGCTCAACTTCAAAAGACGTGGCCGAATTGAAGCGCGTGATTCACCAGAACATGTTTGCGTCCGTGAACCTCATGGTCACTGACGACATCTATGGTTTGGACAGTTCCAATTTCGTGTACCAGGGCACTGGAAAGACTGTTGGCGGACATTCCATGGTGTGTTGTGGATATGATGAAAACTCCAAGGTGTTCATCATGCAGAACCACTGGGGAACCGAATGGGGATTGAAGGGATTTTTCCTCTGTCCTTATGACGTTTGGGAGAAACAGAGCAACATCATTTGTTGGTATGAGAAGGTGGAAGCATCTTCAATCAAGCCAGAAGTCCGTGAGGTTGTGAAGGAGGTTGTAAAGGAAGTGGTGAAGGAAGTTGTGGTGGAGGCGAAACCAGAGCCAAAGAAGGAAGAGGTGAAGCCGGAACCAAAAAAGTCCGAACCAAAAAAGCCGCTGCACCCAAAGCAGGAGCCAAAAAAGGAAGAGGTGAAGCCGGAACCCCCAAAGGAAGAGCCAAAAAAAGAAGAACCTCCAAAAGAGGAACTTCCGAAGGAAGAACCGAAGAAGGAGTGATTCACGAATTGCAATGACTGGTTGAATCGTGGGTTCATTCAACCAGTTGTTGCATGGAAACCGTTGGTGATTTAGTAAATAGTACTGCAATTTGAATATCATACGAAGGTAAAACGAACATGAGAATAATTATTGACAAGGACATTGCTGAAGTCCAGCTTCTTCAGGAAGCCTACGAGAAGGACATGCCAACCTACAAAGTGAGGGCTGTCAACCAATATGACAAGTTTGTGTACGCAAAGGACTTGAAGAAAATCAACGAGGCTTGCGATGCCGTGTATGACATCGTGTTTGATCCTGCGTTTGATGATTGCCAACAGGAAATCGTGGAAGTGTGCGAGGGAAAGGAGCGCATCATCTGGTCATCCGACAACAAGACATTGGTACAGGAATCGGTGTGGCAGGAAGCTGAGAAAGCCCAGGGTGCTGGAAAGAAAGGTGCGCAACAGAAAAACGCCAAGACCGACTAGAACAAGGGCGGTTTCTGGGACAAGGTGAAGGGTGCGGCGAAGGCCGTTGGTGGTGCGCTTGGAAAGGCACTTGACGGTCTTAAGAAGGGACTTAACATTGTCGGAGCCATGACAAAGCAGTTCTCCAAGGACATGCTTACCAAGTGGAGAAACGCAGGTTACTTCAACAAGGAAGGACGCATTACGGGACTTGGTTACAAGGTGATGATTGGCGAGGTTGAGAATACGGTCCCCGTTGAAACTGAGGACAAGACAAATGACATTACCCAGGCATGGAAGGTTGCACAGTCCAATGTGGTGAATGCCCTTAAGAAGCAGGGCTTTACGATAAATGGTGAAGTTCAGGCGATTGTGAAGAACGATAAAGACCCCATTACTCTTTCAGCGGATGTTACCGACAAAGATGGCAATGCCTCTTCAATTGAATTCAACCAGGATGGAACAATGGTTGATGGCGGCGCGCAGAACGCCCAAAACGCCGATGGTGGAAATGGCGGAGGAAACAATGGAGGCGGTGCCAATGGTGGTGGCAACGGCGGAGGAAACAATGGCGGAGGAAACAATGGCGGAGGAAACAATGGTGGTGGAAACAATGGTGGAGGTGATGCCGGTGGTGCAGCCAATACCCAGCAAATAACCCCCGACCAGGCACAGAAGAACCCAAAGGCCGCCCTTGGCAACCTTGCAACCCGTGTGGCAAACCTTGAACAGGCTGTTGGAATAAACGAATCCACTTCCTACAATTGGAACTATGACAACCAGGTTAATACGAACCGCCAAGGACTTGAGCGCATGGTCATCAAGAGGTTCTTCAATGACTTGAACGATCCTGACGTGAAGGAAATCAAGTTTGTTTCAGAATCCGGCAAGGTGAAGGTATATGAAACCGCAAAGGGTTCTGAAGCCTATGCCGAGTTCAAGAAGGACTTTAGGGAAGCAACCGCAAACGCCACCGGCAAGTTTGCGCAGTACAAGGTGACCGTTGAATCAGGAACGAAGTCAAGGCTCAATGGCTACAAGTTCTCTTCATTTGGACTTGACGACGACTTTGATTCCGAAAGCAAGACCATCATATTCAGGGAAAGCGTGAAGAAACTTGTTTCCCCTGATGATACCACTAAAAAAAAAGTTGAACCAACCAAGGTAAACGAATCCGAAGTCAAGATTCCGGAAGTCCCCAACAACACGGAGACTTGTGGCTTGACTTTGGAGCTTGACAAGAAAGACCCGCTTGAACAGGTGCAGGCTTTGCTTGCCTCCATGAACAAGTACAATGGAATTGAGAAAAAGACACCCGAGAACTATGACGGAACCATTGACACTGGCGTTTCCACATATCCAGATGTCCCGACTTTTGAGACACCAAAGAAGCAGGAACCATTGGAGGTTCCCGAACAGAAAACCCCAAAGGTTGAAACTCCGGAAGTTGTGAAGGAAGCCGAGGGGGACGATGATGGTGGCGGAGACGATGGTGGCGGAGAAGCTGACCCGTTTGGTGGTGGTGACGATGCAGGTGGCGGAGACGACGCCGGTGGTGGGGATGACCCATTTGGCGGCGGTGCCGATGGGGGTGGTGACGCCGGTGGAGATGCTGGCGGTGACGCAGGGGGAGGAGAAGCTGACCCGTTTGGGGGTGGTGACGGAGGAGATGCCGGTGGAGACGCAGGCGGAGACATGGGCGGTGACGCAGGTGGTGATGCGGGAGCCGAAGGTGGTGATGAAGCCGCCGGCGAACCTGCCCCGGAACCAGCCGTGAACACGGACGCACAGGGCAACCCACAGTCCCAATATAACATCAACATTACCGAGCCTTTCAACGCCGAGCAGGATTTTACGTTGAACGAGGAAGAGCAAAAGGAGTTCTTTGGGAAGATTGACCAGTTGGTGAAGATTCCAGACATGGACAACTATTCCCTTTACCTCTATCAAATAACGCCAGAGAACATGAACCTTGACGATGTTCATTACATCGAGGCTCTTTACCAACTCTCCGTGAAGTTGGGTCTGCTTGAGGACGTTTACGCCGATTCCAACTTGCTTGAGAAGTACAATTCCTATAAGTATTCCGTTGTGAAGAATGGTGAGGGCGAAGATGCCACGCAGGGTGAGGATGCCTTGACCGTCCAGGAGCAGAAGACCCCAATTTGGCAGGGCAACAAGGTTCTGTCAGAAGCGAAGGAATCCGAGAAAAAGACCGTCAAGGACGACAACGAAGAGAAGAACAAGGATTCCAAGAAAGCGGGAACTTCCGAGAAGGACGATGAACGCCGTGGTGCAAAGGACATGAAACTTGACCTTGACAAGAACGGTGCGCCAAAGCCCGTTGTGATTGACACAACGAAGGAAGGTTGGGATTCCCTGAATGGCAAGGAACATGGCAAGTTGGTGGACTCCACGGTTGAGGGCGATTTCCACGGGCTGGGTTGGCTTGTGACGTTCAAGGCTATGCAATTCGGCTCCCCAAGGTACATGACAATGTACATCAAGAGGAATGGCAACGAAAAGGCCGAGAAGCAGTGCGAAGAATATCTCAAGAGACTTTCCTACTCCGAGATTGAGTTTGTGAAGATTGAGGAAATCGACCCATACGAGTACATGTACAGGCAAAGCTGCTCTGGAATGAAGACGCCCGAGGAAATCCAACAGGCTTCCGTTGTGAACAAGGACATTCCCTATCTTGAAAGTTCCGAACCGGATTCAGTTCCAAACGACATCAAGAGGGACATCAAGAAGGTCATAACGAAGCTCAACGCGGAAATCCGCAACACAAAGCAGTTCAACTTCATGAACGAAACTGGCGTGTTCAAGCCGCAGATTGACCCACACGAATTCATGATGGGCTACAGGACGGCGAAGGTTGACGAGACCGTTTCGGAAACCACCTACAAGTTCGTGTTCAAGAAGAACGATTCCACGTTCTCCCGCATGTTCTATTCCAACTTGAAGGAAAAGCTGTTCAAGTACCTTGGCATTTTTGCCCAGAAGTTCGGTCTTGAATGTGGTTGCGAATCTACGCCAAAGGCAATCGTCATCGACTTCATCAGGTCAGACCTTGGAAATCCTGGATATGACCTTGAAGGAATGGTTGATACTGTGGAGGAACAGCCAGTTGAGACAGACAACAAGGAAGAGGCGTCCGTTGCGCCAACACTTGACCAGGCTATGGAAATGGCAAAGAAAATTTAATTGAGGTAAAACCAAATGAAAAAACTTAACATAACGAGAAAACATTACATGGAAAGCAGTTATTTCCAGAGAAAGTACGGAAAGTTGGAGTATGTCTCCGAATCTGGAAAGTTGTTCAAAACAAACAAGGGTAAGGTCTTGAAGTTCAACGAGTCATCCTATGAAAGCCTGCAGGAGTTCTATGATTGGTTGAATAGAAACACCGAGTTGGACAGCGGAATCCATGTCAGGTATCACGACAACGAAGATGGAACTGAATCCCTTGAAATGACGTTTGACGACAGGTTTGCCTGGGGAGACGATGTTGATGATGGAGTCATACCAAAGGAAGAGTCCGAGAATTATCAGCATTGGCTTCAAATGTTCAAGTCCAAGGCAAAGGAGAATGGATGGGAATTCAAGAAGGACTATGACGATACCTATGACGAATATGTGCTAATCCTCATATCTGTTGGTTCACAGAATGATTATGATGAATCAGGTAAGAGGTTTGGCAACAAGTTCGTTGGTGAATCCGATGATGGACGTTGGTCCGAATATGGCGAGTTCCTGGGTCAGCTTCCAATGGATTGCATCGAGGACTGCTCACACAGTGGCAAGTGCGATTCCGAAGTCGAGTACTGGACAGACCAATTGCAGTTTGCCGATGGACTTCCCATTGACAAGGCTATTGAGTTCATTGCCGAATATGGCGCGTGGGGCCGTGAGGAACTTTCACAGAAATCCCCAGAGGAAATAGCCCAAATCGTTCTTTGGATTTTCTGTGGAAACCTGAAGGACGAGGCTTATCAGTTCATGCGCGATGGTGACAGCGAAGACTGGCCCGACCTTGAAGATTGGGACGAGAAGGATTGGAGGCGGTTCCAAGAGGAGCAGTGCTTTCTTGGATTGAACAACTGACAGGAGGTATTGACATGACTGAAATCTATACTGTCATTGAGAAGGACTACACTGGTTTCCTTACATTGGATTCATTCTATACGTTTGATGCAGCCTGCAAATGGTGCGCCAACAAGGTGTGGGATGAATGGGGACGTGAGGATGACGAAGAAGCCGTGAAGCAGGAAGTTTGTGAATCCCTTGGTGACACGGGAGAGTACATCGACGAAAGCAACAACCACTATACCATAAAGACTGGCAAGTTGTATGAGACAAATTGATTCTGCTTTTCAGGAAGCGGATTAAAACGCAACCGTGGATGCCACCCAGCACCCACGGTTCGTTGTTTCTATTTTAGGTAATAACAATTATCATTCACTTTTTAGGCATCTGCAATTATACGCCGGAACCGGGAACAAAGTTGATGGTTTTCACTTTTAATAGAAAACCGAACAGTTGAGTTTCAGCATCAACCGAGTGTTCAATCTTGTAAAGGCGTTCAACCAAATCCATGAGGTCTTCACAGGGGATGTTGTAGTTGTCAACCAGGTGGTTGAAAATCTCCTCCGCCAAGCCATAGGGGTTGCAGAGTTTCGCAAGGTTGCCGTTGTTGCCAAACGAAATGACCTCGTTGTTGTATGCCTTGCGCATGTTCAACGGTGTGTCGCTTCCCTTCACCACGTTCAGGAACTGCGTCAAGGCGTTTTTTATGGCTTCCTTGTTGTTTATGGCAATGCTTTCAACGTCTAACTTTCCACCAACGCACGCCGCCTGCAACTGTCCCACAACCGAACGCATGTCTGGATAATAGGACTTGATGAGGCTTCCGAGGAACTGCTTGGTCTTTGTTGCCTCGCTCACAATCTCTATGTTTTCCTCCCCCATGATGTAGAGAAGGTTGGAAATCATTTCAGAGACGGAAAAACTCAATGTCTTTGGCGGCAGCCTTGAAGGGCAAATCGGACCAAGTACGTTCTGTTGCAAGTTTGCCGTCCCAATGAACCTGCAGTCTGGATACGCCTCAATGACGTTGCGCAGTGCCTTTTGGAACGAGTTTGCCTGTGTTGCGGACGCAGAATCCAACTCGTCCAATATGATGAATTTCCTGCCCCTTGACGCGCTCTGGCAGAAGGGAATGATTTTGGACTGGATGGACTCCACTTTACCTTCTCCAGATGCACAGGACACGAACAGGATGTCGGAGTTGGGCGACGAGTTCGCCAATATAAGGGCAAGGGTGGTCTTTCCTATTCCGGGTCCGCCAATCAAGCATACGTTTTGGATGTCGTCTTCCTCTATCTGCCTTTGGAACATGGTTTTCAACTTCTCGTCAAGGCAAAAATGCTCCAGGCTCTTGGGGCGGTATTTAGTCACCCAGAGTCCAGCTTCCCTAGTTGGGGCAAATTCACCGGAACCGTTGTTTTCAAGTATGTCTTCCTCAAAGTCAATCATAATGTTCTCCAGTACTCCAAATTATACCCCAACAAGCCACATTTGTAAATATCCAAAACCCCATTGACATTACCATCGGGTTTTGCTATACTGTTCGCTGTCAAGGAGAAGTAAGGCAAATGAACTACGATTCCACAATTTCGCTGAAAGTCAATTTGTCCCGTGTGTTGGACGAGTTGATAATGGACGGCACTGAGCTGGAAACCATAGTGCAGTTCCTCAAATCCCATGAGAACGATATACCAGACATCTACGCCCATTCAGCCCTTGTGTATGATCTCTATGACCTTATCGCGCATCCTTTCAGGTTTGACTCCTTCCTTTACAAGCACGTCAATGATCTGCCAACGGTGGAGTTTTGCTTTGCCGTGAATTCCCTTGCAACCTTGTGGATTGAGGATGACGTTCATTTCGGCGACACCCGCGAGTTGCAGAGGCGTTTCCACGGGACGGTTGAACTTGTGCGCTTCATCCGAGCCGGGTGGAATGGCGCGTACAAGGATGGTGAGTTTCTGGCGTTGACGGGTAAATCCGACCTTGTGGAATACTTGAACAAGCAGGACGAGCGTTCTCTGCGCGACTTTCTTCTCCATTCCTACAATGCCAAGTCCGCGTTCCAGGCAGGTACTTTCATGCGCTTGAACCCAGGTACGCAGTATATGTTGCTGACCAACGTGGTGCGTTTTTGCTCCGTTGGAAGTGGCATCTACAACAGTGCCCGCAGGTTCTCTTCGGAGGAAGTTGCCCGCCAGTGCTATGTGGTGGCAGACCTTGTGCGTTCCTTGATGAAGCAGCTTTTGGCGTTGAACAACACCGAGCTTTTCAACTGGGTTGTGGACGTGTTGGGTTTTGGGCAGGAGAATTCCGACTACATCTACAAGTTTGACCGCCTTGAAAGCAACCTGCGCGATTCCATTCTTTCCACCATTCCCAAAAGCCTTGTGGAGCGTCTGCCGTCCGCCGACGAATGGGGTTTCCGTCCCGATCCCGAAGGACGTACCACCTATGAGGAAATAGTGTTTGACATGAACCTCATCGAGACGCAGTTCGAGACCTATGACCTTTTCCTCTACATCTACCTTCTTGACAACTACCTCTTGAAGGGAATGAGGGACAACTTGGACTTGATGGAGTTCTTCAACCTTCCATTTGATTGGGACGAGTTGAAGAAATTGAAACCAGATTACAAGTTGAAGGTATATGGCGTAAATGACTGAAGGGTACTTGACATTCCGAGCCGTATTTGATATACTGTAGGTGTCAAGAGAAAACAAGGAGCAGAAAATGAAAAAGACCTACATTGTAGACTGGACGAACAAGACCCGCCGGGGCTGGCGCGACTACCGCAAGGTGGTTGAGACGGACAACATCGCCGAGTACGTCAAGGAGAAGATGAAGTTGTACTTTGGCGTGGCTTGGGGAATGGGTATGTTCCGTTCCGCCACTGAGGTTGTCAAGGCCGACAGGTTTGGCTATGCCTGGAAGGAAGTCAAGGGTGGCGAGTATTGGTTCACCCGCGACACGAGCATTGTTTCGGGAACCGTCAGCTGGGTGGCAAACTACTTCGACTACAAGTTGAAGGAATGGATGGTTTAAGGAGAACTGAAATGGGACGTTACAGGGTTGAGTGGAAGCCGAAAGGCGAGAATGTTTGGGAGGACACCTTTCAGTACACGGATGACTTGAAGAACGCCACCCGGGTTGCAAAGGCCTGGAAGATGGGTATGTTCTGCTATGAGAAGCCGGAGGATGCCCGAATTGTGGACACCGTTGAAAACAAGGTCATTGAAGTGGAGGTAAATTGAAATGGCTAAATTGGAGAAACGTTGGATTGTGGAAACCACGATAGCAGAGAGCTGGGATGGGAAGAACGGTGCGCCAAACGTGTGCTTTGACACCTACGATGCCACATCCCTTGAGGACGCAAGAATGTTTGTCCAGACCAAGATTGGGAAAATTGCCATAGACGGTGACAACAAGCTGGAATGGATAAAGTGGACTACAACGCAGGTTGAAGTCCGGTTCAACTATCCAAACGAGGGCGCGGGGAGGGTTCACCAAAACTACATCATGGCAATCCTGGAGGTTGACGAGAACGGAATCCTCAAGTACGCCGAGATTGGAGATTGACGATGCAGGGACAGTTGCCCCAGATTGAACACCGTTCCGTTGATGACCCCGAGTACCGTGGCATCAAGGAGTGTGCCAATA